ATTATATCTGGTGGAGTTCCAAACCATAGTTTTCTGGGAGTCTTATATTTCAGTTTACCAATAGCAATACCTAGGATCAATAAAATTTCCATGATACGATGATAACTAGCCCATTGATCACCGTTTTTATTTTTACACATATTTAGGAATGTGTCACCACCGTTACTTTCCAGAAATGATTCAGGAAGCTGATTTATGAGTTCACCGATATTAGCTTTGTTCTCTTCAAGTCTGCCAGGGTGAAGTCCAAAAGTTTGAAGAATGCCTTCTGCTCTGACATGTTTGGTTGTATCTTCTCCATTTTGAAAGAGACAGTTGTTTAATATTTCCTCTACGTTATTTTCAGTTAATTCCATGGATTATTCTCCTACAATTTCATCATCTACACTAAGTACCGGTGATACTACGATATACCATTTTTTACATTTTAATAATGATGTGACAGATTGACTTGATCCTATTAGTCTTCCATTATCTAATTCAACCCACCAGACCCAGGTTCCGGCTTTACGTTGCCAATAACCTGGGTAACATCGGTAGAAAGAGACAGCTTTTAAATTAAACTCATCTTCAAGTCTCTTAATTAGTTTTTCACTTTTTTTCATTATTCATCGTCATCATAGCTACTATCATCATCGCTATCAGAACCGAAGATAGAATCATCATCATCAAAGGAACTTGATGATTTATAGCTACCAGATCTCTTTATTACTTTACCACATCTAGGGCATTTAGAGCCATATACAGCAGTTCCGCATTTTGAACATTTAGTCATATCACCCTCCATATTTTATTTAGATCTTTTATTTAATTGTTAGTTCTATTAAGTTTTTTTACTTTAGAACTTTCTTCTATTTTAATATTATCAATTTCTTTAAATGCATTATTAGCAATACCTTCATAAACTTTTCGAAATTGAACAACTATCCGATTTATAAGATCTTTAATAAGGTTATTTAAAAGATACCAAATAATGCTGATGGGCCAATACATAACCCATACAGATATTTTCTTTTTACTTTCTTTAAATACTGGCCTTTCATAGCCATAACGAATCTGGCTTTTCCATTCCTCATGTAATTTTTTAGATATTGTTTTAGTATCTTTAGGAAGTTCCTTATCTTTTAAAAAATCCTCCCATTTTTCTTCTGTCTTTTTTGCTATCTTATTAAGCAAGAGTCCCCATTTTACCCAGGACCATATAATTCCGAAAAGGATATATCCTGGTATTATCCATAAAAGATGGATAGGATTTTCTATTATCCATTTGAAAATGTTAATTTTTGCGAAAAATTGGATAGCTAAACTGTAAAGGACTAGCAGAACTATAGCGAATTCAAAAGAATCATGCTCTTCACAAATAATAGCTATAATAATAAAAATAAGAGTAAAAATATAGAACCAAATTGAAATGGCAAATAGCGCTGAAAATAACGCTACAATCACTAAACCCTCCTCTTTTATCATTGTTATTAGAGTCTGTTAATTTATGGCCATTCTTTATTCTTTGTCCTGTTGAATTAATGTATTGTTATATTCAGTATTAAAAATTAGTGTGTTATCAGCATTAGAATTACCTAGTAATATCTCTTTTATTTGATCTATTTGTATTTCAATCTCTTGATTTGTTTTTACCGGGCAGTTATGGCTCTTATTATGGTAATTAAAATTGTCTATACCATTTGTTTCTGTATAGGTAAAATGATTATTGAGTCTTTCTTTTATATACCCGTTCATGAAATCAATATTATTGGTAAGATTATTTTCAATAATTTCTTTAAAATCATTATTATATTCAATACCTATACTATTTCTACCAGATGCCATAGCAGCTAGTGAGGTTGTACCGGTACCGAGAAATGGATCTAATATCACATCTCCTTTCAAGGAATACATATTAATTAATCGGTATGGTAATTCAAAAGGAAAGGCAGCACTTCGCTCAATATTTTTATGATTAAGTTTTTGCTTTGTACCTTTAAAACTCCAAGTATCAGAGAACCATTGATTCCTTTCTTCCCAGAAGAAAGCACTTTGTTTTCTTCTAAGTTTATCCTCAGGAGTGAGAAAGGTTCTTTTACCCATTTTTCTAAATATGAGTATGTATTCATTTTCCAGGGTTACATAAGCCCCTGCGGGAAGCATACCAGAACCCATGAATTTATTCGGGGCATTTGTTGGTTTTCTCCATAGGATTAATGGAAGGGGAATAAGTCCTATATCCATACAGAAATCCATAACTCTGGCATGATTTGGGAATAATTGAAAAGTTTTATAAAATGTTCGAACAGCATCTCCGATATTGAGGCAAGCAAAGCCACCGGGTTTTAGTACCCGATAACATTCTGACCATACTTTATCTAGCTCTTGATGCATAGCTTCAAAAAGTGCATTTGTTTTCATTTCTTTATCTGGTTTGATATCCAGAAAATCAAAGAACAGCATATCCCACATTTCTATCATAGGGTATGGAGGAGAAGTAATTATTAAATCAACACTATTGCTCTTTAGTGGAAAGTTATCCCTAGAATCCCCAAAACGTATAATATGGTTAGTGATCATTGGTTCAGTCATAAATTGTAAATTCCTTCTAGTATTTCAGCTTTTGTTAATTTTATTCTTGAAGTAGACGGTATAACTGAATCCACTTCTTCTATTACTTCACTTAAATTTAAATTTAAAATATTTGTAATATGAATATCAAAGTGTCTCGCTAGAGCTGTCGCGTAACTTGTCCCTCCTATATCTGGGCTATAACATAATACGATTCGGCTTAATTCATGTACGGGATCTGTATGTCCAATAATCTGATTTACATTACGTTCCATTAATAATTGCACACCACGTTCCATTTCTTGATAAGGTTTTCTGGCAACAAGATCGCACATAAATTCAGCTATTTCTTTTTCTCGTTCAGGAATAATAGCATTGCCGATAACTTCCATCCCTGGATCATTCTTATAGGGTCTAATCCCATAAGTTTTCCAAGGTAGGTAGATATCGGCAAAACCGTTTGCACCCTTTTCACAGGCTCTATCGGCTCCTACAGCGTGCCCACTACGTAATTTCAATTTGTAGGTATCTACAATAAATCTGCTAACATTTTCAAGAATATTTAAATATTTTTCTGGAGTATTACGGCTACCGATTCCTGTAAAAAAACCATCCATTTTTACCTCATCTAAATTTTTAAAAATAATGAACCATCATATTTTAATTTTAAATTTTCTATCCCATTAATAATTTTAGTAAAAACTGCCTTTTTCTCTTTAGTAGTCAAGGTAATATTTAAACAGCTAGCATAATGATTGATTCCCCAATTTATTATATCTTTGTAGATATATTTCATTTGAGAACAATCTGTGATTACATAGAATACAATATCGGTCATATTATCAGTCATAATTTGTCTGTATTTAAATCAACAATCTCTCTATCGTAAAGTAGATCAGACCAACAATTATTTGGATTGGGTTCGGTATCTTTATTCCAATCAGCTTTCAACCCATATACAGAATAATCAACTGGGCAGAATTTTTCCGCTTCCTCCTTTGTCTGCCATACAGAACCACCACGATAGTTTTCTGTCCTTCCAAGTTTCATACATTTTTCTTGTTTTGATAAATATTGTTTATAACTTTCTGTATGCCCTATCGTAAAAATCATATGTCTCCTTTTCATGATTAATCCTTATATATTTATACGACGCTAGCAATGCAAAAATACAGAAGTTTTTTTAGGCTAACATATAAGTTGTTCTAAACCAATCTTTTACCATTTCATTTTCTACACAGATATAAGCGTAAGCTTTTTCTTTTTCAAAAAACCAATATGCCACAAATACATCAGCGAAACCTGCTTCTTCTATCATTTTTTTCAAATAATATTTATTTATTTTAATAAATTTTCCTTTATCAGAATCATCATAATCTAAAGTAAGAGTAAATTGAGGTTCAGCTTGAACTTTATTTGATACGAAATAGACCCCTTTTTCTAAAAAGTTTAAATTTCTAATTAATCTTTGTTCCATAATTAATTGGGCAATCTCCTATCAGGATAAAAGGTTTCTTCGAGTTTGCCTTTTATTACTTTTTGTGTTAAGATAAGTATCTCTAAACGTTCTATATGTTCTTTATTCGTTGTCATATGTTTTTTTATTTCATGGGGATCTGCCGTGATCTCATCCCCGCATACAGGACAACATAATTTTAATTTTTTATTCATAATCAATTTCTTCCGATAAGAGTAATTTGAAAAATGTTTCAGCCAATTCTTGTTCAAAGAATTTTGGCTCTCGAATTTTTATAGTATCAAGCTTTAATAGATCTGCAAATGAATCAATTTTGATATCAATCTCTGGATCTATTAAAGGTTGACACCATTCCATCTCTTTCAACATATCTGGTGTGAGAAATGTTTTTGCAATAAAAATATCCCCTAAATCTTCCAGGGCCAAGACTCCCATTCGAATATTTAAATAGCAATAACCATCTTTCATAGCATATTCTTTATTGCTATTTAAGATTAATCCGACTAGGATATCAGCACTAGTTGGGTCAGTTTTATAAATCCTTTTTAAATCCTCTGTGAGGGGGCTGTATGCCCTTGGATCCACTCGTTCTTCTAGTCGCTCAATGCAGTGTGAGGTGACGAAGATATTCCCACAGGAGCCCCTATTCGGGCTCCCATACAATATCCCGCTATTTTTTATTTTATATACTCTATTGAAGTTAGTTTGGTAGGAAGCATTCCCTACACCTTTGAATTTTATATTGGTTAAGTTTATCCAGCGACCATATTTAGATCTTAATTTTTGTAGGATTTTTTCTTTTATGGCTTTTTGTTTTCGTTGAGGAATTCTTTTTTTCTGGTAATTTTTTCCACATATTTCATCGAATGTGCGGGACCAGATGATACTTATCATTGCATCTGGATGTTCTTCGAACGTTGATACGTTATCTTTACCGAAATGTTTTTTTAAAAGTTTTAGGTAATAATTTTCTTCTTCTTTGCCGTATTTGCTTACTATCCATTGAGAGGGATTCTTTTTCACTTGTTTAGCTCCGCTTCGTATTCATCTAATACGGCATTTTCAATAAGTATTCTGGTTTCATTTTGTATTGGATGTACCATATCTACAATTTTACCAGTTTTTGTTTTTCTGCTTGGCATTGCTACAAAGTGCCCTTGCGCTCCTTCAATAATTTTCAATCCTCGGACAATAAAGCAATCATCAAGAACAATATCAACAAAAGCTCTTACATTTCTGCTTCTATGCATTGTTACTTTTATTTCAGTAATTTCCAATTTTTGCCTCCTTAAATACAGAGCAAATATTACTACGAAATGAGATTAATCTACCCATTGAATTTTTCTACGGTACTGACCTGTTACTTCATCTATATCAGAGACATTTCCTGCTTCCTTTACTATTAAATTTAATTTACGTTTTAATTCTAGCTGAAGATCATCACTTTTTATTATTTCGGGAGAAGTATGTTTCTCCAAAAAATTATTTTTTAAATCAAGCAATTGTTTTTCAATGCTCACATCTCCAACAAAATTGAGTTCTGAAAAATCATCAATAAATTTTTTAAGTGAATTAATAGTAGGGCCTTTAACAATTTTCCCTGATTTCATATTGGTGGCGATTTTATCACAAAGAGTTACTACTTGTTCACGAAGATTTGTAACAACCTCATTGATAAAAGAACCAATCTTTTCTTGGGCCTCTTTCTGATAAACATCGTAGGCAATATTCTCTTTTGCAATTTTATCTTCAGAAACTTTTCTCATTTTCGGTAGAGCAATTTCAAATATATTCCAGGTTAAAGAGAACCTATTTCTTAATGAAGTTGTGCTTGGATAGTATGATTTTATTCGGTCAAGAAAATTTGTGACGAATTCTTCCTCTTCGTTTTCTTTACCTTCAATACTGAATTCATGAACACCTATTTTTGTTTGTCGGTTATAGGCAGCTTTGGCTGCTTCCTCATAAATAGGTAGCATCTCTTTTCGTAATTTGTCGTAATCAACAATCAGGTTATCGATTAATTTATTATATGCCTCCTGATATTCCTGAAGAGTTTGCAGTATTTTTAAAAATTTCTTTTTGGGTACAAACCGTGCTGAACTTATAGGGAATTTAAAACTGTTCGTCTCAACTAGAAACCGAGCTTTACTTTCAATAGATCTGAATTTATGTATGGTTTCTTTTGGAACGAGCATCTTCTTACCAAGAAGATAAACATTAGATATAGTGTCTTTTTCTAATCCCAAGTCTTGAGCAGTCAGGATTTTTGCTCCAGTCCAGAACCGCACTTTAATTTCAACTAAAACACCATCTTTAAATATATCCATAATTATTTTCCTATCATTAATAAGTGCTGTCCCTTTAATGAAAAAGGGACAGTGTTTTTTATAAGTTTAATTTCCTTTTACCTATTACCTGTTCAGCCTTCATCTCTATTGAAGCTTTTTTCACTCTACGTTTTTCAGACCATTCACGGCCTTTCTTAATATCCTCGGCATAAAGCTGTGCTGTAAGTGATACTTCTTTAGCACTTGTAACAAGATCTTCAGTGGAGATTTCCTGATTTTTGCTGAATGAAAATTTCAGAGTATCATTAATCCAAACTTCAATTTCAGATCCACTAAAATCTTTAGTGGATTTAACTAATTGCTTTATGTCGAAGTTGCTGGGGTCACGATTTATTTTTCCCAAATGTATTGAGATAATTTTCTCTCGTTCACTATCATAAGGGAAATCAACCCAGAAGATTGCATCCATACGACCACCACGAATTAGTTCAGGAGGTAGTTTCGTTGCATCGTTTGAAGTAGCTGCAATGAATACATCAGTTGTTCTTTCAGCCATCCAGGTTAAAAGTGTTGCTAGCATTTTTTGAGAAGTCTCATGAACATGCCCACTTTTATTATTAGGAAAAGCTTTTTCGATTTCATCTATTCGTAAGACACAGGGAGCATTTGCATCAACGATACTGAGACATCTTCTTATTTTCTCTTCTGATTCTCCTACAAGACTGCCTAAGAGTGCACCTACATCAAGACTGAATAATGGTCGTTCCCAAACATTGGCGATAACTTTTGCAACAAGAGATTTCCCGGTTCCAGGAGGGCCTACGAATAGGGCACCTTTGGGAGGAAGTATTCCATATTCTCTGGCTTTCTCAGTGAAACAATTCTTTCTAACCAGGAGCCATTCTTTAAGGTTATCAAGTCCACCAATGTCATCAAGAGTTTCTGTTACACTAATAACATTTAAGAGCCCTGTGTTTTTAACAACTGTGGCTTTTTCTCTATTAATAACATTAATGTCAAGACATTTTCTTTCAACAATGGAAAGAGAATAAGCATTCTCAGCTTCATCAGATGTCATTCCTAAGGCTGCTTCAATAAGGGAAGTATCGTTTTTGGGGTACTCTATGGAATCTTCAACTGATCTAGCGTTTTCATAAGCTCGTTGACATACTTTTCTTAAAGTATTTGTATTTGGAAGTTTAAAATCAATTACAGTTATTTCTTTCTTTAATTCATCTGGTATTGATGAACAGCAAGAAACAACAGCCAAAACTCTACCGGTAGATCTGCAGATTGGAATTATATTTCGTATTTTTCGTTGAATAAAATCTTTTTTAATATAATGGTGGAAATCTAATAGAAAAAAGATAGAATTCTCTTCCACCTCTTCTGAACTTATCCAATTAAGAGCCAACATTGGATCATCTGTTTTAGTTTTTATATCTAATTTATTTTCTAAAAGGATATTATTATCATTTATTTCTCGGAGTTTGATTCCATCAACTCTGTCCCAAGAATAAAATTTATAATTTCCTTTGTCAAGTTTGTTCATTTCATTTGCTAGGGTTCTTATCGCCCTATGTTCTTCATGGGTCTGTATCCACAAAATTGTATAACCGGCACGTATATAATTTGAAAAGATGTGTTCTTTATTTTCCATTTTTCAATTCCTTGAATTTAAAATTGATTGACTATCTGCTTTATTACTAAAATTCTATTAAGGATTTTATTGTAGGATAGATTTAATTCGTTTTGAATATCTTTAAATGAATAGTTATTCAGAAAATAAAAAGATGCTATAGTATAAGTTATCCTATCTACTTTTGACTTTAAATAATTCATAATGTCTTTGGAATAATTATTTGCATGTGGCATATTCATTATCCTTTGACTTTGAAAACTTATATACTATTTGTTTAATTTTTGTAATTTTTCTGAGGATTGTATTGTAGGATACTTTTGCAGTATCTTGAATTTCTTTCATTGAATAACAATCCAGAAGATAAAGACATGCAATGAAATAAGTTATATCATTGAGTTGATTTCTTAGATATTTCATGGTTTCATCAGAGATCAAAGTATCATCTATTGTTTCGTTAAAGTTAGGCCGGGTAGTATAATCAATATGATTTTTAAGGGTTTTATTATTATTCCTTTCTTCACCATCACTATTATTTTCACGCATTGTGATATACATATCAATAGGGAAAAATTTAGGTCTTCGTGATATTGTTCTTATGTAATGAAGGGCATAGCCTTGAACTTTATGTACAAAATATGTTTTTAAATAACATCCTTTTGAAAGATCATATTGTTCAAGTAACTCGGATTCAGCTAGTTTTAAAATGAGGTGTTGAAACATCTCACATGGTTCAACAATTTTCACAAATTTCATAATGTGAAAATTTAAAATATAATCAATTTCTTCTCTGTTTAGGGTATAGAATTCCCAGAAGTCAGGGTGATATTTTAAATCCATAATAAAACCTCATTTTGTGAGACCATCAATTTCTTTCTGGACATTGGTCCAATATTCATGGTCGGTTCCGTTTCCTTTAATTGTGTTAATTTTTTCTCGAATCCTTTTTGTTTCTTTCGAGATTTGTCTTTGTGTATTTATGTTTGAAACAGCTCTGTCAGATAGATCATGTGACAGAGCATCAAATGATTTTCCTATAGCATTCATGATCTTTCTAAGAAAGATCAGTATAGCGATAAGTCCGATAAATGCTAAAAGGGCCATGTAAGCCTCCTTTATTTTTAACCACAGTATGGATTAATGTTAAAACATTTTTCCTTTTTATTTTTATTGCATTTCTCTTTGCATAGAGTACATAAAACCGGAGCAATTTTCGGGTGAAACCATGGACTGAATACCCGCTCACCGTCGAATACTAATTCAATAGGTGTTAAAATCTCTGTTTTCTTCTTCATTATCTACCTCTGTATCTTGATAATACTCTGATTTCATTTCTCTATTTTCTGTTTTATTACCAAAGGCTTTTTCAATAAATTCAGTTTTTTCAATACATTCATTACCTACAAAGCCCTCAGTTTCTTTATGGACAGTTTTACCATCCCATTCAAATGTTAATTTTATTTCAGGCATTGTTTTCATTCCTTTTTTGATTTGCTTCTTCAAATAGTTTGATAATAGTGCTATCATGAATAAATTCATGTTCTTTTATAAAACCATGCTCTTCAAAAGTACTTCTTATTCCATGCATGATTAAATTGTAACGATTCATTAAGTCAGGAATTTTATCATCGGATTTAAGAATGTTTATCATTTTCTTTCTATGTTTAATATTTATAATGATTGAGGTAATCATAATAGCAATAATAAAAGCCACAATAGAAAAAACTATTGTCATTACTATACTTACATCTTGTAGAAAAAATTTTTGAATATTATTATACATAAGCTCTTAATACTATACGATCCTCTTCATCAACAGTTTCTTCATAACTTAAACACATTGAATCATATTCTGATTTGGCCCTTTCAACATTATAATAAGTGAAAAGTTTCTTCTGCCACTCTTCACCATATCCATTTGCTTCATCAATATGAGCTATATAATTTCCTTCAACAGTTTGTTCAAAACCGAAGTCATTATGGTAATTACCAATATGTTCTTTACGGATAATAATATGACCTAGTTTTTCTGTTGGATTTCCTTGCCAATCATTTAACTTATTTGCTATATCAAATATCTCAATCTGCTCCTCGGTAAAACCCATTCGAATCAAGGCTTTAACCAAAGAATCTTTATCGTTGATTATTGTCACTATGTCAACGTAATGACTCATACATTTTCCTCGCTCTGATATTGTAAGTTTAATAATTTGAGGTAGTAAGGTTTAAAATAAACAGGAATAAAAAACCTGTCAACACTTTTTTAATTGAGATCAATTAAAAATTTTTTACCTAGAAAAATACCTCAATTTAATCGATTTTTATTGATGATGCTCGATGGAATTTCCTCGAAAAAAAGGATTCGAAAATGTTCCATCTTCATCACCGGTGAAATATACCCAACCACTGTCAACGAAATTAAATTTATTACTTAAATATTTATATTTTCGTTCAAAAGCTTCTCTATCGGTATAAATAATACAAGTTAAAGCGCTGACTGTGTGGGGGTGTTCTTCTATAAATTCAGAATCCAGATCTTTTTTTTCTGATTCATAGGATAAAAGATCTGCAATTAATATAAAAGCATTGTATTTAGCGGTTAATTGTTTGAATTGTTTTCTGAATTTCGTTATATCTTCAGCAGTAATTAAATCAATATCATAAAAGATAAGCTCATATTTATCTGTTACTCCAAAAAGCATAGGAGGTAGGTTCTCAGTTGCTACCAATTGCGCCTTAGAATCCTTAATACATTCTTGAGCTTTCTCTTTTAACATCTTTAAATCCATCATTATACGCAAACCTTTTCATTTAATTTTTTAACAATCTTTTTGTTTGTTAATCTTTCAAGTTCGCCATCCAATATATCATCATAAGCAGTCTTATCTTTACCTGGAATGATGTCCCAGGCATATGTTCCGTAATTTTCCTGTACATGTTGCATCAGATTTTTGATTTCAACTACTTCATCATCATTGAGGTAACCCAAAACATATGCAACACCAACTTTTGTAGGTAACCCATATTTACAGATTAATTCAATGGGAGCAAAGGCATCATCGGAAAATTTATTTTCCAAGACACAGATACTGGCTTCTGCAGTATGTCCTGCTTCGATATATCCTTTTAATTGTTTAGCCTCTTTTCGTAATGTACTGGCATTTATATCCTTCTTAACCAGATAATCGACAATTTCTTCTGGCAATCCGTATTTCTGGATTTCCTTTCTTAATTCATTCTCAATCTCGATCTCAGTATTTTCTTCTTCATAATTAGATAAATCATTTGCTAGCCCTCTCATATTAGGAGAGAGTTCTGGATAATACTTATAGATAGTATTCAGGAAAAGCATCCGTTTAACAATACTGGCTTTTTTATGGAGTTGATATTGAATCTTCATATACTGAATAAAATTGGAACGTAAAGTGTTATCAGTATCCAGAGCTTCGGGAGCCCATCTTAAATCAGAGTCAATGATGTTACCACTCTGCCATTCCTGAAACCAGGCAAAATATATCTGATTATTTTCTTTGTCTCTTTTATATTTGAGATCTTTATCAATGAATCGAACTTTGAATTGATTCATAGGATCATTGGGATCATCAATTGTTCTGACTCTTCGTGCCATCCTTTTTTCATGTATGATACGTTCAAATCTCTCTTCAACTTCATCCTGGGATAACATTCTAAGAGGTCTGAATATAAATTCAAATATTTGATAAATAACATAGAGTATGAAACTACCAACAATGAGGTAAATCATATCATACTGTAATTTATCTGTCTTATTCTGTTTAGGTGCTGTTGGAGGTAAATTACTTTTCATCGGTTCTGTATTCCTTTATATATTTTTGTTTTGAATTTCGGTATACTTCTTGAACTCTTTTCTTTAATTCTTTACTATCGATATATCCAGTGGATTTTAAATCTCTGATAACTCGTAATTTTGATCTATTATATTTTTCGATTTCATAAGTACTGACTGAGTTATGTGATTTATTGACCGCCCAGTCACAGGCGAATTTTCCACAACAGAGTAATAGTAATAATAAACCTATTCTTATGCCCATTCCAATAATCATAAAGATCGGATTAACATTCTTTTTCATATTTTCGAAACGTTCATCGGCATACATAATTTATTCCTCTTGAAATTCTTTATAATCTTTAACAACTTCACTCCAAGGTTTGTGCTCAGTTCCTCGACAGAAAGCAACAAAGCCTTCCAGGAAGTAACGACCACCTAAGAAAAGGACATATAAAGTTACAAGAAAGAAAGCCAACCGCATAATTTTTTGTGGCACTCTTTTATATCCTTTTTTCTTCTGCTTCTTAGGTCTTTTTAATTGGACCTTTTTATTAAATTGTATCTCATTAAGAAATTCGTTGCTCATATTATCCTCTTACATAATCAGTTACACAGTTAATTTCATCATCACTTATCCAGGCACCGTGATATCGTTCAGGTTCAGAAGCACCAGGATAAATCATTAACATATCTCCCTTACCGGCCAGAGCTTCAGCTCCATTGCAATCAAGAATAACTCTGGAATCATTTTTGGATGATACTTGGAATGAGATCCTTGAAGGCATATTGGATTTAATAAGACCAGTGATAACTTTAACGATAGGCTTTTGAGTTGCAAGTACCAGATGGATACCTACTGCTCTGGCTAATTGAGCCAACCGTACGATCATTTTCTCAAGTTCTTTACCTGAAGTCATCATAAGATCAGCCATCTCATCAACCACAGTTACTATATAAGGAAGTTTTGTATCGGAATTTTTATTAAAACTTTCGATATTTCTTACTCGATAATCAGCTAAGAGTTTATATCTACGATCCATTTCTTCAATTAAATCTGAGAACACATGCACCGCTTCTGAGGGCTCGGTAACCACAGGGCATCTCAGGTGGGATAAATTATTATATGACGCCATTTCCACTCTCTTGGGATCGACAAGGACAAGCTGGCATTCATCTGGTGTTCGAGTAAATAATATTGAAAGAAGAATACTATTTATACATACAGATTTACCTGATCCAGTTTGACCTGCGATTAAAAGATGAGGCATAGTAGTCAAATCGATTATTTTTGGATTACCAATAGTATCGGTTCCAAGTACGATGGGAATCTTGGTATTGGAATCAGTGGTAAAGATATCACGGAAACCGATAATGGATCTTGTTTCATTCATCATTTCTATTCCAACACAAGCTGTACCTGGAATGGGTGCTTGGATTCTGATATTGGATGACATTAAAGCCATTGCGATATCTTCAGTGATCTTTTTAATCTGAGCAATCCTTACACCTTTTGATAATTTCAGTTCATATCGGGTAACCACTGGGCCATGTTTAATATCCTGGACAGCAGTATCGAATCCAAGTTCAGCGATCCTGTTTTCAAGATCATGAGAGCTTAAACTGTTGGGTATTCTATTGGATGAATACTCGTTTAAGAGTCCTAAATGAGGTTTTCTATATCTTTTGTTTTTCTTCTTTTTACATGCATCTTCCTCGGAATTAAGGAGTTGCATTACATTTAAGAGCTTTCTGAATTTTGTTGATTTGTTCATAATTCCTCCACAATATATTATACGAGATCTCTTAAAGAGATTCCAGGTTTTTCTTGGGGCAGAAGTCTATTTTCTTTTATATCAAACCTTTACAAGAGAAAAAATTAAATTAATAATCTTTTGATATTATTGCCTTTGTTTACAAAGAAAGGGTTATAATGAAATATTTAATTTCTCATCAGATAAAAGTGTTGGCGAATTGTTTAGAGAACTATAAAGAGGTATGGGATATAGTTCCTATAATGATGCGGATCTCTTTTGAGAATCCCAAATTAAGTATGAAAGAGATTCAGGTTAAAAGTAAGATGGAAAATTATGGGAATCTTTTTTCAAGAATAATGGCAGATTTAAAAACTGCTCAGGAAAAGAATATTGTTTTCAAAAGACCTCATAAAGTTTTTAAGCAAGCGGATGATTTGCTTGTGTTATTTAATAAGTTGACAGGTAAAAAAGAAACCACAAGTGAGAGTTCTGAAAATGAGTTATTAGATATTGTTAATATCCTTTCTGAAAATGTCAAACCTTTATCAAAAAGACCAAAGTGGGAAATTGAAAATCTTAAGGTCATGGATGATATCGATGCCTTAATGAAGAAGTTTCCTTTTACCATTCAAACGGTATTGCAACGCTCCATAAAAAGGAAAGAAGAAATAGAGCAGGAATTGGGAAAAGGTGTCACAGCAAAAAGAGAAATAAAAGTGTATCTCGATATGGATAGTTGTATCACCGACTGTGACAAGGCTATCAGGAAGCTAGGACCGAAAGTTGCCAAAGGTTTAGCAGATGATGCTTCCGAGGAAGAGAAGCAATACATGTATGATAAGATTGAAGAGAAGGGGGCTGAGTTCTGGTCTGAAATGGAATGGATGCCCAAAGGTGAAGAGCTTTGGAAAGTGGTAAAGAAATATGATCCTGTTTTGCTGTCCTCACCAGGATTATTTAAATGGGCTCCTGGTGGAAAGAAAAATTGGGTAGATAAAAATATTCCAGGAACAACTTTGTATCTTGATATTGACAAATATCAATGGGCTGAACCCGACTCAGTTCTCATCGATGATCGGGTTTCAAATATAGAGAGTTGGAAAGAGGCCGGTGGTGAAGCCATCCTTTATGAAAATGATCCAGAACTCGTTAAATTAAAACTAAAAGAGATCATCAGTCAACCGGGGTAACTTTTTTATCTGCAAAACCTTCTACTTTGTAATGAACTAGAACTCGTGCAAGTTGTGTCGCGCTAACGATTTCAAATGTTAGATTTGCATCTTTAATTTTATTCCACACTCTTTGCATTGCAGCACATTCTTCTTCATTTGGTTCTTCAGGAATAAAAAAGTATCCTTTTTGTTTTTTTCTTTTCCACCAGAAAAATAAATCTAATAACCACATAATAACCATCCTATATCAAAAAAAGATCATTTAATGGTTATTATATCATTCGTGCTTTTTTGGTTCAAGAAATAAAGATTAATTTCTAACATTAAAAGTTCTGTACCATCACAGTAACCTTTCCACCATTCTTCGTATTCTTTTGTTCCTATATCATATAAGCATTCTTTAAATGGTTCGTTTAATTTTTTGGTGGATGTGATAAGTCCTTTACGATACGGAGTAAGTGTAGATAAATCCATATGAAATCTCCTTGGAATGATTTGTGTGTAAAATAAAAAAGGGACACTCTGAGAAAGCGCCCCTTTTTAACTTGAAGGAATTTGTGAATATATCAGATCATTTATTCCACAGTGCGAACAAGTAAATATTTAGCTCCATTATATGTTGGAAAGTATGAATAATAATTTCCTCTATTGAAGAAACTTTCGGTCATAGTAAATTTTACCATTGGATCAATTACTGATGGACCAGTATAATCAGTTTGTGATTCACCTGGAATCGCATTTTCATATTTATCATTCAATCTGATCTCTCCCAGGACCACTACACCATTATTAAATGCGTAATGGAATTCAGCTTCAGTAGAAATTCGGAATCCATTCTTGGTCAGATCCATTTGAATATCCAAACTATCAGTATAAGTATAAGCTGTATCCAATCCAGCACCTTTTGATTTCTCGTTACAGTATTTTATTGCTTCAAAGTAATTACCTAAACTGTAGGTAGTAGTATCAAACCAGAAATCATAACTGAAACTGACATCGATAGGAGGTAAAGGAAACCAATGATATTGGTATACATTATTCTGTAATTTACCGAACATGGTAGATTGATTTTTCGATTTTATCTTATACTCACCATTAAATAGGAAAAGAACTTTAAGTGTAACAGTATCCAAAGCAGTATTACCATCATCATCGGTAACCCGAAGGACACATTCAATAACAGAATCTGAGTTCATTGGAATAACATATTCATATTTACTGGTATCTGTAGCAGATTCATCTGTAACAAATGTTCCGGTATTCCCAATGTCCCATTCCCATTTTACAATGTGACCATAGCCATCTGTGGCAGTACCATGAAGAATAACTGTATCTCCTACAACAATCATAGAGTCACTGTTATTAACGAGGAAAGAAGGTCTGCACTGTCCTTCAACAAAGGTACTCGCTATAGGCTCATCTTTGACCACTGTAACAGTTATTTGATCTGAAGATGTGTTACCATCATTATCAGTAACTCGAACCACATAGACCATATCACCATTTCTTTGTCCGGTGACATCGGGAACAATCACTGAGGTGTCACCTGTGCTTGTTTCTTTAAATCCTTCACCATTAATATCCAGTTCCCATTTTGAGATTCCTCTGCTACCGATAGGGTCAGTGGCAATACAGGTAATATGGATTGTATCATAGATACTAACAGTAGTATCATTTCCTATAATCTGTACTTCTGGTTTTGCATTTTCTGCACTAAAGGGAGGAATTTCAATATCACCAGCTATACTATTGAAAAGAATATTTGGACTTTGACCGATAAGTTTATCTTGGTTATTAAATACATCCACATACACATTATATTTATTTGTACCTACAGAATAAATGAAGTAAACGAAACCACTATAGGTATTACTGGAAGTATTATGCCAGAGTTCAGCGGTCTTGGTACCATTGATATCATCACCAGTAATATTGGCTTGGATAAGGCTGATTGTATCAGGGAAAAACATAGGTAAGTATAAGTTTCCATAGATATCTCTCTGTATGACAAACAGATCCGGTAGGGTATCAATCCATTCACTGATATTGGTAGTAGAGAGTACTTGGTTATCTTTAATCAGATTTAGAGTATCATTAATATCATCTTGTGATAATCTAGCAAAGACACCACCACTGATTGTGGCATTGTCCCCGATCCGGGTTAAACTTGGTTTACCTCTATCATAGAGACTTGGTGATTTAAAGTTATGTACTTTATTGCCAATCTTTAATTGAACGATATACATTTGTGCTGATAAACCAGTGGCAGGATTAATTGAATAGTTACCAGGATCAAGTTTTCGGTTTAAAGCAGTGAAGACATTTTGACCACTCAGATTATATACCTTAATAGAAACCTGAGTTTTCTTAAGAACCGGGAACCAGAGTCGAGAGTTATCATATTTAATTGTATTAAGGGATACTGAAGATTGGTTTTTAATATCATTGGAAAGTTTTGATAAGATATAGATACCATCAGCACCGGTAGTATCAGAAATACCTTGTCCTTTTAATGTCGCAATAACGCCAAACATCGGACTGTTATTGTTGTCCAGAACCTTACCTGTAATATATAAGTCCTGGGCATTAACTGTAATTAATAAAAATAAAACGATAAGAATAAAAGATTTGTACATAAAAGTAACTCCTTTAATTTTAATGTGTATGATCCATATTACTTAACCTCAATATTTCGAGGACATTACAAAATCTTAATAAATTATACCCAGAAAATTTCAAATAAACAAGATTAAAGTTTTAGCATTTACTTGTGAGAAAGTTATTGGTAGGTACTCCTAAATGTCAAGGGCACCAGGAAGTAGCCAGTGCCCTTGAAGTCATCATTAATCATCAGTGGAGTAAAGTATTGTTTATATTTCATTATATTTTTATGGGAAGGAATTTACAAGAAAAATTTTGAATATAAAGTAACATGGAATGGATAATTATTTTTTATTGTTTTTGATTTTTAATAGATTCATTTTTGTTTTAAGTGTTTTTTCATTAATCGATAATGCAGTCGCAACTTTTCCAGCAGTTTTAAATTGATGAAATAAAGCTTCAATGATAACTTTTTCTTGTTCATCTGTGACATTTACATGTATCCCTAATTTCTTGATTCGAGCACGGACTGAAGACACACTGGTCTTTAATGCTTTTGCAGTATTTTGAATGTTATATTTATTCTTTTTCAGAATATTCTCAAACCATTCTTTTCTTTTCTCAGGATCTTTTGGTTCTCCTTCCAGGTAACCATAATCGTTATCAATTCCTAAACGTTTCATTTGTTCATAAATAGTTTGGGGGGATTTACCCAGTGCTTCTGCAACTTTCTTACCGTTACCATATTGATTTAAAAGGGCTAAAAGAATAACTTTTTTCTTTTTATCTTCTTTTTGAATACGTTCTTTAAAACGTTTTTTCTTTACTTTTGAATCTAATTTGGTTGTCATTATAATTCCTTTGAAAATTGTGAATAAATATTTAATTTACAAATTTAAATTATTGAATTAATTTTGTAGCCATCTCATAATAGATTTTGTCCATTTTAGGACATTGTCTTTCCATTTTCTTTAACCAGTCAATAACTGAATCGCTCTCTTCAATTGGTGGTACAGTTTCAATAATTTTAAAAAACTTTTTGAAAATTCCAGTACCACATGTCTCATAGTAACCACTATTACCATAATCAGGATAAACTTGGTAATATGGTCTACCATTTTTATCTTTCTCTTTATATTCACAGAAATAATGTTCTCCTAAAGAATAACCTTCCAATCCATTCCTGGCCATAGGAGCTTCGATACATAGACATAATTGAAACATCTATTACCATCCTTTCATTTTTATGGTTTAAATTCTTTATCTATGGCATATTTAATCAATCCAGAGAAATGTTCCAAAACATCTGGATATTGAATTGAATTAAATATTTCATGGGATAAATTAGAATTATATTTTTGATTATCTACAGTAATATAAGGAGCGAAAGTTTTACCTACAGTTCTGTAATATAATTTTTCAAATTTATTTAAATTATTTGGAAATTTATCAACAAATTCAAATTCCTTTACATTTAGCATATTTAAAATAACGGAAAAGTATTCTTTATGTAATGGAGGATTTGGGTTTATTATATTAAGTTCTGTAAAATCTTCATTGATAGATTTACATATGATTTTAGCAACATAATCTACAGGAACAATATTAAGAGTTTCATTTAAATTAATGTGGATTCTAATTGGCATATCCATTTTATATCTATAAAAAAAGTATGCCCAACCATAGAATACATCAAATTTTAAAGTAATATATAAAGGGAAATCAATTAAACGACCACAGATAACTGAAGGTCGTAATATCTGATAATGAATATTATATTTTTTACAATAACTTGATATATATGTTTCCATAGTTGATTTAGTTTCTTCATAGGGATTTCTATAAATATTTTTAATTCTATTTACAAATGCTGTACTTATATAAATAAATTTATAAAGTTTTTTACTATCGATATTATTTATCAAATTTATAGTTCCCAAATTATTATTTAATAAAAGTTCTTGTTCTGTAGCTTTATCTGTCATTAAATTTGTTGAAGCGGCACAATGTATTACTGTCAATTTCTTAGTATCAATATTAGAAATTATATGAAATAATTCTTTACAATTTAAATGACATGGGATAATTTGAAACCTTTCTTTAAGTATATTTATTGAATATTTCTTTATGAATTCTGGAATATTTTCTGGAGCAAAAATATTTATGCCTCTTTCTATAGGAGTCATATTATTAAAAGGTCTAATTAATAAAAAAAGTTTAGATGATGAATTATATCTAATAATTTTTTCAAGCAATTCAAAAAAGATATGACTACCTAATAGACCTGTAACGCCTGTAATTAAATAATCCATATTGAATCCTTTTTAATGGTTATGTGCGATATTGATTTTTTTATTTACGATTTTTCCATTTCTTTTTTCCAAGTATATGTGATATATGAATAATCAATATCTTTAAGTAATTTGATTTTCTCTACAGCATTTTCAATATCTGGAATTGATCCTGTTATAAAAAATCTTTTTATTGAAATATTTTCCTCATCACAATATCCTGGATTAGAAAAGATAAGGGATAATTTCTCGGTTTTAATTTCTGGTTCTTCTGAAGAATCTTTATTTATTGTATTAAAAATTTCTTCCTCAGATAATGAGTTATTTTCGGATAATTCTGATTTTATAAATTGAATAAAACTCTCTGTATTTACATCAAATAATTTGAACATACATTCAGGTAAATTAGGCAAAATTTTTATCCTTTATTGATTAATCTTCTACAGTGACAGTGGCTTCAGCTCCGCAGGTACAGCATGTCCAAGTGTTATCTGGATTAGGGAATGCAACGGTCTCAACTGATTCATCGACAACTTCAAGAAAATTACCTGTTTCATCTACTTTCCAGTCCTGGGAGACATGGGCAACAGTTTCAAATGTTTTATGATCCGGGTTATTGGGACATATAGCTTTCATATTAAAAATCCTCTCCGAAAATGTATTTGTGATCCCAAGTACTAAGAACGATACCTTTATAATGTGTTTCTTTTTTCTTGTAATCAACAAAATATTTTTCAATTAAATGTTTATCTGTAAAGTAAAATACTTGTTTAAAATTTTCAGATGCAATGGCAATCAATTGACCAATCTTATTGAAAACAAGAAGATCATTCTCGTTAAGTGGAAAGAGAATGATCTCATCGTAATCATTTAAACATTGCATATTCCGTACACCTGCTTTGCGTTCAGGAAATATTATTTCAGTTATTTTCTTTGTCATAAATTACTCCCTTTTAAAAATATCAGCGACAAGCGTTCCACCGTGTTTAAGTATTTGAATTGCACTAACAATAATAATTGTTAAGATGAGAGGTGCTCCGACCATTACAATCAGTGGACCTAGAATCTTAAAAGTTTTTAACATATACTCCGCATCTTCTGCGGGAGTCGTTGACCAGGTTCTTGAAGCATATATCTGTGCTACAAAAGCGAGACATAAGATAAGTAAAAAGACTTTTTGTTTCATGATTTTTTCTCCTATCTACTTGGAAATATTGTACTTGACTTTAATTATACCATAAATTTATATTATTTTTCTCAATTTAAATGGGGTGGCTCCCATCATCTCATTTCTCCCCGGCTTTTCCGGGGTTGTCCCACCACAATTATATATTTATTTCTTCAATTTTCCTTGGCAACACCGGGGTTCCCATCATAATCATACACATCAATACTTCGACTGATTACATCCATGATTAAATTTGTATTCATTTAATTCATCATTGGACATATGTCCATGTTTCTTGATCGTTTCTTCTAAAATCTGAGGTAATAACTTTTCACCCCAAACTCCCATGTTCGGGACAATCTCTCCTCTTGAATTTTTGGATTTGGTAGGGTCTCCTTCAAGAGCATTGGCTCTGATTTTATTTCGTTCCAGTAGCTCCCATTCCTCATAGTCCTCACGATAAAATCTGTACAACCATAAAAGTTCGATCTCACTCATGAAAGGACATAATAAACAGTTCGATGGATAAGGCACATGCAAGCCCGTAGAGGCCATGTAATCCTGGCAATCCTTTCTATCCATTCCCATCTCTATGAGTGGATAGATAACCTCTATGGCTTTCTCCTGCCATTTTGGGCGCTCACCCTTGTTAACACGTTTTTCTTCTCCTTTGGCAATACCGATAAGCATATTGATTTTATCATATGTTTCAGCAAATTGTTTCAATCCTTTCTTTCTTCCTGATTTAAATCCATATTCTTTTTGAATCCAGTATTCGAGATATTTATATATAGGTCTCAATTTAAGTCTTTCGGTACAAGTTTTGGGAAAACATTTGCTTCCAATTCTATTTTTTGTTTTATAGAAAAATCTTAATGTTTGCCAGTCGGGAGAGTGGAATCCCATGTCGTTTGTAAGATGAACAAATTCTACTACATTTTGAGAACAGAATTCCTTTATAAATTGTATATGTTTATAGGTATGGGGATGCTCATCACCAGTATCGGCCATGATCACCAAAAGCCGTCCTGGTGCATATTTTTTTCTGAAATTGTTATCGAGGGCGTACTTGTAAAGTAAAGTGGTGCTGTCTTGTCCGCCCCCGTAACTTAAGACCGTAAGTTCCATCTATTTATTTTTCTCCTGGTTTGAAGTATCTTTTTTATAAAGGATAAGATCCTTTATTTCATGAGGATTATAATAGAATTGTGTACTCGGATTTTCTTGAGCCATTGAAGTAATTGTTTTCAGTAATTCTTTTATTAATTGATTTTCTATAGTTTTATATTTTTGAGATGGTAATGGCTCTCCTTTCTTTATAAATAAATTTCTTCCTTTGCATAGTAAAAGTACTCTACCTCTATTAATCAAATAAGAAGCTTTTTGTTTTGTTATCCCAACGGATTTAGCCCATTCATCAATAGACTGATAACCTGATGGTGGTTTAATATCTTTCAGTTTTGGTTGAAGAAGAGAAAGGTTTGAAAAGAATTGTTTATCTTTATGTCTATTTATTCGATTACCTTTACAATGTCTACAAGGTTTTTTACATAAACCTATAAAATGTATTCGTAGATTTCCACAATTTTTACAAAATCCAAGTCTAGGTTTATTTAAAAATAATGTTTTTAGACGCTCGGGATTATGATAAATCTGTCTATATTCTTTTCTCTCATTAATTGTTTTGTCTTTGTCATAAGGTCTTGTAGGGATACCTGTATAATATAAATCTATAGCCTCTTTATTATATTCTAAAAAAGATACCCAGGCTTTTTCAACTAATAATTCTGGGTCTTTTTTAGCAAGACTTACATGTATATCTTCAAAAAATATGTTATAATTTGAGAGTGTTTTAAATCCTTCATAAAGCTGTTCCATATCCCATACATGAAAGATATACCTATTAGCATGAAAGCAATTGAAGGCATCTAAAATTTCATCATAATCCATCATTTCTCCAATTGTACCAAAATTCTCACCAAGTCACTTTTAGTGAAAGTGACATTACCTACTATAAGTTTTCCCCTTTTTATTTGATAAGGGAGAGAAATATCTGCTGATTCTTTTTGTGAAGTTTCAATAGCTTTGGTAGTTTTAAGGGATTCAATATAAGCTCTTTGTTCTGATCGATTACGAATATGGTCAGAAGCAAAAACTTGTTTTACTTGATCTGGTTGAAGATTATGTATACTTACTTTCAACACATCATTATTTGGTAATAAAACATCTAGAGGTTCTTCTACATATTTAGATTGTTCTGCAAAAGAACATTTTCCAAGTTTCTTTGCCCCTGTTGTAAGATTAGTGAGGAGTTTTACATGAAGAGAACCTCTTCCTACAGATTCAAACCTGCGCCATGCAGTAGAGGAAATATCAGGATAGGCTTCTTGAAAATCGTATATTGCATCTGGATTGTCATCTATTGTTTTAACATATAGCTTACATGCTTTTAAAAGATATCCAATACCTTTTGTAAATAACTCTCCAAATTTATTAATTGCTGTTTCTTGAATATTATTTTTCATTTATTGTACCTTCTAAAGAAATATGTGAATTGAATCCTTTAGAGAAATATTGTGCTGGGTTAAATTTAAAAATTGCTATTCCTCCTATTGCCACAAGAAAAATAAAGAGAATGATTCTCCCGATCTTTCTTGGCAATTCTTTTCTTCGACGTTTAGCCATAAAATCTTTTTCATTTATTTTCATTATTATCCTCATTATTATCCTCATTATTATCCTCATTATTATTAATCGCACTTTACATGGTAATTTAAGAATGATGCTTCATCCCATTTTTTTCCATTGTCTAATACAACTATATCACCTTCCCGTTCAATGACGGGAGGTTCAATAGCAACGACAACAACAATATCATTGTCTAATGTGCTTCGATATTTTATTCCAATTTCAATCATATCCTTCCTCCTGGTTAAATGGCATACTCCATCCATTTTAATTGTGCCCTTTCCATAAAGGAAAATTTATTATCGATCATCCAGGTTTCTAATTCATTTTTATTCTTGAAGTATCCGGCTTTTACTTTCCTGGTTAATAAGAGCATCAATTTAAATTTATTCATAGCTTCTGTTTCCATTATATCTTGGTTCTTTAATCTCAGGTATTGAGGCATTATATCCTCCTTAATTATTATAAGAGATCTCAGATAAAGATTCAATATGAATCTTTTAGAATACATTTAATTATATGATTTTTACATACATACGAAAGGCGTAATGGCAAATGCTATAAGAAAAATAGCAAGAAGAATGAGGCAGATATCGGGTGATTTCATAACATTTTACTCCTTTAAAAGATAGAACTTTGAATTTTTTGGGGTTTCATTATCAAAGAAAGCTATTGCTATAATATCTCCTTTGACAAAGAATTGAGTTGCATTCCTAATATTATTAATATTGAATGTCTTATCTTTCATAAATTCTTGAAATTCAATCTCGGTCACAAGGGAAAGCTCATTCATATCTAATACCTTTTATTGGTGAAATTCATCAAATAATTCTTTGGCTTCTCCTCCTATTACAACTTCATTCTCAAGATTAGCGATCCTGGCAGTCCCTTCGAAGTCACCAGTAGATTTAGTATTGAATTTCTGGATCTCTTCGTCATCGGCACTATCGACATCTTTATCGATGATCAATACTTCAGAATCATCTTCAGTAAAAATTTGTTCAACCAAACCACCATCAAGAATGATGACAATTTGTCTCTTTCTTTTTAATTCAGATAGGATATTTTCAATTGCTCGAAGATGATACATGTGATGATCATTGAGCATGCATTCATCACAATCAGCCATTTCATCTAAAATATTTTGAATTTGTTTTAATAAAGGATTCATTTTATTCCTCATCAATTGTTAAGGTTTTAGGATCTTCTTTATCATTCCATACATGGACTAAAACTTTTCCTTGAATATGCTCAATAAAGATCTGTCCATTACCGTCAGCATCGGTAGGGTTTCCTTTACATCCGGGGATGTTAATCTCAAGACCACCATTGCCCTTATCATTATTCAGATTATTTTTATGTATTGTCAGTTTCATTTCACTCATAACTATTCCTTATCCGTTAAGGTTTTCTTTTCTTTCTCCGAACGTTTCTTCTCAATCATTTCTTTTATCTTTGATTTGGGAACCTGTGATAACAATCTCCTTGCTTCTGAAAAAGAGACACATACTCCTTCATCAACTAAAGTTTTTGCATCCATTTATTGCTCCTTGGTATTTATATTCCCACTTTATTAAGAACAGCTTTTTCCTCTTCAGTGATCTCTATCCAATTGATCTTTTTGATACCAACTTCACCAGCACAATAGAGATAACTGGAAGCTTTTTCCATATCATCCTCATCCACGTCATCATAAAAAGTGATGAAATTATCATGAACAATATCTTCATCAGCATCATTTTGATTTCCAGTAAGGATAGTGGTTCCATTAAATTCATACTCACCACATCGGACAGTATAACGCACTGCTAAATTTTTATTACTCATAGTTATATTTCCTTTTAATTAAGTTTTACCCAACCATCATTATCGCAATAATAAGTACCGCTTTCATTAGCAACGATGTCACCTACACTCATTGAAGTATGGTGTAAATCTTTATTCTCTTTAACAAGTGCACCTATTTCATTATTATCCTGATATTTTATAAAGATTTTTTCCAGGTCATTCTCAGGTTCTTCGGTTAAGAGAACATGTGTCTCAGAGAAGTCCAAGGTTTCAAGTTTTAACATCAATTCAGGTAAATTTTTCTCTATGAACCTCCAGCCCATACCTAGATCTCTTAAATTTTTTGCATAATATATCTTTGCCATAACTATATCTTATTTTTTTTTCTTTTCTTTTTTAAAAACTTTTTTTATAGCATCTTCCCATTGTTCCCAAGTTTCACATTTAAAATCTTCAAGATAGAGAATTACTCTTTCACCACAATGAGGGCAGAAAAGTAAATCCAATGCTTCTCTTGGAGAACTATCTACATGAATTTTAATAGGCCAATCTCCTCCATGATCTTCTATATTTGTTCCAACATAATGGAGAAAATATTTGGCAAAAATATGGAAAGCCATATCGGGACAACAGCATTCAAAAGATTTTATATAAAAAGCATCTACATAATTTAATAATTTTTCTTTTGGATATTTATTATATCTGAAAATCATCAGAACCTCCTCCTACCAATCAAATTTTTCAAGTTCATTATAGATTTGACCATCACGATCCAATTTTAAATATTGGCATCCCTGATCCTTGGCCAATTGGATTAGATTCCAAACAGCATCGGAATAGAATTCATTTTTAATGGGATTATTAGAGACACAGATATAATATCCGTAATTGAATTTATCGACAATTAATTTAGCTTTATCTGGAAAGATAGCATCATATTCCAAATGCTTATTATCTTTCAAAGTTATATGTGCTGTAGAAATTACAAGTATTTTTTGAATTTCGAATTTTGTCAGTGTATTTATAGACATTTTATACCTCCGTTAATTGTTCAGCTTCAAACCAAAACTGTTTGGGCATGCTAGTATCCAGTTCCCGATTACTATGAGCAGAAAGATCAACACAGTATTCAGTAGTTTCACCAACTTTAACTGGATTCCAATTTGATTCATAAGTTCTTTTTGTAATAATTTTTTTTCGTGTCTTAACGACAAAACCACTGAGACCATGTAGATATTCACAAATCGTTCCCAGTGGTTTTATCTTCACACATGATTTTTTCTGTATCATATAATATACTCAATTTTCTCCTATAAGTTTAATATAAATACTTTGAATCATTGAACTTAGTCTTCTATGATACCCGCTAATTTGTATAGATCTTTCCATATTTCACGACAACTATTACAGGTTATTTCAACGATAATCTCAGCGCCATCAGCTTGTGGCTCTCCAGCATCCAATTCATCGGAGTTACAATGCGGACATCGTACTCCTTGGTTCTCGACATATTGTTTTTCTTGTTTAGAATTAATCATAAATTATTTCTCCTGTGATTTTTCTTTTACCCATGTCTCATAGCCAAATAGAGTACCGCCTTTGACTACTTCATTTACCCAAGCCTCCTCAGTATATTTTGCCTTTAATGCTATCATTTCATAATCAGGAGGCTTAATCTTTTCAAGATTGATAATGAAATCTTCTTGACCTAAATAATTATATCCTTTGGGGATATCAACATAAGCACCTTTCTTATCATACTCAACAGGTAAATATTTAGTCTCATGATATTCTTCACTGATATAATAAGGCACCATTAAATCAGTATCATGGATTTGAAAAGTATTACCTGTAATATAAGTAGCAGTTTCCCGAAGAGTCTCTTCACTGGTCTGTACTTCATCTCCGGCTTGCAGGTAGAGTCGGGTAATTCTTTTACCTTTATGTTTGATGACTTTTTTAATCATTATTCAGTTTCCTCTAAGGTTTTAACAGCATTATGATAAATTGAGGCTAGTTCAGGGTAATTCAAAAGATTCTCATCAATTTCATCCCCATTACCAGTTCCGAAATCTTTTTTGATTGTTTCTATAAGCGATACCAAGACAGAATTTATCTTATCAAATTTAGTTGAAAGAAGTTTTAATAGTTGGGTTTGTGTTTCATCTTCATTAGATAAATCTGATAAAGCATCGATCAATCCACTTATGTTATTCGTATAACCATTTTCATTTAATATATTTTTAATCATTTCAGTCTCCTTAAGAACTAAAAATTACTTCACCAATCTGTTCACCATTTTCTTTAACTTCTTTATCAAGTTCTTTTTCAATCCCAACAAGAAATTTATATAAACTTATATCATCTTTATTTTCTTCTTCATTGAGCCATTCGGTAAGGGTATCGATATTAACAACAGCTTGACCATCACCCTCAGCAATACAATTAAGGGATGAAGTTATTTCATCCAGTATTCCGGAAGGACATGTAACATAAGCGATTTTCGAATAAGTAATTTTCATAATTGTTCTCCTTATTCCAGTTCAAAATTATTATTTAAATATTCAGTGATTTTCCAAGATTCACTTTTCTTTTTCCAATCAACCATTTCATTATCAGTAAGTACATTTCCATTATCCAATTGGAATTTAAGATTTAAAATGTCATCAGCAACAGACTTTCTTCTATCTAACCAGATAGTTTGACATTCTTCACACCAAATAAGAATAGGTTCGGTTATCCAGGTATCATCACCTGATAAATCGAATTCAATATACTCACCTCTAATTTCAAGGCTATTACTATCACATATCTGTATACCTCTAGCCATAAGATTATCATGATTCTTACAAGTTATACATCCATATTTAACGATATGATTTATAATTTTCCATTCATTTCCTGTAATTTCCATAATCATATTCTCCTTATACGTTACAGCATATATTTGATTTGTATACCCTTCAGGGTATAAATAAACCGATAATGGATATGTTTATACCTGATCGGGACTAATTTTTATATCTCTCTGATTTTAGATGTATCAAATTCACCTTTGATAAAATATTCAGGCGGTAAAATGTATGCAGTCAAATTTCCATCACTATCCAGATCAGCTTGCCCAGGATAGCATGGTGAACAAAAACCAACATTATCTATTATGTATTTTGATTGCAATATCTGAAGAGTACAACCGTTCCCCATATTAACGATAACCGATAAGTCCTGATCAGGATCAGGAATATATTTATCATCAGCATCCTTAATGAATCCATAAAGGTAAGTAGTATCAGAACATTCCCAACAATCACCTAGTTCTTCAATCTCATCTTGAGTCTTACCTTCAATAGCTTCTTCCCATGCTATATCAATAGCATTATTGATCAATTGCTCATCCAACATATCCGGTTTAATACTTGCTGTATCTAAAACACCAGTTCTAATATTCAAAATTTCAATAAACTCTCTATCATCAGATTGTACTTTTATTACAGCATATTCATTGAGAGAATCTTTACCAATTTTCATAGCATCTTTTCTTCTAGTTAATCCTTCATCAACAACCACATAATCACGATTATCAAAATCCTCTTGTGTCTTATATCCATATACATCATAAGTCATATATTACTCCTCTACTTTAAGCATTTTCCCATTACACATGGGACATGGATCATCAGCATAGGTTTTATCACCCTCTACAACAATACCATTGATACCATTTTCACCTTCATTATCTTCAATGAAGTACCCACACTCAGTACATTTCCATGATTCATTCATTAGTTACTAAGCTCCTCAGCAATAGCAGAACTAATAACTTCCCAATTGATCCCAATGGTAGCATCAAAATGTTGCTTCAGGTATCTGAGAATATTGATTGCTTGCTCATCAGTAATTTCATGACCATCATCTTCCGCTTGACTTTTAATGTCAGCAATAGACCAACCTTCCAGGATGACTTCTTCAGCACCACCCAAATCAACCTTGGTCTCTTGTGCTTCCTGAATTAAACTGTCCATAGAAGCCTTTATATTTGATTGTGCATCCTTCCAATTATCAGCTTGTTCGATAGCTTCATTCACTAGGGCTTCAATGGTAGCACTCCCACGTCTTAAATCTTCGACTCTTTCTTTTAATTCTTCAGGTATATTTTCAAATTCCATATCTTACTCCTTAATTAAATGACCGTAATAATTATTTCAATGACCTATAATGAAACTCAGAATTATTGTAGTAAATCCCACTATAAGAATTGAATGACTGTATAATTTGTGCCATTCTTTTTCCTCTCAATTTTTAATATTATTAAATAGCCAATGTTTAACAGTAGCTTTGTTAGTATTTTTATATCCTTGTAGAACAATAGGATCAATATCCCCACTCTCGGCTTCCGGGAAACTATTAGCAATCGATGCCCAAAAAACATCCTCCGCTTTTATAAGGGCATCATCCAATTTTTCCATGTATTTAAAAACATTAGCGGTAAATTTGATATAAGTATCAATTGCTTCATCATAGGTGATCGGATAATTATCAAGAGTATAAATCAATGAATTGTTTTCCCATATCTCTATGGAAAACCAACCCCATTTATTCATATCACCATTAGAATTAATTTCTTTTATTTTATCATCAGTTAATTCATCAATAACTTTATGAAAATTTTCGTTATTATAATTTTTCATTTTATAAGTAAATTCATATTCCCCTGCAACAGTAAGAATATAGGTAAGTCCTTTAAGTTCAATAGTAGCAAGATCACTATCATAAAAGATGACATCGGTTTTATTATCAGCAATTTTTTCAAGATGATGTTCCATTGAACCAATAATATTAAAGTCCATAATTATTACATCCCTTCTTCAATTTCCTGAATTGATACATCACGTCCAGCCATAGCTTCCAATTTACTCCACTTACGCATGATATCATTATAGCGTTTTTTAGTTTCTGAAGAACTAATCTCACCATCACAACTCAAGTTCTCCGGTGATAAATCAATCACTAAATCTTCGAACATTTTACGTATGCTTTTAATCATGTTATTTTCCTTGTGTGTATTTTTTAAGTACTTTTTTTACTTCTCGTGCAGTCTCCCCACGCCATGTCTTCATATTATTCAATGCATATAATATCTGAAGTTTAAATGAATCAACAGCCATACCATTTAAACCACCAAGTTCTATCGATTCAGAAATATTTTTTAGATATGATTGGGCATAAGGATTTTTACACTGTTCTTTAGCAATTCTTATAGCTTCATCAACTGTCATATTTATTTTTCTATCCATTAAATTCTACAAAAGTAGTATTGAGCATTGAATCATCCGGTAACGGGAAAGGCATAATTAAAGAAGTCGAATCATTATTTGAAATAGTTACTGCGTGTTTCTTTGATTTGGGAAAATTTATATATCCCTGTGCAAGCTTTAAGACCTTCTTTAAATTATTAGCATCAAGCATAATAACCTTATCAGGAAACAATTCAACACCAATATTGATTTTAAAAGAAAGCCCTGCACCACTCACAACTTTAATATCAGTACCATCAAATACCACAAACATATTCAAGATATAGTGAGGCTTTAATAATTTAAGAGCTTTAAGAATATCCTTCTTAATCTTATCGGTGATTTCGATATGGGTATTCCCTTTAGGAACACAGTGAAACCAGGAAGGATAGACTTCTCTAGTAATAAGCTCACAGATAATTGTAACACCATCACCTTTTGCAATAGAATACTTATCATTAAAGAATATCTGAGTTAGTTTAAAATGGTGTAACAGTTTCCAGAACTCAGGTCTTATTAAAATCGATTCCGGTATATCTTTTAATTCATGAGTGTATAAGATCCGGCCATCAGTCGCAACAATACATTCATGTTCTTTATCGAAATAAATCCCTGATAAAGAATTATCTTTATCGTTACTTACGAAATTCACAATCTCGTATGGGATATCTGTGACATCAACCATAGGCATCTCAGCATTTAAATCAACACCGAGATTCATTTCTGGAATATCAGAGTAACCCATATTTAATAGTTCACCCTTACTGAATGTGTAATGTCCTTCTTCCATTTCTGAATCTATGGTAACCCATATCCAACCATGTTCTTTATGATTCGTGAAATGAGCTTTCCCATTAGAGAAGAATATCCTATTGGTTTTTGATAACATTTTTATCTTTTTCAAAGTTTTGATACTCATAATTATTAACTCCAATCTTCCATGTGATGGATAATAGGTTCATCTTCACAAATTTCCCAAGCATCATTTAAATATTCTGTGACGTTCTTGGCACAGGTCTTATAATCCCAATCCAGGATTTCACCACCAAGGAATTTAGCAAAAGCAAAACGTTGATACTTTTGTGTCTTTGGATTCCAACGAGCAATTTCACAATAGATTCCTTCACTACCAGAGTTTTCTACCCGAGCGATACATTCATCTTTGATTTTGATTAACTCTGATACTTTTATATGATTACACTCTTCTCCATATTGAGAAAAAGATAATTGTTCGATTAATTGTTTTGTTTCAGTATTCATACTTTTGTTGCTCCGCATTTCTTTATTTGTATTCTCTATAAATTCTCTACTCATAAAAACCTCCATTATTAATCATTATAAGAGATCTCAGAAAAGGATTCAAGGAAATTCTTCTAAGATCTTTTAAATATAAATTATATGTATCTGGAAATATTATAGTTATAGGTAGGAAGAAATATTTATTTCCATATTTCGTAGGTAATGATACTATCCTTTTCATGGAAAGAAGGACAGGAAACTAAACAAGTACCTTCATCATTTGCGTAATAGTATCCGGTAAGAGAGGTGTCTTGTTTCTTAATATTAAAACCCTTCTTTTTCGCCATAGCATCAAATTGAACTATGGGTATATTAGAAGCAATCACCTTAGCTTTATTTGTAACCAATGTATCATGATCAACTAAGACAACAGAGATATTCATAATTAATAACCTTTCGATAAAAAACCTTTATAATCTATCGAATTAAATATAAAGATAGATTTCGTTCATCTATTTGTTTAAAACCTTGAGAGATATACCATTTTTGAAGTTGTTCAAAGGATAAATCACTATCTAAAGGAGATGCATTTAATACTATTCCTGTATCGGGAAGGAGTGATTCAATAAATTGATTCAATAATTTTCTCCCATTTTTTTGATACTTAATAGTAACTTGTATATTTTCAATCATTATCCAGGTATGGGTTTTATTCCAGAAGGGGCTGTCTTCTTCATCAAATTCATATCGGATGTCTTTAGTAACAAAATGATAAATTATATATCCTTCAAGTGTTTCAAATTGCATAATTGATATACCCTCTCTTTTTTGATCAGACTTTTCTTCTGTCAATACAAGCTTCACATTGGCAATTCTTAGCAGCAATCTTATCCAGTTCACTACCAACAACATAAGAATCGATATTATAAATAAACCCGTGACTTCTCACAGTTCTATCTTTCTTATTCCAAAATCCCTGTGCTTTCATTCCACTTACACTACCACTTGAATCGATATTAGCATGAGCACTATGCCCTAAACCCGTAGTCCCATCTTTTATCCAGGCAATCCCGGTCTTTGGGCAACGATGTAACTCTACATAATCTCTGATATTTTTAATAAATGTATTATCCATGATCTTAATCTCCTTTATAATTAAATACAAAGCCATAGAGAGCACATCTATGGTTCAGAGGTATCTTACTATCCCTGAACCATAGACAGGCTTAAACGGCCTTTATTAACACCCCATCTGTTCCATAATACTTTTAACTTTACGCACAAACCATATAGGCAATCTTAATATTCCCCCTATACTATTGCCCTTGATATCTTCATCTTCCTGTTTAATAGTTTTTAAATATGCTTCTGGTCGTATAAGTGTTCTACTATCCAAAGTAATTGAAGGATTGTTATTTGTATAAATAGAACTACCCGTAGTCGCTATAATAAACATGTCATCTTTAATCGGAATACCTAATTCCTCTGTAGGAATTATTGTAGTGATAATAGTCTTATCACCAACACATCGTAAGAATACTGGATGCTGTATCATAATTATTTACTCCCATGATAAAATTGACATACCTAAACAAGTCTCAAGCTCCTCTTGAGAACTAGGTACATGATCAGGTCGAAACTTAATCCAAGTAGAAGTTTTAACTCCCCGTACATAGGGAGGATTACATTCGATGGTCACCGCAGGAACAAAAGAAACTATGCAGTTAATCAAACCATTACTTTCAAATTCATTGTATCGGGTAAACTTAAATGTATCCATAAATATAACTTCTTCCATAAGTATTTCTGGTTTAATGGGTTACCATTGTCTACCGACAAAATCCTCTTCATCTTCATCAGGATTGATCACATTATCCCATATGATCTTTTTAATTTTTACAAATAGCTGTATGATAAATTTCATAATCAGTCCTCTGGCTGAAATGTTAAGATTAAATTCTCAATCTTTATTCCAAAGCTCCGTACCTTGTCCAATAAGGTCGGGAAATTATCCACTATAATAATTCTCGGTTTATCCTTAATAATCCCAAAAGCACTTATTGCCTTATCTGAATAATGAAGATTAATCTGTAATTCAATTTTATTCATATCAACATGCCCTCTCTGAATAAATATTATAATTCTCAGGTAAGTTTATCGGAACCTCCTGAAACAACTCATCAATAGCCTTCTCCGCTGTAATAGTATCATAAAAGTAGATGTCCTCTACTTCCTGCTCTAAATCCTCAGCATCCATATCACTCTCCGATAAATCCTCCCTACGAGATACCCTAACTTTAAATAACTTCACTTCATATTTCGATACCAACAAATCCGGGAAATCATCAGGGTCACCCAATACAATAACAAAAACATTCTTTAAATCATATGCCTCATAATCTATCCAGATACACTCCTGATGAAGGTATCCCCGAAACCGAATACCTTTTACAATTGCACCACACTCTATGTAAGGTGCCATCTTAACATCACTAACCTTCTCAAGACTCTCATCCATACGGGCACAACTATTTATAATATTACCCTTGTAACCATCATTGTATCTTAATACAACCTCCATAGTACGATCAGGACTAATATCAGCATCAAAGTCAAAATGAAAATCCACCAACAAACTTAAACGCTCATACTCAGTTCCCGATCTAAATTTAACCAACCTAATTTTATCAATCTCGGAACCAACAGGCAATGAATTTAATAAATCCTTATCACCTATCTTATAGCCACGACTACCATCTGCACTTATATTAACTCTCATAATTACATTTCCTCCTCTATATATCTCCTTGCTTCATCTTCACTCTTAAAATAAAAAGTCGTTATATCCTTCAATTTTTTAATACGCCACTTCTTATCCTTATGATGAAATATCCTACCCTCTGAATCAACGATATAATAATAAGTCGAAGCAGCTCTACCAAATCCATCAGGTAAATATTGATTACTAACTATCCAATAATCACCTACTCTCGGATACTTATCCAAATAGCCCAACCTCTCATAACAACTTTCACATAATAACTCTTCAGAAGTAGCATCCTCCGGGACATCCGGGATACTAATCCCACAAACAATACATTTTATCTGATTTTCATATGCCATAATTATTTCTTCCAATCTTTTTCATAAAATTCACAGACTACATAATCAGCTTTTTTTTCTTTAAAATAAGAACAATAAATACAACCTTTTCCAACTTCAACTTCTTTGTCTTTATAGAAAGGACATATTTTTACATTTTTATAATATATCTTCAACATGATTATTTACTCCTTGTTAAATCCTCAAGCTTTATCCCCAATCCACGTACCTGTTTAAATAACTCCGGGAAATCTCTCACTATTATAATCCTCGGCTTATCCTCAATCAGCCCATAAGCACTTAGCTTATCTGAACTATATCCTAAATTAACCTGTAACGATACTTTATCCATATTCTTACCTCCATATAACATTATATATACCCAATTACCTTTTTTATCCAGTAATATAACATTTTAATACTATCAAATACCAACGTCCTATATGGTGCGTCCGTATTAATCTCTATTAAATCAGTCGTCCTATATCTTTAAACTATGGTCTATATAGTAATAAACACGATCTATAAATCAAATAACAATTTTAAGGTAATCCTCTTACTCATCAATATCCATATCTTTATAATAAAAAACCCACACATAGCACCTATAAAAATGTGGAACCCTTTAAGGCATTTCTTAAGTAACTATGTATGGGCACTGAAAGGGATTTATACAAATCCCATTATTATCTTAATATATTAACTTACTATATGTCTATACCTATAAACATATCCCCCTATATATTACTAATTAGTAATATGAATGTAATTATCCCTATCCCCTATATCTAATAACCTATAAACTATCCATTAAGTATATCTGTATCCTATCCATATAATAACTCTGTAAGAGAAAATTAATATGTATCAGTATGCCCATTACCTTGAATAGAATAATGAGTAAGTCAGTACCAGGAACTATACCATCATGAACTATGAACTCGGAACTATGTCAGGGAAAACTTGAGTACTTACCCATTACCTTGAATAGAATAATGGGTAAGTCAATACCAGGAACTATGTCGGGAATTTCCAACGAGTATTTTGAAAAAATTTATTCTCCCTGCAAAACCCGGAACCGATTTCCTAGTTCCTACAATCATATATTAATAATCTTTTGTTATCTGTATAAGTAAATTTACACAGGGTAATTGACTGATCAAAGTAAGTTAATGTCTTCCCAAACCGAGTCTTTGACTTGGGGAAATTGGTTGTTGACTGTAGAGAAGAATAATTTCACTTGCTCATTTGGGTATTTGACTTGGGGAAACTGGTTCCCGACTATCAAAAGTGGGGTTAAAAACGAGGGGGGTTACCCCTAAATTTGATATTTCCAGACTGGGAACTCAGACAGGGGCGATTCCAGACTGTTTCTGGCCAGACTGGGGGAAAGACCTAAGACGGTCTTAGTCCACTCATCCAAGACCATTGCCATTTATCTGATCCGTAGCTCCAGACCTGGAATGACTTGGATAGAATTTTATATGTTACTGCCAGACAGAAAATGATCTTTGAGTCTCCACGTCCCAGGATTTCCTGGACACCGTGTAATCCACGGAACTCTAGGCTATCGGCTGATTTAATTTCGTTCTGAACTTCTATGGGAAGTTCATTCATGTTTATTTGATCTATACTTGTGATATGCATTAGTCTCTCAATGCCTCACAGGTAAGGGTAGCGGGAACTACTTCAAACTGAGTTCCAGGTTCAGTACCTTGTGTGAGTTCTACTGTACGTATGCTGGCTATATTAAAGTCAGTATAGAACTCTGTGTTATCATCCCATGCGAATTTTTTATCTTTATTTATTATGATCCATCCTTGTAATTTCATAATCACCTCTCATTGTACGTTTAAATAGGTTTTCAGGCCATATCCAGACTGAAGAGGTATTCAGCTACCTCTCAGTTCCAGACAGGCTTAAAACAGGTTTATTCTTCTTCATCTTCGTGGTGTATGATTTCACCAGAAGTATATCCTTCTTTAATAAGTTCTGCTATGTGTTCTCTATCAAGATCGTTGAGTTCATCAACTCCAGAGAAGGTTAAATTCCACCATCCAGTCATTAGTTTAACTCCTTGATACGTTTGTTAACGGTTATTACTGCTTGTTTATATGAACAGTTTGATTTATTCATTTCCTGAGCATACCAGATAAGTCTGATAAAAGATACACAGGCGACTGCTCTGGCATGTTCACGTTCTTTCTTGGTTAATTCACCGGGATTGAAATGAACTCCGGCAATAGTCGGGGTTGATAAGCTTCCAGGTGCACCAAATTGCTCAATCCCATACAATTGGTTATTGATTCTTTTGATTTCTGGCATAATTCTCTCCTTGATTGGGGGACACTGATTTAAGTTTTACCAGACAAGTCGATTCTGACTATTTTAGACTGAAATCCAGGCTGAATTTCCAGACTGATTTGGGGAACGGGATTTCCAGACTGAACTAGTCCGAATCTTCTAGGTTTGCAGATACTTCTCCATCGATTTCTTCAACATCGAAAGGATATTCAACAGAGATTTCGTCCTCAAGAGTTTCAATAGTACAGTTATCGGGTAAAGGATCTTGTACTTTAATTCTTCTATGAATAGTAATATTATAATAACGAGCCATTGCTACCTCCAGGTTTAGGTTTGTTTCCAACCAAAGTTATATTTGCTACTCCAATTTTTATAAAGCAGTTTAATATTTAAGTGAGTATTTCGTTTGATAAATGTTTTTGCCTGTTTCAATGCAGAGTTAAATGGTCGGTCTACAAAGAAAACTTTGGTTAATTTATTCTTGGAATCAGTATACTCAATTTTGTATTTCTGTTTATTCATTTTCTGATATTATGTTGTTCTTTTTGATGAGTCACCCAGCTATCATAACCCAGACGGGTCTCCTCATTAGAGACAGCGAGTCTCCATTCTTTCATAGGAAAGTCGGGATCTTCAGTTTCGAGTTTAGGATTTTGTTTGATGTAATCTGCTATGGATAATTCTTTTTCCAGTACACCTTCACACCCATCATTGGTAAGATTGACTTCGACTATTTTATAACCATCTTCGTTTAATTGTTTATGTTTTATCATGATCTCTTTTAAGGATGAAGATGTGAAAGTAACTCTTTTAATGATTAAATCTTGGTTTTGGATCTTCATAAATTTTTACTCCTGGTTATTCTGTACGAGGAATGGGTGAAAACATCCATCTATGTATTGAAGTTTATACTCATCAGTTCCTTCTCTGAATACAGTAGGTAAAGTTTCACCTTTATTATTCACATAAGCATTCCCTGTATAGTAATGATGCTTCTTATCAAATGTGAGACCGTATTTCTTACCTATGGCGGTCAGAGTCCTACGGGCTTTAACAATTTTATTATTCATTTTCCTTTTTCTCCTTTAAGCTCTTTAATAATAATTCAGCTCTTACACTTTCTTTTAGGATCTCTCCATAGTGTTCATGGCCTTCCGGGAATATGAAGTATTGGATAGCTTCTTTCTTGATTGGGCAATCGGCTTCGCCATCTTTTGTGGCTGAATAGAAGTGGGGATATTGACTATATCCGTTATCCCATTGCAGGGCATAGTATCGGTTAGTCTTTTTTGATTTATATATGTTCTTAAGGAATCCGGTATGACTATATACAAATCTTAATTCTTGATAATCCATATTGGTTAATCCTTTTTAAGAGATGTCAGATTATAACTTTTAGTTTCTTTTGATTTATATGTTCTTAAGGATATCAATTAAGTCAGTTAATTCACATTCACAATAAATTGAATAATGTAGACCTTCTGCATCCAAAAAAGTTAATTTGGAATTAATTATTACTAGTTCCTCATAATCAAATACATTTACTTTGATAGCGTTACTATCGATATGTTTTGATTTGGTCTTACTTTTATTGATCTCAGTTTTTAATGCTTCTTTAATTTCTTTTTCTAAATTATTGTATCGATTAAGTAAGTTTTGATATTTCATAATATTTCCTTTTTAAGAGATGTCAGATTGTCATTTAATACTGGTTAGTTGTGATAGAGAAAGAATTATAACAACTACCAAAGACATTTTCGAATCCAGAATGACTAACTAGGTCACTGATTTTAACAGGGAGAGGTAACTTGTTAAATTCATTCTCTGTTAATCCCAGGAAACTAAGTAGGTCATTTTTAGAGACCCAATCATATTCTTCCCAAAAATCTATATCAGCATTTACAGTGGCCCAATCAAATACACAATCGTTTGCTTTTTCTGCAACATTAACTTTATAGTAGAATCGATATTCATTTTCTTTCTTTATAAACTTCCATGCCAGACCGTATTCATAGAGAGATGTACCAAGATCTGTATCTGTTCCTTCATATCCTTTGAGTTCTGATAAGTACATAGTTTAATCCTTTTTAAGAGATGTCAGATTACAACTTTTAGTTTGTTTAAATTTAATGATGAATTGATCAGGGTTATCGAGTCTTACTAGGACAGTACTGGATTCATATTCATATATGATAGCTCCAGACTGTCGTAGGTCGTTCAGTATTTCTGTCTCTGGGATATTAGTATCTTTAAAGTGATAGATACTATCATTCATACCGGTAGCTCTGGGGAATTTATTATTAGGGTTTTTTGTATATTTTACTGACATTTTTTGTTAATCCTTTCTATTGGTTGTTATTTCATGTATACATAGAATTATGGCGGTAATAAAGCATATTCCCATAATTGGACCGATTGTCCATGACCATGAGAATGTTCCTATAGAACCTGCCATAATAGCCAGGATCATAATTATGCCTAGTGCGGTAGATATTTTTTCTTTCATGATGGGTATATCCTTTTTTATGAGTTACAAGATCTACTACAGTTTATTCCTCTTCTTTTTGTTTGAGTGAACAGAATTCACTTGCAGAAATAAGTTCTGTTACTGCATTGTATATTTCTAGGTCGTCATCACTTGGAACAAGTTCCTTTTCATACTCCAGAATAAATTCTAGGATACTTCCCATTTTATGTTCAATGTTTTCTATGTCTGGTAATCTTTTGATATCTTCTAACCAGACATCTACATCATTACTATAGGATGAGATGAAACCGTCACAGCTAGTATAGATAGCTTTTAAGAAAGTAGAATAAGATTTAAGGACTTCTTTATTCTCAAAGAATTTTTTGATAGCTTCAAGATCAATTTCTACTTCAATATTTATCGAGTCGTTTTCATAGTTATACTGTTTAGGGGATGATACATTTTGTAGATTTATTTTAACAACATATGGTTTTAATTTCTTTTCTACAAATTCAACAAAGATTTTAGCGAGGGCTTTTTCATATCCTTCGTTATCGATTTCAAGATCATCATATTCGATTTCTTCATCCAGACTGTATCCTTTTTCTTTTCTTTCTTCATGATGCCAATCGTCATTTTCATTATAACCTTCTAATACTTTATCTGTATCCAGATCATACAGGGTATTATAGAACCCTGGAAAGAGAGGACACCAAGTTTCGATTTTAGTTGTTCTCATGATAATCCTCCAGACACTATAATTTCTCTTCTCTTTTCGAGATGGTGATATCTATGTCTTTTTATAATGGTTAGATCATAACCAATGCTTTCTAGTTCTTCTTTAAGATCTTTATATTCTTCGGGAGTAGCTAATCTACTTTCCTGAATGATCCCGTAAGGGTTACAGGCTCCGTGTTGGCCTATATGTTCATAAGACGAACAGGTCATAGGATTAGTATTTCCGGGTTCTTCGGGGAAGATAGCTATTACTTCGTTTGATATTTTCCAGAAACGGAAGATCACTTTAGTTTTGTTATTCATAGTTAAGTCTCCTGTAGAGCGATTTGAAATCTATTGGTATACTTCTGTATCTCTTTAGCGTATCTCTCATCACTCATAGTTTGGTTGTCGATTATTCTAATTTCTAGTACTTCTGAATCTTTAGTAAAAGTATTTATCATGGTAGTCTTGGTAATAGGGTAATATCCTTTCCAGTGTTTCACTATAAAGACTAAAGCCTCTTCTTTTATTACCCACTGTCTACCGTACAATAAATCATGCTTTTTCATATCTTGGAGTATGTTTTCGAGTTTTATCCATGTTAATTTCATATTATTTCACACACTTGTAACAGTGATTCATAATAGTTGTGATGTTTGTATTAAAGAGTTTAACAAAGAAGTCTTTCTTATCATTATTAATAAGATATTCATAGACCGTATTAACTACATTGGCACTAAAGAGATCCAGTAATACACCATCTACTAAAAGGCATTGTTTCTTTTTCAGTACCCATTTAATAGCGAGGATCTTTTTGATTTTACTACCATTAGTTTTACAGGTATAATCTTTTACTGTATCGAGTATTTCTAATTTATCCTCACATGTACCATCATACCACCAATCCTTTATGATTTCAATTTCGTATTCTTTTAATTCGTTTTCGTTCATTGGATTTACTAATGTTGATGCCATTATATGTTCTCCTTGTTATAATTACCTGGAACAGGTAGAGTTAAAAATATATATTACGTATTAGAAGTGCTTGAGTCGCGCTTTAAGGCATGGAGTAAGCCCGACCTTTACGGACAGTCGGGCTTCTCTATGCATTACCAGTCCCAGCACCGGGCACATTCCAAACATCCCGATACTTCATGCCAGACTGCAAGACAGTCCAGAGGATGTTTAGGAACGTTTTTAACTACTGAACCATGACAGTGGTAGGGAAATACTATAATGATTCGGGGATCATCTGGAACAGTATCTACGTCTCTCCTAGGGCCAAAACACATCTTACCTGGAAATTTACTCCAGACTTTCTTTGGAGTTGTAGCATCGATACTTAATAATAATCTGAGATTAGGTAATTGATCATTAATGACCTTTGCTATTTCAGGTTTCCTTGTCATGCCATAGAACATAGTTTTAGGGCATTCATTAGCGAGGTTAATAATATTATTCACGTGATCAGGTAATAGATCACCACATCCATTTAAACGTACTGCATGACAGTTTTTACATTCGACTATGACTTTGAGTAGATCATTACCGGTGAAGTAATCAGAAACATAGTTCTGTTTTTTCACGGTATTGGGTAAAGCCATATGTCCGGATCGGGCATAGCAAAGTTTCTGACATAACTTACTAGGTCTACAATGCCCTTTCATGGGAAAGTTTATTGAGACACCAGTTTTCTTGTTTTCAGAAATGATAGTTAATGGAGTATACATACTTATACCTCCTGTTAATATGTAACATTGTTCTTAATTTTATTCATATATTAAAGACTCTCTCGTATACTATCTTGAGAGAGGATTTTTCGAATTGATATTTATTTACTGAGCGAGTAATTGTTGTTGAATTTAATGAAATTTTAAGTACCCCAATGTGCGTGTAAGTAAATTTGAATTTTTCTGTGATAACAGACTGAAAACACTTAGGGATGAAAACTGTAAGTACCGTCCCCCAAATAGGGCTAGGGAGGTTATTTTGTATCTGAGAAATCAGATTTGGAAAGTAAAAATAATAATATTTTTCTACTCTTTTTTGATCTTTTATAATAAATTATAAACGAGTCTCCAGGACATTCAGACCGTCTTGTGAGAAAATGATGAGTTAAATAGTTTGCGCCCCCTGGAAGCTGAAAACCGAGGGGGCGCATTAACACAAATAAAGGAACGCCCTCAAAAGAGGGTGTCACCCTTTATCTACTTAATATATCCTGAATCAACCAAAAAGTCAACTTTAATATTTCCAACACTTTATAATAAATTACACGTTATAGTTCTCATTAACTGTTTCAGTTTTCTCAAATTCCTTTTTTAATAATGAGATACCATACATGCCTACGTCTGGTTGAAAGATTAATAGACGTTCATATTTAGTTCTGCCTTTTGAGAATTTCACTTTATCTCTGACAGAATCGGGGATTTCAGAAATACCAAAGAGGAGCTTATTAAGAAATTCATATTCTGCATAGAATTGATTCTTTTCATTTTCTTTATAAGATCTTTCTTTCATAAGATTAAGGATAGATCTTTCATTACCATCAAATTTCTTTAAGAAGTTAGCATTAACAGTAAACTTCTTAGGTGATTTATATTCTTTCCATTCAACACCTTTCATCCAGTGCGGGAAAGGTTTATCAGGATTGGCATATCTAAAGTTGGCGTATTCTTCACCACGAATATAGAACTGTAATTGAGATTTGATCTTATATGTTAGCCATTTCTTTCTTTTAACGACTTCTACTAGAGTATCTTGGTTAAGGGGCATCATAGCATATTCCCCGACCAAGGGAGGAATATCTACTTCATAGGTGACTGATTTAATTTTAATTTTTTTCTCGTTACCAAGTTTAGTAGTTTCAGGCCATTCCTTTTTCTCTTCGGGAGGTAAGACAATACCTTTATCGTTCATAAGTTTAATAAGTCCACCAAGATATTGTATTTCATCTTCCAGACGGGCTAGGGCTATTTTAATTACAAAGTAATTAGAGGAGAAGATATTAAATCTTCTTTGAGGAGCTATAAAATTATTAAAGGTTATCTTTCCATTGGAAGCTAGTTTAATAAAGAACTCGTTCTCTTTTGCAGTGGGCATGAACTCTATACGTTCCCAACCTTCATACCATTCACCGTCTACACCTACAACATTAAAGACTCGGAAGTCTCCGGTATCATCGAACTTCATGATATTAACATCAACTATTCTCATACCAAAAGACCAAAGATCTTTAGCACAAGAAAGGCCAACGACTTTACCGTGTCTATTTTCTTTTGAGACAAGGTGCTGTCCATCTTTTAAGACTGTGCCTCTCATGGCATGGTACTTAGATATATTGATCACGGCATTACGTGACATAAAGTTATACATTGCAGACTGAAGATCGAGAGTAGTTCCGGTATAATTACCTTCAGCATCACAGACTGTTGTAGGATTTTTACTGAATATATCGGGAATAAGACTTTTAACTAAGGTCTCATAATCTACATCCTGAGACCTGTTAATAAGAGTTTTTACGAATGGTTCTTTTAATATGTTTTTTAGTTTTTCAGGTACTTTCTTCATAATGAATATCCTTTTAAAGATTACGGTTCGGTATCATATATTATACGAGATTTAGGAAAGAAAGTGATAAGAAAAAAATTTAATTATTTATTTAAGTCTAACCTTTCGAGGTATTTAAAGATTTAATATAATCCTTTCGTTTTGTATGATATTCTGTATAAACAAAAGGAATCTCAATAAATTGTTTCCCATACCAAGACTGGCCTTTAACATTACTTAATTGAACCTTAATATTCTGAGGAAACTCATAGTTATCCATCAACCACTTCCAGACTTCTTCAGAGAAAAGGATATGTAGGTCAGAACAATAATTATTCATGTTCTCCTCTGGAATATTAAACATTTCTTGTAATAATTTTTTCCAGGTCATATCTAATTGATCCAAGATATCTTTCTTATCCTTTTTAGTAAGGATATAATCACACCCGTCCCCAAGGGGGACAAAGCCAGACTTAAGAGCGTGTATGGCTTTGCCTCCGGCATCGGTGGTTCCGTATAATTCAGAGGAGCATTGAAAATTAATTGATCCATCTTTATAAACTGTTATGGGAGTCTTTCTTTTAATAGTCATAATAATCTCCAGGTTAATTGGTGAATAACCAGACTGTCGGTTCATAAGGTTTATTGTGGAGGTCTAACTTACCACGTAGATTCTTATGAAGGACTTTTACTGTTCGATAAGTTTTCTTATTAAGTTTAGCTTCTTTCAAAGCCTCTTCATAAGATTTACCAATTACTTTTCTTAATATCTTACCATTTACTTCTATTGATTCGGGTAGATTACATTGAATCATAATCCCTCCTGTTCTTTATCTATCCATTCAGTTTCTATCTCAGTAAGAGCATTAATTAATTCTCTCATATGAGATATAGGAACTTCGATGAAACATTTTCCAGGTTGACCTTTACTTGTTATAGGTCTAATTTCTATGAAAGGTCTTTCACCTTCGAATGGACTTTCAAATTGCCCCAGACTGAGACCGGAACATTTAAAAGAACCGTTACGTCCTAAGAACTTAGAATGATATCCGTCAAATTTAAAAGTTTTCTTTATCATGATTTAATCTCCTGTTAGAGTTTTAATTCTTGTTGAATACCTTCAGTTTTTTCAATATGGTCTATATCGTGATCAATAATGCTTCGAGTATCGGGTAGTAACCCACTCTTTTCATGATCATATCCAAAGAAGCCCCAGCAAGAGTGGATCTCTTCACCATCTTTATTTTTAACAATGTATCCGTAGACAGCATCTGTTAATAGACAGTCATAGGTCTCAACTTCAGACCGAAGAATATCTTTAATCTTTTCGATACGTTCTTCATTAAGTTCTGTCCAATTAAATTCAGACAGGGCTTTGCTTTTCTCTACGTAGATCCAACCGACTTGACCACTGTCCCAAGGACAGTCAAAGCCAGTCGTATTCATGGTTAAACCACTGTGATCATATAGATACAGGGGTAGATAGATAACGTCCTCAAAGGGTATCGAATCGACGTCATATGGTGCGCCTTTATCATTGAAGTCGTAGCGTCTATGTTTAGATACCATTGATCCAAAATTATCCCATTCTGTTCTAGGGTTCAAGGGATCTTCATCAACATGAATTTCAATTGTGTAGTTTTTATATTTTATAGTTTCCATAATACCTCAATACCTCTCTTTTATTAAATATAATTAACTGGAATGATTTGACTTAGATATATTTTATATATAATGGGGTGGTCATCCCCGGATTTACCGGGGCTGTCTCTGGGAGAATCGATACAAATGGCGGTGATTTAGACCACTCCATTTTATTAGACATAGATATATTCTATAGCGGAATGTACAAGATAATAGCATCTTTGACCGTCATAAGTACTTTTATAGTACGCTACATGCCAGTCTTTTTTAATACTAGGGATGCACGTTCCTGTATATCCAAACTGTTCATTGACTTCTTGGAGGGAGACGTGTTTAAAGAAAGTATTGGCTGTTATCTTTCTTCCGTTATCAGTCATATCGTTAATAAGTTCTGCTGTGCTTGCAACACAGCATGTTAAATATTCATACATGATTTACCTCCAGACTGGGTATAACAATTATCTTCACAAGTTCCACCACGTCCAAGTCTATCACAAGCAATGCCATAATCTACTGGGCATATTTCAAGGTTAGATTTAATCTTTCGGTAATCGTGGTGTTCACAACTGCGACAAATTGAACCATTTTGAGTGGTATCATTTCCAAGTTTATTACATATACTACCATTAACCGGACATTCTCTAGGCATTGTTACTTCTCCTTATCGTTATGATATTAGTTTTCTTCTTTTTCTTGACTCCAGACTTCTTTTGTCTCTGAAATTCATAGTAACTTTCCATATCACGAAGTTCAATCTCACCTTTCTTCACATACTTATGAAGCAGTGAAATAAATCCGGTAACCTGGAAGATTGCAGTCTTACTAGATAACTTATCTTTAATTTCCAGACAGGCATCTTCGTGTATCTCTCCATTAAGAGCGATAAACTCCTGTCTCATTAAATCTTTCTCCCAATCTTCCAGACTGCGTTTCTTTTCAATCTTGTGCCCGTTCTTAGATCCTTTAGGGATACGGGGGTCGAGTTCTTTATCTGTTTTCTCAGATACAGATTTAGTTGGAAGTTCCAAAGTGGTTTGTACTGGTGTTTTAAGTTCTTTCTGTTCAGGTTTAGAAGTATTCATCTTCTCTTGAACCATTGCAGGAATGATAACTTTTTTAACGAAGGTTAAAACGATAGTTCTATTTTCATCATTGATTAAATCAAGTGTAGAATTTAAAAGATCATTAGTATTCATTGGATACCTCCATATTTATTATTTATGATATGTTATTTATTATCGATACTTTTTCGGGACTCTCAACTCTTATGGTATCGATAAGTCCCCCCAGTAGAGAGTTCCTATCTCTCTACCGGCCAGAGTTATATATTAACCAACAAGATCTAAGATCTTATCAAGGGTTTCATTCTTTTCTTTCATTTGAACTGTAGGATTAGGATTATGTGAAGTCTCTTCAGGAGATTCAATTAATTCCAATACAGTTTCGAGAGCATTGGATTTTAATTGAGCACCACTACCTACCCACGCACTATCGGCACGGGCTTGTTCTTGAGTAGTATATCCAGACGTAGATGTTACTCTACTAGGTCTTTTATGATCCACGTAATTAGTAACAGCATTCACCAAAGCCATACCCGTTCCAGCTTGTTCCGGGATAGCATTATCATCATTATCATTAAATAGTTTAGCTATCTCAAGGGCTTTATCAGATTTCTTATCTGATTGTTCCCATTTCTCACCAAAGATACGAGTCATAGTCTGTGCAAAAAGTTCTTTGGTAACTTTATGAGTAATAATCTTTTCAAACTTTTCTTTAAGAGAATTTATATCCTGTTTTAATCCGGTTTGAATCTCAGTGGTTATTTTATTAAGTTTCTCTTTAGCACCTTTGGTATGTCTTACTTTAATCATTGCATCCTTAGTGCCTTTAGATAAGGCAAAATTCAAAGTGTTCTGACATACTACCCGTACATCGGTGAGCATAATTGTATTACTCATAGTTCCATCATGAGCACTCATAAACATGATAAATGTTTCGTGTTTATCATTTCCGATGGAAGCGTTAAAGGGGACACGGGCCAAAGCCCAGACACGTTCTCCACGTCCTAAAACTCCGGCAGCTTCATAATGTGCACCATCAATCTGTTCTAAGACATTATCAATCCATCCACCGATTTCAATATTTTGCGTAGGTTCATAGGTATTACCTACGATACCAAGGGCGCTTTCCTTACCAGTTAAATCGGAACGAAAGATACCAAATTGATTCGGGAAAACATATCCTTTAGGTACAGTGCTTCCAGGTTTCCATAAAGGATTCTTAAAGAATAACGGCCTTTTTTCGACCGTCCAATCTAATTGAGCCAGTTCATAAGCTTCTTTCCAGGTCATTGCATGATTGACCATTTGTCCTAGTTCATGCCACGGTAAACCATGTTCATCTATGGCATATGCAGCCGATACTAAACCGTTTTTTGCTGTAAATAAATTATGAGCCATTGAAAGACTCCTTTCATGATAAGGGTTCCACTAACTTATTAAAGTCAGCTATTATAGTTATTTGGGTTTTTTATTTACTATGAGGGATTGACCAGACTATAAAGAGCATTGCCTTTATTATCAGTCTGGCCTGTTTTCTTCCAGAGACCGAAAGAACTATTTATATATTCAGGTTCAGTCTCTACACCATGTAATCTGATATATTCAGACCATGAATATTCAGACCATGAAGTAGTGCAGACAGGGGGAGAAGGGAAAGCAATCATTTATACAATGCTCCAGATTTCTTTAGTCTCACCGTCTTTAACTTCGTAAAAGGTCACGTTACCGTGATCATTCACTAAGAACAATTCACCGGTATAGTTATCAGGGACTTCAGACAAGTCTGAAACTTTAATACCGTCGAAATCAATATCATCTAAGTCACACGGCCAGTAACCGTAATCGGAACCATCACCGGGATGGGCACCGAAGTAACAATATGGCGGAGCAAAAGAATCAAGTGCATTCCAAAGATCTTCATTGAGATATTCTGAAACGTTCTCACTGTCCCAGTCTAAATCTTTGTCCTCTGGAATATTAAGATCTTCTTTTTCTTCGTTATATTTAATGATCTTTTCACCTTCAGCAATAACTGAAGTATACTCGTTATTTTCATCCAGTTCTTTCAGAAGATCTAAGAAACACGGGATAAGATCTTCTGGTTTCATTGTTGCATGACTAACTGTACCTAATGTTATTTTCATGTTATTCACTCCTTCGTTATATTATATCTTCGATTGATTCATTATCAATGTGCCATTGTTCGCATTCATCAATTTCTTTTTCAATGGCTTCAGTAATTTCCTCATCCAGGTCGAGAACATTATTTAAATAATCTCTCCAGTTCTGGATAGTATCATTATGAGTCACTCCCCACATACCGTTTTCGTTGTGTTCTTCCATAGTATCTACATCGGTATCGTATTGATTAGGATTAATGCAATGATCTTGTATACTGTGTACAGTTTCACTTGCATAAATCTGATATTCTTCAGAGTTAATTAAATCTTTCAATGTCTTTATAGTCATAGTTAATTCCCCCGATAAGGTTTATATTTTATTTAATAGATCTTCAAAGCTTTCAGCAGTGTTCAAAGTAATGAGGAAATCCTTAATATCACTTTCTTTAATGATCTTCTCATGACTATTATTGTTTCGAGTTATCTCTTCAGCTAAAAGAGAAACTTTGTTGCCATTTAAATAAATCTCAAATGTTTCGAAATAACCATCTTTATCAATTCTGTCTCTGATATTGGCTATATCTTCGAGATATAAATTTATCTTACTTTCGACATTAATAATTACATGACGTTCCTTAGTATCAAAATTGACCTTACAGTTTATATCAAGATGTTTAAACATGTTTTCGATTGCATCCAATGTACTTTCTTTTGGTGCTATCTGGTAAGTTATTTCTGTGTTCTCAGAAACGATTGCTTTAATCTTATCTTTGATAGAGTTATCTATCTCCTGTGAGCACGTGAGGATAATTTTATTATTGCCGTTTTTTGTGAGTTCAATGTTATTATCCTCACATACTCTTAATAGTTCATTGTTACTCATAATATCTATATCCTTTTGTGATGTTTAATCATTCTTGCAGAATTATCCCGACCTGTACTAACATGAATCAGGAAGTTATATTTAACTTTATCCTTCCTGATTATTTCAATGTACAAATGATCAGAAACAAAACCGTTTTCTTTAAGATCTTCAGTATCACCGGCACCTTGGTACCATACTAACTGTATAGTATCATTCTCCCGTAATAAACTGATAACAGTCTTTAACGGGCAAAATTCGAAGTCATACATACTGTGATGACTGAAACAGTATGTCTTATTTTTGTAGCTATAATTTATATATCTTTGTTTCGATTCTACGTTAAATACATGATCACTATCGAACGGGTTATCGTCAGATTTCTTTTTATAGCACTCCACTGTACTAATAGAGTTTTCAGTTCTAAAACATATTGTATCGGCTTGTTTCATTGCCTGTATATCGATCTTCTTAATGGTTTTCATAGTCTGTATCTCCTTATTTATTATGTGCTGTTCTAATCATTGGATCATATGTCCCATTGTTCCAAGCTTGAATTTTATTAATAGCAGTCTCGAAAGACTGCAATTCTTCTGGTGATCTTTCTCTAATTTCTCTTTTTGCTTCAATCTTCATAGTAAGACTGAAAGCACCAAATAATATTATTACACCTATACATATACTTAAAAATAACATAATATATTCCAATCATTAAAGTTATGGGGGAAGTTATTCCCCCGTTAATTATTTAATTATTTAATAGGCATTCCCAAAGTTTTTGCTACATTGTTCCAAGTTTCTTTCTCTTTCCATCCAGTCTCAAGAGCATTGAGAGCGGTTACAGCATGATTATATTGCTCTGTTGTGCCCTTATTAACTATTCGACTGAGAAAAGGCTTTGCCTGATTAAAGAACATAAAATGATGACCGTCCTTAACGATTCGTTTATGTGCGAGTTCTCTGAGAGCGGTATAATTATCTTTCCGGTATTTCTTAGCTCTCATTACGATTTTTTTGCCATTGGTTGAATTTTGCAGTGCGTCTTGAATAGAGTTCATGGTTCCTCCATGTTAAGGTTTATGTTAGTTATTTAATTATTATCTTTGTTACGTATTAGTCTACGTAGAGTATTAATAGTCCGGTGACTTGTTCTTTGGTCATTCCGCTTAAGGCTTTGATAAATTCTATCGTTGTCCTTTCACCTTGTGTTTTGAGAAGAGTATTTATACATGCTTTCATTTCGGGTATCATCTCTATTGTGTTCATTGGTGTTATAGTTACAGTCTCCATGTTTTTTCTCCTGTCTGGTTTAAGTTTTAGTTATAGCGAGTTATTCCGTCACTGGATTCAAAATCCATTGCGAGTATGGTATATAATTCCGTTTCCTGTGTATTAATTGTGTCTGGATTGACTTGTCTGGAATATCCATCACTGCTTTCAAAATCCATTGCGAGTGAAGCAAATTCATTTGATATGGTTACAAGCGAGTTAACTGGTTGAATTTCAACGATTTCAGTCTGGGTTTGGACTTCTTTAATACATTCATCCATTAAACTATTTAGAGTATCTAAGTCGGTAGTTTTTACGAAGGTTTCCCAGTCCTCTTTGGACATATTAAAATATTCTCGTACGACTTCGAGTTTATCTATATCTGTTATAGTTTTTACTTTGTTCCCGTTTTGCCAAATACTTTTAGCTTTATTAGTATATATAATCTCGCCTGTAAAGTTATGGTTGAAATTTAACCAGCGAGTCTCGTTATTTACTGACGGGTCAATGACTTCAGCGAGTTTATTACCAAAACGGTTTATACGATAACGGCCAGTACATTGAACGTTTATCCATTCACGAATTGTTTTTCTTGCGGTTTGGTTTGTGCCATTAATAACAGCACCAATTAATTTATCGTTCATTAGTATAGACATAATATTTCCCCTTGTCTAATGTATATATTAACAGTCAATTATTTTTTTCTGTTGTCATGAATAATGAAAAAAGTTTAGTAACTTTCCGAAGTTTTAAGAAACTTTTTCTTTGACGTTTGTTTTTTGTGGCTTTCATGAGTAATGAAAAAAGTTTAGTAACTTTCCGAAGTTTTAAAAATTTTTTCTTTCATGTAAACTTTTCCTTGTCTACATGAGTAATGAAAAAAGTTTAGTAACTTTCCGAAGTTTTAAAAATTTTTTCTTTCATGTAAACTTTTCCTTGTCTACATGAGTAATGAAATTAGTTTGGTAACTTTCCGAAGTTTTAAAAATTTTTTCTTTCATGTAAACTTTTCCTTGTCTACATGAGTAATGAAATTAGTTTGGTAACTTTCCGGAAAAAATTGTAAAAACGCTATTTTCCTTTATATAGGGGAGAGCCAGAAATCGCCCGTTTGATGTGCGTGATATATACGCCCGAAAATGTTCCCGGTTCTAACCCCCCAGTGAAATACCCTTTCCACAAAAGTGAAATACCCCAATACAACTATACCATACCCGACCATACCCCACCCCCGGGACCTGTCTTCGGGATCATCATCATGCGCTTGCTTTTCGTGCGCTCAATGCCATACCCACCCCCTTTTTGTAAAGATTTTTGGAAGTTGGAAATGGATGGAGTTAGATTGGATTTTTTGGATGGTAGAAAATTTTGGCTGGTGGGAGAGACCCCACAGTAAAGTACCCGGTTGGTTCAGGGAAGTACCAATATGGTTCAGTGGAGTGTCTTTTTTGTGGCGCATATCCTGTTATAGTGGCGCATATTCTATTATAATGGCGCATATTTCAGTTCAAAGCTCTCAGAACCCAGTTCAAAGAACAGGGAACAGGGAACTGAGCACAGGGAACTGAGCACAGGGAACCGAGCACAGGGAACCGAGCACAGGGAACTGAGCACAGGGAACTGAGCACAGGGAACTGAGCACAGGGAACCGAGCACAGGGAACCGAGCACAGGGAACTGAGCACAGGGAACCGAGCACAGGGAACTGAGAACAGGGAACCGAGCACAGGGAACTGAGAACAGGGAACTGAGAACAGGGAACCGAGCACCTGTATCTGTGATCTCGGAAAAGTTTCGGGAAAAAAATCGGGAACGGCTCAGGGCTGAGAAATAGGTATGAATTTTTTTGGGGTATAATTTTTGGAGTTAAACAGTTGGGGAAATTGGAGTTATCTTATGTGAGGTGATGGGATAGTTTATGGAGGGTGAAAATTTTTTGGTATAGTTTGATGGAGAAACAGGTATAATACTTATAGGACGGAAAAATTTAAGTCTAATGGTTCGAGGATCTTGTGAAGAAGAACACAAAGCGTAAATTAAATAAATTGATAGCATTTTGCAAGGATGAGGGGATGGACATAAGTGCGGATGGTGGTTTAATTTATGTCACGGTAGGAAATGGTCGGATGAATGAGGAGGTTTGGTGTGAGAAGGCTATCAGTGGTTTTTCGGAGGTTGGTGATTTTGGTTTTAACGAGGATTAAAACCTATTAACATTAAACAATTGAGGTAGTTATGAACAATAAGATGTATTTAAACAGTTTTATAGATGCATTGAAGGTTTTATCAGTAGGGACTCTTGATAATTATAAGGAGGAGTTTACTGTGGGATTACCTTTGGACCCGGAGATATTTAAGGAGGTCATACGGAATGGAGTTATGGCTATTCGTGATGGGTCTCATTTTTTTCTTCGTGACATTAAGAAGGTTCGGATTAGGGATATGCCGAATGAGTTGCATGAGATTCCAGATCTTTTCACGATATCTTATAAGGCTGATGTTTTTAATGATGAGTTAGTGAAGGAGGATGTTGAGGCTCATACTTTGGTGGTTCGTAGATTATCAGATTTGGCATATTCTGTTGTATTGTGGGCATCTCAGGATTTGGAGGTATGGCAACCTATACCTATTTATAATGTTGTAAATTTTGATGCTGACTTTAATGTTGAAGATGGGGCGTTGCCTTATAGTTATTGGGCGCATGAGTGTTTTTTAAATGGTCAGGGTGATATGATGATTCGCCAATTACCGTTTGAGAAATTGAATGAAGATCAGGTTGAATATTTAAATCAAACTTATTTATTCCCGATTTTATTTGAGTTATTTCTTGGATTTTGGAACAAGTATCCCAGGCTTAGCTTTAAGGATCAGGTTTTACGAAATCGGACGTTGGTACATGATGAGGAGGGTGATGTTTTTTCATTGGATTGGATAAAATACAAGGAGATAGTATGAAAAATTTACGTGAGATGAAAGATATCCCGGAGGTCATGTATCGGAAGTCGCGTGAAGCGATTTGGTATGACATGAGTCAAGGGGGGGAATTATTTAATCGGTGTTATGTTTGTGGTCATCATAAGGATGATATGGAGACGTGTACTCATTTTATAAGGGGTATTGAGAATGAGATAGATATTAAGGAAGTGGCGTCTTGGTTTAATCAACCACCTGAGGTCATAGAGGACCGCGTGATTAATAACACGTTTATTTTACCGTATAATGCAACAAAGGGAGTTGAATATTTACCGGTGAAATATCATGGTGAAAATATAGCGGTATTTCCGATTTGTGGTGGGTGTCAGGCACTTATGCGTATACCTTTTGCAACTGAAGCAGATGTAATCAAAATGAAGGAGATGAACATGGATAGAGCGATAATAATGACAGGTAAGGCGGTAGAAACTGGTGATATAAACGAGAAGAAGTGTTGTTATTTATGTGGAAGGCCGGAGGGATCTGACAGTCTTTCGGTTCCTTATAATAAGAGGACTGAGGAGACGTTATTAGCGAAAATTACCTTACGGATGGTGACCTTTAATACATCTGAAGAGATGAATATAAAATTTAAGTATTTGGTATGCCCGGAGTGTGAGATTTTATTGGGGGTATCTCCTCGGATCTTTATGAGTCATGATGGTGGTCATTTAAATGAAGATCATGATCCGTTTGATCTTACTGAATTAAACAATGGGATTCAGGCGATTTTAAATGGCAATATTTCTCCGACATTACAGGCAAAGGTTTTGGAATACATAAAGGCAGCGGGTCCTGAGTTTTTCATTAATGAGATTTTAACTATTACCAGTAAGAAGAGGAAGAGGAAGAAGAAAAATGGCAAATAAATTACAATCGGAAGAGAACACGGTATCTTTTACAGATTGTATCAGGGTTGAAGTTCGTGGAGAGTTAGCGGGATCATTTATGGAGTATTGTTTAAAGAATAAGATTTATTCGATGAGAGCTGGGATGTCTGGTCCTGGCATTCATATTGGATTTTATTTGTTGGAGCACCGGGCCAAGATAGAGTCATTTTTTGATGGAGTCATAGATGAAGAATGAGCGGACTCGTATACTTCTATTATATAAGCCTGAGCAGAAGCTTCTTAAGACGGTTTTGCGGACGATACATGAGATTCGGGAGGTTTACGGGTATTATTATGTGGGCTGGTTTGTTTATGATCGTTTTGATCATTTTTGTTTTCGTTCAAAGAATGCGACTACGTGGATTGAGCTTTATGGCTGGAGTCCTTTGATCGTGGCTTGGAAGCGATACAACTTTAACAAGCGGAGGTACTTATGAACGCATCAACATCTATTAAATTGGATAAATTTTTAGAATATTGTCGTGAGAATGGGATTCGGTTGAGTGCAGTTGGTCAGATTTTTCTCAATGTTGATGGTGATATCATTTTTACTCCCTATGGCAAGATCACCGAAGAGACAGTGGTGGATGATTTTCAGAATGAGAAGTTTATTGGTAATTATACAATATAGGAGATTTTTATGGTACCCAATACATTCACAGACGAAGAAGTTGATATAGCCCGAAAATATGTTTTATCTCAGATTAGGAGATATAGTCGGTTTAAGAACGGGAAGAAGTTAGGGAACCCGTTTGTCTTTTATAAGGACGTTTTGGCTCAGATAGGGTATTATATAGAATCTGAGCATGACGGGGATCGTGCTGGTATACTTGCTGCGCGTATTTCAGAGGCAGAATTTTCTGAGCATGGAGTGCTTATAGGTGCGGTTATAGTGAGTCAGGAGTATCGTCGTCCTGGTCCTGGTTTTTATGTATTTGCCGAGGAGAATGGGTTATTTAATTGTCATGGTAATGCCGATCCGGACGGGGCTCGGGAGTTGAATTTTTGGGATCAGCATGTTACTGAAATTGTAAGACATTATGGGAGGCAGAGATAATGATACATTCTTATCAGGTTGGGGAGATATGTAATGATCCTTTATATGTGGACTATGCAATGAGAGGTGATATTGTTGAAGTCAGTCTTGATGAGGTAGAACTTGTACAAGCCTCTGATTCAGATGCTTTTTTATCAGAAGAGGATTTAATAAATGAAAAGAGTTAAATGTCGTTCAGATAAAGTGACTGTTTTTCCTGTTACTGGAGGTCATTATCAACAAAGGATTGAGGAAGTAACAATTGGAAATGTTTATGAAGTGATTAGGGTTGTTCGTGATGATTATTATGAAATCCTTCCTGATGAGGGATTCCAAACCAAAGTGCTTCCTGATTACATGTTTGAGTCAACCAATGAACCGGTTACCATTAACCCGGATCGGGAGAAGAATGAAAAGAAGAGACAGGAACGATTAGAGAAGGAGCGAAAGGAACGGGAAGCTCAGAGAATTCGCGAGGAGATTCAAGATAGAGCATTAGCATATTATAATCCGGTTGCATGGTATAAAAAACAGAAAGCGAAAAAGCGCTTATCAGATGCTCTTTCTCAGATTTTTACCTCTGGTTTACCTTATGGATAAAGGAGATAAGCATGGTTGAAAAATCATGGGAAGAAATAGAAGGAAGAGACTGGACTGCTATACAGATAAAAGATGCTCAAAAAAAGCATAATGATGGCATAATAGAAAACATAGTTATGAAATTTGATAAGCCAGAGACAGCGAATGGTTTCAATAGATGGTTACAATTTTGCGGGGAATTTAAAATAACTGTAGAAGACATTACTCCTGCAGATGTCCGTCTTGTATGGTATGGCCCGAATTTGAATAACATCACATTTATGACTGAGAAGAATTCTCAAAAGTACATTAATGAAAAGACGAGATTGATTTTAATAAAGGATATTGAAAGATGATCACACGCATTGGATTGGATGCTGCGATCAGCATGATCGATAAGGATATCCCCGAGGCCCTGGAGCCTTACTGGGCTACTGTGAAGCAATTTATAGATGAGTTGCCAGAAGATACCTTAATCCAGTTGCTTCAATCTATTGCTAATCAGATAAATACTAGGGGTAATTGTCTGATAATTCAGCAGGAAGAAGATTTACGAGTAGTAAAAGATATTGATTTAGTATTATTTAAAGATTTAAAATAGGAGCGGTAGTATGAAAGTTAAACGTTCTGATTTAACAAAAGCTATACGTGAACTTGATGAAAAAATACCTAGTGAATTAGAATCTTATTGGAAAACAGTCAGATTAGCCCTAGATGATTTACCAGAAGAAACTTTATGTAATTTGTTTGGATCTATTGCCAGAGAACTGGGTTTAAAAAATCAATGTCTTCTGATTCGTAAAGGGGATGATATTGGTATAGTTACAAAATTTAAAGCGATAAGGATACCTGATTAATTATGAGACAGATAAAATTGGCTTCAAATGATAATGATATTACAGCTAAATTAAAAATGACTATAAATTCTAAAATACACCAATTACATGTATTATTGAGTAAAAATATAGAACTTGGTAATCTCTTGGAATTAAAAGATGAAGCCTCCGATAATGATTATATCGAATTCGGTGATATAATGTTGAGACAAAGGTTACTCTTGGCAGAAATAGATTCTTTAATGATTTCTTTAAAACAGATGATTATGATGATTTCAAAAAATAAAAGAGTACAAATAGAGTGGGATGAAATTTCAGAGGAAGATTTAAAAGCTGTACGAGATAGTTATTTCCATAAAATAATGGAGTAATAATGAATCAAGAGTTTTCAGAGACACCAGTTTCCATTGAGATAGAATTTGATTTGGATAGATTCAAAATTGATCCGGAAAAAAGTGTGAGGTATACTTTTCATTTTAAAGGCAGTGATGAGTTAAATTCGATAGAAGAAGCTGATATAAAAAGTTTACATAGTCTATACGCATGTTCTAGTGCTGTTACTATTATGCTTAAAAAATGTATAGATTCTTATTATCATTATATGAATAAAGCTGGAGAAGAAATTAACACAATAGTAGAAGAGGGAAAAAAGTGAAACAATTAATCCTAAATGAAGGAGATGGTGTAACAACGGTAATTCTAAAAGCAATGATAAATTCATCAATGGCTGAACTGGATTATTATGAAAACACTGCTTCGAAGATGAATATAGAGAATTGGGATGTTACCGTAGATGTTGAGAGAATCCAAGTTAAAATTGATTCTTTGGTTAGAATGTTACAAGTACATTTAAAGAAGATCTATTTGACATGGGAAGAAATTGATACTAAAGATCTGGTTATAAAAGATTGGAAAGTATGGAGTTCAAAGAATAATAAAAATACTTGTTTTGGATCAAAACCAGGTTCCCAGGCTCAGGCAGAGAATGGTTGTGAAAATTGTTGGGATCAGAATGAATGCTTTTCTAATATAGAAAAATAATATGATTTCAAGATGGAATGTGTTTTTTAACGTGATACTCATCCAGATAATTATGTTATTTGTTACTGAGGCAAAGGAAGGTTTACATTTAGTTCGATATTTATCATTTGCCGTTATAGATGTGTTACTTCTCATCTACGCATTAATAGGTTATAGGAAATCAAAAGAAAAATAGTGAGGGAAAGAATGTCATTTTTAGAACCTGAAGATGTTGTTGATCAATTAAAGATTTATAAAAGAGATAGTAGTGATATAGTTCTTTTAAAAGCCATGATAAATAAAGAAGTGGCTAAATTATTTGTTTTAAATCAAACAAGTGAAGTTATTTTGGAAGATATTCTGAAAATGGATTCAGGATCTGTTCCTGTTTTTTCAATTGAAAAAGTCACTGAGATGGGACTTGATTATTGTATCTCGGTTGCAAAGATAATTTCTTTAATAAATTCTTTGATACAATCTGGTCATGATGTTCTGGAGTGGGAAGAAGTGAGTCTATATAAGATAGGTAAAATAGACGGTTTAAAAATATTGGAAAAATTAAGCAATAATATGGACAAATTAAATGAAGCAATGAAAAGTTTTAAGATGGATGAGGATTCTTCCGAGGATATAAATTGATGGATTTTTTATTCGAAAAATCAAGGAAAGTCCCTAAGCATAGATGCACGAAATGTTTTAAAGAGATGGATCATCTGACAGGAGATGGTATACCTACTGTTGGAAGTCTTATTGCCTGTATAAATTGTGGCCATATTATGATGATTGGAGAATCTTTTAAAATGCTTGAGGTAGATATACCTCAATTAGCAAGAGAATCAGATATCAAAGATTATTGTAAAATATGTCTTGCTAGTAAAGTTCTTGCTAATGTATTTCACAAAAGAAATGGATATTATGCTTCTACCATTTTTGAGGATATTGAAAAACATTGTCCAGGAGGTTGCCATTGGATTGAAGGTACTGGCCAAGGTTTGTATAATTGATTTTTAGAAATAACTATTGAAGAAATAAAAGATATTTTAGAAAAATTATAATATGGATCAAATAATAACAGAAATAGCAGAAGTAGCCAAGCAGAATTTAATTAAACATGGAAGTTTGGCTCCGGTAGTATTACCTCATAAAAATGGTGTGATTGTACCACAATTAGTAATGAATCTGAGATTTGAAAATGATGAACAGAAATACAAAGCATTTGTAATGATTGGAATAACTGCTCAGAAATTTTTTAAAAATGGCTTTATTGACAGAATAGTTCTTGTAATAGAAGGTGCTATGAAAGCTTATGATGAGCATACAAGCGAATTGGTAAAAAGAAATCCTGAGCTTTATGCCCCTTTAACATATCCAGAGAGTCAGCGCCAAGAAATCATAATTATTAATGACTTTGATTTGATAAAAAAGACGGATTGTTTTTATAGTATAGAATTCAAGAAAAACGGGACTAGCTTTACATTTAAACAATTAGAAAAATATGGATCGATGCCAGGAGGCATGCGGGATAAATTTTACCTTGGATTAAATTATGAAAAAAATCTATAAATATTTTATATCTTTTTTTGTTGTGTTATCAACAATATCTATCGTAATATTGTATATCATTGTTTTTAATTGCTTGAAACATGAAAGATATTATCCTTATAGTTATTTCCATTCCCTAAAACATTATCGTTATAAACCTTTTGATTATAATAAATATTATGCCATAACATTTACAGGTTCTCTGGAAAATCAAGATAGTTGCTATGTTTTAAAGAATAACAATCTTATAAAAGCTCGTTTTTATAATTCGCCACAATTAGATCTATTAAATATAAAAGACAGTTCAAAAGTAGAAGTAATTATACAAGGAGTAATGGAAGAATGAAAGACAAAGAATATAATTTAAATCTTAAAGCTGGGTTCAAAATAGGTAATAATAAAATATGTGGCAAAAGAACTAAATATAGATCTGAAGAAACAGCTCGTAAGGCACTTTTCATGAGATTAGAGAGGAAAAAAAGTCAAAATTTTTTAGGATATTACCCATGTGTATTCTGTGGAGGATGGCATATCGGTTTGAAAATGTTTATGAAATCATTAATAAAATATGAGAAGATAGAACTTCCAAAAGAAAAAGTAGATATGTTGAGATAAAGTTTTTTAGAGGTATTTAATATGGCATTAGAAGTATTATCTATACCGGAAGAACAATTACTTGAAGTAGTTATGGTCATTCGTGCAGGCTTGCAAGTCGTTGATGTTTCACGTGAAACATCAGATTACTTAATAAATTGGTGTAAAGAAGAAGAGGAGTATCTAAATGGGTGATTTGAAAGGAAAAGTAGAATGCCCCGTTTGCGGAGAAGAAGTGGATTTAGATGATTCGGAAAAAGCAGTAGCCCATATGTCAAAAAGATGAAGCTCATAAAAATCATTTGGATAGGGCTCGAATTAATCATCTGATGGAGATGTTTACTGGATCTGGAATTATAAGGAAGGTCTGAATAGTTATAAAAATTATTAATTTAGTTAAAAAGAAGGAGTAAAAAAGTGCAGACAGATAATTTATTCTGTGATTTAAGAGAAGATGATGAATACTTTCCTATTGGATGTAATACAAGTCCGATAGCTCTAATATGGATAGAGAAAGGGGAAATTCAAACAAAGTATATGCAAGGTTGGTGTAAAAGTCGTTCCCGAATGGTAGCTGAAAATATAAGAGAATTACGAGATAAAAAGATCCCTTTTAAAATTATAGGTACATGGAGTGGTGAGTATAGCTCGAATATGTTTAATCTTAATCCTGAGAGAATTGAAAAGCTTTTGGAACTTCATGGTAATTAATACAATGCTTGTTGAAGAAAAAATCATAGAGGTTTTGGATTTAGATGAATGTCATGTTCTTTTGGAGAATTTCAAGAGTGAGATTTTTTGCCATTATAATGTGCCAGAAGATTTCAGTACCAGAATTTTAGTAAATGTCCTTAAGAAGATCGGGTTTGAAAATCAAGTTAACCGTCTCGATGCTACTCTTGATATGTGTCATTTAGAATATTCTGAGGATGGGGATTTCTATAAGAAAATTGTAAAGCATGCAGTTTATTTATTTCAATTGTTTATAATTTGGGATAGGCAAGAAGAATTATGTGAAATAGAAATACCTACCCAAAGCCTGATCGATGATCTGCCCGAATTACCGCTGGTGAAATTTAAAGAAGATGGAAATGCAGAATGTCAGATTGAGTTAATGGTTCAAGTTAGGGAATTTATGAGATCGATGGTAATTAAGGATTGGGTATAAGGTTCCGTTTTTATGGGTAGTTGTAGGTATAAATATGTTTTAGATCCAGATATTACCCAAATGAATATTTGGGATGATATAAAAAGGCGCATTGAGAGAGAAAAATTGGTACAGGCTTTAAAAAATGGTGATGATAAAACTATACAAAGATTGATGCCTGATAAAGACCTACAGGAAATGCTGAAACAATTTCATGATGCTTGGATAAGCAGATTCCCGGAAGATGACATCTGATGGCGAGTAGATACGAAATATTATTAAGACAAGAGGATCCCTTTTATGGGAAATGCCCTAAGGGTGGGAACCATGAATGGGGAACTGATGGACAGCATTCAAATCAATATTGTAAGAAATGTTTTTTAAATAGACCAGAACCACCGAAACTTGAGGATAAATACATAACTGAAAATAATAAGACTATAAGTTTATTTAGTGAAAAAAAGTGCTTTGATGGCCAGGATCATGTGTGGGGTATTGATGGTGCTCATTCAAATGTTTATTGTAAAAAATGCTTTATGAGTAAACCTGAAGATACCCCTGCAGATCCGTATGAAGATGAAGTTGATTTAAAGAAGAAAAAGGAGTTTGATATAACAGATTTGAATGGCTAATGGAGGGAAAGTGACTAAAGATAAAAATGTTTCAAAATATAAAATAACCGATCCAGAATTTTGGATTAATGAAAAAGGGGATCATCCGACTCCTAGAACGATGATAACTGTTAATCATGTACAAAGAGGTATTTGGAAACCTGCTGATAGTATTATCAGTGTAGAAAGTGTTTTAAAATATCTGAAAAGTTTAGCAGAAGTGAAAGATGAAATCCCTATGGAGGATGACGGATCTGATAGAATTTCTGTAGCATTGACATGTTCAAGAATGTTAAATTTTGAGAATAATTCCAAAGAAGAAGTTGAACCTTTTCTTAGATTAGATCTCCCAATAGTTTCAGTTAAAGCACCCTTGGCTCTTTTTGGAAACATTGAATATGAAGAACATAAACTTTCTAAAATGATTATAGAAATGGCTCAGAAAGTTCATATCGATGTTGAAAAAAAATATGTGGAGATTGGGGGTTTAAAAGGGCTTTATGGTAACATGAATTTGGTAGAATATACTCAAAATAATGAAAATGAATTATCAGAAGTTTTTTTTGGAAGATGGCTTGAATGTCAATCTATAATTTTTGAATTCAGTATTCTTAATTTTAATGATGATAATTTATTTACTATTCGAGGTCTTTGGTTAGTAGACCATTGGGATTTTATAGACGTTTTTACTTCTCCAATATTTAATATCATGATAAAAGAGTAATAGAATGGTGAAAAAAGAAGAAGTAGTTAAGTTACTTGAAGAACGGGGCTATGGAAGATTTAATGAAGAGTCCTGGATATTGGGATTTGCAGAACTTCGATCAATATGTGAGATCCAAGCGCATCTAACTGAAACCAAATATGCTGGTACCGATGAATCCGATTCTTGGAGAATACAAATAATGTATGAATTTGAGAAGGGGATCTTCGTTATGAGCCAGCGCAATATAGTTGAAAACGGAGTCCTTTTACGTGATGAATTTATAGAATGGGATACCAATTTAAGGCTTTTTATCGAGAGGTTCAGAATACTATCTCCCAATCAATTAATATTTGTGGGACCTGAGAAGGAACCTATGATCCTAAATCCAGGAGAACATGTTAATGATATTCATCCAATAACCGGTTTATGCACTAAGTTAACTCCTCTTTATGGTAGTTGGTTGAAATTGTTAAGGAGTGATTTGGATGAACTGGAAGAATTAGTCAAATTGTTAAAAAAAGCTAAGATAGAATTAAAACCATTAGTAGAAGATCTTACCAATGAATAAGGAGTATGTATGGATGAAATGATTAGTTGCCCACGCTGTGATGGGGATCCTGGAGCAATTTTGGATGGTGGTCATCCATGTTTTATGTGTAATGGTACTGGAAAAGTCAGAGGTAAGGATTTTACTTTTCATCCTGATTACAGAGAACCTGAAAGAGACAAAGAAGAATGATATTCAGATTTATACGTAAATCGTTTTGGACGTTTATTATGATTATAGCCTTTCCAATTGATTACGTTGGATGGAATTTAATATATGGTGGCACATTTGGCTATAGACCATTAAAACAATGTGTCAAAGATGGATTAAAACAATTAGAAGAATATAAAAGAAAGATAGATAAATTTTGAAAGAATTTTGGTTAAAAGTACTAGCTGCTTTCATAGGTAATGCTATTGGTGCCCCTTTAGCAATTTTATTTATTTGGCTAATTATAAAATTCACAAATTTATAATCATAGAGAAGGAACCCTTATAATGGAACAAGAGATGTTACATGGAATTAATATCATGGAATTCGGGAATACTATTCAGATAGCTGGTATTATCATGAATAGCGATAGTATGTCTTATTTGATCCCGTTGCCCGATGATGATATCTTGGAAGCAAAGAATTTCCCACTTGATACTGATCAGTGGAAGAAATTTCTCCGGCAAACAGATCTACTCGAAACGGAAGTTCTTGCCCAAGACGGGGATGGCTTTAAAAAGGCCATACTTCGTAAGAGTGCCCGTCAAGTTGATTCAAAGATATCTTGGGTAGTCTTTAAACGGGATGGCTATATGTGCCGTTACTGTGGCCGTGATGACGTACCACTTACTGTTGACCATTTGGTGCTCTGGGAAGATGGTGGTCCAACCATTGAAGAGAATTTGCTTTCAAGTTGTAAAAATTGCAATAAGAAGCGTGGAAGTATGCAGTATGCTGATTGGTTGAAATCACAGCGATACAGAAATGTATCGGAAAATCTGTCTGAGGAAATAAAGAGAGCAAATGAAGCTCTTATCTCAACATTAGATGCTATTCCTCGAAAGTTACATATTCCATCACGTGGAGGGAAGAAAAAGAAAAAAAGATAATATATAACAAATAAAGAAGGAGCTTTATATGAATTATGGTAATTCTGCTAGAAAAGCATTATTTGGTAAAATTTATGGATCTCCTGGTGCAGATTGGGGTAAAGTACATGCTATATTAAAAAACAAAGAAGCATCAGAACGAAGATCGTCGTCATCTAGTAGTGGGGGTTGTACAGGAGGATATACCCCAACATTTACTCCTCGTGGACCTCGTACAGAGTTCGAAGAAGGGTTTAAAGGTAAATGCAAACATTGTAATTATACAATTAATTTTCATACCCCTAAAAAGAAATGGTGCCCTCTATATTAAAATAAGGAATGTTAAAAATGTTATTAGAAACTGAATATTTATCATGTATTTCTGAAATAAATCCTAATTTCGAAAAGATAATAGCTTTCCATAATTTAAAGGAATTAATAAATTTATATTCTGAGAGTTTCCGCATTTATCATAATTTGGATCACATCGAACATGGTTATACATTACTTGAAGAAGTAAAAAATTTGTGTGATGATTATTTTCTGGTTTTATATGCTTGGTTTTACCATGATTGTATATATGTGCCCAATGCTAAAAATATTAATGAAATAATCAGTGCTGATAGAGCTGTATTTGATGGATCTCGGTTAGGTTTTGGTATTGATGCAGTGAGGAAAATTCGGAATTTAGTTATGGCAACGGAACATGTTAAACCCATGGTTAATACTAATGATGAGAAAATTATACATGATGTTGATCTAGCAATACTTGGAGCAAATCCAGATGATTATGATAGTTATTCAAGTGATATTAGAAAAGAATACTGCATCTTTCCGTGGAATCAATATCGAGATGGGCGACTTTTTGCAATGAATACTTTTTTGAAATTAGATCAGATTTATTTTACTGATTATTTTAAAGACCTTTTTGAGAAGAGAGCCCGAGCGAACATAAAACGTGAGATGAAAGCAATAAGGGAAATAGGGTAAATTTTTATATAAAGTTTGGGGACTGCAGGTGCGTGGGATATATGTCTGCGAAACTTTATCTTACCTTGGTGAGCCTTGCAGTCCCTCTTTCTATTTAATATGTCAATTTTAATACTTGTAATTTTTACTCTTTGTGCATTTATAGTGTGGTGGTTTATTACCCATACCATTTATTCAGCTAAGTGGTATCTTTTAAGTTTAATAGGTAAACTCAGAAAAAAATTTAAGAAATGGAACCGGTTTTAAATGGGATCATTATTAACATTAATTATAAGTGGTAAAGTTAAAGAAAGAATTAAAGAGATTGTAAAATATGCTGAAGCGCATCGGGTAGATTTTGAAACTCTGATGAGTATGAAAGATTATGGTAATCCAGGTTACACCGGTCCCATTCCTGCCGGACTGAATCAAAACAATACGATGAAGATCTATGATATTAAGGGTTACCATTATTATAAAATTGCTTATACTATTGAGCAGATGGAACAACTTTGGGTTAGACATTTCTCTGCTTCAGTAAGTACGAATGAAATGCCTAATTTGAAAATGCTTATGATGTGTCTTCCTGATTTCGGTTTTAAAGAATGTAATATAAACAAACTTTATGTTGAGCCTCTTCCACCTGCATTACATATATTAGAGCCACTTGATATGACCTGGGAAGAGTTCACAAAGAAATATAAATGAAAAAGAAGTACCAATTGATAGTGGCCCAATCAGTGGATCGTGAAAATGATATTCATACCTTATTTATGTACTATGTAAGCTGGTGGAGAGCCAAATTAAACCAGTTTACCCATTATATCTTCAATAAGAAGTGCTCCTCAACAACATTAAGAAGAATACCTTTCGTTTAATTTACCTTAATTTCCGAGTAATTTTCTATTAATATTTGTTGCAATATCTAAACCAATTTGGAAGGATATTGCAATGTACTCTATTGATGATTTTATTCAAACTGTTTTTTCATATACTCTTCAGAAACAGAAATTCTTCGCAGCAGCAGAACGTGCTTTAAAGAAAAATCTCCAATCCTATATACGCCCCGACTTTTTCGGAACTAGTTCGGGAGATGTCCGACTAGATAATTTACTTGTATCTCTCGCCAATAGATTGGGTGAAGCTGATGTTGAAGATAAAAGAATTTTTCTTGAAGATGCAGTAAGTGATTTTGTCTCAGAAGAGAAGGCTGACGAGTTAAGAGCAATCCTTGAAACCAAATTGGAAAGAAAACATAAAATCCCTGAAGAACTAGCTGATAAATTTATCAGTAAATCAGGTTTACTTGTTGATGAAGAGAAAAAAGAATTTGATCGTGTGAAGAAAGATATGGTCAAATTGATCTCAGGTTTTATTTACGGTTTCTTCGAAAATAAATTTAAAGAATTTGTACGAGCAAAAAAGAAAAAAGAAGATATCGGTAGAGAAGTAGCCCCGGATCTAGAAGTCCTGCCTGATAGTGAATTAATTGATCAAGCTGAAAAAGAACAAGAATGGCAAGAAGGTTTAACTAAAGATCTGTTTGGATATATCAATAAAAATGTTCCGGAAAAAAGGCGCTATGCTTATAAAATGATCTTGTTAAAAAGATTTATGGTAGCACCAGCTAGTAGGATGGGTTTTGTTGAAATGGCAGAAAAGACAGGAATACCCAAATCATCTCTGGAAGAATGGGAAAAAGATTTGGGCCGTAGACTTGCTGAATATCTCTCTGCAGGTGGCCTTGGCCCTAAATTCGTTAGTGAGGGTGGCCTTTATAAAAAAGATGTTAAAGTTCCCGATTATAAAGATGTTTTTAAAAACAAAGAGAATTCGAATGATTTCAAAGATTTCATGGAAGGCAAACAACCAAAAACCGGTAAACCCATGAGTGAGAAGGTAAAAAAAATATTAGAGTTGTTTGCTGAAGGTAAAGATACCAAGGAAATCGAATCACAGACTGATGCGAGTATTGGTCAGATAAAAAAATTAAAAAGTACTCATTTCTCTCCCTGGTATAAAGAGTGGTATGCTGAAATGCTTAAGGATGTCAGAGAAGCTACAGAACGTATAAAGAAAGCTCTTATGATAATTAATGGTGAGACACCTCCTCCAGCTTCTCATGAGAAATATGTGAATATGGCAATAGCTAAAAAATACCCTCTTGAACTTACTGTAACTTTTAGTGCCAATTATGATAACCAGGATTTAATAAAGGAAAGTGATCGAGTTGATCCGGAAAAAGACCCGGTTGATTTTAAATACAAACATTACCAGGTAAAATTAGAAAGGACCAGTAGACCCCGAATTGAATATACTTTTGATCAAAAATTAACCGATAAAGGTGATTTTGAAGGTAGCCCTCGATCATCATTGGTCATTGAAGGAAATCCTGGTCATGAAGGTTTGAGAAGAAGGCTCGATGAATATGTCGAGCAAGAAATGAAACCAGAGGGTATCCTTCCTTACGGTCCTTCGGTAAAGGGTAGAAAACCTGTCCAGATCCCTGTTGAATATGTAAATGAATCTCTTGATAGTACTAAGACCTATGATGGGTCTAAAAAAAGAAGATATCGTGGATTTATTGATTTCGCTGACAAGTACAAAGGTTTCATGGTAAAAGACCAACCTCATTTAACCCGGGTTCAGGAAGAAAGTAAAAGGGAAGAGAAGAAATTGTTACCTAAGGGTGGAAAAAATGAAATTCGAAAATTGATCCAGCATTTAAAAGAAAATATTGGTGATGAAATGGAAGAGACTACACCCGATAAGAAAAAAGTTGAGGTGTGGAAAAAACAGATTAAAGAATTACAGGATCATTTGAAGAAAGATTCTGAAAAAGAAATAGTGGATTTTGTCTCAAAACATAAAGAGAGGTTTAAATTCGCTGTCTCTGAAGAGCGCATGAAAAATGTTCGTGAATTGATGAAACTCAGAGAACTAGTAGAAAACCAAGAACAACGATTGTTACAAAGAAAAATGAAAGGTGATCCTAAAGATAAGGATACAGTTAAACTTAAAGAAGATATAGCAACAAATAAAGATAAAATCACTAAGCTCGAAAAAATCCTTGAAGAAACAAAAGAGCCATTTCCTCCACCAGAATCGGCTAAAGTTCAAAAGTTATTAAAGGAACTTTCTGATCTCGGTATTAAAGACAGAAAATTAGAAGAATTCCTGACTTCAACTGATCTCCAATTTTTTGTTAACCAGGTACAAGGTGCTCTGGCCAAGGAAGCACAAGATAATATCGCAGGTGTTAAGAAAAACAAAAATATGAGTGATGAGGAAAAGAAACAGGAATATGAAGCTATTGAGAGAAAACGTGGTGTAAAGCTGAATAAATTTATCGAGTTGTTTGAAGCTGTACCTGAAGACATGAAAAAACGTCTGGAGAAATATAAAAAGGCTGATCCCAGTGGGTATAAAAAATTAGAAAAGAAGCATGGGGCTCTTTTAAACTGGGTAAATAATCCTGAAAAAGCCCTCTCTAAAGTAAAACAGAATCTTTCTACACCGAAAACTCTTGAGGCTCCAAAAGGTAAACAGGAATCAGTGGTACCTATGGAGGAAGAGGATGCTAAATACATGCTCAATTGGCTTGAGGCCCAGTTACAGGGTTTCGATGTTATAGGAGAAAGATTTGGTCAGGCAGCTTTAAAAGCAGAAGGTTTAAGTCCACAAGAGAGAGTTAAGGTAGAAAAACAATTAAAAGATACAGAAAAAGAGTTTCAGGATTTACGAAATAGAATAGGTGAAATGGAAGGTAAAGGGAAGGCTACCACTAGTGAAATCAAAGATCTGAAAAAAGACATACCGACTTATATGAGAACAATAGAAGGTTTAAAAAGTTCTCTTTCTGATTCAAAAGAATCTCCTGCTATGATTATGGCACAAGTTTTAACTGATCGACTTTCTGATTTCACTAAAATGTACAATCCGTTATCAAAGACTTTATGGTTTAGCCCAAAAACCTATGAGAAGAGAGCAGAAATTGTTACCAGTGAAGATGATCCAGCTTTAGCTTCATTGCAAAAGAACATTGCTAAGGATACAGTTTCATTTTCAAAACTCAGCATCTTCGATAAAGAATCCATTAGATCTCTGGCAAGTACCATCCGGTCAGGTTTATCAAAATTCAAAAAGGAGTTACCAAGAATGGCCTCTTTTAATCCAATCTATTTAACAGTAGAAGAAAAAGCCCTTATGGATAAACAAGCTAAGGAAGAAGATCACTTTGAAAAACGTGTTAAATTTGTTTTTCCTGAAGGTGAATTGAATGATGCCAAAAATATGGTAACTCAGCTCAAAGAGAAGAAATTAGATGATGCATCGAAAAAAGCTCAGAAAGAATTATCAGAATTAATTAAAAATGTCACAAGTGCCTATGATGATTTCGATATAGGTAAAATTAAAGCATTGGCAGAAAAAGAGGAGATTTCTGAATCAAAAGCTGCTGTTCGTTTAAAAAGAATAAAAGACTCATTGGCTAAATATGCTCTAAGTCAATTCATTCTTAAGTGGCAAGATGTCATAGACATGGGATTTAAAGATACTCCAAGAAAGAAAGGACCTTTGGGAGGACCGGAATCCCAAAAATATGATAAAATTTTGGAAATAATTGAAGAGGATGTACCTGAGTTATTTAAAGAGGCTCCTCCTGAGAAAGAAATAAAAGAAGCTCCTAAAGGCTTACCTACTCCTAAGGAAATCAGAGAACGTATCGAAATGGAATTTGAAGAAGGATTTCCAGCACAAAAAGAAAGAGAATACAGAACTCTGAAGGACAAAGGTCATAAATTATTCAAAGATCCTTCTGGGGCTGGTGGTGGCGGTGGCGGAAAAGGTAAAAGTCGCCCAAAACCTATAAAGAAACATCCTCCTGCCCATACATATGAAACACTTAAGAGTAATTTCAAAGAAGCTCTGAAAACAAAATCAGTTCATGACATAGTACTTAGTGAAATAGGCAGGTATTTACATAATGTGAGAAATTATGTGAAAGGTGGCTCTTATTTCGATGTGGATGATGTTGTTGCTGGAGTTGTCGATGTATTGAAAAATTTTAAAAAAGTCATCAAATCATTAAGAGTAACCATGGATCCAGGAGCTACTGCAGATATAAAACTGAAAGATGAAAAAGAGGCAAAACAACTTTTTAATAAATTATCAGATATTTACAAATTAATAGATATGATTGCTGCTGATGAAAGTGGGAAACCTGTTATAAAAATAGGTCCTATACCAGGTGATCTGAGTAAGATAAAAACTCAACGTGGTGAACCCGATACCTGGTTCCCGAAAGGTCTTATGGAAGCTGTTCAAGTAAAAAAACGAGAAGAGATTGAAGAAGGAGCAAAAGAGAAAGCTCCTGAAAAGTCAGTTTCAGCAAAAAAAGTATCAGCACAATTTTTGGCTTTTAAATTAGCACATAAGTTTTCCTTTTCAGATTTACAAAAGATTGAAGGTCTGAAAGAAGATATAGATAAAAAATAAAAATAAAATAAGAGCCCTCTTAGAAGGCTTGTAAAGGCTTGGAGACATCTGTGAAGTATAGCGTACTTGTACCCTACTATAAACGCCTAGGGCACCTACATAATACCTTTATTTCCTTTCTACACCATTATTCAGATAGAAATGATTATGAGGTTGTCATAGCAGAAGATTATAAAAATGTCCAGAATAAAAAAGACCATGACGGTCTATCAGAAACCATTGAGAAATTCCGTGAAAAAATACCGATAATTCATTTAACTCTTTCTATGGAAACCTGGAATCCAGCTCATGGTTTTAATGAAGCTGCAAAGTGGGCTTCTGGTGAATATTTCGTTGTAACCAATCCAGAATGTTTCCATCAAGTGAACATACTGGCTGGACTCGATAAAGAATTTGAAGAAGACCCCAATGTCTATGTTGTATGTGGTTGTATGAATTATGTCCGTTGTAATTTTTTTATTAAAAACTTTAATGATCTAAATGGAAAATTTCAGAGATGGTACCAACACTCAATACATAGAGCAGCCCACTATCATTTCTGTTCAGCTATTTCAAAACAGAATTGGGTAAAAATAGGAGGATTCGATGAAGACTTTGCTATGGGTATAGCCTATGATGATGTCGATTTTAAATTAAGCATTCAAAAAGCCAAGATACCCTTTCATATCCGGGATGACCTTCTTACTATACATATTGACCATGGTTCCTTCCCATCTCCTCCAAATGCTCAGAAATTAGTTAATCGAAATAGAATCACCTATCAAAGAAAATGGGAAGGAAGTAATGAATCTTACTAGTTATACCGCAGCCGACAGTATCCCGATAAAATTGATTAAGAACTTTAAATTGTTAAAGTCCATGACAACAAAAGGAGTCATCTTACCAATCCATGTCCAGTTCATACCCACAAATAGATGTAACATGAAATGTGGATTTTGTAGCTGTGCTGAAGATGACAGAAAAACAGAAATGTCCCTTAAAAATGCTAAGAAGATCATCAGAAAATTAAAAAAACTCGGTACTCAATCCGTAACCATCACCGGAGGAGGAGAACCACTCCTTTATCCTCATCTCCAAGAATTGTTTTCTCTGTTTAAAGATGCCGGGATAAAAATCGGTTTTGTTACCAATGGCCTCTTATTAGGTAAATGTACCTATGAAGATGTAACCTGGTGTCGGATTTCTAATTCTGATGAAAGAAAAATGGACATGGACTATTATCACACAATAGCTTATGCTGTTGAAGATAACCCAAACGTGGACTGGGCCTTTAGTCATGTCGTTTCTCCAAAACCAAATATCTCCGAAATAAAACGGATCATAGAATTTGCCAATCTCCATGATTTTACCCATGTCCGATTAGTAGCTGATCTATTGAATTATAAAGAAGTAGATTTAATGCAGTTAAAAATCACTCTTCGAGATGAAAATGTCGATGATGATAAAGTCATCTATCAAAGTAGAAATACCCCGCTCAGAGGCGGAGACTGTTATATATGCTATCTTAAACCCATGATAGGGGCTGACTGTAATGTGTACGCTTGTTGTTTAGAGGCTAATGAACCTGTATTAATCCAGAGAAATAACGAAAGGATGTATTTATCTATAAAGGATGTTGTTCCAGGGGATTATGCTTGTGAATATGGAAAGATTTTAAATGTGTTTCATAAAGAGGGTGAAGAAGGCTTGGAAATAGTTTTGCAAAATAATAGGACTATTTATGTTTCGAAAGATCATCTTATGCTTAAATTGACAAACCCTGAAATTAGACATAAGAGAAAGAAGTTATTATCTGACTATGAATTAGATACAATAGAATCTTCTGAATTAAGAATTGGAGATTTACTTCCGGTCAAATATAAATATGATATTAGTGAAATAAAAGAAGATACTATATCTGAAGAAGAAGCAGAATTAATAGGATATTATGTAGCTGAAGGTTGGTCCAATGAACGAACTTGTATAGTTGATAAAAAATATCCTACTAGAACTACCACTATAGGATTTATGCTAGGGAAAGAGTCAAGAGAATATATAAGAAGATTTGAAGAAATTTGTGATATTTTGAATCTAAATTTTTCTATGACTGAACGTAGAACTGGTATGCAGTATCAGATAGGTGCACATAAACCCTACGATGACTTAATTGTACACTGTGGTAATAAAGCAGAATTAAAAAAGATCCCTCCTTTTATTTTAAACGGCTCTGATAAAATAAAGTGGAAATTTATTCAAGGCTATTTTGGAGGTGACGGGAATTTTCAAACTCCTTCTAAAAGCTATGATGGTTTTAAAATGAGAATGAGTACTGTCAGTAGACAACTAGCTAATGATATAATTTATCTCTTTTGTACTTTAAATATTCATGCTTCTATGAGAGTTGAGAGACGTGAAGGAAAAATGATAATAGAAGGAAGAGAGGTAAATGCTAAAGATCGGTATCATATAAATATAGGGGGAGCCTATAATTTAGAAAAAGCCCCATTCCTAAATGTAATTCAAACAAAAGAAAGAAGTCCTAAAAGAGCCCTCGGTTTTTTGAAAGATGAGGATAAGGGCATTATGTTTGTACCAGTTAAAGAGATCAGAGAGAAAAAGTTAGGAAAATTAGTAGACATTCAAGTGGAAGGTTCAAATAAATTTATATCTTCATTTGGTATAATAGTTCATAATTGTGGCGTCCAGTATGCTCTTAAAAAGCCTTCAAAGAATCTTCCTAAGAAACTGAGCCTAGGAAGTGCTTTTGATCTTGAGAAGATAATTGAGAACAGTAATAAGCCCCTGGACGGGAGCATGTGTTATCGATGCTATTATAGTAATTATAACAAGATACTAGGATCCATCCTGGATGATACCGATCATATGGAGTTTGTATGATCCGTTATAAAGAGATCTATGAACGAGTATTTGACATACCTCATTATTCCAGAAACCAAGACCGAAAGATTACCTGTTCCCAAGTACATAACTATTTAATAGGAACTGAAAAATCTATCATTGATATAGGATCGGGGCGTGGGCCTGTTCTTATAGAACTGCTGAATCATTTTCAGAGATCTCAGATATTGTCTTGTGATTTAAAAAAGTTCCATGATATTGAAGTCCCGTTCCTGAAACTGGATTTAACTGAGTTCAAGGATCGGGAAGCAATATTGAGGGTCTTTCCACAGTTTGATTTCTTAACCTGTTTTGATGTCCTGGAACATATCGAGCGACAGGAATTGCACGCTATTCTCAGATTCTTTAAAGAGCTATCTAAAAAACATCTAATTATTGTAGCAAATCACTCTGATAACTGGGGCCAGGAATTACATTTAATACAGGAGCCCATGGACTGGTGGGAGGAAAGTTTTGGTGAATATTTTAAGATATTGGATAAAAAGAGTATTCATAATGATAGAGCGTATGTATTCCATTTAGAATGAGAGGTATAGGATGTTTAAAGGACTGATCAATTCGATTAAGGAAGATAACGGTAATGCTTCTTCTACCAGATTTATTATGTATGGTACTGGAGCTGTTGTCTTAGGGACATATCTTTTTCATAACATACTTTCTGCAGTAAGAGGAGGAGAATTTATTGATTTCCCAGTAAACAGTGTCGTTGTTCTTGGTATCGTTCTGACGGGTAAAGTTACACAGAAATTCGCTGAGTTTAAAGGTAGCAATGGGAAGACAGATGCTTAAGTTTCTTCGTGCTTTAAAGGAAAAAATAAAACCAGCAAATCCTACTCGTAGAAGTACTGTGATTAAATATTTAATGAGTCACCCTTTTGATAAACACACAAAATTAATCCCATTTGATAAATATTTAAAAAATATCCGGAAAAAGCATTCATGAAATGTCCCTTTATATAGAAGGAGATTGTCATGAATGTAATAAAACTAGAAGACTGCAGGAAATATTTCAAAGATGAAGGAAATTTTAGGAAATTTGTGGAAACTTTTGGAAATTTTTTTAAAAAAGTTTCTCTTATCTTATCCTTGGTGATGATATTATAGGCACAACTTTAACTCCTGAGTCCACCAAGGAATATATTATCGAAAGAATTTTAAAGAGGGAAGATATCCTGATAAAGGTTATAGAGGAGTTATAGGGATTTATTTGCGTGTGGAAAAGGTTTAACCACAATTTCTCGATCCAGGAACTTGCACAATGTTGCATATTTATTTTTATCTTCAATATCTATGAGTAGGAATCGGGGTTTGTCTTTGAAGAACTCTATGATTTCTTCATTCCTCTTATGGTATCGATCTATTATTTCAGCTTTGTTCTCTGGAATAAATTCAATCTTCCATATCCAGTTATACATGACTTGTGCATTTTTTAATTGAATCCAATTTAAAACTGAGTTAAACCATTTCTCGGGATCCCGGGTCAAATGAATGAAGTAGGCATCGGGGAACATATCATAGAGCATTTCATGACTCCCTTCTAAATTGAAAGGGATATCACAAAATAAATTGGCTGTATATTTTCTTAATCGAAAAGCTTTAAAAAGTTGAATCATATTTTCTTTGGAATGTTTAAGTCCACCTCCAAGATAGAGTCCATATGCTTTAGTAGAGGGAATAGGGTTGAAACCAAGCTTTTTTATGGCTTGTTCCATAGAGGTTGTACCGGTTTTATTTGAGCCTATACAAAAGACTTTCATTTATGTATGATCTTTTTCCCATCTTGCTCTGAACGATTCACTTTCTTCTTCTATCCATTTATGGATTGTGTCATCATTCACGTGGTTACCGGCTTCTCTTTCTTTTTTAAGGTGCTTCTCAATTTCCTTGATCTGGTCTTGCATAAATTCTTTTTGTCGTCCCATTCTTCCAGACCTCCCTTATTGAGAGTATCATTTTTAAGCGTTAAGTTCAAGTCTCTTAATGACATACATGGAACATCCCGTACTCGTTTGGAGTTCCATATAGGGCATACAGTATGATTACACCTATTAGGACCTAACCTACACTCGACATTAAAATGTCCAGGTTCTCCGGCATAGAGGAAATTTCGTTCTATGCAGTGCGCCTGGAATACCTGAAAAGGCATTATCTTTTCGACACTTACCCCGTTTTTATGTGATTTATTATTCATATTTTTCATTCTAGGAATGTAAAGTATTAGAGGATTATTAAGGGGAGGGAAACCCCGCTCAGATGCAGGGAAGAAGATTTCATTAAGAAGTTTTAGGAAGAGCCCCGCAGAGGAGGAACCTCGCAAGATGCGGGGAAAAGGAACTTCAGGCAATTGGCTGGGATTAGCCCCGCGAAGGTGCGGGGAAAACAGTTTCCATGAACTATATTAGGGAGAGCCCCGTTGACACGGGGAAAAACCCGTCTTTACTTAGTGAGATCGAGGAAGGAACAGCCCCGTTGATACGGGGATAAAATAATATGACTTTTACGAATCCTCTAGGGACAGCCCTGCAGAGTGCAGGGAAAAGTAACGTCTGGGAATTGTTTAGGATTAGCCCCGCGAAGGTGCGGGGAAAGCCATAGATTTTATATTGACACAGGAAAAACCCCGGTATAGTCCGGGGAAAAGTACGTAATCAAGATGTAAGAGGATTAGACCCGGCGAGTCCGGGAAAAGATTGGCCCAATCACTATTAAGTAGGGTGGGATAGCCCCGCAGAATGCAGGGAATAGATGCCTCACTTCATACCACTGCGTCAACCCCAGTAGAGTCCGGGGAACATGAGTGTAAATCTCTGTCGTAGGTTCAACCCCGGAGAGATCCAGGGGAAATGGGTACAACTTTGTGTACAAGGGGTAGCCCCGGAGAAATCCGAGGAAAATGAGTGTAAATCTGTGTTGAGGGTCCAGCCCCGCTCAGTGCAGGGAATATTAAGGGTCAAAACCGGTTGCCCCTGCGTCAACCCCGGTGAAGTCCGGGGAACATGAGTGTAAATCTCTGTGGTAGGATCAACCCCGCAGAGTGCAGGGAAAAATTGAACTTTTTAATCAACCCTGTAACAGCCCCGGAGTCAGTTTTGACAAGTCCGGGGGAATATCACTTCGTAAAGGAGTGGCTGTCAAGGGGGCAACCCCACAGAGATGTGGGGGAAAGTAAGCCAACGTTCCGGCATAGGCATAGCCCCTGAATTTACAGAGGGCAATTTTTCCAGTGTCCAGAAGAAGATGCAGGGAGAACCCCGGAAAGTCCAGGGGAAAATGTGTCACAGAACAACTCTTTGTGATCTCCAGGGTGAACCTCGCAGAGGTGCGGGGGAAAAGTGTCAATGAATACCAGTATGAGTCAGCCCCGGTATAGCCCGGGAATAATTACTTCTAGTCTGATAGAAGGTGCAACCCCGGGAAGTCCGGGGAAATCGGTCATAGCCATCTGGACCAGGAAGAACCCCGGTGAGATCCGGGGAAAAGGACGTTTAAATCCTGACATAGTAGCTAACTGAGGCGTAGCTCCGGTCGGGTCAGCCCTGCAGAGAGCAGGGAACAAACATAGGTAATAAATCGGCACGTGACAGCCCCGCAGAGAGGCGGGGATATATAGCGTGAGTTGCAGGGTAAGGTTCAACCCTTGTTTACCAAGGGAAAAATACCGGCAGATAAGAATTTAGGATGACCCCCGGTGAAAGTCCGGGGAAAATAATTAATACGCAAAACAGCAGGGCCAGTCCCGCGAGATGCAGGGAATGTTCAGCCAGTTTGTGTAATATTTCAGGAGACGGTGGTGCAACCCTGTCAAGGACAGGGATATGCAACATCTGTGGCTCTACGAGGATCAGCCCCGGCAAGTCCGGGGAATTATCTTTTTATAAATGCCAAAAATAACAGTTGGGAGGGGCCAATTCCGCTGATGCAGAAAGACATTTCATAATTAATATATTTATGGAAGAGCCCCGGTGAAATCCGGGGAAGTCAAGTAATTACAGCTCGCTGACCACTGGGGGTAGCCCCGGTAAGATCCGGGGAAAAGTTTGTTTTGAAACAAACGCTAGGAACAGCCCCGCTCAGGTGCGGGAGAATCACTGCATATTTGGTTAATGGCCCCCCTGAGTCAATCCCGCTCAGGTGCGGGGAAAATAAAGAGATAGACTAATTCAATATGCAGGAAGAACCCCGCTATATGCAGGAAAATTTAAAAAGTATGGATATCTCCTTGAGTCAACCCCGGAGATCCAGGGAAATGTAGGCACTCGTTGTCCTTTGTCGAAGTGTGAAGGGCAAACCTCGTTGATACGAGGAACAAATTTAGTTTTACTTTTGAATAAAAGTGGTCAAGCCCCGCTCAGGTGCAGGGAATAGATAAGTATACCGACGATAGCCAGGACAGCACCTGTGGTTTAGCCCTGCATGTGCAGGGAATAGTTGAGTTGAAGATTGAAGAAAAAGATAAAGTAGGGTCAGCTCTGCATGTGCAGAGAATAGCCTTTCTTCAAGCGTTGACTTGGGAGTAGGTGGGGATCAGCCCTGCACATGCAGGGAATAGAATGGTGAATCAAATTCCATTTTGTCAAAGAACGGCGACAGCCCTGCCAGTGCAGGGAATATGATTTTAACGATGGTAAAATTGGGAAGGGGTCAGCCCTGCACATGCAGGGAATAGTCGCTAGTTCAAATCCAATCGCCCCGACAGGATCAGCCCTGCATACGCAGGGAATAGAAAATACTGACGATAAACTAGCGATATGGGATCAGCCCTGCATACGCAGGGATATAGCTTGACGAATGGCCGTTTTAATGCCAGGAGTAACCCCGCTGCGAGGAATAGTCATTTCAAATATATAGGTAAAGCCCCGCGAAAGAGCGGGGGTATAATATGGCGGATTTTGTTCTATTGGTGGAATCCGGGCCATCCCCGTAGATTGACACGGGGAGATCTTTTAGAAATCTACCAAGGTGCCTTTCCGGAGTCATCCCCGTATATACGGGGGAGATTTCAATTCAGGGAATTTCGGTACAAAATTGGTCGGTTTATCCCCGTATACACGGGGAATATTGTTTCAATAGGGCATAGCAGATCTAGGATCGGGGAATCCCCGCAGGGGCGGGGAACATCTCGGATTTATTAATCAAATTCAAACGTTTTTCGGGGAATCCCCGCAGGGGCGGGGAACATTGTTTTAAGAGGTGGTAGTTACCTCGTAGGGGAATCCCCGCAGGGGCGGGGAACATACTAAGTCATAATGCCATTCAAATCAAAGGTTTATAGGAACCCTAATTTTCTACCAAAGAAAAATGTACTTGTCATGTATAAATGTCAAAGAGCGTCAGAGAGAAATCCCTAGTGGATATACCGAATCCATTCATATCGAATTTTCATCGTTTTATAAGGAGCTTTTTTTCTCCCTGGAAATATGTTTCCTTCAAAAAGGAAAAATTTTTGAACAATTTTAAATTCAGCGTTTGATGGTGTCAAGCTCTGTGGTGCATAATCCGAACGCCAGTAATTATTACAATATATAAATTTTTCTTCTCTGTCTTTTTGTATAAGGCCCGGAAACACCACTAAAACTATCTTTTCGTTTTCAATAACAATATCCCCTTGATAAATAGCTATTTCTAAATCCAGACCATCCTGCTCTATCACACGAGCATATTTCGAGAGTTTCCCATCAATCTTTACTTTAGCTTTAGGGGGAATATCAAAAGTTATCCATTCACCTTTTATGTCCTTAATGCTTTGAATAGGTTTTTTAACTGGAATTTCTTGAAAGACATGATCTTGGTATTCTGCTTTTTTAAGGATTTCTCCATCTTTTTCCATATTAAGCAATAAAGCCTTTTCCATGATGTCTTTAAGTTCATAGAGATCTTTTTCAGTTAAGGGCTCTTTTGTTCCGAATACGATGGAACCTACATTCTCTAATCGAGCGATTTTATCAAAACCCTGTTTCCGGACAAAGTCTATGGTAATATGTTCTATTTTTCTATTTCTTGAAAGTCTTATGATTCTTACAAATTCAGTTTTAATTGTGTCTTTGAAATTATCAAAACTTAAATGATCTTCTACGTAGGGATGATACAAATCCGCTATAAGACTTAATAAAATTTCTATGTCTTCAGGTTTATCCTGTTTACGGTTGTAATCATAAGCTTTAATAATTTCTTGTCTCATTTCCATTAATATATCAGGAGCCATTATTTCACTTAAACTGGTAGATCCTTTTTTGTCCCGATAAAAGGGAGCTGTTGGAAGTAAGGGAATCCTGATAGCAGCACAAAGTTCTGACATTACAATTGAGGTTAAGAACAAATTCAATCTGTCTGAATATAATGCCCTGATATTATTACGTTCTTCTTTTTTAATAGGTGGAACATAAATGTATAACCATATTTTATCTTTTTTAGGGTAACATCTGAAAATACGAAACATTATTTGAGAGAAGGTCACCTGACTCTTTCCATAACTTGTATTATGTAAAACAGCAGCAGGAGGCCAATCATACCCTTCATAGAATATTCTGCAAGATACGGCGACCCAGTATTTTTTATGATTACGTCTCAATAACTCTCTATTTTTTTTCTGAGTTTCCGGTGTGACTAAATCCAGTACTTTGGACGCAGGATATATTTCGTGAATAGCTTTTAAATATTTTTTAAGGGTTCCTTCCTCTCTGAACCGGTTCCCCATGTCAGGTAATATGACAATGTGTCTTTGATCTTTGTGCTCTTTCATATATCTAATGATCTGAGTAAGGGGATCTTTCCTATAGTGAGTGAAACGGAAATTGAATTCTTTGATTTTTATGATTGAGAGATAGTCATTTAATGGGATAACCCATTTTTCAAAATGATGTTTATAAGCATTGGGGACTATTTCTCCTCTGTCTGTGCGGTGGTAAGTAGCTGTATAAAAATTTACGTTACAAGTAGGTTCATGGATGGTACATACATCTCTGACAAAATCACCCAAATGAGTGGAATCTAGTGGGGTTGATTTTGAATGATGGCATTCATCTACATGTACAGTTAAATTTCTAAGGGCTTTCTTTTTTTCATAGTTGGTTAATTTTTCCCAGGTCATGACAAACCCTCTATGGGTAGCTGTAGCAATAGGGCCTGTTATATGTTTTTCATTGTACGGGTATTTTCGAGGATCTGCTAAAAGGAATTCTTTAAGTCCTTTAATGGATTGAGGGTTTTCACTATTGAATTTATGTTCTTTTGGTACTTCCCACAATCTTACCATACCTTTATATTTGATTTTTATTTGTCTATTTTGGGATCTGCAGAAATTTTCACCTATTTCTATTGTTGGTGCGATAAAGATATGTTTTCGAGTATTTTTAGATATTATGATTTCATCCAGGGATATGCATACTGCTAAAAAAGTTTTGCCGACTCCCCCTGGTGCATCAAAGATCATGTATCTGAATTTTTTCCCATATTCTTTTGCATTGCATTGCCAGCCAGAGGGTATCATGATCCCTGATTCAAGTTTTTTATTATAGGTACCAAGGTCAACCGGTTCTATTTTAATAGATTGCTGGAAAAGCGGTAATAGCTTTTTCATTGTCTTTTTCCTCTCAAATAAGTCCTGGAAAGCCTTTTCAGGGGCTTTCCAGGATTAATGTACTGTGTATTCTATATCAACACTTTCAATCGTTTTTATCAATCTCCGTGGCTAATACCGACATAAATGACATTCCGGTTCCTCCTGGTAATTCAATAATAGAAGGTCTTTTGATGTTCTCTTCTAAATTCCTAGAAGCGAGTTGCCAAGAATAGGCTTTTATAGTTTTTGTATTATTCATTTTAAAATCTCCATATAAAAGGTTTATTTTAATAAGATTTATACGGTGCAATAAGCATCATACCACATCCGAAACCTTTACTCTTACCAATTCCATTATAAATAGTATTCACAAAAAGATTTTTATTGACTACCTGAAGGACTCCTCGTAAATCAATACTGAAAAAAGATACAACTTTACCATCTTTTTTTTTGAATTTACAGAATTGAAAAGATTGAACGGAATGCTTTTGAATCATATTTTTAAAACCGTAACTTTGGCCACGTTTCTGAAGCCAATTCTTTGAGGATTCGTGAGCAATGAAATTCCAATTATAGGGTTCATCAAGAACTTTCATTTCATTTGCCAGATCCGTCATGATTGAAACCTTTTTCCTGGTTTTCAATTTACAAACTTCGGCATTGAGTCTGAGATCGTATTGAAGAAATATTCCAGATTTTAAATTATTTAAATCGAATACTTTTGTTTGTGTAGTGTATTCGTCCTCTGGAGGATTTGGTTTCTTTTTTGATATGATATAAAGTTCACCATTATAGAGATAATAAAGGAAATCTCTTACCCTGTTAGATCTTTGATCACCAAAAAATTCCCAGACTTTTTGATGAAGCTCATATATACCTTCGGTGGGAGAATATCTTCTCAAGCTGTCACTGTAAATTTTACTCAGAAACATTCGATACCTCCTTCCATCCCATATACTCAATTCGGGATCGGTATTGTTTGGGACCGGTTACCTGATCAAAACGTTGATTGCTTTTTACTATTTTGATACTGGTATCGGTACCTTCCCAAAATATTCGGTTCTTTTCACGCCCTTTAAGACTACCATTAAGAAATTCAGGAAGAGAGTACTGTTCAAACGCCTCTGAGAGGCTCTCAGCCTTAACGATCTTAGGATCGGGTGGTATGTCATAGGAACAGCATTTCCTTCCAAGAAAGGGGGTATAGATGGGCCTATTAAGGGCTTCCATTATTTTCTTCAAAGTATAGGGACAGTTTTCATTCTCCCATATACATACGGTAAAGATGGCATTGACTAGGTAAAATCTATTCGAGACAATTCCTGGTCCGACTCTGACAATATGGAAATCTTTTAGAATAGTACCAGGATTATCTTCCCTACAGGCAAATCCTAGTTGGGCAATCTGAGTTAATTCTTTCACCATTTCTCTTGAGACTCCAAGAGAAGCAGCGATTAACCCGCTTACGCCAGATTTGGTAGGGTGATCATCTGTCTTTCGGGTATTACCCTGAAGGGGGAGACCCCAGGCGGATAGAGTACCCGAAAGAAGGAATAATAAATAATTCATAATATTATAACTCCTGGTAACAATTAGAAATCGATGAATTTAATAAGTTCGTTAAGTGATCCTTCTTTTGTGAGTACATTCAAGATCCTATAATCCATTTCATGGTAACATGAATCAAAACTACTTTTCATGTCAAGAAGGGCTTTGACAGCATTTTCCATAACCGCAGGACCTTTAATAGGAGTATGGAAGGCTTGACAGAGACTTCGTGGGGCAGTTGGAGCTTTTTCGATCATAACGAATGCTGGCCATGTTTGACTATCAGCACATCTGTTTTTATTAGCTGAGGGGGATGAAGTGGTTAATACTTCGACTATCTGTCGGATGGTTTTGATAGCTAGTTCTTTATTACCTTGAAGATTTTTCGTTAAGAGCTTGGAATTGATTACAAAGAAACTATAATAGACACCCTGGGTAAAATAGAAATTATCTAGGTGACCTGAACCTTTGGTTCCTTCTAATCCAAGGTTATCGGTAGCTGTAAAATAGTCGGTTTGGACAGATCCTATATCATTGACAGTAAAAGCGAAATTTGAGGACAGTGAAGCTTCAACATCATATTGGGGCAGTTTTGCAATCATGCGACCGGTAAGGGCTGTTCTGATTCCTGTATTTTCTTTTAAAAAGAAGAATTCTTGATCAGTGGGTTTATGCCCCTCAATAATTTTGTCAATCAGTTCTTCAATATGTTGTCTTTCGCTCGGTTGAATTTTAATGGTTTCGGTTTTAAGAAGATCAACCTTTTTTTTCTTTTTCTTTGTATTTTTATCATCTTCTTTTTCAGTGTGCTTTTTGATATCAACAAAAGTACCAATAAATTTAAATGCGTATTCTTCAGCTTTTTTAGGTGATATTCCACCATCAATTAATCTTTTCTCGACATATTTTCCAATAAGAGGAGTCTGAAGACCTATATCGATTTCGCACCTTTCAAATAGAGCCTTGTTTAAATCATATTTTCGATTTTGTGAAGACGAATAACCTCGGTTGGTATCATTAAGTTTCATTGTTTTAGGACGTCCGTCCTGGCCTCGGTTTATGCTAGATACAGCTACACCAGTGAGAAGGTGAATTAACCAGTAGGGGTCTTTAATAATAGTTTTAGACATAAATACTCCTTGATATTTATTATTTATTATATGTTATTTGAATATTCTCTTTCCCAGTAGAACTTGACATCTTTGCTCCAGTGGGCATACCCTTCCATGAAACTGATGATGTTAAATCCTTCCATTCGAGAAACAACATCAGCAAATACTTTCCAGTTTTTTTGTATATCCGTTTTATTGAAACTCATCATTTCGTCAACATGTCGGCGGTTAATTTTTTGAGAACCCATTTGGGCACCGAAAGATTGAGAAAAATCCAGATCCTTAGCTTTAAAAACAATTAGTAGAAGAGGTACGAAAAGAGTCTTCATATCTTCTGATCTTAAAGCAGGGAAATGCATAGACATTTCTAAAATAAAATTCAAATAAAGGTCTTCATGTTTTAAGATATCGATGTCAAAACATCGGGTAAATACCCTATGTTTTTCTGTATTTCTAATAGTCCCGTACCAGGACAGGAATGGTTTGGTAAAGACCTGGTTAAAATGAGGTAGGTTTAATTTCCTGTATTCGATATGGGCGAAATTCTCATATTCTAATGGTTGTAGTTTAAGAGGTTTAACAACTTTTTTATTTAAGGTTTCGATAAATTGTTCCTTAAAATATTTCTGTAAACCTCTCTTTTCAGTACCTACATTTTTTTCAAATGTATCGAAAGCTTTAACTACCATCTTTTCCAACCATTTTTCGATATTATGATTCTTGAGAACTTCATAGAAGTATTCTTCAGTTTCTGTCAGAAATTCGTGAAATATTAAAGGTTCGGTTTTATCAGTTCCCCAGAACTTTCTTATATAATTACAGGTATACCATCCTATAAGATATGAGTGTTCTCTGATATTTAAAGTAAACGCACTATCTTTATAGAGTTCTTCTGGGATATCGAATTTATTTTCCTCCCATCCAAAGAGTTTGGCTTTAGCCATATTATAACCGAAAGTCCATAATCCGAAATCAGTTATTCCAAGATATTCTCGGTTCTCCATGAAATGACTCACCACTAAAGCTGGAGTTAATTTTTTAGCTGGTAGTAGATAGGTCACAAGATCGAGATGGCTGGTAAAGTCCAGGGGTTTCCGGAAACCTGTTTCTTTGCCTTTTATAATGGGTGAAAGGATATGACGTGGTTTGACATAACAGTTACCATAATTCCTCGTTTTTATCTTTCTAACCATTAATTTGGAATGATTGCCACAGATAGTACATGATTCATCAAATTTATCAAAGATAAGATGAATACGTAGAGGCATTTCCCAGAGCGGGTAATAAGGATTCATCTCATCCAGGGAAACAGTAGCTTTGTTTTTACTATCAACGGTATCACTAAGCCATGGGAGTGTTACACCTTTTGGATTTCCTCCGAATTCAAACATGGTCTTTTTAATAATAACATTAGACCATATTGTTTCCCATAACGTGGAACCGGTAATAATAGTGGTAAGAGAACCATTGGCACCGGCTGTTATCGAAGTACGGTATCCTTGGCCTCCCATAATGGCACTGAGTTGATTAAGATAAAGGGCAATTGTAGCACAGGATTGGCAAAAAGTATGTATCTTTGCTTTTTGGAAGAAATCTTTACCAGCTTTAATTGTCGCTGTCCCTGGAGTATCAAAGAGGAGATTACCAACATTTACGATTCTTTCAAGGTCCTGTGGCCGTTTATCCTGTAAAAAACGAGGACCTTTGCCATCTAGTTCAAAGAGTTTTGGTTTAAGTTTTTCTAGGATGGCTTTTTGGTTTGGTGCTTTTTTGAATAGTTTTTTCCATTCTTTCTTACTTGTAGGAGCAAGATAAGTGTTGAAAAAACCTATGAGAAGCCGTACACCTACAGCATTGAAATCGGGTCTACCGAAATCGAGAGCTATTATAGGGTTATTAGGTTTTGAAGTTATTTTGTAGGGTGGAATGTTTTCCCTGGTACCGTCTTTTCGGATGACGGGGATCCAAGGGTCCTTAATTACATTCATATGATACCTCCGCGATTTATGAATGGTTGCGGAAATTTAATTATTTATGTTTTTACTCAACTTATTTATGTTTTTTTGCTTAGCTGAGACTTTGATTTAATTTTTTAATTAACCCATTAGTTATAAAGTTAATTATAATCTAAAATAAATATAAATGCAACATTTTTTCAAGTACTTTATATATAACTATAATATTTCGAATTGTTTATAGCATGAGAAATATTTCCTCCGTTTACACGGAGGAAATTTAGGATTATATCAGAGATGGGCTCTGAGACAGCCCCGGTAAAGTCCAGGGAAATAAAAATTAGTGATAATTCGGGAATCAGCAGGAGGAGAGCATCAGCCCTGCGTATGCGGGGAATAGTGTTATCGTCTTACAGGATGTAAAGCAGAGACAGCCCCGCGTATGCGGGGAATAGAAATTAATACATCTCATAAAATCTAGCATCAGCCCCGCGTATGCGGGGAATAGTTATTTATCTATACTTCCTACAACTCCCATAACGCATCAGCCCCGCGTATGCGGGGAATAGCTCGTTGGTTTTCCCATTCCACAAAAGTTCAACGCATCAGCCCCGCGTATGCGGGGAATAGACTATAATATAATTAGTTGAAAATCAGAGAGTTACAAAGACCCTAATTTTCTACCAAAAAAAGTACTTGCCGTTTATAAATGTCAAAGAGCTTATCTTTAAAGGTATAAATCCTCTTCATCCTCAGGAGCCAGATCTATATCTGAAAGAGTTCTGCTCCCACCGAAATCTAATTCTAATACTTCATCTTCTCCACCTGTATTAAAAAAATCATCTTCTTCACTTGGCTCTTTAAGAATCTCATCAGCATCGTATTCTTCGATTGGTAACATAACATTTCCCCTCTTTTAATTGTTTCCTTCATTGATATAAAGAAATCCAGTTCTTTCCAATGTTAAATCTAAATCATTCTCTTTAAGTTTAAAGTTTTTTATTGTGTCTTGCACATCTTTTTTTCCATTCATACATACCCATAATGCGTGTTGAAAGAATTCATCATTATCAGGTAACTTTGAGATGTACTTATGTGTAGGTGGAGGACAGTTTTCAGGTTTAATATCCTTTTTTAAAGCCAGTGCGGTTTTACCGCTATTAAATACATGTAATGGTAATCCTAAGAGATATACCCGACTTTTCATCTCTCTCAATGTCTGTTCTGCCTGGGATAATGTCATTTCATTGTTTTTCATTAATTCCATGATAGTTTGAGCCACAACCATTGCATTGTTATATTGTGGTTGATCTATAATTTTATTCATCTTTTTTAATACTTCTTTTATTATATCTGGCATGTTAAATATTCTCTCCTTGTCCGGCTACAGTAATGCCTATTACTTCTTCTGGTTTTATGGTGAATTTAGTAAGGCTTTTAACAACACCACTTGCTTTTGGATAATCTTTTAAGAAGATAAAGTTTATACATGTTTTAAGGGCTGTATAATTAATGGACTTTTCATTTAATAGAAGGACATATTTTAATCGGGGGTAATATTGACTGATTGTTTTTGTCCTTTCCTCAAAAGAAATAATATGAGAGATGGGAAATTGGTATCTTATCATTTTTATAATTAAGTTATTACGTAGGTTAGATCCTGTAAGTAAAAATTCATTTCCTTCTAGAATAGGACGAAATTCATTATAATTATAATCAAGTCTTCCGAATACAGATAAGGTGCGATTAACTTGTTCATCATCTATGATATGGGTAAAAGAAAATTTTAAATACTTGAATAGTATTTTCTGCTTTTCTTCAAAAGACCCATGAGCCCATTTCCAGTTCTCAGTCATTTTTCACTCTTCCTCTTCTTCCGTAGCTTCTTCATACAAATTTATCATCCCGTCAACTTGGGTCTTGTGAGATCTTAATCTTTCCAATAGGATTCTTTGGAGATCCTTTTTACTATTTATTTCTTCTTCATCATTGGTCCAGTACAGGCTATCACTGAAAAATATATAGATATCATTTCCATTGGTTTGTAGAGAAATAGTTTCGATAGTACTTAAATTATCAATACCGGTTTCAATCTCTTTATTTAGCTCTTTTATTATTTTCAGTAGTTCGGGAATATCCAACATTTATAATGCTCCTATAATTCAGTTACTTTAATTCCAAGATGTTTATAAAACCATTCTGCGACGATATGTCTATGGCAGAATTTTGTTTTATTTTCCCAGCACAGGAGAATGGCATTCTCACCAAGTCGTTCATAAATTCTTTTAGGATCTAATTTATCCAGTACGTTTTCATAATAAAGTTTAATGTATTCTTTGGTATTGAGATCTTTTTTAAATTTATTTATGAGCCATCTTGGTGGAGCTAAAAGAGTAAAGTGTCTTCCTTTGAAACTGGGAGGATTTTTATATGCTATCGATACTGCATTTGGATTTTTACCTGATTTAGAGAAGTAGGATGTATTCATTATGTGTCACCGTCCATGGGTTTTGCTACTTGTACAAATATTTCATTTTCATATTTTATCCAATCCCATTTATCTTTAATCCATCTTCCTCTCATACTACAGGTATATTCGTTATTGTAATAGCAATTAAAAATAAGGTACAGCTCTTGTGTTTCGGTCCATCTCTTAAAGAATTCATCTATTCGAACACTGTTATTTAAATCTTTTGCATCAACTATTGAATCTACCTCAGTTCCAATAAGAATGGTCCTTTTTTCAGGATCAATGTGTACATCTTTGTTCAATCCATCTAAAGCTATTTCTAATTGTTGTGCTGTGTAGAGTCTGGGTAAGCCATCCGCTGTAACACAAAGTACAGGGATTTCATCTTCAACAAATTCTCGTTCTGTTTTTTCGTCCATAGTAGAGGTGATCGTGTGTTTACTTGTAGTTGGTGAAACTATAATATTCAAAATTTATTATCCTTTCTTTATGGTAAAGTATATAAATATATCATTTCATAATATTACTATTTTCTTTTATCGGGAAGATACCAGGAGGTCATAATAGCATACATTCCCCCGATGATTAGAAGTACTTCTTTTATACCTATTTGTTCACCGTTAAGGAAAATTGATACTCCGTAACAAAAGAGTAAAAAAAGACCAATGATTAGATAAGTTAATCGATTTATTTTAAGCATTTTTTCTGTCTCGCAATTTGACATAACAAAGTGAAAAGAACAGTTGAAACAATCTTTTTAATACTTTCAATCATAATTTACCAATCTTCAGAATCGGTTAAATTAATTTCCTCTCCACATAAACATTCGACATGAATCAAAGGACCCATGCCGGTAGGGGTAAATACGAATGAAAGTCTACCTCCAATGGCTCCAGCATCACTGTCGCATTTTTCACGATGTTTTTTATCCCACTCTTTGAATTTCCTGACTTGTTCTTCATCTAATTCAAATTTCATAATTTACCCTTTTAATTATGTCCATGGATCAGGGAGATGTTCCCTGATCCATAATTAACATAATTATTTTTTGAGTCCTTTTGCTAATTTTAAATCTTCAAGCCCAAAAACCCAAGTGGCCTGTTGTCCTGATTCAGAAATTTTATTAACCATCTCTTGTGTCTTGTTTATTTGATAATATGTTGCAAATGGGATGCCATTTCTTTTACAAGCTTTACCCATTGAATCAATTTTAGCTACTTCAAGTTTCACACTAACCAATTGAGCAGTTTCTTGGACTATTTTTTTATCTTGTTGAATATTTGATGCAGTTACATTTGTTAAAGTTAATGGCACTGAATTTCGTTGAAATATGGTATCTGCCATTGCATATAATTGGTTATTCAATACTTCTTTATTCTTTTTAGTATTAAGTGTTTCAAAATTTTTAAATCCGGCAAAAACTATTCTGGCACTGGGTCTGCAATCCATTCCGGCATAAGTATCATAAACTGACATTAAGCTTATAATCTCTGTATTAGGGGTAGTACCTGGTTTAGATTTCATTTCACCTAATATTTTTGTGAGGTACTCAGTATTATTTCGAGAGAGGTTTACTTTGTACCTGACATCTACAGTTAAGGGCGCTTGGTCTCCAAGAGTTATTCGATGGTCTTTGTCAGGGCTCTCTTTTACAAAGGGCTCTTTCTTGGTATATACTCCAATTTCTACGAGAATTAGCTTGTTATGAAATTTAGTCTTTCTGTCTACTTTCCCTAGATTAACTAATTGTCCGGAGGTGTAAATTTTTAATTTGCCTCCACCGTCCATTTCAAATCCAGTGCTTATTTGTTTTACCCCAATATATTTTCGCGGTACTTCGACATATGTATCTCTAGCACAGCCTATCATCATGAGTAGGAATGAGGTAATTATTATGGTCGATAGAAGTTTTATGTACAGTTTCATTTAAAGTGGTCTCCTTTTTTATAGTTAAATGGTTATTTGGTTGTATCTTGATAAACGGCTTCCCGTTTTTTCCCAACATCAGTTTCAAAAGTACTCTCTGGCATTTCCTGTGGTGGTATTAATCTTTCCTGATATCTTTTAGCGGTTGTAAATATCTGTAAAGCGATAATAACGATATTTAAAAGAATCCAAGTTTTTCCAAAATGCTTTTGAATTCCTTTGGGTAAAGATTTCTTTTTGAAACTGATTATAGCTATCACAACATTTAAAATCAATAGAGTGGTTATTAAACCAGTCCACATTCTAAGATCTGATCTAAAAAGTTGTTCTATGAGATCCATTATTTTTCATCACCTCCTTTTTTATTTCAGTGTTATAAACTTCCCATTAGGATTTGGCTTTTTTTCACATTTAGGACAGTACGGCATTTGTTCTTGTTTGACTTGTCCTGAACCTGACAAAGCAAAAAGTCCGTCATGAACAGGATGGGCTATTAAACCTACCAATATTTCATTACCACATTCAGTACAAATGAAATCATTATTTGTGCATTTGTAGGCATGTTTTTGGGAGAGCTTCTTATGGTAGACAGTATTGCATATAACGCATTTAGCTATATGTATCTCTTCTTCGATACCCCCTCCACGTGTAAATTTAAGTTCAACATCGCAACATTTCATAATGCCTTCTTTCTTCTTTTTCGTCTATGTTCTAAAAGTATTTTTCCCATTTCATAATTTGTGATTTCTTTGGCACCCATTTCAATAGCTCTTTTTCTTCGGCTTTCTACCAAATCGAAATGAATAAAACCGGTTCTACTTTTTTGTATCCAGTTTTTTTTCATTCCAATCTTTTCTGCAAATTCGAGTAATTCTTTAATACTAATATCAGAAAACATGTGACAGTTTTTCACATATCTTCCACGAAGTTTCCAAAGGTTATCTTTTAATTCATCTACATATATTGTCATGGTAATGTTAATCCGAATTTGTCAAAAATTCCTATGATTGCTTCAGCATTACCCATAGCATCATCTAGTGGATTATGGGTATGTTTTGTTTTTCGAAACTTCTTTTTCCAGTTCCTTTGAGCGTTGAATTTTTTTACAAGCCCACTATATAGATCCCCGATTCTCCTGGCACTATGTCCAAAAGGATTGTTATTACAAAAATGCCATAGATAATAATTTATGAATTGCCAGTCGAAAACGGGGTTATCCGAAATGAATACAATTCCTTGTTCTTTTTCATTTATATTTTTTAACCATTGGTGAAATTTTTCTATTACTTTTTTGGGTGGAGGGAATTTTTTAACTTCTTTATATGAGAATCCTGAGACAACTAGAGCTGATTCGATAAATTTATTTGTTATAGGGCGTAATTGACTATAAAAAGTCCTGTTTAATTCTGGCTCTACAACTACCGCTCCGAAACAGACCATGGAATAATCGCCGGGGCATGGACCGTCAGCTTCAATATCTACTGAGATAAGTTTCATTGGTTTAACCTTTCATGTATTGTCTATTTATGTGTTTTTCATTTAGACCTAATTTTTCAAGTGCTGAGGTAACCATATAATCCACTATTGTGATGTCAATTTCTTCTTCAAGATTTTCTTTAACAAGATTACCCGTTCTAATAATTTCTTGCACCATGTTTTCTTTTATAGTTTTTTTCATTTTAATTGGGATTTATAAATTTAAAAATTTCTTTTATAGCATCATCACAAGTATTATTTTTTGGAGAAGATTTTAATATAGAATCAATTGCTGTAGCATAAAGCGCTCTGAGTTCAAATATAAATCGAATCTTTTCTTCTTTTGAAAGAGCTATATACATATCTCCTACATTCTTGTCATGATTCATTATTTTTTCTTGGCAACTCGGACAAACAACTTGATTTAAAGGGCATCCTTTTTTACTATTACATGCTAAACATTTGGTTGGCAATTTATCCTCTGTAATAAAACTGTGGCACAATTTACATCTATCCATTTATTATCCTTAATTTTTAAAATTTCATAAAAGGTGGTAAATCTTCATCTGAACCTCTTCTGAAAAAATCAGATAACATTTCAGATAACATATCAAGTATTCTTTCTACTCTTTTATTAGTAAATAGTTCCATAAATTTTTCTGAAAATTCCCTTCTCTGAATTGGATTAAGATCTATTAAAAGGTCTTTAATACTTTCTTTATTGGTATGTACTTTGTTAATACAGTCACTACAGAATATTTCCAGTAACATACAGCTTTTTTGGCCATAGCAATCATGGCATCTCTCAATTTTGTTTTCTCCTTTTTTATATGTCTTTTTGCATAAGAGACATGATTCCTTTTTTTCTTTTTTATTGAAGTCAGTTTTGCAGGAATCTACTTTTTCTAGGCATGCTGTACATAAAGTATTCGGTCCAATACAATCTTTTTTATATTCGCATATTTCACATTTACCACATTTTCTTATATCTTCTATAAGAGGTTTTTCACACTTTTTACATAATACTATTTTCATTATTTTCTACTCTTTTTTATATATAATTTTAATTAAAGGGTTTCGAATTTTTCTTTTTCATCGTATTCATGTATAATTTTTCGCATTTGTTCAATCCGTTTTTTGAAATCGGGCATAGTTCTAATTATTTCAGAAAGAGGCATCCCCATTTTAATGACATATGTTGCTGTAGCATATCCTAATTGAAAAGCTTCAAATGCAAGATCTACCCGTGATTTATAATGATCCATATACCTCCCCTATTTCAACATTTTAAAATGCTTAAAGGTATCCCAAAAGAAATTTATTGTACATATGATAAAATAGCCAGGTATCAATTTTAATAAGAGTTCTTTTTTTGTTTTATATTCTCCTAACCATAAATGCCCAAGAACAACAGTCCATTGCATTAATAAAAAATTCGCTATTACAAATAATACCCATACTAATCCTATAGACATACTTACCACATTTCCCCAATGGCCTTTTTCTGTTTATTGGTTAATTTATAAACCAGCTTGCAATTAATACATTTCATTCTAGTTATATTCCCAAATATATCATAAAGATCATCAGTTACCTTTCCAATCTTGTGACAAGAGTTTTGCTCACCTGCAGAAATGGTCCCATCGATATTAACTGATGGAGTGCACATTTTACCCATCATTGCAAGACCCATCATAACTTGTGAAAGAGAGTTCGCCCCTGAATTTCGGCATAAGGATCTAAGGTTAAAACAATTAGGTGCTTTAGAGGTTATTGGAAGTTCATTTTTAATGGCTCTTCCAAAGGGTGTTATCACTCTAAGCTGATGCTCATATGTAATATTAGGATGTTGTATAATAGGTACTTCTTTTGGATAGTACCGAGGATCATTGGTAATTTGAATATTTATTCCAATTTGAATGATTTCTTTTTTTAATGTTTCATCTTCAAGAAAAGTACCATTCGATAAAAGTGCTGGCATCAAACCTATATTTTTGGCTCTATTAATCATTTCAATAATGTCTGGATGTGAAGTTGGCTCTCCGCCTGTAAGCATTATTATAGGCATTTCAAGATTTTTTAAATATCGCAATGTCTGGTCATATGTTTTAAGATCCATATGTTCACCTTCCGGACATGCATTCACTGAACAATGAATGCAATTCATATGGCATTTTTCAGTGACTCTTACGAGCATTTCACTTATCCTTTCAAATATAATACTTACTTCTCCTCTATACTATATATACCAGATTTAAAGGCCAATTATCCCAAAATAATTTTAAATAATTTTGGGTATACTATATAACTCTATATTTATGAATGTATTATATAAGAAAAAAGTTGAGGGGAGATTTAGTGTTTTCTATGTTTTCCAGTATTTAGAGATTTCTCATAATTCTTAGTGAGATGGTCATACATCTTTAAAAACCAACGATGCCATCGAGGTTTTTCTAACCAGCAGTCTTTTCCTACATGCCGAAATCCCATTTTAGAAGGAGGAGCACCTGTTACAAGATCATAGCCATTTTCTACGCGAGTTGTATCTATTGGAAGTTTATTATATTCATCTCTAAATGTCTTGTTTCCAATACGAGGACAACCATATACTATACAGGATAGGCCATTGATTCCTCTATTTTTGGCAAGGTGGCGTGCACATAAAACAGCCAGGGCTGCTCCACGAGAATGGCCTGTGGTATATATAGGCTTTTCATCATATGATTTTATGTATTTATCGATCATTTCTTTAAAGACAATCCAGCCATCATAGAAACCCTGGTGTATGGTCTTCGCCTCTTGGAGGGGGTAGATTTCAAAATCTGAGAGCCATCCTTTAATATTATCGGTACCACGAAAGGTCATGATAATACGATTGGGATATTCAGCTATGAAAGCATAGTCAGTATTGTCTATTTTATGTATGAACTTGTCAGGTTCTTGGATATTATATCTATTTTTAGAAAGAGAGACTAATTGTCCAGCATTGGTTGGTTCTTGGTATGCAATATTAGCAAAACCCCAGATATCTCTAAGTATCTTCATATCAAAGCCTTATAACTATATTTTTGATTATTTCTATTTAAGAGTGGATTGATACCCCGATACCTTAACATACTTTTTTGTGAGCGCTTTTCTCAATGATTTTATTTTTGGGATAATCTTTCTAAATATTAAAATTGCTTTCTCTGCATGAATACTAAAATCGGTTATAGCCTTATCCAGCCGAATCTTATTTAATTGGTATTCATCAAGTTTCACATGTTTGAAACAATTGGCTATTGATTGGTTAATTTGGTGTAATCTTTTAAGTTCCTTTTCATTAATTTTAAGTATCATTTTTGGAATCGGTTTCATCTTCTTCCTCACGAGGTTTTCTATTTAAATTACACCTTTCTGAATCTCGCTCTACGTTACATCCTTCAGGAGACATGTACCAAGCGCAATCAGAACAATTACCATAACCTAATTTTTTATCTGACATAATTTTATTCCTTAAAATAAAATTTAGATTTTAAATTATCGTAAGCACTCCAATTACCTTCAATAATACGATTAGTATATATAGTACTTAGATTGTATTCAGAGTCGATTATATCAGCTTTAGATAAAAGTATAGCTTCAGGAGTCATCGGGACTACTGCAGCCCCTAAATCCAGAGAACCGTGATGACTTAATATTAAATGACCTAATATTTTTTTCATTCGGTTTCTTTCTTCCGGAGGAGCTTCTAATGCGTTTATGATTGGTATAATATTAGTATAACTTAAATTGAGATGACTATGCAATCGTCCTATATCAGTCATTTCAATAGTCAAGTCATATGTATAGGAAAACATTTTTCCGTGATCATGAAGAAAAGCTCCCATGCAAATGATAGAAGGATCTATTGGATAAATATAACAGAAAGAGGAACAGATCTTCGTTACACATAAAGTATGCTCTAATAGACCGTGTAGATAAGCGTGATGGACGTTACCCTTTCCTCCAGGGCACATTTTAAATTTATGCACAAATGTTTCATTATTTTTAAATTTATCCCAGAGATCTCTCATATATTTATTTTTAACTTTATCATCCATTATTTGAACTAGTTCAACCCACATTTCATCGGGATCATGTGGTGAAGTAGGAAGGAAATCTACAGGATTATAAGGATTTGTTTCTTCAATTGAAGATACAATGATTTGATTCTGACCTTGATATACATTAACTTTCCCTTGAATACGACAAACTTTAGCATTTTTAACTATTTCGTAATAAGTATCTGCATGATTGAAAGCGGTTGCTGCTATCTGTCCTTTTTTATCTCTCAACTCAAAAGTTAGAAAATTACCTTTTGAAGCGTTTTTGAATGGTCTTAGTGAAGCGTCTGCTATAACGAAGATTCCATCTATATCTGTTCCACTACTCAATGTTAATATATCTGCTGTGTTTACCATTATTCTCCTCCTATATCTATGTCTATTTCACCAATACCATCACCGACTTCTTCAATACCATCACAAATGATATCACAAAATGGTATATGCTTTCGGAAGATATAGCAGAAAATTATAATGAGAATTATTATTGCAACAACAATTAAAACCCAACCCCACCAAGGCATAGGTCACTCCTTTATTATGTGTTATCTATTATTTTATTTATACAAATTCAGTCATTGCTGTTATATCAAATTTTAACTGAATCGGTATTGGTGCACCAAAATCCCATATAGAGAATTCTTTACAGTCAGTGCATCTATAAATTACTTCATTATCAGATTCTGTTATGAAACTTCCAGAAGTAATCAGCTCATTTCCGCAATTACATTTTAAAAAAGTGCATGGTTCATATGTAAATCTAACATCATACCAATCCAAACATTTCTGTGAAACTGAATTGAATGTTTCCATTCCTATTTGATTTTTTAAGCATCTTTGTAGGATATAAGCAGTTGAAAGGATTTTTAATTTTCCTTCAAGCTTTTTCCACCAAATGAATCTTCTCACAATTCTGGTTTTATTATAGACTTTCTTATGTATGCCTGGGTATGGATGAATATTGATCGCCATCTTGAATTACTCCATAATATAAAAAGAACCTCATACTCTCAGTGCCTTTCAAGTCAAATTCCATTGCCAAATCCATGCATTAATCTGATATAGAATATATTTGTACTTGAGGTGACATAATCGCCTGTCCCGCCTAGGCCAATCGTCTCTCGTTGGGCAAAGGATCGAACATATTAGTTGTCCCTATACCCTTGTGAGCCCGATTTTCAAGAGCAGAAATCTTTCTGGTATCGTCAAGAAAGATCCGCGACTGCACTTCGATAACATTTCTTTATCTTTTATTTTCGAGATACCACCGGAAATATCTTCATCAATACTTTGTAACCTCCTTTTGAGAGGGTATGAGGCCCTATTAATTTAAAAAATACTTTTATATAATGTATTGTCACTATTTCCAATTTTATATGAAACTAGCGCTCCGAATTCTACAAATCGTTGCATTAATAAATATGCTTTGGCTCCAAATTTTTTAGAATAATCTTCAATCAATTCTGCCAGCTCTTCACGAGAAAATAAATGCGTGGTTATATCTTCACTTGCTTCGCTTAGATCTGAACTTATTTCTCCTTTAACAGAGCATAAAATCATAAATACCGATTCGTTCGTTAATCCTGTTGAACTATATATCGGAGGAGATACATGAAATATTTGATCGATATCTAATCCAGTTTCCTCCTTCATTTCTCTACGAGCCGCGATTTCGGGTGTCTCTCCTTTATCTATGAGCCCAGCAGGAAGGCCCCACTCGTAGTCTTCCAATGGTACTCTGTACTCTTTTGTTATCACCATTTTTCCATTATATAAAGCAGCGATAACTACAGCTTTTTGATTATTAATTCTACGTACCCAATCCCATTTTTTATGTTCACCTCTTGTATCAATATATGGTGATGTAACCATTTGGATAAAAGGTGTTTTAAAATTAATTTCGATTAGATCCTTTAATATCCTCATTTTTCCATTAATCCTTAGAAATAAATGTTTCTGGTAACTCATGTTCTGATATTATCATGGTTCTTGTATTTGTTACTCGTAATGTATGCCATTTATATTCAAGATCATCCCAGAGTCCCTTAAATGTAAAAAGGTATTTTTCTTTTTTATCATACACATTGTATTCAAGACCGAGCATTCTAGTTTCTACCCACCGTTCAAGAAAAGAATCTCCGTAAGTGTTGCTGTCTTTAATATCATATTCTATAAGAGCTGTGTTAGGATCATTGAATCTTCCACTTATAACCAATCTTCTTTTTTCTATATCAACACATACATATTTAGATAAATCACGGCAGACACTTTTCAGTTTATTTTTATCAATCTTTTTTGAAGATTGATCTAAAACAGCTATACAAGAACATACAGGGACATCGGTTTTTTTCATTGTCTCAGCACCTGGAGACACTAAATGTCTTGTGGAGCTTAAATAAACAGTGAATTGTTTTAAACCCATAATAACCTCGAATCGTTGAAGTTAAATGCTCCTATATATTATACAAGATTGGGATAAGTAATATTCACTTTTTTTAAAAAAAATTTAGGATGGTACCCCAATCAGGACTCTAACCTGAAATCTTTGGCTCCGGAAACCAACGCTTTATACAATTAAGCTATTGGGGCATTATAAGATGGCGGTGCGTAAGGGAATCGAACCCTTGCCAGGAGATCGACAGTCTCCGGTCCTAACCACTGAACGAACGCACCGTATTTTTATTAATCAATTTTTTTATTTCCGATAAAAAGACCGCAGTCGCATTGCCGAGCCATTTTCGTTTTATTCTTTATTACAATGCCTATTGCTTTAATAGGCTTTTTACAAGTGTTGCAAATATTTTGCTGTGTCTTTTTGTCATGCTGTTTCACTGCTGTTTTAGCCATTACTTGTACTCCTTAAATGTTATGGCAGGGACGGTCAGATTCGAACTGACATCGCCGGTTTTGGAGACCGGGTGCTTGACCGTTAGCGACGCCCCTGTATTGACAAATTTTTCATGATTTGAACCATTCACTACAACCTTCGGCTAGTTCTAATAAATGAACACAAGGTTTTGTTTCTTTTGCCAGAACACAGCCACACACTGTACAAATTACCACAGCAGGTTTCAAATCATGTTTCTCAATTTCAGCGAATGCTTTCACTATATCATTCACTATATCATTCATTTTTTCTCCGAATTATCTGGGCGCAGACGGACTTGAACCGCCCACGAATGGCTTATGAGACCACTACTCTACCGACTGAGTTATACGCCCTTGACTTATGGCACACCCGGCACGATTTGAACGTGCGACTTCTTCGTTCGTGGCGAAGATCTCTATCCGGACTGAGTTACGGGTGCGTATTTTTATAAAAAAGTTTTATACGTTTTTTTATTAATGATATATGATAATGTTGATTTTGCTGATTTATATTCCTTTGCTAATTTATTTAAACTTTCTCCATTTTTATTTCTGTTAATTATAGATTCTATCTCTTTTTTTGTGAATTTTCTTAATTTATACGCAGCTTTAACTGCTTGCTCTTTTCTTTCTTTTTCAGGTATATCAAATGAATTCTCTGATCTTGTACCAATTGATATATTAGAATCATTGAAATTTAATCTATTTCTATCTAAGTGTCTAGTCTCAATCCCTTCTTCAAAAACTTTATCCCCAAATAAAAAGTATGCTTTTAATTTATGTACTTTTAAATTTTTAATCTTTTTGTTTACATAGATATTTATGGTAGGGTAACCTTTTGAATAATGGAATCTTAAAGGTTTTCCCATTGGCCCAATAACTTCATTTTTATCATTAAAATGATATCCTTTTTTTACAGCTATTTTTAAGACATCATTATTTTTCATATATTAATTTTTCTTTCTAATAGGGGTACGGGGAGTCGAACCCCGGTCGTGGGAGAGAAAATCCCATATCCTAAGCCATTAGAAGATACCCCCATAAAATAAAAAAGCTCCTGTCTGGTTCTCACCCGACAGGAGCTTGTATTTGCTTTATTGTTAGACAATATTATACCCTATCAGGTGATATGTACCTCCCGATCTCGTTCGCGCCATTCTATAGCGATTGATATAATATTGTTTGTTGTTTTCATAATAATTTAAATATACCCCAAAAGGAAAGATATGTCAACTTTAAATTTTATTTTTTCTTGAGTCGCTTATGAAAAGTATAAGCTTGAGCTGTTTGAAGTAAAAGAGTTAACCAGTTTTCTTCAAATTCTGTTATTAGATAAGGGAATTTTTTGACATCTTTATCTAATTTTGCCCACTTCCAATTAATTGGATCATCGTTACTACTAACCCATATATCTCCATTGTGCTGATTAATATAAGCTACCCAAAGTTCATTTCTTTCATTAGTATAAGAGTGAAAACAGAATCCTGTTATAAACGGCCCATCGGGAAGTTTGAATGGATCTTGGTATTCTTCGAAAAATTGTTTTGATGTTTTTAATCCTGTTTTAATACATCCTGGAATAATTATTTTTTCTATGACATTTTTTTCTGACATTTCTTCGTTCAATTTTAAAGTAAATTTTGTACTACCTGAGTGCCTTTTCTTCATTTCTTCTTCTGATAATTGTTTAACAATACCGTAATCTTTAAAAGAGGATAGGTTGAAGGAAGCCCCAATATTCTTTTTACTTTTATTATTAAAAGTAGCTTTTTTTGTCAATCCAGTAATATCTGATATTACATACCCTATGTAAGTTAAATTTTCTTTACGCCTAATTTCTAAACCATTTTCTAATAGCTGTGTGTCTTTCAAAACATCTCCTTTGATTTATTATATGGATTTAAGATTTCTATATAATTAGAAATATATGAAAAATATAAGGAAAAATCAAGAAAAATTTAAGATATCGTGAAAAAGTCGTGAGAACTATTTAAGTATAAAAATCGGAAGTACATAGATAGGGATGAATTATATTATTAATCGACACTTTTTTAAAATGATGAAGCCCTTTTGAGGGTAGTCGCACGGGATATCTGTGATTATGAAAATTATCATAGGTATCCCATTTTATTGTATTATATGTAGCTGATTATCTATTTCCCAATTATCCTCATCTTTAATAATATCTTCTGGCCATCTGGCTGCAGGAGAAAATTCATTATTTTGCCAAATTATAAATTTTTTCATAGCTTCTGATTTGTCTTTTGCTAATACAAGATATTGGTGGCATCCACATCCTTCAGCAAGGAATGTATAATAGTTCACTTAAAAGAGCCTTTTTAATATGTAGGAATTTAAATTGGAGGATCCGCATTATGACGCAGATCCTCCAACAATGAAAGGAACTTAATATTATTTAGATTTATTACTACCGGCGGCAATTTTCGAAACTTCTGAAATAGTCGCAGCGTCACCTTGTGCTTTCAGAGCTGCCTGTGCCATTGTAGCAACTTTTTCGTTGGCACTTAATACAGCTTCATTTGCTCTATTAATTTGTTTTTCCAGATCCACCACTTTAGCTTCAAGATTGGCAATAGTAGATTGAGCAATTTTAGCCTCAGCATCGGTATGGGATTTAACCATATTAGCCTGGAATTGCGCCGATTTCTTAGCTTTTTCCTCACCATTAGTAAAAGCTTCATCAATTTTATCTTGAATACTCTTTTCAAGATTTTCAATCTTTCTAGAAAGTTCATCAATTTTACTATCTTTTTCATTGGCTATTTTTTCACGTTCACCGACTTCTTTTTCACGTTGATCAAGGGATTTTGATTTCAACTCTAATTCATCAGCGACCTTATCAGCATCTTTACGACGGTTGCGTGTAGTATCATAGTTATATTGTTCTTCTTCACGAGCACGTTCAATATCTTGTTTTTCTGTAATTTTTTCTGCTTCCTCATTGGTTTTCTTAATGGTGTCACGATAATATTCATCGGCTTCTTTCTTTTTCTCTTCAGCGTCAGCAATAATTTTCTTGGCCTCTTCATCTTTGTCAGCAATTAATTTTTCTTTAACCGCAGCCAGAGCAGCCAGGTCATTAGCACTAACTTCAATACCATGAACTTCTTTTAATTCTGCTTTTTTAGCACCAATTGCAGTAACAAGATCATCGTATTCTTTTTTTAAGCCAACAACACCTTCGACAAGTTTTGTAAGAACAGTTTCAATAGTACTCGTGTCAATTCCAGAAGCATTTTTAACCGCACTTGATACAGCATCTTTGTTTGCTCTTTCAGTAGTACTGACAGGTTCATTTGCTTTTAATTTAGTTAATTCAGCTTTAGTTTCTTTATATGCATCCCATATTTCTTTTTTTGTGGAACCCATATATTTAATCTCTTCTGCCATTTGAAATTCCTTTCTTTCAAAAGATTATTAATAAAAAGTTTGTACTACCCAACTATTTTTTGGTTGAGTAGTCCGTTAAATAATATTTAATTGTGAATATTTTTACTAGAGGAATTGGATGCTCCTTTACGGAGCACCTTTATTATTTCATTCCGTGTTCCCAGTCCTCGACCTCATAAAGAAATTTTGTACCAGCAAGCAACTTCCGGTTATAGGAAGTACTCTGGATAAATATATTGTATTTGCCAAGATCTGCTTCTTTAGGAGCAAAAGAGACTCTTCCTTCTGGAATGCCTACGATCTCTCTTGCTTCACTACCACTGAAAAAATCTCCGGTGATTTTATCCTGGAGAATGACTTCTTTATATTCCTGAATCAGAACACGTTTAATAAATTCGTAGAATCCTCGGCCCTTCTTAAATGTCATCCCATTGTCTAGGACAAATTGTTTAATTGGACAATCTTCCTCAACATCCATAACCTGAAACCGTCCTGGTGGTACTGCAGATAGCTTTGTGGTAGCATAACGCTCTTTATATTCTTTCGGAAGTGTAATTTCAGCTCCAGTAAGGGCTGTAAGGTTTTTGACCATGGAACGAGAGAAGTGACGCTTCTTGAATCTCTTATTTACAAATTCAACAACTTTCTCTTTCCCGGCCTGGGAATAACATATAGCTTTAATCAGATCTGGAACATCTGAAAACTGATTTAGTTCAAGATGAAGTCCTTCAGTTTTTCTGGCTACTTCTTTATAAAAACTGGTAGCATGACGACGGCCTAGTGCCTGAACTGCATATACGTGAACGCCCATTTCCAGGAGACAGTCTAGTTCGTTTCTCCAATCAAGATGTTTGTAATTTTGAGCCTCATTCTGTTTATGGGGAACATCATCACCGATAAGAACTAAAACTTTGTTTTTGCCTGCTGTCCAGTTAAAGGCTCTGGCAGAATGAAGAACTAATTCATAACATTCCGGTGCATCACCACCGTAAGTATTACCACAATGACGAATAAATTTTATTAATGAACTTTGATCGGTTGAGAGTTCATGTGTTTTAATAACATAAGTATTTCCATCATCACAATAATCCCCATGTGCAATTAACCCCATGCGAAAATTTGGTATGTCTTTAAAGAGATTTTTTGTAAACTTTTCGACCTCTTTTCGAACCTGGGTCAGGCATGGGTACATCGAGCCAGTAGTGTCAAAAGACACTAACACTTCGACGATTCCTTCTTTTTCATCCATAATTTTTTCCTCCAATTTATGATTTTGGATTTTTGAATTTGTTTATTTATGTATTTATGTTTTTTTGGCTGGAAAACCTAAATATGTAAGTTTCCAATCTAATTTTTGAGTCCATCCTTTTTCGATGGCTATATTTCTTGCTTCTTTTCTTGTCCTTGCTTGAATAACTTTAAAAAAATCTTTACGTGCAGGTACAGTAAAAAGAAAGAGAGGGGGATTTCCGTTAGGCATCTCCACTTTTGGAAGATGTTGATCTTTAGAGAAAATCCTCTCTATAGTTGTTACCCGATACCCACACTTTGGATTGGTACATAATCTCCTTCGCCTAGTGACATAAGGAGTTTTACAACGTGAATCTATTACTTGAGTAGCACTCTCACATTGAGGGCATTTAAATTTTGTATGTGTCATCTATACTTTGTTCCGCTATATTTAACAAATATTTTCCGTAATTATTCTTTTCCATTGGTAGAGCTAGGTTCATTAATTGCCCCTCATTTATATAACCATTTCGGTATGCTATCTCTTCAGGAGAAGAAATGATCAGTCCTTGTCTGGTTTGTATAGCTTCTACAAACTGGGAAGCTTGCATCATGGATTCATGTGTACCCGTATCAAGCCATGCTACTCCTCGGCCAAGAAGTTCTACTTTCAATAATTCTTTTTCAAGATAAATCTGGTTAAGGCTAGTTATTTCAAGTTCTCCTCTGGGGGAGGGTTTTACCTGATGAGCGTATTCCACAACATTTTCATCATAGCAATATAAACCGGTAACAGCATAGTTTGATTTTGGATATTTGGGTTTCTCTTCAATACTAATGGCTCTTCCGTGTCCATTAAATTCTACAACTCCATATCTTTGGGGATCTGTGACTTGGTAACCGAAAACAGTAGCACCATGATTAAGTGTTACTGATTTTCGGAGTTTATCAATGAATTTATGACCCCAGAATATATTGTCTCCTAAAATGAGTGTCGTAGGTGAATCCATGGCAAAATCAGCCCCGACAAGAAAGGCTTGAGCCAGCCCTTCAGGTTTAGGTTGTATTACATAAGAGAAGGACAGCCCCAATTTATGGCCATCTCCGAGTAATCGTTTATACGACTCTATATCCTGGGGTGTTGATATTATGAGAATTTCTCTAATTCCTGCAAGCATTAGTATTGATAGAGGATAATATATCATCGGCTTATCGTATATAGGAATTAACTGTTTGCTTATTCCTATAGTAGCTGGATAGAGCCTAGTCCCTGATCCTCCGGCAAGGATAATACCTTTTACCATTATTTTGTCTCTCCTTCAAAAGCTGCTTCTTTTTCATCACCTTTATTTTTATTAGCCATTTCGATGTATCTTTGTTCAATAAGATATGCTATCTCACCAGGTTCTAAATTTAATACAGCAAACCATCCTGGCATATCATTACGCATTAATCTTATTTGTACAACAGTAGGAGAGTGTTTTACATCACAGATGCTTATAACAGGCTTTTGTTTTGACATAATTCCCCCTATTTTGATTTTAATTTTCTTGGTAATTTAGAAAACCCGCTACGGTCTTCAATTCCATTTTGAATTAAATTTTCATCAATTTTATATTTCTCTTCAAGTAATTGAGTAATTTCTTCTGCATCTAAATCCAATTCTGCAAACCATCCTGGCATATTTTTTTCTTTTAGTGTGATTCTGATAGCCCCCTCAACAGGTATCACATCTAATATGCTAAATGATCCCATCCTTTCTCCTTATTAACATTTGGGTGGTTGGTTATAACTGGACACATTTGCAAGAGAACCAAATGCACTTTTAACTCCTTTAAAAGTTGATGTGATTATATTGTCTATTGTTGAAATAGTAACTTTACATATAGTTACTATCCCTGTAACAATCACCCACAATGAAAATCCTGCCGTAACTAGAGTGAAACAACAAACAATTGTTTCTTGCACGTTGAGCCCATCATTAATTAATTCCACTATTGCTTGCATTAATTCATTCATATCTGATTCCTATTTTATTTATTATTTAATCTTCCCAAACAGTGTATTTATTAACACCTTGCCAATTAGTCTTATCATAAATGATCACAGGTCTTAAGAGATCCGGATCCAGAGCCATGGGAATCAACCATCTTAAATTTGGAATGATATTATTTGGCAAGTTGTTAATATCTGCTATAATTACTTTCTCATCTGTGGGATTATGTTCGGGTAAAATCAGTGCTGCTTTATTCAAAGCATAGAAAAAATAAACTCTCCATCCTGAACCATTTATGATAGCAAAGTTTTTAAAATCCGCGATAGTATAAGAAGTTTCTTCTTTAAATTCCCTGATCATTGCCTGTTCAGGAGACTCCATTGGTTCAATATGACCTCCTATTCCGTTTACTTTATTTATCTGCCATTCTGGTCGATTTTTTTCTATCAGCATTACTTTATTAGTATGCCCTAAACAATCATTAAAAAGAAATCCGACTACCATTTCAGTCATTCTTTTACTACCTCGATTGCGGGTTCACCTGGTTTATATGAATTACAAAGAGAATCGATAAATTCTTCTATTGTACCGTACCTTTCTCGGGCACCTAATCCTTTATATTTTTCATTGTTCCAAAATTGGTCTGCCCGTTTCTCCATATACTCTCGATGTTTCTCAGGAGTAAGATCTGTAAAGATCCTGGAACCAACGGGAGGATCGTAATTAGGAAGACAACAATCTCCTTCCCAGTTTATATGAAGCATGTCTTTACCACATTTTATACATGTGATACCAAACGGGGTAACACCATCACGGCTGTTCCATATTGTTTCGGAATATCCACAATCCTTACACTGATATTTCATTAAACAGAAAGCTTCTTTGTGTAGATATGCCATAGATCCTCCTTGTTAATGTCCAAATACTTCATCTGTATCATCTTCAACAAATGCTATAGGATCAGCTACTCCGAATTCTCCCATATCTTTTACGCACTCATGGTAAACACAAGTGGGAGTTAACGGCTTGTTTGCTTTAACATTTTCTTTGAATTCAATCTCATTTATACCAATTTCAAAAGTGCGCTTACAATTTCTGCATAAAAGTTTAATATAATATTTCATTTGGTTTTGTCCTTTTTAAGTCTGTTTTTAACCCGGTCCTTTTCTTGAAAATGCAAATCTGCTGTTGACATGTGTGGGCATCCATCATATGGATCAGTGCAGAATTTAATTTCATGCCGAAAACCAATATGTGATTTTATTAATATTATTTTTTTGCACCATATGTTTTTGTCTTCATCAGTTATAAGACAACAGACTGGTAGGGTTTCAATACCTTTATTAGAATTTTCTTCGTAATTTACCATCAATTTAAACCTATATGATCAAATCGTTTCAAGGCACATTCTACACATTCATCATCACTTTTTATTTCTATTTTCGGATTTACATCACATCCGCAGTCTATGCATTTCTTTGGTTTAATTAATCTCGCTTTAATATTTAATTTTGTAAATAGTTGTATAAATTTTCCTATAAACTTTTCTTGTGTTTCTATTATAAAATAGTGGCTCATTTATTGTTCTTGCCCTTTTGCAAGGTTCCTTTCTTTTTAGGTTTAAATACATTAGTACAGAGGCTTTCCTGGTGCTGATCTCATACTCATAGGTCTTGGTATTTCTTCTTTCGCTGTTTCATCTTCTATAATAGCTATCTCTTCATTGAATTTATATGCTTTTAAATTCTTTTTAGACTGTTCGAAAAAGGTGATAGCTTTATCGATTTCATCTATAAGTGTTGATGTTTCCGGATTATCCATATTAATAAAGACCTTTTCAATAATACCGCATGTTAATTCTGCTTGTGTAAAATTATTGTTTAAGCATCGTGTTAGTATTTTTTCCAGATCTTTTTGTAGAGGAAATTCAATATCTTCGAATTTGGTATAGAAGCGTTTTAGTTTATTGAATTTGGACAGCATCACGACATATGCCTCATCCCCGGTTCTGGGAGGTTTTATTTCAACTATTTCATCGAATCTCCCTGGTCGGTCAATGATAGTTTTATGGACTAATTCTGTGTCGTTAATGGTTATTAAAAGAACTATGTTAAGGTTATTATTTGTATCATCTATTTCATTTATAAAAGCTCCAACACGTTCGTTTTTTTCCTTAAATCCAAGAGCATCGAGATCTTCAATAATAACAAGAGCTGGTTGAATCATCCGAACAAATTGAAAGCACTTTTTTATTCGGTAAACTGTGCTGAATTCTTCAGGACCTAGTTTGATAATAGTTATATCCGTAAGGATCTCTTCGAGTTTTTTTATGATAATAGATTTACCGGTACCCTGAAGCCCTATGAATCCGAAACCCCTTTTACGATTATACTTTAAAATTTTCCTTATTACTTGTGCAAAAGCAGGAACATCATATTGGTTGATATTCTCTTCAACCTTCTGACGTGGTTTTGTTATAAGGCCATTTCTGAATTCCAATATATTGTCATGGGTATTAAAGGTGACAATGAAATCTTTTATTATGAGTTCTTCTAGATCGCGGATAATTTCTTCTGCTGAGTAAGATGAATTTAACGCATATTGTAAATCAAAGTAATATGAGGAAGATATCAACTTTGTGATCTTTAAATCGAACAATATTTTCTCATCATTAAATTCAACCAGAATAAGGATCTCATTAAATTCGTGATCGAGTGAAACCTTTTCTAATGGTTTAAAAGAATGATCATAGTAACCTATTATTTTATATCCATTTGTTTTCGGGCTTTTAAATAGCCAGAATATGATGTCTTCATTTAAATATTTAGTCTCGTAATAACTGACATTATGGATATCCTCTATCTCTAAAAATTCTTTTAATTTCTTCTGCCTCTTATCATATTCAGAAAGTTCTTTTTGGTTTATTTTATCTATATATTTCTTGATTTTAATACCCATCTCCAGGCCATAGAGTGAAGCCGGTAAGGTATAGCGAAATAAGTTGAAGGTGTTTTTAAAAGTGAGTTTTCGATTACCATTGGTTAAGAATTTAAATCCTTTATCTAAATCTAAGATAACAGATAAAGCTTTTGTGATATCTGCTGGACTTCCGTAATTTTCACCAATAAAATTGAATAAATGATATAGTTTGTGGTTTCTGGGAACCAGATTCATCAGTGATATATCTGTTTTGGGATTTTCATCTCCTGCTGTCGTTACTGGCATATTTACTCGTGGCATTATTCTTTATCTTCTTCCTCTATTAATTTGTAACCCATACTATGAGGCTCTTGTGGTTTAAAATATTTGTCATAAGTATCTGTGTCATCAATGTGAGCTATAATATAATCCCCTTTTATTTCTTTTACTTTCCCTATTATTTTATCTCCAAATTTAATTGGAGACCCTATAGGAGGTGCCCCTAAATTTGGGTTAATAGGAAATTTTATAAATTCCCCTTTTTCTTTTCGTTTTAAGAATTTTAAGAATATTTTTGGAAGAGCCATCATAATCCTAGTGCTTCTTTTTCTTTTTTGGTTAATTTTTTTAAAGCTCTTTTTCTGTAAATAACTTTGGGATCTGTTTTATCCAAATTATAGACTTTTCCTTCAACAATGACACGACCGCCACTGATCTCTTCTCCACTGGCTTTTAAAGGTCTGTAATCAACCCATTCTTCTTTCAAATCCCCACATTTTAATTCACAAGTTTCTTTATGGATAAATGCCTCTTTCATAAGATTCGACCCACCCATTGTACTTCTTTTCATTAAATAGACTTCCATTATTTATTCCTTTTAATCAATGTCAAAAGAGTCAGCACTTCCACATTTGGGACACCTAGCTTTTCCATGGTTGTGGTCTCTTTTCCAATTCTCATAAAACCACCATTTTTGAATCCAAAACTTTCGAAAGATCCTTTTAAATTGCTGTAACGCTAACCACCAGGAGTGCGGGTCAGATCTTTTCCAACCATTTTCTTCAGCATAATAGTCATCAAACCTAATTCGTGTTGGATACCAGTAACCTTTTTTAGTGAATACATATGAAAGGAAACAGGATATTGGATTATACCCCCATTTTATTTTTATGATTGGGAAAGTATAATAACCATATTTTCCAAATTTAAAGTCCCAGAAATCATCCTGACTCCAATCACAGTTATGACAGTGTAAATAAGCGATATTTAACTCCTTTATATATAGGTAGTGATTGTCTTTTCTACTGCCATAGGCAAAGTCTCAAAATTGGCATCTAATCTAATACAGGGAATTATACTAACAATTTCTTCCATATTAAAATGCGATACTTCAAGTTCTCGTTTATAACCATCACTGTAATGATCGTAACATTTTTTATATTTATTAACAAAGTCTTGCCTGACAACGAGATTTCTGTTTTCTTCTACAATAAGCCTCCCTTTGGTACCCTTGGTTCTCTGTACTACATTGTAGTATCTTTTCGCATATTTCGGAATTTTAAAACGCCATAGATCATCAGGAGAAGCCCCACTGAATTTTACTGCTAATTTTCTTTTTTTCGATGGAGGTAAAAAACCGTCAATTAAAATCAATGCCTGTATGTTAGGTTTTTTATGATATGGTTTGAAAAAAGACAAGGCGGTAAGGGTATCCCCAACTCCGAAGCTCTTGGCAACAATGATATGATTAACATTATTTCCATAATATTGCATAGTTTGTTGTAAAGCCTCAAAGAGACATTCTTCTGAGTCAGATCCAATAGTACCTCGACCAAAGATGAATACATAATTATCTTTGGTCTCAGGGGCCTTATTGCTCGTCCTGGCTTGTTCAACCCCGGTTAAGACTTCATAAAACAGGGAAGAATTGGTTTTCTCTATTTCTTGAACGTGAGGTAGCCAGATAGTATTATAACCATCTAGTGCGTTCATATCAAAAGGATGTTCAGTGTCCTTTTGATGGAACCGGTTCATCCCAAGCATTACTGTTATAATAGTATATGAATCCATCCATTCTCCTAATTGTTGAAAAAGCTACATATATTTTACGACATAAGGAGACGCTTTCATTAAGTAGTTTTTTTGAAAATCTAAAATAGTTTTATTCGGGAAAAATTTCTGTGGTTAAATATTTGATATTAAAGTATGATTTTAAAGGAATTATCTAAGTTAAATCATTTTTTCAACTCAACAACGTAATATTAATATACCTTCATAAATATAGAACACTCTTTATCACATTTTTTTAGGATGGATTATGAAATTGTTTGTTACCGGTGGAGCAGGATTTATAGGAGCTAATTTCGTAAATTATTGGATTCAGAAACACCCCAATGACTATGTTACTGTTTTTGATAAATTAACGTATGCAGGGAATCTTAGTAGTTTATCAAAAGTAATGAAACATCCTCATTTTAAATTCATTCGTGGGGATATTTTAGATTATAATTTATTATGCAAATCATTGAAAGAAGTAAGTACAGTTGTTCATTTCGCTGCGGAATCCCATGTGGATCGGTCTCTTTCGGGATATGAAGCAGAGATGTTGTTTAATCGAACTAATTTGGATGGTACTATCACGCTTCTTCATGCTTGTTCTTTAATGGATGTTGAGAGATTTCATCATGTCTCTACAGATGAGGTATATGGTGATTTAGGATATGATGATAAGCCATTTAATGAGAAATCACCCTATAATCCCCATAACCCTTATGCTATAAGTAAAGCTGCGGCTGATTTTGCGGTTAGAGGATTTTCCCGTAGTCATGGGTTGGTATATACTATAAGTAATTGTACCAATAATTATGGTAAATACCAAACCCCAGAAAAAATTATCCCTCGATCTATATGTCTTTTATTGCAGGATAAAAAGATTGAACTCTATACCGATGAACTAGGAAATCCAGGGACGAATATTCGAGATTGGATTTTTGTAGAAGATCATTGTAGGGCAATTGAGAAGATCCTTTTATATGGGAAAAATGGAGAAACTTATTGTATTGGTGGTAATTGTGAGCTAAAAAATATCGAATTGGTTAAAAAGATTTTAGCAATTATGTCAAAATTATTGGGTAAAACCTTTTTTGTTGAAAATAATGTCAAACTAGTTAAAGACAGACCCGGGCATGATTTAAGATATGCTATGGATATTGAGAAGATTTCTTCTGAGTTGGACTGGATCCCTAAGCATTCATTTAATGAGGCATTTGAGTTAACCGTAAAGTGGTATTTATCAGAAGAAGGACAACAGTGGTTAAAATCAGTTGAAAAAACTTCTGGGGAAGTGAGAAAAGATCAGAGTAAAAAACATAAGAAGAGTTTTGATCTAAAGAATAAATTCAGCCATATTTTCAAACAGTAGAAGTTGGCCTCTCCTATAAGAAGAGGCCAACCATTCTTTAAGTGGTATACACAACTTAAAGAGCGGTCCTTCATGTTAACGTAGGTAATTTTCTCTGTAAGTTGTTGATTTATATGGAGGTGAGGAGAGTTGAACTCCTGTCCGCGAAGGTATCTTGAGTAAACCTCTACATGTTTAGTCTATGGTTTAAATCTTATTCATAATCACGTTCACAGACAAACTTAATTAAGAACCAGTCTCTAGTCTCATTCATTGGTCAAGACTCCTCAATGAACCAGAACCCGTTTGGCTATCCGGAATTAACAGGGTTCAGTTAAAACCGGATTTGTCGTTTTTTGTTTAAACGACGGCTTCTTCTGCTTGATGAATAGCAGCAAGGTTAAGTGCTGAAAACATCGCACAGAAGTTAACTGTATTAGTTTTTTCAGTTATTATTGAAATCGGCTTTTTTACGAGGCCAACCGATTAACCTCGACATGCAGTTTACATTTCAACTCATCACGTCGAAAACCAAGTACACCCCCAGAATTATCAAAGAACTATTAATAGTATAAACTATTTCAATGAAAATATCAAATGTTTTTATCTTTATAAGGCTGTTTTTTAATTAGACTAAATACTAATTTAACTTGATAAAGTTAAGCTTGGCACTTTTTTAATAGTAGTCTCAGTTTTACTCTCTTCAAAACTGACACCAACAGTAGTCTCATAAAAATCATATAATTTCTCTAATTGTTCTTCCAATCTTTGATTTGATTCAATAGCTATTTCTCTCGCTTGTTTAAACATGTTATAAGCCATTTTTAAATAATCTTCTTTGTTTTCATCGTAAGCTTCACGAATTTCTTCCCTTGATACTTCCATTTTATCACTACAATAAAAATTATCAAAAAACTGGCTAGTTAATTCATATAGTATGATAGCTTTTTTCTCAGCATATTCTTTAAATTCATTATCAGTCATTTTATCAATATGATTTTGTTTAAATGCTGTAATCATGAGTTCTTTGACATCTCTACACATAATTAAATCTACAAGAGTGGCAAATGCTTTGTAATCTTCATGAGATGTGACATTTTTACTATCTTTAATATGTGGCATAAGAAGTTTACCATAAGTATTAAGCATGGCTGAACGGGAGATAATTAATTGTTCTTCAACAGCAGACATTTGAGCTTTAAGAGTTTCCTGATATTTGATATTGCTATATACAGACATCACTTCAATTGTTTTTACCACGGTTTTTTTGAAATCAATGTTATGAGGGCATTTTTCATGAGGGGATGTTTTTCCTCCTTTTTGTGTCCCCAGTGCGAATACGAAAGATTTACCTATTTTTATATATGGTTTTCCAAGAAAAATGATGATTAGTAATGTGATTAGGATAATGAGCAACACAGTCATAAGTTGCCAAAACTCAAATTTACTTAGAAATTCGACCATAAGATAAACTCCTCCGAAATATTTAAACGATTAAAATGCTGTTATCTTGTTGCAATTTCTGTTTAATAAATTTTCGGTATTAATACATTATTGGAGTTTTTAGCTCTTTTTGATGAATTTTTTAGTGAGTGCTGTAAAACGATTGTGTCTAATCTCTTCTTTTTTTGGCTCCATTCTAAGGATCTTATTACTCCATAAAAATTCGCCTTTTTTTAGTATAAACCATATATCTTCTTCTACTAAATAACCCAATTCAAGATGGTCATGTTTCTTAAATAGTCTCCCTAAAACATTTATAATGTCATCTGGAATGATAAAGGTTATGACAGAATTTCTAAGATTTGCTACGAATTGCTTTATTTCGGTTTTTTTTATTGGGTCAATAATTTTTTCTATTAAAACAGTGACTGTATTTTTTCTTAGAATTTTGTTAGTATAAAAATTGTGCATTATTGTTCTCCTTAACAATAATACACAATTTAGGTAAGAAAGATTTAGAAAAAAATTAAATAATTTTATCCCAGTCGAATCCTGGGCCAATATCAAGTTTTCCATAGCCTCGATAGTTTACATGTGAACAAATTCCCTGGAAAGTCTGAGCTTCCTCTTTAGAAGGGAATAATCTGTAACGTTTATTCTCTGGAAGTAGTTCATGAGGAATATTGAATCTACTACATAGATAGGCTAATAAGTTACGAAGAGAGTCATATTGCTCTTCTGTGAAAGTAGCAAAATACGTATATTTGCGAAATGGCGTATCCAATTTAACATAAAATTCATCTTCATTAATGCCACAATATTTCGTTCCGTAAACGGTATGTAAGTCTCCATTCTCTCTTACCAATGGGCCTATATTGGATAATTCAATAGCGATACTTCGTTTCGAATTTATACCATTTCCACCGACAGATCCTCGGCCCAGATGGTATGACCAATATCTTGGATCAAAAAGCTCGTATACAACACCATTTCGGCCTATCACATAAGCCGTAGACATATGGACATCCTGCTCAGTCAGAGAGGCTAAATCACTCCGTAAAAACCCAACTGTAAAATGCAAGACTACCATATCTTTATCATATTCTGTCTCATAATAATAGCCAGTCACACCCTTTGGAGTTAAAATCGATAAAGGGAAAGTGAATGACCCATCTTCTTTCACATCATAAGAGACTCCGTCAGTATCTTTTTTTGTCCTTTCAAATTTTTCCTCGTGATTAGTAATACCTTCAGGGTACATCATTACCTCCTTTGTCTGATTGGTATTATCCTTTTCTGGTTCTTCTTTAATAGGCTCCGGCATTAAAGAAGTAGATGCAATAACTGATTCTTTTATTTTTGGTTGATCAGTTATTTTTTTGTTTGACTCGGTATTTGCAAACATTTGGCTTAAAAACCTGAAAAATGATTCTAATAAATTTTTCATAGTTTAACCTCCTTCCTTTATAAGTGCAGTATACCGATTGAACCTTTTCTTTGGTTCTGATTTTACTTCTTTAGGTTTTTCTGTAGTGATTTTAAAGTTACTCCATAGAATTTCCTCACCTAGAATCACAAACCATAATCTGTGTTTTCGGATATAACCTACATCACATATATTATTTTTAAGAAGTACTTGATTAATTTTATAAAGAGTACCATTTGGTATCTTTAAACTAATCGTCCTATCTACATTGCGTGCATAAGTATCACCACCCTCCGTAAAAAGTAATACTTTGTTATAAGTGTCTTGTAATTCATCTATGGGAACATAAATAGGAAATTTTTTACTCATAATTCTACCCAATTCATTATATATTTAAAATTCACCCTCAATACATTATACAAGATGTATAAGAGAGAAATTTGGTACTATTTTACTTTTTGAATATATTTAAGAGTACATCTTCAACTTTTTGCTTTGTAAGTTTTGTCTTTTTAGTGGCATATAGATATTGAATATCCAATAAATATTTCTTGGCTTCATTCATCTCATTTGAGGTATCTGTCTTTGATGTTTTTAAGTCCATAAGGTTAAAAAATAAAATTAAAGGATTATTACAGAAATTAATTATATTAAAAACAGATTTATAAAGAAAAAAACCATATTTACAAGAGAACTACCATGCCGAAATGTAGCGTATGTGGCCAGGATAAAGGAACTGTTGATAGAAATATGTTTGATGGTATGTGTGCTGAATGTACGGATAAAGCTTTATATGACCCTTCAGTTAGTAAAAAGGCTGAAGAGAATAATAAATTACTTAAACAATTAAATGAATTGAACATTTTTTAGGATTAATTATGCTAGATAAAGTACCTACATTATATGTATTAATCGGTATCCCGGGTTCAGGGAAGAGCCGTTGGGCCATAAAGAATTCTCAGTATTACCGAATATGTCCTGATGATATGATGAATCAGAAGAATAATATCAATGCTCATTTAATTGTAAGAGGAATGTTGATCACAGCTTTAAAATTTGGTATAGACACCGTTTTAGACGGGACTAATCTTAATACACGTTTTCGTAGAGAGATGTTTGCTAAACTCCCATTTCATAAAAGATGTGCAAAAATGTTTGAGATAGATCCTGAAATAGCTTTTGACCGCATGAGCAAAGATATAAAAGACGGTATTTATAGAGCCGATGTACCTAAATCCACATTTTATCGATATTATGGAGATTTTTTATATTGTAAAGAGGCTGTGAAAGAAGAAGAAGAATTCGATTCGATAGATTATGTTGATCAGGATTCATTTTAAGTCATCTACTTCAAAGACCCACAGAAAAACCATATATAGTAAGAAAAAATCTGTTTTCTCTGAAAAATGTATTATTTTAATATCTATATATAATATAGAGCATAGGAGGAAACTGATATGAATATAAGAGATAGAGTGTTAGATCTTTTAGAGAAAAGTTCGAAACCCTTATCTTCAGAAGAAATTGCAAAGCAATTGAAGCTAACTAATCGGCAGGTTCAAGAAGCAAACACAAAACTTAAAAGACAAAAGCGTATTAAATCACATGGTATTCGTCCATGTAAGTTTTCGTTTCTCACAAGAGAACTAGGGACAAAACTATCAACCAAAAAAGTCGAAAAGAAAAAAACTGAAAAGAAGAAAACGACTGTTAAAAATAGTTCTTCTTTTAAATTTAATGGCTACATATTGATGTTTTTAACGGAGGATTCTCCTGACCCTAAGATGCTCCATGATTTTGATAATGCTAAAGAATTAACTGATAAATTCGAAGAACTTCAAGATATGGATGGATTGATTGATATAGCGGCTTATTCAAAAATTGGGATGGTTCGAAAACTACAATTAGAAATTTAATTTATTTGTCTATATAGTGATAGCCCATTTTCTCCCACTGCTCTCTGAATTGAATAGCTTCATATTCTATCCCTAATAAATTTATTAGTATCTTTTCACTCTTTTTTGTTTTTTGTTGAATAGCTTGTTTAGTGATTTTATAAGAGTTAGCTAATTCTTCAAAAGTCCATTTACCTTTATTATCCAAATTATACCGATGGATAATAATATTTTGTTGTTGTTCATTTAAATAGTTTTTTATGACTCTTCGAATGATAACATCTATTTCCGAATTCTCATATTCTTTTCCGGTTAAGTAATGTTCATCAAGATCAGGTATATTATTTATTAGAAGGATGTCTTCAATTTCATTTCCATTACCTATGGGTTCATAGAGAGATTCAACTTTTAATAATTTAAATCTCAATTTTTCCTTTTCTGTATATCTAATGTGAGGCATGTATTTTGTAATTATATTCTTTCTCGCTATTGGTGGTATCATACTCATTATAAAAGTGGTCTCTTTATAAGCTGGGTTATAGCATTTACTTGAATGGGTGAGAATAGTAAGATTGATTTCATTTATAATATCCTGATATTCTACTCCACCTTGTAAAGAGGTATATATCTTCTTTGCTATATTCACGACTATTCCTTCGTGTTTGGCTGGATCTATACGGTATATCTGTCGTATTAAAATTTCTTTTCCTTTTATGGATGGTGAAGGTCTTTCTTTAAAGAGGCGGTATTCAGCTATTTTATTTTTTATTTGTTTAATTCCCGCTTTTTTGGCTGTCTTTTCATCGGTACAATTTGTTACTACTGCTGTGAATACTCTTTTGGAACCACTGAGATTTAATTTATCAGCTTTACCTTGTAATTTTACCTTAACTTCAAATAGCATTATAACTCTCTTATTTTTTATATGAATATTTTCCAGGAATCACCCTAGCATGATCTGTGATATTTTGTTGTGGAATTTATTTAAATTACAGTTTATGGGATTCTAATTATGACATGAATATTTAAAGAATATTACGATTTAATTTATTTGAAGAAGTTGTTGACTTTTTATTCGAAATTGAGTATACTATACAAATAGCAAATGAAATTTAAATTAAAGAAGGAAAAATGACTTCAATAAATCTAAGCGCAATTATAAAAACAGCGGGAGCCACCGGGACAACAGTCGTAGTGGGTACGGCAGGAGTATTGCCTTAGAGGAAGTCTATATTATATATAAAGTCAAAGAAAAAGGACTTCCTCGATAAAAAGAGGGAGTCCTTTTTTTATGCCGGAATAGCTCAGTTGGCCAGAGCGGTTGATTTGTAATCAATTCGTCGGGGGTTCGAATCCCTCTTTCGGCTTGTAAATTTATTTGGAAAGGAGATGACATGATGGCGAAAGTGTGATACTTAAACAAAGGAGCCGTTATGTCTCATCCGAAAAACAAAAGAGAACGTTTTCTTATTGGGAAACGTAAAGGGGAAAAACGTTCTTATTTGTATTGGAGTGGTTATTCCAATTGGTTTGACCTTCCAGATTATTTCTATAAGAAAAGCCCTCGTAATAAGGGTGTTGAGTATGAGGAGAAAAAGAGATTACTCGAAAAGAGTAAAGCAATAAGAAGGGATACAACAAAGTTATGCTCTTGTCCTCAGTGTGGAAATCCGCGCAGACATTTTAAAGAGCGTACTTTACAAGAAAAAAGATATTTTACTGCGGGGGGCTAGGCCTGGTGGTCTGGCAGGTCTCATAAGCCTGCAACTCAAGTTCAATTCTTGGCCCCGCAAATGCATATAAAGGGGAAATAATGGGAATGGATATACATGAGTGTTTTGAATATAAATTAAAATCATTTAATGAAATGGTTGCAAAGATCAATGAGAAACCGAAAGAAGATGAAGAGATCGATCTTGATAAACCTTATATCAGTCAATGGGATCATTTTGAGAGCTTCTTGAGGGAATTAATCTCTGATGATCACAGTCGGTTTAAAAGTGCTATTTTATGGCTTTTCTTTGCTGATGAAGAATTAGAGTTGCATGAAAAGATGAAAAACTTGTTTAACATATTAACAGATTTTGACGATAAACAATTGATCTCTATGGTTTATGATTCGGGTTGTGATCGAGTGAAAGTTGATTTTGATAAATCGGAAAGTATAATTCATATGGAATAAAAATGGGGGCCGGAATGTTCCAAGGGGGCGAGAATGCCTTGCAAGCAATCTGCGGTGAGTTCGATTCTCACTCGGTCCACCATAAGTAAAATAACAAAATCTTTCAAAAGGAAGTAGGCTTAAGAGTAGCCACTTTAATGAGTGATGAAAGGCGATGTGCACACGAATTTCGTGGAGTAGTTATCCGAATAGTCTTTGGTGTAACAACACACCTTTTGAAAGATTATTAATATAATGCGAGTGTAGTTCAATGGCAGAACCCCACCCTTCCAAGGTGGTTGTTGTGAGTTCAAATCTCATCACTCGCTCCAAATTTATGCGGTAGTAGCTCAATGGTGGAGTTCCTCTTTGCCAAGGAGGAGGTTATCGGTTCAAGCCCGATCTACCGCTCCAGGTCAAAGGCTCTGGCAGGTTGCCTTAAATAAAATGGGGTGTGGGTACCTAGGCACTTCTCACATCTCTGCCTGACCTGATTAAATTTACGGGCGCGTAGCCTAGCTGGTTAGGGCACCTGTTTTACACGCAGGAGATTTCGTAGGTTCAAGTCCTACCGCGCCTACCATAAATCAAGCCGGAGTAGCTCAGAGGCAGAGCAACGCTCTCGTAAAGCGTAGGTCAAGGGTTCAAGTCCCTTTTCCGGCTCCATTATGAAAGAAGAAATAATATGCCAAAAGCAGAAAGGGCAGATGCCCATTAACTATCTCTGGAAAAACAATTGATGGAAATTTCGTTGTTAAGGGTGTGTTTCCATTATTCTCTTCATTAACAGGCTTACCTCTTGAAGATATCCTAGAAGTTTTAAAACAGAATAATATGATTGTGGATTGGCTGGATTTTTATGACCAGGCAATGGAAGAGAATTGGAAACCGAAACGGACTTTATTGAAAATTCGTGATTCGGTCGGAGAGGTATATGGATCTAAGGTAGGAGAAGAGATCATGAAAAAATTTAAAATTTTTCGGGATATTTGATATTCTAGTCTCGTATAATATTTATAGGGATATTTAAATATAAATAATAAATGGAGGGAAATATGGTAAATAAAGATCCAGAAGATGTGGCTTTATTCGACATGGATGGCACTCTCTGTGACTACGAGAAAGGACTTATAAAGAGCTTGGAACAACTCAGGTCACCAATGGAGCCTCCTGTAACGAAACCACCTTCAAAAAGTTCCCCGAACTATTTAAGGGTACGTGCGGATCTGGTACGTACGAATGAAGATTGGTATGTTAACCTTGATCGATTTGAACTTGGTTTTGATATCTGGAATATTGCTGAAGAACTCGATTATACCAGAATGATTTTAACCCAAGGCCCGAAACGAAATCCATTCGCATGGTCTGGGAAAAAGATGTGGATCGATAAGCATCTGGGGACGGATGTTGGCATCACCATCACGCGAGATAAAGGGTTAGTGTATGGACGTGTTCTTGTAGATGACTACCCAGGATATATCAATCGTTGGTTGGAATGGCGTAGGAACGGGTTGGTAGTAATGCCAGCTAGTAGAATTAATGGTGATTTCAAGCATCCTCAGGTTATCCGATATGACGGGAGTAATTTAAATGAAGTCAGAGAAAGAATGATTGCAGTGAAGAGGTAATATGAGAATGGTTTATTGTTTTCAAGATTTTGGGTCACACGGATTAATATATCCTCTTGAAGGTGATAATACTCCTAATATGGTTTTTTATATTGAGGAAAATGAAAACGGTATTTTAGATAATGCATATTTAATGAATACTATTTTTTGTAAAACAAAAGAGATATTCAATACAATTCTTAATAGAATTAAGAATGATCTATTTGAAGTGAAATATAAAGATTATTCGATTATGTTTAAAGCAATGAAATCGGATAAATCTTATGTGGGTAAATTAAAAAAGCCTTCGAATTCTCTATGGACATTAACAGAAATTGAAAAAAAAGATACAATCACTCAAATAGATTTATTTATAAAATGTGGCATTGTTCTAATAGGTTATTCTGAGGGAAAAGTAAAATGAATAATTTAAATAATTCCGAAGATTTAATTCAAAATTTATCTAATAGATCGCTTTTTTTATTAGATCAAGTCTCTGTTTTGAAAAACGATGAAGATTTTCTACTTTTATGTTTACATATTGATTCATTGAAATCTTTCGAAAAAAAGATATTTATTAAATTACTTGAGAAAGAAAATATGGATTTTTATGAAAGATTTAAAAATTTATGAAATGTCCTGTTTGTAGTACTAAAATAAAAACAATGCCGAATGACGAAGATACGGTTTATTGCCCTAATTGCCATTCAGAGATTCCTCAAAGATTTGCTGAGAATTTTGAATTATATAAAGAAATGGGAAAAAGGATCAATCCATTCAATGAAATTGAAATCGCTCCTCAGGTCTTAGCGGATCAGTATGAAGATATTGCAAATCATTTTATACCACAAATCATTGGAGTAAAAGGATTCCTGATAACTGATGAATCGAGTTTGCTTGATTTTAATTTCGAAATTGTAGATGGGAAAATAAAAAGAGAGACCAAAAAGACACTGAAGAAAATAAAAAAAATTTATGATGTAGATGTATCTGATATCAAAGATTTGAATTTAATGAAAATCTTTGAACGGTTAAGGATATTATCACCTGTATTTAATCAGTAAAGTGAGGTATTATGCTTTATTTAATTATTAACTCAATAATGATTCTTATAGCTATAGGGGTTTTAGTAATGTTCTATAGATTCAGTGAACAAGATATTGGCATGGAGTATGCCAGGGACGGATTACCATATAAGGGGAAAATGTGGATTTAATAATTGAAACAGATATAGGTCATGATCCTGATGATTTCTTTGCACTCTGTTATTTCTTTTCTGTAGGAGTAAATGTACGGGCTATTTTAATCTCACCAGGAGATGAATCACAAGTTGCTATTGTTCGTTTTCTCCTCTCTGAACTGGGTAGAGAGGATGTAGTTGTAGGTGTCCCGGAACTGGGCAGAAGAAAGGAATATTTAACAAGTATTCATAAATATTTTATTATAAGATATAATTATCCACGTTTTTCAGATGATTGTTGTGTTGGTGAAGAAATTCTTCATACTGTTTTTGATATATACCCTCAGAGTGAATTGTTTATTTGTGGTGCAATAAGAAATATTGGTAATTATCTTATCAGAAATGAAAATATAAAAATACCGAAAGCAGTCATGCAAGGTGGGTTTATAGGATACGATACTCATGGTATTGATGTACCTAAATTAGATAAGTTCATTGGTAAAGAGAGTGTACCAACTTTTAATCTCAATGGATATGTCAGAGGTTCTCAGGCTTTTTTAAATCATTATAATATTGGGGAAAGATGGTTTGTTTCTAAAAATGTGTGTCACACAGCTATCTATGATTCAAAGATCCATGAAAAAGTTACGGCTATTCCGGCCAAGAACAGAGCAATGGAATTATTCCAGGAAGGAATGACAGAGTATTTAAGGAAACATCCTAAAGGTAAGAAATTCCATGATCCAACGGCAGCGGTATGCCATCTTCATCCTGAAATCGGGACTTGGGTAAAAGCCCGGTTATATCGATATCAAGGGGGATGGGGTTCTCGTATAGACGGTAATGGTGATAATATTATAGTTGATATTGATCATAAAAAATTATGGGATTACATTGCAAAAGGAAAATAATAGTTTGATATGTTACAGATTGCTTTTGATGTAGATGGTTGTTTAATTCAACAAATTGGGGTAAAAGAAGATACTCCCCGATATGATGTTATTGCTCTTTATCGTTTATTTGAAAAATTTGAAAATGATCTGTACATTTGGTCCGGCGGTGGTATAGATTATGCTACTAGATGGAGAGATAAATTAGGTTTAACAGGTGAGGTCGTTCAAAAAGGCTCTTTTAAACCTGATATTGCTGTTGATGACGAAGAAGTTGATCTTGGTATAGTAAATTTAAGGGTTTGATATGAATGCAAATAATGAAGAAAATCTGGATCAGGAAGATACTGGTTTTATATTATGGTGTTTAGGATTTGTCCTTGGTGTATCAGAAGGTTTAGATGATAAACATAAAAAATTTATAAAAGATAATCATGATAGGGTTGCTTTAAAAATAGGCCGAATACATGAGAGGCAACAGGTAAATTAATGGGACTTATAGGAAAACCTAATAAAGAATATAAAATCCGATTAAAATATTGGACCAAAGGCATGGAAATACAATGCCCTAGTTGTAAAACAATGGTTAAAGAACCCTATAAATGTCCTAAATGTTTTTCTATTCTTAAACCATATGTTAAGGGGAAAAGATGATAAAGTTAATTTATGCTACTGACCTTCATGGGGATCCTCGTAAGTATCGAGCTGTTCTGGAATTCGCTCTGAAACATGATATAAAGTTAATTCATCTCGGTGCTGATATATTACCGAAAGGTACCAATCTGTTAAAGATACAGAAAAGGTTCGTTAAGAATTACTTAAAAGATTTTCATACTGAGTGCGACTCTTATGGTATCAAAATTTTAAGTTTCTTTGGCAATGACGATATCTATACTCGTAAGAAGTATTTTCGGGAATATGGTGAATTGCTCGATGAGAATCCATGTACAATAGAAGGCTATGAATTTAAAGCTTACCCCTATGTCTTGGATTATCCCTTTGGTATAAAATCCGCTTGTAAACTGGATTATCCTGGGTGGAAATGTCCCGATCTTTATTTAACCAATCCATGTGAGTTTAATGAAAAAGGTTATTATCTCATTGAAGATATAAATGATTACTTTCTGCAGAAGGGTACTGTGGAAGATGATCTTAAAGAGATCCATGCCGATGATAAAACTATCATGGCGATGCATATGCCTCCGCAGGGACTCGGTATGGATGTCTGTTACGGGAACAGGCGTGTAGGTTCCAAGTCAGTCCTGGACTGGATCTATCGGGAACAACCCTTGTTATTTCTGTCAGGTCATATTCATGAAAGTCCTGAGATAACGGGTATTTGGAAGACTATGGTAGGTGACACAGTGGTTATTCAGCCCGGACAAAAAACCGATAAAACCACAATGGTTTATATCGAAATAGATGGTAATAAAGTTGATGCTCAATTAATAGGATAAATTATGTTTGAAAATTTACAGATAATAGTTTCTTCGGAAGAAGAGAAACAGGAATTATTAAGAGGGTGTAAGCATATTCATGATTTTACTGTGTTGTCTCAGGATGATAAAAGCATCACAGCTCACGATGAATTTGGTGAAACTAGACCTCTTGAAAAAGATGTTGTTGGGGTATGTTTGAATTTCGATGAGTACCCTTTTGTTAATTTCCTAGCCGGACTATACGACTGTGATGATAAATCGATTCAAGAAGATATTATTAAAGTAAAACCCTAATTGCTCATACTAAATTATGATGTGATTATAAAGTGAAAATATAAAAAGAAACAGTCTAATACCTGAAGAATACAGAAAAAATAAAAATAAAAAACTGGTTGACACGGTTATGTTTTTTTAGTATTATTAAGGGTAGTTATTGAAGATTAAATTTTTAAAAAGTAGGAAAATGATGAATTTATTTAAGGCCCAGAACACAGTCAAAAGCATAAGACTACTATCAAGTAGTTTTAAATGCTCATTGTGTTTATCCCATATGCTCTATTCAATTAGAGGAAAACAGGTATGGGTGGGGTCTATGTGAATGTGATTTAATACATAATACGGATAAAAAAAGCCCCCGCCCGATAAAAAGGACGGGGGCTTTTTTCGTTTATAGGGTTAAAAGTAATGAAAACAGTAAAAGACAGAGCATATTCATTTAATCATACGAAAGATCGGCTTCTTGAAAGATGCCAGGTATCTTTATCGTTCGATGAATACAATGAGCTTTGTCAGAGATATATTGATAATAAAGTAACAATTGATAATGTGGAAGGAGAGCAGATAGTATTCCTGACTGGATTTAAAGGAAACATGATTAAGTTTGTCTGGTCAAATAAACGTAAGTTGATTACAACTGCTCTTAAAACAATTTAACAAAGGAGACAGCCATTATGGTTGATGACTTTAGTGACTTTAGAAGTTTTAATTATGGCTGTCTGACCGATGTGGTAAAGGTGCTGGACTGAAAATCCAGAAATTCCGGTTCAATTCCGGAGGCAGCCACCATTAGTAAATTAGTGTTTTTTAATAAAAGGGCGTATCGGCAAGCGGTTAAGCCACTACTCTGATAAGGTAGCATGCGAAAGTTCAAATCTTTCTACGCCCACCATAAATCTTAGGAGGACAAGGTGTTCTGGGTTTTACAAAACAATCTTTTTAATGAAGTAGGGTTTCAGTCTTTGGTAGGAACTCTGGAAAGGATGAATATAAAACATATCATTGTGAAAGTGGTTCCTTTTGTAGGAGATATAATTCCTGACATAAACCCGAAGAACCCTGTCATAGCAGTGGGAGCCTATTCCATGTGGAAGGTTGCCAAAAGAAAAGATGGCACCCAGGTGTCTTTGTGAATGAGAATTTTACGTATCCGAAATTGATAAAACATTATGGAGACAATCTCTTAAATAAAGAATGCAATATAACTACACTTGAGAATGTTCTCCCGAAATATAACGAATTTTTTATAAAACCTTGTAAGGATAGTAAAGTTTTCTCAGGACAAAGGATGACCTGGGTAGAATTTAAAGAGTGGAGAGAAAGAATCTTAGAACTCGGATGGGAGGGTTCAGTAAAGGGAAGTACCTGTGTAGTACAGGCACCTGTAAAAGAAATCTACCGGGAGTACCGGTTCTTTATAGTGAATGGTAAAGTTGTCACAGGTTCGCAATACAGAGTAGGAATGCGGGTATTTTCAACGGAATGTCATGAAAAGGATGTAATTGAATATGCTCAACGAATGGTTGATCTCTGGAGTCCGGATGTAGGTTTTGTCATTGACATAGCACTAACTCCTGAAGGATTCAAAGTTATCGAGATAAACTGTTTAAATGCTTCAGGCTTTTATGCCTGTGATATGAGTAAAGTAGTTTTTGCATTGGAGAAAATTTATAATTAACGCAGACGTGCTGGAATGGTAGACAGGCTTGGCTAAGGACCAAGTGTTCGTATGGGCGTGAGAGTTCGAGTCTCTCCGTCTGCACCATATAGGAAGTAAAGATGGGCGAATGTAATTGCTGTTATATGACAATGGGAGAACATGCTTTGACTTGCCCTGCGTATAAAAGGGATAAAAGTCAGCCCTGTGATTGTTGCTATATGACAACAGGAGAACATGCTCTTACTTGCCCACAGTATGAAATTGAAGATAATGAGGAGGATTAAGATGGGACTGAACTCATCGTTGTTTAAACGTAAGTGGTTTGTAGATTAAGACCTGAGCCTGAGTGCTACAGGTCTGTACGGGCTTGTGGCCAAGTTGGTAAGGCTCTTGACTTTTAATCAAGAAATCGTCAGTTCGATCCTGACCAGGCCCATATGTAAACGCTCCCGTAACTCAGTTGGTCAGAGTAGCTGATTCTTAATCAGCGAGTCGAGTGTTCAAATCACTCCGGGAGTACCATAAGTAAAGTAAATAATTCGGAAGGGAGCCAGATATTGGTTAGCTGGGGCTGTCTGCTAAACAGTTGTTCTATAAGGACTTAGGGTTCAATTCCCTATCCTTCCGCCATAAAAAGAAGATTAGCATGAAAGATGAAGATGAACTTAAATGGTGTGATGACGATTGCAAAAATTGTGATGACGATTCAATAATTAAAGAAATACATGCTATTCGGAAGGAACATGCTAAAAGGTTTAATTATGATATAAAAGCTATGGGAGACGATCACAAATTAAAACATCCAATCATTGTAGAGATGATGACTGCAAGTAGAAAAGGAGATCATGAAACTGTTAGAAAATTAAGACAAAAGTTGAATTCTATGTGAATGAAAAGATTTTAAAAATGAATATGAAAAAGAAAGAACAGAAAAAGGCAATAAAATGGGGCAGAAGAAAGATATACATAGGAAGAAAAAGATTAATGCCCGTAAACGAAAACCGTGTAATCGGGATTGCGAAAACTATAAAAAATTCAAGTGTTAATATATAGGGCCGAGTGGTGAAGTTGTTTTAACACGGTAGTCTGCAAAACTATTATGCGTCGGTTAGAATCCGACCTCGGCCTCCAGTTCTTTGAAATAAATAAGTATATCGAGTCCACGCGCAGATGTTAAGTCTGTGAGGAAGCTCAGGACATCACCGCTGACGGAAGGAGACGTAAGTCGTAGGTACTTCCTAGGATGCAACACAAACAGACCTATGCCGGTGAGCGGGGCTATGATGGTCGGGTTAGTGGCAAAGATAAATGTGGACATAAAACAGAATCCTGGCTACGGATATACTTATTATACGGAGAGGTAGGTTTAATTGGTAAAATCAGTGCTTTGCACAGCACCTAAGCTAGCAAGGTGCCATTCCAGGGATGGATTTCGGGGTTCAAGTCCCCGTCTCTCTGCCAATAAATTATACGGAGGTAGACCGGCTGGACGAGGAGCCTGTCTTGAAAACAGGTAGGGCTGTAAAAGGTCTTCGGGGTTCAAGTCCTCGTGCCTCCGCCATAAAAACAATAGTTATCAAAAGGTAACTATAAGTTCTTTGACATTTCGGTTATTATGAAGTAAGCACATATTTATATGGTGAGCGTAGCTTAACTTGGTTAGAGCACTGGATTGTGGTTCCAGGAGTTGGGGATTCGAGTTCCCTCGCTCACCCCATAAATTTTCATTTTATATAGAATGAAACGAGTAGGAGGTCAGATAGTGGTTGGCTGCACCGGACTGTAAATCCGGATCTCGTAAAGGGACGCTGGGGGTTCGACGCCCTCCCTACTCATTTGTCAATTTTATGGAGAGCAACCGAATGGTTAGGAGGCGGTTTCGAAAACCGTTAAGGCTGAAAGGCTAACTAAGTTCGATTCTTAGGCTCTCCGCCATTAACAAACAGATTTTAAAAAAGATGATGCTACTCTTTTAATTGCTTCTTTATCGGCGTTTTCCATTTGATTAACAATTTTTTTGGCCCAGGTATATCCAGAATCACCTCCCCAAACAAGCCATGCTACATAACCTTTATCTTTCCATGGTTCATTTTTATATTCTGGGTTTATCTTTTTATTCTTTTGATGACGGTCGAAGAAAGCTTTCATTCTTTTGACTGTTTTGGGAGATAAAATATCTCTGTTTTTAAGATTAACAGCTCTTTGAACACCAGACCCAACACCTTCTGCTTTTGCCTGTTCAACTGTTAGTCCTCCTTTACCACCGGCCATTCTTCTATATCTTAAACCTTTTTCAGCTTCTTTGGCTACTGATTCAGGAGGTTTAAAATTGATATGTTCATATTTTTTCATAATAAATAACTCCTTATTATGTTTTTATATATTTATAGATAATTATTTTTGGAGGATATCCGAATTGGTTTAGGGGCTCGGTTGGAAACCGAGTGGGCTCAATGCCTTGCAGGTTCGATCCCTGTGTCCTCCGCCACTTTTTCAAAAAAACTTCCGAACAATTCTTGTTCTCATGTCGTATCATATATAGGGGCTGTTTTTTATGAAAGGTAAGATATGGGTCGATACCAAATAGCACTGGAGAAAAAACCTAAAAAGATCGAGTTAAATAAATCCGATACTAAGAAAATTGATATTTCTAATAAATCTGAATTAAAACAATCATATTTCACCGATCTTAAAGTGATGATGGAGTTTATGGCTGAAAAGGGTGGTAATTGGATACCAGAAAAAGATCTTTATTTTGAAGAGATCCCTTTAGTAGCCTATAAATCTGATAACGAAATGGTTGTCATTACTGCAAAGGATATGCATCTTACGGAAAAGAATATAACGGAAATGGACAGAAAATCTTTTAGATCTGAGAAACCTCTTCGATTTAAAAAGTTTTTTGAGTAGGATAGGAATCATATGAGCCGGTATCGTATCATAGTTGATGAAAAAAAAGAAGAAGAACAGATCCATTTAAGACAGGAACGAAATAAAGAAGAGAATAATCGCATATTTGACGATGTAAAAAAGATGAGTGACTTTATGTCCCTATTAAATTCAGTATGGGTTCCTACTCATTTTGGGTTCATTATGAAATACAGGGAATTTGAAGGAGTGATAACAGTTATTATAAGTACTGCAGAGTATAATAAAACAAAAGATCTTTTACCCAAAGAATTGTTAATACAATTCGAAGCTCATGGAGTGGTAGTTTTTAAAAAATCATGAGTAGATACAAAATAGCATTAAATAAGGGAAAGTCTCCCGAAGATAAAGAATTAAATGAGTATTTTGCAAATAAACCAGAACATAGTATTTCGTTTATAAGTGCTGTAGATGTTTATAATTTTTTATCTGAAGAAAGTGATAAATGGTTCCCAGATTCTGGGACACCTTTGATAATAAGTTATGTAAATAAAGATAAAAATAGATCGTTTATGATAACTCAATATAACTGGAATAAGACAAAGCATTTTATACCAGTATCTATTTTGAGATCCATTGAAGAAAGAGCACCGTTTTTCGTATCAAAAAAGAGAGTATGAAATGGGACAAGAAATTTGGTTGTACCCAGATCCGGTTCAGATACCTAAGGTAAAAGAGTACGTTAAACTTTTAGGTAAGAGGGTGGATGATTATAATTACATCGATGGACCGGATTTTGATGGTTGGGAAATGAATTGTTGGATTGAATGGACAACAGTGGATCCCGAATGGGAGAGTGATACAGAAGAATACAGTTTTGAAGGTATGGATGAATTCTTAGAAATAGGTTATCAATCTCATCACTATAAGGGTGATTTCGCAGAATGTATTGCCTGGGAAATTAAAAAACGATTTACAATACTTAAAGTTGGTTGGGATTCAATTGGATGGTCCACTCAGTTCTGGGATAATGAGCCTTTTGATTTTCAGATAAAGATGAGACAAAAAACATTGAAAAAAGATTTGAGTGATGAAATGCGAAGGGATTTCGAAGAAGAAATAGTTATGATAAAAAAGATAAAAGAAGGCTGTATGGGTTTTGCCAAAGAGCTGTTCTTAAAAGCTGATCAATTACTAAAAAATTAAATATGGGTAGATACGAGATAGCACTAGATAAGCAACCGAAGAGAGTTTTAAATTTGAATCATTTTAAACAACAAGCCCAAACTGTTATATCAAGCTGGCCTAAATGGAAAAGACAGGGAGCGGGTAAAGAGGAAACAGCTCCAATTAAAAGAAAATGAGTTATTAAGGGATACAGTATGAGTCGTTTTGATATTGCCTTGGGTAAAGAACTCCCAAAGGTAAAAAAGACCAAAAATTCTAAGAAAAGTAAGAAGGCTAAAAAGAAGGTTATTTCTCCGTATGATTTAAAGAGTAATGTAACTGTATTTACGAATGCTCGTAAGATGTATGAGTTTATGGGTTTGGCAATAGGTTCTTGGCATCCTGTTATTTCTGACCCACCGGTGATTGGTTATCATAACCCGGCTTGGGAAGGGATCTCGGTTACAATTAGTGTTGAAGATTACAACAAAACAAAAAGTCCAATTAAGGGTATTAAGATGCCTGTTATGAGTCCTGTTGAAATTGTAGGAAATTTGTTTAGAAAATAAATGGCAGTGTAGCATAGTAGATTAATGCATTCGGCTCATATCCGGGAGATCGGAGGTTTAATTCCTCTCACTGCCACCAATTTACATAAAGAAAGAAGTAGTATGACATATGAATTAGAATTTGATCCTGAATATGAAGAACAAATTCGTGAGGCAGAATTACTTGCTAGTGATATATGCCCTACGTGCCTTGGTTCAGGTAAGGTCTATGGTAAATGGAATACAAAAAAACGGTGTACTGACTGTGATGGTACAGGAAAACACCCGGATAATCATAAAGAAGAAAAGGAGCTTCCTTATTAATGGCAACAAACAACCAGACTACAACGCGCTGGGATCCTAATGGTGAAATCGTGAAAAACTATGGTTGTTTGAGCGATTGTGACGGTGCGATAATCCGATGACGGTGGACTCCGTAGCTGAAGCTCCATATCAGCTTCTATGGGTAACAATGGAGATAACCCATAGCGCAGGGCTGTCATAGCTTTAGAGTGTCATATAAGGAAGTATCCTTATATAAATTTATTAACCCTTTACAAAGGAGGTAGATATGCTATAACACAATAAACAAGGAGTTATAGTATGTCTAGAAGTTACAGAAAGCCGTATGTAAAAGACGGCTATGGATCAAAGGGCAAAAGATTCATGAAGAATTATGCCAATCGGGTGGTAAGGCATTCTAAGGATGTTCCGAATGGCAGAGCCTATAAGAAATTATTTTGTTCTTATGATATTTGTGATTATTATTTCTACGTGGAAGTAAAGAGAAAGGATGATCCTTATTTTGAACCAGAGTTCTGGAAATACGCCAGAAAATGAAATAAAAGTACAAGCTACAAGGATAATGCAGGAATTACTTAAACGCATCTTAGACAATTCTGCAGAGGTAGGACGACCAGACCCAGACATAAGATATGGCTCTTCTCTTCATGTTTTAAGTAAATCCATTGGGCAAGTCATGGCGGAGGAATTGGAGAAATTGAAGAAATGAAAGTTTCATTCCATTTTTTATGGTATGACTTCTGGGTCGGGTTCTTTTGGGATCAAAAGAAACGAATTTTGTACTTTTGCCCATTACCATGTGCCGTTATTAAAATGAAATTCAGGAAAAGGAAAATTGATAAAGGTTTTCGACATCCAAAATTAAGCTTCTTTTATAAAGTTTTTAAAGGGAAAAAAGAATAACTATTTGTGCTGTAATAAAGATGGGATTTTAATTGTAGAAAAAGTTATAGGATTATGATGAGTGAAGCTCGTAAAAGTTATGCTAAACGTTCATTTATTATAGGTAAATTTAAATATATCTTTAAAATATATGTTACTGAAGAACTAATATTTTCATCAGAGGATCTATTCCCTTTAAGGGATAAGACTATGATAACATTTTTTAGAACGAATTCTTATATTGAAACAGCAAAACAAATGAATATCTCAATTCCTGAATTAAAGAAAAAGATCTTAAATACTATAGAATTACTTGGAGAAGTTAGATCATTCTATTTAACGAAAAAACTTGTTAGGCATAATAAAAAAAGTAAAGATTGTAATTTAGGAACTTATAGAACAAAAAGAATAAGAGTAAGTGAATATAAAAAACCATTAGTTGAAGAATTCAGATGTAATATTAAGAGGTATCAAAATATAATGGGTAAATTTTTGAGCCCTTTAAAAAAGGATGTTATGGAATTAATATTGAAAAACGGCTCTTATTTAAAAACAGCTAAAAGATTGAATATAACACCCAAAAAAGTCAGAAATGAGCTTGTGGGAATAGTTAAATTACTTAAAAAGGTGAAAAAGACTGATTGGATTATTCCATCATAGAAAAGAGATATTATGACCATATGTCCTTATTGTAATGAACAAAGAAGTTTAGAGCATGATAATTCATGTGTTCTCTGGAAACGAAGAATATACATAGGTTTTACGAATGCCCTGATGTGCCTTTTCGGGATACTTTTAATATTTGGTCTAATGTTTCTTGTAATAAAGTATGGTTGAAAGATTTATGGCCGAGTGGCAGAATTGGCAGACGCGCTAGATTTAGGATCTAGTTTCGAAAGAATTGGAGGTTCGATCCCTCTCTCGGCTATTTAAAGAATTCTTTAAAGGTAAATAAGATGAGAACTTATGGACAAATAGTAGATGATGTAAAAAAGGTTTCAGGGCCTCAATTAGTGGCTTTGTTCTGCGTCATAGCAGGTGAGTGTATAAAAAAGAAATGTTTCAATCCTGGTGGGATGAAAACAACTATTGCCAGAATAGAAAACAGAATTGCTGAAGAAATGGGTAAAGAAGAACCTAAACCTAAGATAGCGGAATTAACGTGTGGAAGTTGTGGAGCCACTTACACTTTAGATACGAATTATATACATCGTACATGTGGCTTACGGGGCTGTAAAGGTAAGTTACATAAATTATAAATAAAAATGATCGGGTGGAGGAATTGGGATACTCAGCAAATTTAAGCTTTGCTGTCCTTTGTGACATGCGGGTTCGATTCCCGCCCCGATTATTATATAATAATTATGGTTTACAAAAATTGTAGAACATACGGCCCTTATGAAGGTAAAGATGGTAGACTAAGAGTATGTGTAGTTTACCCTGATTTGAGTAAAAGAACAGTATCATATCCTAAATATCTTATGGAGAAACATTTGAATAGATATTTAGAAAAGAATGAAACAATAGATCATAAAGATGAAAATCCTTTAAATAATAAATTAAGTAATTTGAATATTCTTATTAAAGGTGATCATTGCCGTAAACATGCTAAGAGATTGTTACCTAGAAGTTTTAGCTGCCCTCAATGTAAGAAACCGTTTGTTTTATCAGGACGAAGATTACATGATGCTATACAAAACAGAAAAAGAGGTAAAGTGGGTCCTTTTTGTAATAAAAGATGTGGGGGAATATACGGAACAGATGTTCAAAATAAAAGAATAGAAGTTTTAGATGTGATTCAAATACCTGTTGAATATGAGCCTAAAATAAAAGAGATATAGACATGAATTTATATTGTCCAAAATGCAAGGAGCGTCGTGTTGCCCAAGTAGGTGCAGGGGCTTCTATAATGGTAAATGGTAAACCTGCTGATTATAGCATTTTAAAAGGAATTATGAGATGCGGTGAGTGTGGTAGCTCATTGGTAGCAGAAGAAGATTTAATAGAATACAATCCTCATAAATGTTTACCTGTTGGGTTTTCTTTTTGTGAAGGGTTTTGTCCACAGAAGACAGAAGATGGTAAATGCGGGTTTGATAAGTATGAGTTGTTAAGTTGTCCTTATGATTTAGGTAATCGTAATTGTAATTGTTAATAAATAAGGCCGGATGTTGGAATTGGTATACAAGGACGGCTCAAACCCGTTCGCCTTTACGGTATGGGAGTTCGATTCTCCCTCCGGCTAAATAAAGGATTCTTATGAATAAAAGGTGCTTTTATACGTCAATAGTGCAAAGCCGGTATCATATCAGAGGCACTAAGCCACAGGAACCTTATATTCATTATATAGATCCTTATCTTCGGAAGGTATTGAGATATCCTCGGTGGTTAAGATCTGATCTTAAATTTGAAGTACAAGAGCCCGTTTTATCGAAAAAAGAATATTTAAAAATAAAAATGAAAATTATAGCTAAAATTGCAAAAAAAGCTACAGAGCAAATTCAAGCTGAAGAAGATAGACGCATTATCAAATTTTTAAAGAAAGTTGCATAATGGAAAATAAAGAAATTACTCTTAGGGAAATTGGTGAATTAGCCAATAAACTAGAAGATGAAATCGGAATAAATCTGGATGCTGTGATGAATAAGTTGACTCAGGAGGTTGGAGAGTTCAATGATGCCATCCAAAAGCACAGAGGTATTCACAGCCGGTCATGGGTACCTTTGGTTAAAGTGATAGATGAGCTAGGTGATGTCCTTGTGAATTTAATATCGATAGCTTATAGGCTTGAAATTAATCCAGATGCCTTTCCTGGTATAGCTGAGAAGACTCTTAATAAGTTCAAAGAGCGTAAGAATGATTACATAGAAAATAAGGGGATTGATAATGTATAGTTCGATTCAAACTGATTTAGTGACCAGACGTGTCCTTATAAATGATTATGAGGTAAAGGATTATGAGGGAATTGTAAGAGCCGTCTTTCATGATGGTAAATATTTAAAAGCCATAGTGGAAAAAGAAGGTGGTGAATTAGAACAGTGTAATGTTGTAGAGATGAAAATTATTAGAAAATAAATATACGCCCTGTTAGCTCAGTTGGATCTAGAGCAAGGCCCTTCTAAGGCTTAGGTCGGGGGTTCGAGTCCCTCACAGGGTGCCATTTTAATAATGCTCTAATAGCGCATTTTTAATAAATGCGAATGGAGGATTATTATGGACGAGAACAAGAAGCATTTAATTGAAATGGCTACACTTAAGTACGGAGAAATTTATCCCACTAGTGAATGTAATTCCCTCTTAGAATGATTTACTGTAGTGGGAGGTAAGTTGTACCTCTGGTTTAATTTAAAGGATGGGAATACAAGAGTCCTGTCACGGGAGATAAATGATGGGGATAAGGATTGATATTGAACATGTCCGGAAGATCCAGGAAGAACGGAAAAGAATTAATTCTATACCATTAGAACAAATTGAATGGTACGAAGATGGGATAAAATTGGAAATTCATCCCGATTTAATAAGAGAATTTTTATTTACAGGATTAGATAATACTGACTTCATAATAAGTGAAATGTACAAAGATAAAGGTCCTTACAGAGTTTTTAAAGATTCTGAATGTGGTAGATTATTTGATGAGAAGCAAATTGTCGGGCAGAAAATGTGCTATTTAGGTGATGTTGGTTGTGGCTCAACCGGTATAGGACCTAGACCTATATTTGTTGATGCTGAAGAGTTTGTGAAAAGAGTAAGTACTTTACGATCAGAAGGTATGACAAAAGAACAGTGTAAAGAGTTTGTCTTTAAGAAACTGGAAAAGAAAGGGTGTGGTTATAATTTTAGTGGATCCTGGATTGAATGGGATAGTCTTATAGAAGCAGTTTTCGGTAATTTAGAAACTGATAACACGAATCCAGTTGTCCGGAACGTAATTGAAATAATGAAACGTGATAAGTCCCTGTAGTTCAACAGGATAGAACATAGGTTTCCTAAACCTAGTATTGGGGTTCGAGTCCCTACAGGGATACCATAAATTCATAATAGAAAGGAACATCAGAGTGCAGAAAAACATGTTGAAGGTGTTTAGCATTTTGCCCCATTATTACATACAATATGACACTCGAAATGTATAATTAAAAATGAGAGGAGGATGATGTAGCTATGAACAACTATAAGACATTAGTATTAGCAGGTGGAGTACCTATTGACGTGGAAAGCTGGCAAAAATCATTAACAAAATGTATATCGGGAAAGGCCATAGCAATCAAGAATAGGAAAGAAATTGCCTTTGAGACTAATGGAGTAGTTACATACATACCTTCGATCATTGTAATCTTAAATACCTATTTTATGGGTAGATTAAGGTTTGTAAATACGGTTCCTCTTAATAGGCGTAATTTGTGGCTTAGGGATAAAGGTCATTGTATGTATTGTAATAGTAAAATAACGACAGAAGAAGTGACTTTTGATCATGTCATTCCTCAAAGTAAAGGCGGTAAAACAACTTGGACGAACGTTGTCTGCTCGTGTTCTATTTGTAATAATAAAAAAGACAATAGAACTCCAAAACAGGCTAGGATGACTTTGGTAAAAGCACCAACGGTTCCTAAACTTAGTAAAAAGGTTGTCCAAAGAATGATAAAAAAGTTGGGAACTATTTCTATTAATGAGGATTCTTGGAAAGGTTATTGGGACGTGACTTTATTGTCGTAAGAAAAAGGGAGTATTTTTACTCCCTTTTTTTATATTTAAAATTATAAAAGGAGAAAAAATTTTGAAAGCTGTATGCACATGGGGTGATGGACCCGATGTAATCTTATGTTTAGATGGAACACCTTTGGTTTTACTCGAAAATCCTGATTTAAATAATGGCCAATCAGTTCATGGTGTTGTAACTAAAGGTGATGTAGATTTAACTGCTGATCAGGCTTATAAATTGGGTTTTCAATTAATAAATGCCGCTCAACAGGCCAAAAAATTGTATGAAGGGATTAGGGGACAGGATGAGAAAAGAAATTCAGGAAATGATAGATAAAATTGATCGTGGTGAACACATGCCTTATAAAGTTATTAAAGGGCGGGTGCCTATAACAAACGGTGAAGAAGACTGGGACCAAGCAGAATTTACATCAACCGAGGAGAGGGTATTATGTCCAGAGACAGCGAATGCGAAGAATCATTAAGGTACCATACCTGCCAGGGACCTCTGCATAAAGTTATAGATAATGGTGAATCCAGAGTTATTTGTATGGGTGCTATAAAAACTTTAATATTAAAAGGCCATGAAATAGATATAGAGGAAAATGTTCCCAGGAAGTTTAAGAAGGAGTTGTCCAGTATTGTTATAATCGATAATTCATAATAATTCATTAATATCGATTTAAATAGTATGGCAAAGAAAAAAATATTCGAAATCGATAAAGACAGTATTGTTAAAGCAACTAAAGAGGGTTATCTATATTGTTGTACTATACCACCTCATGGAGAAATCCGTGGGGATAGAAATAAGCGTTATATTTATTACCATAGAGCTTTAATGGAACAAAAATTAGGTCGTTTTCTTAAATCTTGGGAAGAGGTTGACCATAAAAATGGGGATAAAACTGATAACCGCCTATCAAATCTTGTTTTAAAGGTACATGGAGAGCATCAACGTGATCATGCCAATAATGGTAATAGCTTCTGGAAAAAGAGTCCTCTGAATAAACCTGGTGCGAAACGAAAGGCTCATAGAGTAATAGCTAAGTTTTTGGGAGAAATGTGTTAAAGAATACTTTTTCGGCTTCTTGTGGAGTATACTTTTTAAATAAGAGTGATATCTTTTTTCCTTCAATATCTAAAATTCTTTCTACATAAGGTTGCCCTATTTCAGGTATAAATTTATTTGCAAATTTATTATTTTTCTGTATTTTCAATGAATGGTGATATCTTAATTTTGAAGGAATATCTTTTATTCTTTTTTTAGGTTTTTTCTCTAAAATTATCTCATATCTACCCATGATTTAAAAAGTTTTCCATGAAGTCCCTTCTGAATTACCTGCTCCGGGTCCAGCAGTAAAACCGCAGGTCTTACAAGTAGGGTACTGCCAGCATGTGGTACCATTTCCTTCATAAGTCCGACAACAACGACAGTTTGTATATGTATATTTTATATCAATTCCCCCACATTTGGGGCATGGGTCTTGTCCGTTTCTTAGAATACCTTTTTCATCAAATAACTTTTTCAGTCGTCTTTTTTCTTTGTATAGGTTCTCAATCTTTTTATCTATTTTTTCAATCATTTTAGTAAAGATAGGATTAGCCTTGTTCCAAGCAATTCGGATTGATTCATATTCTGCTCCTAAAGCACAAATACTTACCTTTACTGTATTATTACATTTTTTATTTGAGCACCGGGCCTCACCGGGATTAAAGGTTGTATAACCGCAATGCCCAGCCAAGATTCCTTTGGTACCACATTTTAAACAGGGGTTAACCTTTTTATTAATAGGAGTTTTTAGTTCCATTTAAGTCTCTTTCTGTTTAAAGCAATCACGCCAATTATCACCGAAATGTTCTTGTGCAAATTTAATTGTAATAACTCTGACTGAATTACAATTATCACAAGGTCTATCCATACTATCCTGCTCATGACCACATTCTGAACATACATAATTCATTTTATTGCCTCCCTCAGGTTTATATATTATCTACAAGCTCCTGCACAACTCTTACCACAGTGCTTCCAAAATTCATCCCATTTCTTTTTACTGGCATTTTTCTTAGGTAACCGGGCAATGGGGCCTATCCATCTTACATCATCTGACCCACATTTACACATACGTACTACACCAGAACGTTTAAGTACAAAATAATCAGGCCATACATAAATTTTATGGCATTCGTAACATATTACTTTATAGGAAGCTCGGGTAGTTTCTGTCCTTTCACAATAAACTTCCCCTTTCCTAGGTTTATTTTTTCGTAAAGGTTTAAGGGGTGTTTGTTTATATACCTTTGCTCTTATAGTTTTAAGAAATTTCTGGAATATCCTTTGTCTTTCCTCACCATTAATAGCATCTCTTAATTCTTGGCCTAACGTTTTCATGTAAATATTCCTCTTAAAATTGTGCCTTGAAAACTTGCACCGTTTTTTAAATATTTTGATTTATGATTTTGCCTTTATATTCCTTAAGCATCTCATCCATATTGGTGATCCGAATTTTTTTATTGAACTGCTTTGCCATTCCCCTGGGACTTTTTAAAATTAGTCCAGTATCATCTAATTCGAAATATTCCCATTCCCGACGTTGATATCCAAGAGATTTAACAATACGCATACCGTAACCTCCCCCTTCATTTTTATGTACTGCATTAGATTGACAGCCCATAACATTGTAACTGGCTAAATATTTTAGGAGGGGAAATTCCTCATATTTGATTTCTTTGACTTTCATTTTTTACTGTAACCTTTTTTACGTTTATATTCTACTCTTGTTAACCATCCACTAAAAGAAATTAATGCTCTTCTTTTTAATCTGGGCTTTGAATAAAAGCGTGATTTATAGTGCTTCCTTTGAAATGATAACTTTCTTCTGAGTTTGATTAATTCAGGATCAATCGGTTTTAAATGATACTCTTCTTGTTTTTCAGGTTCAGGCTCTCCCGTAAAAGTACCCATGGCAACTGGAGTCCTACCTACAAAAACAATAGTACAAGTCCATGTGCAATTAGCACAACAAGTAGAAGTTAATCCCCATCCTTGAGGGCATTGATTATAATAAGTTCCTCCAGTGCCTGTGCAAGAGATATCTATCATTTGTCAGGTATCTCCTGGAATTTGTTACTGTATTTCCATTTAAATCCACCACCTGTTCTATTTGTAAAAAATTTTTTTCCAGACGGATCATTTCTATTCCTATCTTTTCGGTTCCTGGCTACTGCTGTTATTTTAGACTTATCTACACCTGTTACAAAAGAAGCTTCTTTAATACTGCTGTATGTGCATATTAAGTTTACTCCCTTTTTATCCCATTGTTCTACAGGTCTTTCAAATTTTTTGCACCATTGTTCTTTGGTTATTATTTCAAGGTTGTCTAATGCATATGGTTTATTTGTATCAATTCGGGTTATATATGGTGTTAAACCTTTATTTTGTTTATCTTGTACCCATATCCGAAACATTTTGAAAAATTTATATTGATCGGAGATCCATCCTAAAAACTCATCGAATGAATAAGAAAGATCTTCTCCTTTTTTTCTTGAAAGTGCCTTATGACGATTGTAAACTTTATTTAGAAAATCATTAACATAATTGAGCCTTTTTTTCTTCCAAATTTTATGACAGTCTTTGCATATGTTGAAATTTTTACGAGCTTTATTTTTATCAGTTAATTCAACTCTACATTTACAACATACTTTTTGGTTATCATGTTCATAATTTTCTGCATATTTCCAGATGTAACCTCCACAACTTTTAGATTTACCAACAACACAATTATTTATAGTTTGTCGATGTAATTTATTCTTTCTTGCAGCCATGGATATTGAAGGGTAAGTCTTTATGGCTCTACCGGTTTCCATTGAATATTTTGTAACTGCTCTCCATCGAGTCTTTGGTATATTAATCATGGTTTTTTACAGAAATGATAAAGTTTACGTTTTTCTGGAAAAGATTTACCTATCCGGGATTCTCCTAATAACTTATAATAATTAAATCCGACATCTCTGAAAATAGTTACAACATCTCCGTCCGAGTCATGAGGCTCAAGAAATACATGTCGAAAAAGTGATAAATATTTAAGTAGTCTCTTTTTCTTTTTAATCCATCGTAAAAAACTGAAACAAAAAACTACGTCATAATCATATCCAAGGATGTTTTCATATTCTGAATTATCAAGATCTATTTGAATAATTCTCATCTTATCAGTAGGAATTCGAAAAGCATTTTTTACTATCTGTGTAGCTTGTAGATGAACCGAATTAAAATCAATTGCAGTAGCTGAATCTATCCCACAATATTTGAAGAGATAGGCAGGGACAAGTCCCATACAGGTACCTAGATCAAGTACTTTGAGCCCTTCCCAGCAAATTTCATTTTTAAATTTAGTCCATCTTAAATTCCAATTTCTTTCCCCTTCATAATACTTCCCATTTATGGTAACGTTATAATAGGGTTTAAAATTCATACCACCCGTGGAATAAGACCAGGCTTTTTCTATAAGAGGAATATCGATTCCAGAACGTTCGATAGTAATTGTTTCATTATATAAATTCTTTAGAAATTCATAATAGTCAACTGGGATGCATTGTAAGTGGTATAAAGGGATCTTTATAAAATCTCTGATATTTGCTATTGATTCAAGATCGATTATACCGTATTCATATCCATTATCAGTTACATTTGATTGGACTAAGTCATAAAAGAAGAACCCAGTTTTTCGGGCATTTTCGGTTAAAGTTTTAAAGAATCGTTTATACTTGTCGTTCTGTTTATTTACATTTTCAAAAGTACTAAATTCATGCTTATTTTTATACCGTTGAATATCCCCGTATAGTTTACCATCTATTTCCTTCATGGGACAAGAGACATATCCCATGCTGTACCCTATACAAGAGCCGTTATCAGAAAGAATAACTTCTTTGATGTCAGCAAGACCATTATAAAATCCTGCATTTACAGCTTGTAGAAATAGACTTCCTATATGTCGTTCCCAAAGGACATAGTCTTCTTTCCAAAGTTTGTAATATGTTTTATTTAAAGGGTCGTAAAATAATCTGTTTTCTTTTACAATTTCTAGTGCACAGAAGTCAATAGTATCTATATATGTAAATTTCATTAATTCTCCTTAATCTGATATAAGAATAAATTCACTTTCATGAACATTAAATTTGTCAGGATCCCATGTTGATACGATAATTTGGATTAATTCATTGGCTTTGTTTTTTGTCGCATCAATTCCTTGAAGACCGCATTTTACATTATTTTTAATATTACTAGCACCTGAAATTGTGACCATATCATCATTTTTGGAAATTGTATTTAAGATACGGCCCATTGTATCCATGGAAAGAAGTTGTACATCTTTAAAGATAAAACGAAATAGAGAATATTTTTTTTCTTCGTAATGTCTTTTCTGTATATCAGGCCAACAAATATTATGGAATTTTTTAATTTCTTTTTTAATACTGTTTATGTCTTCAATCACTTCTTTCCATTCATTAGAGATGGTATAATTAGGGATAGAAATTTCATGAGCCGTTTCAATTCCGGCTTCAATTAGTAAAGTCGTTCTTAATATTCTTGTTTTCTGATAATATTCGAGATAATTTTTTATTTGACCCATTTTTTATTTCCTCTTCTTTTTTCTTAATATCAAATGAAATCATCCCTATTATATAAATTATAAAAGTTGCAGTAAAAATTATAATAGGAGGTAAGATTTTAAACCCTAACCATAGGATAATACTGACAACATAAATAATAATAATAATAATCCATGTAATAATGAATCTGTTAGGTGGCTCATAAAAACATTTCAATTCTTCATAAGTACTATTTTTCATATGGTAATTTTTTCTCCCACTGCTTTCCACAAATTTTACATTCCATAGTGACTTTACCATCTCTTTTGCTATTCGGGATTTCTCTACTTTCAGTATGTATCCAACGTATATCTTCAGAATCCCTGTCTTGTGTATAAGGGTAATCAGGTGTACATTTTTCTATAGTCTTTTTTAACTTTTTCAGTCTTTCTCTAATTTTTTCTTGCCTCTTTCCGAATTCTGGGTCACATTTTTCCATGTGCTCACTCCAGTGGCCCCGTTTTATTCTTTTATGGCATATTTGACAAGTAAAACAACATGCAATAGTGTGTTTGATGCTTTTATTGTCATGGCATTTACAGTGGCATTCTTCAGTCAATTTTATATCTCCCCTTTAATTATCCAAAATTAGACTTTCGGGTCAGAGGTATCTTTTTTGCAGTATCCGCAAATAGTTTTAACCCTTTCCATGAATCAATGTGGTAGGAAGTAATATAAGGTGCCTTAGGAGGTGGGCAACCACAATGCCCGTTAACTCTAACTGATCTTTTACCCTCTTTATTGGCATACATCTCCTTAGCATCTTTTAAAGGCATATTCCCATCGACCATCCAGTAAGTCCATGCTCTTTCAAAGGTGAAACCCGGGAGTTCTCCAGAGATAGAGAAAGGAACTTCTCCGTCACCTTTTTTAGATACAATATCAATACCGGCTAGATCAAGTTCAAGTCTGATGTAATGATCACAAGCTACCTCTCCAGCAAGATTCCCCATTGTATAACTTTCTCCATTATTGGCTAGATGCGTTTCGCATTTCTTTTTGATTTTTTTCTGATAACATTCTTCGTGGAAATATTTCCATTTTTCATAAAGAACTTCATCATTTTCTTCAATGACATAATTTTCATCTATATTTTTTCTGCCATTTTTGTTTTTCTCATAACCATATTCTTTATCAATAGTCAGGTCAATGAGCCCCCTATTGAAAATAGTATGATGAAATATATAGACAGTATTTTTGTCTGTGTTTCGAAGCTCTTTTTCAATTTCTGTTAAAGTTTTCCCGACGTATTTGGAGTTTATCTCAAATTGGTTAGAGTACCGTAATCTTTTGGTTTTATGGCAATACTCTACTTCCCATCCTTTATTACAGTGGGAACATTTTACATAAGCGGGAGGTAAATCATTGCCCATTGAGAATGAGATACTTATAGGATACGGCCTTTTGTTTTTTGCCCAATCAAAATCTTCTGCATCCATCTCTTCTCGGGTTAATATATTAGGGATATTTTCTTTACTCCATCTTTCAATAAAATCCCAAAATTCTGTCTTTGTAAAAACTTTTCCTACAGGAAAATTGAAAATTTTCTCTACCGGAATAAAACCTGTCGCAGTACCTAAATTACCACACGTATCGAGATAATATCGACCTAAGACATAATATTCGTATAGTCTTTCATCACGTTTGTAACCTGCTTCGTGTCTTTCATTGATCATTTCCCAAAATGTGTTGTAAGATTTAAGTGACTTTTCGATTCCTTTAATTGTGTTATAGTCTTGTTTTTTCATTTTACCACATGTTTAGAAGTGATTGTTTCTGCGAATTCTGGCCCCCTATCATAGTCATCAATCCATATGTTATCACAGTGCCGATTTCCTTTTTTCTCACTGCCGTACCATTGTGTCCTCCAATGTGCCTCAACTCTTATCTTATGATCCAGTTTCCATTTTCCGACACCTCCAGCTTGTTTGATACGAGTTATATCGTTATTCTTATCCTTTATATTTGAACCAACAATAATAAATCTTTTGTTGGTAGCTTTTTCTTTCCTTTGTTCCAGTTTTCTTTTCTTGGTTTTATTTTTAATATTTTTTAATCTTGCATCAAAATCTAGTGGATCATGGTTTTTTAAATCAGGTTTTTTGCTTGTGATATATAAAAGAGTGTTAAATACAAATTTTGCGAATTCTTCTAAATGATCAACATTTTTATATAAATCATATTTATCTACTTCTTCCTTTTTTCTTTTTGTCTCATTTTCAATATAAATCTTTAATTGATCCTGAATTTTTCCAGGTTGCATTTCTATGTGGAAATAAAAGGTGGTATCATTAAATGGTATGTCTGGTGTAGGTTTTAATAATGAACATGCCATTACTCTAATATGCTTTTCAGTATTGAAATCTCGAAGATAAACGTAAAAACCATTTACAGGATGTTTACTTCCATCTATATCATTTATAGAAAAAAGACCTGGATCTATCTGTATAAAAATTTCTCTAAACGGGGATCTTAAGAAATAAGCATCAGTATTACAATTTGTTTGGGCTAGTCTTGCTGAAAGTTCTGGTGTTATATAGTATATCTGATCAGCATTATTTTTCATTTGATACATATGAAAATATGTATTGTAAAAATGACTTATTCTTGCTGGTGAATCAAATTCAGTAAAAATAGAAGAAGTAGCATTACAAAATTGTTTGAATGTAGGATCAAAACCAATATCGAGCATATTTTGTACTAGTATAGTTGGGGCTACTGTCTCTAGATGTTTAATAGCCAGTTCATAATGAGTTTTTGTGAAATACTTCTCCATAATAATTATACAAAGTTTATAAGGTGTTTCAATAAGAAAAAAATGATTTAATTTCTATTTAATCGTTTAATCAGCGATTATCTATTAATATAATTACCGTATATAGAAAGTAATGTACTATAAAAATAAAGTGAAATACCATAAAAGCAAACAGAAATGATAAAATGATTGAGACACTTTTTTATTTTTGCTATTATTCTTATTTACTAGGTGACTTAAAAAGTACTGAGATGTACTATTCTCTATTGAGAAAAGAATTCAAAGAACATGGCCGAAAAGATTCATTAGAATCTCACCAATACCGAGAATTGAAAAAAGTTAAAGATGCTCTTGATTCTGGAACCATATCCAAGAAGGAATGGGTAGCTGATAAAGTTATTGTACCCAAGATTAATTCAGAGATAAAAATAAAACAAGATGAATTGGTCCGGAAGATCCATATGGAGGGGCTAGAACAGCTTAAAGTTATCTTGGATGATTGTGTGCAGATATATAATATTGAGCATCCTTGTGGCTCCTACGGGGCTGTAGATATGGTTTATAAAGGATTGAATACGATCTATCCGGTGGAAGTGAAACGAAGTCGGGGAGAACATGATTTAATTGGACAAATAGGAAAGTATGATTTATATCATCGTTTAAGGCTCCATTACAAACATTATAAACATGTTCAACCGGTAACGATATGTCATTCTTATCAGAAATTTGCTTTAAATGAGTTAAGACAAATGAGGGTTTTGACCTTAATTTATACCATAATTAATAAGAAAATTACTCTAAATGTAATATAAATTACTTTTCTATTGACTTTAAGATCATTTAGGGGTATATTTAAATTAAATTACCTTTTGTTAGAAAACGATAATTTCTAAAGAGTGTGTCAAAGAAATGCTGAGAATGACTTTTAATAGTAACCCAAATCCACAACCAAAGAATTTGCTATTCGTTGGGGTTGTTATGATATAGTCATAATCTCTACCTTGGATCAGGAAAAGCCCCGGCAAATGAGAGTTCTCCGGGGCTTTTCTTATTTAATAATGTACTAATATGAAATTCGGTTCTATCACAGGTTTTTATAAGGGAAGGATAGAACTTATGAATAAAGTATCTTGGGATGAGTATAATAGTATGGTAAATTCAGCAATTGATAGTGGGTATCCTTATGCTAGTGGTATTTTAATAGCTGAATTAGAATCCATAGCTAAGAATCTAACTCATCAAAATAAAAAGATAGAGGAAACATTAGTAAAAGAAGATAAGGATAAATTGGAAATTAGATTGGAATCAGTAAAGTCATGGAATAAAGATACTATTGAGGGTATCGAAAGAGCTATTAAAAAAGCTGATGAAGCAGTAAAAAAATTAAGTGTTGACATTTAATACAATTTGTGGTATCTTTAAATTTACATAGTTTTTATTATAAGGAAAGTTTTAAAATGTTGTTTACAAAAATACTCAATAATAACCCGCAACCTAATCAACCAACGAATATTTATTTGTCGGGGGCCTGAGTATTGTCCAAAAGTTAAACTGAAATCACAACCCCCGGCGAATGAGAGTTCACCGGGGGTTTTTATTTTTGGGATGTCGCCTAACGGTATGGCACCTGACTCTGGCTCAGGAATAATCAGGGTTCAAGTCCTTGCATCCCAGCCAATTAACTTTAGGAAACAACAATAACGGGGTGTGGCCTAGTCTGGTAAGGCGTCTGCTTCGGGAGTAGAAAATCGGAGGTTCAAATCCTCTCATCCCGATTAATAAAGGTAAAAATTATGAGACCCATGATATATCCTAAAAAGAATAGGAAAATAAAAAGACCACGAAGATCGAGACCATTAAAAAGATGTGTTCATATTGATGGAAAAGAATGGAGGTGGGAAACAACAGGTCACTGGGATAGTGATGCAGGTAGTTATGGTTGTTTAACTGATCAGAGCGTTAAAATACTTTCTCCTGATAATAAATTTTTTTCTATACGTGCTCATGAAGTAATGAAATGTGAACCGATAAGATGGGAATGTTGTGTTGGTGAAAAATTAATAACAGTTTTACCGGGGAAAGTAAAACAGTATATAATAGATAATTTAATTGATCATGATATTTCAAGATCGTTAAGGAGACGCATTCATATAGATGGTAGAGAATGGGGTTGGCAGTTTAGTAAAGGAAATCCTGCATATCAGCTCTGTGGAGTATCTGTCCGTTCTCCTGATAATCGGTATTTATGGATTTATGCAAAAGAGTTAGGATACGAGATTAAACCATCAGTAATTAAAAAGTATATAATTGATAATTTATTATATCGGGGTATAGCGCAGCCTGGTTAGCGCGTCTGAATGGGGTTCAGAAGGTCGCCAGTTCAACTCTGGCTACCCCGACCAAAGTTCTTTGAAAATTATGGGGGTGTGGCAGAAGGGATATGCAGTCCTCAAAAAGTAGACAGGTCTGGGTAAAACCGGGTCATTACAGGAAGTTTGTATTCGCTACTGAAACGAAACAAAGGGAAGGTAGTGTAACGCTTACGGACTGGTGCTTGCAAGGGTTTACGGAAGACACTGACACGTTGCCTGGGATCTGGAGACAGCCCAGGAGGGTTTGTAAATAACGGCAGGAAGTCCTTTTTCCCAATAGTGAGCTTTGGATGACTTATGCCGGTTCGAATCCGGTCACCTCCATCAAAATAAATTAAATAGATAGATAGGCAAACTGGCAAGCCATTTGGTTGTAATAGAAAATGTGTAGCAAGATCATAAAGACATACTGGAGTGTAGCTCAGTGGCAGAGCGGGTGGCTGTCTTGGTTGGCAGCTCTTATAGGAAACTGTAAGATGAAAACTCGGTGAATTCAGGGAAACCTAAGTCTTAAACAGATATGGCAATCCTGAGCGAAGCCTTGAGAAAGGAACGTGCAGAGACTTATAGCGCCGAGCACCTAAGGTGAAAACTATGGTGATGAGATAGTCCAGGCCCTTGGGAAATCAGGGGAATTACTGTAACCACTTGGTCGGGGGTTCAAATCCCTCCACTCCAGCCAATTTTAAAGGGTCCTAGAGGAATTTACTTTAAAGAAAAGGAGAAAAATTAAATGAGTAAAGATGAGAAACCTGATTATTCGAAAGATTTCGATACATGTCCTTGGTGTAATAAAATACCAAAAGTATCGAAACATTTCAGATATGATGAATGGCAACTGATCCATCGTTGTGATAAATTACTTACTGTAATTAGTATGGATTGGACTGAATTAGATAGTCTTAAAAATCGATGGAATCGACCTAAGAAATGACAGAATGTACTATATGTGAAAGAGAAACTCCTGAGAAATATGTGGAGAAACATCACTTGACTCCTTGTAGCCGAGGAGGAAAGGATAAGGAGAAAACACTTACTTGTATTGATTGCGGAGATCAGGTACATCGATTATTTACGAATAAAGAATTGGAGAGAGACTATTATACACTCGAAAAATTATTAGCTCATCCTAAAATCCAGAAATGGAAGAAATGGGTTAAGAATAAGAGATTCGGGATATGTATGAAACGAAAAAAGAAGAGATAATATATAACGGGCGGTCGCCTAATCTGGTATGGCACCACATTTGGGATGTGGAATAACTGGAAGTTCAAATCTTCTCCGCCCGATATATTTTTAAATCAATAAGTTACTGGGATGTAGTTCAGTTGAAAGAACACCGGAATTTGGATCCGGGGGTCGCAGGTTTGAGCCCTGCCATCCCAGCCATTTAATTTTTTTATCAATATATTTACCACAAAGACGTATATTATTTATACAACTTAAAAATAGGAATAATATATGACATAGATAAAAATACCACCCTAGATCCTCAAAATATTCAAACCTCCTTAAAACACGGTTATTATACCAAATGGTGTTATACCAAACAGTACAATATTCATTCATTTAAACAGGAGAATAACCGTGATCAAAAATAGAAAATTTTTAAAATTTGAATTAAAATTAGAAGCTCAAAAATTACGAAAAATCAAGACTGATATTAAAACCAAGCAGAGAGCTGGCCAGTATGCCGGTCATGAACAGTCCGAATTATTGACTCTTAAATGGAATTACCGCCATCGATTTATTGCTTATTGTATGATGCGGGGTAGAGAATATAAGCAAATCGAAAGAACATGTAGAGTTGAACCAAATCATGACTGGGTAAAGGAGATCATCAATGAATACTCCCCGCAAAAAGAAACTATACGTGCTTCTGCGTAAAGATTTGGATGAAACTTATCGATGTGTTCAAGGAGGCCATGCTATTGCTGAGTATTCTCTAAAGGATTACCAGTCATTTAAAGAATGGGCAAATGGAACTCTGATTTATCTTGGAGTACCTGATTTAAAAGCTTTGGAATTATGGTTGCTCAAATTGGAACGGAAAAATATTTTTCATATCAGGTTTCATGAACCCGATCTTGGGAATGAGTTAACATCGGTAGCTTGTATAAATACAGGGAAAATTTTTAAAAGTCTTCCTCTTGCTTAAAGTTACAGCGCCTGAGGCTCTGAGGTGAGCAACTTGGACTCTAAATCCAAGTTTTTCAGGGTTCGACTCCCTACAGGCGCATTATAACTATAATCTTTCCAACATTTTAAATTTTTAGTTATCACAATCATCTCTCAATCTTGTATAATATATAAGGGAAAAATTTAAGGAGATATAAAGTGATAATAATTTCTAAATTCCATGATTATTACGATAGTGGAATGACATATGGTATTGATAAAGAATTGAGGTTTATAAGAAAAACTGAAAAAATAGATAAACAATTGGAGATACCTGAAAAGATTACTGAATTAATGAAAGATTTGCCTAAGGTTTATGATTATTATAGAAGTCAACAATTTACAGCTCAACCTTTTATAATAATTTTCTGTGGTCAGGTTCATCTGGGGTATCATTTTTTTAATTTGAAAGATCCTAAGGATAAGAACTATTATGTGCGTCATACAGATCCAGATATCTATACATATGATTTGCCTTCAGTAGAAAAAGTGATTCAGAAATACGAACCGGAGATGTTCAAAACGTTTCGTAATAAAGATACACTCTTTCACCGTATCCTACCTTCATTCAAATATGACGTTCTGGAAAGAGCATTCAAAAAATTCGAAGACAAGAAAATGGATGTCGGGATTCATCTGGATGAAGAATCCCCGATCCTATATCTTGGATATGATGACAGAGATTTTATTTACATAAAGAATCCTGTTCTTCGGAAACTTCAATTTTTTAAAAAGGTTAATTCATTTACAGCTTTCCAGAATATCTCAATGTTTATAGGAGGAATTTGTAGCAAGACTTTCCCTCCCACCGTGGAACTCAGTGAAAAAGACAGAATCGGAAAACAAGGATTTGACAAGTGGTCTTTCAGAAAGAAGGGGGAAAATTCAAAATGAATTTATTAGTAGCAGTAACAGGAGGATTCAATTTGTTTCATTGAAAATGCTATGGAACATTGTAGTGTAGAAGATCGTAAGAATGTTTATTATAATAATGCAGATAAAATATTGGATGGGGTTTATTTAGATAGATAAAGAAGAGTTTTAAATACATATATTTGAAATTGAAATACCCATATTCGAAATTCATGAATCTTGAATATGGGTATTTTAATTATTTATTGATATTTCCATTAATTATAAACCTTAACTAGGAAGATGTATTATGGCCGATAAAAAAACCGAAAAGAAGAAGTTTAATTGTGAGGTATTATTAGCACTTGATGAGAAGATAGGCCGAGGCAATATAGTCAGGTTACAAGTAGTGCGTTGGAATAATTATTCCCCGGTTCTGGAAAAACGGGAGTATTACCAGAAGGATGATGAAGAAAGAACTGGGAAAGCCAAAGGTTTTAATCATGAAGATTTTGAAATGATCCTAGAAAATGCAGATAAAATTCAGAAACTCCTTGAAAAGGAGTTTAAAGATAAAAAATAAAATAAAGGTTAGTTTATATGAGTATCGAGATTGTCGTAGCTGAATTAACACAAGGACTCAAAACTTTTCAATCAATCCATGGAGTTGATGACGAAGCAATGGTTGATGTTCTTACAGAGTGTGCCGAAATGTATAAACGTAAAAAATTAGCAAAGGAAATGATGAAAAATAAAGATATAGTGACTGAACCTATTACTTAGATTTCTTTTCTTTATATTTGCTAAAGAGACCCATAAAAAGCGTCCAGAGTAATTTCAAGGCGTTATTCCTGACGTATTTTATTATTAATTCAATACCTTTCTTTTCGATATATAATTCAAATTCCTTTTCAAAAGTTTCTGTTCTATCCTTTATTGATTTTTTCCATACTTCAACCATTTCATTCAGATTGGTTTTACGTTCTTCAATCTCTTCTCGAATAGAATCTATTACCTCTTCTTTTTTATTACCTATTTCACTCAACAGGTCACTTAAATTTTTATCAATATCATTTTTGACATTCTTTAAAGCATCCTCTAGGAAACCTTGACCTTCATCCAATATCTTTCTGAGATTGTTATAGACTTCTCCCAATTCCCCTGTCTTGGTATCAGTTTTTCCCAAGAATTCCTTAACATTCTGGAGCTTTTCATCCATATTACCAAGGTTGAGCTTTTCCATTGATTTTCTAATTTTTTCTGCTTTATCTTCTTGAATAGCCATATATTCTGCTAAATAATCTACTATTTTGTTTATTTTAAGTTTTGATTCAGAAAAATCAGGTTTTAGTTTTTCAACTTCCTCTTGTAATTCTTCTAAAAACATTTCACGGATTTTCTGAAGGGCTCCTTCCATTGCCCCACCGTTTGATGAGACACTGTTAAGTAGGTTCTTAAATTTCTTTTTATTCATGATTTCCTTTCTATTATTGTTATTTTTCTTACTTTGAGTTTCGGTCCTGGTACAACTTTGGCTGGTATTGGTATTTGTTCATGATACCATTCTATAAATCTTTCATCGTTTATATCAAAAATAAGCCCATCAGAGATAACAATATCAGGTTTATTTGATTTACTATCTGAAGTACCAATATGGACAGGATGGGTATATTCTTTTTCTGATGTTTGAACTTTTTCAGTTACCCAATAATATCCGTTTTTTTCAGGAGCTTTCTTTGTCCACATTTATAATATTTCTTTCACTTTGTTTTTTAATGTATCACATTTAGGATCAAATTCTGGCTCTTTTCCATCGTTCCATGGTGACTTAATCCAGAAAAAGCATGAGTCAACACGACCCACTCTGATGTCTCCATTCATGTAATCCCTTTGTCCTTTAAAATAAGCCCTCTCAATGGCTTTAAAGTCGGTAGTGGCCTCTATACTAATGTATTGTATTTTATTGCTCTCAGGGGCAAATAACCGCCATGAGATAAGGAATAGTAAGTAAGCTCCTATTAAAATTATAAAACTATTAATTTTAAACATATAAATTGTTCTCTTGTATAATACCAGCTATTAATGTGAGAAAAGGAGACTCCCTAAGATACTTTTCCCGATCCTCCTTTAATTCTTTTCTGATATCTGTAGAGGATATCTTTGGTATTTTATTACCAGCATCAAAAAACTTATGTGGTTCTTTCATATACCAATTCACATTTGGATCGCGCTTTTCTCCTTGTCTAGATACTACAATGAATGGTATCAATTTTTCAAGGTGTTCATAGTTAACCCATTTATCAAATGTATTGGCATTATCAAGTCCAATGACATAATTGAATCGGTATTCGTTTTTGGCAAAATCCTCTTCCATAAATTTATTAAGGAAATAATATGTCTCTCCAGCTAGTTCGTGAACAATTTCATAATCGCATACTTTCATTCTCTTATCTACCTGTACATATTCTCGACACATGGCTAGCCGTAGTGATGCAGGAGCCATTTCTTTTCCATATAAATGTCTGTAGCAGGGGATGTACCAAACTTCATCGAATAACCCTGCTTCATCGAGTAAGAATTTTCCTATAGCAAGATGGCCAGGATGGATGGGATCAAAAGCACCCCCGATGAGCGCAACTGATACTTTCCTGCCAAGTTTACGGTATAAAGATCGGCTATTAATTTTGGTGATGTTCATTTCAACCAATTCATTAAAATCATAACCGGCTTCATTAATCCATTGTATCAGTGTACCAAGTAGATCGCTCGTTTCATCTTTTAATCCCGTCATGGTCCTGGCTCTTGTCAATTCAAATGCTTCTTTAAGGATATCATTCAATCTGATATCAGTAGGAGTATTTCCAAAAGCTTCTGAATACGTTTTATTGATATTATTTAATAAATCTGATAAATTCATTTTTCAATTTCTTTTTAGGTAAATTTTTTATTATACAATCAATACAAATATCTTTACTTTTCCACTGCCCATTTTCTATAGTTCTTAATACCACCCTATAACTTTTATCTCTAATAAAGAGCCTGCTATCGTCAATATCCATTTGTTTTTTGCATATATCACATATTGTAATTTTAGCCATTTTGTTTTAAATTACATTTATATATCTAAATGGCAAATACGAGGCATTTCCATTTTATGAGCATTCTTTTCATGTCGTTCTAGATATAATTCAAGAACTTTCATTTTTCTTTTTTCTATTGTTAACATAGATTTCATCGCTTCAAGTCCTTTGATAGTTTTTAAACCACCTAATTTTTTACAAAAATCCATAGCCCATTCCAATTCAGAATATGTAGCTCCAATCTGATCTTCATCAGTTCTGCCATCTTCCCATAATCCATCAGTAGGTTTTGCTGTTAAAATATCTGAGTTCACTCCAAGATAGGCTCCCATACCATATACCTCAGATTTGACTAGCTCTCCTATTGGACTTATATCAACACCACCATCACCGAATTTTGTAAAGAAACCAATTCCGAAATCTTCAACCATATTCCCAGTACCAACAACATAATAATTATGGGTATTTGCGATAGCATAAAGAGCTACCATTCGAAGACGGGATCTGGTATTAACCATGGCAAATTCATTGTAATAATTACTATGATTAAAATTATTAAAGACAACTGAAAGATCTTCCGTATGACTGGTAACATTGGTATAGTCTTTTTTTAATTTTTCAACATGTGCTTCTGCTCTGGGAAGAATATCTTGATTTATTGGCATATGGGCACATATAACAGGTTTATAAGTTCTGGCACATAAATTTGATACAACTGCTGAGTCAATTCCACCTGAAACTCCAACTACACAGCCATCTACATGGGATTCCTTCATGTCTCTAATAATCCAATTTACAATATGATCTGAGACTTTTTTATAGTCCAAATTTATCCTCCTTTAATTCATGGCAATTGAGTATATTTTTTTATTGTCAACAAATAACACTTTCATATGTTCATGGTATAATCGCATAGATACATTAATCGGTGTATTCGTAATATCCTTACTTCCTTTATTATTTTTAAATAGAGACATTTTATCATTATCGACAGAGATGCACATTCCAGTAGGTAATGTAATAAAATTAACTGGATGGTAATCAATCATATCTTCCTGTTTAATATCATAGCTAGTATGGGTTTTATCAAAACAAATTGTATATTTAAAATAACTTCCCTGTTTTTCTGTGACCACTATACAGATTCCTTTATCATACCGGGCATCAATGATTCTTTGGCCGTCCAATTCTTTTACATAAGTATTAATACATTTCCCTCTTTCGAAAGGAATAGCTAATCGTATCTTTGTGAAATCATCCTGTACAATAACACCTCGGAAAGACTTATATGATTTGCTTATTCTACATACAGTTTTAGTCGTATGAATAACTCTCTGGAATTTTTCAAAATGATTCTCTATCAATCTTCCATTATTAATGGTGTAAATATACCCATTATACCCCATTATGTCTTCAGCTTTGATGTCGGATATTGATTTATTATTTAAATCAAAGAACTCAGCTTTTAAATTCTTGAAATAAACTATTAAGGGATCCGCTCCATAAGCTTCACACATGCCTACTATGGTTGATTTTAAAGGTTTATGGAACTTAACCACTTTATCTTTATTCTGGTCATATATGGCTTTAGAAGTTATCACAAAGCGTTTATCATTAAAGAAGAAGATATTCCGAATCGGTTCATTTACTTCGAATACTTTTTCTACTATGAAATCACCTCTACTAGTTATAGTTCTGGCAACTGCTGCTACAACCACGACCTCGTCCGGTAATGGCGGGATGGATCTCTCATTATTTTTAAATTCTGATACATACCATTCAAAATGTTTTTTAGGGATCACAGAATAATCTTGGCACATGGCCGGTAATGGCTTTGCTCCTTTATCAAAATTTGAGACTCCATCATCCATCCTTTTAATCCATTGTTTCGGTTTATAATCGATATGTCTACTTTTGTAAGGGTGAATACCCAGATACATTTGATAAGTTACGACACCCCAGGAGAACCAGTCAGAGTACTCAGTAAATTGAGCATTCTTAACCTGTCGATCTCGAACACTATCCATAAGAGCATCTGCTGGGAAGCTTTTTGTTTTCCAGGCATCCACATCAATGTGATAAACGGTCTTTAAATCACCGCTAAGAAGGAAATTCATCTCATTATAATCAACTACTAGGAAGCCATTTTTATGGATGTATTGTAGGGCTTTCTGCATTTTAAGAACTAGGTCAGCTATATCTGTTGGACTTAAATGTTTATTGTCTCTGAAAGTCTTAGTAAATACTTGGCAGAGAAATTCAACTCCATCAACATATCTCATTGTAAACCCAATGGGTGTGTGGTTCCTCACTTCATATAAAGGTTCTATGGGTGACAGGATATCATCTCGTTTTAATTCGGTCAATTCGTGTATTTTTGCTTCTGGTATCATATTTTTAGTATCATGATAAATTTTATATGCAATCCCATTTAGATAAAAAACTGTTCCAAAACCACCAGAAGCTTTATAATTATCATCAGTCAAAGTAACAATTTCTTTTGTTGTCTGAACTTTGAATGACTTCTTTATTATCGGGTTCATTTTTGTTTTCGGTAAAATCATTAATATTCCTCATTTAAATAAATAGTAGCAGTACCAACGTCATCATAATGATGCCAATTATGTTTTTTAACTTTCTTACCAAAAAAGATCATGCGCTTTTTTACAAATTCACCGGTAGTGTTTTTAAATCCAATAAATTCGGGTATTGTAATATCTAATCCTATATCTTTTTTATAACTATCTCTGTAGGTTGATATACCATCTGTACATATTGTAACAGATAAGAGTTTATCCTTCATAATATTGGAAATTTCTTCGGAATAGATTGTATCAAAAGGTAATGAAGATTCAAGAGGATTTTCTAGCCCCTTTTCTCCTGACAAAGTAATAATTTCCCGAAAGCATTGAGGATTATCTTCACCTTTAATAGCACAATTTTTTAAATAGACTGTTCTATCACTTATTAGATAAAATGGGGCATTTAAGGAATAATCTATTTTCATTATTAGCTGATAATTACCGCCATCTTCTTTTCTATAATTAGCTGTAATGACACCATCACCCCATGCAAATACCAATACTCTTGAAGACAATCTTATAGTTATTAATAATGTGGCTTCCAAAGCCTTAGGAGTAATGGGGTATATCTTTCTTATTTCATCAGCTCTTTTGTGAATGCCGTTTCCGAGATAAAATGAGAGTTCTTTCAGATTTAATCGTTCGAATAATCCAGTTTGGATACAAAATTCAATATTATATTTAGCAACATGACATAATATTTGAGCACCTACTTCAGAATGATCCGCAGAAGAACATCCATCTGCAACGATGCCATACTCAATTCCTTTAAAAGAGCCACTTAATGCATAGTCTTGACAGACTAAATGAGTGCTTCCTTTTTCATAATATGAGTCACAGCTCACAATTACCTCCTTTTAGTAAGCACAGAAGGCTCCATTACAGAGCCTTCCTGCAAAAATTCCTAGTTAAATTTGAAATCTTTAATTGGTTGTGAAGGTTGTCCGGTGCCGAGGGCATCTGACTGTGAGCTAACACTCTGACTCATAAACTGGGCTAGTTTAGCTAATTTTGATTCAGAAACATCACCCATTGATATATATTCATCAAGTCCAGCTTCTTCTTTGAAATCCGTAAGTAATTTCTTTAAATCTTTTCTACCATCATTAACACCAATAAGAATGGTACGAACTGATTCCATCGCTTCATCTTCATCATTCATACTGTCTAATGTTTCTTTTATCATTTGTGGAGTAACACCGAATTCGGGGCAATTATCTTCACCATCAGTAATTATGAAAACCATTCCATTAGCATTTACGATCCTTTCAGAATTATAGAGCTTATTTATATAATCTCTCATGACGTCCAAACCACAAAGAGTCGCTTGAAAAAGATTTGTAGCATTCGCTGGAAAGATCACATCGTCGTAATTATCTAGTTCAATATCACTCAGAAGCATCCATCCATGAATTTCCTGGATACCTCCATTATTAAAAGCGATAACACGTAATAAAAGATTCAAAGCTCGTGGGGAGCCTTTACATGACCCTACACATGCTTTTATCATTTTTTCCAGACCTGTTTTAAACCCTTTCACTGAATAGGTTTTATCAACGATTATAGTGACTGCTGTATATTCTGTAGCTCCAAGTCTATCAACTTTAACTTTTGTATAATCGAATTTATGGAGAGATACATCGGAATCACTTACATTCATAAACTTAGGCATAAGTTATCCTTTCTAGAAAAAGTCCACTGTTGTAGCAACCTGCATACCATAATCATCTGCAGTATACTTGTTAATAAAGTCTTCACCATTTTGCTCACATCCAGGTACACTTGAAGTAGCATCTTTGAGTAAAACGAATTTTTTAACTTGGTCGGCACCTAAATATTCAAAGATATCTCTGAATGTAAAGGAATAGCAGTGTGAAAGAGCTTCACCAGCTCCAAGAATTATATCATATTCCTTGATTACATTGATAAAATCTTCGTTTAATCTGGTTCCTTCATCCTCTGGGTCAATCACGTCAGCCACTAATGCTGAATAGTGCTCAGTGAAAGGATTACTCCCTTTGGTGGTACGGGGAGCAATACCGTAATAAGTGGCTTCCCATTCAGAGACCGCATTGAGAAATTCAGGCTCTAACATTTGTCCATCACTTCCGATAATACAATGTTCAGGCCATATCATTAATTGATATCTGTTATTAGCCTTTAATTGTTTCAAGTAGTCAACATAACGCTCTTGAAAGCCTGGATTGAAAGCACGGTATTCTCCATCTAAGACCATTTCTAAAGTTAAGTACGTAGGTACAGTATTCCCTTTGTGAAGGAAAATAGGTGTGGGGTGGTTTCCCTCTCTGTCAATCCAAGATCGGCTGTGAGCCACGTGGAGCTTATAATGTGAGTCCATCGTGATTTGGATTTCATCAATATCACCCCCGAATTTTCGAATCATTTTTGAAAGTCTTGCCATGTCTTCAACGGCACCAGGAACAGTGAGAGTTCCCCTTGTAAAGTCTTTTTGAGGGTCAATTACCACAAGGCACACTTTAGGTTTTTCCATATCTTATCCTCCTTTAAGATTTAGTATATGTTATCTGTTATTTATAATTAAAGCAACCCTTTTATATCAGCCCTTTCAATATCAGTTCTGTTAAAAAAGTTCTTATTTCCTTTTTTTCTAGGTTCTGGTAATACCCCGCATTTTATACGACGGTATATAGTTTGTTTGGATATATTATATTCAGTACAAATATCTCTCAAACTAATTTCATCTCTATGATGTTTGTAAAGTATTTTAGCTACTTCTTCTGCTATAGCTTTTGCTAATTTTTTAATATCTGCATCATCCATAATATATTTATATCATTAAATCTTTTTTACAATGTACAATCATATCTTTATTACCAGTGTTCTTTCCTTCGTCATCTGATAACTTGACTGTGTCAATCCATCTGCCATTTATCATACAGGCTATCATTTTAATAACAATATTCAATGGTATGACATCTACGTCATTTGTAAACCAGGTTCCAATTCCATATGCATCTCTGATCAAATTGATGCAAGCTTTATGGATAGATTTCACTTTATCTATACTGTTAATAGCATCAGAGAATACCAATGTTTTAAGCATCGGATCAATTCTTAATTTTTGGTATTTACTTACTGATTTAGTAATGAAATCAAAAGGTGAACCACTATCTTGCCGGAGACCATCAAAAAGTTTCGCAAAAAATGTATTGAATGTTTTTAGGAATACATCAGTAGTAAATGTATCTGGAAGAGCAATTCCAAGATCTCCTTGAAATATATCAGACCATATTTTCAGAGCCATCTCATTAGCCATACGAAATCCATACATAGCTGCATGGAATTGATACCATTCATGAGCTTTTGTTCCTATGGGAGTTAAATTGTATTTCTTTGCTAGATAAACATTACTAGGTCCAGAGAAACAACTACCTAGATATTGCTTTGCATCACGAACTACTTCATCATGATTCTTTAGAGAGTATCTTCTACGAGTACCAAATTCAGCGATGGGTACTCCGATTTCTTTAAGAGCCATAAATTTCAGACGATTTCTTTCTTTACGTTCCTTACGAATCATCTTTGTCTTACCAGTTTTCTCAAAATAAAGTTGACTGATAGTAGCCATCAAAGGTACTTCCCAAAGAATCTTTCGGTACCAGGGTCCTATATACTTACAATGAAAATTAGATCCTTCTTGTGTTAATATTATCTCATCTGGGTTATACCGGTACCCACTAAGAAGATCGATATAGGCAGGATTTAAATAATAACATTTTTCTTTAAGAAAGTCTATATCATCTTTGCTTAATGTAAAACCACGAAATGTGTCTATAATTCTCCTTAATTCATCGGCAAAGCCATCTGGAAACTCTCTACCATCACGGTTTATAAATTGGTACATAGCGAGAGCATTGGGGTATTTCTGACATGCCCCACACTGCATAGTGAATTTATACACATCATTATCGAGTATACCAGCTACGTACTCATTCTCCATATATACCCTCCTTTTATTTTATCTATTTCCGTTCTTTTATTTCTAAAATCCTTTTTTTATATTCTTATAATGGAAAGGAACTATCATATTGGAAACTGAAAAACATATAAAAACGATTATAGCTGAGATTTTATGCCTTAAAGAAGATGAAATAATACCGCAAGCATCTATCGTAGATGATCTTGGTGCAGATTCACTAGATGAAATAGAAATTTTAATGGCTTTAGAGGATGAACTTGATATAGATATTCCTGAAAATGAAGCTCAGAGAATGAAAACAGTTAAGGATATCTTAAAATATATTGAAGAAATCACCTAACTAAATACATAACTCCTAAATAGAATAAAAGACCAAAAATAGCAAATAAACTTAAGAGTATAAAATATGCTTTATCATCTTTGGTCCATTTCATCATTAAGCCCTAACTTTTCAGAATATTCCTCAAAAAGAAATCTATGTTTATCACTTTTTGATAAATTGTAGTCTTCCCAAATATCCTCTACTATAGATGTACCATAAAAACATATCCCTGCACAATTATTACTATTGTATTCGTTATAAATTTTCATACAATCCTCACTCCACTCTATCAAATGACATCCTGCAGGAGGGGGAGGGAATGTTTCTACGAATTTTTTATAGTATCTGGATATTATTGGTAGTTTATTATATTCTACAATAATGTAGTCAAAAGTTGAAGCATGAATTAATCTTATCCATCCTGGAATTTTTTCATCTTTTACTGCATCCCATAATCGTTTATGATTTTTTTCAATTAACCATGTATCAAGATCACCTTTCTTTAAATATTTATTCCATATTGAATTCCATATGTAAGCGAGACCTCCCCAGGCATCCCTATATTCTTGATAGGTCTCTACAAAGCCGTTTAATTCCGCTACTTTTAATTCTGTGTAACTCATACTTTTATGCTACCTGGTTCATTTTGTAAATGTCATATTTTAGGATTTTTCCATTCTTCCAGTTCTCTAATTTTTATTATTTGGTCAAGAGATAAATCTGTATATTCAGAAATACCAAATTTTTTCATATATTTTTTAACGACTTTGCCTCTGGCTTCTAAAATTTTCTCAGTTTCTTCAGCCGCTTCTTTAGAACTAGTTGTATAATGTGTCTCACCGAATGGCGTTTTAATAGGATAATTCATTATTTTTTACCTTTTATGTGTGAGTAATTTTACTTTTAGATTTTTAATATTTTCGTTTTTATTATCACTACTGATGATCTGTGATAATATATCGACAATACCTGGATTCTCCAGTTCCTGAACCATCATTTTACTTATCATACCATCAATAGAGATACAGCTATTGATTGTCATTTTTTTCATATTCTTGATATTATTCGCGTTGACCACTTCAACGATGGTATTTATTTCACGTTTTATCTCTTCTTCAATGGATTCAATAAGGGTACCTATGACAAAGGTGCGCTCATCAGATCTAGGATCATGGGGATCATCTGCTATTACAAAAACAGCCTTACATTCTTTGACATTTGCTTTATGCAGAATATCCAGATCAGTAGGCATTCCCCTAATGAAAGAAATTTCAGTTTTAATATCTTCCGGAAGCTCTTCTAATTTTTCAGTTATTAGTACCATTTTACATTTAGAATATTTGGAAGTATTTTTTATTTCGTGAATGAAATATTTAATTTTCTTTTCATTGGGATATCCACAAAGGATAACATGATTTTTAAAGGCTATATCCATTAAGCCTCTCCTTTTCCTATTAATAAGATCGATTAATATACTGGTTATAACACCGATTAAAGAGCCTATAATACCTATCCCAAGTATCATACAGGCATATGAAATGACAAACCGTCCTATAAAGGTTTTTGCATAAAAATCCCCGTATCCTACGGTAGTCATTGTTACAATAGCCCACCAGATTGAATCCAGTAAAGAAATGTCTTGAGAGTCCCTTTCAACAAAATAGAAAGTAACTCCGAAGAATAGATTTAATACGGCAGCCAAACCTATTACGTATATTAAATCTCTTTTAAAGAGACTCCCAAAACGTAAAAATAATCTGAATATATTCATAAATTTTATAATAGACCGTGGGAGAAACAACTTTAACTTTATATTTTTAATATTTAGCTTCGTTTATACGAAGAAGGGTAGATCCCCCACGGCTATGTTATTGATTATAAATCATCATACCCTGGTAGATCTTGGCCTAATGCTTTTTCTGTTTCAGCATCAAGACTACCAGTAGGATCGGCACTTTGTTCAACAAGAGCATCAGAAGCATCTAACTCAGCTTGCATTTTTGCTTCTCTTTCCTTGAATTTAGCAACTGCTGACATGGAACTATCAGTATTTATTGTAGCAATGGCATCATTGGATTTTTTAACTTCTTCCATTGTCTTCATGCGATCTATCGCACGTTTCATCGTGTCCAAATTTCCAGATAATGTAGTTACATTGCTCTCTTGCTTTTTATAAATGTTTTGATACTGTTCAAGACTCTTTTCCAGTGTCTGTAATTCGTTATCAAGTTCTAATTTAATAGCATATTGTTGTTTAGCCAGATCTTCATGTCCCGCCGTTTTTAATTTTTTTACTTTATCTATGCGACTAACAATTTCTTCTTTTTTAGTACTCACTTTTCTCTGTAAGCCCATTATTGAAGCTTTAGTATTTGCTAATCCAACTCTTGCTTTTTGAAAGTCCTCTTGTGCCTCTTCAATGTCTTGTTTAGCAAAAGCAATTCGATTTCCATCTTCAATTTTTTCTTCCACTTCGTTCATCTTTGCTTTACCAAATTTGAATATTGTTCCAAATAAACCCATTATCTTATCCTCCAATTTCACTAATTTTTTTGATATTTTGACTAACTGTTAAGACCATCGATACAATTGACGCCTGCAATTCGTTAGAATCAAGGTTTGCGATTTCCAAGACATCTTTAAAAATGATTTTACCTTTACTTGTGTCCCATCCGAACCCACCGTGAACTGCTTCATCAGCATTTAGCTTTAATAGCAACTCACCAAATTCTTGTGATACTCGTTCGGCTGGACAAATATCCATGAGGAAAATTATTGTTGTTTCCTCAACGTCAATAATTACTTCGAGCCCGGTATCGGGTTCGGTTACCAAGAAGATATCATCGGTTTTTTGTTCCGTATCGAAATCTCCTAATTCTGTCAACATTTCGAAAACTTTAATTCCGTTTTCAATTTCTTTTTGACTTGCCATGATTTTTTATTCCTTTTTTATTTGTTATTTGTTATCTCATTGAAAGAATACTTACTTCGTGTTCTTTCACTTGACATCCATACCATATTTCTAGATATTCGTCATCATCACTACCTGACCATTCCAGAAATGCTATTGGATTATTAATTTCACTATTCGTACCATATTCACAGATATGTAATGGCTCTCCTTCTTCTCCATTAACTTCAATTTCAACACCGAAAATAGGGGAAGATTTTTGAATCCATGTTATATCTTCACCATCAAGTGTAATCTCGAAGTCATGTTCAAAATCTTCTCCATCTTCATCAATAATAGCTCCATAATAATCTGAAGCATCACCTTCCTGATCCAGATAGAATAATAAGATGTCAGTTACATTATCTACTTTCCGGATCATCAGCATATATTTACGTTTATCCGGAGCTATGACGATATAAGCAGTATAAGTGAAAAGATCACTTGGTTCGTGATAAATACGTACCTCTTCGATTTTGAAATCCACTCCATCACTAGCTTTAAAAGTAGCAATGGTTTGTAAATCGGAGAGGGTCATAATATCACCTTCTCTGTGACCTAGTAATTCTTTTATTTCCATCTTAACTACCGCCCTTCATTTTAGTTATAATTACGCCAACTATTACAGCGACAACTATAAATCCAATAAAAAGAAGAATGTACAGAACTATTTTTGCATCATTTTCATTTGTAGGTTTTCGATCTACATGTACGACTTGTGGTGTTTGTACATGTTGTACACGAGGAGTAGTTAAAGCAGTTAAAACGAGGGCATCAACAAGAAAATCATCATCGTCATAGACAACAAAAACCCCTGAGCTATTACGATAACCGTATCTGCCATTATAAAAGTCAGTTTCATACCGTTGCCCGTTAATTTCACGGTATCTAGGAACATGATCTGGCATTACGTCAGGTTCTTTATCATATGTTTGATTACTTAAAGATTTTCGATAAGCTGTTTCAGCTTCTTTTTTAGATTTAAAAGTTTTTCCTTTTAAAGCCTTGTGTTTTGACAGCTTTTTATCAACAGCACTTTTCTGGGAAGCATTAAGTTTAGGAACAGTTGTAGTCTGATTTTTACTAGTTCCATCCTTTCCCTTTATAGTACTTGAACCGGTAGGTCGTGTTAAAGATGACTTGGTATTAGTACCTGTATTATTTTTTAATTCTGCAGCTTTTTTCTCAGCTTCTAATCGCTTTTTCTTTTCTGCTGCGGTTTCAACTTTCTTCTTATCATCTTTTTTCTTTACTTTTGATGTCCCGGTAGGACGGGTAACTTGTTTCTTTTCTTGTTTCTTTTTGCTATCGCCACTCTTGCTACTACCGGATTTTGATTTAGATTTTGCAGCATAAACATCATCAATTCCGGCACCAGAAACCAAAAGTGAAAGAAATAGAATTATAAAAATTCTTTTCATAATAACCTTCCATTTAAAAGTGATGGGGGCTAATGAGCCCCCTTTGCTTATGACGCTTCGACTTCTTCTATGAATTCTTGCTCTGCAGGTTCTGGAACTGGTTCTGTTACCTGTTCTTCGACCTGGGGAGATTCTTTAGGTTTTGTGGAAGTCATCATATTAGACACATTCTTCACTACATTTGGAAGATTATCACCTAATCCTGCTTCTTTTAATAATTGATCTACAACAGGAGCCTGAGCGCGATATCCAAGAAGTTGATCCAATAAAGATTGAGTAGAAAAACCTCCTGCAGACATTTTTGACCCACCGTTACCATTACTATGGCCATTGCTACCGGTCAAACCTGATACGTTGATAACTTTGAAAGCTTCAATTTTTTCAAGGGGTTTTACACTGGATTCAATTACTGCTGATATGTGTTCAATTATTTGGAGTTTTACACGCATATCAACAATGTCTTTAGAGAGCCTGTTTTCAGCTTCATTGAGTTTTTCCTGACCTTCAGCTTCGACTTCGTATTTTCTTTCATCGGCATCAGCTTGAATTTTGATAGCCTCAGCTTTGGCTTTGGCTTCAATTTTGATAGCCTCAGCACGATCTTGAGCTGCTTCTTTTTCAGCCTGTGCAAGAACTTTAATTTTGGCTGCATCTGATCCGGCTACTTCTTCAGCTCTAATAATTGTAATTTCTCTGGCACGATTAGCAATTTCTTTTTCACGAGCGGTGGTTACTTTTTCCTCTGCAGAAATAGCGAGTGCTCTAGCTTCATTTGCTTCCTGATCAGCCAAAGAGGTTTCTTTAGATTTATTAGCAACTTCAATATCTCTTTCCTGTTCAGCAAGTTTTATTGCTTTCTGTTTTTCGATGGTAGCTGACTCTACTGCTTGTTCTTTAACAATAGTAGCTGATTCAATTGCTTGTTCTTTTTCAATATTGGCTTCTTGTAAAGCTTTTTCTTTTATAATATTTGCTTCGGCAATGGCTTGTTCTTTTCTAATATTCTGTTCTTCAAGAGCTTTGGTAGTTTCGATTGTTTTCTTTTTAACTTCTTTTTCAGATTCTATCCTTGCTTCTTGGGCTATCTTATTTTGTTCAGCATTAAATTTTTCTTTTGTGGCATTTTCTTCTGCTGTCCTAGTAGCAATTTCACGTTCTTGTTCAAGTCTAGAATACTCTTTTTCTTTATTAATTTTTAAAGTCTGTTGTTCAGCTTGAAGATTTTTTGTTTCAATTTTTACTAGATTATCTCTTTCAATCTCATTACGTTCTTTTCTACGCTCTTCGATGATTCTAGTTAATGCTGTCAATCCCTCAGCATCAAAAGCATTATTCTCATTGAAGTGCTCTCTACTGGTTTGATCAAAACCTGTAAGTGACACAGTTTCAAGCTCTAAGCCATTTTTCTTAAGGTCTTCCAGAACATTGTTTTGGACTTTTTGCACAAAATCAGCACGTTGCTCATGCAGTTCTCTCATTTGCATTTGAGCAGCAACAGCTCTTAAGGCGTCAACGAATTTACCTTCAATAAGTTCACGTAGTTTCTCTGGGTCAAGAGTGCGGTCACCAAGAGTTTGAGCGGCATTTGCTATGGAATCAGCTTCTGGTTGTACCCGCATATAAAACTCTACAAGAACGTCAACTCTCATACGATCTTTTGTAATTAATGCGTCCTTTTCATTTCTTCTTACCGGTAATTTTAAAGTACTAAGTTTTACCCAGGTTATTTGATGAAGTACAGGTAATACTACTGCTCCACCTTCTTTTATAACTTTTTTCTTGCCCATACCAGTACGGACAAAAGCCATATCAGATGAAGCTTTTACGTACATCCTAGCAATAATTAATCCTATAACAATTAGTGCCACTAGGATTATACCTGCCATAATTAAAATAGGCATAAGGTTTTCCATTTGTTAAATCCCTTTCAGTTGATTTTTTAATTTAATTAAAGTTCATTTTCGATACATCTAAATGTACCGTCTTTCTCCTTTCGAATTATTAAGACCTCATCACCAGCTTTAAATTCAGCGTCATCTTCTTCGGGTTCCAGGTAAACAAGATGTTGCTGTCCGTGTTTATCTTTAAGCCGTGCTTCAGCTCTAAGACCTCTTTTTGTACTACCAACAGTAATAGTTGCAAGGGTTCCAATAAATTCATCAGATGAGACCGCAGTGCTCTCATCTTTGAATGCAATATGACTGCATAATTTTGATATATAACGTGATATCAAAATCGAAAGAACAAAAGAGGCTGGCACAATTATAAACCATGGAAAGTAATGACTAGTATATTTTTTTATATAAAATTGACCTATTAGACCTATACCGGAGAATGAAGATAAAAATATGATGAAGTAAACGAGCATCGGTACTTTTCCTTTCACCCAAATAAATAGCTTGGATAAAGCAGGAACACTTGCTCCTTCTCCTACATCAGCTTCTACATCTACATCTGCGTCAGCATCTATGTCAATTTCAATTTCAGGTACGTCTATATCTGGTACATCTACGTCAGCATCAAAATCTGGAATTAATCCATCTAGGAAACCAGAGATCACTCCGGATGAGAGTACTTCTAATAAAAAAATTAATACTAACAATACTAATGCTACTGAAAAGGCCGTATTTTCAGTAGAAAGAAAGAGTTCCATTTTACTTCCTTCTTTGTAATTTGTAAATCTTATGGTTTTGGTTAATAGTGTATTGAGACTTTTATGGTTAAAGGATTGGTTATTGCTATATTGTCCTCCTTTCAATTATTTAATTGAATATATTTATTTAAGCAGCTCTACTCATATTATATATGTTACCCATTTTTCTAAATTCTTCTTCGTCAATTTGAATCATGTTAAGGAATGCAATGACGTTATCAGTAGGTGGTATATTAGAATCTTTGATCCGTACACAAACTTCCTCAATAATTTTTCCAGCTTTCCATACTCTGGTATGCGACCGGTTTCTATATACCTGATAGATTTTACCACTCTGCCCCTTTACCAGGACAAAACCGTATTTGATGTATTTTCTAAATTCAGCTTCAGTGATCTCTTCGCGTAGGGTTTCGATTGCAATCTGTTCATTCTCAGGAATATTGCTTATAGGATTGGCTCTTGATCTGATATTTATAGCTAAGTTTCTTCTGAAGTTATCTTTGATTTGCTGTCTCTTGATCTCTTTTTGTATTTCACTATAATTATCATCACCTTTAAAGGTGAGAGTAGGCCAACTTATATAACCATCAATATTTGGATATTCTATAATGTACTTTGATGGATCGTAAGTATATTGAGCTGAATCTACAACTCTTATTTCAGCCCCACTTGTTGCTGATCTTGTGGTAGGACTGTAATAAATTTCTGTTTTGGTAGCTGTACCTGTCCCTTGATAGACAGCATTGGTAGACCCTGTGTCAAATATACAATTTCCAGATATTTTAATGGTAGATCCCGTGCTTCCACTATAGATATAATTAGCTGCTGATCCCGATGTAATATTGATCCTAGTAGTGTTAGCAGTACTACTTGTTGATACCAAGGCATCATATTCCGAGTATCTATCAGAGGTAATTGTACTGTTAGGGAAATAATCATTATTATTGTTTGCTCCACTTGGAGGATAATATAGGTATTTATCAGAAAATTCGAAAGTAGCTGGTGTAGCCATTATCAGCAATCCTTTAAATGATTAATAAGTTTTTGTTTGATACTACTACTGTTGTCAAGAAGGAATATGTTAAATTTACCTTGTTTTTTAATTAAACATAGACTGGTCTTAGTATTGCCTTGAATTTCTACCATGCCCTCTTTCTTTTTGAGTGCGTTAAAAGATTCCTCAACTTCCTTTTTTAAATCTTCCAAATCTAATTCAAATTTTATACTTCTGGAATCATCATGGAAATGGATATCTCCATTATTTACATGTATTCTTAGACCTGAAATTGTATCTTCGTTTGTACCACCCATAGTATTTTAATCCCTGTTTTATGGTCACCGGAGAAAGGTTGAAGCCCTCTCCGATGGTTCAAATTTATATAACTGCAATTAAGCAGCCATGTTTTTTTGTTCTTCTAATTGATTTATTTTCATAAATATTTGTAAGGCTTTAGCGACTTCATCTATCCCCCAGAGTTCATAGTCCAGAAATTTAATCATGTCTGTTGGATCAGATCCGAGGATAGCAAAGGAATAAAGAATACCTGGCATAATTGTCCCTATATCCCGAATGTAAAATTCCATGTTATTCTGACCATAGAATTCTCTTTTAATATCTGCTTCCATAACCCCTGTATCCATATATTTTGTAGCGCACCAAGCTACATGGTTGCCGTGTAATATATGTCTCATTTCCTCTGAATTAGCATTCTTTAAAGCAGCCGTTAACATATTTAAGACAGCTTTTTCAGTGTAGAGCACATCTTTTGAACCAAGAAAAGAGGAAATACTTTTAGCTAAAGACATAGTTGCTGTCTCGTTACTTATTCGGGCCTTTTCCGGTAAATCCTCAAATTTAACATAATTAGGATTCCACACTTTTTCTATTGGTTCAGCATCCGATTGAATACCTAAAGCTAACATCGCTTCTTTGGACAGATCTCTGACAAAAACAGCATTTTTTTCTTTTCCTGTAAATGTGTAATCTCCCATTGGACCTCCTCCATACTCTATTCTGTACGTATCGCCAATTGGAAAAAAACCTCGGAAAGGATGATCTGGATTTTTTAAAAGTTTGGTTTGTCCTTCATACCATAATTGGTGAGGTAGGCGAGATGGTATGGCCATATTTTTGAGAAGATAGAGATAAAAGGCACTCCCACTTCCCGGAATACTACTCGCATTTTTTGTAGGATAATATCCCATAATCACATACTCCTTTATGATTTAAATGTATGTTTATGTTATTTATGACTAACTTTTTCCAAGCATCTCCTCTTCACACTTAGAAAAAAGTTGTTTTCTATTCTTAAAATACAGATTCCACTAGTTTAAAAAAGAATTGTGAACTCTGTTTTATATATTCAGACCCTTCCCGTAAAACGAAAGGCATTTTCTTCTCAAAATCTTCTAAAATATCTTTAGCTTTCTTTTTATCTTTCCCCATTACAGTGATCATAATATTATATGAATCACCATCAGGAGTTCTGACTATGCAATCTCTTTGGGATATTAAAACCATTAATGAATCTGAAGGTGTAGCTCCTTTTACACGTAAAGCGTATTTTTTTACTCCTGGAAATCCTAAAGAAAGTTCAAAGAAGTCATTGGAATAACGTTCTATGTGTTCTCTAATATCATCATTAACAGTACCGACTTTTACAGCATTATCTTCCATTCTGGCGTTCCTTTACAACTATTAATTTTGCTTCTTCCCAATTTTCCTGAAAGAATTCTCCAATACCTTTAAAAATGAAATACAGAGATACTATAAGAGTCCCTATAGAAAGTATTTGCATTCCTAGAAAAGTACTTTGAAATAAGAAATGGTATCTAGGTAAAGAATCTACAGCCAATGCTATGAAATTATTTGAATAAACTAAATTGCTTGAATGAAGAAATCCGAGAATGATTGAACCTATAATAGTTGCCCCTATTAATACACTTAACAGAAATAAGGAAACGTATTTATACATTTTTACCGTTGCTTCACCAAAAAATAATTCTGTTATTTCTTGGAATTTCAATCTGAGAAATATTTGGAAGGTTCTCATATTTTATCCTTTCGCGGTTTTGGGTACCATTAGAATTTCTTCGGCATCAACATCAAATTCAACAATTTTACGGTTTCTTTTACCATCCCTATCTACGCTATAAGCTTTCCATCCATCTTTTAACAATTGATTGAATCGTTCTTTAGCTTGTTTGGCTTCAATACCATCGTCTTTATCCCATACTATTCTTTCATCACCTTTTTGATTGAGGATTTTCATTTCATGCTTTTTAGTTACCTTTTTGGCTAGTACAACTATTTCTTCTAATGCTGGGTTAAATCTTTCGATAATAGCCGTTTTGCTTTCATTGGTAAATTGATAACCTTGTCTTTTATATCTCATAAACATAGTTTTGGCTTGATCGATTTGTTTTAAATGAGTTTTATCCCACATGATGCGAGTGTCTAAGACGAGTTCCATTATTTACCTCCCTTTTTCTTGGTCTTCTTTGCGATGCCTATTATACTTTTTAGTTTAGCCATCATACTGAATTCTGGCCTCTCTAGTGAAATGACTATATCACCATCTTTACAGGTAAATATGAGTGTATCATTATCCCCTGAACCAGGAATTTTTTTAACATCATCTTCTTTAAGAGAATTCAGATCAAGTTCATTGATGGCATCTTCGAAAAGGTCACAATCTTTTTTAAAGAGGAGTTTACCATCAGTGATATGGACAACACCACGTTTGAAAACTTTGTAAGTAAGGCCACTTATTTTTCCCTCTTCTACGACATTTTGCTCTCTAGATTTTTTAGAGACTTTTCTCTTCGATTTAAATTCGAGGACATTCTTTTTTTTATTCATAATCAACCCTCATCAATAATAATTACTTTATGTATTAGCTTCATTACAATTACAATATCTATGTTTATTTATAATCATGCTCTGAGAGAGAATTTTTCTTTCCATAACCGTCTCATAAATCCGTTAGCTGTCTGTAAATTATCTTCAGTTGTTTCTTCCTGATAATCCCGACATGATGCTAACATGGGCCGAAGATCATCTACAATAGGACTATTTTGGTTATCGAAAAATCTATCACCAGTAATTTCTCCATTCTCAATTTTCCTATAATGTATATGTCCACAGTTAGGGCAATGTACACGATGATTCCCATTCAAAGACATATTCATTTTGATATCAAAATATTTCCCACAGCTACTACAATAAAATTCTACCTTTTGACGCATCCCTTTTACCTTGTCTTGGCCCTTTTTGGTACAGTTTGTTATATATTTTACGAGATTAAGAACCCGTTTCATTAAGTAAATTTTTTTAAATTTTTTAGGCAATCACTGTATCTTGTTATTTTAAAACCCCTTTCAGAAAATATTTTTTTTCGTTTTTTTATTAGGATCAGGTTTATTCTTATCTCCATATTCATGATCCATGACAATATTTTTAATTTCATTCCAATACATATAAAGAGTCCCTTTTCCATCAGGAAATGGTATTCCGATTCTCAATGTCTCTTTTTCATATTCTGAGATTTCTATATTATATGTTCTATCCGATTGCTCTGATATATGCACTTCTGCAGATCCTGTGCCAATGTTAATTCGAGCTTCTTCATATGACTTTATTTTATTATTCATTGTAATTTTCTTCTAATATTGGTTTTATATTATGCTCTGTAATATTTATACATGTGTGCAGATGCAATTATCTCAATTTTTTTTATTTTTTTTATCAGGCTAAATTTTAATGAAAAATTTGGGCAAAACAATTGATCGATTAATCTCAATTGACCAGGGTCTTGAAAAATCTTTAAAACCCATAAAAAACAAATGGAAACGATGGCCTAAAAGAACTATGAACTATTGGGCTGAACTTCTGGAAGTTTTAAATTCGGATGATTTGATGGAGCATCCTGATCGTGATAAAATGAGTCAAGTTCTTAATGATGCCAAAAAAAGGAAACGTCCTAATTATTCTTTTGAAGTAATATCAATGCATGATAGGATTGTAGGTCCTTTAACAGGTCTTTTAGCTGATAAAATAAGACGTTTGGATCTCAGATCAATAAAAATAGGAAGAGACCGTGCTGAGGCTAATATGACGCATAATTTAAAGATGCAGATTGATGTGGCACGAAGAGAGCAACTTTTAGAAATTGAAACCAAAAAAATATGGGTTGCTTTAAGAGATGAATTTAAATTATGGACAAAGCCTGGTTATTACAATATCAAAGTTTCAACTGAAAATAATATCCTTTATATGGTGGAACAACTCCCACAACCTCAGTTGGTCGGACCAGGTGTAATAAAGATGAATCCGGATATGTTAAAAAAATTTTTTGATTTTATGGGGATGGATCCTCCCCCCGAACTTTTTGGAGGTAAATAGTGATCAGAGCATTAAGAGTAGTTGAAGCATATTTAAAAGAAGCCTATGATTTCAGCTCAGTCCAGGCTGAATTTCCTGAGAAGATAGCCCAGGAGCTTCGGGATTGGGGGTATAAACATATTCCTGAAGAAGCTCTTTCTGGTGACGGGTTTGAAGATGATAAACATGTGACTATTAAGTACGGAATCCATATTAATGATTTTACTGAAATAAGAGATCTGTTTAAAGATGAAAAACCGATAGAGATGGTCCTTGGTAAAATGACCCTTTTTACTTCAAGTCCTGATTTTGATGTATTGAAAATTGATATTAAATCACCGGCTCTGCATCGATTAAACAAAGCTGTATCAAAAAATTTTGAAGTCACAGATACACATCCAGAATACCTACCCCATTGCACAATAGCATATGTGAAGAAAGGTGCTGCAGATCCCTTTAATGGCGATACTACATTTGAGGGTCGTAAGGTAATATCAGATTTAATTCTTTTTTCAGGAAAAGATAATCGTCATACGGAATTTAAATTGGTTAAATAAATGAAATACGATGTGATCATAATAATAGGTGGTGGTATTAATAAAGACGGTGACCTTCCTGAAGAGGCATCATTACGGGTCAAGGAAGGGGTAAAGAAGTATAATGATGGTATTGCCCCGAAAATATTGATGTCAGGGCGTTGGGGTAAAGATATAGATTTTACTCCGAAGAAGAAAGAAGCAATAGCTATGAAAGAGATGGCTGTTGATTTAGGTGTACCATCCAAGGATATTTTAATTGAAACTAGGGCTATGGATACTTTAAGTAATGCTAAAGAATCTAAAAAAATTATTGATAATAGTGATTGGAAAAATATTCTTGTTGTAACCTTGGATTTTCATAAGGATCGGACTGAAAAAATATTTAGAGATATTTTCGGTGATTCTTATAATATAGATGTCTATGGAGGTAAGAGTAATTTAGAAGAGTCATTATATAAGAGACATCTGAAAATGGAAGATTTAAAAATGAAAAGATATGAGAGACAGAAAAAGTTTTCTTCTATAATAGATACACTTGATCAAATTGCTGATGATATAGAATTACAGGATAAAAGAATTGCTCTGGCAATAGATATTGTCAGTGATCAAATAGAGAAGAGGGCTTTTTTCAATCAATCCACTTGGTTACCTGGGCGTTGTACAAGAACATATCCAAATAGGAATCAGAAATCTCATAGTAGATATGAGAAAAGAGCTACTTATATATGTATTGCTTGTAATTTACGAAGATATTCGGCGAGTGAGTATTGCCCTCGATGCGGTCATTCTATGCAAAAGATCTTCTGCTAGGTGTTCTTTTCCTAGCTTCATTAATTTTTAGATTTCTACCACCTAATTCTCTGTTATTTAAGTTAGAGATAGCATCATCTGCTTCGCTATCCTTACTCATTTCGACAAAACCAAAACCTCGTGAACGGCCTGTATCACGATCTTTAATGATTTGAGCTGATACAACTGTACCAAAAGTACTGAAAAGTTCTTTTAATTCATCTTCTGTGGTTTTCCATTGAAGATTACCAACATAAATTTTCTTGTTTGGCAACATATCCTCCGATTAATTTTAAATAAATTTAGTAGGCAGTAATATAATTTAAATGCCTGTTTGTAGTCTATAACTGATTAAAACTCTTTTTTGTATTGTATTTCCATAAATTCTGTGATCGAAAGCATCTTTCCCTTTTGTCTTTACCCATAAAAAGCCGTCTTTATATTTAACTAGTGCGAATTGGCCTTTTAATTTTTTTCCATTAAAATTGAGAATATACTTGGTATCTCCTTCGGAATAAATAAGATCGAAAGTACCTTTATCCCAAATTTTAACTTTACCTGCACCATAACCATCTTTTATTTCACCTTCGAATTGGCCATAAGCTATGGGATGATCTTCAGTTTCAATCAGATATACTTTGTTCTTTCTGGTAGGAATTTCGCGCAGTTTATTAACGAAAGACCTGTATACTGTTCCTGGATCCTTTGATCCTTTACCTGTAGGTTCATTGGTTTGAGGTCTCTTTTTATCATAGTTTTTAAGGGATCTTTCTAGTGATTTTACGGGGAATTCAAGTCTAACATCCCAATGTTTTCCAGCTTTGTCAGCTTCATGATTATGGATAACGAATTTACCTTTATAACCTTGTTTCATTTTTTCCAGGTCATATCCGGCTGTAATAGTTCTGACTATATGAGATTCACCATTTATGCTTCGATTTATGATTGATGCAATTTTTTTGGATAACTTTTTATATTCTTCTGCGAAGGCATCAAATTTTTGAATAGCTTTTTTGATCTCATATTCTTTTACACCAGAAAGTGCTATTACAATTTGAGAGTCTTTTCGGTTAATGGTAAAACCGTGTTTACTTGCTATTTTAAAAACTCTTTTAGAAGGTTCATTATTAAAAATAAAAGCCCAATGATTTTTATACCATCCTAAACTAGCGGGTTTTTCTGGTATTAGGGCTTCAGCAGCATTTATGAGAGGTCCCTCTAAATGTATATGAGCTATTTTATCCATAAGTTTCTGTTAATACCGGTTTCTTACCTTTAAGTTTTAACCATTCATATTTCTTTTTGTTGTTTTTTAAATGGTTTAAATATTCTTCTGTAACAGTGATTTCTTTAAATTCCCCATCTATAAATTCATTTATTACTTCTCCTACTTTAGGAAGGGGCTCTTCTGAAAGTGGGGTTGAAGGGATTGTTTCTCCTTTTTGATGTTGTTGCTCTCGTTTTCTTAACCTTTTTATTTTACTTACTTCTGCTGGTGAAAGGGGTTCACCATAAAGGCTTTCTTTTTTAAGATAAGCTGATAATACTCTGTGGGCAGCTTCTTTATTTTTTGTATCCTCCATATTAATTGACGCTCCTTCTCTATATTTATTTATAACTTTCATAGCTTTCTTTTTTCGTTGTCTCCACATATTGAGACATTGAGCCACTGCTTCATCATGGTCTTTTTTCTCAACTTTTAATAATTGGTGCATACAAGCAGACATCCATTCTTTTTCATTTTTAAATTTATTTGGATTAGGCATATCAATAACCTTTTTTAAAGATGTTTTTATTTTGATATCTGTAAAAGCTCTTTTAAGAATATCTTCAGTTTCTTCAATTCCTTCGAGATAGGATTTAAATTCCTCCGGTCTTAGATAGACGAGAAGACGTAGAAATTCCCCGGCATGAACAACTTCTTCTTCTGCGATATCTCTCAATACATTCTCAACTTTACTATCTTTTATAGAATCAGCCAATTGGGTATATAATTGAACCGCTTCATATTCTGCTGCAATTAAAAATCTAATCGCTCTTATAATCTCTTCTTTATCTAAATTTCGGTCATTTCTCAATCCCGAAAAAGGTGTCCCAAAGTCAGGCATAATATTATTTCTCCTTAAATTATTGGTATTGAAACCACATTTTGGTGAGGGTGAAAGAAAACTTTATGACCATGAATATCTATTTCTATAATTTTATCTTTTAAAGTAAAACGATAATAATTACGGCCTTTTTCAACTCCACTCACATTTGTTTTATTTATTACCTGATCAACTTTGTGCTTTTTAATAAATTCTTTTGTGTTTTTTGATAATTTTTTAAATTGATCATTTAAATTGTCATCATTAAAATCGATGGTAGCTTCATCACTAACAGCTCTTTTATATTCATTCCATGAAATCTTTTCCATTATTCTTCCTCTTTAAAAGCATCTGGAAAATACACCGATGTTTTATTCGGCGCTGTACCCAAAGAAATGGCTTCTTTGAGTATTATTCTCATATCGTAAGCAGAAATTACATCGTCTTTTTTAAGGATAACTTCTAAAGAATCTCCATCATATCTAATCATCTTTTCAATGTGGCCTCTTTCTTTTCCCAGATCTTTTTGAAGTTTAACTGGAAGATCCGATGTCTTTTTAATTTCGATTTCTTCTGAAACTGCCATTTTATAATCATTCCATTTAACTTTTTTCATATTTGATTCCAATTAAGGTCCTGGTGGTATTGCTGGTTCTACATCTACATCTCTTTTAGCTTCTTCTTCCTGTCTTTTCTCTTCTGTTAATAGCTCATTTTCAGCCCATACAAAAACTTGAATGCCATCACTAGTCCAGGATAAATCTTTAAATAATTTTAAGTTTCGATCCATTCTATCAATAATATCAGGATCAATTATATCATTACGACGGATCATTACTTTATATAAAAACATATCACCGTCTTGTTCGTTTTCGAGAATTTGGACTTCATTTTTTTCGATTATATTATTTATACCTAATTTTTTTAAAGTAGGTAAAACCTGGTTGTAAAGATACGAAACTTCATAAGGATTTTCTTGAGCTTTAATCAGATAAGCTGTTTCTCTTATTATGTTGGCAAGAAATGTATTTTTTTCAATTTTTTTTAATCTCTTTTCAATATTTTCCTTTTGTTTAAGAAGCCTTTTTCTCTCAGGAGTATCTACTTCCTTTTCCTTTTTTGTAGGATCATCAGGAATATTTGAAGGATTTGGGTTATTTGTTTTCCCTGGACTGGTAGTGAAATTTCTCTGTGTTATAGCCATAAAGTGTATAATCCTTATCTAAAGTAAGAATTATACACTTCGTATTAAAAGATAATTAGCAATTATGAATAGTTTTTTCTCCCTACAATGGTGAAGGAATTCTTTTCTTGATTATAATTTGAGTACATGATAATTAAATTATTCCCCATATCTTTTTTAACTTCATCAAAGAATTGTGGTACTCCACCCATCATCATATGAACGATAAAATATCCTCCAGGTCGTATAAGGCCCTTACAATTTTCATAAACAGGTTTATTCTGTGGACTAAATCCATGTGGTCCTAGATAAAGTACAAATGGAAAACTCTCTCTTTTAAATTCGGTTCCAAGATCGTCTATATCTGGTTTAGCGAATTTATTGGTATCAACTGTAATAACATTATGATGTTTATAATAACCGGAAAAGAAACAAAGTCCTTTATCAGCAGAGAGCATATATTTGTCTACTTCGGATAAGTCGGGAGTTATTAACATTTCTTTCATGTAATTAAAATGTTGCCCAGTGAATTTGATTTTTAAATGATCAATTGCCTGTAAAACGTCCTCAGGTCTCACCTGAGTGAAGCAAGGACTAGGGTGGCCTTTGACACAAGTTCTGAAATCATGCTTGTAGCAGGGGCTACAAACCACACTAGGATCCAATCCTATAGCATTTTTAAAGTATCTCATTCTTACTTCACTTGGAAATGGCCCATAAAGTCCCACTAATGGTTTATCTAGTGCCCCAGCTACTTGTACCATGAATGTGTCAGGAGAGATCACCATATCGAATCTTGTGGCTAATATCATAACTTGTCTAACACTGTAGTTGGTGGCTAAATAGACATTATTATTGCCTCCTTTGAAATAACTTCCTATTACGTTATGTTGTGGCATTCCTATTAGCACAATTTTAACTTTGTTCTCTCTTGCAAGTATATCAATGATAACTTTCATTTTTTCTTTAGGAAAATTACGTAATGGAGCAGAAGTTTCCATTTGGATTCCGATAACATATTCTTCGGATTTAATCCCTATAATTGCAAGTTCTTTTTCAAGCCAATCCATTTCTTCTTTTACATAAAAGAGTTGTGGTTTTTTGTCCTCAGGAGGAAGATGGATGCTATCAATACTGAAATAACTAAAAAACATATCTACAGCGTGAGTTTTCTTTGATTGCTCACTAGAAGATTCTATGATACCTTGGAACATGAGATGGTAATCGACTTCTTCCAATAACTGAGCATCAAAAGGCATATCATAGAGTCCGTCTATTTCCGGAACGTTTTCAAGTGATTGCTTACATCCTGAAGCTACCCGTATGAAAGAAGTAGGATATTTTTTCTTAAGGTATCGGAGAACTGGACTAAGAAATAAGATATCACCAATACCACCAGTTCTCCAGCACATTAATTTTTTATTGGTTAAATCCTCACCTTTATATGGTCTGTATATGGTTTCAATAGGATAAGACATTCCTATATTTTGAGGAAATAAATTACGGTATTGCCCTTCGATGTCTTCAGCCATAACATAACTATGATTGGCTTCAAGAGTTTTATCAGCATGGGTAAATGTTTCAGATATTTCAACTTTTCTCATTTTTTAACTCCTCCATCATAGAAATTGATTTTCAAGGATCCTTCCATGATCCCGTCTGGGCCTATGGCTCCTACATCATTTTTAAGAAAAAGAGGCCATCGTTTATCAAATTCTCCGGTAGCAAATATTCCTTTTTCTTCCATCATTTTAATTAGTAAGTTGATACGTAAATCAATATTGTAGATATTCATCCGGTATTGATCTAAGATTTGATTTTGTTGAGCTGTTCTTAAACTTAGAAGCTCAGTACTCTCACCTGGCATGGTGCCTCCTTTTCAAGTTGATATAATTTGTGATATAACAATTTTTCTTTTTCAGAAATTATTGAAGGTATTTTTATTTTAATAATTGCTTTAAAGTCCCCGACTTCTTTTTTGTATGTTATTCCTTTGTTTTTGAATTCTATTTTCTGCCCGTATTGTGTCCCAGGAGGGATTTTTATGTTCACAGTTTTTTTGAAAACTTTAAGATTAAACGAATCTCCAAGTATTGCTTGAATAGGGCTAATGGTTATTTTTCCAATAATATCAAGGCCATTTACATAGTATCTGGGATCTTCTTTAATAATTAGACTTACAATTAAATCGCCAGGAGATCCCCCAGGAATACAATTGCCAAGTTTAGGTATTCTTATGATTTCTAAAAGTGGGTTAAGGGTTATTGTATGCTGAATTATCTCAGGCTGGAGAGCAGTTCCATTACATATCTTACATTGATCTCCTTCAGGAATTCTTCCCATACCTTTGCAATATGTACATTTCTTTTTAGATCCTAGTATCAGTGATAATCCCTGTAAGCCAGTGCCATTACAGTATACACATTTTTTTAATAGCCTCTCTGCTGAACCTGTGCCCGAGCAATCTTTGCATGGCCCTTTTCTTTTAATTACAATTAATTTATTTATACTTTGAATTAGGTCCATTCTGGTCACGTTTATAGAGACTTTTAAATTGCTTCCTTGTTTGAAACTTCTTTTCTTTACGAATTGGTTGTCATATTTTTTTCTTTTATTCTCATCTTTTAAAACTTCATAGGCATCTGTGGCTTCTCTGAATTTTTCTTCAGCAATTTTATCATCAGGGTTTTTGTCAGGATGATACTTTATAGCCAACTTTCGATAAGCGACTTTAATCTCTATATCTGTAGCATCTTCTGGTATATTTAAGATCTTATAATAGTTCTTATTCATTTCAAAAAATAGAAAAAAGTTTCAAAAGATTATTAATGGGTTTAATAATTATACGATATCTGGAAGTGATCGCGATAAGTAAAAAATTTTTTATTTTTAGGTGTAGGTATAAAAGAAGCGAAAATTAGGTTCATCAATTCCGGATCTGGTAGTGACTTGTGAGTCTATCCATAGATAATAGGACGAAGTGGTATCCCAATTAACTGAGACTCCGTTTGGAGAGGATGCCGTAGCATCAGGGACTTCTGTAAAGTGAGTAGATAATTTGTTACTCCCTGATTCTATCGAGGATTCGAAAGCTGAGGAGATATAATACCCAAATTCAGTATCTTTCCATGTCCCTTTGTTTTCAAGATAAACTTTGAAATCTGTTATATTTTCATTGGAGAAGGCTCTTAAAACAATAGGTTTAACTGAGTGTTGATTTTGGATAATATCACCAAAATTTAAAGCACTGACTTGTTCAATGAGATCACCAGTAATATAATCATATGTTTCGAAATACATACTAGTGAACGGAATATTAAAAGATAATCAAAAAAGGTAAAGGCTGAAGAGAGGCCAATCTCTTCAGCCTTTGGCTCATATAGTTTAAAGGAAAACAAATAGAAAATATTTAAAAAGAAAGGAATCGTGCCCTTTAATTTTTGACTGTTTTATAACGAAGGTTTCCTTCGGGATCACAAAACGAAGTGTAAACTTTTCCACCACCGATGCCGAGGAGAACTGTGATAAAGATATTAGACCAGATATTTAAATGACTGAAACAAAAGAGTAATATCATAAGGACAGTTAATATTGAAAATATGATTGTTGCTACAGTTTTATTGGTTTTCATTGGTTACCTCTTTCTCAAAGATGAAAAAATGGATTTTAAACGAGCATCAGAAAGTAACTCTTCTTGTAAACGTTTCTGACAAGCTGTACATTTTTCTATATGTCCTGCAATAATTTCTTTTTGAATATTATTAAGATTGTCTATCCAATTATAATTGCTATCATTAATATCTTCTGTAAAAACATAGGCATTAATATGACCTTTTGGATCAAAAATTTCATGACGTAATAGGAACTCATTACCACATTTATCACACTTACTAAGTTCATCCCAATGTTTCGGTTCGCTCCATCTCTTTTCTAAATAGGTTATATTATTAACGTCTGTAAGATTAGTACCACATTTTTTGCAGTTAGTTTTTTTATCATCTAATTTAATAATCTGAATGCCTGTTGGTTTTTTCATTTTTTATTTTGCCTTTTCTCTGTATATCTTTGCTCTCTCTTTATTTTTTTCTCTACATTTTTTGCAAAGGGTGGTACTCCCATCTGCTATAGGATATTTACCACATCGACCACATAGACCTAATTGGTAACGGCGACGGTATGATTGAGAAATACATTTTTTGCAAGAAGTTTGTCCAGGAAGTCTTGGATTGGTTTCACAATACCCGCATAAACCTTTTTTAAGGAATTTATTTCTTCTCCTTCTTTTATATTCTTTAGCAAACATTTTACAAGTTGAACAAGCTTTGATGAATTTTCCTTTATTTTTTTCCATATCTTCTTTAGAAAGCTTATTTCCACAAATAAAACATTGGCTTTTGTATGCTTTTCTTGTAATTCTGGTAATATTATATATTTGTGTAACTGTGACACCAAATATTTTAGCCACTATTTCAGCAGGGATTTTATCTTTGTTTCTGAAGGTGTAAACCTGTCTTTTTTCTTCAGTAGTCCACTCATAATTTTTCTTTTCTTTTACACCATCTAAATACCAAGAAGGTCTCTCAGCCATTACATACCTCTTCTGTTAAACGTGTTTTTGAAGAGTACCAAATTTGTTCATCTATGCTGTATAATACACATGTGATGGTACCGTTCATTGGAGGTTTCTTCTCAGTAGAAGGGAAGGGAATTTTTATTTCATTTCTATCAATTTTCCCTACTACAACATATTTTTCTGGGCTTATATCAATTATTCTTTCTATTTTAATCTGAAATGTTTTCTCTTTTATATTGTTTGCTTCATGATGTATCCTTTTACAATCAACTAAAAATTCTTCAGCTATTGAGATAAATATCTTTTGTTTTTCTATGGGTAGGTTGAAAAACTCTTTCATTAAAAGGGTCTTGAACCATCTTTTATATTTATCAAATCGTTTTTCAATTTTGTTTATGTTCATGCTGACTCCTTATAAATATTATACCAGTCTACAAAGGGAAAACTACCAACTTTTATTTAGGTTTTTTATAACCTAAATAGATATAAGGAGTTATGACTAAAGAAAATTAGTGTGGAATTCCCACAAGTTTCTTAGTTTTCTTTATTTTTGGGACAACTAATTTAAATTTATGTGGTTTTTTTGGTTTTCCAGGTTTAGTATGTTTTATTTTTTTAAACCAAGTTGGTTTATATCTCATGAACATTTTTCTATGTTTAAGAACACTTCCATGGGTTCGCATGTATCTACGTCTCTGTACTCGGATCTTACTTCGATTCTTTCTATAATATAAACGGGCTTTAAGTCTTTGAGAAGGACTTCTGCGAGTAGGAGGTTTAATTCTGAGTTTTACTGCGATTTTTTCCATAATATTAATGCTCGATTCCTTTTTCCATCTCTTCGAGTAAATCGTAATAGTTAGGTATCTCTGCTAAATGATCAAGAGCTATTTTAAGAGCTATTTTTTTATGAATCGTTTCTTGAAAAGAACTGTCTTTTTTGATGTGCTCTTTTTCTACTTTTATCCCTTTTTTTAGTTGTTTCTTATCTACATCTTTTTCTGTTATTTTTTTTTCTGTAGCTAAACCATTCGACATAAAAGATACAAATGCTGAGGCTAATTTATAGATCTCTTTTTCGAAGTCATGTATATCATAATTATTTTTTTCTGCAAAAGAATGCACTTGAGAGTCACTAGGATTAGGATTCTCTTTTAAAAATGAGAAGACATCTTCTTCTATATTTTTGGCTATTTTTCTGGTGCACAATAAGGCTGCTACTCTTAATATAGATGAGATATTTATTTGTGACATATTTATACTCCTTATTAGTTTTTAGAAGTAAGTAGAAATAAATAGATTATTACAAATTCTTTTTAAGAGTTTTTTGATATGATTATATATAATTTGATTGAAAGAACTATCTTTTCTTTCCCACAATCACACTTACATTTCAAATATATATGACGGTTTTTATCTCTTTTCTCAATTTTTAATACAGTTAATCTGCCAAATTTTTTATTGATTAAATTATCAGGTTTACCTATCATAATCGTTGGAAGGGTTTTTATAGATCGTGCATCTTTTTAAATTTATAAAGTCGGTATTCTGCAGATTTTTTTAATTTTTTTTCAATTTGTTCATATTCATTCAATAATTCCTGAACTTTATTTGTAGTGAGATGGCCTCGGGCTATTTTCTTTTCAATCTCTTTCATTCTCTTCAAAGGTCGAGTTACTTTTCTGTACATATTATTTTGACCTTGCAGAGCAGATTGATTTTTTAACTTATGACAATTTTTACAATAGTATTTTTGTACTCTTGTAGCTAATTCGATGGGAGGGAGAAATAGTTTGCTACATCTTTTCTTACATTTAGGGCATTTAAAAAACCATCTATATCCTCCCAGATAATTCTCCATAGCTTCATATTCAAAAACCTGATCATTTACTGTGAATTTATTTAATTCTTTTAAAGTTAAGTCATAGAATTCTTCCTGTGTGGATTCAGGATAGTCTCTATTAATAATCTTTTTTATAGTTTTTTGTAGAGTATTTATGTCTACTGAACTACAATTTTCCACTGTGATTTGCATTTATAACTGTCCTTCTAGAGTAAAAAAGTGTTTAATATAGATAAAATATCAAAAGATTATTAAAGATGACTTATAGTATATATAAAATAAATTGTTGAATATGGTTTTTAATTGGGTATAAATCATATTCTTAATGCTTTTTATATAATTTTACTTTATCCAGAAGTTTTTTTGTTATCGAATATATGTTGAGCTTCCTTTGAAAATTTGAAAAAAGGAGCTTGATATGATGGTATATCTACTGTTTCTCCTGTACGAGGGTTTCTTCCTATACGTTTGTTTCTTCTTTTCACACTAAAAGCTCCAAAGCCTCTGATTTCAATTCTGTTTTCCCTTGATAGATTTTCTAATACCTGATCAAGAAACAGTTCGACGACGGATTTTACGTCATTTACCGGTCTACCAAGTTTTTGTGCTATTTGGTTGCATATATCTAATTTTGTGGTATTTTTACTCATGCTAAACTCTCCTTAAAGACCTTTTATTTTTTTGGTTTAAATAAATTTATGTGGTAAAAGAATTTCCATAACCAACCGATGAATGGGATATCTGTTACAGGTTTTTCTAAAACCCATTCTAGAGCACAGATATCAGGATATTCTTTTTCTTTATATTTTTTGTCATTTAATCTCTCTTCGAATAATTGTTGAAGATCTTTTTTTGTATACCTATATACGAAAGCATTACAATTTTGACAATGGTGTATCTCTTGGCATATATCCAATAGATGGGGTTCAATCTTAGCATTTTCAGGATTTGGTGGTGGCCATATAAATCTTCCTTTTGGTAGATTTGATTCTGGCTGGTGAAGAAAACAAAGATTTATTACGGTAGATATTTTACCCTTTTTTAGATAATAAGGGTAATTATATCTACAATTCTCAGGTACTCTTTTAAGAAATTTCTTATAAAGTTTTACTAGATGGTAATATTTTACCTCTCTTAATTTTTTCCAAATTTTTCCAGTACTTTTCATTTTGGTTCCCAATTAAGTCCAAAAACCTTTACTTTAGGTTTTTTGTAAAAGAAATTTTCATCTATGAAATAGATTTTGTCCGCATACGACTCTAAAGAAGAGTTGTAGCATTTTTTAAAGCTCCATATTTCTATCTGTTTATTTTTACTCTTTAAATACCGGCATAGATCAGTGAAATTCCCGTCTCCAGACATTAATATCCATTTAGAGTAATGGTTTATTTTATCCAAACAATCAATCACTATTTCTACATCATTATATGATTCTTTGTATATGGGTATATTATATGTCTGTTCATTCTGGACTGGTTTATTATATCCTGTTGTGGGTCGATTCTGCCTTTTAATTCTTACATTTTGTTTTTTTGCCTTCATAGACTTATTGTAAACGGGTTCATTCTGGACTAACCGGTTATGCCCTATTAAGGTCCGGTTTTGTTTTTTTGCCCTTATAGTGTATCCTATGGAAGTCAGTTTGGATTCAAATCTGCTACTATCAAAATCATTTCCTCTGAACATATAAATACTTGCACCAATAAGAAATTCGGTTTCTCGACTATTAAAATATTCCCACACTTTTTCAAAATCGATCTTTTCTTCTTTGTTTTTCATTTCATAAAAGAGATTTTGAAGATCTATTTGTAGGAATGTCGTAAAATTTTTCATTTAATTTTCTCCATGATAAGACCGTTTTTTGATTCCTTCACTTTATATACTCGGTCTGCATCGTGTTTAAATTCTTTTTGATGGGTTACAAGAAGTATATCTATACCTATCTTTTTTGAGAGTTCACTTATTAATTTTGCTGTGTTAGAAATGTAAAGTTCTCCGACTGGTGCAAAGGTCTCATCTAAAAGCATCAATCGTGCGAGATCTTTTTTTAGTACACTGAGAATACGCATAAGAAAACTTTCTATAACAGCTACACTTCCTCCAAAAGATTTGAAATCACCTTCAATATCTCCATCTAAAGTTTTTAATTCAATATTTATTTTTCCTGCTTTTTCTTTTTTGTCAGGTAAAAAAGTTAAATTCTGATCATCAAAGACACTTTTAAGACCGTAAGTGATAAGAGCTGCCATTCGGGTTATTTCATTTTTAACCATAATATCTAAAAGATGTTTTAATACCACACTAGCTTTTGAATCCCTTTCGATGTTTATCTTAAGGGATTCAATAGTATCTTTTAGTGACTGCTCTTGATTTAATAACGCCTTATAGAACCCATCAATCTGATCTGTTTGTCGTTGTAAAGCAGTAATATCCATTTTTATACTTTCCTAGCTAGTGTTAATAAAGCTATCGCAGTAAAAGGTATTGTGATTGGATCTTTGTCTTTCTCTTCTATGATAATACTAGCTTCACTATAGATAGTGCATTTTCTCGCTTTTAAATAGAAATTGACATTTTTTGCCTGAAAGAGACTTAAAATGTTTTTAAATTTAGCACATTCTATAAGGAAATCAAGTTTATTATTTCCTGAAATTCTTTTACATTCCATATTTTCATATGAAGGTCGATCAGTCAAGGTTTTCATTTTAAGTATTTGATCTTCTCCGTAAGAAGAATCGATGGCTATATCTTCCCATGAAGAAAGAGCTAAACGATTCAACTTTTTTGAGAAATCTGAACAGTTCACATTAAAACCGTCTGTGTCTGGGACTTCAGTGGTAATTGGTAATTTCGGTTTTCCCACAATTGATTGTCTAAAACCGAAATAATTAAGGTCGTCTTCTGAAGAAAATGTAATGTATTTTTCAGAAGATTTAATAGTGACTTCAGAAGATTTTGTTTTATCAACAAAATTGATAATTGATGGAAGCATTGCTCTTCTTAAAGCCAGTTCCGGGATACTATTGAAATCATCACTCTTGAAAGCCCCTATTTTAGTATTACCATCTGATCCGTATAATGTACCTTCTTCAATAAACAGATTGGAGAACTTTTTATCCTTATCATCCTTAGGAAGAAAACCCTGGATAAATTTTACTCCTTTAAGAAAAACAACTGAATTGATTTTGCCCCTTAATTCTTGATTGGTTAAATCAAAATTAAGAAATTTTTCAGGTTCGAAAGAAGCAAAAGAAATGTAAGCTTTTTTGTTATCAGATGCATACACATTCAGAGTTTTCTTTTCAGGGTCGTAGGAAAAAGAGATCTCTTCTGAATCTGAATTGTTAATAAGTAAAAGTATTCTTTTTGGATCTGCTGTAAATTCTGTTATATCCCCTTCAACAGATTTTAAAGGAAAATGAGATTGAGCAATTTTATCTTCGTCTGTGGCATACAAAGAAACGTTTTCATTACTTTCATTAATTCTGAATAAAGTATGGCTACGGATGGTATTAGCCACATCACCCGTTGCCAGGGAGACTACTGATAGAGCAGTTTTTAATTCTTTAGTTGGAGCTGAAAAATTTATCATTTTTTATACCTCTATTAAGTTAAGTTTTTGTTTAGTTTCTTCTACTTCTTTTTCCAGATCTGTCAATAATTTCTGTAATTCATTTTCTTTCTCTTCTCTGATACTGGATAATTTTTTCGGATCATAACCTTTCTTTTTTATCTCCTTGAGGAGCTTTTCAAGATTAATTTTTTCATTATTAAATCTCTCCTCCAGGCGGATTTTCTGATTAGAGATAGTATTCACATCTTCTTTGATTTTTTGATATCTTTCTGTTTCATTCATAACATTTACCTCATTTTAATCGAGACCGAATTCGATAACTTCACCATCGCTCTCTAGGTTTTCTATTTTAGAAGGTTTTGCCCGAGAAGCCTTATCTTTAAGACCCTCAAGACATTCGTTTGCATAGTTACAATATTTACAGGATTTGGAACTAGGTGTAGGAAGATATTTCTCTGTATTAACAATCTCTTTAATATCCAAAGATAGATTTGCTCTGAATTCGTTTAATAATTCCTGATCAATTGCTACAGGAATAAGAGTGTTAAAACGGTAATAGAAAAATCCTAGTTCCATTGGTAATCTTTTAAATTGGAAATAGTAAAGTAAAGCATAAAATAGGAGTTGATTATTATCAATATTTTTACCTATTTTAGTAGTCCCTTTTCCATCAAAGATAGATTCTTCTGTTGTTTTTATAGGATTTTTATGTATAAAATCTAACCTTCCTTTTAAAATTAGAGAATTTTTTAATGTTACTTCTATCTGTATTTCTGACCGTGTATTAAGAAAATAATTTCTATTCGTTGATTCCATGATATGGCATACATCAGAATAAGCTGATGCTAGGATCTCCTCTTTAGACTCTTTACAGAAAAATGCAGTCCAGTCAACGAGGCTATTTCTTAAAATCATTTTGTATAAAGTAATTAGTTTTTCTCTTATTTCTGAAGAAGTCAAGATAGGGTTGGTTTTACACCAAATATTACAATATAATTCAAAGAATTTTTCTACCAGTCTTCCATACAAAGTGAAATACTCATTAATAGGTACAGTAGGAGGATCTTCCTTTACATATTGTTTATAGAATTTTTTAGGGCATTCTTTAAATGCCTTCCAGGATTTAAAGGTTATGTTCATTTAGAAGCCTCCTGGATAAAATAAAGCACTCTTTTCCGGACAGCTTCAACCATATCCATTTTGTCTATCATATCATCAATTGTTTGGGATTTATCAGATGAATCAACTACAGCTTCAGTAGCTAATTTTTCCACAAATAATTTTATTTCTTCTTTTTCCTGTTGTTCCTGTTTTTTCTTTTCAAGATCAAAAACCTCACTTGCAGGTTGAATTCTTAATCTTATAGGACGTACTAAATACGATGGCTCACCGTTTTCTACCTGGATTTTTATGAAACCTATCTGAGGGTGATGGTCTATATCATCTTCTGATATAGCCCCGCGACTCATTGAGCCTATATTTATAAAATATTTCCCGTTCTGTTTATAGATACCCTGGTCTATGTGATAATGCCCTATAACGAAAATGTCAGATGGGAGTTCACCTATCTCATCATACCCATAAATTTTATTCTTAAAAAGCATAGTACTTTTTAAACCAGCATAAATGTGGAGAGCACATATCTGTGTAATACAATCACCTTTATCAGGTAGATTTAAATTTGATAAATCAATATCTTCTGTAAATGGAATTCCTACAAGAGATATTTTCACATTATCCTTTTCAATTATCTCATGACGAAGTTGAATAAGGGTACCATCAGCAAATAACACTCCCAGCGGTTGTTCAGAGATACTTTCCAATCGATCTGCTGAAAGATCATGATTTCCTTCTATCATATAGATGGGACAGGAAAATTTTTGAAATATTTTTATGAGTTCCCTGTTTAAGTTGTGGCTGTTTTTTGCCGGATTCTTAAGATTAAAAAGATCCCCTGCTATAATAGCAGCATCAGCATTTAATTTTCTACATGCCATGCCCATTTGGTCTATTTTATCAAGCATGGTTTTTTTAAAATCATCTGTCCTTGATCTGGGACCGTTATCACTAATATGGATATCATTCGCTGTTATAATTGTAAATTCAGTCATAATGGCCTCTCACATAAAGGGCATACTTTAATTTCGTTCTTTTCTTTTTGTGCTTTTTCAAGCTCAGAGGTAGTTTTCTTTAAATCATCCCTTGTGGTTTTCAGGGATTTAACTAGTGCAAGAAATTCAATTTCTATGCTTTGCATATTTGTTAAATCTTTTAGCTTTAATGAAACCTTATTTATAGCTTTTTGGATTTGATCGAAATTTAGAGATTGTAAAACATTCTTTTGTTTTCGTATGTTTTCAGAAGTAGTGATTAAAGAATCATCCCATTTTTTAAGGGATAATACTTCATTTAGAGATAATTCTGTATCTTCAATTTTAGGTATCTTTATTTTTGATATACTTTTTAATTTGTTAACTATTGACGTTAATACTTTATACTTTTCACTCTTTTCTTGAATCCATTCAAATTCATCTAATATTTCTTTACCTTTGGTTTCATTAGGAATACTTATTTCGGGAATGCTTTTTAATTTTTCTATGACCTCTATTGATTTTTTATATTTGCTATCTGTTTCTTGAAGCCATGGTAATTCAGATATAACTTTTTTACATTTAGAACTATCAGGTATCTCGATATCTTTTATGGATTTAAGACGTTGTAATATGTCAGTGAGGGATTTTAACTGTCCTTCTAAATATCTGATGGTATGGATTTCTTCTTGAAGTTCTTTTGCCTTTTTATCTTTTTCAGCAAGTAATTTTACTGTTTCTTTTATTGTTTTGAAATCCTTATATTTCTCAAGATCAATTTGAAGTGCTTTGAGATCAGCTTCCCTGGTTTTTAATAACGATTTATCAGCTTTAATTGCTTTTTGGCATAAACTATCTGCAGTACTGAGAGTATCGATTTGATATAGATTTGCTAAAACCTCTGTGACGACAGGACCAGGTTTATTGATAAGAAAAAGAGGATCGAATTGAGATGCTATTAATGGTGATATCTTTTGATCCCCTATTACCATTTTTCGAAATCCTGCCTTTGTTATAGGTTCGGGAATAGTTCCTTTTAATTTTGTAAACGGTTCATCATAACCTTTGATTTTATAAGAAGCTGTACTTTTTGTTTTTTCCCATTCAAAATTAAGGTCTTTATAATCGACAATGACTCTAGCTTTTTTCTTACCTTTCTTTATGAAACCACTTCCGGTCTGGTTATTTAAAGCTGCATCAATTGCTCTTATAATAGCACTTTTCCCAATATTGTTCTTACCAATAACAACAGTGAATCCTTCAATATCGAAATCAACTTTATTTATACTCTGGAAATTTTCAATTGATATTTTAGTCATTTATTTTCTCTTTTTCTTTTCTTTTTCTTTTTTAACAAAACTATCTGCTACATTTTCCATTAAAGAATCAAAATCATCACCTTCATTTTCTGTATTCTGATATATTTCTTGAATCTCATTATCCTGATTGATTGTGAGACAGTCCTGAACTTTTTTAAATGCATCCATATCAGTATTAAGTTTTTTCCATAACTGCTCTTTTCCCTGTACTTTGAAAATGAGTTCCTTATTTAATGTAAAGCTATAAAAGGAACCTCCTTTAACAATGACTTTTGAATTAATTGCCAATTCCATAATAGATTTGATATTATCGAAGCCAATTCCAAAACGAATGTAAACTGGAGCAGATTTGTAAGGTTTATCGATTTTATTTTTTACAACAGAAGCTTTAATAGTTACATTGGTAGGTTCCTTATCTTTTTTACCTGTTAATTTACTTGTAACATCAATTTTTTCTACAATACTTCTTTTTAGTGATATTCGAACAGATGAATAAAATTTCAATGCCCTACCACCACTAGATTCTTCATCTGGACCTGTCTCATATTTGCTCTTTTTAATAACAGTTCTTAACTGATTGGTAAAAAGAAGATTTGTATTACTGGCTTTAAGAAATTTGGTAATATAATTCAAAAATACAGACATTAATTGTGCTTGCAATCCAATACGAGCTGATTCATCAATATCTCCTTGAAGAAATTCTTTTGGAATCATGGCAGAGACACTATCAACAGCAATGATATAAGGTTTCATCATAAGCATATCGAATATTTGTCTGGCTCCTTGCTGAAAATAATTTGGTTGAACTAGTATAAATTTATCCGGACTGAGGTCTACCCCTATTTTCTGGGCATAGTCAGGATGGAATGTTTGTTCAAAATCAACTAGGATACCAACACTACCTAATTCTTGAGCACATTTAATAGCACTTAAAACAAAGGTTGTTTTACCAGAAGATTCATCACCAAATATTTCAACGATATGACCTCGGGGAAGTCCTCCCGGTTTACCTGTCATAGTACCGTCCCCGATAAGTGAATCGATTATCCAAGAACCGGTAGGGACGAAATCAATAGCTTGTCTATTTTTTAAATTGACAATAGTATGTGCATCTTCTTTATTTACTTTTCTTAGATACTCTTGAGCGCTTAGTGGCTTCTTGGCCTTTTTCAAATATTCTTCCGCTGTGAAGGCTTTCTTTTCCGCCATTTGTAATTTCCTCCCTTATATTTATAGAATTTCTTTTCTGTTTTCTGTAATCAAAAAATTGATCATTTTCCCGATATATTATTCCTGTATATTCGGTCAGACCTTTTTTGGCACCTCTTTTATATTTATGTTTACCACAGAAAAGTTTTTGTTCATATTCTGTTAATTCATCATCTTTGTATTTGTGTAAGAAGTACCATTGATAAAATTTTAATCCTATTTTTCCTACGAAATAAGCATCAGCTACATGTTCGGAGAATCTTCTCCCCATTAAACCAAGTTCTTTTTTGGCTTGGTGTGTGATATGATGTTTTGTTATTTCTTCCATTTTTACTTTAGGTAAAGCGTATCTTTTTAAGGTATTTGGTTGAACATAGATTACAAAGATCTGTTCATCAAGAAAAGCTTCATGAATATGCTGGTTTAAAGCGAAGAGTAATTCAGTGTTATAATCTTGTAAATACGGTGCTTCCATTGAAACAAATTTCACTTTCCACGTTCTTAATAGCAATCGTAGCCTTTCTCTTTGGGTAATTAACCGTTGTACCAATAGCCCGTCAATAGGTCTAGTTTGAAAAACACCTGCTTCCAGGACAGATCTTTTTCCTGTTTTATTTTCATCGAAAACAACCCAGCCTAAATGAGTTATTGATGGGTCTAATGATACTATGGCCATATAAATAAACCTCTCTGTGCCAATGTGAATTGGCACAGGGTGTTTTAAAAGATTATTAAACCTGATCCAGTACGTTATCCAGATCTAATTTTTGAGTTGGATCACTACCCACAGTACTGGAAATACCAAGGAGGTCATTAATGTCTTCTTGTGATAGATTAGAAGCAATAGACTTTTTAATGAAATCCCATATGGGTTTCGCTTCATCAAGAATAGCCTGTTTAATATTATCTTTTGCTGTCCAAATAGATTCACTGCAAGGAGTAATATCTAGGTGTTGGTACTCTTCATTTGAACAGGATACTTTGATGTCGTGGGTTGCCAAAGGAAATTCTCCGTTAACTGTTTTTAATTTCAAATAGGTTTGTTCACTGAAAAGCCATGGGTACAATTCATACCCAAATGGCTTTTTGAGATTTCCCATTTTGTCGGTGTTATATTTCACGATAACAGCACCAACTCTCCATTTTGCAGGCCCTAATATCTCACAACATTTTCCTTTTTTACAAAGGAAGAATCTGTCTTTAAAATGAATTTTAGATCCTGCAAACATTGCTTTAGGATCCATATAAACTATGGCCGAACGGTGGACTTCACCTTTTTTGCCTTTGTATTTTTCATACATCCCACCTTTGATGTCCTCATTTTCAAATCCAAAGGTTTCAATTTGGTCACTCATTACCAATCTCCTTTTACTCTTTAAAATTTATGAATAGTTGTTTAGTAAATCATCAATATCGATTCCACTATCGTCGTCAATTTTAATTTTTGGATGGTCTTCTTTTTGGTTAACGACTTCATTTTTTAGATTTTTTGAAATTTTTTCAGTTTCTTTCTCATCTCCTTTTTGTGAGTCTATTTTACCTCCTTTTTTTTCAATATCTATAACCTCATCTAGGTCAACTCCATTTTCTGTATCAGTCATTACACCTTTTTCTATTTCAAAAACTTTTTCTTTATCAATAGACCATTCTTCAACAGGAAGATCTTCATCTTCAGTATTTTCATCAGGGCTGATATCGGGTACTGGATCAATTAAATTCTCATCTAAGCTCTCATCTTTTTTCTCTTCTTTTTCTTCAGAAAAGATATCTTCTACATTGACTGGAATGGAAGGATCTGCTATATCATCTGTTGATTCCTCGGCTAAAGCTTCTTTAAAAGAATCAGAATTTGCCATACTTCTACCCATCTCTTCCATTAGACCTTTAGCTGCAGCACTTGTAGCATGACCACTTCCAAGTTTTACCTGTGCTTCCAATACTCTTAATTGCAATCTTATATCTGCATTAGCCCTAGTTAAATTTCTGATTTTCAAGGTGATTGCTTTCAAAAGATTATTAAGGTCGTTTAATTCATTTTGGTAGTTTTGGACTTTTTCACGATCTGATCTTAAAAGAAGATTTGCTTGTGCCTCTCTATCCTTGATATTAGGTAGACTTTTAATAGGTTCTTGGGTTAAGAGAGTATCTTTTTTTAATTCAAATTCAGCCGTAGAATTATTGAGAGCTTTCTGCATCACTGATAACTCTTTTTGTACTCGGATACTGAAATGCTCTACTTCCTCGATGTAAGCATGACATTCACCGATCTTTTGATTAATCTCCGTAGGGTCGGGGATAGCACTGACGTCTATGTTGAATTTTATCTCAAGCAGACGGTCAAAAATTTTACCTTTATATTTCTCATCCATTTTATGTAGTGCTCCTCTTGGATTTTAAAAGATTATTAATGTTATTTTTCTCCTAATTGAATCATCTCTAAAGGAATCGAATCATCTTTTAGAGAATTTACAAATTCTACTGTTTTCACATCCGTAACTTTTCCAAAGAAATACACAGATTTTATACCTACGGAAACTACTAGAATCATTTCATCGAGGTAAGGAAAATAAGTAGAGAAAAGGATAAAATTTGACATATCAGCATCTTTAGCACCAAATACAGCATCATGGATAGCCGAAACTTCCCATTTCTTATTTTTAATTACCTTTTTATTAAATCCGTAAGACTGAATTTGTCTCCCATCCACTAAAACGGCACCTCTTTTGGGTTCACATATGGAGAGGACACTGGCTCCCCATGCGATGTTGGCAAAGAATCTTTTCTCTTTTTTTGTAAGCATATTTTTATGCGTTCTCCTAAATTTGTGTTTCTTCTGTGTACACTCGAATTATTTATGGCTTTTTCTATAGCAGAACCATGACCTATTACAATTACTTTTGTTTTGGCTCTGGTTATAGCTGTGTACAATAAATTTCGTTGTAGCATATTTCTACCAAATTGATTTATGAAAGGAAGTATTATAAAGGGATATTCCTGCCCTTGTGCTCGATGAACGGTGAGAGAATAGGCAAGTCTGACTTTTTCTAGAGCCTCATCAACTCCAATATCTACGGTTTTTTCAATTAAATCAATGGTGAATTTACCACCTCCAACATGAATAACTTTTCCTACCTCACCATTAAATACAGCTAGTTCATAATCATTTTTGATAATTATAACCCTATCTCCCCGTCGAATAATAAATTTACCTACAGTACACTCTGTTTCAGGTCCAGCAGGATTTAATACAGCTTGAAGGCCGTCATTTAATTCATTTACACTTAACGGCCCTTCGTTACGGGGAGTAATGATTTGAAATAATCTACGTTCGTCTTTAAATTTTTGAGCGATTCTTATTATAAAATTTTGAATTTTTTCTACATTGTTTTCTCTTATGAAAAAAACATCTGCTTTCGGATCAGGTTTGAATAAACTCAAATCAGTATCACCACTCTTAATTCGGTGTGCTACTTTGATGATATCGGATGCCTCATCTTGACGGAATATCTGTTCCAGTTTTATAATAGGGATTTGACCACAGTGTATAAGTTCTCTTAAAACATTTCCAGCACCGACTGAAGGTAATTGATTATTATCTCCAACGAGGATAAGATGTACACGATTTCTTAGAGCTGATAGAAGTCTATAAAAAACTTCCTGATCGATCATTGAACTTTCATCTAGAATTACAACATCTGTTTCATATTTATTATGCTCACCGAATAACCAATCATCACCTCGGAATCCCAACCGTCTATGTATCGTATACGCCCTGTAATTAATTGTAGTCTCCATTTTCTTAGCTGAAATACCTGTAGGGGCCATACAGGTCAGGTCTAGTTTTAGGCGCTTTATGAGGCTTACAACGGCCTTTAACACTGTAGTTTTTCCCGCACCGGGAAGTCCTGTAATAACAAAAACTTTTTTCTCTACAAAATAATAAAGTGCTTTCCTTTGCTCCTCACTTAATGTAAAGCCGTTTTCGTGTTCAAATTGAGTGATGTGTTCATCAACCGATTTTCGATTCAGAAAAATAAGATCTGATTCTTTTTTAATAATTTTACATATTTTTGATGCTGACAAGACTTCAGACATATAACATGATTTTGAGTATAATGATCCTAAATCTTTTACAATTTTCTGATCATCAATAAGATGTTTAATATGAATTAAAATATCTGTTACGGTTATGGTTTTCTTATCTATAAAGGTTGTGTTTGTCTCTCGACTGAATCTGTTGATAAGATCTACTGTGTCTTCAATGGTAAGAAAAAGATGACCATTGGCAGGACAAAGGACATTTAATGAGTATAATATAAATGCTACTAATCTTGTTGGATCATTTTCTGGAATCCCTAATTGCCGTGCTATAAAATCAGCAGTACTAAAACCGAATCCTTCTATTTCTGTAAGAAGATACGGATTTTCTCTGATTCTTTCTTCAGCTTCGAGTCCACCTCCAAAATATCTGAGGATTTTTTTAACTCTTCTTTCTCTAATGCCAAGTGAATTTAAAAAGGCTCTTAAACTATAATCTTGACGCTCTTTCTTCCAGCGATTTCGGTTAGTTACCCAGGCTTCTGCCAGACTTTCAGCGGAAATTTTACCTATACCTTCAACTTCAATTAAACGAGCTGGTTCAGTATCGAGAACAGTGATAGTCTCACTGCCAAAATGTTTAACAATTGCCTGAGCCCTTTCGGGTCCTATATTAGGGGATATTGCACCTATAAATAATTCAATACTTTTTATTTCTTCAACATTATGGGAAATCGTGAATGAAGTAACTTTGAAATTAGTTCCATACTTATGATGCTTTTTATAATCACCATGGAAATTAGCGACAGTACCACTAACTACTTCAGGGCCGAATTCACCGATAACAGTAATAACTGGTCCAGATGGTATCCTGACCTTCATTACTTTGAATCCGGATTCTTCATTTTGGAAGATAATTCTTTTTACTGTACCTTTAACTGTTTCCAAGCCTACTCTTCTTCGTCAAATAGTGAATAACTTTCGTATTTTATTTTTTTGTTCTCAACTTTAGTTGTTTCTGGTTCCGGTTTAGGAGTATCTCCAGTTATACCTAACATCTCAAGGAAAATTTTTTCATTAATTACCTGAACTCCGTATTTCTCAGCTTTCTGGGATTTGTTTGAACCTTTATCTTCATTACAAACCAAATATGATAAATTTTTAACAACGGAATTCTTATTAGTACCACCATTTTCTTTCACTAATCCTTGGTAATGCCCACGTGGATGTTCCATTGATCCGGTAAAACAAAAAGACAGTCCGTCCAGAATACCTTTTTTCTCTTCTTCAACAGTAATGACTTTAAGTAATTCTGTGATCTCAGATTTATATTTGATTAATCCCATGACTACATTATTTGCTGAAATGTCAGAAAATCCTTTTAAGGCTTTTATATCATCCACACTTTTTTCCATTAAATTCTCTATTGTACCAAATGCCTTTATTAATTCTTCTGAGGTTCCTTCAGATATCCCAGGGATTCCTAGAGCAGATAAAAACACAACAGGGGTAAGAGTATATGTTTTATCAATATTATTCATGACTTTTTGAGCAGATTTTTTACCCCATTTTTCAATTACAGCTATATCCTCTTCTTGAAGTCTGTATATATCGAAAATTTTATTCAGTTTCCCAGCTTCACTTAATTTGTCAGCTAAGCTTTCACCAAATTCCTCTATTTTAGTAACTTTGATCCAATTTAAAATTCGGTAGAATATTTTTTTGGGACAATCATCATTTTCACATATGAGTTTGATACCATCATTAAGAAGCTTAGAATTACAGCTAGGGCACTCTGTTGGGATCTCAATAGGGTTACCCATATGAGTAAGAACTTTGGTTATCTTTGGGATTATATCCCCGGCTTTAACTACCATTACAACATCACTACGACCTATACCAAGTCTCTTTATTTCGGCAATATTATGCAAGGTTGCTTTTTTAACTTCTGACCCATCGATTATTACTGGTTCCAAGTGAGCCAGAGGTGTAACTACTCCTGTTCTCCCTACTTCCCATGTTTCTTCATTGAATATTGTAGCTGCACCAGGGGGTTCGAATTTCCAGGCTATTTGGGCTTTAGGTCTGTTTCTGGTAACACCCATTTTTTTCTGAACTTGGTAAGAGTTCACTTTTATGACAGCACCATCAATATCGAAAGGAAGTTTTTCTCGTTCTACAGCTATTTTTTCGAAAGCATCTACGATTTCCTCTTTTTTACCCACTACAGTGAAAGGAATGTTAAACCCAAGTTCATCAAGTCGTTTTATTTTATCCTGTTCATCAAGAGGTTCTGTTAAATCATATGCCATTAAGAATAGGTATTTACTGAATTTTCCATCCAGTCTTCTACTAATACCAGAAGCAGCATTTCGTGGATTACTATATTTATCATTTTCAGATAAAACTGTATTGATTTCTTTGAAATGAGTTTTACTTAATAATATTTCAGCTCTAACAGATCCGGTAAAGTCAGGCATTTCAGATCTTAATACTTTCATATGATCTACATTCTCTTTTATATTTTCCCCAGTAGTACCATCACCTCTGGTAATAGCTTTGACCAGTTTCGATTCTTCGTGATCAAGAGAGAGGCTTAATCCATCTAATTTATACTGTAAGATATAAACAGTATCAGGTTTGAATTTCGATGCCCACTTGATAAATTCTTCTTTACTATGTACTTTTTCAAGGCTACCCATGAATATACCATGTTTAGCTTTTTCCCAATGGGAGGATGGCTCATGACCTACCTTTTCAAAGTAAGGGTGATTAGGAGCCTGTTTTTTAACAAGTGCTCTTAAAGTATCATACTCTTCATCAGTCATAATTGGATGACCAGAAGATTCATAGGCTTTATCTGCAGCAATAAGTTTATTTATGCTTAATTGTATATCTATCTGTTTTCCCATTATTCTCCCTCGTCGTTATCGGTGTCATCATCATCTATATCAATTAAGATGTAACTGAATTGATCAAGTGTTTGTAAAGAGTGCCCAATTAATTTTGTTATATAATCTAAAAGTTTTTCCTTTAAAGGATCTTCCGATTTAAGAATGGTATAAGAATCTAGTGATTTACCAAATACATCGGATATAGATTTCAGTTTAAACTTCACAGCATCTAAAACCTGAAGTAAAGAATCGTTGTTCTGTTGGTCACTATTAAGTTTTTCCATATACTCCTTAAATTTATCATCCCCATATTCAGGGTCATTATTATTACTCATTTTTGTCTATTCCTTTAAAATTGATAGAAGCTATCCTATATAATGATATGGAACTAACAAGGGTTTTCGATAAGTAAAAAATAAAAAAAGTTTTTAAGTCTAATGGTTTGAGTAAGTTACAAGAGGTAATTTTAGGTTTAAAAAAACCATGTTTTTTGATAAGAATATATAATATAGAGTATAAATAATCCTGTTTTTATGATTTACTAAAAAAGTAATTAATATAAATAGCTATATGAATATGTATATATGAATATAGTTATTTATTTTTTCCTGAATAAGGAAAAGTAAAATAAAAAAGAACAGAAAAATAGTAGTAGAAGAAGAGAGGAATGAGGATTAAAAAAGATATAGATGATATAAAAAGAACCAATATAATGAATTTAATAGTAAAAATAAAAATTTAAGTCACCAATATAATGAATAAACTTATGAACAAAGTAAAAATATAACCTATAAAATCTTCAAAAAAAGTTAAATCATAACCTTATTTATTCGAACCAGTTATAACAAAAAAAATAAAACCTTAAAAATTTTACTTATCACTTTACCTTTCTAACTTTGTATAAATAGTAGGAGGTAAATTTGAAATGAACACAATTTTTATCACAGGTTTGGATAAAATCTCTATTAAAAGATTCATCCAATTTATTCTAAAATACTTAAATGATTACCAAGTTGGTACACTTCATTACTTAATGAGTGAAGAGAGCATAAACTATTACATCGAAGATTTTTCAAATAAATTTCAAAAAAGGATCTTCTCTTACTTCTTAAGGAAATCAGGAGATTCTATACCCAATCTTCCTACTTCAATAACTGATAGTGCTGATCTTATCATATGGTTTGATTTATACAGTACTAAACCAATAGTTAAACAGAGTAAGACAGAACCGCATATTCTTAAAGGGGCTCTTATGGATTGGGCAAGACACATAGAGAAATTAGAGAAAGGGGGATTGTAGAAAGCCAGTTTGAGGAGGATATTAGGGCTCAACCCTGTTTGAGGACCACCGGGGCACACGAGGCCGTTGTAACGATGTAAGTCGGTAGTGCCGTGTCATTTAGGAGTTCGATCCAGGGGGATAGATCGTGCCATGACTCCTGTCAGTATACCGTCATAGGTAAAACCGAGTTACTCAAGATATATTATACCGGTCTGAAGGGTTCATCAAACATGAGAAGTTTACATGGGTACAAGCCGTTTCTAAGAGTACCTCAAAATTGAATTTTAGCTGTTTTAGGAAACAAAGCCTTACTATGCATGTAGTAAGCGAAATGTCGCAGGCTCGTGCCTCGCTAGTGACCCAGCGGGGATGGTGAAGACAGAAAGGTGCATTAAAATTGAGTAATAGATGTATCAATAAATAAAAAAATCAATAGGAAAAGTAAAATAAAAAAGAACAGAAAAATAGTAGTAGAAGAAGAGAGGAATGAGGATTAAATAGTGAATTAAATCAATGAGTTACAGTGAGTGCTACTGTGTAATTTAAAGCGGATTTAAATTTAAAATTAGTACTAAAAAATACAGTATAGTCTAAAAATAAAGGACTATTTATTAGGAATAAATTATGTGTAATGGTTTATCTATTAAGGAAGATTTACCTAAAGTTGATATCCATGTTGAGTGTGACTGTGGAGAAGAATTAGACATCGATTTACATGGATGGAGTCTGTCTGTGTACGGTGGACTAGTATTTAAATGCCCTTCCTGTGAGTCAGAAATAAAGACCTATATGGTAGAGAGTGTGTGATACAGTTATGTGGAAACAAGATATAATACATGAGTTATTTAAAGAGACGATTAAAGTTAAAGGTGTTTTATACAAAATGGATATAGGAGAAGCTTATCCTCATGTCAAAGAGGGTCTCCCTATTTTAAAAGAATTCCTTCCAAAAACTGATTGTTATTACATGGGTACTCTTGATCTTACTGTGAAACTTATGGGTCAGTTTGAGAAGAATGCAGAACAAATGAAGTCAAATTATGATTATGAAAACATACATTTTCCAAAGAAATATACTTTATGGGAATACTCTCTTCCTAAAGGAGGAAGGCATGGTATCAAAAAAGAGGCTCTGTATGTTTTAGATGAAGATAATAAAATATTCATTTGGCCGTTAATTTTTAGTCCAGAATTTAAAATATGGATTCCAGGTATGTATTGGGTATTTCTTTTTAAGAATCCTGCAGGTACGATGAAATTAGTGGGTCCAAATGATTTAAAAGAAGAAGAGATAGAGGATTTTGAAGAGACAGGACGGCGAGTTGTGTCTTATGTTCTAACCTTTTTGAAGATATTATCTTGTAAAAATGTAAAACAAGAAACCGTGACTTCTTATTTAACAAAACAGAAAAGGTACGGTAATAGACCTCTTTACCCTTATAAAATGGTGAGAGTTAAATCTATTAAATCGTATGAAGAGGATCCTGATTCTTCTGATTATGAAAACATTAGCTTCTGTCGTGGGCATTTTAAACAATATTTCCCAGATAAACCGTTATTAGGAAAGTATACAGGTCTTTATTGGTGGGATCCTCATTTGCGGGAGGATGAGTAAAGAAAATGAAGTTACCTCAAGTAATTGGTCATGAAGAATTGAAAATCAGATTGATACCTCGTTTAGAAAAACATCCTGCAGGAGTCTTTCTCTTCTGTGGTCCAGCCAGTGTGGGGAAACGTACAACTGCTTTTGAAGTGGGTAAATCCATCTTATGCAAAAATAAATCAGAAAAGTGTAAGTGCGATTCATGTAAGAGATTTAATGAAGGTCATCCGGACTTTTTGTGTATTGGTACTGAAAGTAGAATAAAGGTAGCTGATGTTAATTCTATTATAGATTTTTGTACCACTGCTCCATTTTTATCAAATAGTAAAATTATTGTTATTGATAATGCCCATGAAATAACTCTTGAGGCAGCTAACCGGTTATTGAAATTATTGGAAGAACCTCCTTTAAATTTTTCCTTTTTCTTAATTACGTCAAATCCGGAAGCAATAATACCTACTATTGTTTCCAGGTGTATTAGGTATGAATTTGGAAATTTATCCCGAGAGGAACTGACTATAATTATAAAGAAGAAATTGGGATTCAGTCCTAAAAAGGCTGAAACTCTGGGATGGCTTGCAGCAGGTTCTTCATTAGATATATTCGATAAGGCTGGAGAGTATTTAAAATATCGAAACATGGCTCTTGAATTGGTTTCGAATATGAAAAAAAGATATCTGGTAGATTCTATTGATTATATCGATAAGATCGAAAAAGGTGATTTATCTCTTTTTAATGATATGATTGTTTTAGTATTAACAGATTTAATATTATTAAAAAATAATATTTCAGAGATTGCAAATATAGATAAGAAAGACAATCTTGTTAAAATAGCTGAGATTTATAATGACCGAGCATTGATAGGAATTGTTGGGTTATTCAGTCAAGTAAAAAGATACTTGTATTTGAATATAAATCTGAATCTCTATTTAAAAAATGCTGTGATAAAAACATATCCATTATTTAAGGCGGATTAATGAAATATAGGGAAGCTTTAACTTCATTACGTTTTAAGAAGAATACAAAATTTGCTCTAGTTGGTAAAGAGAGTTATTTGAAAGAATATTTCATTAAAATAGCAAATAAAATCTATAATACTTATACAATAAAAACATTTTTCCCTGAGGACCAGTCAGAAGCTCTCAGTCTATTGAGATGCGATTCTTTATTTGAAGATAATTTTTTAGTTTTAAATAATTTTGATAAAATGAAGATTGACATTTTTCAGGATACTTTAAATACCTATGATGGAGTAGTGGTTATTACTCTCTCAGAAAAAGCTAATATAAAATCGAGAGCTATCACAAAAATTTTTAGTGATTTAACTGTAGTTGAGTGTTCTAAACTGCGTGAATACGGCAACGATTATCCTTTATGGATAAGAGGATTGATAACAGAAGCAGGTTTTAGTGCAGGTGATAATATTGACCAATTGCTTTTTTCTAGAGTTGGGCCGAATATGCATGTCCTTGCTCGGGAACTGGAAAAATTGTTTTTATTAAAATCAGAGGAAAAAGTGATTACTTCAGAGGATGTGAAAAAAGTCGTTGCAATATCAGCAGTAAGTACTGCATTTGAATTGTTTGAACATCTTTTAAGAAGGAATGTTAATAAAGCGTTGGCTTGTTTTTCCTCTTATTCGAGAAATAGTGATAATTTTTTCGAGATTGTGTCATTTATAGGTTCTTATCTTGAAAAGATGTATCGGATGATTCTTTTACGGGAGAGAAAATTTGATGTTAATGATGTAGCTGATATAGTAGGTATACCTAAATTTCTTGTAAAAATGAAATATTTGCCGTGGGCCTTATCTTTTGGGAAAAATGGTCTCGCTAAAAAAATAGATGCTATCTGTAATTTAAACATTCAGTTAAGGTTATTTAGGGGAAATAAAAAAATTCTCTTTGAGAGATTTATTTATAGTTTTTCAAAAGATTATTAATTTGTTGTTTGCATTTTTTTAAACACGTTGTAAGATTATATATGGTTTTAAATGATGTTGAAGGTGCGGTCCATCTCATTCATGAGCATGGTGAAAGATTCGAAGGTTGGTATTTTTCTAAAAATATTTTAGAGAAAAAAGACCTTACACTTAAATATAAAAAGATCCAGTTAACGTACAATTTTAATGTACTGGATTATAATTTTCGTTTTGTTATGCCTTCCAGGATAGAGTTCATTGGGGGCCTAATTTCTTATTCAAATGGGGAACGGGAATTAGGGATATTTAGGTTTCCGCGTGATGCTGATGGTAAGTTTATAGCTCCTATATCTTTGGATAATAAAGAGATAAATGATTACATGAATTTATCAAAGGATGCAATAGATAAATTACTATCTTTAAAAGAACCTTTAATTTTTGAAGCCTTTAGAATACCTCAATATGGGTTTGAGTTGTTTGACCTAACTCCTGAAATTATTGAGGATATAAGAAAAGACACTGATGATGAGTTTGTGGAGTATGTAAAGAGTGTTCCCGACCGCGTCATTAAAGAGAAAACAGCCGAAATCATAAATAAAATTAACTCTGGGATTAATTATCTTTTAATACTCAGAAATGTCTTGAATCGTCAATGGAAAGACCTAAATGAGGTATCCTTGGCGACAGATGGAATAATACATATATAAGTATAGGAAATCAAATAAGATGGAGATCGAGATGCTATCACCTTTTGGGAAAATTGTCTGGGAAGATCGATACGCGCTGAAGGATGAATATGGGAAATTAATTGAAAAAAATATTTTAGAAACATTTCGTAGAGTTGCTACAGCTATTGCTTCTAAGGAAAAAGACTCTAAGTTTTGGGGTGACAAATTTTATAAGATTATGGCAGACCAATCTTTCTGTCCAGCCGGTAGAGTCCTAGCCCATTCAGGTACACATTATTCTCAACTTCTCAATTGTTTTGTTCTCCCATTCCAGGATGACAGTCTGGAAGAGATTATGAACACTGGTAAAAACATGGCTATTGTTCAAAAATATGGTGGGGGCTGTATTGGAGGTGAGAGTAATATTCTTACTAATAAAGGTGTTGTACCATTAAAAGAAATTGTTGAAGGAAATGATAAAGATCTTAAAGTACTATCTTTTAATTCTGATAATAATGAGATGGAATACTGTGATATTTTAGAAAGACATACAAATAATTTATCTGGGGATCGTGTATTCGAAATTGAGTTCGATAATACAAAAGGCGGTGTTGCATCAAGAATAAGAGCTAGCGATTGGCATCCCTTTTTTGTTTTTGATGGAGTAAAGATAATCCAAGTACGTGCTGATGAGTTAAAACCTGGGATGGCTGTAATAGGCTCAACTGATTTAGGGGTAAATTTAAAGTATGATTCTATGGGTTGGTTATTAGGTTATATTGCTGGTGACGGTTCGATTGATACTAATAATGGGGAAGATGTACGTGTTAGGGTAGTAGATGACAGTGAAGAGTGTGTTAAACGTGCAGCAGGAATATTTAATACATCTTATAAACCTTCTAGTGATAAACGTTATAAAGTAAAAATGTGGGCTTGTGAGGTTTATGGAGATGAAGCTGGGATGGTAAAGGATGAGTTTGGGGGGTATCAAACTAGTGGTACAAAACATGTCCCGAATTCTATCTGGGAAAGTTCTCCTGAAAGAAGACTTTCTTTTTTAGTTGGGCATATTGATGCAGATGGCTGGTTTAATAAAGAGAAAAAAAGATTTGAAGTTTTTACTGTTAGTAATGAATTGGCAAAAGAATTAATAGCCTTAGCTGGTGGTCTTGGTATTCGGGCTTCACTACGTTTTAGAAAATCACGTAAAGAAAATGAGCAAGATGGTTGGGAAGTTAGGTATAGTAGCTCTCAATTTTCGATTGATTTAATTGTTAATATTAGTGCAAAACATAACCCACTCAATGCTGGATGGGTTATGGGTACTATAAATTTATCTCATGAATGGAAAGATCATTTAAAAAGCGTAGGTATTAATGTTTATACAAATAAAGCATGGAGAAAGTCAATTGAAATTGATGGTGTAAAAAGATCATTAGTTTATTGGTTACAGCATGGTAAAGCTTCAAGAGAAACTGCTGCTTCTATTCTTAGAGTGTGTGGTGAAGAAAAGATAGCAAGTGCTGTTTTATCTAGCCAAATAGTACTCTCTTCAAAGGCTACAGGAATTTCAGAAACATTATATGATCTCACTATTGCAAAAAATCAAACATATATGGCATCAGACCCAACTACAGGGGCTTATGTTGTTGTGCATAATACAGGATTTAATTTCAGTAGGCTCAGACCATCAGGTTCATATATAAAAGGTGTCAATGGTCGTAGTAGTGGACCCATCGGATTTATTAGCATGATGTCAACTATCTCAGAAATAATTGAACAAGGCGGGACCCGCAGGGGCGCGTCAATAGGGCTTCTTGAGGCATGGCACCCTGATTTATGGGAGTTTGTTTCTTATAAAACTGAACATAATTGGGAATGTCTTCGAGAATTTATTGATGTGAATGATTACGATAAATGGGAATCATTTAAATATGAAAATTTATATAAATGGCAAATGTTCAATGTCTCTGTAGGAATTACTGATGATTTCTTAGAATCTGTTAAAAACAATAAGGAATGGGTATTTAATTGGAAAGGGGAAGAGTGGGAACTTTATACCGTTATTTTTAAGAAATATATAAGTGAAGGTAATTACAAAGAATTAACATTTGAAGTTACAGCTAACAATGATCCTACTGCTATATGGAAAGTAAGAAAGAAAATACCTTATCCTACTGGTAGTGATATATTTGAAGTTACATCAAAAAGAAAAGTAAAAGCTTCCGAGATCTGGGATAGACTGTGTTATAATGCCTGGGCTGATGGATGTCCGGGCATTATCAATTTAAGTACTGCTCGTAGGATGCATAATTTAGAATATGCCTTCCCTATAGAAGCTACTAATCCTTGTTTTACTGGAGATTGTAAATTGGATACTATCAATGGTCCTATGACTTTTGAAAGTCTTGAGGATAAAGAAATTGATCTTAAAACTCCATATGGTTCTATTGAAAAAGGTAGAATTTGGAAAACAGGGGTAAAATCTACTATCAGATTAAAATTTAATGATGGTAGTTCAATAACGGTTACTCCCGATCAACTATTTTTGTGTCATAAAGGAAAAGAGATACGGGCTAAGGATTGTTTAAATAAATGTTTAAATACTTCGGATATACCGTTAAGTGTAGTTTCAATAGAGGATAATGGTGAACAAGAGGTCTATGATTTTTCAATCCCATGTAATTGGGGTATAGTTAATGGAATAGTGGCTCATAATTGTGGGGAGCAACCTTTAGGGGGATTTAGTTCTTGCAATTTGTCAAGCATACTCCTTCCTAATTTTGTTATAGAGGATACCAAATCAGTTGATTGGGATAAACTTAAAGAGGTTGTTCATACTGCTGTCAGATTTTCGGATAATGTTGTAGATAATTGTGAATTTCCGATTCCGGAAATTAAAGATAAAGCATATCAGGAAAGACGTGTCGGACTAGGTACTATGGGAGTTCATGACATGTTAATCAAAATGGGACTAGATTATGATAGTGATGTGGGTCGTGATGCTGTGGAAGAGGTATTAAGATTTATTCGGGATGAAGCTTATAAAGCATCAATTAAAATTGCGGAAGAGAAGGGGTCTTTTCCAGCCTTTAAAAAGAAAGAAATTTTAAAGAGTGGGTTTATAAAAACACTTCCACCAGAGATCGTAAAATTGATTGGGAAAAATGGTATTAGAAATAGTGCCCTTTTATCCCAGGCACCCACAGGATCGATCTCAGCGTTAAATAACGTTTCATCTGGGTGTGAACCATGGTATTCATTATCCTTCCAAAGAAACACTCGTTTGGGTTCCTATGAAGATGGTTGTCCAACTTATATTGAATGGAAGAAAAATAACCCCGAAGCTCCCATACCATCCTATTTTAAAACAGCTCCAGAAATAAGCCCTACAGATCACGTAAAAATGCTTATTCTTTTTAGTAAATACATTGATTCAGCGGTGAGTAAGACAGTTAATCTCCCAAATCATACAACAGTAGATACAGTTAAAGAGACATTTATTTATGCTATGGAAAATGGTGTAAAAGGTCTGACTGTTTTTCGGGATGGTTCTAAAGAAGGTGTTTTAGTAAATAAACAAAACAAGAAAAAAATTGAAGAAATAATTCCATATACAGATAAAGAAGATTGTTATGAAAATGTAATGTCTCCTAAAAAGCGGGGAGATAAAACAACTGGTTCAACATATCGTATTCATATGCAAAGTCATAATTTATATGTTACAGTTAATCGAAATAGAGATGGTGATTTAGTAGAGCTTTTTACTACAGTTGGAGAGAGTAAAAAACCTAATGCACATCATACTAGTGGTGTTGAAGATTCCTGGGCAGAGGGTCTTGGTAAAATAATTAGTCTAGCTCTGCGTGCAGGAGTGAAACCTAGTTCAATAATTCGGAATTTAAAAAATATTCCATCAGATAAACCAGTATTTGTTACTATCGGTGATAATGAAAATTCTGAGCATATACCTTCTCCACCTCATGCTATTGCTAGGGTAATAGAAGATGAGATGAGTAATGGTGAAGAAGAAATTAATATTCAAGGAGGTTATTGCTCAGAATGTGGCTCAACAAATACTAAAAAGAAGAGTCCCACTTGTTACGAGTGTTTTGACTGTGGCTACGTAGCTTGTGGTTAATATATAAACAAAAGGTAATTTTTAAAGGAGATCGATCTATGATTACAGAGATCCAAGGTAATTGTATTTCAAAAGAAGGTAATGTAATAGTGGATTTTTATACAAGTACATGTAGTCCTTGTAAAGCTTTGAACCCTATTTTAGAGGAAATTTCTGAAATTGAAGGGTTAGTAGTTCAAAAAGTTGATGTTACGAAGAATCCTGAATTATCTCAACAATTTGGGGTGATGAGTGTCCCTACTGTGGTATTCATGAAAAATAATCAAGTGAAGAATACGGTACGGGGTTTAAAATCCAAAAATGATTTGCTATCGATGGCAAGGAAATGCTTTAGTGGACGATGAAAAGTATAAAATAGAATTAGATCTGGATAGGAATAGAATAAAATCTGTATTATTGGAAACATATAAAACTTGTATGAATGTACTTGAAGTTGATTTCAATATAACTGCAGATGAATTTGTCTCAAAAGTAAATAAATTTCTTGAGAGTAATCGGGTGGCATCGGTGCCTATTTCTTTGAATTTACCATCTAAGAAATACCCTGAATTGAAGATAGATGTAAATTTTCAAAAAAAGAGTGTCATTGCCAGGATGCTTAATAAAAAGAAACGTATACTTTTAAATAGGTATCTAACTAAATTATGAAAGAAAAAATAAAAGTTACAGGTAAAGTTAAGTCAACCTCTGATCCATTTTTAATGGATAGAACAAGTTATCATTTAATTACAGTTGAAACTGACCGAGGTTTATTTAGCCTGCCTGTTGAGAGACCAGATTCATATAAACTTTTTGAAGAGGTAGAAATTTCTGTAGTTATTAAAAGTAAAGATAAAAAATAATATGTCTATTAATCCTTTGTTTTTAAAATTTCTAAATCGTGAAGCTCCTGTACTTGAAATGTTGAGTTCATTTTCACGGTCTAAAGATCCTTATACTTCTGAGGCTGCTAATGAATTAATGGAAAATCCTCCTGACTTGGAGGAGTTCCGGAAAGAATTTATCGATGCTGTAAGAGATATTATTAAAGAAGGACCAGGTAAGGAATTTTCTGCTTTTGTTGACCATTATATGGCACCTTCTTTAGAAGAGGATGTAAAAACTGTTAAGGGTCAACGGGGTGAAAACATACATCGTACAGCTAGAGTAAAAGACAAAAATGAACCTTGGGTGCAAGCTTTAATTTGTTATAATCTCTGTCTTTATATCAGAGCTTTTGGTTTAGAAGCTTTAAAAACATGTAAGGTTTGCGGTAGATTTTTTGCTCATAAGGGAAAATGGGCCGTATACTGCAGTGACGTATGTAAATCAAATAAAAATAAGAAATAGAGATAATATGATAAAGATTGGTGCTGTTTATTGCGTCTATGATGCCTCTACATTTTTATATGAGTCTGTTCATAGAATTTATCCTTTAATGGATAAAATTGTTTTCATTATAAATACAAAACCATGGTATGGTGAACCTGTACAAGATGAACCTTTTAATACCTATAAAAAGATTCTGTCTATAGAAGATCCTCAGAATAAATCTCTCATTTTAACAGGTACTTGGAATAATGAAGCTTCTCAAAGAAATGATGGCTTAAAATTATTAAAAGGTCTTGATATTGATTGGTGTCTTATAGTAGATGATGATGAACTTTATAATCGCTCTGAATTGCTCTCTATTATAGGTATGCTTCAGAATGCTGAGCATGCTGCTTATTTAATTTACCATCAAATTTATTGGAAAAACAGAAATACTATTATTGAAGGTAAATTTGGTTCTTTTCCTACTTTTACTAGAACTAATGGAACTGTGCATTTTAATGAGGATAGAATGATACTTGTTAGTGAACCTCATACTTGGTTTACAATATCTTCAAATAATATAATGTGTCATCATATGTCTTATATACGTTCAGATTCTGAAATGTTGAGAAAAATCAAAAATTTTTCTCATGCTGATGGAGTACCTGAAAATTGGTATAAGGAAAAATGGTTGAATTGGAATAAGGATACAGTTAATTTACATCCTTCACCTAATAATGCTTTTAAGAGAGCAATCTCAGTTTCAGAATCAAAATATAATCTTGATCCAATTTTTTAGTTATCGAAAACTCTCCTTCGTGTCGTATAATAAGTATGGGAAAAACAGAAAGATTAAAAAAACTTGAAGAAATTGCAGAGAAGTGTTATAACTGTGAATTAGGTAAAACACGTAATAGGTTAGTCTTTGGTGAAGGTAGTGCTAACTCAACTTTTATGATAATAGGTGAAGGTCCTGGGGAAACAGAGGATAAAGAAGGTCGTCCTTTTGTGGGGAGATCAGGTCAATTATTACGAAAGATGTTAACAGCCATTGATCTTAATCCTGAAAAAGACGTTTTTATTGCTAACATAGTAAAATGTCGCCCTCCGAAAAATCGGGATCCTAAAAAGAATGAAATTACAACATGTATAAAATTTTTGAGAAAACAGATAGAGATTATTGAACCGAAATTAATAATTCTTTTAGGTAAGTCTGCAGTAAAAGGCATTTGCCCTGATTTAGCGAAAGAGAGTGTTGAAAGATTACGTATTATATCAAAAAATCTCGGTATGTTAATTTACAATGATATTCCAGTTGTTGTTACTTATCATCCTAGTGCTTTACTAAGAACTCAATGGAGAAGAGTAGGTGCCAAGGAAGATTTTGAATTTCTTCAGAATGTTTATAAGGAATTCAAGAATGATGAGCGATAAAAATAGGAGTTTTTGGGAAAAAATGCATAAAGATAATAGTAGATTGTGGTTAACCGATTCTGATCCGAATTATGTCTATGAGTTACACAGTTTGACAAAAGATTTAATTAGATCTAAATATAATATTCTGGAAGTTGGTGTCGGCACAGGTAGATCTATTATTCGGTTAAGTGACATGCATTCTGTCTATGCCGTAGATATAGCGGAAGAGGCATTAAAGAAGGTTAGGTTATTTGCTACTACTATTCAGGTTTATGATGAAGAGAATTGGCCTAAAGATAAAATTGATATAGCTCTTTGTCATTTAGTATTTCAACACTGTAATGATAATAATTTCAGGTATTTAATTAGGCAAATATTAGAGAGTTTAACTCCTAAAGGTTATTTTACTTTTCAAAGTGCTGATGCAGAGAAAAAGAATTTAAATAAAAATTATAAAAAATATGTAAAAGAGAACCACATGTATTTTAGGTCAAAAGATGATGTGACAAGAACCGTTGAAAAGATGGGGGGAAGAGTTTTATCTATTTCTGATGATATTGTTCATATCAATGAATGTTATATAGTTTGGAATATTTTCAGAGTAAAAAGGTCCTTTTAAATAAATGGTAATTCTTGAATCCGGTGTTGGTTATAGAATACAAGAGAATTATGTATTTGATAACGAGGTGATTCAATTTGGAGCTGCTAGAAGTGGCACTACCTTAATGTGGAATATACTAGCACGATTATTTAGAAAAGTTTGGAAATCTCATCAATATATACCAAAATCGATGGTTGAGAAAGATACGAAAGTATTTATAACAATAAGACATCCAAGAGATATGGTCCTGTCTTTAATGAGGGTGGAAGAAGATATTGATGATTTATCTTCAATTACTAAAGAAAAATTAGAAGCTTATATAACATGGATTGAGAGTTATCAGAAATTTTATGAAACTTTTTATAATGAATACGATCATTTTGATTTCAGGTTTGAGAATTATAATATTAATACAGTATTTAATGTAATTGAAAATAATTATGGGGAGATACCTGAAAATCTTAAAGAAAAAATTAAAAAAGATGTAAGTAAAGAACAGGTATTAAAGGATGTATCTCATAAAGGAAAAAGGCAATTAATAAAAAATGGTTATAGTGCTTATTTTCTTAATAGGAATAGTAAACATATATCAGATAAAGAACCAGATGAATATTTTAATATGTTATCTTTAAATTTACAGAAGAAATTAAATAAAAGTCTTGGCGAGTTTAAAATTTTTCTAGGATATAGTGCAGGAATTTAAAAGAAAGATAGTTCTTTTATAAAACTAATAATCTTTCAATATTTTGGCTATATGTATGGATGTATTGCTAGTAATGAATCCTCAAAATAGCTTTCTTTCTGAGACCGGAAGCGTTTATATGGGAGAAAGAGCTGAGGTTTTAAAAATCCGGTTAATTGATTATTTTTCAAGATTTACTAAAAAGATAATATTTTTCCGAGAGAAACACGCTCTAGAAGATGAATTTTTTGTAACAGATAAAACTCATTCAATTACAAATACAGAAGATTTTTTAATTTGTGATTCATTGAAGAAGTTTGCTAATACTATAATAGACAAAACAAGGTACAATGCCTTTTTTCGGACTCCGCTTGAAGAGACATTAATGCGATTAAAGGCAAAACATATAGGTATTGTAGGAATTGAAACACATTCTTCAGTTCTGTTTACTGCTGAAGAATTACGAAATAGATTATATGAAGTAACAGTAATAGAGCCATGTGTGATGTCAAGAGATGATTATTTACATGGTTATGCTATTACATTAATGTGTCATCTTTTAGGAGTGAGGATAGCCAATGGATAAAACAACTTATTTTAAGCTTGAGTGTCCAAGATGTCATTCCCCAGCTCGTGCCAAAGTGAACAAGAAAGTGTATAAATTTTTAATCTATCGATGCCCTTTTTGTGATAGTAATGTTGTTTATTATGAAGACACTGTAGATATTTTGTCTGATGAATTTATGAAAACATTGATGAAAGATAAACATCTTACTTTTTGTGGCGATGCTGTATTTCCAAAAGTCTCTCCATCAAACGAAAGTATTATAAAGGAAGAAATCACACTTGATCGAATTAGAGATTTTGTGATTACTCTTAATACAGAAAAGGATTTTCAGACATTCCTTAAAAAAATTTAATTTTTCTTCTGAACATTTCTCTGTCTCACTTCGTATAATATGTATGGAAGAAAACATTAAAGCTGGCGATTTGTTGTTTTTAACTGAGTCTTTTCATAAATATATTAGTAAAAAGTTCCCAGACTCAAAAATTATTCTGACAAATAGGATAGCAAAGTTAGAAGAAATTATTGATTGGGAAAGTGTTAAAGGTAAATCTATAAAAGCAGCTCGGTTAAAAAGCGGTAAGTGGAAAAACCTACCCATTGAAGAGAATAAGTACATAGTCTCTATCTATTACCATGATTTAACTGGTCGAAAGGGCCAAAAGGGTGTTGCTGAACGGGCTGTGCCTATGTTTCGGTATCACCCCAAGTCTGGTAAACCCTTCTTTGTTAAAATCCCTGATTGGATATATAAAGAAATAAATAAGAAATGTGAACATTTTCGTGTGGAATTGGAGGAAGAAGAATGAATGGTAGTACCTCAGATAAATTCCTTTATGCTGTAAGAAATAAAAAGGGCTTATGGTTTAAGAACGGTAGAAGATATGAAGACGATAATTGGGTGGAAGATTTTCAGAAAGCTCGTATTTATAGCAGAATAGGAGATGCTCGAAGGACTATTACTTGCTTTATGGATGATGATGACATTGCTAATGTCGTTGTATTTAAAGTAACTGAAGTTAGAAGTATTGATGATACGGAACGTCAAGAAGTACGCATCGATAGGGAAGAGAAGAAAGAAAAAAGAAAACAATTAAAAAAAGCCAAAATAAAAATGGAAGAAGCTCAACGAGAATACCAAAAACAATTAAGTGGGGTCTAAAGTGAGGATAGTTACTACTTCATGCACTAAGGGTAGGTCAACTGCCATCACTATAGAAGCTGATAAAGAAGAAGATTTAACTGTTCTTAAGGGAATGTTAAATTCTCATGTATGGGTTCGTATGAATAAATATAATGAACTCGAATCAGCCCCAGCCCATCGGGATCCTCCACTAGTATATGATGATAGAATTGATCCTATATGGGATGGTAAACCTGCTATGACCAAAAAACTTCGTGATTTTGAAAAAGAAGATAACTTGGGAAAAGATCGTTCTATTTATGTGCAGTCTATTGAAGGTTATGATGGTGATAGAGATACAAAGGCTCAGAAATTAACATTTAATGGATTTGTATCTTTGCGAAGTAGAAAAGGTATGAGAGATGGTAAGTGCTGGGAAATATGGTATTTACCAGGACCCTGGGCAGCAGAAGGAGAATTAAGAGGGAAAAATATTGAATATATAATAGATTGGTTATGTAGGGAAATAAGACCGGGAACTATTGAACTTGGTGGTCGCCGTTATGGATTGGTTTTGGATTAATTATGTTTCTTGATATTTTAATAAAAAATCTTCATAGATCGATACATCGTTATCCTGAGGTAATACGTTATTTACATTCTCGGTATGTTACAGATGAAGATATAAAAAAATATGAGATAGGTTATAATAAAATAGTATCTATACCTGAAGATCCTGGTACTGATAGACAGAGAATGATGGAAGAGTGTTATAAAGGGAGAAAATTAGAAGGGAAGATTATTTTTCCAATAAAGGATAATATGGGTAATATTGTGGGTTTGACAAGTAGATCCATTGAGAATAAGGAATTTAAAATATTCGTTACTGAAATTGCCCGGTATACTGGATTTTTCTTTGGGTTACCAGAAGCTTTACCGTTTGCTTATAAAGAAAATAGAATTTATGTAGTTGAGGGTCAGTTCGATTTCTTTGCTCTTGTTAAAGTTTTTCCGAATACTGTAGCAACATTGACATCATATTTATCAGAAGCTCAGTATAATTTTTTACGCTTTTTTTGTGACACAATTGTTACTGTTTTTGATCATGATGAAGCCGGGATACGTGGTCGGGAAAACGCAGAGAATTTTAAAGGAGTTATTCAGATGGATTTAGGTGTTCATAAAGATCCTGCGAGATGTTTAGAAAAACGTTCTTTTCAAGATTTTAAAAAATATGTTTTACGTAAATCTCCTGCAAATATTTCATAGAACTATATATAGGAGAACTATTTGTGAAGAGGATGTATATCTATGAGTGAAAAGAGCCCTTTTAAAAAGACTCGATTGGAAGAATATAGAGAGAAATTGTATAAAAAGATTACTTGGATTATTTATATAGTAAGGTGTGCTGATGATACTTATTTCGGAGGAATGACAAGAAATTTAAAAGAAGATTTAGAGTTAATTAATGTTCATAGAAGGGGAAAATATTTCAGTAAGAATCCAGAAAGGTTACCAGTAGAGCTTGTTTACCATGAATATGTTCCTTTTAAAGAAGCTATGGCTAAATTCAATTATTTGAAAAAGATGAATAAAAGATTGAAGTTAAAGTTGATTAGAACTAAAGTATGGCCATATGGTGGGGCTTGGAAGGAATTTGCTGAAAATAATCCTGAATATTTAGTGTAGGAAGTTGTTGACAAGTATTCGCCTTATATTTATTATTTAAAATAAGTTTAATTTAAGTAATAAATAATGTATAATGAGTATTTATCTACGGATAAGTCAAAAATGTAAGGGAGAACTCAAATTAAACTAGCTATAAAATACAGACCATTGACATTTGATGACGTGGTAGGCCAAGAAGGGACTGTTCTAGTCTTAAAAAAAGCTGTAAGCAATGATAATTATGGTTCAGCCTATCTATTCTCTGGGCCTTCAGGTGTTGGGAAAACTACAATAGGTAGAATCTTTTCAAATACGATCCTTTGTGAATCACCTATAAATAATAGCCCATGTCTTAAATGTGAATCTTGTTTATTATTTAGAAAAGAGCAACATTTTAGTTATAGAGAATTAGATTCTGCCTCTTTTGGTGGTAAAGAAGATATGGTAAAATTACGTGATGATGCCTCTTCTCTGGGAGTATCAAAGAAAAAGATCATTCTTCTTGATGAGAGCCATGATATCAGTAAAGCTGGTCAGGATTCCTTATTAAAACAAATAGAACAGTGTCCTGAGCATTTAATTTATTTGTTCTGTACGACTGATCCTGATAAAATGAATGAAACTTTACGAAACAGATGTACTCCATTTCATTTTACCCGTATAGAACCACCTCTTATAAAACAAAGATTAAAAGTAATTTGTGAAAAAGAAGGCTTTACATATCAGGAAGAAGTATTGGATATTATATCGGAGAGATCTGAAGGTCACGTACGCAATGCCATAAATCTATTGGAGTTAGTCGCTTATCTTGGTGAAATTACTATTGAGAATTTAGACAAGATCTCCAAAGATTTTGAAGAAGATATCTTTACTATTTTATCTAATTTAGGTATTGATCTTAATAAAGTTATCAGTACTTATAGAAAGATTTCTTCCTATTTATCGGTATTTGAATTCTATAACTCATTTCTATCTTTAGTAAATGATTCGGTAAAATTATTATACGGCTATGAAGATTTTCTTGAAAAAAGAAAAAAATTATTAATGAAATTGAAAACCATTCATGGTCAGAGTCTCCCTGAGTTCCTGAATTACCTTATTACACGGGATAAATATGTGGAAAAGGTTGGAATTGAGAGTGATTTGTTAATTTTACATTACAAATATAGTGCTGATAGTTTTGTACCTCGGATACAACAAAAACCCTTAAAAAACCCACAAATAACTAATCCTAAAAATAAAGATGAAGAACTTAAACCTCCGTCTTTCACTGTGGATGAACTCACAAAAATGGGCGTTGAAAAACGTAGTGAGTTTCTTCGTAATCAGCGAAAAAATCATAAATTGGAGGATAAGGAAGAATCATTAGTTGTGCCAGCAGAATGGCCCTTACCAAAAGAAGAGAGACCGGGGAATACTGACAATGGGGAGGTTGAGTTAACACCTCACGAATTCTCTTTGAGATTGGTAGGAGGACGAGGTGGCAAAAAGCAACAAATGGCTGATTCTCGAACTGAATGAAATCGAGGATATTAATTATCATGAAATAGAATCGACAATTATCAACATTTTTGGAGATAAGGTTGATTATTTCATACCAATCCATCATGAGCGGATGGGTTCGTATATTAGCACAAGTGTTTTAATTGATGGCTATGTTTTTGTAAGAGATTGTTTAGAAGTTCGTGAAAATTTGAACAATCTACAAGAAACAAGAGTTTTTTCAGGAGCTTTGTTTCTTTCAGGTAAATACCAAACAGTGAATTCGGATGAAATAGGATCATTAAAGAAAAAATTAAAGAATTCATTAAAAAGAAAATTCATTGTTGGTATGAGAGTGATAGTACTTGATGGAGTTTTTAAAAATTTGAAAGGTGAAGTGATTAGTATAGAAGATAGTGGGAAAAAAGTTATGATTAAGATTAAGCGCTTGACCCGTGAAATTATAGCACCCATACCTTCGACACTTTTGGAGTATTATAAAGACAATTAATAATCTTTTGAAACTTTTCTTGAGATAGAGATATGGATAATTTAATAGTAGATGGTTTTGGTATAGTTTATAAGTCACATTATGCTTTTAATACCCTATTAACTTCTACAGGGATATTATCTGGAAGTGTTTATGGTTTTTTGATTAGTATGAGAACTATTAAAAATAGTTATCCTCATTGTCATCTGACGATTGCTTGGGATAATGATGCTACAAGAAGAAAAGAAGCCTTTAGCAGTTATAAAAGTAATCGTAAAAAAATAGGTCTCTTTGAACAAATAGAAGATCTCAAAGAAATTTTTTCAAATTTAAATGTCTCTCAGGCCGAATATGCGGGAGAAGAAGCTGATGATGTTATAGCATCTCTGACAAAGAAATACACTGAAAATTTAGTCTATATTTACAGTTCAGATAAAGATATGTTTCAATTGGTTGAAAATGGGAAAGTTATTGCCATAAGACCTAAAAAAGGCAAAAATCCTGAGAGATATTATGATGAAGAGAAAGTCAAAGAAGAATTTGAGGTCAGTCCGAAAAATTTTGCTTGTTTTCAATGTTTTCGAGGGGATTCTGTCGATGGCATCCCAGGAGTCCCACGTGTGAAATCTTCTTTACTTGCTTACCTTTCAGAAAAATACGAAACTCCAGAAAGAATCTACCAACATCTCGATGAAGAAAAATTAACTCCTTATCAAAGAAAAGCTCTTTTAGAATTTAAGGAACAAATAACAGTTAATATGCAGTTAGTGACATTACGTACAGATTTAGTATTAAATGTGATTGATGGTGAACCTAAACCTTCTGCATTATTACCTTTTTTAGATAAGTATGAAATACGTTCAATTAACCCAGATACATATGCAAGAGTCTTTGCAGATATCCCTTCTTTTAATGCAAGAAAAGCTCCTAGTTTTGAGAGCTATTCTTTATTTGATGATGAGGAGTAAAGTTATGAAAAATAGTTCTTTTTTAAGACGGATGGATTGTGTTGAGATGGATGCTCGTTTTTCTAATGAGAATGCCATTAAATACAGTGAACTGAAAAGTTCTTTAATAACTTACGAAGAAATCAGACCTTTTTTATATCGTTTACCTCCTCGGGAAATAGATCTCATAGAGCTTTATTATAATGAACGTAAAAATCAAAAGGATATTGCAAAGATATTCGGTGTTACTCAAGGAGCTATTTCTAGCCGGTTGACTCGGGCAAAGAAACGATTGAGATTTTTAAAGGATCTTCCTAAAATTAGTGACGAGGAAATTGATGGTTGTTTGTGTAAATATTTTGACCGATTAGAGTTAGAGATAATTAAATTTATGATGTTGACTACTTGTCAGAGTAAAACAGCTCAATTGATAAATAAAAAGTTCAATCTTGTTGATGCAAAGAAAAAAATGACACAGGTCAAAGTCCGTCACAGATTCGAAAAATGTTTATGCAGATTAAAAGAAGAGATGAAAAAAGATCCTGAGATAAAGAAGTACCATAAGTTGCTCGAATATATAAAGAAGAACCTTTATAAATTGCATGAAGTGAAGTTACCTCATTTTGATCGGGGTACTCATGCGGTTTTTTCAATTATTGTGTAAAAAATAAAAATTTTACTTGCTCTTTCTGGTTTTTTAATTTATTTACTTTAAATGACCGAGCATGCAGGTCTAAGCGCATGTGTGGGTGGGCCGCCAATCGAGATGCCCAAAATAAGTAACTGTTACAGGTTACTATGAAAAAGGAGACATTTATGTCTAACGAATTAACTCCCCGTATTGAAAAAGCATCCGAACTCCTGGGTGTAGAAACCAATTCCCTTACAAAACATCTTGATGAAAATGGAATTTCCAATGATTCCACTGGTGTGACCGTTTTGGGAGCAAAAACTACTACGATTGATGATCTTGTAGAAATTCTTGGTAGTCTTGAAACTAAAGCTCCTAAACTTAAAATCAAGACTGCTGCAGGTTTTCTGAAGAATGGTTTAGAAGAAAAGCCGGAGCCTACCCCTGAACTTGTTCCTTCCTCTCCAAGTTTTTCTATTGCACGAGAGCTAAAAATGGCTCGTCCTATTGAGCAATGGTCTGATGATGATCTTCTAGCCAGATATATCAAGGATCGTGAAGTAGATGTCGAATTAGAGCTTCATAAACGGGCTAAACAGGATCGTTTTATTGTTTTAGAACCGTCTGATAAAGGTTATGAGCCGGGTAAGGAAGTAATAGATTTTGTTAAGAGTATAGAACTTCTTAAAAGTGCTCGTAAAGGTAAAATGAAAAATCCTTCAACACTCCCCGTGATTGGTGGAGTCAGACCTGTTTATTTTATCACTGAGTTCAATATTAATGATCGAATGACTGAATTATGCCCTATCTGTGGACAGGGTTTATATAACAGTTATTGTGATCGTTGCATCATTGATTTTACTGGGATTGATGATGATTCTCGTGCTTATATGAATCTTGTAGCAAAGATGGAAACATTTAATACCAGTAGTGCGAGTGATCGTAAGGCTCTATTTGCTAGCGCTAAAAACGGTATCACTGGTTTGAAATCAGAATGGCCAGCTTTGGCACAGACATTCGATGAACTTAAAGCTACACAGCAATTACCTCAGATTAGGGTAATTACATCACGTCCTTCGAAACAGGGTAAAGAAGATCCTTTTTTCCAAGATGGTAATCGTTCCGTTGGAAATAAGAAATTTTAATTAATTGGTTTTAACACATAGTCCTCTTATGAGGACTATGAAAATAGATAGGGAGAATAAAAATATGTCTATAAATAGGCTCACAATGGAATATAAGGGTTTTAAAGCCCAGATCATGGAAGCTAGGCGTCTTACAGGTAAGGGTGTGCATGGGCTACCTCAAGGAACACCTATTCCTGTTTATTATTCTGATGAATTTCTGAAATTACCTGAAAATTGGATGAGGGGTCCTGGTGTCTTCGTTATTCCGGTGAGACCTGAGAAAGGTCTCTGGTTTAATTGGCGGGATAATGATGAACTAAATACTGCGGTTATTCCAACCGTTAAAGGGGCTAATCCGATTACAGGTCTTCAAACTTCTGGTTTTCATCTGGAGCAATATGATACAAAATGCCCAAAACATGGCTGTGATTTTCTAGCAGATCGATTTTGCCAAAAATGTAATCATAAATGGGAGAATCGTAATTATTGCAGTATGAGTCCTTTGTGGTGGGATGGGTTCAGAGCTGATGACGGTACCGTACGTCAGTTTTTCTTTACTGAGGATTCTATGAGAGATGTAGCAACAGCTCTTATTGGGAAAGAACAGACTGTTCCGGCTTTTGGTTTTGCTTTTTATTCAACTAAAGTAAAACGTGAGATTAAAAGAGTAGAGAGAAGATCTGGTTATGAACAACAGATTTTATTCAATAATGCCACTCTTGATTCGCTTGATTTCCCTGTAATGAAAGAATTTAGTTCTAAGAAATCTTTTAATCCTTCTAAAACTATTGGTTCTTTTAATAAGGGTCATACCGATACTTCTTATAGTACTGAAAGTAGTTTTTTAGGTAGTCCTGAGCTATGTGGAGCTACACTAGGATCTACGACAGGTGGAGATGATAATTCAAAATATAAGAAAAGTGCTTCTCATAGAGGTATTTTAAGACAAAAACTTGAAATCCAACATGATCCTGACACAAGAGGTGTTGATATTCCTGAGCAGAAACCAGTAATTAAAGATGTTTCAATAGGTGCTGGAGCTAAGATTCGACAAAAGTTAAATGATGATAATTACTCTTTGGAGAATTGGAATGATTCTCCTGATGCAGTAATGACTATATATTTTGTGTTCCATGATAAGTTCGAAGAAATTAAAGCTGGTGGAATGCGAGATTTAAGTGGAAAATCTGAGGGTATGTTAAATGGCATTCCAGTAGGTTAAAATAATAAATATAAATAACAAATAAGATATTCCTCGGATCTTACCGGGGTTGGCCCACAGTGTGAACGGATCTAAATTTATCTAGGTTATATCCCTTACATTAGCGGGGTTATTTAAAGGGAATTTGATCAGTAGGTCAAATTCTCTTTTTTTATTTAATTCTCCTTTTTTTTCCTTCCTAAATGGCTGTAATAATGTATTAATATGAAAGCCCTAACATAATAATAATGTTCTGTATATGTTAGGGGGCAATCTCTTGAATAATAAGCATTCCGACTATGTTTTCCACGAACCCGGTGGAAGTTCACTTCCTGGTTCACCTGATGCGAATCCCTATGTCTTTTACCCACCGGATGAGATTCGACGATTATTAGAATCAGAGAAAGATCCTGATGAATTGGCTAAAATGAAGAGTGCCTTACGACAATGGGAACGGATTTATGTCTATCCTGGTTACCCATATAGGTTGGCAAAAGCATTAAGATTTATAGCAGCCAAGCTTCAGAAGATAGCTGAACGAACTCCAGTCCCACAGAACAAACCTTATTACAATGATAGTCAAGTTCCAGAAGGTTTTGAAGAGATTATGGATTCTCTTCGCAGTCCTCACGATAACCAGAATCAGATCTGGGATGATTATCACAGACAAGGCGAACGACCTAAAGTTGATATAGATACAGGAAAAGGTGACTTTCTATCTCCATCGGAACCACCTATTGGTGATACCGTAAAGGAAAGAGGAGATGGTCCAGATCCGGAAGGAATGGAGATTCCTCAACCGGGTACTGGTGGTGATCCTGATTCATGGTTTCAAGGAATTTAATGGGAGGATATATATGGATGATATTTATAAAGAGCTAATTAAAAATGTAGGTTCTTTAAAAAATGCTGATGAAGTTGATGTATGCGGTATGGACGATTTTATTGAGCCTAAGAAAGCCGAATCTCGATTACCTGACAAGGTAAAAGTGGCCTCACTAGGTGACCTTTCAGAATTTTTCCGAATTGCTAACAACACTTTAGTCCATAAAGCTGAAAAGGATTTATGGCGTATCAGTGAAGATGAGAATGGTTGTGTCATTGAGAGACTTTTTAATCCTGATACTAAAGAACCTATTAGAGTATAAAGGAGTCAAGTGATGAGAAAACGGCTTACTGATGATGCGGGAAGATTTAAATCGGCTGGTATGAGAAGAGAAATACCAGAGGATTTTAAATATAACCCTAAGAAGTTGAAACATTTAAAACACATTCTTCATAATGTTACGATAGCTCTAGGCACTTTAACATCCTCTTTAAATGAGTTTTCTAAATTAAAGGGGCCTGAAGTAAGTCCCGATGGACTTCTTGGAGGAATAGGTTATATCATTCCCTTAAAAGACATAAAAGAGACCATTAATTCTACGATTCGCGGTTTAAGTGATGTAGCAGATTGTCTAGCTGATGAGTTGACAAATCCTAAATGGAATTCGAAAGAAGACAAAGAGGTAAAAGAACTCATCAAGGAAAAAGAGGAAGTTCAGGAAAAAGTTGATGAAGAGGTAAATCCTGAGGATCTGGTAACCGTTGAAGAGTTAGAAGAAGATATAGATAAAAAAGAAACAGTTGATAAACAGGCTAATACCACTGTTTTGGAATCGGCTGTTAAAAATTCCCTCGTAAAATTTTTTGAAACAGCATAAAGGAGATCTAATATGTTAGGTGAACTTAATCAAGATATAATGGGTTGTGAAATTGGAACAAACCCAAAGTATCCTCCGATTAATAATCTCGATTACTTAACGGTGGATACAAGAACTTATGATAATTATCCTTCTGATAATAATCCAGTACGGATACAGCCTAAACTCGCTGATTTATGGAATCACAATAAAAACAATTGTGGTATAAATTTGATCCCCAATCAGACGGTTCAGTCTTTGGGTTTAAGAAGTGCCGATGAAAATATGAGTGAAGCAGTAGCTAATTTTTGCTGTGAGACCAAAAAAGCAATGATGATGGGTTACACAGGGAAAGAATTAGCAAAATATCTTCGTGCACGTTTTGATAAAGAAACTATTGAAGCCGCGAAAGAGGAAATGGTTAAACTTTCTGAAGAGCAAGGTTTAATGGGAAATGTTTATATTGATGCATCCGCTTTTATTTCTGCAAAAGAAGCCGAGCAATTTTTAACAATGCATCGAAATCGTCTTGCCCAGGACATTGTTATAGAAGGAGCTACCGTAGATCCGAATGTAGTGGCTTATTTGGCTAATAAGTTTCATAAAAATGTAGTTGAAAAAATTTCATATGATGAAAAACTTTACAGAAAATATAAAGCTTATCTCGTGGATGCAAATAAAATTCCTGTTGATTTTGTAATAGATTCTAAAGAATCTCTTAGATCGGCTTTTTTATCTGAACCTGTAGAAGAAGTTGTAAAGAAAGCTAAAGCTGAAAAATCGGAACCTTTATCTAAGGAAAAAGTTGCAGAAGAATTAGTAAATAGAGGTGATAAGAATGATACAGCTCATAAACTTGCAACTGCTGATATTACTTTTCGTGAAGTTCGTCCTATCATAGAATTTACCAGAGAACAACTCTCAAAAGGAAAAACAGGAAATAATTTAAAGGAGATATTACGTGGAAAGTATGCTTCAGTAGATTTGAACAAAGCAGCCAAATATATAGCTGTTGTAATTTCCAGTGATATTACCTCAGAGCGTATCGATAAATTAGTGGAATCAGAAAAGATCTCTAAAAAAGTTGCTAGTGCATTAAAAGAAATTATAAAAACTTACCCATTAAAAGTTGAAGCTTATAAAGAAGACAAATCTGAAAAACAGATTGGTGTTCCAGGTCATTTCCATTCTTTAAATAATTTGAGACAGGATTCACATTTATCGGAATATCATCAGGCTTCAGTAGAATCTCTTCGTAAAGGTAAAAGCCATGAAGATGTTAAGGAAGAACTTCTTAAAAAGTTGTCAAATGACGAAGCTGATAAAGTCCTTTTGGATGCTGTAAAGGCATTTAATGAATCTCCCGCTGGAACCAAAGCGAATGCTCCAGTGATTCCTGAAAAGAAAAAATTGGTTGCCGATATTGAACCTCCAAAAGTATTACCAGACAAAGAAACGATCATTCCACAGACTCAGGAGTTTATGGATTTTTATAAAGGTTCAAATGAGCTTATAGTCGATATCGATGGTAAATCTGCCAACTCAAATTTATTGGAGATAGAGAATCTGGATAGTAAGTCCGGTATTGATAATGCATTCTAGGAGCTGTCTATGGCTGATACTGAGAGGAAATTAGAGAATCTTGATTTGGATTCTGCAATTAAGAATCCTTCTCAACCTATTTCTGCAAATTTAGTGGAAGTAACTGTTGCTCAACCTGAGGAATTAGCTGATGATGAAATTTGTCTTGCGATTAAAGAAGATGAATTGCCTGACACTGTTTTAAAAGCCGTTATTTTAGGTCTTGCTGAAGAGCAGTCTTCATTAAAGACTTTACGTCAAAAGAAACAGAATGAAGGTAAGGATTCTTCTTATATCTCAATGAAACGTGGTATGTTGTTGAAATACATGTCTGAGACATTAATTCAACGGCAATCTTTAACTGGGTATACAGGAGAATTGGATTTAAGAGGTCCAAGATTCCGTGAAGTATTCAAAATGCTTTTGAATATTATTTCCGATACTTTTGATGAAATAAAAGTACCTCCAGAATATAAAGAGATGTTTTTTCATGCGTTATCACGAAATTTGGAGGGTTGGGAAGAGAGAGCTGAGAAGCTAGTAAAGAAGATGACACCTAAGGTATAAGAATGAGTCTTTCTGAACTTTGTACAAATTATATAGGTTCTAATAGGTTAAAAGATGAGACTGAGCGAAATATCATAGAATTTGCTGAGGCTCAATGGGGCCTAGGTATGGGTACTATGCCTGGTATCCCGCCTTTATTTCCTGTACAAAAGTTCATTTTTAAGACTTATTATAATATTCCTCTTGATAACGGTGATGACCGAATAATAATTGTTAAAGACAAGTTTAATGAGAAGGTCAGATACCGATTTAATGAGAAAGAATATTTAAATTTCTTGTTCAATGAAGGTCGTATAAATATCAAGGAGGTCACTGGAGACCCTAAAGATTCCAGAACTGACCTGGTATTAGTCATAGGAAGAAGAGGTCTAAAAACAAGTAGTATAGCGGTTTTAGTAAGTTTTGAAACTTACAAACTTCTTAAAAAAGTAAGTCCTCATGAGTATTATGGTATTATGCCTGATGATGAGATTCGGGTATCATGTGTTGCTACCAATAAAGAACAGGCTGGTGAACTCTTTCGAAGAATCAGTGGCCATCTAGAGCGTTCTGAATATTTTAAAAAATACCGTGAAAAACCCACATTGAGTTACATGAAATTAAGTACTCAACGTGATATTGAGGAGTACGGTCCTGGTAATAGATCCTCACTTCGTATTGTTGCCTCTCCCTGTACCGGTAGAGGACTTAGAAGTTATAATAATATCATAGCTGTTTTAGATGAGATGGCTCATTTCTTTGAGTCTGATACATCCACAGATAAGTCAGATAAAGTGATTTATGATTCTGTTACTCCTTCTGTTGCAAAATTTGTCACTCCTGAAGGTGATCTTCATGGGAGAGTTATAAGTATATCATCTCCAAATGATCGATCAGGTAAATTCTATGAACTCTATGAGCGTTCCATGGAAGCTGATTGTGACAATATATTAATGATTCAGGCTCCTACCTGGGAAGTAGACTATACTCTTTCACCTAAATACCTAAGAGCGAAATATCTAGAAAATGCTGTTTCATATATGAGCGAGTTTGGTGCTGAGTTCTCTGATAGAGTGTCTGCTTGGATAGATAATGAGCAAATGTTAAGGATTAACATTATTCCAGGTTTGAAGTTAAAAAAGATAAGCTATGAGCGTACGCCTCATTTTATGGGTATTGACGTTGGTCTTAAACAGGATGGAACTGCTATTGCAATTTGTCATATAGTAAAAGAAATGATTGGTGATATTGAAAGAAATTTGATTGAATTGGACTGCATAGATGCACGTTATGCAAAAGATGAGGATAAAGAATATTTCCATCCGGATGAAATAGCGGATTGGATAGCTACTTATAATGAGAAGTTTTACATTGTAAAAGGTATTATGGACCAATATTATGGTTTAGCTATGATACCTAAACTTCATGAAAAAGGTATAAAACAGATTAATGCAGCCCATTTCAGTCGGGATTTTAATTCAAAAGTATATCAAAATTTAATGTCGAAAATGCTCGATGTCTCATTAAGAATTCCAGAAGGTGATGAACATTTAGTTGATGGTAAAAAAACAAAGGATCTTGATTTAGTTACAGAAATGTTAAAGTTACGGGCTGTTACTCATTCAAAATATTTAATTACAGTAAAGGCTCCAGATGTAAAGAATGCTCATGATGATAGATCTGATGCTTTTGCTCGTGCAGTCTATTTGGCTACTGAATATATGGCTTCTGGAGGTGGTATAGTAAAAAATAATCGTATTGAGAGTACTGGTAAAAACGCTTCTTATCGCCAGTATTATATGAAACAAAAAAGAAATGCGATGTATACAATGCGGCCTTCATCTGCCCTTCAAATGGAGATTTCAAGAAACAGACATTTTAATTCATTAATGAGCCAGCTCGGAACGAGGAGGTAAAAAGTGTCGGAAGTTTATCAGGGTGATTATGCCCCTAATTTATATAATGAGGAAAAGCGTTATTACTTATTTCAAGCACAACAGTTGACAAATCTAACTGATGCTGAACTTCGTGATTTACATAATATATCGAACACGTATGTCCGTCGTACAGTGCAAGCTCAAATTGGTGATTGTGCAATACAAGATGGTTATAAAATTGCTGAGAATACTTCGGATAAGTCTAACAATTTTCTTATAACAGGAGGAAGTGGTACTCTTGATGATCCAGGGATGTATTATCTTAAAGGATATCGATTATTCCTTTTAGGTGATATAGCCTATAAAGATCAAACAGATACAGGTACTATTACCGATGACGGTTATACTAAAACTATATTACCTGCTCTGACAACGCCTACTGGGGTCACCTCCACTTTAAATAGCCTTTCTTTAAGTAATCCCACTCTTATCTGTTGTGGTGATACGAGTGCTATTGCTAACTCTTCTGATTGGGGTCGAAATTGGGTTGATAGAAATGCTATGACATCCCAAAATCTAAATGGTTCTTCTTTAGGAGACGCCTCAGTCGGTTATGCAGTTGGTAATGTGGGAGCTGTTCTTCGTACAACTGATAGTGGAAATAGTTGGATAAATATCCGAACAAGTTTACCAACTCTACCAACAAATTATCAAAATGTTAATTTCTTTGATGCTTATTTTGTGAACTCTTCTATCGGATGGATCACGGGTCAAAGTGGTGCCATATTAAAAACAATAAATGATGGGACTAGTTGGACTGTACAGGGATCTGGTGTCACTACTTCAGATTTAAGTGGTGTTCATGGGACTGGATTAACTGATGTGTGGGCTGTCGGTAGTAGTGGTATGGTGGTAAAAACGACTGATGGTACAACCTGGTCTCAACAAGCTAGTGGAACTCTTTTTAATTTATCAAGAGTACATGCTATTAATACATTGGTCGCTTATGCTGTTGGTAATAGCGGTACTATAATAAAAACAACGAATGGTGGTACATCTTGGTCTGCACTTACTTCTGATACTACAGAAAATCTTCGTGATGTTCATTTCACGGATTTAAATAATGGTTGGGCTGTTGGTGATAATGGTACGATTACCCGAACAGATGATGCAGGTTCAACCTGGGATTCTTCTACTATTGCCAGTGTCGATTTAAGAGCTGTTACTTTTTATGATACCACAGGATTTACTGCTGGTGGAAGTGGTGAGATTTACAGAACTCTTGATAATACAAATTGGGTGAAATATCGTACTGATTATGTTTACATTGATTTCCATCTAGCTGAGGTTTCAGGTGATGCCACCTCAGGTAGTGAATACATAGATACAAGTTTAGTGGATGCGACTGTAGGTTATCCAAGTGCCAATAGATTGAGGGTGGTCTCTGATGTAAAAGTGTCTGAAGGGTGGCCAGCTCCAGCCGATTACACCAATACTGATGCTACCCTTCAGCATTATATCGCTCCTCTTGCGTCAATAGAGCGTTCGGTGGGTACAAGTGATATAACTTCAGCTAACATCACAGATTTAAGAACTGTTGTTCGTACTATTGGTGAGATTGATGCTGCCCTTAAAGACGGAAGTATTGGTACTTCTGCAATAGCTGATGGAGCTATTACCCCTGATAAACTTGATAGTACTGGCGATTATACAATGGGATCACTCAGTATCTTGGGAGATTCTTCTATTGCTGGTGATTTAACTATAGGCGGTATATTAGTTGTTAGTGATTATAGAACTAGCACTATCATGGATAATCTTGTGGTACGGGGATCTGCTCAATTAGGTGATTCAACAGCTCCATATGAGGATAGTGTTAATATTTATGGTAATATTACTCAAGTATTAGATTCAACTAAAATCGCTTATGATATACAAACATCTTCAACAACTGATGCTTCTCCAATAATTAAAATTGTTTCTGATAGTACAGGTAGTGTATGGCATGTAGAAAGTAAATCTCAAACGACATCGAGTCTTTTTGATGCTACTACACAGAATATGGGGTATGATTTCCATTTAAATCATTTAGGATATGAAGGTGGCTTATTTAAATTAAGGGATGATGCAAGTAACCATACCATTACTATATCTAAGACAGCTCCAGGATTTAGAGGGTCTGTTTTAGATGTTACAAGTAATAGCAATGACCCAACAATAAATATCGTAAACAGAGCTTTATCTGATTCAACAAGTTTAAGTATTGACCAGACTCATGGGACCATGATTACTTTGAATACGTTGGGTGATGCTTCTGGTATCGATATTTATTCACAAGGCTCTGGAAGAGACCTACATATAGATCATTCAGGTACTTTAGGAATAGCTGTAGATATTACTAGTTCCAGTGCACAGGTTGCAATGAATCTTGTAAATCAGATGGGACCTGCTGTAGTAATAACTCAGAATGGTGATGATGAAGCTCTGTTGGTTTTAAATAAAGATTCTACAACCTTAGGAAGAGCTTTAGAGATTAACCATAGAGGTAGTGATGTTGGATTAGGTGTTTATAATACTGGTACTGGAATGGGTCAGCTAATTTCACATGTAGGTGATTCTACTCATCCTGCATTAGATATTTATGTAGCAGGGAATGAAAAAGGTCCAGCTCTTCGTATAAATAAGGCAAATGATGAAACTGGTGAAGGTATAAGAGTATGGAATCAAGGTTTTAGCGAATCCTTAAGATTAATTCAGGATAGAACCGATTCCTCAGCTACAGTACTTTTAATTGAAAGCCAGAGTATTGGTTATGATGTTAGCTCTAGTAATTGGAATATAGATAGCTCAGGTAATATTTATACCGCTGGAAGTATTACTTCTGATTCTACTGCTACTGTAACAAGTTCTAAATTTGCTTTTGATAGTACTTATTATATGACTTCTACAGGGATGTATCTTGATAACAGTGGCTATGATTCCTCTAATCCTGCTGTAGCTGGTAGGGCGTTTATAGAATCAGGTTTTTTAAGAGTCAGTGACGGTACTACAGCTTCTCCAATACCTTCATGGGGTGCTACTGGTGCCACAGGAAATACTGGGGCTACAGGATCCACAGGGGCTACAGGATCAGGGACTCAAGGAACAACAGGAGTTCAAGGATCTGCCGGGGCTACTGGAGCTACTGGACCGGCTGGAACTGGTTCTACAGGAGTCCAAGGTGTCCAGGGTGAAACCGGTATTCAGGGTCTCCAAGGTGATACGGGTGTTAGTTTAGGAGCAACAGGCTTGCAAGGTATCACAGGTCTCAGGGGATTCACGGGACTGCAGGGTCAAACCGGTGTTGCTGGGGAAACCGGAGTTCAGGGAGTGCAGGGACAAACCGGAGCTTTTGGTGGCCCTCCAGGAGAAACTGGCGTGCAAGGTGTCCAAGGAAACACTGGAGTACAAGGAACTACTGGAGTTCAAGGATCAACCGGAGTTCAAGGAATTCAAGGTCAGACCGGAATTCAGGGAATCCAAGGAAATACTGGAGTACAAGGAATTCAAGGTAATACTGGAGTACAAGGTCAAACCGGAGTAAGTGGAGAAACTGGAGTACAAGGAACTACTGGAGTTCAGGGTATTCAAGGTCAAACTGGTATAGCAGGTCAGACAGGTATAGCAGGTCAAACCGGAGTTCAAGGAATCCAGGGAATTCAAGGTCAAACAGGTGCCCAGGGTTTAACAGGAGTAGCAGGTGAGACTGGAGTCCAAGGATCTCAGGGAAATACCGGAGTTCAAGGTATCCAAGGGCATACGGGAGCTGGGATACAAGGTACTACTGGTGTTCAAGGTTTACAAGGTCAGACTGGCTCTCAAGGTACTACTGGAATTCAGGGAGAAACTGGTGTAGGTATCCAAGGTCAGACGGGTGTTGCCGGTGTTGATGGCCAAACCGGAATTCAAGGAATCCAAGGAACCACAGGAGTTCAAGGTGAAACAGGAACTCAAGGAATTCAAGGAAATACCGGAATTCAAGGAACTCAAGGAAGCACAGGAGTTCAAGGAGAAACTGGAGTTGGTGCTCAAGGAACTACTGGAGTGCAAGGAATACAAGGAAATACTGGAGTTCAGGGAACAACCGGAGTTCAGGGAATTCAAGGTCAAACCGGTGTTCAGGGAACACAAGGAGAAACAGGTTATATAGATTCTTCCAGTGTTAATCATAACGCTCTTCTTAATTTAACTGTTGGTGATGACCATACTCAGTATGCTTTTTTAGCTGGTCGTACTGGTGGGCAAACTATAAATGGTGGTGATGCTGCTTCAGACGTTTTAACTCTTCAAAGTACTACTGATACTACAAAAGGGAACATCATTCTTAATCCTATTAGTGGGGATGTCCCTGGTAAAGTTGGTATAGGAGTAACATCTCCGATTTATCAATTACATGTTGGAGAGATTTTAGATGGCGGTACTGTAGGTATATGTATAAATAACCAGTATACTGCAAATGGATCAGTTGATGAAACTGCTAGTTTAATATATAGATTTGGTAGGCCACTCAGTCCTCAATATAGAGTAGCAGGTCAAGTATTAGTAGGTAAGGAACAGGATTGGTGGGATTATAATAGTACTGACGCTTATATGGCTTTTCATACTACTCGTGATACAATTTCACGTGAACAGATGAGAATTAATGCTCAAGGTTATGTTGGAATAGGTACAACAAATCCCCAAGCTAAGCTTCATGTAACGACATTTGCTCAATTTGATGAAGGCTTTTCAACTAATATCGGTATAGGTGTTACCGCTCCTCAGGCACAGTTACATGTCGGAGAGAGTGTAACTGATGGAGATGTTTCAATAATTGTGAATAACTGGTCTTGGACTGGAGGGTCTGTAGATGAGACAGCTAGTTTACAATTCCGTTTTGGGCCTCCTCCAAGTAATTATTCTGCTGGTAAAATTTCTGCTCATAAAACTTTAGATTATATGAGTTTCGATAATAGAGACTCTTATATGACTTTTAGTGTTGTAAATAATCAATCTGAAGTTGAGCGTATGAGGATTTTAAATGATGGAAAGGTAGGTATTGGTACAACTGATCCTCAAGAAAGACTGCATGTAATTGATAGGGGTCAATTTGATATGGGGCTACAACAACCTATTGGTATAGGTGTAACGGCTCCATTAGCTGAATTACATGTTGGTAATAGTACTAATGGTGGTGATGTAGGCATTATTATTAATAACCAATACAATACTACTGGATCAGTTGATGAAACAGCAAGTTTAATTTATAGATTCGGTACAGTAGGAAGTGCAAATTATCGAGTAGCTGCCAGAATTTGTGCTCATAAAGAATTAGACTGGCAATCTTTTGATAATGTCGATTCAGCTTTAGCTTTTAGGACTACTCGAAATCAATCTGAAAATGAAAGAATGAGAATAACTAGTGAAGGTGATGTAGGAATTGGTACTGTCACACCTTCAGAAAAATTACATGTAGAAGGTAATATTTATACTACTAATGGTTTTCTTGCTGGTGGGAACATCCAAATTGAAGGGGACTTTTTAGGAGGGACTGATGGTAATTCTAATTTAGGCTCTACTTCAAGAAGATTTAATAACCTTTATATGGCTTCTTCGATAAATTATAATTCTGATCTAACCTTTGATTGTACGGGTACCCATGTAACCCTTACAACTGGTGGTAACGTAGGTATAGGAACTACAAATCCCCAAGGATTATTTCATGTTTCTGATGATACCAATGGTGGTGATGTAGGTATTGTTGTTAGTAATCGCTATATTGGTGGTGGGTCAGTTGATGAAACAGCTAGTATGATTTATCGTTTTGGCCATCCGTTAGGAGTAGCTAATAAAGTTGCAGCCAGAATAAGTGCCCATAAAGAATTAGATTGGGCAAACTCTAATAATACTGATGCTGCTTTGATTTTCTGGACTACTCGTGATGCTGTTGAACGACAACAGATGAGAATTGATAGCAATGGTTACTTAGGAATCGGTATAACTAATCCTCAGGAAATATTACATGTAGATGGTAATATCGTAGGATCATCTGGTTCTAATTTAGGGTCTGCTGCATTAAGATTTTCTAATCTTTATTTGGCTTCTTCTATAAACTATAATTCTGATCTTAATTTTGATTCAACAGGAACACATGTCACTTTTACAACAGGTGGTAATGTAGGTATAGGTACTACAGATCCGCAAGCATTATTACATGTCTTTGATAGTACTAACGGTGGTGATGTTGAAGTTATAATTACTAATGACTATTATAGTGTTAGTTCGTTGGATGAAACTACCAGTATAACTTTTCAAAATAGAGGTCACGATGGTAATAGGTATACTGCAAGTAGAATTCTTTGTGGAAAAGAAGGAGATTTTAGTATCTCTGATAGAAAAGGTTATCTAGCTTTCCATACAGTTAATCAAAGTTCATTTGAAAGAATGCGAATTACTTATGATGGTAATGTCGGTATAGATACTACGGCACCTTTAGATAAGCTTTCTGTCGAAGGTCAAATGTCTGTGACTCTTGCAGGTGATCGAAAATTTAAAGTAGATAGTACAGGACAAATTTATTCCGATGCAGGTACATCAATATTTACTCCTGCTGACCTTGCTGAATGGTCAAAGGTAGAGGGGTATCTGGAAGAATATGAGTTAGGTATGGTAGTACAACAATCCTGTGTAGATTTAACCGTTAAGCTAGCTGATAGCCCTTCTGAGAGAGTATATGGTGTGGTTACAAACCGTGCCACATTTTTGGGAAGTCTTACTGGTATTGATAAGAAAATATTAAAAGAATTAACGGATAGTGAGATAGAAGATGAGTTCAATGCCAAAAAAATAGCAATGGTAGGGCATGTTCAAGTTCTGGTAAAGGGTACCGTTAATATAGGTCAGTCATTGACTCTTTCTGATAAGAAAGGAATAGCACGGGGAGCTACAACTTTTGAAGAAAAAGCTCTGGCTCTTGGTATTGCAAGAGAAAGTTATGATTCAACCGATATAGGACTTATTGAGGCGAGATTATTATAATAACTTTTCAATCCTGTTGAGAATGGTGACCAGTTCACTTCGGCATTTTTCAATTTCATTGAATCTGCCGAAGAATTGGTTACTATGCATTAAATTAGCATCTGTTTTTACTTTTCTTAAATCAGAAGCTTGTTGACCTAATCTTCCTCTACGTTTTAACCATCTCTTTACAAGTTTTCTCAGATTTTCAACTTCAGTTTTTATCTCATCTTTCATAATATTTTATGCCTTGTGAAATCGAAAACTATTATTAAATAAATAACTAGGTTTTGACTCAACTGATCTTCCCATGTATGTTCTGGTTTTTGAGTAGCTTATATTTAAACATTTCTGAGCCCTTGTGCATGCTACGTAAAATAATCTCTCTTCCTCTTTTTTATCTACAGCAAAACTATGAGGCCATACTCCTTCTTCTACACCTACAACTAGGACTGTATTAAATTCAAGACCTTTACTGGCATGAGCCGTTAATAACTTAACCCCATGTCCGGTATCTTCTTCCAGAAATGTACTTGCTAAAACCAGGTCCTCTATGGTTCTAAATTCTCTGATGATTTCTAAAAATGAAGTCAGCATTGTACGGTCACTATCTTTTTTAATAGTAGTTCTATAATCTGTTTTATATAAGATAGTCTCAACAGCCTCTGAAGGAGTCATGCCCTTTATTTCATTTAAGATATTTATAAGTCCTCTTATACGGGGCATTTCATAAGCCATAGTTTCTAGATAAGACCAGCCTTCTCGAAGTAAAATTTCTTTTTTCTTTGCTCCGAATCCACGAGGGGGTACATTTACGATTCGGTTTAAACTTTCTAAATCATCTCTATTCGTACTGGCTTTGAGAAAACTCATTAAATCTTTGGGAACTCTACGCTTATAATAAGGAAGGGCACCAACAACTTTATATGGTATGTGTTTACTTGCAAAAGCTCTTTCAAAGAATAAGGATCTTGCATTTACGCGAAACAGTATTGCGGTATTTTCGTAATCGTTGGCTCTTATAAGGGCATTGGATATTTTCTCTGCCTCGTCTTCCTGACTATTAAATCCGGTGAAAGATATTGATCCTTGGAAAGGGTTTTTAGCAACCATCTGATTACCGTATTGAATGTATTGATTGGCATGTTTTATGATCTCTGGAGAACATCTGTAGTTGAAACTTAAGTGACATACAGTCGGTTTATGTAATTCTATAAAATGTTTTATGTTCTCAGGATGGGCACCCCTAAATTGGTAAATGGACTGATTAAAATCAGCCACTACAAACAATGTCTTTGAATTTTTTGTGTATAGTTTATTTATAATGTCATATTGAATTAAAGATGTATCTTGAAATTCGTCTACTAATAGATGAGGCCATTTTTTTGAGTAAAAATCAGCGCAATCTTTATGTCCTAAACAGTCATTGGCATAAATGAGTAGGTCATCGAAATCACATGCATTATTTTTTAGAAGAATCTCTTGGTAAGTTTTATATACAAGTAAAAAATTTCCTTCATTCAGTTCTGATGTAAACTGCGAAAGTCTGAATGATTTCCTGACATTATCGGACCCCATTGATTTGATATGGCTAATAGCCAAGACATATGTTTTGGGTTCTCCGGGCAATTCCCGAGATTTAATGATTGTTTTTACAATTGATAACTGATCACCGTCATCATATATACTAAAATTAGGTTTTATTGGTAAATGCCGTGTAAAATTTCTGATTATCCCTACACATAAACTGTGAATTGTGCTGACTTGCATTTTTCCAATAGAGTCACAATGTAACTTTAATCGCTCTTTCATTTCATTGGCTGCTTTATTCGTAAAAGTAATAGCACATATATTATCTGGAGAAATACCTTGTTCCATAAGCCTTAAAATCTTGGCTATAAGACATCGGGTTTTTCCTGATCCTGCCGAGGCATTAACCATTGTAGGTGATGCAGCTTCAACGGCTCTGGTTTGTTCTGTATCTAATGATATCATTAATTATAATTCCAAAATCTTGTTTTCATACTTATAACTGAAGCACCCGCTACAATGTTAACGAGTAATCCATAATTATAAGTATGGTTAATGTTATGTTTCTTTTTTACATCGTAAAGTTTTTTTAATGTTAATACTATTTCAGCTACTTCTAATAATAATGGAACTTCTTTTATTTCCTCTGAAGACTTGACTACTGGTTTATATAAATCGCTAAAAATCTTTTTAAAATAAACTTCTACCTCTCCTTTATCCGTCTTGAAAAAAATTCGATACCTCCCCTTACCATTCTTTTTTAGTACCTCCATCATAAGTCACTGCTAGTTTGGCTTTAATTAGCATTTTACCTAAATCTTTTCCGTCAACAAAGAAATAAGTCATGAATTTAGTCATGTTTTATTCTTATTTTTTGAATTGCTCTTTTCATCGATTATATATTTTTTAATAGTATATACCTTTATTATTCCGAGTTTTTTAAATATATAATCTTGAAATTCTTTTTCTAATTTATCGAAATCATAACTTACTAATTCTAAAGCCCATTTTACCCTGAAATCTTTTTCAGCTAATTGAATCAATTTTATTTGAAATTCTGTTTGTGTTAATTCCATAAATTTTAAGAAAAGTCCTTCTATATTTTAGTTAATGGCTCGTCGTATTTTTCAAGAGTTTCATCTCTTTTAACCAATTTGCAGTTTACAAATTCAGGCATTCTCGGGTCTTTATTAAATGTATCCACTAATTCCTGAGCATCATCTTTAAATAGACAACATGCTTCGTGTGGGTCTTTCACGAAATGTGTCCATGAGTCATTCTCTGAACTGCGAATTTTTTTCATAGCATAAAAAGTACCATTCGGGTGTTGGATTAAATAATCCTGGCTAGTATCTGTGTAAAAATCGTTCATAATATACCGCCTTTTGAATGAGTGTGAATAAGTTAATAGTGAGTCCTTTATAAATATTATACCAGTCTACCCTTGAAACTCTCCCAAAAAAATTTTAATAAAAAATGTGATGGTTTGTAATTCGTTGAGAAGTATAAAATTATAAAACAAAAAAATTAGTCTAAAAACTTCTCAATATTTTCTATTGAATTAATGATTTTACCATTTTCTTGTATGAAATAAAATCTTTTTCCACATTTTATACAACTTATTACAGCCATGTTGGGAACAACTTCTTTAAAATGAAATTGATTATTGATTTGATCTATTACTGATTGCATATTTGAGAAGATGGTATTTCTTTGATATAATGTGAAGACATATTTACAGTGAGGGCAGATAATTCGATGAGGATCAACAATTTTTTCCTTATGTTTTTTTATAAGTTCTATGATAAAACTTATAATAATGTAAATACTGAGAAAAGTCATGGGAAAAATTAATAATTCTTTCATTCTAAAGATAATCCTCTATTCGTTTAGCCTTTTCATTCAGATATAATAGGACTTTTTCATCATCTTTGATTTTACCTTTATCATCGATATATGAAGTCATCTCAATAGATTTGATAGGTTTAACAGTCCCATGATTGATTTCAATTTTTCTATGTACTCCTTTTACTAACAAGTCAATTTCTTCTTTCTCATCTGAGTCCCAGTGGTACTCTGGGAATAAATAATTAATCTGATTCTTACCATAACCTTTAAATCGACTCAGGATGAAACTGTTATCAAATTTGTTAAATATGCCTAAAGTCGAATTTCTTGCCATTATAAGATACAGGCAATTGTGTATACATTTATTTAATGGGACATATGATTTAAATTTCTCTATGCTCATTGAGTAATATATTTTTTATCTATCAAATTCTGAAATTTTCATATCTTTTAAAGTGATTATATAATTCTTTTTAACACCACTCTCAATGAATTTGATTAATGACTCCGATGCTACTGCCACTGCCAGAAGTATAATATTCCTGGCCAATGGGTACTCGCATACATCAGGAGCTATCGTGTCTTTTGGGACGGTATAAGATTCGTTCCATATTATTTCCGCGTAATCCTGAGACAGCCCGACATGTAAACAGCTCAAACCATTATCCTTACAATATTGATAAACTAATTTTCGGCTAATATTATTATCAAAAGAATCGATGATAATATTTGGTTTTTTCAAATATTTACTCACAGTAGTTTTATTAAGTTCTTTACTATTGGCATTCAAAACAGTTTTGGTTGAAGCATATGCTCTCATTTTCATAGTCGCTACTTTGTAGGTACCTTTTTCATTTTGGTTCCAGATCTGGGTACCATTATTGTGAGGTTCAATTCTGTCTTTATCGATAATTGTAATTTCTTTGAATCCCTGTCGAACTAAATTATCACAAAGATTTGACCCTATTGCTCCGACACCACAGAGTGTAATTGGGGTTGTTGATAATTTACCAACTACTTCTTCAGATCGATACATTCTTTCATGTATTAATAAATCCATAATATCATCCTATCCTAGCTATAATGCGATCTTTTAACAAGACAAAGGGAATTTCAATACAACCTACAATCCGGTCTTTGTCTCTTTTATATAAATAAAATCTTTGTACTTCTGATTTGATTCCACATAATAACGGTTTACCCAAAGCTTTGACCCAACCAGTCATAGTTTTATCATCTAAGGATGAAGGTTCCATTATATTACTTGGATGAGTATGATTAAAACCTACTATTTTATTTCTGTCTCTGATTACTTTTTCCCAGTCAAAATCAACTGAACCAGGACCACCAGTGGATTCATAGATTAGTCTACCATAAATCCATTTGCAGTATTTTTTACCATATATGATCCAACAATTTTCGTTAATTGTTTGTACTACTTCAATAGCTTCTATTGTTAATTTATTTTTATTGTAAATACCTTTATATGTTCGACCACATTCTGGGCATGGCATTCTTTGTGTTTCATTTTCTGTAATCCAGCATATATATTTTCCGCACTTACATGTAAATTCACTGCTTTCGGGCATAGGGATATATCCTTATTTTAGATTTTCTAATACAACGTTCTACTTATTTGATGAGTGCGTTGACCCTCTTTTATTACAGAAATTAATGCTTTTAAATCATAGTCTTTATCACCAACATGACCTGTTTCATGGTCGGTTAAACAGATGCCTGCAGTAATAACGTGGTGACTTTGATCTTTAGTAACAATAGTATTAAATTTCTCTCCATCGATTTCATATGTTACATAAATATGATCCGATTTTTCATCACTGCTCAGGTATTTACCTCCGGCAAATTCTATATCACGTTGAATCTTTGTTTTTTTCTTTTCTTCAAGTGCTCGTTCACGTTCTTCTTTGATTTTTAAATCGATTTTGTATTTTATGTTAAAAGCAATTTTCTCCTCCAATGTCAGACCAGAGAATTTTAATTTAGATGGGTCTCTGAATTCTTTCAGGGACTCATTAAGATAATCTGTAATCATCGGATCGGCTGACATATCCATTGAATCAAACCAGATATTAGCTCCGTCAAATCGGCATAGACATTTAGAAAATGTTGTAACCATATCATCGAAAAGAAGAACTGGGTATAATTCTGATACTTTTAATCCCAGATGATTACTCTTTATCGGGATCCCAAGATAAAAATCTTTCTTTTTATGTACTAAAACCATTCTTATCTTTGGTAAATATTTAAGATAAGATTGAATCTCATCTATTTCCGCTAAATCTATTGCTTCAGCCCGTTTATTATCAAGTGCTTTGAATTTGTACCATCCCGGTTCTGTTTTCGGGATGTTTAAGTAATGAATAATTCCTTGAATACGGATAATGATTCGGTCATTATAATACACAGGAGAAATGATAGTCTTTTCAGTCATCATTTCTTCCTGTTTCCCTATTTTATCAATAAGGTTTAAAATATTATCTTTTCTTACGGTCAAAAGATTTCCTCACGGGTAAAGGTGTATCCATGATCTCATATAGAAGATCGAGTTTTGATTTTCTGGATAGCAATGGAATTAATCCAGGCAATCCATAGTAATCGCTACCTTCAGGTTCATAGTAATCGAAAGGTATTCTAGCTTGTTTTAAATACATGCTGAATTCTTTACGACTCCATGAACTTGGAATGTAAATAATAGTAATAGTAGGAGTCACATTAAATTTTTTAACATAATTATCCCATATCTCAACGAAAAATGGATTATTATTTTCACCTTCATCAGTGACCACTATTATCTGTTCTACATAATAGTTTTTTCTAATAAGGTAATCTAATGCTATACCTATGGAAGTCCCACCATTACTTTTTACAGGTCTGAAAGCCCTTTCCCAGGCAGACATATTCGGTTCATTAGCTGTGATCTCTCTGGCCATTGTATCAAAAGTAATAGCATAGAGAGGAGCTTCTGTAGCACCTGAAATAAGAGCCGCAACATTTTTTCCGACTTCGATGGCTTGAGTCATAGAACCTGATTTATCGATAAAGACTGCAGTAGGTACTTTTATAACACCTTTCTTTTTAATTTGCTGATCTGCAATTTCATCGAGGATCTTTTGAGATTCCTCATTTTTGATCCGACCTGTTTTCTTTGCTTCTTTGGATTTTAAAGCTGATACATTTTTAGCTTTTTTAGCTTTTTCCAATTTAGCCGTAATCAATGTTTTTGTATCCTCATTGTCCATGGCACCACGTTCTTCTAGGGAAGCATAGTTATTAATAACTTCCTGTGGAGACATAGCATTGATTAGAGCAATCAGAATTGTAGGAGTGATTTGATCAACCAAACCTACAGCCACCGTATAAGGTACTTTATGTTCTATAATCAGCTTTGCCACTTCAGTCGGATTATCAGCTTGTGCTATTTTTTCGAAAACATTTAATTTACTGTCCGTAGGACGTTCATTTCCGAAAAGAATCTTCTGAGCACGTTCACTAGGTGCTATACGAAGAGTAGCATATAATCCTTTAAGATCTTTTGGACTTTTTAGGGCAATAGCATCAAAAAGATCGTTGTTGGTTTCAATATATTGAAGAAATTTCTCAACATCCCTTTTAAAGGCAGTAGGAATATTTTTGTAAAGACCTACATTTTTTTCTTCAATTTTTACTTCATCGATCATTTTTTTCTTCATTTTTATTTTTTTGCCCGTTTTATTTCTGATCTTTATTTTTTTACCTTTAATAAAACCGACCACACGTCTTTTAAGATATACAGGTATTTCCCTGAAGAGGGCTAGCCCAACTTCACGGTTGTCAAGAAATTCATCAACAATAAGTGAACCGATGAATACTTCTTTATGATCCCGAATATCTCCATTCTTGTAGTACCAGCTTCCAAGGTGGGCATAAAACAGCGGATCTGCTTTTTGTAATTCAAGATGGGTATTTTTTAATTTATCTAGGTCCCGGTGAGGGCAACTCAGAAATGAGTTAAGCATGTTAACTCTGATATCATTTTCGTTAGCTTGGTTCATAATATCTCATCCTCCTTATGTTCAGGTTTCAATTTTTCCGAAAGTAGCATTTGGTCTAACTGTAATGTTACCATTTTTATGGTGTTCAACAACTAATTCAGCAAATTCTGATGCTGGTCTATCATAATGATCTACTAAAGCCAATTTAATTTGTTCACCAGTTATATTATCCGATGTGATCTCGGTTCCTGGTTCAATCCCGAGTTGTTCCCATCTGTCTTCTGGGAAAAGATCTTTGAGATTAATATCTTCAGTTTGACCATCATACATTATATGGACTTCACTCATATGAGCCTCCTTGTAATAAGTTAAAAAAAGAGTCCCGTATATTATACGACACGAGATTAACATTTCATTAAGTAAAAAATTGGGTAGAATATAAATTCTTGTGTGTCATCATGGTAAATAACTTTTTTAAAAAAATTATTGACACACTTAAAATTTATGGTTATATTATTGACAGTTCTGCACTCTAACTTTTGATGCTTACATAGAGAAAATAGCTCAGTTGGTCAGAGCGCGAGATTTAGGTTCTTGAAGTCTTCGGTTCAATTCCGAATTTTCTTACCATAAAATTAGCACCTTCAACTTGTGCAGAACTACTTAAACCAAGAAATAAAAGTCAGACATTCTAATTATTAGGGCGTACATGGCGTTAAAACCATGCTTCCTGCAGAAATCAGGAAGCAATCTCTGGGCCAAGGCTCAGGGGCGCACTGATGACTTATGTCTGACTTAATATAGATTGTAAAGTGTTGTAAAATAAATTTGATCTTTGAAAATTATAGGATAATGCCTTCTAACCTGTTGGGCTTACAAATTTTACTGGTTCGACTCCAGGTTCCGCCTCTCGGTCCTTTTGTAAAGATTGTAAAGGATCAGGAGGCGGAACAAGCCGGGTGGTCTGGCGATTGAATGCAAATCAATTTATTTGAAATTAACGCTCTTTTAACTTGGGCATTTATCCTTTTTTATAGTAATTTATAATTTTATATAAAGTGATCTTTGAAAATATGAGGTAAGTGCCTCCTAACATAACGGGCTTACAAATTAATAGGGTTCAACTCCCTGTTCCCCCGCCTAAGTCTTTGTCATATAATGATTAAGATTTGGGCGGGGGAACGAGCTGGGTGGTTCAGCAATCAACGTTTAATTGATGAAAAACATTTTTACGCTCTTTTAACTTAGGCACTTACTCTTTTTATTAAATTGAAATTACAAGGAGCACCTTCTAACCTGTTGGGCTTACAAGTTATTCGGGGTTCAAATCCCTGTCCCGGCACTAGGTTGATTCCCTAAAAGTCAACCCAGTGCCGGGATAGCCAAATTGGTAAAGGCGACTATATTGAACATAGTAAACAAAACTATCTACGCTCTTTTAACTTGGGTGCTCTTTATATATTTCTCGCAAAAGGAATACAGGGTGAAACAGGAGTATAGGGATTAAGAAGAAATTTTTGATCCCTATTTTATTTTTTCCCGGATTTTCCCTACCTTCATGTCGTATAATTATTAGATAAAGATTTTCTAAACATTTTATTAGGTAATTAATTATGACATGTAAAATTTGTAAGAGTAATCTTTCTTATACTTTTGATAAATTTCCAGCTTATAAGTTCTGTCCTTGTTGTAACCTTTATTTTCAAGAAGAATTTCCACCAAAGATATTTGAAGGTCCTGATGAGAATAACGGGCATGGTCCCGGTACAGGTCATTTAATGTCTGAGGATGAAAAGGAAATAAATAAAAATTTCGCTAATGTTCTCTATGATATGTTTATTCCTCGAACTCTTCTAGATATAGGTTGTAAATACCCCTATTTTATTAGTGTGTTAAAAGATAAAATAGATGTATTAGGAATTGATCCTATTTCAGAGATCTTGAAATATGGAGAAGAATTGGGTGTCTCTGTAATTCGTGATGATTTTGAAGATATGAATATTACTCCTTTAAAAAATAAATTCGATTTAATAACTTTGATACATACTTTCGAACATTTTTATAGCCCAATAGAGACCATGAAAAAGATAATCGAATGTCTTACTCATAGAGGAGTGCTTTTAATAAGAATTCCAAACATAGATATTGAAGGTATAGAAAGAGATTTTACTGATCATCATGTTCAAATCCATCCCTTTATATATTCAACACAAGCAATGTATCGAATCGCTCAAAAATTTGATTGTGAAATTTTTAGGGTCGATGATATTATTGGATATGGCCAGAGCGATTTTTATTTAAGGAAGAAAAGGGACCATCTTTCTTTATCGGTTTGTATGATTGTAAAAGATGAGGAAAAGAATGTTTCTGATTGTTTGGAGAGTATAAAAGATGTAGCTGATGAAATCATAGTTGTGGATACCGGATCTATAGATAATACCAAAGAAATAGTATCCAAATATACAACAAAGATATATGACTTTAAATGGATTGATGACTTTTCTGCTGCTAGAAATCACTCTTTAAGTAAGGCAACGGGTGACTTTATTTTATGGCTTGATGCTGATGATATTGTAGAAAATCCAGAAAAGATTAATGAAATATTAAAAAATGATGATGCTAAGATATTTAATTTTAATATTAAATATGGAAATGATGTCTTTAGTCAGGCTAGACTATTTAGGAATTTTTATAATATAAAATTTTCTGGTAGAGTTCATGAATATCCTGTAATCGATAATTTATATATAAAAGATACTGAAGTTAATGTAATTCATAAAACCGAAAAACATTCAACAGAAAACCGTTCTGATAGAAATCTCCGTCTCCTTAAAAAAGAATACGAAGATAATCCGAACAATTCCCGGACACTTTTTTACCTGGCAAGTGCTTATAAAGAACTTACTCGTTGGGATGAAGCTATAGATTTTTATCGAAAATATTTAACTATTTCTATCTGGAAAGATGAGAGATGGATGGCTCAAAAGAATATTGGATGTATTCTTTCCTGGAATAGAAAATATGAAGAAGCCATTGAAGAATTGAAGAAGGCTATTGAAATAGATGATCGATGGGCTGAGTCATATTATTATATAGCTGAGTGTTATTTCTATTTAAAAAACCCTCAAGAATGTATAAACTGGTCTTTAAAAGCTATTGAGAAAAAGATGCCCGAATCACCTCTTTGGAAAGAGATCCCAATTTATAATGACGCACCATACCGTTATCTCTTTGCTTCTTATGGTTCTTTAGGTGATTTTGAGAAAGCATTGCATTATTGTAAGATAGCATCAGAAAAAGTTCCTGAGGATGAATGGCTTAAGGAAAGAGTCACTTATTTTGAGAATGCTACAAAAGGAGTTCCTGTTGTAGTCGAATGTAATCGGTGGGGGGCTTTGGGTGATTGTTTAATGACAACTGCATCTTTACGTGCCATTAAGCATAAGATTCCGGGTTGTTTTATAAGATATGTCACCCATCCTAGTATGTTCCCGATCCTTGAAGGGAATAAGTTTATAGATGAACTTGTATCAGAATCTAAATCTGAGAACTCAGAAAAGGTTTATTTCTCATATCCTGACAGTAAATCTCCTATTAAAGATGAAGGTTATCCTAATAAGCCTTTGAATCGCCATTTAGTACGTATATTCGCAGAATGTGCTGGTTTAAAAGAATTTGATAATCTAAAGATGGAGTGTACTCTTACAAAAGATGAGGAGAAATCAGGTCAGTCATTGAGATCTCGATTTAAGAAATATGTGACTCTTCATATCCATTCGGGTTGGTCTGAGTATAAGGATTGGTATAATGATCGTTGGGAGACTGTTGTAGATGAGTTATTTAAAAGAGGTTACGTGGTTGTTCAGCTAGGCCATAAAGATGAGGGTCTCTTAGTTGGTACTGTGGATTATAGAGGCCATACTATAAAAGAAGCTATCTCTGCAATAAAATATGCTGATATTCATTTAGGAGTGGATTCATTTACAAACCATGCCTCGGCTACTGTGGGGACTCCTGCAGTTATTTTATTTGGGTCTACTTCTCCAACCGGTTCCGGGTATGATCAGAATATAAACCTTTATAAAGATTTGAAATGTCAGCCTTGTTATAAAGAATATGCATGGTCTAAGGATAATAAAGGAAAATGTCCTTATAATAAACTATGTATGGATCAGATCCTGGTTCAGGAAGTATTAGACGGTTTTATGAGATTAGAAAAAAAATTATTTATTGATGGATAAACGCCATGTAGCAATTATTCCTTTTGGGTTCTCTATAGATACGTTTGTAGTAAATTGAGAAAGGAGTTCAAAAGGAGTGGTACAAATTACTTCTTTAAGTTCATGCTTATCTATAAGGACTGGTCCATAAGCTACGAAAAAGCAATTAATTATCAATTCTATTAGATCAGTTGAGTTAAATTCCTCGATCCATTCTCTCATAAAATCACACCAGGCTTGAGGTGTTGGGGTATCGTCATGTTTTTCAAAGAGTTTTGCTAATTCCGTATAATCTTGATTTGTGTAAGTGATGCTCATCTGGTATTCCTTTCTTTACGTCTTCAATTCTAACCTCTATAAATATTATACCAGGAATTGGGTGAAAAACTGCCAAAATAATTTCGGCCTTTTTGTAACCTCATAGATATCAATAGATTACCACAGATAAAAATTTATCCTATTATTTATATCTTATTATCCATTTTAATAATGTTTTAATACTATCTAGCTCCAATAAAATCTTCTATTCTAATAAATGTTCTTAGTGGGACATATCCGAGGATCAGAATTTACTTTAAGTGCTACCTTAGGTAAGATGATCTAACCGGCAAAAAGCTAAGGAGTTACGATGGCCAAGACAAAAAGGAAATGGATTGAGCTGGATTGGTACAATCCCAATGCCTTACGTGCACAAGACATACCTTACGATCAAACCGAAAGTGTAAAAGATGCTATAGATAGAGCTGCCTCTGGAGTTCTCGGTCCGACGGGGACCACGGGTTCGACCGGTTCAACAGGTTCGACGGGTCCAACGGGTCCGACGGGAGCCACGGGTGCGACGGGAGCAGGAATCCAGGGTGAAACCGGAGTCGCTGGAGTTCAAGGAGCTACCGGAACCGGTGGTGGTGGAGATACTGGTGTCCAGGGTGAGACCGGTTTACCCGGAGCCACAGGAATCCAAGGTACAACCGGTATCCAGGGAACTACAGGAATCCAAGGTGAAACTGGAATCCAGGGACATACAGGTACAGTTGGAACAACGGGTGTTCAAGGAGAAACCGGTTCTCAGGGTACTACTGGAATCCAGGGAGAAACTGGAGTAAAAGGTGAAACTGGTATTCAAGGTCAAACCGGTATAGCTGGTGGAGCAGGATTTCCAGGAGCAACTGGAGTCCAGGGCGAAACCGGAGTCCAAGGAACTACTGGGGTTCAAGGGGAAACCGGGGTTCAAGGAACCACAGGAGTAGCCGGAGCAACCGGAGTCCAGGGAACTACTGGCGTCCAGGGAACTACTGGCATCCAAGGTGAAACGGGTGTCCAGGGAGATACTGGAGTTGGTGCCACTGGAATCCAAGGAACCACAGGTATCCAGGGTCAAACCGGTGTTCAAGGTATCACCGGAGCTTATGGTGGTCCTCCTGGAGAAACTGGTGTCAAGGGAGAAACCGGAGTACAGGGGGCTACTGGAATCCAAGGTCTTCAAGGATTGCAGGGAACCAAAGGTGAGACCGGAACACAAGGTATTCAAGGCCAGACCGGAGTTCAGGGAGAAACTGGAGTTCAAGGGCAGACTGGTACAGGTGCTCCAGGAGCCACTGGAGTTCAAGGGCAGACTGGTATCCAGGGAACCACTGGAATAGGTTTAGGTTCAACAGGAGTAGCGGGAGCAACTGGAATTCAAGGTACTACCGGAGTTCAAGGTAGGACTGGAGTCCAAGGATTTACCGGAGCTGCTGGTTTAGGTGAAACTGGTATCCAAGGAGCTACCGGAGTCCAGGGTGCCACAGGTATTCAAGGGACTACTGGTGCAGGAATCCAAGGAGCCACAGGTATTAGTGGTGACACGGGAGTTCAAGGAGCCACAGGAATTAGAGGTACTACTGGTGCAGGAATCCAAGGAGCCACGGGGGTTCAGGGCATTCAAGGTCAAACTGGAGCCCAGGGCGAAACCGGAGTCCAGGGTGAAACCGGAATAGAAGGTTCTCAATTTGCAGGATTTAATTATAAAGCAAAAACAGACAATCAATCTGATACAGATCCTGGTATAGGAAATTTAAAGTGGAGTGCTGTAGCTCAAGTCACATCTAGTGAGCTTTATGTGGATGATGCTGACGTTAATTCTACGGATCTCAGTAATTTTTACCTCACTTTAAAAGCTGCCGACTCTTTACGTATTGTTCGTATGGAAGATCCTTCTCAGTATCAGATTTTTAATATAACAAACGTTACTGATAGAACCGGATGGTTCCGTTTATCTGTTACACCTGTTGTTTCAGGTGGTTCGACTTTTAGTTTAAATGATAATATCATACTGATATTTAGTATATCAGGTCCTAGAGGTCAGACCGGAGTAAAAGGTGAGACTGGAATTCAAGGAACTACAGGTGTTGCCGGAGCCACAGGAGTCCAAGGTCAAACTGGAATTCAGGGTCAAACTGGAATCCAGGGCATACAGGGCCAGACTGGAATTCAAGGACAAACTGGTATTCAAGGTCAAACAGGAATCCAAGGTCAGACAGGTGTTGGCGCTCAGGGTGCTACTGGTGTAGCTGGTCAAACCGGGGTCCAGGGAGAAACTGGGATACAAGGTCAGACTGGTGCAGGAATCCAGGGAACTACTGGTGTTCAAGGCGTTCAAGGATTAACAGGTGTGCAAGGCCAGACAGGTGCCGGAATCCAAGGTGAAACCGGAGTCCAGGGTACTCAAGGTTTAACCGGTATACAGGGTCAGACAGGTGCTGGAATCCAAGGAGAGACTGGTGTTCAGGGAAACACTGGGGCTTTTGGTGGTCCTCCCGGAGAAACTGGTGTTCAGGGAGAAACTGGTGCACAAGGTTTAACTGGAGTCCAAGGTCAAACCGGAGCAGGTATTCAGGGAGCCACTGGTATTCAAGGAGTTACTGGAGTTCAAGGCCAAACCGGTGCTGGTATTCAAGGAGTCACTGGAATCCAAGGACAAACTGGTATACAGGGTCAGACAGGAGTAGCAGGTCAGACCGGAGTCCAAGGAATACAAGGCCAGACAGGAGTAGCAGGTCAGACCGGAGTTCAAGGAATTCAAGGACAAACCGGAATAGCAGGTCAGACCGGAGTTCAGGGTATACAAGGTCAAACTGGAATTCAAGGGCAGACTGGTGCTGGAATCCAAGGTACAACTGGAGTAGCCGGAGCTACAGGAGTTCAGGGAATTCAAGGTCAAACAGGAGCTGGAATCCAAGGTACAACTGGAGTCCAGGGAACTACAGGAGTTCAAGGTGAAACTGGTACTGGTATTCAGGGAGAAACTGGTACGCAAGGTATTCAGGGTCAAACCGGAATTCAGGGACAGACTGGGATTCAAGGTAATACTGGTGTAAAAGGTGAAACCGGAGTTCAGGGTTTTCCAGGTCCTCAGGGTACGAAAGGTGATACTGGTGCTCAAGGTATTCAAGGTGAGACAGGAACTCAAGGAATTCAGGGCCAAACTGGAGTAGCTGGAGAAACTGGAGTTCAGGGTCAAACGGGTACTCAAGGAATTCAGGGTCAGACTGGTGTAGCTGGTGCAACTGGTGCGGGAATTCAAGGTCAAACTGGTGTTCAAGGAATCCAAGGTCAGACTGGAATCCAGGGGCAAACTGGAGTCCAGGGTGAAACAGGTATAGAAGGATCTTTATGGGCTGGATTTAGTTATAATGCCAAGACTGATGATCAGTCAGATACAGATCCTGGTACAGGGAATCTTAAATGGAGTACTGTTGCTCAGGTAAATGCGGGTGAACTTTATGTAGATGATACTGATCAATATTCCATAGATTTAAGTAATTTTTATCTTACGTTAAAGGCTGGTGATTCTCTTCGAATAATTCGTCAGGAAGACCCTTCTCAATATCAAATTTATAATATAACAAATGTTACAGATAGAACAGGTTGGTTCCGTCTTAGTGTGACCTATGTTACTTCAGGTGGATCTACTTTCAGTCTTAATGATAATATTATTCTTGTTTTTGTTAAAGCTGGAATTCAAGGTCAGACAGGTGCCCAAGGTATTCAAGGTCAAACAGGAGTCCAAGGAATTCAAGGACAGACTGGAGTTCAAGGAGCCACAGGTACCCAAGGAATTCAGGGGCCACAAGGCCAGATAGGTCTTCAAGGTACTACTGGGGTCCAAGGTGAAACCGGAGTCCAGGGCACACAAGGTCAGACGGGTATCCAGGGTACAACAGGTGCCGGGATTCAGGGTCAAACCGGAGTCCAGGGAATTCAGGGTCAAACCGGTATTCAAGGTCAAACAGGAGCAGGTATTCAGGGAGCTACTGGTATTGCTGGTATAGATGGTCAGACTGGAATCCAGGGTGAAACCGGAATTCAGGGCCAAACTGGAGCTGGTATTCAGGGAGCTACTGGTATTGCTGGTATAGATGGTCAGACTGGAATCCAGGGTGAAACCGGAATTCAGGGCCAAACTGGAGCTGGAATCCAAGGTGAAACCGGTATCCAAGGAATTCAAGGATTAACAGGTATTCAAGGTACAACTGGTGCTGGCATTCAGGGAGAAACTGGAGTACAGGGTACACAAGGTCAAACAGGTGTTCAAGGTCAAACAGGTGCCGGAATTCAGGGTGAAACCGGAGTCCAGGGCACACAAGGTCAAACCGGTATTCAGGGTCAAACTGGCGCTGGTATCCAAGGTGTGACAGGAATTCAAGGAATACAAGGACAAACTGGTATCCAGGGTCAAACGGGTGCCGGAATCCAAGGAGAAACCGGAGTCCAGGGAGAAACAGGAATACAAGGTCAGACTGGTGCAGGAATCCAGGGAACTACTGGTGTTCAAGGCGTCCAAGGATTAACAGGTGTCCAGGGTCAAACTGGTGCTGGTATTCAAGGTGAAACCGGAGTCCAGGGTACTCAAGGTTTAACTGGTATACAGGGTCAGACAGGTGCTGGCATTCAGGGAGAAACCGGGGTCCAGGGAGAAACTGGAATACAAGGTCAGACTGGTGCAGGGATTCAGGGTGTGACAGGAATTCAAGGTCAAACTGGAGTTCAGGGAACTACAGGAATCCAGGGTCAAACAGGTGTTGGGATCCAGGGTGTGACTGGAGTTCAAGGAATTCAAGGTCAAACCGGTATTCAAGGTCAAACCGGTATTCAAGGTGAAACCGGAGTGTCTGGAGCTACAGGTATTCAGGGAATTCAAGGTCAAACCGGAATCCAGGGTCAGACCGGAGTCCAAGGAGAAACAGGTGTACAAGGTTCTACAGGTGTATTAGGTGATCCTAATTGGATAGATTTTGTACCTCAAGCATCTGCTCCTAGTCATCAGGAAGCTCGCCTTTTTTATGATTCAACAGACCATTCATTGAGTTATTACAATGAAGAATCTGATGTTACCCTGAATTTAGGTCGTGAATTATATATCAGAGTGTATAATGCAACAGTTTCAACAATAACTAACGGTCAAGTAGTTTATGTCACAGGTGTTGCTGCAGGATACCCCACAATAGATTTAGCAGATGGTAGTGATTTAACTAAGACTAATAATATAGGAGTGGCTACTCATAATATAGAAGCCTCAACATTTGGTTATATCACATTATTTGGATTAGTAAGAGATATTAATACTAATGCTTTCAGTGCTGGTGATGAAGTTTGGTTAAGTGAAAGTACTCCAGGTGGTTACCAGTCTTTTGCAGGTACATATGCCGTTAAAATAGGTTATGTTGTTGTTTCAGATACATTAAATGGTTCAATAATGGTAGCTATGGGTGATACGGAAGCTACTATAGCTGGATTGAATGATGTAAATCTTACTAGTATCTCTGATGGTCAGTATTTACAATGGGACTCGGATTCTACTAAATGGGTTAATGTTTCTGAAAGTCCTCAAGGTGATACAGGTATCCAAGGAGCAACTGGAGTTCAAGGAATTCAAGGAACTACAGGAGTTCAAGGAGCAACTGGAGTTCAAGGTATTCAAGGAACCACAGGAATTCAAGGACAGACCGGAGTTCAGGGTGAAACCGGAATTCAAGGAACTACAGGAGTCCAGGGAGAAACTGGTACTGCAGGAATAGACGGTCAGACAGGAGTTCAGGGTGAAACCGGTATTGCAGGAATAGATGGTCAGACAGGAGTTCAAGGTACTACCGGAGTTCAGGGAATTCAAGGAACTACAGGAATTCAGGGAGAAACCGGTACTGCAGGAATAGACGGTCAGACAGGAGTTCAAGGTGAAACTGGAACTGCAGGAATAGACGGTCAGACAGGAGTTCAAGGTACTACCGGAGTTCAAGGAACCACTGGAATTCAAGGTACTACCGGAATTCAGGGAACTACTGGAATTCAGGGAGAAACCGGTACTGCAGGAATAGACGGTCAGACAGGAGTCCAAGGTACTACTGGGATTCAGGGGGAAACCGGAGTCCAAGGTACCACAGGGATTCAGGGAGAAACCGGAGTCCAAGGTACTACTGGAATTCAGGGAGAAACTGGTGTTTTTGGGATTGTCAATTATATCGATTATGAACCTCAAGATACAGTTCCTTCTCATTTAGAAGGTCGTACCTTTTATGACAGTACAGATCATTCTTTAAGTTATTATTTAGATTCAACCGATGTGACTCTTAATATAGGGCAAGAATTTCTTATTCGAGTTGAGAATAAATCGGGTGGAGCAATAGTAGATGGTCAAGCAGTCTACGTCACTGGTTCTAATGAAGATGTCCCTGAAGTAAATCTAGCAAAAGCAGATTCTTCAAATACTTCTGAGGTTTTAGGTATTGCTACTCAGGTAATTGAAAATGATACGCAAGGTTATGTTACTTGTGCTGGAAAAATACGTAACTTAAATACTAGTGATTGGACTTCAGGAGATTTACTTTATTTATCTGATAAAACTGCTGGTGCATTGACCAATGTTCAACCTTCAGGTAATAGTAATATATTTAGTGTTCATATAGGTCTTGTTATAAGATCACATGCTAGCGATGGTGTTATTTTTGCTCACCGTCATATTCCTCATTACCGTCCAGAACAGTTAAGAGATACCACTGCATCTTCTTTAACTGATGGTCAGGTTTTATCTTATGAAAGTAGTACAGATAGATGGATAAATAGCACTTTACCTTCAATTACACAATCTATAGATAGAAATGAACCTGGTGGTTTTGTCAACAGAACAGACAGTACAGTAGGTTTTACTGAATCTACTCGTACTTTGCAAGTTACAACCGCGAGTTCTTATGATATCTATCAGGCTGGTACTAAATATACAATTAATGCAACCGATTCTACTCAAATTCCTGATACAAATGGTTTGCACTATATTTATTTCGATACCACTAATATGACTGTACAAACGAATCCAGCACTTCAGAATATTCTAGATATCATATATGAAAAATCTCTTATTGCTGCGATATATTGGAACTCTTCCGATGATAGAGCTATTATAACCAATGATGAACGTCATGGTATTGTGATGGATGGTAGGACCCATTCTTATCTTCATACTACTAGAGGAACTCAATATACATCACCAGGCTTAACTCCTGGAGATTTTGATATTGATGGAGCTGGAAGTAATGACAGTGCCAGTCAAATGAGTATTTCTGATGGGCAAATACAAGATGAAGATATTTGGTTTGAAATTCAAGATGGTAATCCTCAAATATTAGATCCTATAGCTGAAATTCCTGTTATTTATAAAGATGGTGCAGGAGCTGAATGGAAAATAAAATATTGGACAGCTTCATGGGCATCTGCAACCTCTTATCCTACTGGTACTATAATAAGAGAGAGTAATTCTTATTTTAGATCTAGTGGAGGAACTTCAGGTGGTGCTCTTCCTGCTTTTTCTGCAAATCGTGAACCAGGTGATACTATTGTTGATAATACAATTACGTGGACAAATGTTGGTTCTCCATTGTCTCCTGTGATTAATTTTGTGGGAGGTAATTATAGATTAGCATATAATCAGTTTACTGGTGGGGCATGGCAACAAACCGAAGTAACAAATGGTAATTATGTTCTTACTCATATATTTGCTACGACTGATATTTTTCATCCTATTATGGCTATTCAAGGTGAGAATGAGTATGGTAATGTTGCTGCAGCTAGAGCAGGAGCTTTAACAGAACTAGATAGTATTGTATTGTCTGGATTGGATTTTCCTGAATCAATATTTCTTGCTACAGTTATTTTTCAGACTAATAATACTTATACTAATCAAGTAAAAGCTCGAACTATCTCAACTGATACAGGTGATGATTTTATAGATTGGAGATTTTCTCAAATCAATGCAGCCTCAACAGGTGATCAAGGTCCTCAAGGAGAAACTGGTGTTCAAGGGGTACAGGGTGAAACCGGAGTACAGGGTGAAACCGGAGTAGCAGGAGCAACTGGTGTTCAAGGAATACAAGGCCAGACTGGAATCCAGGGAGAAACTGGAATTCAAGGAGCCACAGGTGTTGCCGGAGCAACTGGTGTTCAAGGGATCCAAGGTCAGACTGGAATCCAAGGAGAAACTGGAATTCAAGGAACTACGGGAGTAGCAGGAGCAACTGGTGTCCAAGGAATCCAAGGAGAAACCGGAATTCAAGGAGAAACCGGAATTCAAGGAGCAACTGGTGTTCAAGGTATTCAAGGAACAACCGGAGTTCAAGGAATTCAGGGAACCACAGGAGTTCAGGGTGAAACCGGAGTCCAAGGAATTCAAGGAACCACAGGAATTCAAGGAATTCAAGGAACCACAGGAGTTCAGGGTGAAACCGGAGTCCAAGGAATTCAAGGAACCACAGGAATTCAGGGTGAAACCGGAATTCAAGGAATTCAAGGAACCACAGGAGTTCAGGGAACCACAGGAGTTCAAGGAATACAAGGAACCACAGGAGTTCAGGGTGAAACCGGAGTCCAAGGAATTCAAGGAACCACAGGAGTTCAGGGAGAAACTGGAGTTCAGGGGATCCAGGGTCAGACTGGAATTCAGGGAGAAACTGGAGTAGCCGGAGCAACTGGAGTACAGGGCCAAACAGGAGTTCAAGGAATCCAAGGTCAAACTGGTATACAGGGAGAAACCGGAGTAGCCGGAGCAACCGGAGTACAGGGTCAAACAGGAGTTCAAGGAATCCAAGGACAAACTGGTGTTCAAGGAGCAACCGGAGTAGCCGGAGCTACTGGAGTTCAGGGAGAAACAGGAATTCAAGGAATCCAAGGACAAACTGGTATACAGGGAGAAACCGGGGTAGCCGGAGCAACCGGAGTACAGGGCCAAACAGGAGTTCAAGGAATTCAAGGAAATACTGGTGTTCAAGGAGCAACCGGAGTTCAAGGAACTCAAGGAGATACTGGAGTTCAAGGAACAACTGGTGTTCAAGGTGAAACCGGTTTAGAAGCAGCTTATCATTTCTTTGCGGATCAGTTGGATAGTCCTAATAATGCTGATTGGGCTGTTAATGCTCTTGCTCCAGCTTCTGCTGATACTACAAATAATGCTCTTGTTGTACGTCGGTTTGATGATACGGATGAAGAAGGTGTAGGATTTATGGTAAATATTCCAACAGGAAGGACAAATATAGTATTTGGATTTAAGAGTAGGGCTGAAACAGCTCCTGGATCGGCGCATAATGTAAAACCAAAGGTATATGTCAGGGAAATACCTGATAATACTACTGTGGAAAGTTGGTCTTCTGGTTATGATTTAAATGCTTTAAGTATGCCAACAAATACCTATTTTCAATATGATTCTCAATCTGTAGCTTTTACCGCTCTTGATATTACAGGTGGGAGATTGGCTCAATTTGAAGTAACAAGAGATCATACGGGTGTAACTCCTGATTTAACTGGTGACTGGGACTTGCTAGAGCTTAATGTTTCATTTACCTAGAAGGAGTATTAATGCCCGAATGGGGAATAGATACCGCAGGTACTACAACAACGACGCCGAATTGGTGTCGTGCTATGGGTGGAACCTCTCCCAATATAGACAATATGCTTTTAAAAAGTGTGTCTATATATGTAGGTTCTACTCATACTCAACAAATCCGATTAGCAGTTTATTCTGGTGGTAATTTAACGACAGGTCCTGATGGTGCAACTCTCGTTTATGATGCTGGGGTGACTTCTGGCACGGCTTTAAACACATGGTTAACTATAAATATTCCTACTGAAGTAATTCTTCCTAAAAATGCTGTGACATGGGTAGCATTTAGAAATAATGGTGGTTATATAATCCATTATTATGGTACCAGTCCAGCCGGAAATGATTTTCAAACTGCTCGTGGTAGATATAGCTCTACTGTTCTTGATGGAGATGAAACTTCAGCTTTTCCTTCTACATGGCCTTCTGATGGTGGAGCTTTTGCTGCTTTTTGGTATTCTACATATATTATTTATCAAATAAGATATTATGGAGGATTATTTTTCGAATCATCGAGTAGTATGTATTTATCTTCCGTATCATCATTTACTCCTCCTGCAAATTGTTCTGTCTCTTTTTGGCTCTTTCATAGTAATGATGGTGGCACTCCTAGAATAGTTAGCCATAGTGATAATTGGGAAATATGGATAAATGCAAGTAATCAAATATCTAATGATATGAATTGGGGTACTTCTTTGGTATCTAGTGCTACTATTAATACTAATACACGATATTATATAGTATGTACAAGAGCTTCTGACAATACTTTACAAATATATGTAAATGGCCAATTTGATAATTCTAGTAGTGGTGGAACAGGTTCACCAGGATCGGCCACGTTTTATGTAGGTGTTAAACAAACATTATTACAATATTTTGATGGTTATATAGAAGATTTAAGAATTTATAATAGAGTCCTTTCAGCAAATGAAATAGCCACTATTTATGGCTGTAAAGGAACAGATTCCATTACTTATGGCTTAATTCATAAATGGCCTATGCAAGAAAAGGCAATAGATGTGGTTGCTAGTGGAACCGGGTCTATAATAGATTTAGGTCCAAGTAGACTAGATTTGACTCCTAATAATAATCCTACTTATTCTGGAACACAATTGAAATTTAAAAGGTTTGGATAATGGGTAAACAAATTTTTAGTTCAGAGGGTTCCGATACTTTCACTGTACCAAAAGGAGTGACTTCCATTACTGTCAAGGCATGGGGTGCAGGAGCTGGTGGTGGAGGGGGTGGAACGGCTAGTGTTGGTGGAGCCGGAGGTGGTGGAGGTTATGTTCAGGGTGATATATCTGTAACACCTGAAGAAACCCTTAATATTCATGTAGGTGGAAATGGAGGTTTAGGAACTTTTACAGGTACCGCAGCTTCTGGTGGTGGGGGAGGAGGTAAATCTTCAGTTTACAGAAGTACAACTCCTTTATTTGTAGCTGGCTCTGGAGGAGGCGGAGGTGGTGGTGATAATTCATCAGGGACTCCGGCGGGAGCCGGAGGTGCTGGTGGAGGAAGTACTGGTGGGTCTGGTGGTTCTTCCGGAGGAGCTAGTGGCGGTAGTGGTGGCACTCAGTCAATTGGTGGAACACAGGGTTCTGGAGGTCAAAATGCAGGAGTTTTTGGAAAAGCTCGTGCAGAAACCACTTTAAATAATGCCTTAAATTTTGATGGTGATCCTGAATATGTTACAATAGGAACAGATTCTGTTTTTAATTTTACTAATTCTTTTACCCTTGAATGTTGGATTAAACCCGATAATGTAACAGGATCTAAAAGGGTAATAAGTTCAAGATCATCTGATACCAATAATGGAGTTGGATTTGGTATTAACGGTAACAATCCTGCTTTTACAACATATGGTAAACAAGATTTTACTTCTACTGGAACCGTTTCAGCAGGAGTTTGGGCTCATATAGCAGTAGTCTTTACTTCAGGTAATAATGCAAGATTTTATATAAATGGAGAGTTTATAAATCAGGTAGACGGTACCCAAGCAGCTACAACTTCTGGTATATATATGGTTCTTGGTATGCTTGGTTTTTATGATGATGAACAATATTGGGTAGGTGAACTTGATGAAATAAGAATGTGGAATGATGAGCGTACTGATAAAGAGATATCTGATTATTATGCTCAAACTCTTACAGGTAGTGAAGCAAACTTAGTCGCTTACTATAAATGTAATGAATCATCAGGTACAAATCTTCCCGACGAAACCACAAATAGTAATGATGGCACACTCCAAAATATGGAAGATGCTGATTGGGTTACATCAAGTTGGTCTCCATTGACAGACGCTGCTGATGCTGGGGCTGGTGGTGACGGTGGAATGGGTACTGGCACTGGGGGTGGTGGCTCTGGTGGCACAACATATGGCGGTGATGGTGGAATTGGTGATAGTGGTGGCACCCCTGGATTTTCTGGCGGTGGCGGAGGCGGTGCAGGCTATGGTGGAGGTGGCGGGGGATCATGTTCGGTTTCTGGCGGAGACGCTGGTGGTGGTGGGGGCGCTGGCTCTAGCTATATTATAGGTACCGCTACGTCAACTACCAATACGCAAGCATCAGGCCAGAATCCACCTAATACGGGCGACCCAGACTATACTGGTTCTGTAGGAGTTGGAGGAAATGGGGGTAGTACAAGTACAAATGGGAATAATGGTAATGATGGTTTAATAGTTATCAGTTGGGTTGACCCTCCAGCATATATAGGTATGAAATTTGAATCAGATAGTTCACAATTTTTGTCTTCTGTAGCAAATTTTACCGCTCCTTCTAGTACAACTGTTACATTTTGGTTATCTTCTACTAATCTCACAGGATTAAAAAGAATTATTGGTTGGTCCGATTTTTGGGAAATAAAGACGATTGATAATGATATATCTAATGATTTAAATGGAGAGTTAACCACTTATTCTACAACTCCATTAGATCTTAATACTCTTTATCATGTTGCTTGTACATATAATTCCTCTGATGATGCTGCGAAAGTATATATAGATGGGTCTCTTGATGGTACGGGTTCAAATACTGAAACTCCTTCTGGAACAACACTACAAATAGGTTTTAGACCTGGTGCACCTGACGGTTATTTTGACGGTTATTTAGGTGATATAAGAATTTATGATAGGGTTTTATCTGATTTTGAAATAGCCACAATTCATGCATGTCGAGGAACTGATGGAATAGTCCATGGTTTACGTAATAGGTATTTATTAAATGAAAGAGCAATGAATGTTGCTGCTGATGGGACAGGTTCGGTTAAAGATATGGCTCAGGATCAATTAAACATGACTCCAAATAATAGTCCTGTTTATGAAGGAACAACATTAAAATATAGAAGGATGGGTTGATAAATGGGACAGCAATCTTTCAGTACAGCCGGTTTAACTTCATTTCAAGTTCCTGTTGATATTACATCTATAACGGTAAAGTGTTGGGCTGGTGGAGCTGGTGGAGGAGCCGGGGGGACTTCTGGTGTTGGAGGAGTGGGTGGCGGTGGTGGCTATGTTCAGGGAGATATAACCGTCACTCCTTCGGAAATACTTAGTATTCATCTTGGGGGTGCTGGGAATTCAGGAAGTTTTGGAGGAACTTCTGGTTCTGGAGGTGGTGGTGCTGGTCTATCTAGTGTCTCGCGTGGCTCAACACCTTTATTTGTAGCCGGAGCAGGTGGGGGAGGCGGTGGTGGAGACAATAGTAATCCGGCTGCTGGTGGAGCTGGTGGGGCAGGAGGTTCCTCTACCGGAGGAACTGGAGGCAGTTCTCTAAATGCCAATGGAGGAACTGGTGGAAGTCAAGTATCTGGTGGTACTGGTGGTACTGGTGGTATAGTTTCAGGTGCTGCTGGAGGTGCCCCTATTTCTGCAGCAGCTAATTTTGGTAATTGCCTTGACTTTGATGGAACAGATGAATGGGTCTCTTCAGCTAATTCTTATTCTAATCCTCAGACTTTTACAACTGAGTTATGGTTTAAAACTACCACTACTTCAGGAGGATTATTAATTGGTTTCGGAAACAGTCAAACAGGAACTTCTACCAGTTATGACAGAAGGATCTGGTTAAGTAATTCCGGAAATGTCTATTGTGGAGTTTATGCTGGATTAATTTTAGGAGTTCAGACGGTAAATTCTTCTGGTACATATAATGATGGAGAATGGCATCATGTTGCAATGGTCCATGACTCTGGAGGGTTTGAATTATTTGTTGATGGTATATCACAAGGAACAAATGCAAATCCTTCACAAGATACTTTTACAGGTTACTGGCGACTCGCAGGAACTACGGTTTGGTCGGGATGGTCTCCTGCTCCTACTAATAATTATTATGTAGGTCAAATTGATGAAGTCAGATTTTGGCAAGAAGCTCGAACAACTTGTCAATTAATAAATAATGCAAATAAATATTTAGCTGGAACTGAGACTAATTTAGCTTTTTATTGGAAATTAAATGAATCTTCCGGTTCTACCGCAAATGATGAAACTACCAATAATAATGATGGCACACTCCAAAATATGGAAGATGCAGACTGGGTTACTTCTAGTTGGAGTGGTAAGTGGATAGGTATTGGTACTGGAGGTGATGGTGGAGACGGTAATGATGGAGGGACTACTAGAGGATCAGAGGCTAATGGAGGTATCACTTGTGCTGGATCAGGTGGTACAGCCGATGTCGGTGCTGCTGGTTATGGTGGCGGTGGTGGCGGTGGCGCTGGTTACGGTGGAGGTGGAGGAGGCTCGGCTTCTCAAGCTTCAAATGCTGGTGGAGGTGGTGGAGGAGGTGGCTCCAGTTATATAATTGGTTCTGCTACGTCAACTACCAATACGCAAGCTTCGGGACAGAATCCTCCCAACACAAGCGACCCGGACTATACTGGTTCTGCAGGAGTTGGTGGAAATGGGGGTGCTACAAGTACTGCAGGATCAAATGGTAATAATGGTTTGATTGTTATTAGTTGGACAGAACCTCCGACATATGTTGGGATAACATTTGTAGCGAGTAGTTCTCAAAGATTGGCATCAGTAGCAAATTTTACTCCTCCTCAAAATTGCTCCGTATCATGGTGGTTAAAACTATCTTCGTTGAATCAGTTTGGGAGGACAGCAAGTCTAAGTGTTAATTGGGAAATAGGTCTATCTGATAATGCAGGTACTCCTACTGCTAATGGTATTATTAATGCTATGAATAGTGGTGCTCTTTTGTATTCTTCAACAAGTCTTCAAGCTGATCTTCGTTATCATGTTGTATGTACAGCAACTTCTAGTGCCCGTCAAATATTTTTAAATGGTGTTCTTGATAATAGTGCTGCTTCTGGAGGGACTGCTCCTGCAGCAGGGACTCTTTATGTTGGATGTCAATATGGTGGAACTCTATATTTTCTTGATGGGGCTATAGAGGATTTAAGGGTATATAATCGGATAATTACTGCAGAAGAAGTGGCTACAATTTATGCTTGTGAAGGAAGAGACGGTATAACATATGGCTTAATACATCGATGGCCTATGAATGAAGGTGCAGCAGGTGTTGTAGCGAGTGGTACTGGTTCTGTAAAAGATGAGGCTACAAATCAATTGAATTTAACTGCAACTAATAGTCCAGTTTATTCTGGATCACAATTGAATTATAGACGAAAATATAGGACTCATTAATTATAAAATTTACATATAAGATCTATATAACATATAAGGAGGTTCAAATGTATAAAACAGCATTAGTATGTGGAGTCTGGGACAAATTGCATGAAGGGCATAAAAATATAATTAAATATTCTATAGAAAATTCTGAATTACTGAAAATTTTTGTATTAGAAATTAATATACATGATAGACATGAAGAGCCTTTTATACCTTATGAAGAAAGAAAAAAAACAGTCGAAAATTATGTCCTTTCTTTAGGGGCAAGAGATAAGGTACAAATAATAGGAAAAAAAGATGCTACGGAAGTTATGGTATTGGATGAATTGAGAACTGTAGATTGCGCCTTTGCTTGTGCTAAAGATAAAAATCAGCAAATTTTAGAAATGATAAAAATAACTCAAGATAGAGTTGCTAAATTAGAAGGCCCTGATGGACGTAAGCCATTTGTTATGGAATGGGTAGATCCTGTGAAAAATGATGAAGGAAAAATAATCTCTTCAAGTAAATACAGGAAAAAAAGCCGTTTAGAAAAAGAAAAGAGAGTAAATTCTTCAGGTGGATATGGTCGATTTTAATGGCACAATATAAAGTTCGTACATCTAATGCTAACCAAGGCCAGTATATGAAAAATGCTGGCTCTCGAACTACTACTGGTCCATTACAATTTGGGAGATCTGGTAAAGGAACAGCAAATGATGTTCGAATAGCTTTAAGATGGCAACCAAATATAGATATGACTGGTAAATATATGATAGTTACTTCTGCCTATATTCGTGTTACAAGAGAGACTGAAGATACTGGCGCATTTACAGCTACAGTTAGAGTGCATAATGGTTCTGCTCCTGATTTATCTACAACTGATTTAGCTTGGGGTTATTCTGATATAGGTTATTCTCAATCATGGTCGATAGCAGATTCATGGAGTGCTGATACTGAATTTACTTCACCTGATATGAAAAGCGCAGTACAAGCTTGGTTTAATAGGAGTGCTCATTCAAGTACGGATTGGATTGGTTTCATTATTGATGATGGTGATTCTGCTGATGATGAATATAAAGGAGTCTATGATGCTGATCATTCTACTTCAAGTTATCGTCCTGAATTAGAAATAAATTATAAAATATATTCAGGAGGAGATAATGGTGGATTATCTTTTACAGCATCGAGTTCTCAGTATTTGGAATCAGTTAGTAATATTACACCTCCTGCAACATCTTCAGTATCTTTTTGGATTTATTTAACTGAATTGAATCAATTTGGTCGAACTATTAGTCGATTTGCTTATGAAATTGGTCTATCAGATAATGCCGGATCTCCTCCTAATGGGATAGTTAATGCTATGACTAGTGGAACTATACTTGTATCAAGTTCTCTTACAGTGAATACCCTTTATCATTGTGTTTGTACGGCCTCATCTACTGCTCGACAGATATATCTTAATGGAGTATTGAATACTTCAGGAGGTGGTGGTACGGTATCAACAGCAGGGACTATGTGGATCGGGTCACAAGATGGTGTTGATTTTTTCCTATCTGGTCATTTAGAAGATATACGAATTTATAATCGTATCCTTACATTAGCTGAAGTTCAAACTATTTATGCTTGCCAAGGCTCAGATAGTATTACTTATGGATTAATTCATAGATGGCTTATGAATGAGGGTCCGATAAGTTCGGTAGCAAGTGGTACTGGACTAGTAAAAGATTATGGGATAAATCAAGTAAATATGACTCCATTTAATAGTCCAGTTTTTTTAGGAACTCAAATGAAAAATAGGAATAAGTATAGGACCCATTAGGTTGTAATAATGTATAAATATTTCATTAATAATATTACAGGAATATGTCGATTTTAAAAAGATTTGGATAAAAATAAGGAGATTTTAAAATGGCAGATGTATTAAATAGAACAACGAAAGAACAGAGGTTCAGTGTTCATACTCCCGATTATTCAGTAGTAGACTGGATAATAAATCCAGATCTATCCGGAGTGATTGGAGTCCCAGTAAAATATTGGAAAATAGATGGTGATGTTGTTTCAGAGATGAATCAATCTGAAAAAGATGCGGTTGATAGTGCTCTATTGCCTGGTATAAAAACAGCTAAAAAAGCTTCTTTAAGAACAGAGGGTGACCAATTAATAGAAAATCAAGGCTATTCAGCAGGTAAACAAAGATCATTAATTTCTCAGCATTCTAAAAGTACTAAAATGAAACCCAAAAGAGAAAAGTATGTTAGAGATTTTATGGATTGGATTGAGCAAGTAGATGAAGAAGTCGTATTAAAACAAGATTTGGTAGATGATCAGACTTCAGAAGCAGGAGTAAATTCTGTTATTTTAGATTCTGCAGGTCTTATTGCTGCTGATCCTGGTGTTACCATTTCAGGTACTCTTGATACTACAGATAGTTCTAGCTTAGATAATTATCTTGATACAAATGCTGAAGTGACTGATCCATTAACCGGTATTGTAGGTCCGTGGGATCAAATGCAGATATTAAATCATCGACGTGAAATATATAATGACTCATCAAATCCAATTTATTGGCCTGATAATACTGCCATTTTAGGTTCGGGAGGTTATTTAGAAGATCATGCCAATCGGATTAATAATCTTGAAGTGATTCATGGAAAGTTAGGTTGGCATAATCAATTAATAACTCAAGCGACTTATACTCGACCTAAAGATCTGCTCATTTATTATGGGTGGTTAAACTCTTATAATTCAGGAATTCTTTCTTGGAACAATGAGAGCGTGGCTCAGCATATGGCGAGATATAGTCTTCTTGTTTTTGGAGACGGTATTCAGGATCCTGGCCATGGAGATTATGCCAATACTCAAGTTATTGTTCCACGTGTAAAGGCTTTAAGTTGTTATTCTGAAATTTATGGCTATGTAACTGTTGATCAAACTTTTAGTGATTTTACTTCAAAAGTTGATCAATGGGATACCTTACAAGTAGATGGAATATTTTTAGATGAAGCGGGTTATGATCATGGTCGGACTCGGGATGAATTTAATCAGAGAGTAGATTATGTCCATGGCAAAACTTATGCTAATAAATGTTTTGCTAATGCTTGGAATACAGATCATATTTTAGGAATAACCAATGATCCTAGTTATCCTGATTCTACATATAATGACTCTTGTGCTGAATCTAATTTAACTTTAAACGATTGGATTCTTCTTGAAAGTTTTCCTGTCAATACTACAGCATATGCAGCAAATGATGGGTATGAATCTATCAGTGATTGGGCCACAAGAGGAGTAAAAGCGAAAGATTTAAGAGCTACATATGGTGTAAATTTTGCCAGTGTTAGTATGATTTCCAATGACCATACAGATAATACTGCTTTATCTAACTTTGCCTTTACTTCTTCGATGATGTTTTCATTAGAAGGTCATGGAACCTCAGATACCAATTATGCTGCTAGTTCTGCTAGGGTTAATTATTTTCCTCGTCCAGATATCACACAAATGGGAGTTGTTTATAGCTTAAATTGTTCTGTCCAAATTGATGCGAATGATTCGTCAGTCTATCATAGATATACACCGAATGCTAAAATGTCGTTAGATTTTTCTGATGGTGCTCATACAAGTACTATAGCAAAATTTTAAGAGGATTTTATGGATGTTTTATTTGATGTTTATGATTCTGTTGGGGGTGTAGATGTTGATAGTGCTGTAACAGTATTATTTGATACTTCGAGATATATATGTAATAATGTGTCTTTATTATCAGGAGAAATTAATATCTTACCTAATTCTCATAGTATAATTCCTCCAGACAATGATATCTTATTACTTATGGCAAAAGTTACAATAGATGCTGTTAGTGGGAATAATCAAACTCAAGCAAAGATATGGCTCGAAGTTGACACAGGTTCAGGTTATGTAGTGGTACCTGGAACTGATAGTTATTCTTATAGTATTTCAAATAGTGTGGGTCATGGTACTGCTATTATAAATACCACATATCAAATTAGTAAATTAAATAAGATTATTTGTAAATTTAGAGTTAGAGCAGAAAAATCAGTGGGGAATAATTCTTTAAGTACACTAGCTCAAGCTAGTAATTTCATAGGTTTAATTAACGAATGAGGGAGGATTATTTATGAGACCAAAGAACCTGTTAATTTATTATGGGTGGCTTAACGCTTATAATAGCGCAGAAAATCAATGGCAAAATGAGAACGTGGCGATTGACCTTTGTAAATATAATGTACTCGTTTTTGGAGATGGGATTCAGGATCCAAGTCACGGGGATTTTGCAAATACTCAAGCAATACTCGCTCGAATCAGGGAATTAAACCCAGCTTCATTGATTTTCGGTTATGTGACTGTAAACCAATCTATAACAGATTTTACTACAAAAGTAGTATTATGGAATGATCTTGAAGTTGACGGCATCTTTATGGATGAAGCAGGCTATGATTATGGGAAAAATCGTGCTGAGTTAAATAGTCGTATTGATGTTGTCCATAGTCAAGAGACAGCAAATACATGCTTTTTAAATGCTTGGAATATTGATCATATTCTTGGTATAGAAGAAGATTCAAATTTTCCTAATGCCACTTTTAATCCAGGTTTAGTAGATTCTAATGCTTATGAAGATGATTGGTATTTATTAGAAAGTTTTGCCGTTAATACTTCAGCTTATGGTACAAATGATGGGTATGCTAATGGAAGTGAATGGGTTGTTCGTGGAAATAAAGCTATAGAAAAACGAAAAGAATATGGTATAAAGTTAGCCTCAACTGGAATTATTAATGATGATAATCCTGAAGGTCAGAGTTTATTTGATTTTTGTTATAGGTCTGCATTGGCTTTTAGTTTAAATGCCAATGGTACTTCGGATGCTTTTTATGGAGCTAGTTCTGCAGCTACTAAATATTGGGATCGTCCTAAACCTTATCATTTCACCAAAGAGGAAGAATTTTCTGTAGTGGAAGATCAGAAGACAGCTAATGCTTATATTAGATTTTTTCCATTCATGAAAGTAACTCTTAATTTCGGAACCAATAGTTCATCTATATTAAGATGGTAAGTTAATAATCTTTTGATACGAAAGCTATATATAGATAGTAATAAAATCCAAATAACAAATACAGATAGGAGATAGTATGAATCAGGTTGATATTGAAAGAGAACGTCTTGCTTTTGATGAAAAAGTAGCACTTGCTGAATTAGAGGAAGCGAAAGCAAATCAGAGAGTGAAAGAAATTAAATATCAAAAAGCTCGTTTTTGTTTAGAAATTTTCGTAGCGAATGCTCGGGAAGAAACTCAAAAAACACAAGGATAGAATTTTATGCCAGGAGAATTAAAAGATCCTGAACAATCTATACCTTTTCACTATGACCCTAAATATGATCAAGTCCCTGGTGCTAATCAGCCAGGGGCTAGAAATACTGATGGGTATATAGAATCTATTATTATGGAGAATTTAGGGATAAGAGTCAGTCCTGAGAAGATGGAAATGATCATAGAAAAATTGGACGACAAAGGATTCTTTCATAGAAATCCGGGTAGTCAGGAGTTCAGGGATGAAGTGGTCAAACTAACTAAACGCTTTGTAATGGCGGGAAGGGTCGCTAGAAAATGCCTGATTTTAATAAATTGATAACTGAAATTGATGATGATAGTAAAGACATAAAGATAAAATTAGGAAATTTATTTGAAAAATATGAAAATCTTTATCGGGAAGGGAATAGACAGTTTAGAACAGAGAGAATAGCTTCTGCTGGGTCAATGGATGGTCTGGAAGAATTTCGTCGTTTGATGCTTATTGTAAAAAGAAATAAGGATGTAGTGGCCTCGCTAATGCGGGGTATAGCTAATTTTAGGTCTATTTCAAATTTTAAGTTTGTAGAAGAGGAAGTAGAAATTTCAAAACCGAAACCAAAGAAAACAAAGAAAGCTACTCCTGAAAAAGTGATCATACCTATACCAATAGTAGCGGAGGAATTTAATGGCGAATAAACGAATAAGAGTTGTAACAGCGCAAGATAATGTACCGAAACGGGCAACTCGAAGAAAAGTAGTCAGCAGGGATACTAATCCTAAGGTGACAAATCTTACAGATAATGAAAAAAGAGCCAGACGGATTGCTACAACAACATCTATGGGATTCGGTCTTCGTTCTGCAAGTGATATTGTAAATAGCAGTGAAGCAAACTTTTACTCCCCCCAATTAAGTACTGATTTTCTTGAGAAGCCACAGAATCTACGTGAACGTAGAGCCTTTTATAGATTCTTTTATAATACGAATGAAATTATCGGACAATCTATTGATATTCATTCCACATTACCTCTTTCGAAATTGCGTCTCGTTCCTCCAAAAGGGAGAAATAAACATCAGAACAATTACGTTTTTAAGTTTTTCCAAAAGATGTGTGATGAAATGAAGCTCTTTAAAACACTTATTGAGATAACTCATGAATACTTTCTTTTTGGTAATTGCTTGGCTAAGTATGCCGAGGTAAAGACTCCCTTTGGGTATAAGGAAGCGAAAGAGATAGAAGTAGGTGACTTCTTATTGACAGATAAAGGGCGCTATAGGAAAGTCTTGAAGAAATGTGTAAGACCTTCTGAAAATGTTCTCAAAGTTAAATGTTGGAAAGATTTTAGGGAATTACCTGTTTCTGAAGAACATCCTATAGAAATATTAAAAGATGATGGCTTTGTTTTTGCCCAAGCTGAGGAATTGTCCTTAAACGACTATATCCGAGTTACTTGGCCTACTGAAATATCTGATAAAGAATATGTTCCTTTTGAATTTACAGATAAATATACAAAAGTGGAAAATGGCTATGAGTTAAAATTTGAAGTACTGCGTACCAGAAATCCTCATGCTTTCCGTGCTCGAAAAGAATTATTATCATGGCTAAGTTCTTTATCTAAACCAGTAATAAGGACAAGAAAACAGTTGTCCGAAGATTTTGATGTTCCTCTTTCCACATTGAATAATGTGATTTATAAACTTGGGAAAGAACTTGATGTAAAATTTCATGAAAGAATAGGTGCTTCAGGTTTTCAAAAAGGTTCTCAAGTAAAATGGTTTCCTATTGAGGACATAGAAGTCACGGATTCCTATAGTATTCATAAAACCCTATTTTTAGATGCTATTGATGGAATTGATATCAATAATGATTTTGCGTATCTTGCAGGATATTGGTTGGGAGATGGCACTTTGGCTCGTGATTCGCAAAGAGGGACATGGGGTCGTGGTTTGTGGCAAATTTCAGTAGACCAGGAATTTGAAGGTTTAAATCGGATACGAAGTATTTTACATAATTTTTTTGGTTCTGGTAATGTGATAGAATGGAATTCGGGTAATCTACTTTATTTAAAAGTTATCTCAAATCCTGCTTTTTTAGAATGGTGGGCTGAAAATTTTGGTGAAACTTCTTTCGGTAGAAATTATAAAAGAATTCCTGAATGGTTTATAAAACTTCCTATGGAAAAACTTCAAAATTTTCTGGCAGGTTTGATAGATTCAGATGGTTGTATTAGTGTGAGTGGTGAAAATCAGAAATGTATAACGAATATCTCAATGGCGTCTCGAAATATAATGGATTCTGTAAGAGACATAACTTTAAAATGTGGTGTTGTAGTGAATTACAACGAAGGAACTGAAAGAGAAGTTACTTTACCACAGGGAGACAAATGTTTCTCAAAAAAAATGTATACTGTAACAGCCTCAGATGAAGAATCCTGTAAAATTTTAACTCAATATGCCACAAAAAGTATACCTGTAGATGCCCAATTCTCAGAAATGGGAAGATATTGGATAAGAACTGATTCAGGTTTAGCCTTCAAAATTAAGTCTATAAAAACAGAAGAATATAATGATTTAGTATACAATTTTGAAGTAGAAGAAGACCATACCTATCAAGTAGCTGGTTTTAGTACTCATAATTGCTTTATTTTTGCTGAAGAAGATGATTGGAAGGAAGGTATAACTACCGAAAACATAGGACAGAAAAAAGAAGAGGCCAAACAACGTTCCCAGCTCCTTAAAGATAAATTTGATATTAAGGATAAGAATCCTCTTTATAAAGGATGGAAAAAGCTTCTTATACTTCCTCCTGACCAGGTTAGGGTTCGTAAACTTCCTCTTACTGATGAGGTAGCAATTGAATATATGCCTGATCCGGAAACTCGAAAATTTCTGACTTCTGATATACCAATTGATCCTACAGATCCTACAAGAAGGTTAGACTATTCTATTTCTAATGAATTGCGGGAAAAAGTACGTCAAAGTGGGGTTATACCTTTGGATACCGATCCTTATACAGGTTCACATGTTTTTCATCTGGCAAGAAAGAAATCACAATATGAGCCTCTTGGTGTATCTATCGTTGAGCGTTGCATAAATACTCTTGTTTTAATGGATAAATTGAGACAGGCTCAGACATCGATTGCATCGCGTCACATGACTCCTATGCGTGTTGTATGGGCTGAGGACTTAAATTCGGATGATGTCGATAATTTACGTGAGCAGGTTGATCTTGCTTTAGTAGATCCTGATTTCAGTATTATTGCCAATTATGAAATTCACTGGGAAGAAATGGGATCGAATGGCCGTTTATTAGATGTAGAAGCGGAAATGGAAAGCTCATTAAATAGATTATTTGCCGGATTAGGTGTGACTCGGGAAATGTTAACTGGTGAAGGTACTTATACAGGGAGTAGAGTTTCATTAGAAATAATGAATACTATGTATCTTCTTTTCCGTGAAGTGCTCCAGGATTATATAGAAAATACATTGTTTAAGCCTATAGCTAAAAAGAAGGGTTTTATAGAATATGATGAATATGGTAATGAGACACTTCTTTATCCGAAAATCAGTTTTACCCGATTGGCTATTAGAGATAATGAGCAATATTTTGACGCAGCCTTTCAGTTATATCAGAAGGGTTCAATTTCCATCGATCTTATTTTGGATATTCTTAATATTGATCCTGATGCGACCAGGGAAAAGATTGAACAAGATCTGTTTACTGTTAATGATAGTCTTTTCAATGAAATGATGAGAAACCTTTATACAAATGTGGCTGCCCCACTTGTAGAGGAAACTAATGTTACTGAGAAATTGGCTAAATATCTTCATTTAGAAAAGACTGAAAAACCTGAGGCCACAGAAGGTGAATCTCGATTTAGTTCTGTTAATGGAAAGGATTACAGGAAAAAGCTTTCAAAAGTCATGAAATACTTTATTGATAATCCTGAAAAATTAAATTCCATTTTTGCAAAGAATGGACAGTTAAAACCTAAACAAGCGAGAAATAATCAATGCGTTGTCGCTCAATCCCGGAATTAATCCGTTTAATTGCTAAAGAGATGGATAATGAGGGTGAGGTTGTTAAGAAGTTTAAGGCCAAACCAAAAAATAAACCTCCTCGTCGAAAGCCTTCTATTCAGAATGAAAGTAGTAAATCTGATTATATGAAGAATTATATGGAAGAGTATCGGGGAGATGGTAAGGATTATCAAAAGAAGCCTGAATTGATAAAAGAACTTCGAAAGAAGCAAAGAGAACGTTTAAAGGGTAAAAAATTGCTAAAAGCTTCTGGTAATGTTGGCATAGGATCTAATACTCCTGTACGTGAATTATATATAACAGAGTCTTCTGATATTCTATTTATAGATTAATAATCTTTTGATATTTATTTGATTCTTCCAAGTTTAGAGAGAAGGAATAAAGGTATGTCGAAGAAAAAAGGTTTAGGACAACATGTTGAGAAATCTCTTACTGTGATGGATGATCTAGCAAAGGGTTTAAAAGATTTTGCTCATATGCCTTTGAAAAAAGGTTTAGTTTCAAACGATACCTATGACGATGATATAGGGAAATTAATTAATAGTGCTAAGGAAGAGGCTTTTGCCCTTATTAATAAAATCGATGATTTAAAGCATAAAGTAAAGGGTATGAAGAAAAAGCACAATAGCCGTTTTGCTAGAAATGTTGTAGCTCGTTTTCTTGAGTCTAAGACTGAGATGGAAGAGTGGGTAAAAACGGTTAAAGAAGAAAAAGTTAGTGAAGATCCTGAAAAATGGGTAAAAACAGTCAAAGAGAAAAAGGTTCAGAAATAAGATTAATAATCTTCTAATAATGCTTTAAAAGGCAACAATAATAAATAAAGGTATTTAGCGATGAATATTATTTTATTAGTCCCCAAAGTGGTACAAAATTATATAGGTCAATTTCCAGAAGTTAGACATAATGCATATAATTATTTCAATTATGATAACAGAATCATAGATGAAAGAGTTAATCGTCATGATCAAAAGCCCCCTTATAAAGGGCCAGATGATTTTTCTAATCCGGATTATGACGCTTTGATTACATATGCTAAAACTATAATAAATCCTATTCTAGCTAAATATAGTATGAAAGTGGCTCATGAGGATGCTCTTCATACAGCAATTCGTGATTTCAATAACGGTTTATTCGATGGTAAAGTTAATGCCTCTAAATTTGAAGTATTGTTGAAAGGGATGGCTTTACCTGCAGTGCCAATGCAACCTCCTTGTCCGTGTGGGGTTATGGCCAAGAAAGAAGATAAAAAAGAAAAACCTACTGAAATTAAACCTCATGTTTTAAAACAGTTAGGTTTAAGTCCTAAAGATATTCCAATGAGACAAGTTGTTAAAAAAGTGGTGCAAAGAGGTAAGGCACCCCTTGTTGTTCGTGAAAAAGGTAAGCATATAATTAAGAAATAAATTTACAAAAAAATACTAAGGAGGATTGTAATGGCTCTTAAGAATGCGAAAGAATATACTGAAAGATTAGACAAAATCGCTGATAAAATTGAAAAGATTTCTCCAGAACTTGCTCTCTGCATAGATAAAATCTCAGATGTTATTGAGGGCAAAAAAGATGCTTCTACTCTTAAGTTTGATCCAGATGAAGCAAAATACATGGCTAATCGTTTTAACTTTGATGTACGTCAACGTGAAGCTGATGAACCTTACATGGATAATTTCAACAAGAGTGATTTCGAACAAGTAATGGATGAAAAGAAAAATCCAGAGCCAATCCGTACTGCAAGCGTTCCTTATCAAAAAGTACAAGAAGAAAAATAATTTTTGTTCTCTTTTGATTTAAGGAGGTAATTAATGCCTGCATTATATCCATCAGCGGTGGCACCTGAGGCTTTTAAACCAGGTGAATGCGTTAGAAGGTTTGTAACGGAATGGAATGTTACTCCCTATTTGGGTGTTGTGTCACATATTGTTCCGGCAACTAGTAAAGTATGGGTTCAATGGCCTTTTGGGTCTCAACCTGAAGATCCTGAATTTCTTGTTAAAGTAAATCCTGATGTTGCAGGAATGCCTACAGCTTTTATTGATCGAGGTTATAACTCTTATGAGAAGACTTTGTCGGAAAAGGCTTATGGAGCTATTCCTAAAAGAATAATACCTAGTCGTGACTGTGTTAAACCTATAGTTGTTACTGCTCGGGATAAAATGGCCATACGTATTGCTCATACATTTGCTACTCGGACGATAGGGAGTCTTGTTGATGACATTGAAGGTTGTTTAAAAGATGGTATGACAGATGTACAGACCTATAATAAAATCTTTAATAAATATGGGACTATATGTTCTGATTATATCATAAAATCTTCAATTAAAAAGATTTATCAATCGTAAGGAGATATCAATGATACATAAATGGACTACTAAGTTCGGGCCAGTAGTTTTAATTACTCCCGAATCAGAAGGTAGAAGGAGACCTACAGTAGGAATTTTTTCAAAAGGTTATGAGGGTTACGCTGTAGGTAATAAAGCAAATGTGCTTAAGACTCTTATAGAGACTAAAGCTCATTTTACTCAGGAGAAAGATGAAAAACCCGATGTTTCAGATAAAGTAAAAAGCCCTATTAAAAAGTTTTCATTTGCAAATGTGATTCGTGTTTATGCGAAAAAATTAGAGGAGAAGAATAATGTTTCTTCATAAATATAAGGATGAATCAGGGACTTTTTATGGTTTGACGGGTTCGAGTAATTCTAATAATGTGAAGCTATTAGCAGATTCTGTAGGAAAGAATGTTATCCCGGCTGACCGGGTTAAGAATGCTCTTGCCCTTATAGAAGCTGCCTTTAGGGAGAAGCCTGAGGAAAAGAAACCAGAACCTGAGAAAAAGAAACCCGAGAAAGAAGAGAAGTCTGAAAAAAAGGAAAAAACAGCTATTTCGGATGTAATCCGTAAATACGGGCTGACGCTAAATTCACTAGATAAGGAATAATTATATGGCAATGCTAAAATACGGCTCGGCTGTTATAATCGATTCTGAAGTAAGCACTGATCAGTGGTCTAAGAGTGTTTGTTGCGGTAATAAAGGTAAACATTCTTGTGGTGAAGGTAAATGCCGGGTCAAGATTGCTAAAAATGTATTTGCTAAATATACTCCTGAGAAATACTTATTGAGCCATTGTACGATTATAGCTGCAGTTGATACTGAATTAGCTAATCCTTCTGATCCTAAAAGTGATTATTATATCCATCCTAATTTTTCCAAATATGTAAATAATAATGGTGATGCATGGTCAAAGCAGATGCTTGCTTCATGTTACCGTTCTTTTATAGGTTCCCATAATTACTTGGAACATGTACAAATACCCGAACTCAGTAAGGGGAGGGTAATTGATGCTATTCTGAGAGAAGTCCCTATAGGACGAGATAAACAGGGTAAAGAGTTAACAACCTATTATGTTGATATTCTTGTTGCTACTGAGAGAAAGCATAAACAGTTAATAGCTGATATTCAATCAAAGAAGCTTAATTCTCTTAGTATGGGATGTAAAATAGCTTATAGCATATGTACTAAATGTGGTAAAAAGGCAGTAGATGAAACAGAGGCTTGTCAGCATATTCGTTTTGAAAAGAACAATATGTTTTATGATAATAATGGTGTTCAACGTAAGGTAGCTGAATTGTGTGGCCATTATTCTGAGCCTGAGAGTGTTACTTTCATCGATGCTTCATGGGTAAAAAATCCTGCATTTACTGGTGCTGTAATTCGAAATATCGTTAATCCACCAGAAAACATCTTGGCTAAAATTGAGGAAGCTAGTAAAAAAGAAAGTTATCTGATTCAAGAAGATGATTTTCTTAAGGCTGCTCATAAAATAGCCCAGGATCCTCCAGCAGAAGAAGAACCTCCTGCAGAGGAAGAGACTGCTCCTGATACTGAGGCACCAGAAGCTCCTCCTGAAGAAGCTACTCCAGCCGATGAAGGTGGTGCTGTTGAAGAGCCTCCTGCCGAGTTACCTGAGGTAGATCAGAATAATGTCAAGACTTGGAAAAATGAGGTAAAGAAAAAGGTCCTTCAAGAATTGGGTGATGAATTAGTTGAAGAGATGACAAAAGAAGATGATATGGGACCTCGTGAATTAGAAACTTTGGATGATAGTTTAATTCAACCAACCGCATCTCAAGCATTAAAGCGTATGTGGGTATTAAAGGAAGGTTGGAATAAATTCCTGAAGGAAACGACAAATGGTTTAAGTAAAGATAATCATGATCGGTTAAAATTCGGTGCTTTCATAATGTTGAATAGCAATGATCCTAAAGTTTTATCTCATTATGGTTATAACCGTAGGGATTTTTTAGCAGTGATGTCTTACATAGATCAATTTTTTAAGAATCGTTTACCAGTAAGAGTGAAGAAAGCAGTAGCTAAGCTCAATGGTACGAAGGATTTATCATTAAAAGATACTGTACATTCTTTACAAAAGCTTTCGGGAAAAAGGCTTGCTGAAAAAGAAATTAAGAAGTCTTTAGTGTGGTTAAAATTAATGGATTTGTACAAAGAATAAGTGAAAAAAAGTTAAGTACAATAGTTTCAATTATTAATAATCTTTTAATATTGGTATGATGGACAACAAAAAAGATTAAAAATAAAAGATAAATATTCATAGGAGGTTAAACATGGCGAGAGAAAGATTGAGCTGGGATAAGAAGAAGGAAGCCGAACAAAAGAAACAGGCTGATCCTTACACAATGAATCAAGATCATACTAATCCACCAGCTTCGAAATACGATATTGGTGGTCCTTCTGAATTTGCAGAAGATCCAGATATGAAAACTCCATGGAAAAATGAGGGTCGTGTTGAGACTGGTCATCCTGCTCCAGCTCGTGAAGCAGTTAAAGCTGCTCGTCAGTTGGAAGACAAAGCTCTCAAATGCATTACCATTGCTCAGAGAATACTTCCAGGAGCCTCTGATAACATTATCGAAGATCAAGCGACTGATTTTATGCATTTACCTGACAAATGCATCCTCGCTACTCTTCAACGTCAAGCTGAATTAGCAGAAAAGCTTGCTAAAGATGATGAGAAGGACGAGGAAAAAATGGAAGAAGAAAAGGAAGCTAAAGAAGAAAAAGTAGTTGAAGAAAAGCCTGCTGAAAAAGAAGCAGCTAAAGAAAAAGAAGAACCGGAAGAAGAGGAAGAAAAGGAAGCTAAAGAAGAAAAAGTAGCTGAAGAAAAGCCTGCTGAAAAAGAAGCAGCTAAAGAAAAAGAAGAGCCGGAAGAAGAAGAGGAAGAAAAGGAAGCTAAAGAAGAGCCAAAAAAAGAAGCTACCGCAGAAATGGATATTGAATTAGGTGGTGATAATAGTGTGGATCTTCTCGATTCAGTATTTGCTGCTGAAGAAAAACAAGGTGCAAAAAAACTTAGTGGGATAGTGAAACAGGCTTCATCAGAAGGTGAATTGGGTAGTCTCTGGACTTCTCCACCTGATGTGTCTGAAGCTTTCAAATAAAGAAGATATTCGCAATTAACAGAATTTACTAACTTAGGAGGTTAAGATTTATGGCTAGTTCAAATCTCCCGCTCCCTAATGCGCATTGTAATGTTCTGTATCGTCAGACTTTCAATACTTACGGTACAATCGTTGCTGCTGGATTAACTCAGAATAACCGCGTAGGGAACGCACAGAAAGCGAACAATACTCGCCTGAATGCAAATACCAATTTAGGTATTCTCGCAGGTAGTGTTGTTGCTGTAGCTGGAAGTGGTACAATTGGGCCGTGCGCCGGTGACGCTTCTGCAAATGACCTTGCAGTAGGTATTGCAGTAAATGATGCTGTCGGTAACGCCTATGAGTCAAGTTCCGCTGTAGCATCGAACAGAGTAGTTTATGCCCATGGAACCGGTACAGTCTTTAATACCGATATCTATGAGACAAAAGCAACGGACGGCACCGCTGCTGTTACCTATACTGCAGGTGACAGATTGTATTCATCCCAGAATGGGTTGCTTACAAATTCAAGTGGTATGGCCTTAGTTCCTAGTGCCTATCATACTATGATTGGCATTGTTTTAGAAGTTCCAACTGCTTCTAATCCATATATGACCGTTCAAATGAGAATATAAGGGAGGTGAGTCTCAATGGCTGAAATTAGCAATCAAGTAAAACAAGAAATTATTGCTGAGTATATTAAAACTGCCGGTGGACGTGCGAAACTCGCTGCGTCAATGACTCAGCCTTTACGTCTTAGGAGAGACTACACCAGTGTAGGTCGTAAGACTTTCTTGGTAGAACAGCTCCCTGACGGTGCATTACCAATTTATGACAAAGATCCTAATGTCACAGCATATGTGATTGGTGAAGAAGGTGCCAACATTTTGGCTATCACCAAACCTCGCCGTGTCATTTTTCCTTTGTTTGAAATTGCATCCAATCCGGAAATTCCGTTAACTCAAATCAAAGAACGTCGTTTCGATCTCATCGAACGTGCTCAAGACCTTGCTAAATCAGAAATTCAGGCTGAAGAAGACACACGTGTTTTTGAAGTTCTGGATGCTGTAGCAACAAATGGTTTTGATAACATCGGTGCAACGAATGCAGATATCCCTGCAACTGCTCCTCTTACACCTTCAGACCTCGCTGATGCTTTTGCACTAGTAGAGCGCCATGATCTGCGTGTAGCAAGAGTATTTGCCAATGCACTGGATTACAGTGACATTCGTAAGTGGGGACGTGATGTTCTTGATATCGAGAGTCAGGCAACATTACTTAAAACTGGTCTTATGGCAACCGTTTGGGGAGCCCAGATCATAGTTTCAAGAAAAGTTCCTGTAGGATACATCTATGTATGTGCAGAACCTGAATTCTTTGGCCGGATACCTGTCCGTACAGAGCTTACAGTTCTCTCTGCTGATGATCCACGTAACCGTACAATCGGATTTTCATGTTTTGAAAATCTTGGTATTGGTTGCCACAATCCTCTCGGCTTGGATCGTGTCGTACTTTCTCGATAAGAATTGATACTTATTGATAAAAAGGGCTATTAGAGGGACAGTCCCCACTAATGGCCCTTTCTTTTTTTATGAATTAAAGGGAGTAAAAAATGAAAAGTCTATCATCGTTTTTAAAAAAGATAGCTTATCGTATAGCTACTGAATTCCCTGATACTTCAGAATTACGCGAGAATGAACCTGATTGGTCTGAGCTAAATAAAGAGTCTCTTCCATGGCAGGCATTTGCTAATTATAAGTCCATGGATAAAGAGAAAAAATCTACCTGGAAATATCCTCATCATTTTATAGCTGGAGGTAAAAAAGAGGATGGGATTTTTACATCAGGTACGATGTATCTTCATAAAGGTGGTTTAAACGCTGCCTGGGCTGCTGCTCAAGGTGCTCGGTCAGGAAAAAAAGCTACTCCAGAAATTATCACTCATTTAGAAAGACATCGTAAAGCTATAAAAGAATAAGCTAAAAAAATTTGTAATTATTCTTCATTTAAAACGTTTTGATTTAAAAGAAGTTATCATATTTTATGGTAACTTTTTTTCATTTGTTTAAAAAATTTTGCTGTTCGTTTCCCTTCTAAACCTTGTATTAATATGTATGGGAAAGAAATGCAAAGATAAGCACTGTTTTAATGATGCTGAAATAAAAGGTTATTGTGTAAGGCATTATTTTAGCCTACCTAGATGTGAGTATCCTGGGTGTCCGAATATTACTCTTGTTAAAAACGGCCTCTGTAAAAAACACTCTGAATTAGATCCAAAAGACATACCTAATTATAAACCGAAAAGAAGACAGGAATCGGTTAAAAGGGAAATTAAGTTTCCTAAAAATTGGAATCATTTTTCTTTGGAACAGAAAAAAATCCTTCTTAATAAGGAAACGAAGTCTAAATTAATAATATATATCTTAAAAAAGGATCAAAGTTTTGATGTAAAGAATGCTTGTAAAAGGAGGCTTCTGGAATTAGGGTGTGAAATACCAAAAGATTTAACGTATAAATGTAAAGTCCCTGGTTGTGATAATGGTCCAAGTTCGTTAAATCATTATACTAGTGGATTTTGCCAAACTCATTATCAGCAATATCTAAAAGGAATAATAGATAAAGACGGTAAATCAATCAGGGATTTGGTAGATGTAGGGAAACACAATGCTAATATATCTCCTGAAAGGGCTATATTATCTAAATATAATACTTTAATTAAAGGCATACACCATATCAGGAAAGAATTGCGAAATCTGAGAGATATGTCCTTTGACATGGATTATAAATTTAATTTCTTTCCGCAATTAGGGTTTGTTGAAGACAGTTTAAAATTTATTTATAGTCCCCATTTTATTCTGAAGAATACATCGTTTTTGAAAAACACTACATTAAAGGAGATCTTGGGAGAGAAAGAAGAACACGCACAGGTGATGTTGAAATTAGATGGCAATGAATATAAGGGGGAATTGATTCAGGGAGATGAATCAAAAATATTCATTACTGATAAAATAGATAAGAAAGGTTCAGTAGTTCTTTTTTTGAGAGGTATAGAAGATTTTACAGAATATCCTTTTGAATGCAAAGCTTATGATAAGGAAACTAACATAGTACAGAATATACGAATAGAGGAAATTCGTGAAGATAAGTAGGTTTTATGATTATAACGACTCTTTCTTGTGCCATTATTTTAATCGCAATATTTTTATTGATATTGTCTTTATTATCTGATTGTGAGCCTTTTGGGATAAGTCGAGATCTAATAGTCACTCTTTTTCAGATATTAAATGCTATTTTAGCTGGAGCTATAATCATTTATCATAATTGGGGTTAATTTATTACCACTTATTGTAATTTCTGCCATATGAATTATTTCTATGGTTTTGATTGCTTCCATTCCTATCATCTTTTTCGGCTTTTCTTTTTTTCCTACAATCTGGACATCTTACTGGATCGCTGAAACCTTTTTGATTAAAGAAATCCTGTTCACCGGCTGTGAAAGTAAAATTATTACCACAATCTCTGCAAGCTATCTGTCTGTCAGACATATTTTCTCCTTTGGTTATTCCTCTAATTTTTCTACAATCGATTTCAATTTATTAATATGTTCTTGTTCTTCTTGTATTTTTTCTTCCCATAGATCAGAATCTTTAAGTGAGGTAATAGTCCGGTCTATAAGATTTACGAGAACACTCGGTTCTAATGCATCCAGTTCCCAGCTTTCTTCTCCAAATTTTATAATATATGATTGATATCGGGAATCAGTAGTTTTGGCAGGATTGGGAGGAGGGCTAAATTCCTCTATTTGATTAAAGTTCAGAGCGATACGTTTTACTTCCATTCCACCCATAAATAATTCTAATCGATCAGTTATGTCCCTAGTCATATCGATCCCAGATGGATCATGATCGCCTAGATGGATGACAATAGGTATCTGTGATTTACCTTTAAATTTCATTGCATGTCTTCTGAATCTGCGACCTGCTGACCACATTTCACTTTGAGAAGTATAACCTCTACATGAAAAATATGGCACATCATGTTGATTACATATCCTGTCTATAACTCCGACAAGAGCATCTTTTTCTATCCAGACTTCGGGACGATATATTTGGTTTTCCCATTTATCGATTTCATATTGTTCAATACAAGTTTCGATAATTTGAGCTGGGCTGTCCCAATGAGATAACTGTTGTAATTCTCTTGTTCTATCTTCAAGTCTATCCCAATCTACTAATCCAGCAAGTCGAGCATCATTGATAATAGATCCCAATCTTTTATACTCTGATTGTTTATTAGCAATAAGATCTCGGGAGACAAACTGGTAGTATAATTGACGAAGAGTAAGTTTAAATCCTTGCCCTCTATATTCTTCGATGATATTATTAGCTTGATCTATTATAGTTAAGCTAGAACTTGCGAAATTTTTCTTGATATATGCTATTTTCATTGGGAGATAATATTTATTGTAGTTGGGTATTGGTTTTTTACTATGAATTCTGCTTCTGCTTCATTTAAAGCTTCTACTGAAACAGTTTTATTATGAATGATACTTTTTTTATTATAATAAAATTCAATATTCATTTGAAATTTTCGTTTCTTTGGTGGGGTAAAATCCTGTTGTATATCTATAAAAAAATTTTGTGGGCCTAAAATAGAAGGACCTATAAGTTTTTCAGTAGTTTCCTTTTTTATACTAATTATTTCTTTTGGAGAAAATTGGTCTTTTATTTTTTTAATAGCGTCTTCGATATCTTCAGCAAAAATATTAATTGTTGTTGGGGTTTCGAATTCTTTTGTTTCTCCTAATATTTTATTCTGATAAAAGAGTATCATTTGAACTTCAAATCGTTGATGAGTTTTATACGGCTTATTAAAGTTTTCGATTATTCTTTTTTCAAGTGAAGCATAATCAAATTCAAATGTATTAGGACCATAATCCATTCGGCAATGGTTAGGCCATAGAGGTTGTGATTCTGGAGAATGGTGTTCAGTATATGGATTGGAGCTTTTTGGTTCACCTTTAAGTTCTGGTCTATAAAAATCTGTCCAGTCTGTCAATTGCCCAGTTTTAATAAGAAGTTTTAAATATGCTGGATCTATTCTTTTGTATTTATGATCTTCCATAATTTTCCTTAAAAAAGATGTTTGAATTATAACTAAAATATAATTCAAACATCAACAAATTTTATGTAGAAATAAATTGTATGGGGAGAATCCCACAATATCTAAGTATACTAAAAAGTTTAGACAAAGACAAAGAAAAAAACTAATTTGAAGAAATAAAATACTATATTAAGTAAGAAATATACCAAAATAGCCCAAAATATACCAAAAGTTTTTGCTTATTTCATCTAAGTCTAATTTTTTGAAGTATTTGGAATAAAAATAATATAATTTATGATTTATTATGGTTTTTCTTATTAAGTAGATCGTGTATCTAATTTTGAAAGGAGTTGCCTATGGCAGAAGAACAAAAGAGCTATAAAGATGTTTATCCTGAGATTGACCCTCTCATTAAAGCAGATCCTCTCCTTAATTGGGGAAGATTTAAAAAAGAGCATCCTGATTTATCTAATAAAATTACAAGATGGTCTTATCTTCGTCGAAGAAGCATAATTTTAGGTTACGGGGGTTATGGGAGTAAGATGAAAAATAAGAAAAAGAGTAAGAAAGGTGCCCGTAGAATGAAAAAGAAAGAAACTCCAAAGAAAGTTAAAGTAGTAAAGACTATCCAGAATTTAAAAGGTGTTACTGATGAGCAGATTGTCAAGTATGTTAGTGATACTCTTCCAACCTCGAAAAATAAAAGGGAATATGTCAAATTGGGTAAAATATTAGTAAAAAACCCAGGTATATCATATCCAGATTTAAAGAAAAAGAAGTTTGTAACAATGAGCAATCCGACTTATTACATATTCAGAAAAAACTTTATTAATCATTTCAGTGCTAATGGTAAAGTAGAGCCGGAAGTAGTTGAGACGAAACCTAAGAAAAAGAATGGCTATAAAAGAAAAGGGACTATTTATAGATCTATACTTATCGATAAAGAAGCTAGTGATGTTGAGGTAGCTCAAGCGAAAAAAATTATTGGAGCAATGAGAGAAGAAGAAAAAATGAATTATGAAGTAGAAGAATTAAAAACTGGTTATGAAATCAGAAAGTTTACTAAATAATTAAGGAGGTTAATGTATGACTAGAGGCTCACTTAAGAAAAAGTTGTCGGGAGAAAAATCTTGGCTTATTATTAATGATGGCTCAGATGGGGTGAAGGTGGTAAAGGAGTTTGGTATACAGAAACGGAAAGTAATTGAGTTTTCTTTAGTTTGTGTTTCAGAGGGTATTTATATCAAACATCCTCACTATGAGTTCCGATCTACTGTATCTCATTATTGCTCTACTCAGAAGGACATAAGATTGAGTCTAAATAAGACATTTCTTTCGTCAATTATAAAAACCCTAAGAAAGATAGGTTTGTGGGAAGCCATTGTAAACAAGGACTTTTTACAAGTCAATCGAGATAACTCAAAATCAAATAAAGGTGTCGTGAAAAGGGAATTAAGACGATTATTGGGGTAGTTTAGTGAAGAGGAAAGAATCAACAAAGACTTCAGAGTTTCTAGAAAATCTTTTGAAAAAGATGGCTTCTAGGAGACTCATTCGAATTCGTACAGAAAATAATAAATCCTTGAAGATTTCCTATAAAGGGTGCAGTGATCTTTTTAGTTCAAAATGGAATATAAAAATATACAATTCAGGGACAGTTGTATGTACTGATTTAGTACCTTTAAGAAAGTATGCTGTTGGGAAATTTAAGCTTCCTGATCCGTCTTTAAAATTGATAAAATGCGACGACAGCGGCTGGGGGTTTCCCTTATGCGGAATTTTGATAGGTCTTGAATTTAATAGAAAAATATATGTGGGTGAAATAGGTGTTGAGTATTTTAAGTCACCTTCATTTGAAAAGAAAGAGTATTTGAAAAAATATTCTGATGAGGGTATTAAAATACTTAATAAAAAAATAGGTGCTAATCCTAAAACCCATAGAATTGAAATATGTACTGGATATGTAAATGGAACTCTTCGAGATGATTTAAGAGAATTAGGATATGATGTACGAACAGTCGAAATAACGGGTCTACTCCAGAATAAGCTAGAGATATATTATAAAATGTACATAAAGAAGAAGACTGGAGTAGATCTCGCCTATGACCCTAAAGAAGTAACAAAAAAACAGCTAGTTTTTGAATACCACAAGGCCCTGGAATGGGGTCAGAAGTATGCACCTCATTTATTGAAATCTGGATGGCAGTCCATGAAAGATAAAGGTATTACTGGATAATACCACCCACCTAAAATATTTCCAAAAATTAATAATTTATTGATATTTTCTTTTCTGGAAAAAGCAGAAAGGAAAATATATGCGTGTATTAATATCTGATGTAATTCGAAAGACTGCTATAGATTTTAGTGTGTTACGAAAAATTCCCGGTTTTCTTAAAAATCCTATAGAAGCTGCTAAAAAATATATTGTAGATCTTATTTTAGAAGATCCTGAAAAGAATTTAATGCCTGTTTTAAATTTTAAACCTGGTGCAAGTGCCAAAACTGCTCTTGTACCTTATCCAAAAGGAACACCCAGACCTAAAAAGAAAAAGAAGATTATGGATACAAAGACAATCCTAGGTCTTACTGCAGTAGTAGCTTTGACGTTTTTGCTTCAAATATTTGGTCCAGGATTTGTAAAGGATATTGAAAAAGATGTCCAATCTAAAATAAATGATAAAAAAATTATCCAAACTATAAAGACTAATTATGCTGAGACACAAAAAGCAATAGAAGGAGAATTCTAATTCCCGCCTTTCTTATGGTTAAGTGTTTTCTAGTAAGGGAGTGAGTGTATGCACTCCCTTCGAAATGGATCTCAAAAATTATGAAAATTACGATAGCTTCCTGTATAAGAAAAACTGCACTGCAATCAAAAGCTGATCACTGGGCTTCTAAGATCAGAGACAATTATGATATGACCTGTGAGTTTGGTCCAAAAGTCTATGATGGTCATTTAATCCTTAGAGAAGTATACAATATATTAAAACCGGTTCCACCAGCCCTTATAAAAGATTGTGGTATTAAGAAGCTCCTGATTCGGGGAGACATGGGTCCGAATAAACCGTATTATCCGAATCACGGATATTTTGTAGGTGATCAAGTAGCATTAAATGCTGATATTTTCCACCATCCTGATTTACCCGATGATTTTTTTGATCATCGTGGGTATTTTCTAACTCGTCCTCAACAGACACTTTTACATGAAGTTTCTCATGCATTCGATTTTCATAACGGTGAATTATCTAGAAAAGAAAATTGGTTAAAATTGTCTGGATGGAGTGATAGTTTTAGACCCGGTCTTAAACGTCTCATTATTAGTGAGCCTGGTACTCCTCAAATAGTTGGAGATATGTATTATGATCCTAAAGCTGAAGGATTTACAAGATTTTATGCTCGTAGAAATAGTGAAGAAGATTGGGCTGATTCTAGTGCCTTTTATATAGGTGGGCTTAAGAATAAAGTGCCTATAAAAAAACATACCTATTTTGATAATATTTATAAAAAATATTATCCCTAACTTTTTAAACTATTATTTTAAATCAGAGATTATAGTATATTTCTAAGATTATACCATAAGATATTAAGTAATGATTCCAGAAAATAATTCTCTATTAGATTTGACAGGTGAAAAATTTGGAGACTGGAAAGTTATTTCTCGTGCTTCAAATATTAAAGGCCATACCAGATGGCTTTGTGTCTGTAATTGTGGTAAAAAAGTTCCTGTTTATACCTCAAGTTTAAGGTCAGGAAAATCAACTAGTTGTGGGCATAAGAAAAGAAATTTCATAGATTTATCAGGTAAAAGATTTGGTAAGTTATATGTAATTGGTGAGACAACAAAAAACCCTTATACCTATGCCTTAAGATATCGTTCCAAAAATAAAGGAAAATGTTGGGAATGTTTATGTGATTGTGGAAATAAATGTATTGTAACTTCTAGGAATTTGTTATCGGGTAATACTAAAAGTTGTGGTTGTTTAGGGATTTTTTCTGATCCCACTAAAGGTTCTAAAAAGGCTCTTTTTAGAAAATATAAAAGAAGTGCAAAAATAAGAGACCATTCTTTTAATATATCTTTTGATCAATTTTTAGTTATGATAGATCAAGAGTGCTTTTATTGTGGAAAAAGTCCTTCTCAAACTTTTAAAGGTAATAGAGAAGATTTTCTTTATAATGGTATTGATAGATTAGAGAGTAATAGAGGTTATGAAATAGGTAACATAGTTACTTGTTGTAAAGAATGTAATTATTTAAAATGGACAAAAAGTATTAACGATTTTTTAATATGGCTAAAAATGTGTTATAATCATTTAAATCTTGAGTTCACTGACTCCCTTTTAACTATCCAAATAAATTCAAATGAAGTGGATATTCAAAATAATGAAAAATATAATCTAAGAAAAGATGATCCTTGTTATTACTCTAAGAATACGTTTTATAATGTTTATAAAAATGTTTGTGGTAAGAAAAGAGGGTTAATTTTTGAATTGAGTTTTGAGGAATTCTTTTCTATTAGTCAAAGGAAATGTTTTTATTGTGGTATAGAACCTAATAAGCTCTTTAAAAAGGGTTCAAGTAAAGGATTCTTTTATAATGGTCTTGATAGGATAAATAATGACATGGGTTATATCAAAGATAATATTGTTACTTGTTGTTCAATTTGCAATGAATCTAAGATGAATTTAGATCAAAAAATTTTTATTAATAGAATCAAAAAATGCTATGGATATTTAAAGAAATATTATTTAAAAAAATTTTTTTGAATTTTTTGCTTAATACTTACCCTCCTTCGTGTCGTATAATAGATAGGGTTGATCCAATTTCAACATTTAGTTTAGGAATTTTATGAAACCAACAATTTCTCTTGTAATGGTAGTCTATAATGTCAGTAAGACACTTGATAGATGTCTTAAAGGTTTTAGTCAGTGTTCGGATGAAATAGTAGTTGTTATAGATAATAAAACAACGGATAATAGTGAAGAAATTGCTCGAAAATATACCGATAAAATTTATCATTTCGATTGGATAGATGACTTTTCTGCCGCGAGAAATTTCTCTTTTGATAAGTGCACATGTGATTTTATCCACTGGTGCGATGGTGATGATTACATTCTTCCTGAAGATATAAAAATGATAAATGATCTAGATCTTACTGATTGGGATATGGTTGTTATGGATTATGTCTATGCTCAGGATGAGTTTGGAAATGATAAATCGGTTGTCCCCAGAGAGAGAATTATAAGAAGATCTCTGGGATTGAAATGGGAGGGTGAAATACATGAGTGTATTTTACTTCAAGGAAGAGTAAAACATACCCATATCCGAACTTATCATGATAAACAGCATGGGACTTCTGAACGTAATCTTGCCATATTAGAAAGAATTACTGAGAAAAATCCTAGTTCAAGAAATCTCTATTATCTCGGTAAAGAATATTATGATATGGGTAGAATTGATGAGGCAATTAATTATCTTTTGAAATTTCTTGATTGTCCTGATGCCTTTTGGGAAAATGCTTATCAGGCTCATTGTAAATTGGCTATGGCTTATTTACAGAAAAAAGATGAGACTAGATTTAAAAAGCATATTTTTGAATCGATTAAGATGGAAGACCGTCAGGCAGAACCTATATATTTTCTCGCTTTATATTATATGAATAAAGGTCAATGGGATAGAGCTATTCAGTGGTTTGAAGTATGTGCTCATATGGAGCATCCTGCAGATCTTCTAGGTGCTCATTTACCAGAATATTATACATGGTTACCTAATTTAAATCTTTGTGTTTGTTATAATGCTATTGGTGAAATTGAGAAAGCATACGAATGTAATGAAAAAGTTTTGAAATACCGTTCAAAAGATCCTCGTGCTGTCAGTAATAGAGAAATTCTTAAAAATGCTTTAAACTCAAAAAAGAAGAAAGAAGATGGTCAAGGTAAAAAACTGAATCTCGGTTGTGGTGGTAAACCTGTAGAGGGTTTTGTCAGTGTTGATATATTTAAAAGTCCCAAAATTGATGAAGTTTTTGATATGGGTGATATTCCGTATAAAGATAATACTATAGGAGCTATTTATAGTGAGCATGCTTTAGAACATGTTTCTTTTGAACGAGTAGAAGAAGTTCTTAAAGAATGGTTTCGAGTTTTACAACCAGGGGGAGAACTTTTCCTTTATATGCCTGATTTTGAAAATTGTTGTAAAAGTTATATAAATGCTCCGATTGACCATCCTCATTTTATGAATACTAAAGCTTGGTTTAAATATACTGTCTATGGAATTCAAAAGAGTCAGGGCGGGGAACCAGATGAAGCCCAGTTCCATCTTAGTGGCTTTTCAAAAGAGGAGATAAAAATAGTATTAGAACGGAATGGTTTTGTTATTGATAAAGTAGAAAATTATGGTGGGGAAGGTCAGAAGCCTGATTATGGAACTCCTTCTATGGAAATCCATGCCCGAAAGCCTGAAGTAAAAAAGGAAATAATACCTGTCAAGAAAGAGTCTGTGAAAGTGGTAGAGAAACCGAAACCTGTGAAAAAGGATTCGGGTATAAAGGTAGCCTGGATCGGGACTGAGAATTGGGTAGCTGCTCAGACAAGAATCAGAATATTAAATGTGCATCAATGGTTAAATGACCATGGTATAGAATCGGTGGTAACAAATAACTGCAAGGATGTAATCACGCAAGATTTTGATGTAGCCATTGTCGGAAAGAGATTTGATGAAGAAATTTATAATGGTGTCAAGGAATTGAAGAAGTCCAATAAAATAGTCTATTGCGATTTATGTGAGGATGTTGTTAATTGGGCCTGGGTAAATGAGATAATGGTTGAATGTGATAAAGTTATCTGTTGTTCTAATACTCTTGCTGAGAGGGTGAAGCCAGTGAATCCTAATGTTGTAGTTATTGAAGATGCCTACGAGATGGTATAAGGAGTACAAATGGAAGTTAGGAAATTTGAAAATGTCCGAGAACTAATAGATAGTATGAATTCGGTCGGAAAAAGAATTTGGATTGGGGCTGATGATCCTAAAAATTTGACCTTAAGAGTAGTAGACGAAAATTTAGACTATGCTTTTGAGATAGGTATGTCTGATATGAAAGATACAGCACATTTATTAAATGCTCAAGAAATCGAAGTTTTCCGAAATAGCAAAGACCACTGGAGATTGGTGAAGGATGTCAAGATCACTGAGCATCAGAAATATCTAATTAGTCATTCTTATTTCAATGGTATGGCGGATTATTTGAGTAGAATTTACAGTCAAGAGTCGTACTTTAGTGATTTACGGTTGAATGGTGAGATCAAGATATTAAAAGAAGGCGAATTACCTTTATACGATATTAATCCAGAAAAAGAAACCTATTGTTTTGGTGAGGATGGTGAAGAGTTAATAAAGGTTGGATTTAAAAACAGAGTATATGTCCCTCTTTTTGAGATAGCCCAATGTCCTTTAAAAAAGTATAACTCTGTATGGGATGTAAAGGTAGACGATTTTATTACCAATAATGATTTATTGGAATATGAGAACGATTTTTATGAAAGAATCGTAAAGGAGATAGGGACAAAAGTTAAGATAATTATCCCTATAAGAACTCCTATAACTGTTTTACCAGTGACTAACTGGGTTAAAGGTGAATTTGGTTTTTCATCTTTTATTATTCTTGGGATCGGAGTATTTAAACAGTGATTGATATTTTTATGACCACATGGTTTCGAGAAGAGTTCACACGTAAGTCTATTGAATTGATTCATGAAAGGACTAAACCTGGCACTTTCCAACTTCATATTTTTGATAATAACAGTGGCCCGAAGATGCGCGAGTATTTAATAGGGCTTTTAAAAAATAAGAAAATAGCATCATTACATCTTGATTCTCGGAATACCGGATGTCTTTATAATAAAGGTATTTTTCATATGATGGTGGAGGATTTTTGTAAATATTATATATGTACAGATAATGATGTCTATCCGCCTAAACTCTCTCCTGATTGGCTATCCCAGATGATTAAAATTATGGATGCTCATCCTGAACTAGCCTTTCTTGTCCCTCAGATACCCCCTCAGTGGCTTCAGGAACCTGATCTTGCTAATTTAAAGGATGATATCGTTTATTGTAAAGCTGTTGGAAACACTTTTAAATTAGTTCGTAGAAAAGCGTTTCCTATATCAGAATTCCGTCCTGTACTAGGAGCATATGGTGATGATGCTCAGGTATGTGAACAGGTAAAATTACGAAATTATAAAGTAGCGTTTTGTCGGAATATTTTTTGTTATCATGCAGGACAATGTGAAAATTGGGGTTATAAAAAAGAAGAGATAGATTTGGATCCTCGTAAAGATGGTTACGGTAAACCGTTTAGCTATAAATTAATGAATGAAGAAACCTATGAACCTTTTCCGGAGAACAAAATATGAAAAAGGCCACAGTAATAAGTCTGAGTGTAATAGTAGCTATTCTGGCAATAATTATTATAGTTACAATAACTCATAACAGTGGAATAAATCTTACCAATCTTCATGTATCTGAAGATAAAAAAATTGAAGTAAATGAATGGGAACCTATAAAAACAGCCGGTGAAGATGAACTAGTAAAAGTAGTTTGGGATCAGAAATATGGAGCTACGAAGACTGAGAATTGTAAAGTTGTATTTGAGAATAAGAAAAAGAAATTGTATAAATTAATTGCCCCTGGTCTGGAAGTAGTAATAGAGCGTTCAAATATAAATGATATCTCATTTGAGATTATTAAAAAACAATAGTGGTTCGAATAGATAGACCTATATATGGCACTATTCATTTAACTTTGATGTGTAAAGGAGATTGAAATGAGTGAGTATATTCCTCAAATTTGTATTAGTGCTAGTGATCCTGTTAATTCGGTAAAAAGTCTACAGGGAAGTATTATAGGTATTCTATTTGAAAAAAAGGGTAAAGAAATTAAAAGTTCTATTTATGATAGACTCAAATCAATAGATAATAAAATCAAAGAATATGAATCAGTATGTGGTAAGACTGAATCATTTGTGGAAGAGAAAGAGAAAGAACTAAAATCTTTAAAGGAATTTCATCAAACAAAAGAAGACGAAAAAAAGGCTCTATTATTGCCTATTAAAAAGGAAATTGAAGAAAAAATAAAAAGAGCCAATGATATTACTTATGAATTTGATCTTAGTGTGTTTAATGCAACAAAAGAGAAAGCGATTGAATTTGAAAAAGGTTTTGATGATATTAAAAATAAATTTGATGAGATAGATAATTTACTTATAAAAGATAGAGCTGTTATTAAAGGTGCCAGAGGTATTCAGGGTTCAACAGGTCTTATGGGAGAAACGGGGATTCAGGGAGAACCTGTTCACGGTATAGGTTATGGAAGTGATGGTAATATAGGAATAGGTACTGATAACCCTGATTCTATTCTTCATATGGGGACTGATCCAGGAGATAAAGCATATAGTAGATTAAATACACTTAATAATCTTTTAAAAAAATATATCAATAAACTGGAATCATTAAAAGAAGGTATTAATAGATTGAAAGAAGAAAAGAGACGTCTTCAATTAACCTATGATAATATTGATGAATCCAGGGATTACAAATTAGATCTTAATATGTTGTCTGCTTTCGGTTTCGAAAAATAACTGGAGGAATGTTATGAAAATTGTAAAAGCAATGAAAAAAATTGCCCGGTTGAAAGGGGAAGTACGCGAATTAAAGAAACGCATGAGCCGTTGTTTAAATACCCTAGAAGATAATGAAGATTTTGTTGAATCCTATAAGGATTTAGAGAAAGAATTACTTCATAAAATTACGATGATTATAAATTTGAAAAGTATTATTATGAAAGCAAATATTGATAATAATATGTTTTCTGTTATTGTGAATTTGGGTGAACTTAAGAGTTATATGGAATATTTAAAAGAACTTGAACCTAAATCGGGTTTTAATAGTTTAAATGATTATTCAGATAAAAATGCTGAATTTAAATCACAATTGACTATAAAAGAAAAGAATGATAAAATTTCTGAATGTCAAAAAGCTATTAATGATTTGACAGATCTATTGGACGATTTTAATGCTACAACTAATGTAGAATTTACAGAAATAGATTTAAAATTATTTGAATAAATAAAAAGTGTAGTTGTCCGATGAATAGGTTATAATTTAGTTCAGTTCCGATTGAGCTTTTTTATAATTTATAAAAAATACATGGTATAAAGATATTGATATTTTCTTAATAATCGTCTTAGGTTTTACAAGTTTTTAGTTTTCAGTTGAGTCGAATATCATTGTTCTTTTTTAGTTTTAGTTGACAACTACACTTCCTTTATTAGATAGGAATAATATGGGTAAACTTCATAAAGAACTTTTTAAAGGATTAAAATGGGTCCTTATTGCTATACTTATTATAGCGTTTATGGTGGGAGCCTGGGTAGGGTTGGCATGGTCAATAGGTTGGTTTGTAAATAGATTTTTTGATTTACAAAATTTCAGCCCTGAGAGTTACATTTCATTCGGATCTATTATGCTGGTCTTTAATCTAATATTACAAATAATAACTGTAATTATCACCGTATGGGCTCTTCTTGCCTGGGGAAAATCCCGAGGAATGAATAATTTAAAGGGGGTCAAGTGAATCGTACAATAGAGATTGATGCTGAATTTTTTGAGCACCTTTTAAATTGTATGGCAAATCAGAAGTATATCGGATCCCAATTACCTGAAAAAGCTGCCGAGAAACAAAAGATTATTGATGAGGCATGGCGAAAAGGTATGGATATATTAAATCCTATCGTTAAAACGAAAGATAAAGCAGAGGATGCTTTAAAAAAATTCAATAAGAAACTTCATAAAGATCTCCCCCTTATTACAAAAAAGATAAAAGATGTAATGGATGACAATAAATATCCAAAGGATTATGTCACTGAATATGCTATGAAGTGGACTTCTGTAAGACAAGATTGTGAGATGTATTGTCTTATAGCAGAATCGGTAGATAAAGAAGAATTCGAAAAGTTATGTGAAGACAGAAGTTATACCCGGAATATGAGAGATTATATCATAGAGGTTTTAAAACATGTAGGGTTAGGAGATAATCTTGAACTGGGACATGAATAGGTTTGAAAGATGGTTTTTAAAACGGCTTTGTAGAAAGATAGTGACACAGGGTGATCATAAGAGGCGTATTATTGAACATTATAAAATATTAATGGAAGCTGCAAAAGAAGAATTTACAGAAGAAAATAAGTATGGTCTTGATAGTTTCATGCAAGAATGTTTTGAAAAAGCACTTAAATAGTAAAGGAAGATAATTGAAATATGGCAGAGCAATTAAAAGTTGGATGGGTCGGATATGGGGGTAATAGTTGGATGGCTGAGGATCTTCGGCCAGTTATAGAAAAGCTAGGAATGACTTTATTCACGATTCATGAACATGATAACGCAGATATTAAATGGGAAAAGGATAACTGGTTCAATCATTTAAAAAAAGCTGATATAGTTATAGCTCCAGCTAATTATAAAAAACAACCTGCAAAGAGTGCAAATCGATTAATACAATCAATGTCAATGGGTAAACCTGTCATATGTTCTCCTTTACCTGCATATTTAGATGTGGCTAAAAAACATCCTGGTTCATTTCTTCTAGCTGATGTCCCGGAAGAATGGGAGGAATGTTTAAAATTGCTTAGAGATAATCCTTCTTTTCGTAAACAGATGAGTGAGAAGGCTCTAGAAGCTGTTGAAGATTTTTCGATAAATGTCATAGGAAATAAGTGGCTAGAATTATTAGAGAAAGATGTACCAATAAAAAAAGATACTGAATCGAATAAAGTTCTTATTACAGATATAATCATACCTACATATAAAAATCTTCGTGGCTTGAAGTTATGTATTGAGAGTATTCTGGAGTGTACGTTAGTGCCGTACAATATTATAATTGTAAATAATGGAACTGATGAGGAATTGCATAACTATTGTTCTCAATTGGTAAATGTAACTTACATAAAAAAAGACAGACTTAATTTTGCCCAAGCCATGAATGTCGGGATTAAAGCAGGTGATTCTGATTTAGTCGTTCTATTAAATGATGATGTTATTGTCAGTAAAGGATGGCTTATGAATTTGAAATATGCCTGTACTGAAGATGTGGGTGCAGTAGGACCTTTAAGTAATTGTGATAAATCCTGGCTCCATAATCATGATATCAATATTGGTGGAGTAGAATTACTGCCTGGTTCAAATACTTTTGAACAAATTGAGCCTATTATTTCTCAGATATATAATTATGAATCTCCTTTTTTAGAAGAACCTGAACGAAAATGGGTTGCATTTTATGCTACTTTAATTCCTCGGTCAGTAATAGAAGAAGTAGGTTTTTTAGATGAGTCCTTTACAAATTCGGGAGAGGATGTTGATTATTGTAACAGGATTATGAAGTTAGGGTATAAAATAAAACAGACCTATAAAAGTTTTGTATTTCATTTCGGAGCTGTAAGTAGGAAATTACTGGAGCAGGAAGATAAGGGCACTTATCAGAAAGCTGATGAGGAGACTCAAGAATATTTAAAGATCAAGTATTCAAAACCAACAGTAATAATCTATTCCGGTGCCAGTTGGGAGAGATGGAGTTATAAGTCTCTTGAACAGGGGGGTATTGGTGGTAGTGAAGTTTGGCAGATAAATGTTTGTCGTGAGTTAAATAAATTGGGTTATAGAGTAATCAGTTTTAATGATTCCCCGGAAAAGGAAATGTGGGAAGATGGGATTCAATATCTTCATTATGGAGAATTTTCGAAATGGTGTGATGGTAACTATGCCGATTACGCAATTATAAGTAGAACAACCGATCCTTTACATCATCCTTTAAGAGCTGGAAAAATATTTATAATGGTTCACGATGTCTGGTTACTTTCTGCTAGAGATCAATTATTCCTTGATAAAGTAGATAAATTTTGTGTACTTAGTAAATGGCATTGGGATTTTTTTAAAGGTCACCATGGAATCCAAGATGAATCAAAATTGGCGTTGACTTCTAATGGGATAGATTTTAATCGTTATGATAACAAAAATATTGAAAGACATCCTTATAAAATGTTTTACAGTTCTTCCCCGGATCGAGGTCTTGATACACTCCTTTACCTATTTCCCTTTATTAAGGAAAAAATTCCAGAACTTGAACTCCATATTTATTATGGATTTAACAATTGGGAAAAGGCAGTGAAGATGAGAAAAAACCAGATTGAGATAGATAGAATGAATAAAATAAAAAAGGATATGGAACAACCTGGGGTATTTTATCATGGCCGAGTTGGTCAGAAGGAGCTAGCTGAAGCGCAATTAGAATGTTCTCTTTGGGCCTATCCGACGGATTTTGAAGAAGTTTTTTGCATCACTGCTATTGAGGCTCAAAGAGCCAGAATCCCTGTATTAGCAACGAATTACGCTGCTTTACAGACAACAGTAGGTGACTCAGGAATTCTAATAGGAAATGGCATGAAAGGAGAATCTTATACACGAGATTATCGATTAAAATTTGTAGATGAGTGTATAAAAGTTTTAACAGATAAAGAATATAGAGAACACTGGATTGAGAAAGGTTTAAAAAATACGGAGAAATATTCTTGGGAACAAGTGGCTAAAAATTGGAAGAAATTGTTTGAAAAAAGTGATCAAAAAGTAGAAGCAAAAATTATAGATGAAAAAGAATACAAGAAAGATCGAGTGCTAGTTCATGAAATGAAAATAAGTTCTAATTATATGCCAGATCCTCACAGCCATTTAAATAATGAGAGAGATCGTTTTCATTATTATAAAACACTTAATGCTTTCGTTTCATCAAATTCATGTAGTGCATTGGATGTGGGTTGTTTTGATGGGTGGATTGATTTTCTTCTTATAGAACAAGGATTTAAATTAACTGGAGTTGAGTTGATGGAACCTCTTGTTCAAGCTGCTCGAAAATATGCAGAAGTTAAACAACTTGATTATACAATTTATCAGGGTTTTTTTGAAGAGATTGAGATAGACCAGAAATTTGATTTAGTGATATGTTTGGAGACTTTGGAACATATTGATTTAAAACTTGTCCCTGAGTATATACAAAAAATGAAAAGTCTTGCTACAAAGGGTCTTTTCATATCACTCCCGGATCAGAAACATGAAGATAATACCCAGCATTTATGGACACCTACTGAAAATTTAATAAGAAAAATGTGGGGTAATAAAAAGAATTTTTCATTGGAATACCATACTTATCAGGATTCAAATTTACCCGCTAATTGGTTAATTTATTTCGAAGTGTAGTTATGAATAGGTATGACATTATTTTGGGTAACAATAGTCGGTTAGCGATGATGGAAAAATGGTCCCCTAAAGATTATAGACAGGAATATTTAGGGGAATTCGTAAAACCAACATGTTCAGTTTCTGATGGTCATAATAATTATTGCCCATCAAAACCAGAACATTTTTTTGAGTATCATGGTAAAGAAGTGGGTTTATGTAAAGACTGCTATTTACATTATTTAAATGGACATTTTGATAAAAGATTTCAGAAAAAGAATTATGGTTATACCATCTATCAAATCGATTAAAATGAAAAAAGGGCTATTTTTTACTTTTGAAGGTATTGATGGTTGTGGCAAAAGTACTCAATTAAGATTATCTACAGAATATCTTAAAACTAAAAATATCCCTCATATAGTGACCCGAGAACCGGGAGGTACACCACTAGCAGAGAAAGTCAGAGAAATAATATTATCCCCACAGAATGATATTAAAGATCGAGCTGAAGTTTTATTATACCTTGCTTCTAGAGCACAACATGTGGAAGAAAAGATAATCCCGGCAATGGAGCAAGGTAAAATTGTGCTTTGTGATCGTTTTCAGGAAGCTACATTTGCTTATCAAGGATTTGGTCGTGGTTTTTTAAGAGAGACTTTAGAAGTTTTAAATAATTTCTCTACTGATGGGTTGCAGCCAACAAGGACCTTTATTTTTGATGTGAGTCTTAAATGTGCTAGTGAGAGATTAAAGAAGACCGGTAAAGCTCCGGATCGGCTTGAGCAAAATTCTCTTGAATTTTTTAGTAAAGTACGACAGGGTTTTTTTTCTCTAGCTGAAATTCATTCTGATCGAATACATCTTATTAATAGTGAGAAACCTATAGATGAAATTTTTGAAATTGTTAAAAAAGATATAAACAAATATATAGATTATGGAAGCATATAAACTTTGTCCTCGATGTGGGGAATTGGTACCATTCAATACATATTTTGGTGGGTATTTTTGTAAGTGTGGTTGGAAAGATGATACTTTTGATAAAGAGCGTATTGCTGCTATGAGAAAATGGAAACTACCAAAATCTTCAGATGGAATTATTTAAGTTCATACCATTCTGGCATTGCTTCTTTTTTTGAAAGTTTTCGTTGTACCTTTATAGATGTTTTAGGTTCATTTTTAACATATACTTTGTTATATCCCAGGGATTCCTGGGGATTTAATTCCATATCATTTGTTATTTCAAAAGAGATACCAGAAAAATCACTCTCTATTCTAACTCTTCTTTTATTATTCTCCTTCGATTTTTTAACTGCTCTAAGAAGTTCTCTTAATGTTTTTTCGGTAAGATGTATCGTACTTTTATCGATATTTATATGAGGCATATTCCCACCCAATAAATTTTATAGCCGATCAAAAATTAAAGATAATATAATGCATTTCTAAATTTCAAATTTCCTTTAATTCAAAGGGTATTTCAGTGTCTCTTTGTGGCTCTTCAGTTTAATAATCATTTAATATTAGCTTCTAATTAGGTAGAGTTATACAAGAAATATTTATGAATAAATTCGATTATCTATTAATAGTTAACCGTTTTAAAAGCATAGAAAATCTTAGGAATAAAAAGAGGCTGTATGGAACAAAAATTATCGGTTATAGGATTAGGTAAATTGGGCTGTACAATGATGGTATGTTTTGCTCATAAAGGATGGGAAGTTATAGGGGTTGATGTTAATGAATTAACTATTGAAACTATTCTACGAGGTCGGAGTCCTATCGATGAACCTTTTGTAGAAGAGATGATAAGTGATAATGCAGAAAGGATAAGAGTAACATCTGATTGTGAAAATGCTGTTTTAAATAGTGATGTAAGTTTTGTAATAGTTCCTACTCCCAGTAAGGAAGATGGGTCTTTTTCGACAGAATATGTTGAAAATGCTACAATGGAAGTTGCGAAAGCTTTGACAAAAAAGAACTCTTATCATTTAATTGTAATTACTTCTACTGTTCTTCCTGGAGACAGTCTTCGAATTTCTTATGAGATTGCTCGGGAGTCAGGGAAAGAACTAGGAAAGGATTTCGGTGTTGTTTATAATCCTGATTTCATAGCACTCGGTAAAATTGTCAGCGATTTTTTAAACCCTGACATGATCCTTATCGGTGAGTACGATGAGAAGTCAGGAGATATCATTCAAGACATACACCTGAAACTTATAGATAGTAATCCTACTTTTCATAGGATGAATTTCTTTAATGCTGAACTGGCGAAAATTTCTCTTAATGCCTACTGTACTTTGAAAATTACTTTTGCGAACATAATCGCGGAGATATGTGAGAATTTACCTGGCGGTGATTCTAATAAAGTCTTAAGTGCTGTAGGAGCTGATAGTCGGGTGGGTCAAAAATATCTCAAAGGTGGTTTGGGGTACAGCGGACCATGTTTTCCGCGTGATAATCGAGCCCTCGCCCATTCTGCAAGGTTCTTTGGCACTACAAATTATTTCTGTGAGATGACAGATGCAATAAACAACTATCATAAAACAGAAAGAATATGCAATCTTTTATTGGGGTACATGGAAGAAAAGAACACAAAAGAATTAGCTATACTTGGTTTATCCTATAAGGAAGATACTCCTGTGATTGAAGAATCTGTATCTATTTCAGTTATAAAAACTCTTTGGGAAAAAGGAATGAATATAAAAGTTTTTGATCCGGTTGCTATGGAAAATGCAAAAAGAGAATTAGAAGGTTATGATAATATTTATTATGCCTCTTCTGAATATGATTGTATAGATGGTACTTCCGTTTGTTTTATAGCTACTCCTTGGAAACAGTTCTTTAGTTTGAATCATCAAGAAGTAATAAAAAGAATGAAAAAGAGTTCTATTATTCTTGACTCATGGGGAGTATTACCTTATGACAGAGCAACTAATAGAGGCAAAAAAGTAGAGGTAAAACAACTAGGGAAAAATTATCAATCGTAAAAATTAGATATAAGAAGTCTCATTGAGACTATTCAATAAAATAATAAATAGGAATAAAAAAGATGCCGAGATTAAGCTTTATTGTCACTGGACGAAATGACAATTATGACCAAAATTTTAATGAACGTTTAACCATCGCTTTAAGAAGAAATATAAAATCCCTTCCAGACGCTGAATTCATTTTTGTAGAATGGAATCCTTATTTAGACCGCCCATTAACATGTTCAAAATTAAAAAGGACTTTTGGAGATCGAGTTAAATATTATGTAGTTCATCCTAAATATCATAAATATTATTGTAACATTGATGGTTTTCTTGAATACCCTCCAAAAAATATCGGAATACGTAAGGCTACAGGTGAATTTATTATTTGTACAAATTCAGATGTAATTTTTTGTCCAGATCTAGTTCATTGTATGAATATGCATTTGGAAAAAAATGTCCTTTATCGTGCTACTCGAATTGATATCCGACCAGATTATCTTAATGTAAGTTTCCCCCTTCATCCAAAATTTAAGCTTGAAACAAATCAAGGTCCTATGAATGCAGCGGGTGATTTTCTTTTAATGCATCGGGATCTATGGTATAAAACTACTGGTTATTGCGAGGAATACCCGTGGCAGAGATTACATAAAGATGCTCAGATAGTTTATTTGCTTTCTAATAAAAGAGGGTATGAAGTTCGAAACATAGGATCTATGACACATTGGAGACATCCTAGCTCCTGGTCTAATGGAAAATGTCGAGCTAGAGTAGGTGATGTGAATTGGGATTTTCAAAAATGTAATTACAAAATGAATAAAAAAACATGGGGTCTCACGTTTACAGATGAGGTCGAAAAAGACGGCATAATTTGGCTAATTTAAATTTACATATAGATATTGAAAGGAGATTGTATGAAACGTATATTGGTTACTGGAGCAGGCGGTTTTATTGGAGGCCATTTAGTCACTCGATTGAAAGAGGAGGGCTATTGGGTTCGTGGAGTTGATATTAAAGAGCATGAATATAAGAAGACTGATGCAGATGAATTTTATCTTAAAGATTTGAGAATAATGCAAAATTGTCTTACTTCATGCGCTGATATTGATGAATGTTATACATTAGCTGCTGACATGGGTGGTGCAGGATTTGTTTTTACTGGTGAGAATGATGCTGATATCATGCATAATTCTGCGAAGATAAATTTAAATATGGCTGAAGCTTGCCGAATACAAGGAGTAAAGAAGATATTTTATTCCTCTTCAGCGTGCATGTATCCTGCTCATAATCAAACCGATCCGGATAATCCTTTACTTTCTGAGGATTCTGCTTATCCTGCAGCTCCCGATAGTGAATACGGGTGGGAAAAACTTTTCTCAGAACATCTTTATTTAGCTTATAACAAAAATTATGGACTGGATGTTCGTGTGGCAAGATTTCATAATATTTTTGGAGTTTTGGGAACATGGCAAGGTGGAAGAGAAAAAGCTCCTGCTGCATTGAATCGTAAAGTAGCTATGGCTAAAGATGGTGATGTAATCGAAGTGTGGGGACCTGGTACTCAAACACGTTCTTTCCTTTATATAGAGGAATGTATTGAAGCAGTACGTCGTTTCATGGAATCAGATTTTTTAGGCCCTGTAAATATAGGTTCTGAAGAAATGATTTCAATAAACGATCTTGCGAAAATGGCCATAGATATTAGTGGTAAAAAACTTACTATCAAAAATGTGGAAGGTCCTGTAGGAGTTATGGGCCGTAATTCAGATAATAATTTATATGAAGAAAAGGTTGGATGGAGACCTTCAAAACCTTTACATTATGGTATGGAAAAGACTTATGCTTGGATAAGTGATCAAATTAAACAAATTTATCCCTTTAGAAAATAGCTTATGGAATTAATAACAAAAGCAGTTATAATGGCTGGTGGAGAGGGTACTCGGTTAAGACCTTATACAGAAATGACTCCTAAAGCAATGTTAGAGGTTAACGGTATTCCTCTCTTACGTTTAATGATAGAGAGACTTCATAGTTTTGGTATAACTCATTTCTATTTAAGTGTAAATTATCTCTCGAAAGTAATCTGTGATTATTTCGGTGATGGATCTAAATTTGGGATTAATATCACTTATATAAAAGAACCTTATTCGATGGGGACCGCAGGTTCAATTAGTATGGTTGATATTGAAGAACCTTTTTTGGTTATAAATGGAGATGTTTATACCAGTCTTGATTTTAGAGATCTCTTTGTAGAATTTAGAAGATCTAAATCAGATCTATTAATATGTTGTAGGGAGCAATTATTAAAAACAGATTATGGTGTTATTGTAAAAGAAGATGACAGGATAACTTCCTGGGTTGAAAAACCTGAGTTTACTCATTACATAAGTTGTGGTATCTATGTATTCAAACCAGAGATTGTAAAATATATACCTAAAGAACATTTTTTTAATATGAATCATTTAGCTGAAGCGGTTATTGAAAAGAATAAAAAAGCTGGATTTTATTTAATGGATGATCTAGATATCTGGATTGATATAGGAACTATTGAAGAATATAATAAGGTCAAGGAATTGTTAACAGTAAAAAAATAAGAGGATAAAGTGAGAGTTGTATTTATTGGTTGCGTCAATTTCAGTAAAGCAATGTTGGAATATGCTTTAGAAATAGAGTGCCTTGAAATAGTGGGTATCGTGACAAAATCAGAATCCAATTTTAATACAGATTTCTGTTCTTTGGCCCCTTTAGCCCAGGAACATAATATTTCTTATCTTTTATACGATCAATTAAAATCGGAAAGTGGACTCAATAGTTGGGTTGAATTAAAATTTCCTGATGTGATCTTTTGTTTTGGTTGGTCCCATTTATTAAAAGCTGAACTTATAGAAATTCCTAAAATAGGAGTCATAGGACATCATCCTACAATGCTTCCTAAGAATAGAGGGCGACATCCAGTAATATGGGCGTTAGCTTTAGGATTGGAGTATACTGCTTCAACTTTTTTCTTTATAGATCCTGGGGTGGATTCTGGGGATATTCTAGATCAAATCCCTGTAAATATAAATTTTGATGATGATGCTAGTATTCTCTATCAGAAGATCACAGTGACTGCAGGAAAGCAATTAAAAACATTTTCTCCTCTTTTGGAGAAAGGAGAATATATAGTTGTTAAACAAGATATGAGTAAAGCTACATGGTGGAGAAAAAGGTCAAAAGCTGATGGATATATTGATTGGCGTATGAGTTGTTTTTCCATTCATAATTTAGTCCGGGCTTTGACTTGTCCTTATGTAGGGGCTCATTGTGAATTTAACAATAGGGATATAAAGATCTGGAAAGTTAGAATAATGTATAAAGGATTAGATGATATTGAACCAGGTAAAATAATCGATTTAAATAGAAATAAAAATGAAATCTATATAAAGTGCGGGGATGGAGTTATGTGTATCTATGATCATGAATTTGATCCTCTGCCTGAGATCGGAACTTATTTATGAAAATTATTGCCATTGCACCTCATCCTGATGATGAGACTCTGGGATGTGGTGGTACACTCTTGAAGCATCGGGATGCCTCAGATGATATTTATTTGGTTCTTGTTACTACAGCAGGTTCTGAATACAGTGAAGAGCATATCAATAATAAATACAAAGAAATAGATAATGCCAACGAGATTTTTGAATTTAAGACTATCTTCGATTTGGGTTTCCCTGTTACTCATATTGGTTCTATAGATATATCAGAAATAATTGGTAAACTAATGGACACATTTAAATTAGTGGGTCCCGATATTATTTATGTTCCTTTCCCGTATGATATTCATACTGATCATCAAGTTGTTTTTGATGCGGTTTCTTCGTGTACAAAATGGTTCAGAATACCTACTTTGAAAAGAATACTAGCCTATGAAACTATATCTGAAACAGATTTTATTATTAGACCCGGTCCTTCTTTTATCCCTAATGTTTTTGTCAATATTGAAGATCACATTGATAAAAAGATAGAGGCTATGAAATGCTATGCTAGTGAAATTGCTATGCCTCCTTTTCCTCGTAGTGAGGAGAATATCAGAGCCCTGGCAACATTAAGAGGTTCAACATCTGGTTTCAAAGCTGCGGAAGCTTTCATGTTGTTAAAGGAGATAGATGAATGAGTAAAAAAGTTTTAGTTACTGGTGCAGGAGGATTTATAGGATCTCATTTAGTAAAACGGCTCATGGAATATGGGTATGATGTTACAGCACTGGTAAAATATAATGCAAATGGTTCTTGGGGCTGGTTAGACACATTTCATCGTTCTGTAATCAAAGATATTAGAGTAGAGTTGGGTGATGTTCGGGATCCGGAACAAATGATGAGATATAAAAACATGGATATTATTTTCCATTTAGCTGCTTTGATAGGTATCCCTTATTCCTATGTAGCTCCTCGTTCATATGTCGATACCAATATAAACGGTACTTTAAACATGCTTCAGGTTTGTCGGGAAAATGGAGCTACTTATATTCATACATCAACTTCTGAGGTATATGGTACAGCCCTTTATGAACCTATTGATGAAAAACATCCTATCCAAACACAGAGTCCATATTCAGCTACAAAAAGTGCTGGAGATAGTTTAGCAAAGAGTTATTATCTTTCCTTCGATTTGCCCGTTATTATAGTAAGACCATTCAATACTTTTGGAACACGTCAATCTTTAAGAGCTGTTATTCCCACTATTATCAGTCAGGCATGTAAAGATGATGTTATAAAACTTGGAGATCCAAGTACCATGAGAGATTTCATTTTTGTGGATGATACTGTAGAAGGCTTTATAAAGGCCGCTGAGAGGGGAAAATCTGGAGAGACTTATAATATAGGTTATGGCAAAAAAAGGTCAATAAGAAGTATTGTGGATGACGTAGGCAATATATTAGGTAAAGTTTTAAAAATTGAATCGGAACCAGAGAGAATGCGACCTCCGAAGAGTGAGGTAAGAGTTCTTGTTTGTAATAATGAAAAAGCAAAAAAAGAATTGGGATGGGATATTAAATGGCCTTTTAAAAAAGGGTTGGAATATTTGATCTACGATTGGCAACGAGAAAACAAAGAAAGTAAAGATTTTTATCATGTCTAGTATATTTTTACACATACCTCATATAGGGGAAGAGGAAAAGGCAGAAGTAAATAAGGCTCTTAATACTGGAGAATTGACCTGTGGAAATTATTTAAATCAATTTGAAAAAGAATTAAGTGAAAGGATAAATTCTCCTGTTGTTTTATGCTCTTCTGGAACAGCAGCTTTGCAATTAGGTCTACATGCTATGGGTATAGGTCCAGGAGATGAAGTAATTGTTCCTAATATGTCTTTTGTTTCGACTATAAATTCTGTTTTATATATGGGTGCTACCCCAGTTTTGTGCGATGTAGGTGATCCTGAATACGAGCTTTCCATTGATCCTGAAGAAATAATCGATCTCATAACTCCTCGAACTAAAGCTATAATGGTATCTCATCTTTGTGGGGGATACGGTGACATTGAAAAGATATTAGATATAGCTAGTGCGTATAAAGTTGATGTCATTGAAGATGCTGCTCAGGCAGTAGGTTGTACTATGAATGGCAAAGCTTTGGGAACATTTGGAAAGTTTGGTGTCTATTCATTTAATGGGAATAAAATTATCACCACAGGTGGTGGAGGCACTCTTTTAACTTCAGATCGTGGAATGAGTCAGAGAGTACGAAATCTTCTTAATCAAGCGAAAGACATTTTAAATCCTTTTTCTCATATAGAGATGGGGTATAATTATAGAATCAGTAATATCCATGCTGCGATAGGTTGTGCTCAATTAAAAAAATTAGACTCTTTTATTGATAAGAAAAAATTTATTCATGAGACCTATAAAAAGAAGTTAGACATAATAACTTATAAGGAAAAATCCAATTATTGGTTGAATGTTTATAAAGTAAAAAAATTTAATCCTTATGAAGCTGTTTGGAATCTGGATTACAAAAGCATAGAGACTCGTCCTATTTATACCCCTTTTCATATGATGGATTTTCTTAAAAAATATGGTGAGGATGAATACCCGGTTTCAGAGAAATTATATAACAGTCTTTTTTGTTTGCCATCTTATTTATCTCTTGATGAAGAGATAATCGATAAAGTAGTGGATGAAATAAATAATTTGGAGAATAGTGAATGAAAAAACATATCCTTTTGATGTTTAATATGGGAAATAGTGGTGGGAAGTATTTCGAAGATATTTGTAATACTCACGAAGATGTTCAGATATGGCAAGAAGCAAATCACCTTTTAAAAGTAGATCATCTTGAGACACCAGTTCAGTTCGACAGGGTATATGCTTTTTTCATGAAACAGTATGAAGAAAATAAGAAAAAAACCATCGGATTAATAAAAGCTTTTGATCATCGGTTAATAGGATTGGCTGAAAGAACTGGTGGGTCTATCATGCAGATGTTCAGACATCCTGTAGGTGTGGTGGGTTTTAAGACAGGCCATAAAATGGCTGAGTGTGAACAGAGAGGTTTGTTTGACAAACTAGACACACCTGAAAAGATTTTTGAAGCTCATGTGGATTTTTATGCCTCAATATATAATTCCTATACGAAGAATGCTCATAAGTGGCCTGTTGTTAAATTAGAGGATTTAAAAAAGTCTTTACGGGAAAGAACTCCGTATTTTGAAGATGTAATGAAAAAAGCGCTGAAAGTTGACTGGCAACCGAAACATACAAAAAAAGTTATTAATATGGGAGGGCTTGAAGAGAATAGAGATCATTTTGATATTTGGAAATCATGGGAAGATTGGAAGAAAGATATTTTTCTGAAGTATTTCCAGGAAATAATGAAATTGTATATGTATGAATGGGAATGATAGGAGGACGAAGTATGAAAAATTTGGAAATCATAGCTGAGTTCGGAACTAATCATGTCGATCCTAATGGTAAAGTTCTTGAAAATATTGAGGATTTGATACATACACTAGCAGACAAAGGAGCGACTGCAGTTAAATTTCAGCTTTTTAAAGCTGATAATTTAGTAGAAAAGAATACTGAAGTACATGGCCTTATAAAAAATTTGGAAATTGCTCTTGAAGAGCATGTCAGATTAAAAAAGATCTGCGAAGAAATAGGTTTGCGGTATCTTTGCACTCCTTTTTGCGTTGAGTCTTTGGATGCTCTTCTTAGTATAGGAGTAAAGGAAATAAAAATAGCCAGTTGTGATTGTGGTAATTTACAATTGATGTCAGATATTGTACAACGTCATAACAAAATTCATCGAGTTATAATGGCTACAGGTATGTCAACATTGAATGAAATTGGTGTTTCCATTGACATCCTTATTGATGGAGGATTTAATATTGATCTTTTACATTGTACAAGTGTTTACCCTACACCGATATACCGAGCTTCTCTAGACATGATAAGAGTCTTAAAAAAGAAGTGGGGTTTATTTAATATAGGATATTCGGATCATACATTGGGGACTGAAGTGGTGGGTATAGCCCGAGCTATGGGTTGTACCATTTTTGAAAAGCATGTAACTCCTGATAGAACAATGCCCGGTTTTGATCATGCTTATTCTTTTCCTATTGATGAATTTGATAAATATGTCGATGCTATCAAGAATGTCGATCAGATAATAGGAGAAGAAAGAAAATACGTAGATAAAAAAGAAGCAGTATCTCGTGATGCCATGAAAAGAGGCATATGGTTTAAAAAAGAAGTGTTTAAAGGGCAGAAAATAACCAGAGATGATATCATTGTACGAAGACCGTTGAAAGGGGCCGTTAACCAGACTTACTATTTTTCTGTTCTTGGTAAAAAAGTAAAGAAGAATTTTAATGAGGATGATCCCGTTTTAACGGAGAATTTATATGAGTAAAATAGGAATTCGATGTGATTGTGGACCGGTAATGGGCATGGGTCATATATCTAGGCAGAAACTTATTTATGAAGAACTCATGAAATTGGACCACGAAGTTTCTTTTTTTGTAAAAAGAGAACGGAACATAGTTAAATCAATGGGACTTCCACTTTCAAATAAGATTTTAATGGATACAATGGATACTTTGATAATTGATTTAGTGGAAGGTTTTGAGGATTATGATTTTCCTCGAACTAAAATAGTTTTTTATGATGGTCCGGAAATGATACATTGTGATGCTGATATCATTTTTGCTTTAAATTATAAACAACAGAAATCCTGGTATAGAGGAACGGGTTATTATGTTGGGCTAGATTATATCCCGATGGATCCCAGCATTTCTAAAATAGAGAAAGAATTTGGTAATTTAGAAAAAATATTAATTATGACAAGTGGAATCGATCCTTGGGATATGCCAGGACAAATAGTTAGAGTTATTAAGGATCTGGGTTATGACATCACAGTTAAATTATCTAATGCTTATCCAAAAGATTGGATCAGTAAACTTGAGAAACATGCTGAGATAATTTTAAATGTGGATAGTGTTGCTTCATTATATGAAGAATATGATTTAATGATATGTACTGCAGGAAATGTGTTGTTCGAGGCTGCTGTAGCTGGTTTACCCTGTATAAGTTTTTCGACGGGTAAAGTTCAGGAGGGCCATGGGGCGTTTATGAGTGACAAAGGTTTTTCAGTTCATCTTGGAGGCTTTTGGAATAATACTGCTGAAGTTGGTTATTTGTCTGATGCTATAAAATTTTTAGCTGATAGATCGGATAGAGAACAAAGATCTGAGATAGGTCGTTCTATTTGTGATGGTAAAGGATTAGAAAGGATAATAAATATTATAGGGTAAAATATGAAAACTATCGCATTTACATTGCCAGTAAGAAAGAACAGTCAAAGAGTAAAAAATAAAATGTTAAGACCTTTTGCAGGGAGAAGTTTATTTGAGATCTATTTGGATAAAATCGAATGTTTCAAACATTTGGTTTATGTTGTTGCCTATGAAGAAGAATTTATTAACATAGCTAAAAAAAGGGGATTTAAATATCTTCATAGAAGTGAAGAGTCTGCTAATGGGGAAACTTCTCCAGTTATCCATAGTTATTTAAATGAGATGAAAGAAGATTTCATTTTTATGGCAACTGCGTGTTGTCCTTTGATGAAGACAGAGACTTTGAAAAATATCATGGTAGAGCTATGTTCAAAACTCCATGATCCTAATTATCACGGTTTAATAACTGTAAAAAGATGTGGTAATGCTATTTGGAATTCAGAGAAGAAAGTAATGAATGATGATGTTCGAACTTTCAATACTAAGTTAAGAAAACCTTTTTACATCGAGACTAGTTCCGTTTTTGTTTTTAGACGTGAAAGATTTCTTAAACTAGGTGCATATTGGGATTTTGGTGATAAAGATCCCGATCTTTATGAAATTAATTCAATTGAAGCTACTGATATTGATACAATGGATGATTTCGAAGTAGCTGAAATACTTTACAAAAGAAGGTTGTCATGAAAAATTATGGCTATGCTGATATGAGTGAAAAAGAAAAATTATCTAAAGAACAAGTATTAGAATTTTGGAAAAATCCTATAAACGATAATACTAATAAAAATGAGAACAATGATCCTGAGCATTATTTGAGTGGGGAAAAACGTAGCCGATATCTCGTTGAATTAATTAAAAGGCATTTACATAAAGAAGCAAAAATATTAGAGATTGGTTGTAATGTCGGGAGGAATTTGCATTATCTATATGAAACAGGTTATAACAATTTAAATGGGATAGAAATTAATGATAATGCTGTTCAAGTGATGCATAAAAATTATCCCGAATTATATGGAAGTGTAGGAATTTATAATTGTCCGGTTGAATCTATTATTACATCTTTTTCCGATGAAGCCTATGACTTGGTCTTTACAATGGCTGTTTTAGAGCACATTCATTATGAGAGTGATTTCATTTTCTCTGAGATAGCTCGGGTAGCCAAAAGATGTATAATTACAATTGAAGATGAAAAAACTACCTGGAGTAACAGACATTTTCCTCGTAATTATAAGGAGGTGTTTGAGAAGATCGGGAATTGGGTACAGATTTATGATATGAATTGTGGTGGGATTAATATACTTGATGATCGATTTTGGGTAAGGGTATTTAAAAAGAATGTCTAAACGAATAGTGTTAGTCAGAAATATGGGAAACAGTGGCGGTGCCTGGTTAATGAAGGTATTTAATATGCATGAAAACATATTAATGTTTCAGGAATTAAACCAGATACTGAGGTTAAGATATGATTATTCGGATATAAATAAGAAGAATCTAAATTACCCTCATGTTGACTATGATGTAAAAATAGCTCAACGGAGTCGTGATCTTAAAGGATTTTTATTTAATAGTAGAACTCAGTGTCATATAGCAACTAGTTTTCTTTTATATCAATATGATATTAGAAAAGAAGATGCGATTGGGTTAATAAAATGTTTTGATCATGAATCTATAAGAGAATGTAGAGTAAAATGTCCTTCTGTTAAAGTTGTACAAGTTTTAAGAAATCCTATTGGTATAATAGATTTTTATATGAGTCAGGAAAATTTAAGGCAAATAGCCCATCATGATCCATATGAAATATCTTTTAAAAAACATGTGGATTTCTTTCATAATAAATTTATAGATTTTTGGGAAAATAATGAAAAAAAAGGTGAGAAAATTATACGACTAGAAGATTTGAATATATCATTGAAAGATGGAAATCCTTTCTTAAAAGACACTATGGAAGATTTATTTGAAGTTAATTTCTCAAATGAATTTATTGAAAAAATCAAACAAAATTTAGGTTATGGGAATGAAGGTAACCAGAATAAAGAGATATGGCAAAACTGGGAAGGATGGAAAAAAGAATATTTCAAGAAATATTTCGAAAATCTAATGATGAATCTTGGCTATGAATTGAGGTGATAAATGAATTTATTTGAATCTGCGTACTATACTGAAGAGGATCTGAGAAAAGGCGGTTTTAAAAGTGTCGGTAAAAATGTTCAGATTGATAAAAGTTGCACGATAATAGGCTTAGATAAAATCACTCTAGGAGATAATGTTCGAATCGATGGTTACTGTTGTATTATTGCCACAAAAGAGGAAGTGATTTTCGGTTCTTATATTCATATAGGTTCGTTTTGTCATCTCTGTGGAACTGCAGGTCTTATAATGAAAGATTTTTCAGGTTTGTCACAAGGAGTTCGAATTTACTCCTCTTCTGATGATTATTCAGGAAAGTTTTTAACTAATCCAACTGTTCCCGATAAATACACAGGTATAATAAGAGAACCAGTTATTATAGGTAAACATGTTATAATCGGGGCTAATACTGTTATTCTTCCAGGAGTTGTTATAGGTGATGGGTCAGCTATTGGTGCCATGTCCCTTGTAACAAAAGACGTAGATAAAAATAGTGTCTATGCAGGTTGTCCAGCGAAATTTATAAAAACACGTTCAAAAAGAATATTTGATTTAGAGAAGAGGTTATTAAATGAATAAATCAATTTTCATATGTTCAGGAGGTCGATGTGGTACACATTGGGTTCGGCCTATTCTTGCTCAGCTTTTAGATTTACAAACTGGGTTTGATTGGAAAGGATATAATCCAAATAAAATTCCCTTTAAAACAGAACCTGGAGCTATTTGGAAAATAAAGATGGTAGAAAAGAGAGAGCCAGGAGGAAGGATTTATTCAGGGCATATGCCAATTACAGAACTTCTACCTATTATCAGTTTAGTAAATATAATAATTCTTATAAGAGATCCTAGAGATATGTGTGTTTCGGCTGCATATTATACTCCAGAAAGAAGAGTATTAACTCAAGAAGAATTTGAATCTAAATTTAATAATTTATTAATACAAGGAAGCCCGAATCCTGATTTTCATGAATCTTATATAGAAAGTAAGAATAAAATACCTCATTTTTTATTAAAATATGAAGATATGATTCATGATGATTATGGCTCAATAGTTAAATTTTTAAATAATTCAGGTTATAAATTTGAAGAAGAAAAATTAAAATATGTACTTGATAAAAACTCATTCAAGAATTTATCAGGTGGACGAGAAGCCGGTGAGGAGGATAATACCGCTTTTTATAGAAAAGGTATTGTGGGTGATTGGGTAAATTATCTCTCTAATGGTTTACTTGAACAATATACCGATAGGCATAAAACTTTGTTGGAAGAATGGGGGTATATGTAATATGGAAGATTATTTTGAACAAATGGTAACAGTTTTTAAAAAGTACTTTAAAGAGTATTATCGTAATGTATTCACAAATCAATCAGTGGAAACCTGTACAGGTATTTATAATCTTTGTAAAAAAGAAAATCCAGATCAAGTAGTGGAAATGGGAACCAATCATGGGGCTTCTACTCTTTCTATAGTAAAAGCACTGACTGATTTAGGGAAAGATTTGTCTATTATTACTTCAATTGATTTAGACCACGAGAAATGGAAGGCAACATTTAATATACAAAAAGAATTGATTAAAAAGTATGATTTAAATTTAGGAAAAGTAAAATTAATAACTCAAGATTTTAATTCAGTAGATCCTGTAGAAATAATTGACCCTGAAAAGAAAGTATTTATTTTTTATGATATGCATGATCATCGAGGCCCATGGTCACAGAGACTACTTGATTTATGGGTACCTTTAGTTAAGAATGGTGTCTTCTCTATTCATGATGTAACTCCTGTAAGTGAATCCTTTGAAATAGTTCAGGATAAAATTTCCCCTCGAACAAAGATACAGTATAAGAGTGGGCAGTATTTTGCAGGTTTCAATGAATGTTTTCGAATAATAAAATGGGCAAATACAAATAACATAAATATAGAGATATTTCCAGGAGGAGTATATTTCAGAAATGGCTAACATTTTTATTGGAAAAAATATGTCAAATATAAAAAATATTCCTGGTTTAAATAAAATAACAAAGATACATGATGTGGCTGATTATGTGAGATTAGCTGATTTTGTCTATAAAACAATTTCCCATTCTATGGATAGTGGGATTGATTTAGATTATTCTGTTAATCAATTGTATTGGCAATTTGTGAATAAAAAGAGATTTGGATGGTGCTATATGCATGCTCTGTATTATCATCTTATAGTACAAGAATATGGTCGTGAATCTTTTGTTTATGATTATGGCTTACCAGCGCCACAATTAACTCATAGTGTTGTTGTAGTAACTTTACGTGATGATAAGTATTTAATTGATCCTTATTTTAATCGTTATTATGTAACAGAAAAAGGGAATCCGTATACATTTCCTGACTTATTGGCTATGATAAAAACTGATCCAACAAAAATTTATAGTAAATATGGACCTGGTTTGAAAGAAGTTAAACAGGGAGATAAATATATAGAAACTTCTCCTGAACAATTTGAAAAAGGAGTATTGGAATCGTGGCGAGTAAATCAGAATTATGATAAAATAATGATGGAAAAATTTAATAGCACAAATGCATTATTATTAATGCATTGTAAAGTACAAAAAGCTAAAGTATGTAAAAAAATAGATGGGACAAAGTATTTTGACTTTTTCTAATGTTATATCCTTTATCAGTGCATTTAAAAAGTTTAAACCTCCTTATGGTATGATACAGCATTCTGCTATGTATTCATGGAATGCTAATAATATTGAAGTATTTGTTCCAGATAATGAGGTTGGAGTTAAAGATGCTTGTCAGAGTTATCCTAATATTAAATTAATCCCCGATGTTAAACGGGCTCGGGAAATGGGCTTTTCAAATCAGTCTCCTATGGTAAAAGATCTGATTGCAAAAGCTCTACCTTTAATCAATACTCCGATGGTAGCTTTAATTAATTCAGACATTATAATTCAACCTGATTTTATAGAAAGAATAGAAAAAATACTGAAAGAATACGGTTTTGATATTTATATGGTGGGAACTCGATTTGATATTAAATTGGATATTCATATAAGTTCGGAAGAGACATATAAACAGGTATTGAGTTCAGAACGAAAAAGTTATGATGGCAGTACTTCTTCAGATATATTTATAGCTTCTAAATTTACCTGGAGGAAGATAGTTCATGAAATGCCTGATTTTATTCTAGGTCGGTATGGGTGGGATAATTGGTTACATATGATTGCAGAACTTAAAGGATATCGTAAATTTAATTGTACAGATGCTTTGACTATTCTTCATTGTGAGCATGATCATAAGCATATAGTTCTTCAGGAAAAGGCTGAAAAACAAAGTGCTCCAAGTTCACAGCATAATTTAAAGTTATGGAATGAAGTAAAAAATGTTTATGGGACGACCAGGATAAATGCATGGCCAAAAATTGAAATATAATAGGGGTAAAGAAGTTTCTCTACCCCTACATGCACATTTTAACCACAATCCCATCTTATGGCTAAAAATATAATAAAAGGATGATACAAGAATGAACCTTCTTCAGAGAGTAAAAAAATATTGGGATGATAGACCCTGTAATATACGCCATTCAAAGGAACCCGTTGGAACCAGAAATTATTTCAATGAGGTTGAATATAAAAAATATAAAGTTGAACCGCATATATCAGGTTTCGCTGATTTTAATAAATGGAAGGATAAAAAGGTCCTTGAGATAGGCTGTGGGCTGGGCACTGAGACTATAAATTTTGCTAGAGCTGGTGCTAGGGTTGTCGCTGTGGATATGTCTGAGAAATCTTTGGAGCTGGCTAAGAAACGAGCGGAAGTTTTTGGCTTGTCCGATAAGATTACATTTTATCAGGGAAATGCTGAAGAACTTGATAAATTTATCCCAGCTCAGAAATTTGATCTTATCTGGTCTTTTGGTGTTATTCATCATACCCCGAATCCTGAGAACGTTATTGAATGTATCAAGAAGTACCTGTCTCCAAGCAGTGAATTACGAATGATGGTTTATAATAAATTTAGTTGGAAAGTATTCTGGATCCTTTTTAAGTACGGGAAGTTTAAGTTTTGGGATATTGATAAATTCATAGCTCAAAATTCAGAAGCTCAGACCGGGTGCCCAATCACCTACACTTATACAAATAAATCAGTTCAAAAATTACTAAAAGGGTTTGTAATCGATAATATTAAAATTGAGCATATTTTTCCTTATAAAATTCGTGAATATAAGGAGAATAAATTCAAATTTATCTGGTATTTTAGATACCTGCCCAAATGGTTTTTTCATTGGTTAGAAAAGAGAATCGGTTGGCATATGTGCATAATCGCCAGATGGAGAATTTAGGGGTGGCCAGCCCCGCGTAGGCGGGGAAAAGGGATACGATAAGAAAAAATCTGCTCTGTGGAACAGCCCCACGAAAGTGGGGAATAATGCCACCCATTTTAAAAGATAGTATTGGGTGGTCTTTTAAATCAACTCTAAATTTTCCAGGAGTTTACAACCAGTCATCTTCTTTTCGGATAGATATTTTAGATAAAGTATCATTGTTAAGAAAAAGAGTTACAATATAACGAACCCATTGATCATCATAATACCCAAATTCTTGTATTTCACTATTATCTGGAAATGAATCTACTATAACACTAGGTCCATAAACTTTCAGGATTTTTCTTTTTGACATTCCAATCTTTAAATTTTGAAATTTACCTTCTTTAATTTCGATGTTATATAATCGGTGAGCAAAGATGTAACAAACCATATTCGGATAGTGCATATAAAGATCACTTTTAATAGTATCAATTTTTATAGGTTCTCCGAATTTTTCTATAACATCTTTAACAGTAAGGTCTTTTCGAAGATCGAAATCAGGTCCGAATGGGAAGACACCGCAACTGTCGATTGAACGACTGAAGCATAAACTTACAAAAAGTATGATTGATATTAAAGTTTTCATATTCACTCCTCTCTATATATTATACCAGTCAAATAGCCATTTTATACCAAAAAAAATTGTAATAATCTTTTAATTGCGATGTAACGTAATGAAAAGGGGTAAATTATGATAGATGCGAAAAGAGTCGTTTTTTCATACTTAAATTTAAAAGTTGCCAAAGATATGACACCAGAAGAGGCAAAGAAAATAGTGGATAAAATGCCTCCAGGAAGATTTGATAAAATTAAAAAATTGTTACAGCCTTTTGCTAGATTGTTTAAAAAATCTTTTAATGTAAGAGATGCTGGTGTCCTTGATACTTTAGGAAAATTAAGTAGGGCTAAGGGAATTCCTCTTGTTGAATTGTTAGCAGTAGCTTCTATCATGTTTGGTGCTACTGTTCCGTCTTATGCTGACACTGCTAAAGAAAAAGCTCCAATAGTTCAAGTAAAAGAGAAAAGGCCCATTTCTGAGGTAAGAGCGGATCTAGAAAAAGTTTTTGAATTACCAAAAGGTTTAATGACTCTTGTAAAAGTTACTCCTCAATTAGCAATAAATTTAAAAGGTATAGATGGATTTGTAGAGACCGTGGGTAAAAATCTCGATAAGAGTATAACTCCTGAAGTTTCAGTATTGTTAAATCAAGTCCCAGATAATCAATGGCCTGAATTATTGTCTGGTTTAGTAATGCAGAAAATTCAAGAAGATGATAAAGTTGATAAGAAATTTAAAAAGTTTATTAAACACCATAAAACTAGCCCTCAAAATATGAAAAAAGAGATAGCAAAAGTTGTCTCACAAGAGAAATCTGGCATTCAAAAATTTGTTGATAAAGGCATGGCTGAGAAGGGCCTAGCTAAAAAAGCCCATGAAAGAGGCTATTTAATTTCATAAATAGCTGTCTTTGTAGTTTTCATACCGAAAAGTTTAAATGGATATTTCCCTAAAAACAATTCTATTGCATCTTGGTATACGTATTCTACAGGATTTTGAAGAATTATAATTCCTCCTTTTCTCACTTTTGGAACAGCCTCTTTGATACAAGAAGATCTTGATCTACCATTTATGAAAATGATATCAAAAGAATGATCAGCAAAGTTATTTATATAATTTACATAGTCTCTAAAATTCTTATATAAATAAGCCGGTACAGTACTTCCGAAGCTCTCATGGCTGTAAGGAAAGGGTTTAGGGTCATCGATAGGTTCTATTAATTCATAAGTAAAATTTCCTTTATTAGGTCCTATCTGTTTTTTTAATGTCTCATATGTTTCTCTGTCATGTTCCACTGATACTACAGCTTTAACAGTTCTTCTGAAATAAATAGTAGAATCTCCTGATCCATATTCAAAAGTGATCATGTCATATTCAATGAAACTTTTTAACCAGTCTATAGCTTCAGGTTCAATTGGGGGGTAAACTTCCATTTATTCTTCCTCTATTCTTTTTAGTCCAATATTTCCAAGTTCTTCATCATTAAGTTTTTCTAATTTTATATGTTCATTCATGATAATTACATAAAATGGAATATCAATAGATGATTGAAAGATGTCAATTAAATCTTGTGCTTGTGCCTCGGTAACAGGCATTTTAGGTCTTATAATGACAAGATCATCTTCTTTCAATTGTAACTTTTCTAATTGGTAATTTATAACGATGTTTTCTACATATTGTTCAGCTACCTCTTTTGGATTGTGGCTCAAAGTATATCCGCATTTGTCACATTTGCCTGTATAAAAATCGATAGCTTCATCTCTACATTCAGGGCATTCTATTTTTTTATCCATTTCTAAAATTTCCTTTCTACAGTATCTTTGAATTTAATCATTTTCCCAGTTCCGGTTCCTATGTGAGGAAAAGGAGTTTCAAATTCATATTTAATGACACATTTTGGCCAAGTCATGGTTGATTTTCCTCTTCTTTGTACTTTTGTTGTTGTCACACTTCTATTGTTATCTTCTATAATGAATGTGCAAGGTAAATCCCAACCATCTACATAACGAACAGCTTCATAAAAATGTCCTTCATCTTCAGCTCCATCTCCAATAAAACACCATACTTTATTTTTGCTTTTCTCCATTTTTAAAGATAAGGCTATTCCGGTAGCTATAGAAGCGGTTCCTGCTAGTATAGAAGATGACAGGAAATTTAATTTTTTATCGAAGACATGCATTGAATCCCCGTTTAATAATATCTTTTCAAGATCTTTTTCATTTCCTCCTGCTAGTAAATAATGGTAGTGGGATCGATGGGTAGAAAGAATATAATCTCCTTCATTAACTTTTTTGAATATTTCAATAATTTGATCTTCATTTCCTCCATTTAAATATATCAAATAAGGAAGAAGCCCTTCTTCAAAGAGTTCAATTACTCTCTTTTCAAAAGAGATAAGTTCATTTTTTGTTTTATTAAACATAGTTATCTCCGTAACATTCTATTATTTGATGTATTATCTTATTTTTTGCCTCATTAGCACATTGATGTGTACAAGATATGTCAGGTCTAAAATTTTGAAAGAAATTTTCTGTATCTCGTGAGAACCAGGTTTCACTGAATTTTTTATTTTTAATGGATCCTACCAATCCTTTTGGAGAATAAGCCATATTGTGACAAGTATAGATATTGAGATCAGCTCCAATTACAGGTACTATTAACGAGAAGAAACATTTTTTGTATTCTCTTTTATTTACCATAGGAGATATATTGTAACTGTCAAAAACATCAATACCTTCAATTTGACTAGCATATATAGTATCCAATTGTTCTCTTACTTGATATTTAATGGTATTGTGATAGTTATAAAAATCAGGAACCCACACCGGGGAGAATCGTATATTATCTACACCCATTTTATGTACAAGTTGAAAAGCTTCTATTAAGAATTCACAATTTTCTTTTGTTATGATATAGTTGACCCCGAGATTACAGGAACTTTCTTTTTTTGAAAAGTTAAGAACATTTTCTACTATTTGATGAAACATTTTAGGGGATGCTTTTCTCGATTCGATAAAACTTTTTTCATCCCAGTAATCGATAGAAACTCTAATCCATTTAGCATGAGTCATAATATCAGCTATGTTTCCACTGAGGAATTGACCATTTGTTAATATGGAAAGATCTATTTTACACTCAAGAGTTTTTTCAAGTATTTTCTCAATACCTTTATGAATTAATGGCTCTCCTCCACCAGAATAGGTAATAGCTTTAACACCAATGTCTTGAAGATCCTCTAATATTTCCATCATCTTTTCTGTGGGAATTTCATCCACTCTTTTCATATCGTCATGCATTTTAGAAAAGGAATAGTTGTACACACAGAAGTAACAATTATGACAACATCTATTGGTAGGTTTTATTCTGACATAGATAGGAGAAGTTACAACATCATTTCGAAACGATTTCAATTTATCAGGAAACCACACTATTTTATAGTTGTTGTATTTATTATTCATTGTCATAGAAACCTCGTGTTTCAATTAGCATCATAGAGGTTTCCCATTTTGCTGCCTCTTTATAATGGTATAAAATTTCTTCTGAGTTATTTAATCTGATAACAGGAAAATCTACCATTTTCGATACAGCTTCAGTATGGTCCTGGACATGAGTTATGCAACTATATAAAGGTTTTTCTTTTTTCCCAATGACAACTCTTATAATCACTTTAGGATCGTAATCACCGTTTGACATAACTTTTATTTTGTCTAAATGATTTACTATTGAATCTAGTGCATTTAAAACAAAATCAAATCGTTCAAAATAAACAATTGGTTTGTATCCTCTGATGCTCATTCCTATGGCCATTCCTGCCATTAAGTTCTCGGCTACAGGTGTTTCGATTAATTGAGATTCCGGAACATCAATTAAGGTATTAGCTGCTCTAGTGTATTTTGTATTATATCCTATAAATACTGTTTTTTCTTGTTTAGCCAATTCATTCATCGAGTATTTAAGAGCATCTATATATCGCATCTATTTAACCTTTTCTTTTGGTGTAATAATCAGATAACCTTGGTCTCGGTAATCTTTTGTGACATCGTGTGTCTCTTTAAACATTTCAACAATGTAATTAGTACCATTTAAACCGTATTTAGGTCTGAAGTATCTGTAACGTGCTATTAAATTACCTGTTTCAAATGGCCCATCTTCATGATGATTTAGATCATCAATAATCATGACGTCTTTACCTTTTCGATATTTTTTTATCATTTCGAGTTCTAAGTTTAAAGGAAATTTCAATCTTTTTGGAAGATCTTCATCATAGTGATGTCCATCTATCTGAAAGTCAGCTCCGGGAAAATGAGCATCTAAAAAGAAAAGAACTACATCAGTTTCTTTAACTTCATTTTTAAATAGTGATTCGAGTCCTACTGGAGATTCACAATTCAAAAAATTAATTCGTGGGTCTACAATATTTTTTGAGGTTTCATTGAAAAGTTTTTCGATAATTTCAATAGAGTGTATTTTTTCAAAAGGAAATCCTAATGCATATGTTACTCCTTCTCCTTTTCCCGTACCTGTCTCTATCATAATATTGCATCCGTAATCTCTGATATACTCATCAAGTTTATGCTTGTTTAGAGTTCCCATTATATTTCCCTTTGGTTAAAGTTTGGTGTATAAAATTGTTGAATCGCTTTATAATCATGTGGTAAAAAGTATTTCTTTATCCATGTATATGTAGGCATTCTATTGTAGATATTTTGATCATGAGTTTTTATGAATAATTTATGAGGAGGAAGTACTTTACAACATAAAATAGCACAGAAAGAATCGCACCCAACATAATAACCTGCGTATTTTGACAGGGCTATTATTGAAGTTAAAGGAATGTCTTTTGGGGCTATGAAATGATTTAAAGTAGGTGCAACAGGTGTGTCTGAAATAATGAGAACCTTTAAGCCAGTCTTTATTGACAGGTTATTTATAAATTCCCAATCATCATTATTGATAACCGCTATATCACTTCGTGGTCTTGAAGAGGTTGGATAGTGCATTAAGATATATTTAAAAGGTTCTATTTTTAATCCATTCCAATCAATATCATCAACACTAGCGCTCATTAAAAATGATGACCCTTGAAAAGTTCTATTGGTATCCATTATCATTGGTACCATGTCTACGGGACGTACATCATCTTCAGGTTTTATATTAAGTAATTCTTTTCCTATTGTGTAATCAGGTTCGATGTCAGATCTAAAATGCCAGAAGGTATCTTTTATCGGGCTAGATTGAAAGGTCCTTCTCATATTTTTTCTACCTACTTCTTCATCTATGAAGTGATGCTTTTTTACTCTGTAATAGATATTATGATCAATTATAGGAGCTATGCATTTCCCAAATCTGCATGGCCAGTATATTTCAGTTATAGATTCTCTTTCTTTTTGAGTCATTAAAGCATCGATACACATCATATCTCCGATGCCGACAGAGAAGTAAATTTTCATTATTTTTCTCCAAAAATCATAAATGAGTGAAATAGGTCCCTTTCGGAAGCATAAATATTTTTATAGCCTTTGTTTTTCATGTAATCTTGGATAATTTTAGGTGTAAAGATATGCCTATGTTTTCTATTGTTCCATGGCCTCCAATATTCTTGTTCATAATGAGGAAGGTATAAGAACAATATCCCTCCTTCTTTTAAAATTTCATACCAATAATCCATGGCATCTATCCAGTTTTCGATATGTTCTAAGCAATGACTTGAGAAGACATAATCGACATCTTTCTTTGGTAAATTTAAAGCATGATACCCATCATCGAAGATTAGGTCAATAGGAATAGCTCCAGGTAAAGCCCAGGATCCTTTTCTGCATCCTATGTCATAACCTGTACCTTTACATAATTGTTGGGCATAAGGTATAGCGAATTTGGCTGCATAACCTTCTGCTTGAAAATGGGGGTAAAATTTATTATTGAATTCTATTAATTCCATTATTCCTCTCGTTTTGGTGTTATTATCATATATCCTTGTGATTGGAAATCTCTAGTAAGAGAATGTGTCTTTCCGAATGCATCAAAAAGGAATTTTGATCCGGAGGTAGGAGATATTTCATGGGCTAAAGTATTCGGTCCATCTGTAAAGGGGCCACTCTCATAAAGGCGTAAATCATCAGTTATAATTATATCATTTGTGACATCTTTTAAAGATGTGATTACTTCTACTTCTTTCTCACATGGGAGTCTCGTATTATAATCAGGTTCACTATTATAATAGGTATAATGGAAGTCAGCTCCTGGGAAATGAGCATCTAAAAAGAACAGTGTGTTGCCTTTCAAGTCCTTTATGATTTCGGGCAGAATTTTAAATGAGTTACCGTGATAAATTTTACAATTTTTCCCTTTTTCTTTTGATAGAGCATCAAATTTTTTTACTGCTTTTTTATATATCTGATCATAAATCTCTATTGAATAAAAATTTTCAAAGGAATAATTTAATGCATATTCCAAGCAATCACCTTCACCGGTACCAGTTTCAACATAATTTTTGAGGTTAAACGATTTAATCCATTTTTCCATTTCTGTAATAACTTGATTTATGTGTCCCATTTAATTCCTTATCTATAATTGTAATTGACTTTGAATAAGTCTTTGAGGTGGTAATAGTTCTTTGGTCCCCATCTTGAAAAGAGATCAATCTTTTTTGCCTTTAAAGTAAGCTTTTCCATTATGTAATTAAACACTGTATCGATTAATTGAATCTCTTCAGCATTTTCAATTACTTTGGACCAATCAATTACATTAAAACCTTCATAAAGAGTATTATCTATTATTCTTAAATTAGTGGTAATTGGTATGGGAAAACATTTACTATGAGGAGGAGTACCATAATGAATATTTCTAAAGACATATCTCTCATTATCTTTTAAACCTAGTATTTTATAATAAAGTTCATTTTCTTTCTTAGGGAATCTTTTAAAATTAAAGTAATTGGTCCAATCCCTGTGATCCAGTCCTACTAATTTATACTTTCCTTCCATGATAGGACCTGGAATTATTTGATCCGCATTTTGTAGATCTACATAGAGGTCTATATTATCGGGTTGGCCAAGAGGTACGAATTCGACTCCTGGGCTTATGAGGTAATCATTATACCATAAAAATTCTTTTCTGACGGGCCATTTTACTTGATAGCCTTGGTGCACAAAGTGCTGACCAATTTTTTGACAGAAAAAGACATCTCCAATGCCAGCCGGTTGATTTATTACGCATAGTTTCATTTATCCAATAATATCCTTTAAGTATTTGTCGTATAAGATATCTTCAATTATGTCATACTGTAAGGCAATTTTGAAATTATTCTCAATATATTCCATCAAGGAATAATACAATTCAGGGGATAAATCCGATACATCAAAGTCATCTTTTAATGTTATGATACCACGACTATCAAAAAACTCTCCTACATCGGGACTCCCATGATATACTGGAACTGTACCAGTAGTAAAACAGTCCAATATTTTTTCAGTCCAGTAAGTTTCATATTGTGAATTTTCAATTGTAACGGAGAACATGTAATCTACCAGAGCAATTTCTTTTTTCTCTATTTCATTAAACCCTCTGCCGTAAAGATCTAATTTATCTCTTAATTTATTTACCCATGCTAGTCTGAAATTATGGCCAGCACACATCCTTTTAGCAGAACTCATCATTGAGGCTAATTTAGTCTTCTTATAAATTTTAGGTTCCTTTATCCAGTACCCGTGAGAGGTGATGTAATGGAAATTATCTGCAAGGCTGTAGATTCTTTTGTCATGGGTAAATAGGAGAGGATAGGATTCTGAAATTTCTTTTGCATGGGCTATTATGTTGTCTATTACATTAGGAATAATTGAACTGGATTCTACTACCCAGGCAATTTTATTCGTTTTATTATTTATGTTCGGAACTATTTGTTCATCTACGAAAAAAGTCAGATCTTCTTGTTTACCTTTAGACCAATCAAAGTACGTAGGTTTTTTCCATAGTGTAGAAGAATAAGCATGTTGGAACCAACCACCTATAAGTCCTATTTTCTTTTTCATTACAGACCGCCCTTGATATAGAATGCATCACCCCATGTCCCTCCATCCCATGTGGTCTCAGCTCTTTCAAAACCGTATTTTGAAAGGAAAGAATCCAACTCAGTTACCATGCAACAATTTTCATAGACTTGATCACGATTTACTTCAGCAATGATATAGTCAATCTTTCTTAATGTCTCTGTGCCCCCTTTAAAAACTTCCAGCTCAAATCCCTGGACATCAATATTAATGAGGTTGCTAAAATCAGAAAAATAAAAGTTGTCTAATTTTTCTACTCTTATCTCATCCGATTCTTCAAACTTAATATGTGGGTACTGTCTTAAATGTATCAGTGGTTTTAATAAGGAGCTAGATTCTCCTTGATTGGATGATTTATAGAAAGTCTTAAAACATTCTTCCGGACCTAAAGCAATGTTATAAATTCTTACTCTAGAGTCGTCTTTGATATTCTCGTATAGTACTTTAAAGGAATCTGGATCGGGTTCGAAAAAGTTCATCTCTTTTATTGAATCATATTTTATATAAATTTTATATTCTTCCCCATAATGGGCTCCTATATGAATGATCCCAGTAACATTCATGTCGTATTTGTTTATTAATCTATCGAAATCAAGTAGCATTTAATCCTCCCACTTAAGTTCAATCTCTTGATGTGGGGAAATATTTTTTACCCCTTTAATATTTCTGATAGATAGTTTACGGCCTTCCAAATATTTCTGATTAAATTCTCCTGCTGAAATATTACCATGTCTGTTAGGGTAAGCTCCAACAAGATTTACAGGTATATTAACAATTTTAGATTCGTCATAACAGAGCATCATAGGTCTTTCTGGAATCTGTTTCATAAGAGCATCTTCGAAAGTATTAGGATTGTTATAGGTACCGTTTTTTATTGCACTCATTAAATCAGGTGTACGATAGATATTTCCATCAACACTCATGGGATACCCCCAATCCCCGGCATAATTTTTCCATTCCCATTTATTTTCTGAAGAAAGATCGGGAGGCGGAGATGGTATGTTTTGGGGATAACAGAAATTGATCCTAGAGCATAATCTCAAAGAGATGCTTAAGATCTCATCTGGATTTAATTTGTCAAAGTCATTTCTTAATTTGTACGGTTCTTTGAATACAATGTCATCAACTAAAAACATTGTATATTCTTTTTCGGTATTTACAGCATTTATAACTGAATCTTTAAAATCATTAGTTTGTTTATAAAAGTAGAATCCTGGATGATCTGAGATAACTTTATCATAACCAGCTTTAAAATCATCGTTACTGTATGTCCATATAATAGTTATTTTGAATTCGTACCAGTTTTCCCAAAGTTCCTTTATACTTCTTAATAATAAATCTAGTTGACATGCCCGATCTTTACTGAAAATAACAACATTCATATTTTTTAGTCTTTTATAGGGAGGTCTTTGGAAGATCCCATGAGCACAGTCCCTCTGTGTAGACCCTCTTTTATGGTCATTGACATCACTTTCAGTATTATAGATGTAGTTAAATGAAGTTAATAATTTAGCGTGTGAAGGACCTGCCATTTCGAGCATGGGTATCATGAATGACAAATCTCCTGCCATATGCCAGAAAGTGTCACCAGAGATAAAATCTCTTTTATCTATTTTTCTAAACAGCCATGTTTTAAAGGTCCTTAAATGAGTGGCTCTCCAGTCGGTGGTTTTTCTGAGAAGGTCCCAATTGGGCATTTTTGCCCATCCATCTCGTTCACCTCTTCCATTATATTCTCTAAATTGTCCGAATGAGATCCAGGTATCCGGGTCTTTATAAGCTTCAAGGACTCTTTCAAAAACCTTATTGTCATCTGGTAGCCAGTCATCTCCATCAATATTTATACAAATATCTTGATTATTAATTTCGGGTCTATGTAAAGTATGATAATAATTTCCGCTGACATATCTTTTTTCGGTATTATTTATAATAACAAATCGATCATCTCCGTAAGTATGCCTTTCAATAAAATCAAGACTGTTATCTGTAGATAGGTCATTACAGATATAACATTTCCAGTTTCTTACTGATTGGTTTTTTATACTGTTGATACATCGGATAATGTATTTACCTGCATTCCAACATGGAGTGACAATTCGTAATGTATTTTTTTCTTCTTGATATTCTTGTAACACTTTGACTTCAGGTTTGGTCTCTTCTTTTTGGATACTCTTTTTTCGAACAACAATTTCGAAGGACCATTCTCCGTACATTTTTAAGTCGTAACGTTCATGATGGATAAGTTCTACACCACCTATTTTTTGAAGAATTTCCCAGAGATCTTCCCAGCCAAAATGATGGATATGTTTTTTGTTACATCTTGGATCATCTAATGGATGATAATATTCTTTGTCTACTTGGTAGAGGACTAGATATCCATCATCTTTGAGTATTCTGAGCCACTCTCTGAGGGTTGCTTCGGTATCATATATTTCTTCCAATAAATGACTGGAATAGACATAATCAAAATGTTTATCAGGGTAGCAGGGCATGAGACGGGCGTCTATGGGCATGTCTGCGAAAGGACTTAAAAGATCTATCCCTATAGCATCAATTTTTATTTTTGTATTACCACAGCCTAAGTCAACTCCTTGACCTTGACAGTATTTGAGTAATCTATTTCTGCAATTATCTGTTTCTCCTTTATGTCTTTCCATTTTATTCCTCTAATTTAAATATGTTATCTGTTATCTTTTACAATCTGTTCTAATTGAGCTATACGATTTTTTAACTCAGTATTTTCAGTTTTTAATTTTTCTAATTCTTTCTCTTCTTCAATTTCGGTGTCTTTTATCATAATGGAAAGAATTTCAATTTCAGCAGGTTTAATAATTTCTGGAAAATGTTCGAAATTAATTAAATAGAAATCTATTTCGATTTCTTCCTCCAGAATTGAGTTGATTTCAGTAAAGAGTTTTTCATATTTATTTTTTAAATCAATAAGTTCAATTTTGAATTGAGGATTTTCTGCAACACCTTTAAATTCTTCGTTCTCGATGATGGGGGCATTATTTTCGTCTCTATCCACATATTTGGCACAAAGGTTTAGTCTCTTTTCTTCAAATTCATTTAAATCTTTTTGAAGGTTATCTAATATTTCGAGTTCTTCTTTTATCTTGTTTTTATTTTTTAATAAACCTAGTCCAAACCATTTGGATGCATCTATAATACTAACTCTTTGTATTGATTCGTTAATTTTTTTGATTTCTCCTCTTTTTATTTTAGCCATTTTTTTCTCACTCTGTCCTTGTTATGTTGTAAACTTCAGTTTTTATCTTATCTAATTTTTTAAGAGTATCTTTTAAATTTTTCTCTATATCAAAGATTTCTTTCACAAATACTTCACTAGCGTTATATTGACCTTTTTTTATTTGCATTATAGCTATTTGTCTATGTTCCGGTTCTGAAAGTACAAGAACGGTATTATCAGGAATTTTTCTTGAAATTATAACAGTAGCTCCCCACATATAACCCATAATACCATTTCTTATAGATTCTTTTCTTGTCTCCATATCAATTGAATCTTTACAAAATTTTCTAATATCAACATAAGATCTAGAATTCATTAAAACTTCATTTACTCTATTTTCATGTTTTTCTATTTCTGCAAATCCATCAGCTAAAATATCGGGTATAAAATTAGGAATAGGGCTTTTAATAATTTTCCTAATATTTAATGACTTGATGAATTCTTCATATTCTATGTCTTTTAATTCTTTCGATAGGTATGCCACTATTCATCCCCTTTAAAGATAGTATCTAAAAGTGAACCTTTATTATCCGATAATATGCAATTTTCGAAATAGGTTTTGAAAGATAAAGCATTTATTAATCGTTGAAAATCGACTCTTATTATTTTAAAGAAATAGTCATAAGCACAAGATGGGCATATATGATATATTTCAGGTTTTCCAGAGTTTTCTGAAACAATATCATATTTAATACATGTACTCTTAGCAGGGATATTACATCCTTTGATAGAACATTTTTGAGCCCATTCAATTATCTCTATGAATACTCTTCCTTTTTCACCATTATAGAAATTTGTGTAGAAAGGATTTATTTTCATATAAGTAATAGGGAATATATTATATACAGTAAGAACCGTATGGGGCTCTTTCATTGTTGCATCGATATCTTCTGAATTTCGTGAAATATATAATTCAGAGTCACATTGCATAATTTCTTTAGCCTTATTTTTATCACTAGTGGCTATTACTACTCTGTATGAGAAATTCAAAAGATTATCAAAATATTTATCAGTTGTAAATACTTCTAAATTCATTATAATCCTAATCTTTTAATAGTATGAGCTATATTTGGGAAATCCTCTTTTAATATATTAAATTGATTTTTACTATATGCTTTGATTTCGGTTGCTTCAGGAGCTATCCAAATTTGAGCACCCCATATTTTTGCACAACATCCTTTTTCAAAACGTTCCTTATTTTTTTCAAAATCAAAAAAATTGTATACTTCTCTTGCGTAAAACCAGTCTTGTGGGCCTATAATTATATGATCAACTTCTTCTTTAGCGCTTCGTATTTTTGAAAATATCTGTCCAAAATATCCGATTATATCTTCTTCATTCATTTTTTTTAAAATTGACATGTCTACTCCCATCGTACTTTTTGTAATAATAGATTGTTAGGGAAGTCTTTTTTCATATCACTGAAATTTCCTTCGTGGTAAACTTTGACTTCAGTTGCTTCTTCAATTAATAATACAGGGGTTTTCCATAGGAAACCCACTAGTCCATCTTGAGAGTGTTCATGTTTTTCGATAGAGTCGGTGTCTAAATATTCTCTGATACCTGATAAGGATGTGAGATAATCCCAATCAATTCGATTTATTATCATATAGCGTGGTTTTTTCTCTTGTCTGATAAAGAGCAAAGAGATGTGATTAATTACTTTATTCTTTTTAGTATTTTTATTACCGGTTTTTCCAGCGATTTCTTTTAAGCTTGGCATTTACTATTCCCGGTAAAAAGGTGGAAAGGAAACCCAATCTTTCATTCCTTTTAGAACGAGTCCATCTACATCTACCTGCATTCCTCCTACTATTTGGATCATGGGTTTGAACTTTTCACAAATTCTTTTTATAAATCGGAAATCATGTTCAGGTTCATGTCTCCAAGGTTCTTCGATGGCCCATTCTCTTTTTACTATATAACAAGGAGTACCTACGTGGCATATGATAGGAAACATATGAATATCAATTTCAGGAACAAGAACAATTGTCTCGGGATCTCCATCTTTATACATCCGGGATTGCTGACATGACATCTGTACTATACCAATCATGTTGTCACGGCAATTTGAGATGAGTGTTTCGAGATAAGTATCTTTGTAACGATCATCATCATCACAAAATACTAGGTATTGTCCCCGAGAAATTTTTATACCGTGATTTCGTGGTTTCGTTCCTGGAGAGATATCCATATTACCGTAATCTTTTTCGATATTACAGAATTGTGTCCAGGGTCCAGCAGTTTTCATTAAGTTAATGACATCTACAGGAGGTGGTCCATCATATACTATTATATGTTCAAAATTTTTAAAAGTTTGGTTTTTGAAATCGTTAAGTAAATTTGATAGTTCTCTTACACCGCGAGAAGCAGGGGTAATAACACTGATAGTTGGTCCCATTTTGTCTCCAAGCCAATTTTAAAAAAGATAAATAAAAATTAGGTCTCATCATAGTAAAAAATATTAAAAGAATATTAAAATACCCTTTACATGCCATATAAATACTTTTTTCTTTTAGAAGTCCTTATAGTCCAGTAGGTTATATATCAATTTAATTATCTTTTAATACAAAATTCCTTTGTATAGATCTAAATTTTCTTTAAAATAGAGATATTAAATTCAAATCTAAATCAAATAGTGAAAGGATTCCTAATGGTAACAGAGTTTACAAAAGGCAAAAATCAAAAATTTGTAGCAACTATATCCTTCAGTCTTAATTGGGATGATAGAGATATTAAATCTATTAAGATAAAAGAGGGTCAGGAACTTTTCTATGATGGTGAAGTAGCTACTGTAGAAAATGGTGCTGGACAAGTAAAAGGTCGGTGTATGGGGTTAAAATCAGCCATTAATGTTATGAATTGGTTGGTTCCTGTGGAAAATGGGGGGTCTTCAAAAACTCCTGAAGTACCAAAAATAGTTAGTGATAGTTTATTTGAGAATGATGATTATAAACCAGGAATAGGTGGAAATCTTGACACTTATATCGAACGAACTAATGAAATTGGTGGGAAACGAGAAATTATCAAGGAAGAAGATTTGATTGTTAAAACTGTCTCACCTATTAATAAGAGAGAAGAGCAACCTAAGAAAGGAAAATTGGAAATAGCAGGAGATCAAGTTGAAGTCCCTAAAGACCGCCTTTTAGTAAGTAGTACCACTATAAGAACAAAGTCGAGTAAAAGAGATGTCACAATAACCAGAGCTGATGAAATGGGAGCTGATTCGGTACAACCTCTTAAAAAGGTTAAAGGAACAACTGCTAAAAAAGAAAAGAAAAAAAGTTTTACAGTTGATGATACTACTCCAAGACAAATTCATGAAGATATGAAATTGGATGAGATCCATCGTATCACTAAAGTTGTAAATGCTGATGAGTCTCAAGATGCTAAAGTTGTAAAGAAAATCGATAGATCTAAAGTAGAAGTCAAAGAAATTGAGGGAGTTACATTAAAGAGAACCGATTCTCCAAAAGATGTTAAGTTTAATAAAACAACTTCTCCTACTGAAGTTTCTATAAAAACTACTGTTGGTTCTGGAAGTAATTATTCCGCAGGAGATCAAGGTGGTGTGGTTGTAGGTAGATCTAAAGTTGCTAAAACTGGAGTTGAGAAAAAAGGTCAAGATTTAATTGATGATATTTTTGAGGAAGCTCCAGTAATTACTGAAGAGGAAAAACAAAAACAAGCTAAAAAATTAGCTGAGAGAACAAAAAAAGCCCAAGAACGAGCGGCCAGCAGGAAAAAAAGTTCTAAAGAAACACAGAAAATGATGGAAAAGGAGAAAGAAGTTCAGAATGTAGAAGTTGAAATCCCTGCTGATAAGGCACCTGATCTTATTGAAGAAGTAAAAGCAGATGATTTAACAAAAATTACATCAGTGGAAATAGATGGTGATTTAACTGAAATAACTTCTGTAAAAGAAGATACTGTTGATTATCTATTAATGTTGCCCGATAATTGGAACAAACTACATTGGGTAAAGAAGGAAAAATTTATAAAAGAAGTAACAGATGCTTCCTTTATAAGGTTTATTCTTTCTATGGAAATAACCAAAGCAGTCAGAAATGCTTGTTTAGAAAGGTTAGAAGAACTTGGACAGAAAGAGTCAGGCTAAACGAATACTTGCGAATGTTGTCGATTTTGATATGCATAACCTTTTTCCTCCACGAACCTTTATGGAGAATCTGGAAGATGCATCATCAGGAGAGTTTACATCTCAGCCTCAAAAAACTCTTAGGGAACGCCCTTATGGTACTCAACCATTAATGGTAACCCCTAAGTATGAGGGTGATTTCCTGAAAAAGTTACGGAAACCCGAACTAGAAGGCAAACCTGTAATGCCTTTGGAAAATGTCGTGAATGTTTATGCTGCAAATCCAAATAATTTATGGGATTTCAGTATGCCTTCTGAATGGTTAAAACATCAGGAACGGCCTTTTCCCCGTAACCTCGTGGATCTCTATTATGAAACAAATAGGCCAGGTGAGGGTGTTGGAGAAAAAACTCTTGATGAATACCATGATCGGGGTTGGGATGCAGATGATGCTCCTGAAATGTCAGAAGACAAACCTATTCGTAGAGGACCTTTTCCTGGGAAACCTTTAAAAGTTCCTTTTCATTCGGCATCAAAAAGAGTGGTGGCGTCATATTTATCTGAGTTTACGGAAAAAGATGAATGTTGTGGACCGAATGTAGGGATAGTTGTAGCATCATATTTAATGAATTGTGTTCCTTCTGAATTTATTGTTAATTTTGAAAATATTAAAACCGCTATGTTATTAGAGGGGTTAGAAGAAAGTCGGATTGATAGTAAAACAAAAGGACTTCATAAATTAGAGACTGGGGATGTGGTTGTAAGACCTTATAGAAATAGCCCTAAACAGGGTAAATGGATTTTTAAAACATTCTCAGGTCCAAGACCACCTGCAGCAATAGAGTGGCCTTATACTACAACTTTTGAGTTTATACCACATGGAAGAGAAAAACGAGTAAATAAACTTCATGTAAGAACGAGTTGCACTTGTCCTTCCTGGCTTTTTTGGGGTGCTCAATATAATGCTACTATGCAGGATTATAGGTATGGTCCTATAAGACCTAAGTTTGCTCCTCCTGACAAAAGAGATAAAAGGCGTAAGTTTTTAGCCTGTAAACATATCATAGCTTGTATTCCATATTTAGTTGGAACAGGACAACGTGGTAAATTTACCGATGAAGGTTTTTCTCTTCATATGATTGATGTTCCTGTAGAAAAGAGAAAACGGATCATAAAAGCTCCTAAATTTCAAATAATGAAAAAGGCTCCGATAGAAGAGTTAAGAATACCCCAGGAATTAATGAAAGCAGGTAAGAAGCCTGAAGTAAGATCTATTGTTTCTGAGTGGAAAACTGCTACTCCGCGTTTAAGAAAATCCATGTTGAAAAAGTTGGATGATGTTCAGGATGTCTCTTACATAGCTCATAGGTTTCCTGAATCAGCTACTCATTTAGTTGCTGAGAGATTGAAGGAAATTGGTGATAAGACAAAACAGATGGATGTCAAGAAAGATGCGGTGGAGGAAATAAAAGTAATAGAGAAGATTGAGGATAAAGTTGAAAAAGCTCTTCCAGAAGTTCCGGCTGAATTGAGTCATTTTGAAGATGATGAGAAGATCCAAAATTTATTAAAGGACATTAAAGAAACTCCTGGTTGGGAAAGAAAAAGTACACTTTTGAAGGAACAGGATGATGCTGATGCTCTTGCATATATGGCAATAGCTTTATATCGAGAGGATTTTGATGAAAGTGTTAATATTATCCTTGAAAAATTAAGTGATATGGTTAAGGAAAAGGGTGATCCAAAAGCCAAGAAATGGTCGGAGTATATTTATTAATGAAAATCGTTCCAGACATAATTTATTCAAAATGTAAAACTAGCTTGTATTGTAAAGGAGGAGAGACTCTAAATGATTCTTTGAATTACGGTTTCGCCTATATAGAACAACAGGATCATATCGTTGAATACATTGTGGCAAACAATCGTGTGATGAAAAGGATTTTGGGAGAAATCGGTGATTCAAAATTGAAACCTGAAAAACAATTTATTGGAGAACTCTGGACAGCAAAATTATTATTGTCGAATAAATTGCATGATTCACAAATACTTTTTTCTAACAGTGTTTTTTCAATAGTTATAAATCTAAATCTAAATCCAAAGGAAGTTGACAATGCCTACATATGACTATTCCTGTTCTTCTTGTAAGGTAGTAGAAGAGCATATACACCCAATAAATGATGAACCAAAATATAAATGCCCTAAATGCGGTAAAGTAATGAAAAAAATAATTTCAGGTAGTTTCGGAGGATTTATAATGAAGGGTGGAACACCTGCTATTCATTATAGAGAGAAACAGCAACGCTTAAAAAATAGTGAAAAAATGGAGAAAAAACAGAGGCAAACATGGGGAGACTCTGGGCCTAAGATAGCCCCCAATATAGCGGGTGTGAGAACTGATTCTTGGTCAGATGCTCAGAAGATGGCTAAAGAGGCAGGAATGAATCATGAGAGTTATACACCATATGTAGAGAAGGAAAAGAAGAAAAAAATCATCATTTAAGTCTTAATAATCTTTTGATATCGGTTTTATATTAAAATAAGGAATTTATCTATGAATAGTTTTATTGAACCTCTTTATAAAGCAGTCGATTTGATCAAATTTGGTTGGAGTCGAGAAGCTGGTGCAGTCTCATATAATATGTATGTAGGACAGACTTCAGGGTCTTTATCACAACTTTACACAGATATACCTGATGTAGCAAGCAAACAACCCGTTGGACTAGGGAAAGTTATCCGTGATGCAACGATAGAAGATGTAAGATCGACTTTAAGTCTAGCAAGTACAGTTAATTTTGGTAATAGGACGTTGTATTTTGCCATCACTTATGTAGACTCAGTAGGAGCAGAAAGTGCCCTAGCTGATTCCAGAATAGTAGAAGTACCCCCAGTTGGCATAACTCCAAAAACTATGAAAGATGATCCAACAATCAGAAGACAGGGATTTGTCTATAGTGAGGATTTATTAAAATGGGTAAAAATGGCTGGTTCCGCAAGTGGTGCTTTAATTACAAGTGAATCGAGTTTTTATTCAGATAATATTACAACTGAATATACTTATGACGGAACAAATCTATCGACTGAGAAGTCTTATTTAAGTGATGCCACGACTGCAGGGTCACCGGCAAAATTAAAGACATATACTTATTCTGGGAGTGATTTAATTAAGGTTGTAGTAACGGACAGCACCGTTTAATAATCTATTGATACGGAAAAAATAGTATATCTCAGGATTATAATGACAATTTATTAATAGCTAAGGAGGAAATACCATGGCAATTCCTACAGTAATAGTCAACTATGATGGTACTGATTACGGCAGAGTTTATCTAGGTGATGTTGGTCGAAGACATCAGCTCGGAGGTGCGAAGGGCCTTTATTCTTTAGGTCAAGATCGTTATCTCAGTAGTGGTCAAGATGCAACATTTATCGCTACAAGTGATGTAATCATGAGTGCCACATATGCCGGAGCAGATAGAACCGGTCAGATTAAGAACATGGAAGACAGGGGTGCCTTTACAGTTACTGACACCTTTTAAACGGTCATAAAGATGTAATGTATTAGAAATCAGCCCTTAAGAAGGCCACCGTTATTTTTAAGGGTGGCCTTTTTTTATAAGATATTAGATAACAGATTTAAATATTAGATAAGAGAGTTTTTTATGGACGAAAATGAAATTATTACTGATGACAGTTTTGATGCTTCATCTGGCTATCAAACATGTGATTTATATTTGGCAGCTTTTTTTCTTTCTGCTGGATGTGAAATGATGAAATCAGTACGGAATAAGAGAACAAAAAGAGTTTATTTTCTTTTTGAAAAGAATCCAACACTGAAAGATTTAAAATTAGATTACTTTAGCCGTAAAGCTAAAATTGATGCTTTAACATTTGCTGATAATGTGAAATCTCTTAAAAGTCTATGCCATAATATATCGACTATGAGGGATATGAGTTAAATCTAAAAGGGGGCATAAATGGCTACCACTATTGTAAATCAAGAAAGAGAAAAGGTGATTTCTCCTACTCTAGGAGATAAAATGTCTTCATCAGAGCCTAGTGTTTATTATGTTACACATAAATGGGTTCTTGATTCTACGAGCAATGTGCCTGTTGGTACTCAAGTCGAAATAAGTTTTCCTTCTTAAAAGGTTTATAATATATGTTGCTAAATGATTTTGTTCGAGTTGTCAATGCAGCGAAAAAATTCAAAATAAAAGATAAATTTGAATTTATTTCGTTTGATGATATTACTCATGAAACAGGTGGATTGAAAGATGATCCCGAAAGTATTGAAATTTGGGCTGCTGTAAAAATCTTTTATGAAGGCGAACTCCCCGATAGTTATAAAGCACTCAATCTTATTATCGGGGATTGGGTAGAAAAGAATAAAAGTGAATTAACAAAAGTCCTTCATTCTGAATTGAAATATCACTTTAAAGAAAAATATAAAGACAGTGATTCGGAAGAACTGGATAAACTTGATGATTCAGCTATATGGGCGGATCAACTAGATTATATGCCTGCTACAGTTGAAGGTGAAAAAGCATTAATGATTGAAATTGAACTTGTTCTTCACGCTGAACCTATCGAGGAATAATTATGAGGAAATCTAATGAATCTACTGATAGAGCATGTAATGCTGTTGTTGACTATATAGATGAAGGATCATTATACTCTGCCGGTAGATTGGTTATTTATCGGCAAGATTCTAGTGTCATGTCAATTCATAGCCTTTCTGATCCAGCATGTATAGACTCAACTGATGGGACCGCAGTATTTAATACTATCTATGATGCTACAGCTATGCTAGACGGTACAGCAACAACATTCGATGTATTAAATAAAGATGCAAGTAATGTCTTTGATGGAAGCGTATCCTTAACAAATGGCTCAGGTGATCTGAAATTACCTGCTACAACCATATATCAGGATTCCACCATTAATATCTCATATGCCTTTTACTCTGTCCCACGGTAAGGTCCTATGGATATTTATGACGGAAAACTATCCCTTGTTGATAGTACCCATATTAGTGAATTTATAGGGAGTATTACTCTTACTAGTTCTCTTCGACTTGTTGATACCACTCATACCGTTTCCCTTACTGGGTATGTCTTAAATGACTCAACTTATCTCCCTGGTGATGCTACCTTTGCTCAAGGCAGTGAGCTAACTTCTGCTGATATGACGGTTGTCTTTGCTGACTGGACATATGCTCACGGTGTTCCGAATATTGATGGTACCCTTGTAGATGGGACTTTAGGTTATAGATGGTTTGATCCATATAGAATTCATTACAGTATTTATTATATGGATTATGATACCTCTGATTTTAATCTTATCGGATATAGGTATCGAGAACCAGGTCGTCAAAATGTAGGTTTATATTTTGCCCCTATGATAGTAGGGCAACCTGGTCATTACGAAAATAGATGGGTATATCAAAGAGAAGTATTGGGCTATTCTCAAGAAATAAGACAAAAATTTACTTCTATGTCCAGTGGCCTGGACGCTATGAGAGATTACCCAGTGGATTCCACTAGTGGTGACAGTACGTAAATGGAGGATTTAAAATGAAAATATCGAATTTAACTTTAGAACTTGATAAAATAGCGGATGAAATCCAGGTCCAGGATCCTACTATAGCCCTTGCTATTGATAAAATATCTGATGCTTTGGAGAATCCTAAAAAGAAAATCGATCCTTCAACTTTAACAGATGAACAAATTAAAAAGATGAAAGTTCATCTTAGAGTCAGAACTGCTCGATATGTTATTAGTAGTGAAACTTTGCATATGTTAAAGGAAGCAGGTCTTAAGGAAGATTTTGATAAAATATTCAGTAAAGGTAAAGCCACATGGTTTAATTTATGGAATAAAATTAAAGATAAAACTCTTATGGCTGAAATAAAAGCTTTAAATTCTGTCCATGCTATCAAAGAATTCCTTAAAAAAAATCCTGCAATGAAATGGACTGTATTAAGTGCTATTGCCTTAGGTCTCATATCTTTGCCTTTGGCAGCGAATGTCGATATCATATCTCCAAGTAATTTAATTGATCTTGTCACTAGTATCGATATTGATATAGTGATGGATCCATCTGGATTCCCTTCTCTTGAAATCACTATTGATGATTCATGGATACAGGAAGTAGCTCAAGAAAGTATGATGGATGCAAAATCTAAAGAGCAGTTAAAATCCAATCTTAAAGATAGTCTTATGGAGATTTTAACTGAAAAGTATGAAAGAAGTCCTTTGAAAAAAGTTATTAAAAAAGAACAGATAATTCCACATCTCCAACGAATTATTAAAGAGCAATTATGGCCAAAAATTTTAAAATATTTAGTTATATAATAAAGGAGATATAAGATGCCTACTAGAAAAGTTTATGGTGGTAAAAATTATGATTGGAATTATGGTAGAACCAGAGATGATTTAAAAGCTGAAGCAAAATGGAAAGAATCAAAAGACCGGAAAGAACGTCAAGAACAAGACAAAAGAAATAAGAAATAAATGTTTTATAGAAGAGAATTAATTGATCTAAATTCTAGTGAAGGAAAGACTCTAATGGAATGTATGTTGCCAGGTTGTCAGGGCAATGAGTTTAAAGAGACTGTTGCCAATAGATTAAGAAAAGTCTCACGGATACTTAAGGCTCAATTCTATGACATCGATCCTGAAATGCTCCTGAGACTATATCAGGATTATCTCGAAGAAATGCCTGATAATTGGAATTATATCCTTCCACCTGAACTTAATGAAATTATAAAAAGTGGTCAGGCTAGTAATTATTTTCTACTTGATATTCGGAAACCTGAAGATTTTCAGGAAGTTCGTATACCAGGTACAGTAAATATCTATTGGCAAGATGTATTGAAAAAAGAAAATTTAAATAAATTGCCTATTGATAAAGAAATAATAATTATTTGTTATCTTGGTCATACAAGTTCTCAGATCTTGGTTATTTTGTCCACATTAGGTTACCGTTGTAGATCTCTGAAGTTCGGGATGGGTAAAAGTCCCGATGTAAAAGTACTTATAAAGGGTTGGTTGGATTATAATTTCCCAGTGATAAAACAATAGATTTATTATGAATAAGCAATCGTTTAATAAAGAAAATGTTACAGAACTTCTTAGTCAATTGAAAAAAGTAGTTAATCGGGATTTGGGTGATGAATATAATCAGGAATTAATAGAATTAAGTAGGAAAATAGACCGAAATTTTAAAAAGAGAAAATTAGTAATGCGGGTGGCTTCTAATTTTTTAAAAACTATTCTTGCTACAATGGCATATAGTACTCATGGTAAATGGTCACCTTCAAAAGAGATTTATAAAACTGAAAAAGAACGTGGTAATAAAGTTGATAAACTTCTTTTACAAGAAAATTATGACGCTATTTGGGTATGCCCTAAACCAGAAGATTGTGTAAGATATAATAGAAGTAGTGATGAAGAAGATGATCCTGTAACACAGGAAGAAATTGATGAACTCGTCAAAGTCAATTTGAGTGGAGCTACACACGTAAAATCTATGGATGATGGTGATGGCGGGGAATTATGGATTAGAAAGGCAAAGTAGTGATTTGTTCTGATGAATATCAATTCATATTTTATGCAGTCCCTAAAACCGGTTCTCGATCCATGCAAAATTTTCTTCAACGTTACGGTCGTCGCTCTGTAACTGGCTGGTCACCTAATCATAATAATTATGAAGAAGTAAAAAGTGATGTAGGTATAGAAAAAAGTAATAAATATTTTAAGTTTGCTTTTTTCAGAAATCCATGGGCTATGCTTGTATCCATGTATTTCTATAATATGCATATATGGGGACTAAATGCCAAAAAAGATTCTGTTGTAAATTGGCTTAATACATATAAAGGCGGGGATCCTTATATTCCTTATATTTTTGATAATGAAGGAAATGCCATTTTGGATTTTATGGGTAAGTTAGAAAATTCCAGAGAAGATTTAAAAACTGTCTGTAAAATGTTAAAGATCCCGATCTCAGGAGAATTGTCCCATATAGGAAAACAACATGTAAAAGGAAGATTGGATTATAGAGCGTATTATGAAAGTCCAGTACTAGTGGAAAAAATAAGAAAGATATTTTCAAAAAGTCTTAGTGTGTTAAATTATGACTTTAATGAAGGGGTTTAACTTAAATATAAAGCTAGGGTCTTATAAGTTGTGATGGGCTTATATATGACTAAAGTGTGGTAAGTGGTCAAGGTTCTTAGAGAGGTCCCTTGACCACTTTTATTTAATTTAAGTATATTAATTTCCCAGAGAGCATAACTAATGCAAAGAAGTTTAGGTTGTGGGACCAAGGTCAGGGTTCTGCAACCTATTTTTTTATCCTATAATACCTCCCATAATTTATGCCCATTAAAGAGGCCAGTAAAAATTTATTTTCTGGCATTTTTTGTAATAAACTTCTAATATCTGTAACCTCCGATAAAGGGAAAGCGACTATTACCCTAAAAAGGAGGTCCGTTTATGGACAAAAAATATGAAGACCGAATGCTTGTCGTTTTTATCTTAGTGGGTCTAGTTGGTGGGTCACTGTTCTATTTCCTTAAAGATGGTCAGCCTCTCAGCTCAATTTTCATGACTTTCGCTCTATCAAGTATCCTCTATCGATTCCTGGGTGGAATTGGCCAAGGCACAAAATTCAGTGTCGGAGCATTTCGGTTAGGTGGTAGTGCAGCCTTCATGATCGGCTGTATCTTTTTTATCAACGAGTACATTTTCCCAAAACCAGAAATCAACACCATTGTTTTAAGTACTCCCCAGGATCGATGGGTTCCTGTTAAATACCCTACAGGTGAGTATGTGAATGTTAAGGTATTAACTCCTTCTGGAGATACTATTATTCATGGTATAAGTAGTGTAGAAATGGATGCTTTAAAAAAAAGGGAATACTGCATCACAAAAGAAGGGGAGAATTTTTATATCTGTTCTAATGCTGATTCAACGGTAATAGGCCATCTTAAGTTTGAAGATGTTTTTAAAGCTATTGAAAATGATATCCATATCACAGTCCAAGATTTTCGGGTTTTTAAATTATACCCTAATCCTATAAATGACCCAAAAGATCAAGAAAAGAAATATAAAACTACTGATTCACTTGATGCTGTAAGTCAGACTTTTCCCATAGTAATCGAAGTCGATAAAACTAATATGAATATAAAGACAAAGGATGACAGTTTATTAACATCAGATGTACCTCGTAGTGAAAAATTCTATTTAGTTGATATTGAAAATGAGTATTTTATAGTTACAATATTACATGCTAATTTAGAAACATCAGAAAGTAAATGGTATTCTGAGTTTCTTGTTGGAAAAGTATCTATTAATCGATAGAGGTAATATGAGCAATATGAAAATTGCAATAGCTTCTTATATGCGTTATACAGTTGTTTTAGCCAACTTGAAAGAGCATTTCAAAAGAGAACTCGATCTAGCTGGCCTATTTGATAAAGACTCCGATTATAATGGAATGATAGGTAACGCTGTTATGGACCTGTGTAAAGTCTTCTCTGATCAGGGCCATAGCGGGTTCTCCGCGAACTGGGTTCTGAAATTGTTCGATACTCTTGGTCACTATAAAACGTTGACTCCTATTACAGATAATCCGAAAGAGTGGATGAAGGTTACAGATGGCCTCGGTAGAGATGAACCGGTCTGGCAGAGTAATCGAAATCCTTCCCTTTTTTCTAATAATGGTGGAAAGAGTTATTATGATGTAGACGATAAGAAGCGTAAGAAGATCCGCTCTAAAAAGTTTAAAAAGAAATAATTTTTCTGAATAAATCAGGTTTTTTTCTTATTCTTTCGATAATTTCTCTTCTCTTTTTTCTCATAATTTATTATAATTATATATAGTATCTATAGCTCTTTGAAATTGGTAGAAATTTACTGAATCCGTAAGCCCTTGATCTTATGATATTTATGTTTTAGTATATTCCCCGCGTATGCGGGGCTGGGCCGATAAATCTTAAAATGGGTAAGATAAAAACCTGAATATTCCCCGCCCATGCGGGGCTGATGCGTAATATAAATAATTTTTGATCAATTATAGGACATATTCCCCGCCCCTGCGGGGATTCCCCGAAAATATTGATGTTTTTTTGTATATATCAAAAATATTCCCCGCCCCTGCGGGGTTGATGCGAATACCGAACAAGTGCAGGGCCTGCAGATTATATATTCCCCGCGTATGCGGGGCTGGCGCGTAGGAGGTAAAAATGAAATCGAAACATATTCCCCGCGTATGCGGGGCTGGTTCTAGAATTGAATGAAGCGCTGAATTTTCCCCGCCCATGCGGGGCTGAACCGACCGGGAAATCATATCTATCCATAAATCTTGCATATTCCCCGCGTATGCGGGGCTGAACCGATACTAGATTGGGACATGTGTTTACCCAGAACATATTCCCCGCCCATGCGGGGCTGAACCGATTTCAAAAAACACGACCAGATAAAGATGAATATTCCCCGCGTATGCGGGGCTGTGTCAGGGTGAGAGGCTCGTGACGAATAATTTTTCATATTCCCCGACTCTTCGGGGTTGCCCCTCAGGAAGCTATTGAATTGCAAAAAACTGTATTCCCCGTCTATGCGGGGCTGTCTCTCCACATGCAAATGTAAGTAGTAAATACTGAATATTCCCCGGCATTCCGGGGCTGATCCCGTCTGGTAAAAACATAAAATGGTTCATCATAAGTATTCCCCGCCCATGCGAGGTTGGGCCATCCAGTACTGCTACTGCTAGGACCGTATTCCCCGCCCATGCGGGGCTGATCCTACGACTGGGACAGAAGTATTCATTGGTTTCACCCCGGCCTTTCCGGGGTCTAAAATAAGGATCTGAGATTTTTTTCTTAGATCCTTATATTTTTAATAATGTATTTATATTATTCCTTTAAATAATATCAAAATAAAAAAGGAAAAAGTATGGCAATTGCGTTTATGAGAGGAAGCACCACTAATCAGAATGATTTGACCATAACGGTACGTGATACATCCAATAATTTGATCGACCCGTATTCGTTGGAGTATGCTGTCTTCGATTACACTAGTGGCACTGAGGTCCTCATCGGATCCCCTGTTAATACTCCGCTCAAGTTGTCAACAGGAGAATATTGGGCGGAGGTTGTAATAGCAGCCGATGCCAATATAGGTCTCTGGCGCATCCGTTGGACAATTCAAGAAACAGCAGTCAGTCCTGTTTATCAATCGGTTCAGGAATTTCAAGTAGTAGGTTCCAGTGTTGTGACGAGTGTAACCGGAGATGCAAATTTTGATGCATTGGTCCATTCTTTACGAGTGATACTCCGAGACAACAATCCGGACCGCAACTACAGATTTCGTCCCCCAGCTTCCGAGAAATTTATCCAAGGTCAGACCCAAGTCTTTGGATTCATTTGGGAAGATGAAGAGCTTGTAGAGTATATATACATGGCTATTGACGACTTCAATTCACGCCCCCCGACTACAGGTATAGATGTGGCCAATCTTTGGGGAACTGAGAGACGGTGGAGAACTACAATTATTTTAAGAGCAGCAGCTTTTGCATGTTTCGCTATAACAATGAATTGGATCGCTGACGAATTTTCTTATTCAATTTCTGGAGTATCTCTTGACATTGAGAAATCTTCGAAGTATCAATCTATGAAAGAGAATTATATCAATGAATATGACAAGCTTGTCGAGGCCAATAAGAGATCCATAAAAATTATAAAAGGTCTTAGGCAATATCGGTACGGGGTGGGCATCACGAGCGCCCTGGGACCCATGAACAGACCTGGAGTTCAAAGTAGAAGAAACCTTATAAGTCCAAGTTATGGCCCTTATTTCTAATGAGTTATGGAGATGATAGCTTTTTCTGTAAATCTAAATTATTCTATATGATTTTATAAAGAATATTTGTAGACTTGGACCTAGGGCAGTACCTTATATTTTATTATTTTTTCTAAGGAGAGCTATCTGACGTTTAATCCATCGAGGAGTTTCTTCAAGAGTTTCAGCCATTTGATTTCTTGTCATCTTTCCACGATTATCTATTATGAATTGGAGCTTTTCTTCAGTCTTTCTATCTTTGGTACAACCAATAGGGTTTTTTGTAGATAATGTACCTTTTTTTTGTAAGAATTTTATTTGAGATTTAACCCATCGCTCTGTTTCATTGAGAGCTTTAGATAATTCTTTTTTAGTTTTATTTTTATAATTAGTGATTATATACTGCGTTTTTTCAGGGGTTCTTCTACATTTTGTTGAGAATTTAGAAATCTCTTTTAAATAGGTAAATTTCTCAGTGGGTTGTTTAATATTTATATCTTCAATACATTTTGAATTATATATTTCTTTTTCTCTTTTAGGATAAGGTTTAGTAACATAATTTTTTAATTTGTTAATTTTTTTCTTATCTCTTTTATTTTCACCTATTAATAAGACATATTTATGTTTTCTTTCAGTAATAAATTTTTGAGCTTCAGATAATATATTTTTATTCCAATTATTCCATTGAACTTTAATTCCTTCTGGTATGGTACTCATATTTTTAAAACCATTTTCTTTAAACCATTCCTTTTGAGAAATAATCCCTTGATTTTTACACCATTTTTTAAATGCTGATGTACGTTTTAGAGATTGAGCTGAAAAAGTCCTATTATTTTTAATGGAAGGATGTTTATATAAGTATGAACTTCCAAAGTTATTTCCTAGATAATCAAATCCACAAGCTTGGTAAATAGTCCCTATTTCAAGAGCTTTAGGATCAGCATAACCTATGAAAGCTCTTTTAGAAGTGTTATTAGCCATCCAATTACAAGCAAACCTTATAAGACGGCTACCCAGGTTTTTCGGGGTCCATGAGGCAGTGGCACCTCTTTGAATTAAAGCTTCATATTTGGGAGTATCTTTACCTAGAATTTTGGAATATGCTGTGGGTTCATTTATAAATAATACTCCTGCGAGAATATTATTGTATCTGGCTGTGAAGCACCATTTTGGTATTACTCCAATTGTTCCTAACCATTCATATTTTTTTATAAATTGGACCATTTCATTATTAAATTTTTCTTCAGATAATGTAAAAGAAGTAGCTTTTAAAGAAGAGTGATTGAAATCGATATTTTTTTTATCTTCATCAATCCATTGAAGTTTCTTTTTATATTGGTGGCATATAAAAGTGGTCTTGTTTTTACTGTTAATTTTATTTTTTATTAAATCAATGATAATACCTTTTCGGATAGCTTCTTTTACATCATCAGACCAAAATCTAATCAAATTGGGTATATTTTTATTTTGGATTTCATCATTCTTAATATTTTCTTTTATTTTTAATGCCCTTGGAGACGTATCATTTTCTCTTATTTCTTTACCATGCCAATAATTACCATCATATTGTACCCATAAGTTATAGCGAGGCATATAGAAATCAATTACATGTTTAATAATTGGGTGCATAACTTGATGTTCTACAAAAGGATCAAATACAATAAGATAATTAAAAAAGTTATTTTCTTCATCTGAGGATGAGAAGGAATTATTTAGTTTAACTGTTTTATATGTTTTTTCTTTTATTTCAACATTCTGTTGGGGATTTTCAACGCCATATCTTTCAATATTAGTTTCAGTGATTTTTTTCTTAATCTCTGGAGATTGGAATACATTGTCAACCCCGTATCTTGATTGTACTGTTACTTTAACTTTTCTTTTTACTTCTTTAGATTGAGAGGGGTATTCTACTCCTCGTTTTTCAATATTAGATTGACGGGATTTTTCTTTCATTGAGTTTAGTTGAGTAGAATATTCTACGCCATAACGTTTTTTAATAGTTTCGTTATTATGTTTAACTATATCTTCATTTATTTTATCTCGATTCCTTCTTAATCCTAGTTTAATAGCTCTTTCTCGGATGGCTTTCCAGGTCCTGTTTTCAAAGTAGAGCATAATAAATTCCATAGAATTCTTTTCATATACTTCTTTTAAAAGATCATCTTCTTTGGGTGACCAGAAGTCTTCCCTAGCAGGAGCGCTTTTACCACCATCAATCATTTCTTGTTTAATTATTTCAGGATTTCTTTGAAGGTTTAATTTTTGAGCATTACTTCGGATGCTTTGCCATGATCGATTCTTGAATTTAGAAAGGATAAATTCTTTTGAATTATTTTCATATATATTTTTAAGAATATTTATCTCTTCGGTTGTCCAGGAATCTTTTCTTGGTCCTCTTTTTTTACGGTCTTCATTTATAAGGTCAGGATTACGGTGAAGATTTAGCTTACGTGCTTTTCTACAGATGGTTGTCCAAGATTTATTTAATTTGGAGATAATAAATTCTTTTGAATTATTTTTATATATTTCTTTTAATAAATTTTCTTCTTCTATTTTCCAACGCATATGAGTACCTCTTTTTAGTATATTACTTATTATAACAGGTATTAGAGTTATTGTCAATATTTCATTTAATAAATATGGAATTCATTAATTTATAGGGAAAAAGATGGAAATTGAAATTTATGGAAAAGAATTTGTTTCTTGTAATATTTTAAGGGCTGAAGTAGGTACAAATTGCCCACAGGGGGGAGATACAGGACATGGTGGTCGAACTATTTTAAGATTGATTGATGAAGCAGCTACTGATATAAGTATAAAAGTAGATGGTCAGCCTTTAGGTAGTATAAAAACTTTGGAAATATTATTAGGTGGCGATACTGAGTGCGACACTTTTATGAATGCTCTTAATTTTGCCTTGAATGTATTAAAAGATCATAATCCAAATTATGAAATGGATCCACATATAAGAGGTTCTGGGAAGGGATTGATACAAAAAGATTATAAAATAGAAACATTATGATTACAAAGATAGAATTATTAGAAAAATACAGAACTTTAAAACCGTTTGTTATGGAGCCTAATCTAGGAGTCAATCTTATTGTTGGTGAGAATGGTTCGGGTAAATCCTCATTGTTAAATATTATAAAGGAAAATGCTCCTGAGGTAAGATTAGAAATTGAAGGTACTATAAATTATTACCATTTTGATACGGAAAAGGACAATCCTCGAACTCAAGGCACTCTTCCATTTAATGCTCCTGGTGATGTTTATGCCTATCATCTGACGTCACATTTCCAGAGTCATGGTGAAGTACTATTTCCTATTTTAAATCTTATGAGAACTTTTGAGAACAGGATTTTATTCTATGATGAACCGGAGAGTGGGGTCTCGATTAATAATCAGTTAAAGGCATGTACTGCGATAAGAAAAGCGGTAAGGAATGGTTGTCAACTTTTTATTGCGACTCATTCTTATATATTTATAAAAAAATTTAAAAAAGTCTTTGATTTAAAGACATATCAATTTGTAAAATCAGAGGATTGGTTATCTCAATTTAGGATATAACATGATACCAGAATGGGTTTATAGATTAATGGTTGAAGATCGAGAACGATGTATGATAAATCATTTAGAAAAAAGGAATTATATTGACGAGGAAGAGATAAAAGAGAATACTCTTTCTGATATCTCTGAAAAGGATTAAAATATGACTCTCATGGATTTACATAAATAAATTTTATTTCACATATTTTTTAACTTTACATAAGGAGACATACATGCACAAAATAATAGTCTTATTATTAGTTTTGTTAGTGAATGTTTTTTCTGTAACGCCTGAATATTTGTGGGTAGGTTCCTACACTATTGAGCATTACAATAATGGTGTTTATTTGGCTTATAGTCATAAGCAAGCTTCTGCTTTTACTTCTCTAATGAGTTGGCTTATTAATTGGAAAAATCTTGATATTGATTATAAGTGGAATCATAACTATAAGGATGCTGCTGTTAATGAGACAGTATTCGAAGGACAGGATTTTAATATTAATGAATTTCTCATTTTTGTTAGTCATGGTTATCGGGGAGGAATGGTCATTAATAAATATAATACTTCGACTACTTATGCAATGGATATCTCTAATCAATATCCTAATACCAGATCATGGGATTTTGGTAATTCTTATACCAAATGGATTATCATGGGTTCTTGTCATACAATCCTGGATGAGCATGTGACTGTGTGGGGGACCACTTTTTATTTTTACGATCAGATTTTTGATGGTGTGCATAGTATTATGGGCTATAAATCTGATGGTAGAAACGTTTATGATGGTGGTCCGATAGGAAGATTCCCATTAGAGTGGGTTCATAATCGACGTTCTATTTGGAATGCATGGCGTGTGTCGGTCCGGGAAGAAGTATATGAAGGTTGCAACCAAGATGTGACACCTTCCATGGTAGGTGTTTGGGGAACTGTGAATGGGCAAGATTGGGATGCAGATACTGAATTGTTTTATGCTGTGTATGATGCCTTAACACCTCATAATGAAACTTTGGGGGCTTGGATAGGTTATGGTATGATGTATCGTCATGTTGAATATGGCGATCCGGAATATTAAAAAAGGGAGATAAAGAGATGAAAAAAGTATTTATTATAATAGTATTGTTTTGTGCTTATGGATTTTCAGAAATATCTGTGTCAGATATTGTTAAATCATTTGTGGATAATCCAAAGACTTTCAGATCTAGATTGTTGAAATATGAAGTTATTCCAGACCATGTTGATTTACCAATAGAATTTGTCGATGATGAAGATGAAAGTTTATGGAAAACTAAGAAAAAGGTTAATTATATAATAGATTATTCAAAGATGTCGAAATGTGCTGATAAATTTAGAGATCTTTTTGCATATGAAGGATTGACTGAATATCAGTATATGGATCAGTCAAACCTTTTGGTATTTAATCATCCTAATGGTGGCCGTGAAGTATCCGCACAGATTGTCAGGGATTTGATTAATACTAGAACAGAGGCAGAATTAAAAAATATAGGATTGACTTTAGGTGAAAAGCTCTTTGCCATTTTTAAGAATAAAATAGAATTTCAATGTACGGAAATAGAGTATACAAGGGGTCATACGAATTTAAACCAAATAAGTAAATACTCTATTCGATATAGGCGTATTTTTAATGATGGTATTGTCTTACAGAATATTTCCTATATAATGTTAACTCTGGAAGGACTTGGTGATTTGATTGAAGTCGAGATTAAATGGCCTAAATTTAAAAAATGTGAAAATATAAAGAATGGCATTTTAATTAAGGACGCTTTAATATTAGCTAAACAAGAGTATAATGAAATCGCTTCTCGAAAAGTTGATGAATTCTTAAATATTGAAGCTATCGATAGACTTTCTATAACTGGATCTTGTTTTGGATGGACTCATGAGATCATTGATGGTGTTAATTTATTAAAACCTAGTTATGGGTTTGTGGGAATAGCTGAAACAAAGAATGGTAAAAAAGAACATCATTATATAAATATCGATAAATGATCTATTTTTTTGATACAGTTTTGTAGAAATGGGCTAAATCTTGCAACAACAAATTTTCGGGTGTTTAAAAGATACTCTTTCGATTCTGATTGTTTTAAAAGATCCTACAGTTGTTAAAAAGATTATAAGGTTTATTCAGCCTACTTATATTTATAATATCACAATAGTTAATTCGGTTAAAGGAGCACAGGAAGTTCTTGACAAAGAAAGAGTTCATCTCTGTCTTCTGGGTTCTGAATTTAAAGAATTTGCTATTATAAATAAATATTTATATACTTCGTTTATAATATTTGTAATTGATGATATAAATTATCATGAGATTTTTAATTATGTGAAATTAGGAGTTAAGACTCTAATTGACAAAGGTAGTATTAACTTCTCTTTGATAAAAATAATTAATCATTTTTCTCTTAGGAATGTTATTAATCCATTCTATAGAAGAGGTTTCGAAGATATTTTATCTGTTTCCACTGAAAAATTAATTGAAAGAAATCCTAGTGGAGTAACTGACTGGGCTTCTGATTGTGGTATATCAGAAAGACAATTAAGATGGATATGGAATATAAGATTTAAAGTAAAAACTAGAATCGTATTATTTATTTATAAAATTTATAAAACTGCTTTTGATGTTAAAAACCCTTTAGACAAAAAGACCTTCGAACAATTAACTTTTTTCTTTATTTCCCATAAAAATGAAATAATAGATTATATCAATTACTTACAATTAAAAGATGTTCCTGTCTACAAAATGTTCTTTCAATCGTAATAAACTTCTAATACTCTATTCAATGTAATAATCAATTGATATTTAGCTCTGTTTTAAAGACTATCTGATAAGGAGCAAAAAATGGCTTTTGAAGTTGAATATTTTGAATTGTCACCGAGCGATGCAACAAATGAGTATGTCTCATTAGGGGGTGTTCCAGTGGTTGCTGATAATGTTGCAATAGATCTTGTGGGAGGTACAGCCCAAGCATTAACGAATGATTTTGCCGTTGATGGAACAAGAATTGTATGGGATAGTACATCCTATAATTTAAATGGACTGCTTGCTACTGGTGACAAAATGAGAGCTATCTACGATAGATCCTAACACCTATAACTAATCGATTTTAAAGGAGTTAGAGCAAATGGCTCAAGTAGAAAGAAAATGGATCCAGGACCAAGCAATTTCCAATGAAAAAGTAGATCCCACTGATATTTATACCATTACAGGTTTAAGAGTTGATGAAACCAATGCCATTGGGAGAGTAGGAATAGGTTTATCTAGCCCTTTGGATGCTCTTCATATTCAACGAACTGATTCTTCTTCTGGAATGATGCTGGATCTTAGTGATGGTACAAATGGTAAACTTTATAAGATATATTCAGGAGCTAATGGTTTACTGAATTTTACTGATGCTACAGATGGGGGCATATTCACCTATGGTGAATCAGGTTCGATAGGTCGAGTTGGTATCAATACCGCATCTATCCAAGATCACCTTCATGTAAGTTCCCCTTTAACAGATGCTGCGTTAAGACTTGATTTAGATGATGGACTCAATGGTCGAGCTTATCGTCTTGTCTCAGATACAGATGGAGCTTTTAGGATAATTGATGTTGATGCGGGTAATGTAAATAGACTTCAGATTGCTAATACAGGAACTTTAACTGTCTCAGGTGATGCAACTTTTGATAGTAATTTTCAAATTAATGGTACTGTTACAGTTATTAATACTGAAATTGTCATTGCAGATCAATTAGAAATAAATCAAACTGACAATCAGGCAGCATTGATAGTAAGTCAAGATACAGGTGGTGCTACAGCCACTGTAATGAGAATTGAAAATGCTGGCACAGGCCATGCTTTAACCGTAGATTCTGGTAATGTAGGTATTGGTACTTTAACTCCGGCTGCTCCTCTTCATGTTCAAGGTGATATAATTACTGCCAATGGGTATAATATCGGAGACACCACTCATAGAATTGGTACTCTTTGGATGGCTTCTACTGTAGATTATTTGACTGACCTTAATTTTAGTTCAGGTGGAACAAATGTTACTTTTGCAACCGGTGGAAATGTCGGGATAGGTTCTGGTACTCCTACCCAGGCCCTGGATGTGGTTGGAACTATAGAAAATACAGGTGATATCATAACAACTGGTTCTTATCCTTCCGGTTTAATAAGAGGAGCTTATTTAACGATAACTACTGGAAATTCGACTTTCCAAGGAAGAGTGGGAATTGGTGTTACAAGTCCGTCTTATCCTCTTCATGTTGGTGGAGACATTTATTCCAATACAGGTAATATTGTAGCCACTGCTGGAACTGTGACAGGTGGATCTGGTTTAATAGCTACTACAGGTGGTGTTATAGCCTCTGCTGGAAATATAACAGCGACCTTGGGTGATCTCATCGCTTCTGCGGGTTCTGTAACTGCTAATACAAATGTAACTGCTACGAATGGAAATATAGTTGCTTCTAATGGAAATATTTCTGCTACGAATGGTACAGTAACAGGAGGCACCGGTTTAATAGCTACCACAGGGGGTGTGACCGCTACGAATGGAAATATAGTTGCTTCTAATGGAAATATTTCTGCTACGAATGGTACAGTAACAGGAGGCACCGGTTTAATAGCTACCACAGGGGGTGTGACCGCTTTAGCTGGTAATATCTCTGCTTCGGCTGGTTCTGTAACTGCTAATACTAATATAACAGCCACGAATGGTAATATTGTTGCTTCTAATGGAAATATTTCTGCTACAAATGGTACGGTAACAGGAGGCACCGGTTTAATAGCGACTACAGGTGGTGTAACCGCTACGGCTGGAAATATCACTGCTTCAAATGGTAGTTTTGTCGCTCCAAATGGAATTGTAAGTGTAGGTTTTGGCGTTATAGCAGCAGGGGGTGATATATTTGCCCAAACGGGTAAAGTAGGAATTTCAACCAGTTCTATTGCAGGAGGTTATGTATTACATGTTCAAGGAAACGCTTATTGTTCAGGTCAAGTAGATACAAATACTTTGGATGTAGGTAGTGGCAGTTTTACTGTAAGTGCAATTGGTGCAACAAATATCGGACCAGGCTGGTTAACTTTCGGTCAACATATGTCTGGTGGAGGACAGATTGGATCTGCTTCTACCGTAAATATTGTTTCAACCAGTGGTGCAACTATGTCAGGAGGTTCAGGCGCTGTCTCAATTACTACTAATAACAGTGGTACGCCAAGTGCGATTAATGTGACCTCTGGAAATAACACCGGATCAGGAGTTGGTGGAGCACTCAATCTGAATGCAGGTGATTCGGGAGGAGCTGGTACAGGTGGTGCAGTAACTATTACTGGAGGAACGGCTTCAGGTGGTGGATCTACAGGAGGAGACATTTTGCTGCTTCCTGGAAGTGCTGTCTCAAATGGGCGCGTTGAGGTAGGCACAGGTGCCTCTTCGAAAAATTTATGGGTTTCAGGTAGTGTAACTATAGAAGGAGCTAATTCTGCTTTTGCTCTTTCGATTAATAATACGAATTATGTAGGAGCTTATTGTGCAATAGCAGGAGCATCAACGGTAGCTGGCTGGTTTGAAAATAGTGGTTCAGATTCAACATCTATGTTTGTGCAACAATTAAATACTGGTAAAGGGCTTTTCGCTACTGGATTAGGATTAAATTCTTTTGCAGGATTTTTCCAAAGTACGGGCTATACAACTCTTAGGTCAGAAGTGAGTGGTACTGGAGGTGGTGATTATGCTGTACATGCAATATGTACAAATGCTGGATCGAGTGCCACTTCAGCAGCAGTTTTTGCTCAAAATTGGGGAGGTGGAAAAGCTATTCAGGCAACCGCAGGAACTGGAACTACTATTCAAGGGTCAAACACTAATGGTACTGCTATTTATGGGTCTCAAGCAGGAACCTCTGGTAGAGCAGGACGTTTTAGGTGTAATGCTGGATCTTATGCATACAATGCTGTTGAGGTAGAAGTGACTTCAGGTACAGGAGCTTCAAAAGGGATCTTAGTTAATTATACCGGTTCTGGTAATGCTATAGAAGTAAACGGTGGTAGTGGCTATGGTATTGAAGCATACCAAAGTGCAGGAACAGTTTATCATGGGACTAATTCAGGAACTACAGGTAGAGCTGCTTTATTCGAAACTTCTAATACCAGTTTTAATGGTACTATAGTTGAAATAAGTAGTAATACAACATCACTGAATAATAATTGTTTAGTTTGCAATCATTCAGGTAGTGGTACAGGTCTTACTGTTAACTCCAATGCAGCGGGTGCTAGTTTTGGTATTAACAGCTTTATGCCGGGTGTCTCTGGAACTGGAAGAGCTATTAATGGCTACTGTGTTTCAGCATCAGGATTTGCCGGTTATTTTACTGGGAATGTACATATTGCGGGTACTCTTTCTAAAACTGCGGGTGGTTTTAAAATTGATCATCCAATTGAACCTGAGACAAAGAATTTAGTTCATAGTTTTGTTGAAAGCCCTGAGATGAGGAATGTCTATTATGGACGGGCTGTGACTCATGATGGGACAGCATCTATAGGTCTTCCGGATTGGTGGGTTACATTAAATGGGTCTAATAAGGAAGAGTATAATTATAGTTTAACTACTATTGGTAAATACAGCAGATTATTTATTAGTAAAGAAATAGAGAACAATCAATTTGAAGTCTCTTCATTGGATGGAGACTGTACTTTTTCCTGGACTATCTCAGCCATTCGCCATGATACTTATGCTGAGAGCAACAGAATACAAGTAGAAAAGAACAAAACACAAGAAGAAATAGATGATTATAAAAAAGAGCATGGCATTTCTGTCTAAATTTCTTTTGTAAAAAGGAGTTAAATACTCATGTCACAAGTGTTGAGAAAATGGATAGCTGATCAAGCCGTTAATAATGATAAAATAGATCCTACCGATACCTATACAATTACAGGATTGAGAGTCGATGAGACGAATGCCGTAGGAAGAATAGCAATGGGATTAAGCAGTCCATTAGATGCTATTCATATTAGGAGGACTGATACTTCTGCTGGTATAATAATGGATCTTGATGATGGAGGTTCAGGACGATCTTATCAAATAACTTCAGATCAAAGTGGCTTTTTAAATGTAAGAGATAGAGATCTCGATGTTGATCGATTGACTTTATATTCTGTTCCTTCAGTAGGGCGCTTAGGAGTAAATAGTTATTCTCCTCAAGACACTATTCATGCACGATCAACTGTACTTGCTTCAGCTTTACGATTAGATACCGATGATGGATTTGCAGGAAGATCTTATCGTGTCGTTTCTGATACCGATGGTGCTTTTAAGATTATCGATGTTGATGCAGGTAATGTGAATAGATTTCAAATTGCTAATACAGGTACTTTGACAGTTTCAGGTGATGCAACTTTCGATAGTAATTTTCAGATTAACGGTACTGTTACTGTAATAAATACAGAAATAGTAGTAGCTGATCAGCTCGAAATTAATCAAACAGATGATCAGGCTGCGTTAATAGTAAGTCAAGATAATGCAGGTGCCACGGCTACTGTAATGAGAATCGAAAATGCAGGTTCGGGTCATGCTTTAACCGTAGATTCTGGTAATGTAGGTATTGGTACTTTAACTCCGGCTGCTCCTCTTCATGTTCAAGGAGATATAATTACTGCTAATGGGTATAATATCGGAGACACCACTCATCGAATTGGTACTCTCTGGATGGCTTCCACTGTAGATTATCAAACAAATTTAAATTTTTATTCTGGTGGAAATAATGTTACCTTTGCCACGGGTGGTAATGTTGGTATAGGTTCGACTATTCCTACTCAGGCCCTGGATGTGGTTGGAAATATTTTAGGTAGTGCAAATATACAGGGTGCAACATTAACTATAAATACAGGACCTTCCCAGTTTACTGGAAATGTTGGTATCGGGATTTCTCCTTCATATCCTCTTCATGTAAGTGGTGCTATTGTAGGAACTACGACAGTAACGGGTGGTACAGGTATTATTGCTTCAACTGGTAATATTACAGCTTCTACAGGAAATATAATAGCAACCTTGGGAGATATGACAGCGGTTGCAGGGGATATAGCTGCTCCATTAGGTACAATTACGGCATCGAGTTTAAATATAACCTCAGGGCCAACTTCACTTGCTGGCCCTTTTTCAGTTACGACCCCAGCTACAACTGATACTTATATGGAAATTAGTAGAGCTGGTTTTCCTGCATTCAAAGTCCAGACTTATTATGTTGCTTCACCTACTACAAGCAGAATTGTGGAAATGGGTGCTACTGACGGTGGACAGACACATATTACTTATGGTAGTGGCGGTCCAACACGTCGAGCCATTTCGATTTTAAGTGCTGGTGCTACTTTAGGTTATGTAGGTATAGGTACTCAAACCCCCGCACAAAGACTTCAAGTTCAAGGTAATATTCAAGTAGAAGGTGATTTTTTAGGAAAGCCTACTGCAAGTGCTTCGAATATAGGTAGTTCTACTCGTCGGATTGGTACTATTTATATGGATTCGACAGTTAACACAGGTTCTACGGGTTTAACAATAGCGCCTAGTGGGAGCCCGATGTTATATGTCACTCCAAGTGGAGTAGGTATAGGAACAGATTTTCCTGTCAATTTATTAGATGTGAGAAGTTCTGGTGCTGTGGCTGCTCAGCTTCAGGCTGGTTCTGGTGGAAACAATGCATTTTTTAGAGTGAGAGCAAATGGTATTGGTGGAGATGCATCTATAGTAGTGGATTCAGGGGATGCTGCTAATGCTTCTACAGTAGATTTTTATTTTGCTGGTAATCCTGGTGGTTCGATAGAATATAAGGGTTGGAATATGAATATAAACAACTCTATAGGTTATACGAGCGTGAATATTGGGAGTCAACCAGTATTAAAAGTGGACTCACCAGGAGTCGATGTTAGTACATCAGGTAATTTAACAATGAATCTTCGAGGTGGTCCAACTAATAGCATAAATTTAGACTTTGGTAATACCTTTTTAGCTTATGCAGGTATTCATCAACCTCATTTTCTTGATACTACGGTATATAATAATATTGGCAAGATCATTTTAACGCCCAGTACTAACATGCTTTATGCAACAAGTACTGGTGTTGGTATATTTCAAGCGGATGTCCCTAGCGCTTTTCTACATGTAAAGAGTACTGTAGGGGCTGCTGATGCTAAGATTGAATCGACAGTAGGAAATGCTCAATTAGATCTTACTCCTCAATTTAATGCTAATGCTATTCTAAATATGACTGCATTTTCCGGTATTCAGCAGACAGGTGCTACAGACATGACCATGTTTAATAATATCGGAAGAATTGTTTTAACTCCAAGTTCTAATATGCTTTATGCTACAAGTACAGGAGTTGGAATTTTTCAAGCTGATGTTCCTACCGCTTTTTTACATGTTAAGAGTACAGTTGGACTAGCTGATGCGAAAATTGAGTCCACAGTAGGAAATGCTAAATTAACATTTACTCCGCAATTTAGTTCTAATGCAATTATCGAATTTGGAGCATTTGCAGGTATTCAACAAACTGGTTTTACTGATACTACTGTGTTTAATAATGCAGGTCAGATTGTTTTGTCTCCTAGTTTAGGAGTGTTGCGTGCTTCAAGTGCAGGTGTAGGTCTTACTTATGGTGATACTTTTACACCAGGTTATTTGTTGCATATGTATAGAAGTTCTGGATCTACTGAAGCAAAAATTGAATCAGATGATAATAATGCCCGATTAAGGCTTGATTGTGGTAATAATCAGGAGAGTGAAATATTTTTTCAAGAACAGGGTAATAATGAAGCGTCTATTCAATATAATGCCACTAATCAAAGATTATACATTCGTGGTTCAGATGGCCTCAGATTTGGGACATATCCATCAACCAACACAATGAATTTATATAGTAGTGGTCTTATCCATTATTCAGCATACGAAGCTCATCCTTATACAGGTGGTGGAGATGGTTATCATTTCGATCTATGTGTTGATAGTGCAGGAGATATGACTACAAATAGAGTTCAGAATATTGAAGTTTATGGGACTCTTGGTTCAGGAACTAGTGGTTTAATAGATTTAAGTGGTCGCAGTAGTCAGATTAACAATAATACTTTTATTGCTTTTGACTTATCTGTTAAACATCTTGGTTTTGGAGATGTCTGGTATCCACCAGGTTATGATTCGTCTGGTACTATCAAACATTATGATGCACGTTTTCAAATTCCAAGTGGCCCTGCTGTTATTCTTATTAATCGTGGAGCTGATATGGATGGTGCTAATCCTTATAGGTTACTCGTTTGGTTTCGTACTGTAAGTCATTAATAATTTAATAATCATTTAATATTTAACATATAGGTAAATATCTAAATTTAAATTTAAATAAAATAAGTGAGGTTTTATATGTCTGGTGATCAAAGAGAACAAATACCACCTCCAACAGTGGTTGATGGCCCAGGAGTGGCAGAAGAGAAGCAAGAAACAGTTAACAAGACAGTTGATTCCAAAGTAAATTTGAATGTGGATCCAATTACTGCAATCAATTTAAATGCTTTGGAATATGATAGAAAGATAAGAGAGGCTGAGGCAGTTGTAGCCCAGTTAAAGAGTGAGAGAGCTGCTTACATTTATGATGCAAATGTAAAGAATCTTGTGGCTCAAGCTCAGGCTCAACAAAATCAACCTCAAAACCCAGTACAAAATTAATTATGAATCCAATTGTAAATTATATTGATCTCAAGACACCTTTTGGAACAAATATTCCGTTAGTTCAAAAAAGGTTATCAAAAAATTCTACGAGGAATTTTAATGATAAGCAGGAATTTATTGATCATATTGATTCGATAAAGCCTTCTCGAAGAGTTGATACTTATCTTGTGATAAAATGTAGCTGTGAAAAAGAATATGAATATAAAAATAAGGATGAAGTACCTTCTTCTGGTTTAGTTTGTGGTTGCAAGAGAGTTTTACTCAAATACGGTAACTGACTCTCGATGATGTGTTTCATAGGTTTTTCATTTTTTCCTTCTTATTTAAAAATGTAGAACTTTGAGGTTAAAGAATTAAAAAAGGGCGATTGGTGAGTCGCCCTTTTTTAATTTTCTTCTAATATCATAATACTCTATAGAATCAATTTAATATCTATTATAAAAGGTATAATTATGTCTTACATGTTTCGATTGACTGTTGATAGTAGCAAAATAATAGGAACTGATAAAACAGATTTTCCTGTTTTATTTAATGAAAATTGTTCGAATATACCATCTTCTTTTTGGTCTAATATCACTGATGTAACAGATGGATTAGATGTTCGTTTTTATGATAGTACATCAAAATCAATTGAATATTCAAGAGAAGTTGTATCAGTTGATGCTACTGGTGAAACTATTGAATCATGGGTACAAATACCTTCTTTAAGTGTTAGTGCAGATACTGATCTTTATTGTGAAGTTGGAGGTGGTGATCGAACAAATGATACTGATATATGGACTGATTTAGGGGCACTTGGAATTTATCATATGGAAAACACTGCTAGTTCTGTTGATAATGGAAAAGATGCAACAAATAGTGATGCCACTTCCATAACTGGAAGAATAGGAAGATGTTACGATTTTGACGGTACAAGTAATTATATGGTAATGGATAATTATACCTTTTTAACTTCTAATCCTTACTATGTTTCTGCCTGGATTAATATGGATAACACTAAAGTAACTGATCCAAGTTGGGAGGATCAATTCGCTACCATATTTAATAGATTAGAGAAGTGTAATGAATCTGTATCAGGAAGAGGATCATGCTCATTTGATTTTGGTGTTGATAGAGATGCTAAAGTAGGCTTTTTTGTTGGAGATAATTTAACTAATGTATGTTCTAATGCAGGTTATCATCAAGATAGGTATACCACAGATAGCACTATTAATATGAATACATGGTATCATGTTGGTGTCTGGATTGAAGATATTTCACAAACAACACCTAACCGTATTGTGAAATTTTATATAGATGGTCAATTGGTCTCTTCTACAGAGAATATTAGTGCCGCTGTTGACTATTCGAATACTCATAGACCAGGTGAACAAACTCGAATTGGTAGTGGATATAGAATAGGGGGAGCACACTATCAAAATTTTAATGGTCGAATAGATGAATTAAGAATATTTAATGGTTCAGATTTTGATTCTAGTTGGATTGAGACAAGTTATAATACTCAAAGTGATCCAGCTTCATTTCTTTCTGGTAGTACCCTTCCATTTCAATTTAATGTGAATGTCATATCAGATTATGTCCCTGGTTCAGATAAAACGAATTTTCCAGTAATGTTTACTCAAGATTGTAGCAATGTACCCTCCGAGTTATGGGATCATGTTTCGGATACGACAAATGGATTAGATATTAGATTTTATAGTGATTCTGGAAAGAGTGTTGAATATGATCGTGAAATTGTTCTTTATGATCGGACTGGTCAAAAAGTAGAAGCTTATATAAAAGTACCTACATTAAATGCTTCTTCAAATACAACTTTTGTATGTGAAATAGGGGATGCTACAAAAGCTAATGATCAAATTTGGGCCGATTCTAGCGCTAGAGGTATATACCATCTTCAAAAGAGTTTAATGGATTATTCTCCAAGAGGACTGGATGGTACAAATAATGGTTCTTTAGACTCAACAGGAAAAATAAATGACGCTTATTCATTTAATGATAGCCATGTCCAAATTTATGAGAGTACTGCTTATAATGATACTGTAGCAATAAGTGCATGGATAAATCTTAATTCTTATCCGCCAAATAATTCTTTAACAGGTTCTCCGAACTATGGCCGTGCAAGTATTTACAATACGGCAGTTATCTGTTCAACCACTTATAGAGGTTGGATTCCCATGAGTTTTAATATTACACCAACTGGTGAACTTGATTTTTGGGTTAGGACAAGTGTTAGTTGTGGTGGTGGAGCAACTACATGGGGCTATCGAACGGATAGTACACATATCAGTCTTTATAATTGGCATCATGTCATGGCTGTTATAAATAATTATACAGATGGTGCAACAAGATCTCTGACATTTTATGTAGATGGTCAATCGGTAGCTGCTACAAAAGTTTATACTGCAGAATTTGCCCCGGTATACGCTGGTGGTATTCAAACAAGAATTGGGTCCCAGTATAAAACTTCAGGTGTTAATGAGTGGCGAATAGATGGTATTATTGATGAATTGCGGATTCATGATGGTTGGGAGCCTCCTGATACTGATTGGATAGAGACTGATTATAATAATCAAAATGATCCGAATACGTTTATTATTTGCGGGGATGTTCCAACTCCTCCTTCTACTTCTGTACCTGTAATGCGAAGAAGACAAAAAGTGAACAGTAGTGGTTTTTAAAAAAATTCTTCCTTTATTAATCTATTAATATTCATCCTTCTTTAATAGCCTTAATAATAAGAAAGGGCTGTGATTTATCAATTGTTGATAAGGTCCCTTAATCTTTTTTTGTTATGGCCATGAAAAAAGAATCAAATGGCTTTTATATAATTAAGGAGCTGATACTATGCCTGAAAGAGTCCTAAGAAAATTTGGTGTGGCAGCATCAGTTGATTTTACCCTATTCGAAACAGATGGAATTAACTTTAAAACTGATGCAACGCATGCCTCCGGTGACACAAAAATAAGAAAAGACACGAGTGCTGAAGTAAATACAACAAATGGATTTACAGATCAAACTACATCATATGCAATAGCATTTACCTCTGCTGAACTGTCTGCTAAGAGAATATTTGTTGGAATTGTTGATCAAGGTACAAAAACTTGGCTCGATGATTATTTAATGATTGAGACTTACGGACATCCTCAAGCAATGCACCCCTTTGATCTTGGTGCTGATTTAACTGATTATAATGAGACCTGGAAATTTAAACAAATCGATATCCAGAATGATTCAGGATCTGCATTTAGAGCACATTCAACGGGTAGTAGTGGCCATGGTATCGATGCCTCTGGATATGATTTAGGTCACGGTATATATGCCAAAGGTGGTAATACGGATGGTGTTGGAATTTTTGCTAAAGGTGGTGAAACCGGGCATGGCTTTTATGGAGAAGGAGGTGCTGATTATGGAGATGGTATTCATGGTGAGGCTGTTGGTATCGGTACAGGATCTCGTAAGGGTATAGTAGGTATCGGAGAAGGTGGAAACGCTGGGATTTATGCTGAAGGTGGTAGTACTGGTCATGGGTTTAGTTGTGAGGGTGGTACCGGTGGTGCTGGTATATCTTGTCTTGGAGGTACAAATGGCCATGGTTTTCTGACTTCAGGTACTGGTACTGGAGAAGGTATTTATGCTGTTGGAGATATAGGGATTTTTGCTCAAGGTAATGGAAATCCAGGTCATGGTATGAGCCTATTTGGAGCTTCTAATGGCCATGGATTACAGATCTCTGGATCTGGTTCTAATTTTAATGGAATCAATGTAGTATCTGCAGTGGGTGTAGGTATTGAAGTAAATGCTGGTACAAATCAAAATGCTATTGAGATTTATGGTAATGGTACCGGAAACGGTGTTAATATAGTTGGTGGTGGTACATCAGGTTCAGCTATGAATCTTACTGCAACGTCTGGTTATGCTATAGATGCTTCAGGAGGTGGAACTTTTGCTGCTGTTCATCTACAAGGTGGTACAGGAAATCCTGGTTTAAAAGTTCTCGGAGATGGTACAGGTGAAGGTCTCTATGCTGAAGGAGGAGCAACAGCTAATGGCATTATTGCTAAAGCGGGTTCTACCTCTGGAACAGGTCTTGTTTGTCAATCCCCTACTGCTGGAGATGGTGTAGCAATGTATGGAAAGAGTACTGGCAAAGGTCTTAGAATTACTGCTGATCAAGAAGCAGTGGCAATTTCTGCCGGTACCGGTATTGGAATTAATGTTATAGCTGGTACTCAAGGTATCAGTTTAACGGGTCTTGCAAATGAAGGATTAAAGATATTAGGTGCAACACATGGAATTAGTACAGCATCATTTGGAACTGGACATGGCATAGATGCTTCTGGTGGTGGTGCTAATGCAGCGGTTCTTCTAACAGGTGGAACAGGTCAGGCTGGTTTGAAATTGGTAGGTACGGGCACAGTTGGGCTGGATACGGCTGAAATCGGAACGCCTCCAGCTATCTTTGATGGTACTGCAAGTCCAAGCATATATGCGATGCTTACGGCAATGTCTGATGCAAGTGGTGGTTCTGATTTCACTGCTAGTATCGATAGTTTAGTTGCTATTTCTAGTCAGGTTGGAGGAATGTCCACAGATGTAAATGTAGTCTCTATTGATGGTCAGGCTACAAGTGGTAACAATGCAACTCTTAATTTGAAACAATTAAATATCGTTAATAATTCAGGATCAGCCATTGTCGCTCACTCAACTGGTTCTGATGGTCATGGTTTGGATGCTTCAGGTAATAACAATGGTAGCGGAATATATGCCTATGGTGGTAATAATAGTAGCGGAAGCGGAATATATGCTAATGGTGGCTTACAGGGAACCGGTTTCCATATAATTTCTTCAGGAGATAATGCCTTACATATTGAAACTAGCGGATCAGGTTCTAATGGAATCTATGCTAAAGGATTTGGTTCTGGGCATGGCGTGAACTTTGTTGGAGGAGCTTCATCTGGGTCAATCGGTCTCAGAGCTTCAGGTGAGACAGCGGGTATTTACGCAAGAGGAGAAAATTCTACGAGTGGTGACGGTATAAAAGCTGAATCTGTAGAACATGGGCATGGTATAAATGCCCTTGGTGGTGAAGGTGGTGCTCCTCCAAGCGGTGACGGTATTCATGCTGAAGCCCGTCATGGAGACCATTATGGTATTTACGCGGGTGGTTTTGGCTCTGGAAGTGGCATGTATAGTAAAGGTGGTTTATGGGGTCATGGAGTTGAGTTTAGAGGTGGGGATAATTCTGGTGCAGGTTTACTTCTTGCAGTAGATGGAACCAATTCTAATGGCTTGAGTATAACGGGTTCTGATAATAGTTCAGGTGTCTATATTGAAGGTGGTACATCAGGACATGGAGTTGAAATAATAGGAGGATCAACATCTGGAAGTGGTATCTATACACGTGCTCTAAATAACGGAATGGGTATCTATGCAATAGGTGGTAATTCAGCAGGTGATGGTATAAATGCTCAGTCCCCGGTAGCAGGTAACGGAATTTCAGCAACTGGTTCTCTTATTACGGGTAAAGGAATAGTCAGTACGGGTGGTATAGCAATGCAACTAGTAGGATTGACTGGAAATGCGCTTGATATGACAACAACTACTGGACATGGTATTCAAATAGATGCTCATGGGTCTGGGAAGAGTGGTATGTATATACAATCTACTTCATCCTATGGTATGACCGTTGTCGGAACCACTGGAGTAAGATTCCAAGGATTATCAGGTCCAGGTATTGATGTTAATGCTATAGGTGGTAATGGTTTAAATATCATAAGTACTGACAATGATGGAGTACATATTGAAGCTGGTGGAAGTAATCCTGGTTTCTACAGTCAAGGATCGGGATCACAAGCAGGTATGGAAATTCGTGGTGGTAGTTCTGATGGAAGAGGTTTGTTGGTCCAAGGTGGTGGAAATAGTGAAGGTGCTCGGATTTTAGCTGGTGGCTCTTTCGATGCCGGTCTCCATATTATGGGCGGTGGGCATGGTTTACAAATTGAAGCTCAAGCCGGTAATTATAATGGTGTTAGAATTCAAGGAAATGGGACTGCAAGTGGCCTATATGTTGCTGCTCAATTTGCTGGTTCTGGTAGTGGTGTGGAAATCAGAGGAGCTAGCAATACTGGTGGCCATGGTGTCAATATAACAGGTTTTGGAGGACAAGGGTTAATTGCTACAGGTGATTTGGGTGGTATGAATATAACATGTAGTGGATCAACAGGTGACGGTTTTTATGCTGAGGGTGGAGATCATGGCCACGGAATCCATGCTGTCGGTGGTGCTGGTGCTGCTCCTCCTCCAAGTGGCCACGGTATTCTGGCTGAAGCCGTCCACGGTGATTATAATGGTATTTGTGCCATTGGTCATGATTCCAGTGCTGGTATCGCTGCTATTGGTGGATCTACTGGTCATGGTATTGAGGCAATCGGTGGAGATACAACAGGTGATGGTATTAATGCTTATGCTCAGACAGGTGACGGCGCTGGAATGCGCTTAAGAGGAGTTGGTACAGGCCATGATCTTGATGCTACTGAAGTCCTTGGTGGTGGAGGAGGAGGTACTCTAAATGCCTTAACTCTGGATACTGTAGTTGATGGCACCACATTAGAATATGCCTTTATGTTAATGATGGCACGAGTAAATGGTAAATATCTTGTTAATGATCCAACGGGAGGAGATATAAGATTCTTCAGACGTGATAATACGACAGAATTAACTCGGGTTCATGTGGATACCGCAGGTAGAACAAGAACATTCTAAAATTATGGGGTAAGGAAACTTGCCCCATATAACTGTTTTTAACAAAGGCTTATTGGATTAGCTTATGGCAGCATTTATGTTCAGACTTTGTGTACCTTACACACAAGTTCCAGGTGCAAATAAAACTAATTTCCCAGTACTTTTTAATGAGAGTATATCTGCAATTCCTGCCGGATTTTGGCCTAATATTTCTGATTCTTGTGCTTTAGATGTCCGGTTTTATTCAGATCCATTAAAAACTGTTGAATATAAAAGAACGATTGAAGAATATACTCCTTCAACTTCTATTCGGGCATGGGTACAAGTTCCTACTTTATATGGGTCTGATAGTAGCACTAATAATAATATCTTTTGTGAAGTAGGTTCTGGTACTACAGCAAGTGATAATTCTATCTGGACAGATTTAGAAGCACAAAATATTCAGCATTTTGAAGATGATGTTTTAGATGATTCAACTAATGCAAATAATGGAACTTTAGTAAATAGCCCTACTTATACTACAGGGAAACTTGGTAGAGCTTTAGAATTTGATAAAGATTCTACTCAATATGTAGTCTTAGATAATAATATCATGTTTAATGATGATATTGTTGCGGAAGCTTGGGTTTATTTAAATTCTTATCCAGTCCATGTCCCAAATCCTAATTTTGAATATGCCACAATTGCCTCAAGAGGTACATATTGCGTTAATTGGTATAGGGGTAGATCTCAATTTATCTTTGCAATAGATTCAACTGGACATCCATTTTTTCAATTAAATTATTCTACAGGATGTACTGCAGGATCTCGAACTAATTCTTATACTTCAGATGCAATAGTCCCTTTATCAACATGGACTCATGTAGCGGTTGTCTCTCAAGATAATACTTCGTTTTCAAGACAAGTAGATTTTTATGTTAATGGAGAAAAAAGAACTGATGCATCAAATGTTTTAATAGCTTTGACTTTTGATACTGTTACTAATCATCAAACACAAATTGGTGCAACATTTGAAGAGTGGGGTGGAGGAGGTCCTAGCCAAAGATGGCCTTTTGATGGTCGTATTGATGAATTGAGGATATATAGACAGAATCCATTGTTATTTGATGATGGATGGATGCAAGCCACTTATAATTCTCAAAATGATCCTGATACTTTTTTTACTTGTGGTACTACACCCTTTTATGTTTTCTCAGATAGAATTGCACAAGATGGTTTTAATCCTCCTGCTGATTCTACTTGGTTAGCTACATTTGGTGAATGGAATATCGGGGAGGAACCTCCATATATAATTACAGATCCTCGATATTGGGTTGCTCTATCGGATTCCACATGGAATGATACCGCTAATTGGTCGTATTTTTCTGGAGGTCCAGGAGGAGCACCAGTTCCTATTTCCAATAATACTGTTGTATTTGATAATGGTGGAATAGGTAGATGTGATATAGATACTTCGGTTGATGTAAATGGATTTTATTGTTCAGGTTATGGAAACACTATCAGTCAAAATGGTTTTCCCATTTCAGTGGATTCATGTGGGGCTCTGTTTTGGTCTGGAGTTTTTGAAGGTAGTGGAGATGATATTAGGATAGCAGGAAATCTTTATATAGGAGGAGCTGCTAATTTTACCAGTACTGACCAAACTCTTTCTTGCGACTCTACATTTACTTATTATCCTACTGCATTTTTCGAACATAATAGTGGTATTATATCTCTTGATAATAGTGGTTGTATGATCGAAGCTCCTAGTATGAGAGCATCTACTTTACAATTTAATGCGGACCAAGCCCGTGTCAGTCAGAGCATGGATGTGAACGATCTATTGGTTTTAAATAGTGGAAGTGCCCGTCATCTTGGTGTGGGTGCCTCTATTAATTTAAAAGGAGATGCATCTTGTAGATCTGGTTATAATCAGTGGAATAATTTTAATAATTTAACGATATATTTAGATGGGACAGAACAACAGCAAATTAAAAATGAAATAGGTTGTATAGTTCCAACACTTTATGTAAATAAAAATGTCACTGAACAAGTTGTATGTGATGGTGGTAGCCCTTTGAGAGTAAAAGGGGATTTTTGGGTTCTTGATGGGACCTTTAATATGAATGGATTAAATGTACAAGTAGGGCTTTAATATGAGTACAACATATATAAACGGTCATCTTCTTTTAGATGGGGATCTCTCTTGTGATGGTGATATCACAGTGAGTCCTGCTGGAATTGTCAATCCAATTCCTGATCCGGATTTAATGAAAACATTCTTTTCATATCAATCTAATTCTTATATCACGGCAAATGGGAAGAGTAGAACTATGACCTCAACTACGGGAGATATTATTGTAAATGGGCTAATTGATGGGGAAGGATTTGGTTTTGAGTCTGACAGAGGTCCTGGAGCGAATAGTGCCTTAAAGGATTCTTCAGGAAATTTATTACCTGGATTCGGGGCTTCACATGCAAATCTTGGCGCTTTAAGAACATAACTAAAAGGTGGATCTAATCTATGGCTTTTATGTTTAGACTAACAGTTGACAAGGATATGGTCGCCGGAACGGATAAGAGTAATTATCCTTTACTTGTTGATGACCGAGTAGCTAATTTTCCATCTTCATTCTTTTCGAATGTTGTTGATGCTAGTGGTTTAGATATTAGATATTATTCTGATGCAGCAAAATCAGTAGAGTATAGTAGGGAAATAGTAACAGTTGATACTACTGCTCAAACATTTGAATCTTGGGTTCAAATACCATTATTATCTGCTTCCAGTGATTCTACTTTTTATTGTGAAGTGGGGGATGCCACATCAGCTAATGATTTTACTATTTGGGATTCTCAAAACCATTATCGTGTATTTCATTTACAAGATGCTTCTGATTCAGGAACTTTACACGATCCTTTAATTGTAAATAATGCCTCATCTGTATCGAGTAAAATACAGAAAGGTTATGATTTCAGTGGAACCACTCATCATTTACAATGTACTACTAATCCTGATTTTCAGCAAACATACCCATTTTATATTTCTTCTTGGGTAAACTTAAGATCTCTTATAGTATCGCCTACATTTATTGATAGTGTCTCGTGTATATTTAGTCGTGAAGTAATTTGTCAGACGACACTTAGGAATTGGATAGCTTTCAATTTTGGTATTGATAGTTCTCAAAGACTGTCTTGGATGTGTGGAGAAAATCTTTCTGGATGTGTATTGCCCGGACAACATACTGATTGGTATACTTCTGATAATACGGTTTCATTAAATCAATGGATCCATGTAGGAGCATATATTGAAAATTTATATACAGCTACTCCAAATCGTGTCGTAAAGTTATTTGTTGATGGGAGTCAGATACCTTCTACAGAAGGTAATCTTGGAGATATTGTAAATTATCACAATACACATAATCTAGCTCAATTATCAAGGATTGGTGCTGGGTACCGGCAAACAGGTATACCAATACAAAATTTTGATGGTATTATTGATGAAGTAAGAATAGTCAGTGATGCAACTATATATTCTAATGGTGACTGGCAACAAACGGAATTTAATAATCAAAATGATCCTTCAACTTATATCTTGGCACCTGATACTACGGGGGTCTATTTTATTAATGCCGCTGGATCAAGTACTTATCCCTACGATACTGAAGCAAAAGGAGCTGTTAATTTAAAAGATTTACTTGATAGTGTTTCTCTTAATGATGGTGATATAATAGAAGTCTCTGATGCAGGTGGTACAATAGATGACTCTGCTGCTAGTCCGGGTAATATAAATGCCTCAGTAACAATTAGGTCTTATTCTGGAAATACAGGTAATCCAACTTTTAAAGTTCGTGATAGTAGTTATTTATTTTTATTTAATGGTGTGACAGTAGATGGCGTTTATATTCAAAACATAGATATGTATAAAGCCGGAACTGGTTCTACCTCTATCGCTTTCATTTGGTTTTTAACTTGTGATATATCAAATTTTGAAGTAACTAATTGTAACTTCTCAATAACCGGAACTGCTGGCTCGGTAGCTGCTGTGGAATTAGACACTTCTGATCTTCATGGAACTTCCAGGTTTGAATATAATACAATAACTAAGATGAGTGCTGGACTATATATCAGAGACAATTGTTCTGTCTTTGAAGATTTTAGTGCTTCTTATAATACGTATAATGATATTAGTTATGGTAGTATTAAAGCTTTTCTTCTTGTCGGAACTCTAAGTACTATACAAAGAATTGTTGTTGATAATAATTATGGTACTGATAGTGGACTAACTTTTGTCTTTATGGCAGGTACTGCAGGTCAAACCTGTGATGACATTAAAATAAGAAATAATGTTATTAACTCAATGGATTCATTTCATTTTAATACCATAAATTTAGCTGCTCCTACTTTGACGAATTCAAGTGTTGTTAATAATTCATTATTTCAAGCTGGGGGTATATTTGTAAATAATGCTGATGCTAATCTAGTTGTAGCTAATAATACTCTAAGTCGAGGCTCGGAATCTTGGTTCATTTATGCTATTCAAGTTACTGCTGCAGCAGGAGCTTCTTTCAATAACAATAATATTTATGGTTATACAAACCCATATTTTGTAAGTGGTGGCATTACATATGGTACAAGTAATACACAATTGGATCCTCTTTATGATAGCACTTCTAATCTCCATCTCCAAGCTGGAAGTCCTTGTATAAAAACCGGTGCAAGTTACGGAGTCTATTCTTCAGTACCTACAACAGGTTATGATGGTACTGCCCGACAGAGTCTTGTCTGTGATATTGGTGCTTATGAAACTACTCCTAATACTTATTTTGTAAATAATGGTGGATCTGCTACATATCCTTTTGATACTGAAATAAAAGGTGCTGTTAATTTCAATCAATTACTTGGTGTTATAACTTTATCAAATTGGGATACAGTTGAAGTAAGTAATGCTGGTGGTACAATTGATGATTCGACTGCTTTTCCTAATTTTATTAATGCTGCGGTAACAATTAGATCATATGCTAATAATACAGCCAAACCTGTTATTCATGTAAAGAATACTGGAGCTTCAAGAGAGAGCCAGTTTCGTTGGGACAACTATCCTACTGTTTATTCATCAGATGCTGTAACAATACAAAATTTACAATTATATAAATCAGGTCCAAGTCCAAGTCAGCCCTTTATAAACGCCCGAACATGGGATTTCGATACTTTAGAAGTTACTGGATGTGATTTTTCAGTGACTGATCCAACTGGTGCTGTAAGTGCTGTACAAGGAGTTTATCTTGATGATTGTAATATCAATCAGAGTTTTACTTATCAGGATAGTGACTCTTCCGGTGTAGACGGTGCCCTTTGGATTACTGATACTACTACTAAAACTATACAGGGTGTAAATATATCAGATCATATTTTTGAAGGGAAATATTTATTTGTTTATATACAACCCGATACTCTTTCTGATGCTACTATTGAAACTAATGATGTAGGAGGATCAATTTTATGTGCTGGAACTTCTATAAATAGTAGTGTAGCTATTAGGAATAATGTCGTTCGAAGTGTTTCAAGTTTGGCACCTTTAGGAATTTATACCACTGGAGCTGGTCAGAGTGTTGTAAATAATACGATCAGAAATATCCCAGTTGGTGGTTATGGTATAAGATATCTTAGTGGTGGTGCAAATAGTTATGTTCTCAATAATATCGTTTATAGAGATGATACTGTGGGAGCTGCCACTGGAATCGAAACTTCATTTACAGCCGGTGTCATTGATTATAACAATGTTTATAATTTTGGCACACCTTATGTTTCTGGAGCAGTCACTCCAGGACCAAATAGTATTCAAGTTGATCCAATTTTTATTAGTTCTACAAATCTCCGTTTACAAAGTAATAGTCCTTGTATAAGAACTGGTATAGGTAGTGGGACTTATTCTGTAGTTCCATCGGTTGGATATGATGGTAATCCAAGATCTTCTGCTACTGTTGATATGGGAGCTTATGAATCTCTTTTACCCTCTGGACTTTTTCCTCCTCCCCTACCTATTTACGGTAATTATGAAACACCTGTTTCCTTAGGAAGTGGATCAGGTTATTACCACAAGCCTGCTGATTATTTAGGGCAGGAAACTAAAGGTGGTGGAGCTATTAAATTAGTGGCAAATTCAGGTAATGTTAGTATTAATGGTAGAATCAGAATGGATGGTCAGGATGGGACTATGACCGGGGGTGCCGCTGGAGGAAGTGTCTGGCTTATTGGTTGGAGAATAGATGGGACTGGAACAATAAGCGCAGATGGTGGAAGGACTCAATTGGTAAGTAATTCCGGTGGTGGAAGTGGTGGCTATATTTCAATGTGGCATCATAAAACTATAACTTATGATGGAACTGCAACTGTTGATGGTTATGATGGTGCCGGAGATGGAAAGATATTTATAAAAGAAATTGAGCCCATTTTAGAAGAGCCTTTTACAGGTGATATTTTAAATATAAAATGGTGGGATACTACGAATTCTGTAACCATAGATAATGAACTCACTTTTGATTCACCAAATGATAATTATAATTTCCCGGAGACTTTATCGGAATTTAATATTTCAGGAAAAGAAATAAATGTTGAAGCAGATTATACTTCACTCACTCCAGACTCATCTCAGAATACGGCAGCATTTCTATTGTGGGTCGATGATTTAAATTGGGCAGGAGTGGCACGGAAATTTAATGGCTTTTTTGGAATATCCTCTATAAATGGGGCTGTCTCTGTTTCAGGAGTGCCTTTTGATAATACGAATGTAACTTTCCGTATTCTTAAAAATGATAGTACTTTTACATATCAATTTTGGGATGCCACATCAACTCCTCAAACTATTTATATGGATTATCTGCCAGAATTGGCAAATAGTGTATTTAAAGTGAAGTTAACAGTTGATAAACCTCCACTGGGTGATTCACTACGTACAAGATATCAAAGATTAACTGCATTTGATATTTCAAATCAATATCTTTATATGGATGGGATTCCTATAGATCAATCAGCCGTTGCTATGAATTCTATTACTGGTACATCTCATTACTATGGAGAAGATTTTTATGTAGATAATTATCTTTTGAAATGGGATTATACAGCTTCTAATTTTGCTTCCCTTGCAGCGTGGGGTGATGTTGTCAGATATCAATATGAATATAATGCTCCGCCAACAAATGAGGTTACTGTAGCTTTCGATAATGTAAGAGTATATGAAGGAGTTTTAAGTAATGCAGAAACAACTGAACCGGTTATCTATGTTGATCCTAATTATGGCTCAGATACCTGTTCTGGAAGACAGCTTGATCCTTTGAAAAATTTATTTGTAGCCACGGCTTGGGCTAAAAAAGGAAGTACAGTTGTATTGTATGATGGAACTCATAATCCTACTAAAGTATCCCGCAAAGACCTGACCATACGAGGAGCTGAAGGAAGTATTGCTGGAATTACTTCGAAAAATGTCCAGGATTCAACAGGTTCTAATTGGGAAAGAGATGCTCTTTCATTTTATGGCAGTCAAGGTATCGTAGAAAATGTGCATATTTTTGATAGTAGTAGAGGTATTGTAGTTGAGAATGGTAATTATGAAATATCTCGAAACACAATTACAGATACAAGTAATGCTGTAACCTTCGTCAAATGTGATCCTAGAATTATCCGAAATAAAATTTTGGATGTAGATTTTGGTCTTGATTTTACATCTTGTCGAATTGCTCCTTATGCTTATGCTAATATTATATCAAATGCAGATGTAGCAGTTCGAGCTAATTTAACAACTGATATGACTTTTTCATGTAATACTTTTGACAATGATCAGACCCATTTCTTGATTGATTCAAGTTCATCAATTATTATGTCGTCAAATAATTTGACATATAGTGTTATGCCAGTCATTGTTTCAACAGATTCATGGTTTGGTTCTTATTATAATAACTTTTATCCTAATACGACACAATATAATAGGACCCCAGATGATGCTACTAACAATATTGTTGCAAATCCTTTATACTATGACCGAATTGGAAAGGATTTCCATTTAAATACTGGATCTCCTAATATAGGAACAGGGTCACTTACATATAATGATTATCTCTATGATTTTGATGGGGCTGATATTCGTAGTGCTGAAATAGGAGCATACCAATATATTGACAGTACTAAAATAACAAGTGACTATTATGTATCAAGTCATGGTAATGATTATTGGAATTTCGGAAGACAGACTGACCCATTCCGGACTTTAGATAGAGCTATGGTAGATGCTGATTCTACTGTCCGTATTGATGGTGGTCATTATGATTCATTCTATCTTAATCTGAGATCACAGGATATACATTTAAATCAACTCTATATTTATTTAGGACCGGAACAACAATTTGTCTCATATATCACTTTAGATGCAGAAGATGCTTCAAATAAATATGTTCCTTTGCCAAGTTTTGTTGCACCAGATGATGCTTCCCATGTAGCTATGAATATCATAGGAAGTTCGGCACAAATTCAGGGAGAGGATTACATAGTAGAATGGGGTCATCTTGTATGGGATACTTATGATCTTGATGGTTTCCTTTCAGCGGGAGATACTTTAAGAGTAATTTTCTACGGTCCTTTACAAAAGAAAGCATTAAATAATTTTGTTCTTCATGGGCATTATAGTAACTATAACCAGAATCAGGCAATTTTTGTATCACCGAGTGGAAGTGATAGCACTGATCTGGGAGGGGACGGGACCAATACAGGTGGAACTGGATCAAGAGATTTACCATACAGAACTATTAGTATGGCTCTGTCTCAATCAAATTCGGGTGATAACATTGTAGCTATGGCTGGAGAGTATCCAGTATTTGATGGCCTTCAGGATCGGGTAATCGTTCCTGCCTTTGACCGGACCGCTGCAGTCAATAGTTCAAAAAGGGTTTATGAGGATTTCTTTGCACAAAAAGATTTTAGAGCTTATGGTACAACTGAATATGATCCAACACCATGGGAATTTGATTATACAGGAAATTCAGAAGTATTCGCAGGAGGAGGATTCTTAAACTTTACCTATGACGGATCGAACAGTGCTACAGCCACATCGACTTTTCAATTTACCAGTGATTTTGAAGTAAGGGCTAATTTAAGAAATGCTGTGGATCCAATAACTCTTAGAGTAACTTCACCTGATACAACAGCCTTTATTAGTTATAACGAATCACAGTTTACTGCTGGTGTTATAAATACTGATAGTACAGTTATATGTAGTGCTGTGGCACATAGTGGTGATACTACTGAATCAGATGTTTTTGTTGTAGAATATATTCCTGTAACATCGGATCATACTCGAAATAAATATGCCGAATTATCATATATTCCAGAGGGATCTGATTGTACCAATTTAGCTCTTAATGTTGTTGGGGGTAATACGCAGGATTTCGGTGAAGATTTCTATGTCCAAGATTCTAAAATTAAATGGGATGGTATGACAATGGATGGTGAAATAGAACCAGGTGAAGTTTTAAGAGCTGTTTACTTGGATCGACCTTTATCATTGGCTGTTACTGCTTCCATCACTCTTGAGAATGGTCTCTTTACTCTAAAGGCTTATGATGGTACTTGGAATACTTTAATGAATAGAAGTTTGGTAGGAGATTATACCGGTAACTGGAATGTATCATTTACAATGGATACACCTAACGAAGAATTTAGTCATAATTGCATTTATGGTAAAGGATATGCGTCTCAATTCTTGGCAATAGCTGATTCTTTTGAGAATATTCAAGGTTTAGATAAGCCTTTGGCTGTCTCAACTGAGAGACGTAATTTAGTTATATATGAAGAGAGGTAATAGTGCCAGTATATCATTCAGGAAATTTAAGAGATACTGATAGGCCAGAATGGAATTATCCATTAAGACCTCAGGTTGCAGATTTAACAAAGCCTTTGGCTCCCCGAAATCTTATGGTAACAAGTCCTTATGATGTTGGAAAATTGGATATTCGTTGGGATAATCCTAATATTCTTCCACAAAATAGTGGATTAAATATTGTAGGATGTAATGTATACCGTTCTATTGATAGTCCTTTCAGATTTGTAAAAATTAATGAGACACCCGTTACCGTACTTTTTTATCGTGATGAGACAAAAGAAACTTTGGTAACAAATGAAAATGCTACTCCTACAATACGTCATGATTTAGTTCCAGAAGAGAAATGGTCTGTATGGGCTCAAAGAAGACCTATAGTAAGACCTGATTCAAATGGTGTTACAACTGATAGAGTTCAAGATATTTTACTTGAAATAGATAATGGTGATGGTACATTTCTTGAAGTACCAGCTTTTTCTGTAAATGGAAAAACAGGTGAAATTGTACTTATAAGAACTCCTGTTTATAATTACGAAGTTAGCCAAATAGTTCCTCCACGTTTACCATATCCACCTAATGGTCGCGTCAGAATTACATATAGATATTTAGAACATTCGGTAATTACTGTATTAAATCAAAGAATTTATTATAAAGTGACAACAGTAGCAGTAGATCCGGATGATCCTGCTTCTTTTATTGAAACTCCGTTGGATGAGGTTTCATCACGTACTGCTTTTGATGTAGAATCGATTGATTATATTTGGAGAGAAGGAATTTTACGTAATCGTTGGTTATTAGAGCAGAGCGGTGAAAGAGTGAAGATATTTATACGTAGATGGATGGGAGAAAAGTGTCCATCTCATCAGACAAATTATGGACAAAGCTATAATGATTGTACTGATTGTTATGGTACTAATATTGTAGGTGGGTATGATGGTCCTTATGATGTGATAATAGCACCACCAGAGTCAGAGAAGATGATAGAATTAGCGGACATGGGACTTCATATTACTTACGATTGGGCAACTTGGATGGGTCCCTATCCGCTTCTAAATGAACGTGATGTTATTGTTCGTCAGAATAATGAGCGTTATGTTGTAGGTCCTGTGACTCCTCAGGGATCACGAGGATGTATTTATCAGCATCATTTTACTATGAGCTATATTGACCAAGGAGATATTAGATATCAGATACCGATTGAAGGTGGGGAAACTAGTGTGCCTTCTTCATATGATCCTTATCGTGAAACTGCTCCGACTGATGCAAGTCCAGCAATAAACGATAAGCCTGAAATTCCTGATGACAAGATCATTAGAGGCCGTACAGTAACCTTCGAAAATATTACCTATTAACTAATTGATTTTGAAGAAGTTACAAGAACTGCTCAAAAAACATCTTAATTTATCCTTCGCTCATTCAGTATATATAGTATAAGGATCTATATAAAAAATAATAGAAAGGAATAATATATGGATGTAACATTAGCAGGATTTAATGTCGATACAAATGTCCTTAGGGAGATGGAAGAAATCACCGGTAAACGGGATGATCTTACCCCAGAAGTTTTATCTGCCTCATATGCCCGGATAAGTCGGGATCCTCGGCCAATTGGTGAATTAAGATTAGATTCTAAAAACGAAGTAGAAAAAGCTCGGAAATCAAATTCAAGTATCATTTTTAAAATGGGCCATCATTCTGTAGCGGAGCATGCTGTATTTAATCTTGATGTTGTAGGACTTTCTCGATATGCTATTGAAGAGTTGGAAAAATTTCGATTATGTTCATATACAGAAAAATCTCAACGTTATATAACCCTTGATGATGACTATGTTGTTCCTCCTGAGATTGCTGGATCAAAGTTTGAAGATGAATTTAGGGAAACTATTAAAATGCAGAATGAAGCATACCATGAATTTTACGGTGCTTTAAAAGAACATATCTTTAAAAAGCATGCTGATCTTGCCAGTGATCCAAAGAATAAGAATTTATTAGAAGGTTGGGCAAAGGAAGATGCCAGGTATTTAGTAAGCATTGCGACTGAAGCTCAGGTTGGAGTGACCGTCAATGCCCGAAACTTGGAACTGATGTTAAGAAGATTTGCTTCTAATCCGTTGCAGGAAGTCCAGGAACTGGGGAGAAAAATTTACCAGGAGGTGGAAAAAATTGCCCCTTCTATAATTATTTTCCATGAAGGTAATGAGTATGACCGTGATACATATCCTAGACTTGAAAAAGTAGGACGTGATTTATTTAATGGAAGCCATGTCTCATTTTTGGAAGGAGATGTCTCATTAATTGAATTTGATGAAGAAGCAGATGAAACTATAGCTGCATCATTACTTTATAAAGGTCTGAATATCCCTTATAAAGATGTCATAACATTTGTTTATGATATGAGTGAAGAGGATACTGATAAAATTGTTAATGCTGTTTGGGAAGATGCCCAATTATATGATTCGGCCCTCAGAGAATACGAATTTGCCAATCTTACCTATGAAGTCTGTTTATCTTCCTCTTGTTTTGGTCAACTAAAACGTCATCGTATGTCTTCTATTATTGCTCAACCATACAATCCGAACAGAGGTGTGACTATTCCAGAATCGATTAAAGAGATTGGTATGGAAAAGAGATTTCAGGAGATTATTAAAAAGACAGATGATGTATTTTTTAAGGTATACGAAGATTTACCATTGGTAGCTCCTTATATATTAACAAATGCTCATAAAAGACGGGTCATAATTCGGGTAAATGCTCGTGAGTTATATCATATGTCCCGATTAAGAGAGGATAATCACGCTCAATGGGATATAAAAAATGTGGTGACTAGAATGTGCATGTTGGCTCAGACAGAGATGCCATTTACATTTGCTCTTCTTTGTGGTAAAGACATGTATAATATGACATATAAAAATCATTTCGGTAATGAACCAAAAGTGAAAGAGGTGAAATTACCAGGTAAGCGTAAATTTTAAAGAGAATCATATGAATATAAATCTGAATATTGTCCAACCACCTCATGTAGTCTTTCTCCTTTCAGGGGAATCTTTTCCAGCTTTGTTTTTCGATTGTTTTTTTAATTTATTGGATTATTGTAACAGGCAGAATATCGGATATACAATAATTAGGCGGTATTCTCCTGTTGTTTATTTTGTTCGAAACATGTGTTTAGGTGGAAATGTTTTGAGAGGGGAGAATCAGAAACCCTTTGATGGTAAGATAAACTACACACATTTAATGTGGATTGATAATGATATTGCATTTAAACCCGCTCAATTTCAATCTTTGTTGAACTCAAATATGGATATTATAGCCGGGGCTTATAAGATGGCTGATGGGAGACATTATGCCATTGTTGAAAATTGGGATGAAGAATATTTTCAAAAAAATGCTTCTTTTAAATTTCTTACTGATGAAGACATCAGGGGTAGAAAAGGTTTTATTGATGTAGATTATACTGGTTTAGGTTTTATGCTTGTAAAAAAGGGTGTTTTTGAATCTTTGAAATATCCTTGGTTCAGACCTAAATTCTATAAATTTGGTGATTGTTTTGATTTCTGTTCGGAGGATGTCGGGTTCTGTCGGGATATAAAAGAAAAGGGTTATAAAATCTATATCGATCCGAGAATAATTGTGGGTCATATTAAAGATATTGTTATTTAATTTCAATTAATAATCTTCTAATACGCTGATAGTAGCATATTGCCAATATTGATTATAAATAACTAAATTGTATAATTCTAGGAGGTATATATGTCATTAAAAGAGGCATCCCAGGAACTTCTAAAACTTGCTGATGAAATTGAAAAAGAAGCAAATGAAGTGACTCAATTTGTGTGTGATAAGTGTAATCATACTGCAACTCTGGCAACAATAAATCAGAAAAGAGAAGCTGTAGCAAAAGAAGCTGGTGAAAAGATAGTTGTAACAGCTTTGACAGTTGAGGACAAAGTGCATTGTCCTGCATGTGAGGGTGTCATGGCTTACAAAGAAACAGAAGCCAGTGCTCCTTATTATCTTGACACTGAAAAAAAGGCTGAGGATGATAACGGTGAAGAAGAGGAAGAGAAAGAAAAGAAAGCTTCCGAACCTATCGATTATGATTCACTAAAAAGATATTCAAGCTAATTTAGCTAGATTTTCTCTTACATACAGTTTTTAAAAAGATGGTCTTCTAATGGAGGGAGTGGTTGCCCTCCATTTTTCTTTCTTATAGTGGTTTTTCACTTCTTCATTGTAGTATTTATTTGTATTCCATTTAGAAATTAGTTATAATTATATATACTTCTCCCCGTCCTTTTACGGGGCTGTCTCACACACACAGATTCTCAAGTACGGAAAATGATTAAATACCCTCGGCTCTTTCCGGGGATTCAGGGAAAGATTCACAATTTTTCCCTTTTCTTTTACCTCCTCCAATTTGATAATGTATTAATATTTCCCTGACTATATATAGGAGTATATATGGTCAGAATATTAGGAAACTCCCCGGAACGGATTGAAATACGTGATCTGCAAGATGTAGTTTATTACCGTCAAATCAAAGAGTTTACAGATCAACAGTATGAACTTTCTAAAGATTTAAAACGGGAAATAGATAAAGGCCGTTTAATCAAGATAGATAAAAATGAGATCTATCGAGGTTCGGGAGAAATATCTGTCCATCAAATAGTTGAGAGTAACAATTCACTTAGTATCAGTGATCTTAAGACAGCGATACGTGAAGTCCTCCCTGAGATGAAAGGGAACAATGGGGCTACTGAGAAATCAGTAAAGGATGCTGTCAGAGAAGTTATTCCTGTATTAGTCGAAATGGTTCGGCAAGAAGTTTCTAAAGTGAGTGTAGTCAGGGAAGAAGTAAAACCAAAGAAAACAACGACAAGTAGTGAATTCCTATTTCCGACTTATACTCCAAGTATCTCTGATACAGGTCTTAAGAGTAACATAAAAATAAAGGAAAAAGAAGTCTCTGGTGATTCAGTAGCAGATAGTCTTGCTATTCTTCGTCAGATTAAGAAAAAATAACAAATAATAAATCTAAATAAAATTTTTTAATCAATCAAGGAGGTTATAGTATGAGTTGTGGCGTGGATATAGGAACATGTTTCCTTGTAAGTGCTAGAAATGATGATAATAATCAAATTCAAATAAAGTCTATTCGGGATGCTTTTCTTGACATGGAGAACAACCCCCAAGTCAAAAACATGATGAAAATGTCAGGTGCAAATTTTATTGAATCTGACGACATTCTTTACATAATTGGTGATTCCTCAGTGGTAGTAGCAAACATATTCCAGAAAGAAGCTCGTAGACCATTGAGTCGGGGTGTTATTTCTCCTGGTGAACTTGAAGCTGAGAAAATTCTGTTGGTTTTGATAAAGGATATATTGGGGAATTGTAAAGTGCAGGATGAAACTTGTTATTATTCGGTTCCTGCCGAGCCCATAGATCATGAAGCTGATGTGATCTATCACCAAGCTATGTTTAGTAAACTTATTGGTTCATTAGGTTACAAGCCAGTTGCTTTAAATGAGGCAGCAGCAATCATTTATAGCAATTGTGGAAAGGAAAAATTTTCGGCGATATCTATTTCTTTTGGTGCCGGTTTAACAAATGTTTGTCTTATGTATCAAACGATTATTGGTATGGCTTTTAGTGTAAATAAAGCTGGAGATAATATTGATGACGGTGCTGCTCAGGCTCTGGGAACTACTTCCAGTAGAATACAGTCAATAAAAGAAAAGGGTATAAATCTTCTTGATCCTAATGAAGGTGATCCGAAGACTTTCCGGGAACGTGAAGCTATTATCATTTATTATAAAAGTTTGGTTTTATATGTACTTGATAAAATCAAAGAGGAATTTTTGAAACGTCAAGGTACGATTGAATTACCTAATGCTATTCCGATTGTGCTTTCAGGTGGAACTAGTTTGCCGAAGAATTTTAAAGAGTTTTTTGAAGCCGGTTTTAATGAAGTAAAGGATAAATTCCCAATTCCGATTTCAGAGATTAGAATGGCAGAACAACCATTAAATGCAGTAGCACAGGGTCTATTAATTGCCGCTATGAACCATGATGAAGGGTCAAAATAATGTATCAACGCTTGATGTATGCAATAAAAAGACGGATTTTGGATGAGAGTGAAGATGCATTCAAAGAACATCCTGCTTTTTCTGAAAAAGTAAGAGTTTACAATAAATTTCCCTATGATGAACGGGTTCAATTTGGGATAATTCTCCGAAATGCTTCTTCTTCATTGATACGTCTTTCTGCTGATAATTTTATGTCAGATCTTTATTCTCATGTCAAAATAGCTAAACAAGGAACTCATCCTGGAATAGCTATTGAATGGGTGAGAGAGAATGAAGGAAATATTACTGAATATGTTGAGGAGGATGTTTCTTCTCAGTTAGATCCGACTAGAAGGATATTTACAACGAATTATCCTATTACTGCCGGACCAAATAATACTGATTATGCTACTAGTCCGGGACAGGTCAGAGTGACTCTAGATGGTACTAAGGTGATGCCTCAATTTGTTTATGGTGAAGATAGCGAGGTATGGTTAACACAGGCTCCGAATGCTGGGACGGTTGCGAAGATATGGTATAATCGTCGTGCTATTGTACCACCTAGTATTCATATTGTTGAATTTACTGAGGATAATCAGTTTATAGTAGGTATGATTTATGTGATTGATAATGAACTTTTGATAGAAGAAACGACTGGGCTTGAGACTACGGTTAATTTGGTTAATAGTAATGTTGATACTAATTCTGAAGAAATTTGGTTGACCTATAAAAATGGTACAAAAATAGTGGCTTTGGAAAATGGTGTTGATTACAGTATTAATTATGCTACTGGATTGATTACTTTTCTTCAACCATTACAAAGCAATTATAGTATTTACGCTGATTATCGTTATCAGCCTCCTGGAAATGTTACAGGTCCTTATGTATTTACTGAGTATCAAGAAAATCATGAGGCAATTCCAGGAGTAGTCCTCTCAATTGGTCGTCGGGCTAAGAAGGGTGATAAGCAGGCTGTTATTGTTTCTCAATCGAATGAACTGCAGGCTAAAATTTATGGTGGTCATTGGGAAATTTCATTGGATTTAGCGGTGATTGCTAAAGATCCGATGCAGATGGAACAAATGACTGATCATATTATCTCTTATTTGTGGGGTGAGAGAAAAAATAGGTTGGAGTATGAGGGAATCGCTTTAAATTCAGTAGAGCCTACTGGAGAGACAGAGGAGACTCATGTAGAATCAACTGGTGATCTTTATTACGAATCGGGTGTTTCCATAAATCTTCAATCTGAATGGCAGAGATTTGTGCCATATAATCCGATTTATCGATTAAGAGATATTAACATGATAGCTGATTTAAGACCAGTCATAAAGGGTCCGATCATCAATTTCGAGAGGTTAACTTGATTTAATTATCTTTTAATAATTGATACATATTGTTAGGAGTTTATAATGCCTCTTTATGAATATAAGTGTAAAAAATGTGAATTTGAATTTGAAGAACTCATCCTGAATAAGGAAGGTAGTCTTTTAATAAAATGTAGGAGATGTGGAGCTGAAGCTGAAAGAAAGATGAGTTCATTTTCATCAGTAGTTCAGGGAAGTTCCAATGAATCGGTTGATGTTAAAATCGGTCGGGAGGCAGATAAAAGATGGGAATTATACCATAATCGCCAGGAAAAGAGGCGTGCTGGTAAAGAGTTAAAAGAAGTAAAGTTATCAAAAAAAGGTGGTCAGTATAGACCTGTGATGGCTTTAGGAAGTGAAAAGACAATTGAAAATAGAAATAAGTATTCTGAGTCCCTGCAACAACATAGGCAGGATAGAGAAAAACGTGGTCAGTCTCAATTTAGTGAAACTGGCTCATTTTAACCTCTTAAATAATAAATAATATATCAAATAAAATTTTATTAAATCCAAATAAGATAAGAGATAAAAAAATTTAATTAAAATTGTAAAAACAAAAATATGTAGGAGGTTAACTATGGGACTTGGCCCTTTTGATTCGTTTTCGTTTCCTGATGTGTATACGAAAACATTGAATGAAGCGCCTACCGTAACTGCGTCTGGAGATATCCGCATTCCTGCTTTTATTGGAGTAGCTGATGAAAATGTTCCTGTTAATAACTATGAAATGATTCGCGGTTCAAGTGCATTGGCCGATAATAAAATAGTTAGGGAAAATGTTTCCAGTCAGGTAACAGGTAGTAACCGTAATTTTAGAGTCTCTTACTATCCTATTGTAAAAGGGGATGGTAATGGTACCACTACGACAGATCCAAACGATGTAACGGTTGAGGTTGATGGAGAAGCAGTTGCAGTCTCATCAGTTGACGGAGAGAATGGTTGGATTTATCTAGTAGGTATCCCACCAACAGGAAGTACAGTGCTTATCACTTATTATTTCAAACGTAATGATACATTACATACATTGGAAGATCTCAGTGATCAGGTTGATGGTACACGTACTGTTTTTCAAACACATTATACTCCGATTGTAACAGGTGATGGTAGTGGTACAACTACAACAACTACTTCTCATGTTACAGTTTTAGTAAACAATTCAGCGGTTACTGTTTCTGCAGTGGATGGAGATTCAGGTCAAATTACTCTAGCTTCTGCACCATCGGTTGGTCAGACAGTGAAAGTAACTTATTATTCTAATGAATGGCAAGATACGGCAGATATCTTACCTTCACCTTATGTTACAGAAGTAACACAGGTAGGTTATAGCCCAGGTACATCTGATTTTATTGATGAGACAGACTATGTTCTTGATACAACAGGGAATTTTAGTACAATAAACTGGGGCCATTCAGTAAAAGTTAGTGCCGGTACAACAACAACAGGTGGTGAAGCTTTTGATGATACACAAATCACTACTACTCTGTTTGATAATCGGACATTTCGTAGAGCTATGACAGGTACTGTTGATGGTACTAATGCAAATTTTGTGATGGAAGCTACTCCGAAGAGTGGTGAAGGTCGTGGTATTGATACTGATGATCCCGATCTTGTTACAGCTTATTATGGTACTAATCCAACAGATGCTACAGTTATAGATGTAATTCAATTAACAGCTTCTTCAAGAACGGCTGTTTTGGCATCTGCTCCTCCAGCAGGAAATAATGTCTATATCACTCAATATAGCAATTTACTTCCTGATGATACTTGGACTTTAACTGATAAGACTTCCGGTGCTACAGGTATTGGAGTTTATGATGTTGAGGGTACTAATGCTGGTACGGCTATGGACGTTCAGTGGTCAACAACTGATACAACAGTTGCTGATCCAGATTTCTCTTCTGAGAATGTGACTTATCCGAATGGTACCGGTGCAGGTAACAGTGATGCTCAAGTGTCGCCTGGATTTGCTGTTCAAGAAACGGTATCTTTAACTTTTGCCGATGCTACCACTTATACTGTAAGTTCAGACCAGACAAGTACTGGTTCTGGTTCAGGTGGCGATAATACAGGATATTTAAATCAAACTTACATTGACAGTGTAACGGGTTTCCGTATTACTGTTAATGAGGGTACATTAGTTATATATCAGGCGGGTGATAAATTAGGTTATACTGTTAATCCTGATTTTGTCACTTCTACGACACCAACAAGAGCAATACCAGGTGTTCGTGTAAGAGTATCTAATACTACTGATGTAGTGGTAGGAGATACAGGTTTAGTAAAAACGTATAATTTATCAGGACAAGAACCGAATGTTGGAGATTTCTATTATGTCTCTTTTACTGAAGCTGTACAATTTGATTCTGATGGTATTCTCATAGGTGGAGCTAAATTATACAGTCAGGAGAAAAATGTAATAGCTGATACAGGTCCTTTATCTATAACAAATAATCTTGGAATGGCCGCTCATCTTGCTTTTTTGAACGGTTCAAGTTTAATTGCCTTACTACAGATAGAGAAGACATCCGGTGCTGATGATGCCCCTGATTCAAGGTATATTGCGGGTATTGATTATTTCAATGAGCCCATGGAAGGTGGTACAAGACCAGCTCTTATGCAACCAGTAACAACTTCATCTGCGGTTATCAATTATTTGAGAACTTCAAATACCATTCAATCTGGTATACGTTATGCGAATGAACGTTTCTCTTATTTTGGTTTCCCGACAAATACGTTACCAACGAGTGCTCAGACTTTTGCTCGATCAATGAATAATGAGTTGATGGTAGCTGTTTATCCTGATGGTGCTGTGACAACTATCACGGATGAATTAGGTAATGAGACTGAATATTTGGTAGATGGAGCTTATATGGCAGCAGCGATTGCTGGAAGAGATACTTCACCTGCTTTCGATGTAGCAGAACCATTGACAAGAAAACCTATTGTAGGATTCCGTCGTTTATTCCGTAGAATGGATTCGGTAACTGCTGCACAAACGGCAAATGCTGGTATAACTCTTCTTGAAGAGTTAGCTGCAGGTATTGAGGTTAGATTTGCTTTGACAACTGATATATCATCGGTATTAACGAGAACTCCTTCAGTTATTAGAATAAAGCAATTTGTTCAGAGAGGGGCTCGTTCGGTATTACAGCCTTATATTGGTTCCAAGCTATTAGTTCAACGTAGAGCAGAAATAGAGCAGACTCTTAAGTCTTATCTAGCTGCCTTACAGCAAGCTAATATTATTACTGGTTGGACAGGTGTAAAGGCTGAACTGGATCCGAATGATCCGACGATTATTAATGTGGAAGCTTTTTATAGCCCAGTATTTCCGTTGTTATGGATTGTGATTACTTTTAATCTTCGTTCTAATATATAAGGGTTTAACGAGGTATTAGGGGACTTTTCGGAGTCCCCCTTAAACAGGAAATAATCAAATGAATATACAAGAAATGAAAACTAAAGTTGCAAATAACATTTTGGAGTTTTTAATTGATCCGACGGTATATCCACCTGAACGTCATATCTATTTTCGTCCGGAAGAAATCCTAGACAATAGTTTTTATGAAAATGCGAAGGCGGATTCAAATAAAGCCTATGGTGATCAAAGACATAACTCCGATTTTTATCCAAACCGACCAATTAGGGAGGCGTCATCGATGGAACGTAAAACTATTATAGCAAGTTTGGATGTGCTCTCTCAAACCTTTAACGAGAGCGATCCTATAGCTAAAGATCTCAGAACGATGGCTTATGCCGTTGCGAAAATGAGTGAAGAAGAACTTAAAAATAGACTGGTAGAATCGAAGGAAAAAATGGTTAAATGCCCCAAGTGTGGTGGTAATGTCATGGAAAAAACCGGTTATTGTTTAGCTTGTAAGAAAAAGATTTCTGAAATGAAAAAAGCTGAAGAAGAAGTACCGGTTGAAAAAGAAGCTGGAAAGGTAAAAGGTCCAGGAGTTCCGGATGGGACCGGTCCCATGAAAGATAGTCCAGAGTGCCCATATTCTGAAAAGAAAAAGGAAGCTGAGATAAAGGATTTTTGGAATAAGGAAGCTACTGATGCTGTGAGAAAATCTCTTATCGCTGAAGTTTCTGATGCTTGTGATGATAAAGAAGAAAAAGAGGAGAAAGAGGCCAAAGAAGCTCCTGCTGAAGAAAAACCTGAGGAAAAAGAAGTAGAAGCTAAAGAAGCTCCTGCTGAAGAAAAACCTGAGGAAAAAGAAGTAGAAGCTAAAGAAACTCCTGCTGAAGAGAAACCTGAGGAAGAAGAAAAATCAGCTACAGAGAAAAAAGTAGCTGAAGAAAAACCTGAGGAAAAAGAGGCTAAAAAAGCTCCTGCTAAAGAGGAAGTAACTGAAGAAGTTGTTGAAGAGGTGGAAAAGAATGCTTCTTCTTGTGGTACTAAAAAAGAAGAAAAAGAAGAAAAAGAAGCCACAAAAGTTGATACAGACATCTTAAATGCCTCTTCCCAATTTGATGGGATTGAATTACAAGCAGGTCTGATTACAAGTGATGACATAGGAGATTTAAGTAAAGCTGAAGAAGAACGCTTAAGTCAACTTTTTAAATAAACTTTGTAGAAAATAAACTCTAAGGGGGTTTTAAAATGGCTAGAGATAATGATAGCTATATCTTTCGTAAAGGTGTAACGCCTAATACCCTCTCGGTTATAAGTTCGAAAAATCGAATATTCGCGTATAACCCTCAGGCTCAATTGGTACAACTAGGCGTAGTTGCAACTTTTGATCCTTCGGAGGCTCGAACAATAGAACCTGTTCGTGGAATCGGTTTTGGAGACCAAGTAGCCGAACTAGTGCCTAGTGTCACAGATCCGATGACAATATCGGTAACCAGAACTGCTTTGTATCTATCGAATATCTATCAGATATTTGGTTATAAAGCTGGTATGGATGGTATCTGTCGATCATTGAAACATCACAGATGGCCTTTTGATATCCGTCAAGAGGTGGTCTTTAGTGCACTGGCTACGAGGAGTGTTGGTGGTAGTACGGAGTATTTAGAGACACCAGCGGTAGTATCTACTGATGAGAAAGGTGAATACAATGAATTTGCTTTATTGACTTTCTATGAAGCATGTTGGATTTCCGATTATTCAGTATCATACGCTTCTGATGCAGCTCTAGTACAAGAAACTGTGACACTTAATGTGTCTGATATTCTTGCTGATGCAGGTGAGTTCCCATGGAAGAGTGATGAGATTGAACCTTATTCAGTACTGGATACAGATCCAGCTAAGTCGAAACGATTTGATATTGTTACAACTTAATTATAGCTGAAAATATTCCTAAAGGATAAAACCGGGTTTTTCTGAAAAGAGAAACCCGGTCTATATAATAAATAAGATTTACATAATAAATAAGATTTAGATAAATATAAATAAGATAACAAACTCCAAAAATTCTTCTGATTTTCCTTCAGGATATATTCTCGCTTATTGTATCATTTTAGTTTTTGTAAATAATAAAGATCTAAATAAAATGTAAGTAAGGAGAAGGTATTATGGATTTAAAAGAGATTTTTAAAGATATCAAGAAAAAATTTTCCCCACGTAAATTTATTGATTTTGAAAAGGAGAAACTTCATTTCGAAGTCGAACCTGTTACTTCAATGGAAGAAATGATTATAATGGAATCGATTCAGGACCTTGACGGGGCTCAATATATTGAAGCTTTAAAGAGACATACTCTGGCATGTGCTTTAAAAAATATCAATGGTATTGAAATTCATGATGAAGTGAAGTATATGGATGATGATGGCAAAGAAAAGGTAAAATCCCATTTCCTTTTTATGCAAGGATACTTGAACCAATTTCCTTCTCCTTTAATTGAGACTCTTTTTGAGGCTTATTCTAATATGGTTAAGGGTCTTCAACAAAAAATACAAAGTAATGTGAAGTTCGAAAGAGTTGAATTGTCTGAAGAGGTTGAAGAAGAGGTAAAGGAAAATTTTCAGAAAATAGAAGAAGGTACTTCTGAAGGATTGACTCATGTAGAAAGATTAAATAAAAGAGTAGAAAAAGAGGCTGAAGAAGCTCAAATGCGGATGACTCAAGCTACAGAAGAGAAATAATGTTTAAAAAAGAAGCGTATCAGAGTTTATCAGATTTAATCTCTAAAGGTTTTCTTACAATAGCCTGTGATATTGCAGGTAAGAATATTGTATTAAAAACAGTTAATGAAAAAGAATATGATTTAATTAAACTTTATGCTGGTGTGAATGATAAAAATTACATCTCTCGATTTAATATGTATTATTTAGTTTTCAGTCTTTTTTTAATCGACGGTGAAAATGTTCTTCAAGATAGATCTAAAAAAATAAAGGATATCTATAATTTTTTAAATGATCTTCCAAATCTGCTTTATACAAAAATAACTGAAGAATTAAAGGTATTAAGAGTTAATGCTGAAGAAGCAGTAGATTTTCTGGAAGGATTTTCTTACACCAGTCATTCAAGAAGAATGTGGAAATTAACCCAGAATAACTTACCTACCTCAGAAAGTTTAACAGGTATCCCTGGTACGGGAATACTTGGTCTTAATGCTTATCAGGAAAATTGGTTCTTGATAAATAAAATGCTCGATGATGAAGAGAGTTATGATCGTGATTTCTCTTTGGCAATTTTAGTCGCTTCAGCATCTAATCCTAAAGGATGTAGAACAGTTAGTTCTAAACATGATGCCCATAGACAACGAAACTCTGAACGTCGGGATAAACTGGCTCGGGAAGGCTCTTCTGCTAAACAAGAATGGAAACCTGATGGATGGGCAGCACCGGTTGATACTGCAGAGGAACTCGTACAAGAATTAATGCGTCAGATGGAGGGAAAAAAAGATAAGCATGATTTGTTTATAGAGGAGCATCTGAGAAAAGTTCGGGAAAAGGCAGATAAACAGGCGAAAGAGGCTGAGGAAAAGCTTGAAAAGATACGCCAGAAGAGAAAAGAAGAGGGTGGTCCATCAATAGTGTCTTCTCAAAGAGTGTTATCCGAGAAAGAAACTGAAGAATTAATGGCTAAAAATTCTAATAATCTGTTATTAATCTCTGATAGTATGGAGAAGAAAGAAGAACAAGCTCGATATTTTAAAAAAGTCGGAGCAAAAATTTTAACTGCTAGGAAATAGTTATGAGTCTTAGGCAAAAATTAGATGAAGCATTAGATCGAATAAAGGATTTAGAGAAGAAGCTCAAAGAAAGTGGAAAAGAGGCTAAAGAATTTGGTGAATTAACCGAAGATGCCATAAAAAAGAGTGTCAAAGAGCTTGGCAATCTAAATAATTTACTCGGAAAAAGTGTCAATACTATTAAAGACATGAATAAAGAAGTTCGTGATCTCCATGTAGCGGGTGCCCTGGATACAAAAGAAGCGACTGATTTAAATAAAGGCTTGGAAAGAATTGCCAAACAATTAATACATATTAAAAAAATAAAAAAAGAAGACAGGACCTGGGCAGAACAGAGAGCTGAGATTAAAAAGTTAAATAAGATGATTGATCAGATGAGGAGTAAGACCAATCTTGCTAGAAATTCAGCTAAAAGTTTTGCCGATCATATGGAAGATGCTGGTCCTTCTTTTATGAAGGGGTGGGCTTCTTTTAATAAAGCTTCTAAAAAAGGCCAAACTACAATTCAGAGTTACCAAGGAATGTTTAATAAGGCTGGTAATAGTCTTGGTAAAATGCCTGGTTTAATGAAAGGGTTCGGTTCTGCTGCAAAAGGAGTCAGTGCTTCACTTGGTGGAATTACTAAGGTTATAGCTGGGTGGCCTGGTGCAATTTTTATGGCATTAAAAGCAGTATGGGATGTAGGGATGGCTGCTGACCAGTTTGTAAAAGATGCTAACAAAGCTTTTGCTTCTGTTCGTGGACCTGATATCATGACTGCTGATGTCAGAAAACAATTTAAAACTTTTAATGACCAGATATTTAATGCTCGTGAAAATATCCGGGTTGGATTGGATGTCACTCAGATAAGAGAATTGATGGAAGCGGTAGTTCAGGCGGGTGCAAATATTCAAAATTTGAATAAAGGACTTTTATCATATAGAGATGCTATTTACATTGCAGGAAAAGCCAGTAAAACATTAGGATTGGCTTTACCACAAGTAGGTAGTATGGTCGGTAAATTATTAACCAATTTCAGGATGGATTTAGAAAGTATTGATAAAGCTTTTGTTCAGGTGGCATTTGATGCTCAGAAATCAGGTCTTTCCACTGACCGGTTCTGGACTACTGTTGAGAATGCCTCTGCTTCTCTGGCCCTTTATGGGACATTTATTGGGGCTGCGAGTAAAACAATGAAACGTTTTACAGAAGACATGGTAGGTGGAGCGGATGATGCAGCAGAAGCAACTGAAGATATGTATTCAGTATTTAAATCGGGGAACCTTAAGGCTCAGGCCACTTTGTTAAGTATGGCAAAACAGGCTGGGGTAAATTTGGATGATATATTCAAAAATATGAGTACTGAATTTAAGGATCAGGCTGTAAGATTACAATCTGAAATAGAATTAATGGAAGCAAAAGGAACAAAAACTCCTGAAGATGTTGCACAGTTAAAAAGATTGAGATCTGAATTGGCTTCAGCGCAATCTAAGTCACAAAGGGCTCTTGATGTTGTAGGTAAAAATGCAGTTTCCCAGACAACTGAAATAGGTATGCTTGCAAAGGAAGCCCCTCAACTTCTTATTGAAACTATAAGAAGAATGACTAATGTAGGGGATTTAACTAAAATTTCCAGAGAGAGAATGATTGTAGCAATAAAGGCTTTGGAAAATGTTGGTGTTAAGGAGAAAACAGTACGCTTATTGGTTGAACAAGCTAAAGTAACTAAAAAGAGCCTAGAGAATTTATTGGATTCATCAGAAAATTTCTTTGCGGAGAATAATAAAGATTTCCAATTGAATAGAGCAAATATTGCTAATGCTATAATGGAGGCATCGAAACCTGGAAAGGACCAAGCTGCAAATACACAGATTCTTGTTGATCTATTAAAGGAATCTCTTGGTATGGATCAGGGTATGGCTGAGACATGGGCAAATATTATAAAAACCGATAAAGAGACAGCAAATAAGATAGCTTCTCGCATTGAAAAAGGTGATAAGAATAGTTTAAAAAGTATTGATGGTCTTTTGATGGCATCAAAATTTATAAATAAGTTTCAAATTGCTACATTTAAAAATCAAGAAAAAACTGATAAAGAATTAGCCAAATCATCAGAAGAGACTTTTGATGAGATTGTAAAAGGGACTCTTTCCTATAATGAAATGGTCAAAATGGGAAAAGATGAACTTTATTGGACAATGGCTAATTGGAAAGTTGCGACTATCATGAATAAAACTGTAGCTGATATTTATTATTGGTTACAGGGTGAATCTACTCGTTTATCTCAATCACAAAAACTAGCCCAAGAACAGTTAAAATTGATGGGTCAACAGAATGCGGGTATCGGAAATCTTCTTAAAGATGTAGGAGAAGGGAATATCTCTGCAAAAACACAGGTGGCTATGGTTCAGCATGTCTCTCAAAATCTTAAAGATTTACAAAGTGCTATAGCAGTAGAAGAGGGGCTCCAAGGAGCTTTTGAAAATGCTATGAGATCTACTGATCCTTCTAAAGCATTAACAAATGCTATAATGGCTGCTGAGAAAGATAAAGATAAAAAACTTGCTAATAGATTAAAAGAAGAGAAAAAGAATTTTGAAGCATTAAGAGAACGTAAAAAAGGCCGATTGGATGAAGAGAAATATTTTAAAAATTTAGCTGAAGCAAACAGAAGTACTCTGGAAAGGAATAAACAAGAAAGAGGTAAACAGGAAGAAATCAAAAATAAATTAGTGGAGCTGAATGATATAAATAAAAAAGTCTTTGAGATTCAAAAATTAAAATTGATGGGTGATGAAAAATCATTAATAGCAATTGCCGATCAAATTCAAGCTACTGCTGGAGAAGATGTAAATAAAATAGAAAAAATGGCTACAAATATGGGGTTGACTCTTGGAGATGTGAAAAGAGCTTTTGAGGCTAAAAAAATATCTACAGTAGGCATAGAAAAAAGAATGGCTGCAAGAAAAATTTTTAAAAAAACAGAAAAAACTTTAGCTTCAATGCCACAAAAACCAATTAAATATGTAGATCCTATGGAAGCTGCATATAGAAAAGAAATGGGCTATCAAGGTTTACAGAAACCTATTCAGGTAACCTCACCTGGTAGTGCTGTTTTACATCCAGGAGAACTTATTCTTCCAAAGACTTATTCTGAATTTAAAGCAGTTCCAGCTATGAATGAACCTATGGGTGTTCATCCTGGTGGTGGAGTTGGAAGAGGTGCAAAGGAAATTACGATAAATGTTACTGCTACTGAAAAGGATCTAGCTAGTAAAATTGCCAATGAGGTTAGGGCTGTAATTAATCAGGAATATATAGGAGTGGCATAAGATGGCTTTAAGAAATAGGCGCTCATTTGCTTTAGAGAAGGAATTAAAAACTAACGCCTCAGACCGTCATTTTGTAAAAGCTTATGATAGCTATTTATATAATGCTCACGGTGTCTCAAAAAATGTTAATCGTGTCAGATTTTTTATGCAAGTAGTGGATTTAAATGGTAAACCTGTCTCTTATACTATTGATGGTCAAGTATTTTTAGGACTCGTTTTATTAATCAATCCTTCGAGTATAAGTGTTAATTTATCTAAGATAGTAGGTAGAACACAAACAATGACAGGATGGGTAGAAGATCATTGGGGCGAAGAACTTGATACTTTATCCCTTCAGGGAAGCAGTGCTTCATTTATATGGGAAGGAGCAAATCTTCCTTCAACTAATCCGAAGTATGGTACACCTTTAACTCAATCTTCACAAGAGATCAGAGAGATGTTAAATAAATACATGAATATCCCTGATTTGAATTTAACTGAACCCATCCAGCCAGGAGATCATAGTGGCTTGACAGTAAAGAGAAGACGTGAAACTTTATCTTATGATGAGTTCAGGGGTATCATGAAAATGATGAATGCCAATGCAGCCAAATTTGATGCCTATGGACAAGTGAGAGAACGTTTGTATATTCAATTATCTTATGATTATGCAGCCTATCGTGGCTATTTTGAAAGTATTGATGTCACAGAAGATTCGGAAACTCCATATAAATTTATTTATACAATTACATTTAAAGCGGAAAAAACAATTTATAGTTTTTTGAGGTAATTTAATGGAACCAATAAGACGAGAAGGTGTTGATGACAGAGTAATTATCCGAAAAGAAACTGATACATTTTTGGATGGAGTAATCACAAATGGTTATGCACAATTAAGATCTGATAGAGCTGATGAAGTTCTTCGGCAAGCTGGAGCCACTTTTACATCAGGTCTACCTGGATTTGGGGATAGTACTTCAGTAACTCAACCAAACCCATATTTAACAGGCGCTCTTACAGCTCTCCTTCCTATGAAAATAGCTATTGCTGATAAAGATGGTTTCCGACTATCATTTACATTATTAGTAAATCCTTCGAACATGAATCATGGTAAAACTTCTTCTGTATTCACAGATTATACTCGTGGAGGTTATATTACTCAATTATGGGGACCTAATCAAGATTTAATCTCATGTATAGGAAAGACCGCTGCCTTTATAGTGGAAGGAACGGGTTTAACTAATGTCTCTCGTCGAAGATCTTTTAGTTATATGAATTTTTTGTCTTTGATGTATGCTTATCGTAATAATGGATATCAATTTTTAGATCTTACCTCTTTTAAAGATACTTTGACAAGAGTTGTAAATGTTATTCATGGTGTGGAATTATCTTATGACAATCATAATTTTATGGGCCATTTTAATAATTTTACTATCGATGAATCTGCTGATCGTCCTTATTTATTTGACTATAACTTTGAATTTGTAGTAAGTTCATTAAGTCGTGATTATAATGAAGTAAGAGGCCATTTTGTCCCTATAAAAGATGTAGGTTCAACTGAAGATGTGCCAAAACTGGTAAATAATGTGACTGAAAATTCGGTAATAAGACCACTAGTAGGATTAGGGGGATTTTAAATGGCTAGTACTTTAAGTAGTGGATTATTTACATTAAAAGAATTTTATAATCGTGGTGTGATAAAATTAGCTCCTGATGTCCTTGTTTATATCGGAGGAAGTTTAACTACATCTGTCATTGCACCGGTAAGTGGGAAAGATGATACCGTTTCATTTAATGATGGAATTACTTCAGTTAATGTACAAAATAATATTGATCCTCCAGGAACTTCTACAGCTACCATTGAAATTACTACTCCTATTTATGGAGAAAAATCGAAATATTGGACCTATTTTAAAGGGATCGATAGTAATTCTCCAGTTCGGGCTCCTTTATTTGTTCCCATGATGGAAGTAAAGATTTATTATAAGGGTCGGTTTATGGTTAATGGAAGTCCAAAATATTATCCAGCTTTTTGGGGATTCATAACAAATGTGGAAGAAAATTATTCAGGAGGTGTGTATAAGATCAACCTGACTTGTGCTGATACTCTTCATTGGTGGGGTTATAGTACTATTAATATTCACCCTATTTCTGAAGCTAATATTATGTCAGGTGGTAATTTAATATTAACTGCTTTTTCCACTATTTTTAGAAGATTAAATCCTTATCAGATTTTGTATAAACTCACTACTGATATGGGAATGCATCAATTTGTAACCTCAGCTTGGGCCGGTCAGAAAACTCCTTTAAATAGCATTTATCCTACGGGTTTGTTTAGAAAAGTAACTCAGGGTATAATGGCGTATTGGCAACAGCGTTTTGCTAATATGGGTAGTTTGCTAAAAATGTATGGAATAAATGGTAAACGTGTAGATCGGAATGGTGTTCAGGAAAGACAACCTGAAATCTATGTTCCGAAAAAACCCGGAAATTCTCTTCAACAAAAAGCTACTGAGCCTCAGGATAAAAGTCTTTTTAGTTTAGATAGAAATTATATTCGTCAATTTGAGATATTTGTTGATTATGATGATATGGGTGGTTGGGATAATTCTGAATACATGACTAAACTTCAGATTGCTACTGAGGTAAAAACTAAAACTGATTTTGAATTTTATCAAGATGTCGATGGCAATTTTATATTTAAACCACCTTTTTATAATTTAAATGTTAAAGGTGTCCTTCCTTATACTCTTCTTCCTAGTGATATAATAAATTATACCCATAGCACTGATACTGAAGGTTTAATTACAGTGATGACTGTTAATACTCCTTTAGATAAAAATTTACGCACAACAACATATGCTCTTGGAAAAGGTTTCCATATGGATATTGATTTAGCAAAAAGATTCGGTATTCGACATCAGGAAATGACCATGGAATATATAAATAATCAGGCTTTGGCAAGAACTCTTGCATTGGGAGAGATGAATAAAATTAATTCCAAAGCGACAACAGGAAGTGTCACTATTCCTGGACGTCCTGAGATCCGATTAGGTTATCCTGTTTACATAGAGCATCGGGATAGTTTCCATTATGTCAGAGCTATTAATCATGCCTTTGAATATGGTGGAACTTTCACAACAACTTTATCTCTTGAGACTGAAAGAGTAAAGATATATGATCCTGATGATAATTGGGAACCATATTTGGATAAAGTTTATTCTTATACTGGTAAAGCAGCTCCGAAAGATCCGAAAAAAGATCCTAATGTTGATACTCCTCCTACTATAGCAGTGACACAAGATGTTGAAAAGAAGCAACAGGATTTAATGGTAGGTGAAAGAGTTTTACATTCTATGCAACAGGGTAAATATGCTCTTGTAGATCGTCAAGGTGATAGTCAGTTATCTGCAACATCGACAACAGTACCTTATACTGATGAATTCGGTTATAGAGTAGTTGGTTCTTTTCCTTATGGTCGGGCATTAAATCCAGTAAGTGTTGTTACGAATACAGATGATTTACCTTATTTAAAAGAAACTTATTTAACTACAATGGCAAGACCTGTTCATGAGTATGAGTCTGAAAGTATGAATATTCTGTTTTTTGACGATAAAGATGGTGCAGTTCCAAATTATTTAAATCTAGAAAATCGCCAATTACCTAGAATATTAGGTGCATTTAAAGATACTGATTTAGATAATGAATATGATCTCGAAAGTACTGTTCAGACAGAATCGCAAAGAAGAAGAAATAAAGGTGATGATAGTAAAAAAGAATTAACAAATGATAAAATAATTGATATTACATCTGCGAGACCTCCAAAATCCGATGTTCCTCCTGGAGAGAGTAAAAAGATATTATCGGATTTACGTGATGACAGTGTGCCTGAAGCTAGAACATTGAGTGGGATCGGAGGATTTTAAATGAGGAATAGATATTATGCTCCTGGCGAAAAACCTCATAGTTCTTTCATAGATAGAAATAATCAATATTTTTATGTTAGAACGGGTGTTATTGAAGAAATCGATCTTGATAAATATACAATGACTGTTAGATGGGAACCAGGTAATGGTAGTAGAGACCATGTCCCAATAAGTTTTCCTTACGCAGGTCCGGCAGGATTTATTGGGATGTTGCCAGAAAAAGGATCATTCGGAATTTTTGGATGGTATAATTCTGGAGTGGGTGGTGGAAGTCCTCTATTATTAAGTTATCTTCCAGCAGGTCTTGATGCAGGATTAAATTATAATGTTGTTAAGATACATCCTGATGCTATTCCTACGAGTGATGTAAATGAGATTTTATTTAAATTCAGAAAATTGGGATTAAATGATTTGGTCATAGCTTCCCCATCGGGAGCTGAAATTACTTTAAATGCTAATTTAGAATTACGTGATGGTTCTCAAGATACTTTTTTAATCCGTGATGAAGATCAATCAATTATTGCTACTTCTCTAAATAATTTCATTTTTGCTGATGGTGTAGCGGTAAGTGCTGGTCCCGCAATGAGAAATAGCCTTGTACTCTATGATAAAAATGGAAAAAAGATAAGAAATAACGGTAGTCTCGTATCTCTTCCGGATGGAAAAGAAAACATTTATATAGTTCCTAATGGTGAAGATATCACTTATGATACTCAATACTATTCTGAATATCGGGTTGATGTAGATGAATTGGTTGATGGAAAATTAGATCTTAATGACATTAATAGTTCTTCTCCATTATCAACAAGAGATCCTCTTATAACTTTAGCAATGGGTAATTACATAGGAGCTGATCGAACTAATCCTCAACAGTATGGAGAAATATTAAAAGCAGTCCTTTTTTCTTCTCCAAATGATATAAAGGGAAACTTCGGTTTAGAAAAGGCGATACGAGATAATGCCATGGATGAACCTTCTATTATAGGTCTCGCTTATGCTTTACATTCTTTGAAATCAGGGTGTTTTATTGGAATCGATAAAGAAGGCCATTATTATATGAATCTCCCAGCATCGAAAACAAATCCTTTAGGTGCCGGAAGATCGATGTCTACCCTGGCTCAAGGTAATTTAAAAGAGATATGGGGAGGAGAAGCTTTAATAAATAACTCTTGGGATTTGGCTACAGCGGGTGGAGTTCGTTGGAATATTGGTGCTCATAACACTAATTTAAGAGGTCGAAGTATTGATATAAAGACTTCTCAAGGTATAAATGTCGAAATAAATGGGAATGATGATGACGGTTATGCCAGAAAAGAGAAGATCAAAGGGAATACATATGAGAATGTTGGGGGCAACAAAACTGAAGTTAGTTCGAATTTAACTCTTGTTATAAATGGGTTGAAGACTGAGAATATAGGTGGTTCTCATACTCAATCTATACAGAGTGACAAAAGTGTTAATGTGTTGGGAGTTTATTCAGAAACAGTTTCGAAAGAGAAGCAACAAAAATATGGGAGTAGAAAGACTGTCATAACTCCTCAAGGTAATGATGAATTGGAAGTTAATGCAGGTGATATCCAACACACAATAACTACATTCGGTCAAAAGAAATTGTCTGTAAACGGTGGGAATATTCAACAAAACATTGGAAATGGAGTTTATGAGACTCTTATAAAATTAGGAAGTTATACTCTTGATGTAAAGACAGGATCGATAGAAATAAAAACTGCACTAGGTACTGTAACAGTTTCGGGAACTTCAGTAGAGATAAAGGGTTCAGTTTCTGTAAGTGTTGATGCTCCAGTAGTAAAATTAGGACAAAATGCACCTATAGGAGGAGTTGTAACAGGTCTTCCTGGAATACCTTCTCATGCGGATTATGTGACAGGTGCTCCTCTAAAAGGAAGTTTAAAAGTAAGTGCAACGGCTTAAGGATCAATAAATGCCATTAGTACCACAAACAATGAAAAGTTTTATAATAGTCAAGGCGTCATCCTTAACTATAGCAGGGGATAAATTATCTTATTTTGTCTCAGCTATTGCTAGTGCTACTTGTCAATATATTCTTTCAGCTTCAACTGTAAATAGTACTAATATTGCACTAGGGCCAGGAGGTGGAACACAGACGGGGAAAGTGGTAGGATTAGTCCCTTCTGGTATGAGTGCACTAATGATGGCACGAGCAACCGCTAATGGGCTTTCTGGAAGAGATTTAAAGAAAGTTTTTGATTCTATTTCTTTTGGGGTGGTGAATGCTATGAAGGCTGTTGTACTTCAAGGAACAATCATAGGAGCTGGTCCTGGGACTGGGACAGGGAAAATTATAGGTTTAGTTCCTTCTGCTCTTCAGAATTTAATATATGCTCAATCTGCTTTTAGATTGATTTCAGGAGATAAATTAAGGCCAATATTATCAGCTATAGCTTTTGGTATATGTAATCATATAATGTCGGCGGGTACAGTAAATGCAACTGACATAGGAGCTGCAGCCGGACCACCTGCAGGCCCAGTAACGATACCTGCTGCACCAGGAATAGGGAAACTTGTATAAATGAGTACTGATTTAAATACACTGTTATCGTATAATACGATAGATCTTGAATTTTTTGAAATACGTGGATCAAGATCGGGAGTCAATAATGCTCGTACAACAGGTGTTGTTTATGTAAACGGGCAATATGTTCCAGGAAAGAGTGATGTCACAGGAAGTGGGACTTTTGCTAGTGATGATACTGTTAGTGGATTTTCATTTGGAGCACCCTATGGTGCTTTAACTACTTCTTCATTAAAAGTGGGAGATAATCTTACTGCTGACTCCACTATTTTTAGAATAGCAAATATCGATTCTTCTACCAGTTTTCAACTTGAAAGTGCTTCGGGTCTGACAGGGGTTTATCCTATACAATTTGATATGGGTCAAAGAGAATATGTTGTAGAGCCAGATACAATAACAAATACTTCGACCGGTACAGCTAGCTTTACTTCTGGAGATAAGACTGTAATAAATACAGGTCCTTCTTGGTCAGGGATAATAGCCCCAGGTGATTTTATAAAACATGATGGATATCAAGAATATTTTAGAATAGCTGCGGTACCTTCTGGGACATCATTAACATTAGAGAATTCTTATTCAGGTGATACTACGAGTGGTTCCTATACTGCTAAGAAATGGGTTATAGGTAGAACCAGAATTCAGTATGCTAAAAATGATATAACTTATGATGATCAGGCAGCGAAGTGGAAATATGGGGCTATAGAGGCTGATGATCTTACTACTTCTACGAATTTTACTCCTCTAGTAGATGGAGTTACATTAAAATTTTCTCGTGCCTTAAATACTAATGATCCAGATTTAATGGATGTGGCTGTTACAGAGAATACCATTTTTGCCAGAGAGACTAAATATGAAACGTTTCAGTTTGCTCTTCCTGTAGTTCCTTTTCCTGAATCTTCTATGAAACTTTGGATTAATAGTGTCGAACAAACGATGTATCAAGATTATGTATTATCCTATTCTCAGAATCCTTTATATGTTTTACCTCCTCCTCCAAATGAGCGTTTTGTGGCTAATATAATGTTTTTAACAGAATTATCAAACAGCCCAAGTACAGAATTAACAGCATTAGGAGAGTTCAATATTACTGATTCTTCTGGTAATTCGATAGGAGGAATATATCCGGGATCTTTTTCATTGACTGTTGATGGTACTACTCAGGTTCCTTATAGAGATTATGTATTGGAAGGGAATTCTGGGACTATCAATATTATAGATTCAACTGTAAATGAAGAGATAGTAAAATATGTAGGTTCTGATTATAGTGATTATATCGATTATGGTTTTAAAGTTTATTTAAATGGGATAGAACAAAAAATTTCTTTTCCTGCTGAAATTGATGATGATATTCTTTTTCAGGTTGCTATAGGAAGGTTAAAACCTCGTGATAAGGACCATCCGGGACCTGGTGAAATTTATCAAATAAATTATATGGTTGAATCAAATCCTGTTTCTGATGAGCTTATTGTAGGAACTGATGGTGGAACTGTCATTGCTACGAGTTCTTATCCGATAAAGCAAGATTCTATTTTGTTAATAAAAAATGATACAATTCTTACAGAAGATGAGGATTATTTTGTTAGTTATTTAACTGGTAGAATTTCTCTTATAGACACTCTTACTTCCCAGGATAATTTTTCTATAAGCTATACTCCTCTTTCAAAACAGGTTAATAATTTATTTTATACAGATAACGCTTGGTATTGTACAGTAAATGATTCTAGGTTAACAATAGTAGATGCTGATAATTATAGATTTAGTTTAATAAATCTTAGCCTGGATGCTGGTGAGATCCAAATTAATCGCATTTATAATGAGACAAGAGATGGGGATTATGATTTAACAAATATCCAGACAGAGGGACCGACTCTTTTATTGGAGAAAAATGCTACTAATACTTCTATAGGATTAAAATCAACTGATGTTGTACTAATTGATTATACTTTTGAAAGTGAATCAACGGAATATTATCCGGTTGTTGTAAATAATTTAAATATAACTGAAGGGGTAAAAACTGTTTATATAGAAGGGTCTGACCTGACTTCATTTATAGATGCAAGTTCGATTCTCACTCTTGCTAGACCTGATTCTGCTGTGCAATATTATCATACCATTTTAAGTTCTTCTTATGATAATTACGGTACAAGAATAAATATTGAAACACCTATTTTTGAAGATATAATAAACCCAAAAATGTTTATAGGTGATAGTGCTCCTACTTATTTAAGTGTTCCTTTAACGGCTGGTCCTATTATAAGTGGTTCTACCAATATTTCTTTTTTTGGTGATAATATTCAAAATATTTTTCGAAGTAAAACAATTCTTGATGTAAGTAATGATTTATATCAAGTAGCAAGTGCTTCGTATGATAGTGATACTACCACAACCACGGTTAATCTGAGATCAGGAATATTATATGATCGAACAGACTCTACAGATTTATCAAGTTTAAAATATAGTGATAACCCATATTATCTTGAAGGTGATACAGAGATTTATGCTTCAGAAACGATAGCGACTTTATCTGATCAACCAGGTTTCATAATGAATTATAATAGTGATCAGATAATAGAAATTACAACTACTGAATCTGATTTGACTGTTGATGGAACCTCTTTCTCATATAATACTTATCCGACTTTAAGTGATCTTTCAGGTGCTATGACGGTTATTCCGTCGTTGGCTGTTACTACATATATCCCAGCGTGGCAGAGTAGTAAAATTGAACTAGTGACTGAATTGTCTGTTTTCAGGGACTCAAGTACTGTATTAAATGTCTCAAATGCTTTAAGATATAAAAGTATTGATGCTACTGCTTTTGTTGATACTACGGATTATTCAATAAGTAATAGAGGTACAGTTATTTTAGATAACCCTCTTGTAAGAGGAGATAAATATAATCTTGATTACATGGGTTTGGAATTTCTTGGTAATAAACAAGTCAGTTATACTGCAGGTTATTTTGATTCATTACCTGCAAAATCAGAAGTAAAGGCTTCCTTTCAATTTGTTAATTTAGATCAATTTTATATCCAGGTTTTAGATCAGAGAGATTTCTTTAGTTCAGTGACTATTCCTCGAATGAGGGAAGAAGCGATTCAACTTAGTGGTAGTGTAGGTCAAGGTGGTGAAGTTATTGGTGATGAAGGTAACGATAATGCTTCTGGAGGAATCACTGGTGATGAATATGCTCGACAGGACATGGAAATAGAATGTCGTGTATTCCAGAATATCTATGATTTTTTCAGTAATCGATTAGAGGCTTATGGCGATGAAATGGAGGCATCTGTAGGTCTGAAATTATTTAATAATGATGGTATATTTACACAGCAAGAACAGGATGCTGCGAATAAAACTGTCAGTAGAATTTTTCCAGATGTTGATAATACTAATTTTGAACCGATGGAAGTGAACCCATTAACAGGTTACTTTTTTGACAATGGTGCAAAATTTGTTAATGGTTCAACAACTGTGACTAGTACAGGTAATACTCTTTGGACATTACAATTAAATAATTCGGGTTATATTGGTAGCGCAGATTCAACGAAAAGATATCAAATAAATAGTATCACTAATAATGCTGAACTTGAATTGACTACCTCTTATGGAGAAAATTCCTCTAATGTTAATGATGGCGAACGCTATACTGCAGTAAATACTGATTACCCAGTTTATGATGATGACGGTTTTGTAGGGGCAAGAATAATAGGGACAAGAGCGAGTAATTTTGGTTTAATAAATGGAGACACATTTGAAATATTTCTTGATGGGACGGATTTAACTCATAAGAAGACATATACTTTTTTAGATACTTTTTTTCCAGTAGCCAATTTAAATGGACCATTGGTAGCAGGATTATTATCAACAATTAATGGTTTAAGTTGTACATACGAGTCGGTTCTTGATCCTACTACAACTTATGGTTATCGTTCCACTTTAGTTTTTAGGACAGATTCAACTGTTAATTATATGAAACTTGGTGATACCACTACGACAACTAAATTAGGATTTGTAAGAGATGATACTGTTTATGGGAATTATGATAGATTAAATTATAGCTCATCTGCTATTTCACTTAATTTAGTCCCTCCTGAAGCAATTTTAGATTCGAGTGAAGCGCATGCCATCGGTGAAGAATTAGGTTATCAGAGTTCATTAATTGCTTTAGGAAGTCCTGATAAGTTAAATCGAATAAGTCCAGCAGGTCTTATTTTTGCAAGTGAGATTTATAATTCTGCCTCATCTCAGGTAGATCTAATTTATCAAGAGATTCCGAAAATAGAAGAACAAATCACTGCTACAGGTCTTATTATTGCAGAGGAAGATATTCCTTCTGCTGATACTTCCACAGCTCATTTAAATGCAACTTTAATGTTGGCTGATACCAGTGCTGCATTAATCGATGCTACAGGAATTATTACCGATTGGCAAGGGAAAGGAACCGATTGGGAATGGGTTTCAGATTTTACACAACATAGTGTATTTATTCGTGGTAAAGACAGTACCAATGTTGGTGTTCCGGTTTCATCCGGACCTGGCATTACAAATATTGATGGTCAGCAATCTTTTATTCTTCAGGCACCTGCTGGATATGATCGAAGAATATTGAATAATACAATTTTTTCTGTTACGTATTATCCTGCAATAGTAGATGCTACAAGTAATATCCCTTTTGATGGGACATGGACAGGATGGGGCATTTACGGTTATAGTAATAACAATGAAATTACATTTACTTTAGATCAACCTAATATGATCTTTCTTAATAACGTTTCAATGGCTGGGACTAATCAGAGATATATTACTGATAGTACAGCTTTGAATATTTTGTGGGATGTAGGACCAAGTACGACAACAGTAACATTTCCGTATGCAACTTATGCAACGGTCTCTAGTATGAAAATTGCTTTAAATACTATTTCAGGATTAAGTGCTACTGGACCTGCAATACATGATGCAAGTATTTGTAAAGCATTTTTAATATTGCCTCCTCAATCAATCACTCCTGATGCCACGGTTTATCCAGGATTGAGAGATGCTACAGTAGCATATCAGACAATTTCTGATATGATGCTTGCAGACAGAACTAATTTTGCCAGTGATCGAAGTAATTTTCTTGTAAACAGAATAGATTATTTAACAAATACTAGAAATACACAGATAAAAAATGCTATAAAAAATGAACAACTTTTACTCGATAATGGAGAACCCAGTGATCTTTATAATTGGGCAAATAACAGATTTAATAGGAGACAAGGGTGTTACGCAAAACTCAAACAAATAGAGCAACAAATAGCTTCAAACGAGTCAGCTCTTCAAATAAACAAGAGTTTCTTTTAAAAGATTCAACGGGAGAAAAATTAATTTGGAAACGAGCAAATCCGAATAATCCATTGATACGAGAACTAGATAAATTGGTAGCAATAATAGGTCATTCTGTTTTAGGGTATACAAAAAAGACTGAAAAACAACTAAAAAAATTAAAGAGAATGTAATATGCCAACAAGTCAAGTAAATGTACCAGCTCAGTTAAAAGCTTTTCCATATGTCGCTCCTCCATTAGATACAAGTCGTGGTGGGACAGATAGTTCATTAGATAGTTTAATTACAGCTCTTGAACAAATATCAGCTAATGTACCTGATGATATCACAGATTTAATCGGTCCTGGATCAACTCCTGTACCTTCAATAGGACAGGATGAGTGGCAAAGTGTTTCTATTGCGGATTTAAGTTGGGTAGAAAGAATTACTTCACCACTTAATAGTGCTTTGCAGAAAATTGATAAAATAGTTATAGCATTGACTAAAATTTTAAAAATTATTGAATTATTCACCAGTACTTTTAATTCCTTTTCTAAACTTATTATAAGTGCAATAGAGTTGGCTCAGAATAAATTAAATGAATTTGCTCTTGATACAATGGGTTTTGGTGTTTCGGCAAATGTGCTTGTGCCTCCTGCTTTATTAAAATTAGTGGGTGATGTTGATTCTCGGAATCAGCTACGTGGAGGTTTTAATGGTTTTTTAACTCGACTAGAGAGTTCAATATATAATGTACAAGATCCTAATAGGCCCCAATTTACAACGAATGATTATGTTGGAGGTCTTGTTATTGTCATAGATTCAGAATCTTTAGATGTGGCTTGGAGAGGGATGCAACAATTAGCATCAATGTTTGATTTCATGACTCTTTTTGGATTGAATCTTGCTCCTCCTCCCCCTACTAATTTGGGTGGGTTTAGTGGAAGATTTTCATATGATGATGAAGAAGAAGAGTATGAAGTTCAAGATGATATAACCCGAGCGGAAGATAGTGCTGATGAGTCCTCTGCCAGGGAATGGCAATTCGGTGTTCAGATTGAATGGGATCAGACTTATTCTGCTTCAGGATTTAACATCTATAGAAGTCGTGTTCCAGGAGGGCAGGCACAATTAGTTGAATATATTCCTACTTCTCTTGTTGATAATAAAGAGACTGGTGAACCTGGTCTTTTGTCTATTGTGGGTGATTGGATTCTTAATATTAGAGCTGGGGAAGATGTTCAGCTACCAGAAAGGTTAGAATATGTTTATGAAGATCCTGATTTCCCTGGACCGGTGTTTGTACCAGCAGGTTTAGACTCCAGATTAAAATATGTTGATACGAATATGCAAACGAAAATTCTTAATCCGGAAGCAGATGCAGAAGATCAAATAGAAATTCCGATTTATGTGGATGATGAGGGGAAAGAAGTTCCTGTCAGTAATTATTACTATATGATTCGGGCTTGTAATGCGAGTGGTCAAGGAGAAGGGCCAAATTCTAAAGAATTATCAGTTGCTATAAAAGCATGTAATGATGCTTTTAGTATTGCCGATTTAATTCAACATCCTAATGGGAGATTTGAGTTTTTTTCTATTGGATATGGTAAGATAAATAATTGGTCTTCTATAAAATTGACAAAGATGATTCCTTGGTTTACGGAGATTGTAGGAATATTAAATGATTTTTTAGAGACATTAAAAGGAATGGCAACAAGTGCTTCTGATTCTTTTTCGGATTTTCTTGATCAGATAAAAGAAAAAGTATCCTTATATACCAATATTTTAGGAGCAGTGTCCTATTTAGTTGAGAGAGTGAAAGATTTGGTATTAGGACCATCTGCAGCCTATTTAAATGTTCCCCCCGAAAAAGGTGGTATGCCTGTTTTCCTTGAGAGAGTAAAAAATGCTCAAGGAGGGGAAGATTTTAGTGGTTCTAATGGAATAACTATAGGAGTGGTTTTGGTTTATGGGGCCTCTGGAAGTCAGATTGCTCAATTGGCTCTTTTAAAAAGAGCTTTTGATTTTATTTATTCGCTTTTTGTTGGAGATTAAAAAATGTCGGCTGAAAATCAGATTTTACAAACAACAAAAGAAGATATAACTAGAATTGAAGAGTCTCTTTACGGTAATTCCGTAAGAAATATGAGACGAGCTTTAGATAAAATCCGGAAACGACTCGTTATTCTTCAACGTCGTCTTGTTGAATTAAGGAGTAATGAATCGATTATAAAGTCTCGGATATATAATAATGCTGATGCTCTTTTTATTGATGCTAATTATTCTGCAGGGAAAACTCAAGCCACTAATCCACAACAATCTTATACTAGAGTCTATGGTGCCAATGATCCTCATCAGAACTATGCCTATTCGAAATTTAATATGTATACAGTAGGTATTGGTGTTAAGGAGATGGATTGTGAGTTAAACAGGATAGATAAAGAGATTAAATCTATTCAGGCAGATATTAGAGCTTATGAGGTTTCAGAGCAGAAAATTACAGATAGTATTAGATTAGCTGAAGCACAAAAAGAAAAAAATTTGAAAAATACTCTTGGACGGATATTGCCTCCAACTCAGGAAGATTTAGAAAAGGATAAGATAGCCCGAGCGAGAACGGCAAATATACTATTGCTCTATAAAATAGCTCTTAATTATAGGGATCTGAGTCGGGTTCCTCTTTCTGGTTTTTCTACAGGTTTTTCGGAGCAAAGGGTTTATCCAGATGAGAGAAAGTTACCTCGACAGTTAAAAATACTTCGTCAGATATTTTGGTCTCATGCAAATGCTCCTGGTTTACAATTTGATCGTAAAGAAGAATTAACATTTGATGATCCTGCAACTTCAGAAAATTTGAATATATTATATGCTGCTGTCTCTGAAGGTCGGGCTACATCAGCAAATAGTAAGATTTCTCTTGAAGTAGATGCTTATGTGAAACAGGTAGATACAATTGCTAATGATCCATTGGTTTCAGAAGGTATTGAAAGAAAACCAGATGCAACTCTTCCACTTGCTAATTCTTTAAGTGAAAAAACAAAAAGTTATCCTGGAGCTGTATTACGGTTTCAGGATTTTTATTTAGGATCTTTTGAGATACCCACATTTGATGAATGTATAAAAAAATGGTGGAAGAAAAGTAATGCTGATTTATATTTTGGTCTTCCCCAATGTCCAAATGTGACTGAACCTTATCCTACAACTGGTGATGAGAAGACTGATGAATATGAAGCATCAAAATCAGAAGCAGTTATAGCTGGTACTGAAAAGTATAAAGAATCATTAGAAAAAGCAAAAGCTCAAATTGATGAAGATATAGCAAATAATGTTGGTGATCTTCCAGCAACTGCCCCTGACTGGGTTAAGACTTATGCAGAATCTTATGGCAGTAGTAGTAGGGGATCATTGGATTATGAGGGATCAACTATTATTGTGGGGCGTGCTACTGGTGCTGATGAGGCTACTGCACAGACAAATGCTGATAAATTAATTACTTTTCCAGCAGATTCTACAGTAACTAAAAAAGATGAATACTCTTATGTAAGTTTAACAGGTTATCTTGTTACTTATACAAATGGGAGACAATTATTTGTTTATCCTGAAAATAAAGAGAACTTTGATAATCAACCAGTTACAACTCCTATAAGGAGTATCGAAGAACAAACTGAATGGATTGTTTATGTTCAATGGGGTTAATTTGTAATTATTAATTAATATTTGTGAAATAATATGTCATACGATTTAAATATAACAGCAGTCTGTGATCACAGAATATATAGAGAATTGGTTACTCTTGAAGATGATAGAAGGTCTATTCGACTTTCGAAACCTTTATCATCGTCAAATATCGATTTATATGCTTCTGAGAATTTAGTTCCTAAGACAGCATATACTATTATTTATGACCCGTTAACAACAACAATTAATCAGCCAAGAATGATTTATTTGAAAAATAGATGGAGACAGACTGAGGATTATTTTGAGGTTGTTTATATCACTTTTAAAGGATTTTGTCCAAAATGTGCTGGGTTAGAAGTAATTGATGATGTCCAATATGATATTAGAGGTCATTTAAAGCAAATCAGAAATGAAAATCTTTTACTTCAAAATTTGGAAAAATTTACTGTTACTGAAATTCAGAGTAATGCTTTCCACACATTTATAGGAACTTCTTTAACAAAACTTTTGGGGCAAAGAATAACGGATGTCTCTTTTATATCATCGAAAGTTACTCAGGAAATAAATAGTACTCTTGAGGTTTTAAAAAGTCTACAGGATCAGTATGTCTCTACAGGTCGTGTTACTACGGATGGAGAGCTTTTTGATACTATTGAAAGTGTTCGGGTCCGGTTTGATGAGAGTGATCCTACTATTTTAAGAACGGATGTAACTGTTTTGGCCAAATCAGGTCAGAATGTGGATTTTACACAATATTTGCAATTACCAGTATAGGATTTGAAAAATGGCAATACCAGCTCCAGAAATACTTCTTCCTACAGGTGGGATGGATTATGCAACAGATATAGCCACACAGACTTTATCTGGTACAACTTCTGCTGATACTCAAGAGATCCAGATAAATGGGTCAGTTCATGGTGTATCATATACTGCAGGAGAAACTATTTGGTCCTGGACAGGTACTTTGACTTTAGGTAGTAATGTAATCAATATAATAGCAATTGAGAAAGTCACAAGTTTGCCTAGTCCTGCTACTACGATTACTATAACATTAATTCCACCTGAAGATGAGGTGATTACGGTTAGTTCTCCTACTGGAGTACAGACATTACGTTATCAAGATAAAATCGAAATAAAGAATGTTCAGAATCCTGAACCCAATACAATAGGGTATAATTACTATGTTAGTACACAAAGTGGTGGGATAGATGGAGTTTATGCGAAAATCAATACTGATTACATAACTGAATATACTTCATACGAAGATAAAGCAACTCTCATAAATACAGTTACTGATACAACTGGTAATATACGTGTGACAGTTACAACTGAACAAATAACCAGAGAATATTATTATTCGGTCTTTTTTGATCAGGAACGTTATACTGAATTAGTAGAAGCTGAACTATTACCAGCAGTATCTTTTAATCAGAATACTCCATTCTTTTTTGTTGTTACAGCTATAATATATGATCCAGTTCTTGGACAGGTAACTGAAAGTGCCAATTCGATTGAACTTCAGAGTTCTCCTGTTACTATTACGACAGGAATAAGAACACTCCCTGCTAGAACTCAGAATGATATTATCCTTACTTTTAGTCAAGATCTTTTATTATCAAATACTGGGACTGATACAAAGCCAGGTACAGTGGTAAGAGATATGATGGATCCCATCTCGGAGGAGATGGCTAGAGTTTATGTAATTCAGGATTTTCTCGCTCGATCTCTATCAGTTAGTTCATTATTGGATTTTGATGATGCTGATGGAGATGGTGAGAGTGATGCAGTAGAGGATTCCATTCCGAAAAAAGCTTTACAACTTGCTCTTATGCTTACTGATCCTGACGATGTCCAGGCAGTTATTGATGCTCAATTTGATAAACTGGCTTCTAATGCTGATACAACAAGAAGATCTGCAACATATGCAGTGGGAGAGGTTACATTTTTTGTCACCGAAGCTCCTATAAGGGATATGGTAGTAAATGAGGGTGCTATAGTTTCTACTTTAGGTGATTTGGATAGTGGTATCCAGGCACAATCTTATAGAACATTAGCTACAAAGATATTAGATTATGAAACTCGTGAAAGATTTTATAATTCGACAACAGGACGCTATGAGATGAGTCTTGATGTTGAGGCATTAAATGTAGGTGAAGAAGGGAATACAGATTCTTATACAGTTAAAGTAGTTTCTTCAGGGGCCGATTCAAATTTTCAGGTAGAAAATCCTAATCCTATAAGTTTTGGTGAAGATATAGAATCAAATTATAATTTAGCCACTAGGATAATGTTGGCATTTTTTGCTGATACCGGTACTGAGGGAGGTTATGCTAAAATAGCTGCCAGTGTCTCTGGTGTAAGAAGAACTCGTATCGAAAAAGCCGGTGATCCACTAATGATCAGAGACTATGATCCTATAAGAGAAAAACATGTTGGTGGAAAGGTGGATGTTTATATCCAAGGATCAAGATCGAGACAAGTAACTGATCAGATAGCTTTTTCATTTGAAAGTATAGTATCGAGCCAAGGGGCTCAATCGGAAGAACAATTCCTTGTGATAAATGCAGTGGCCTTTCAGTTTAAGACCACGAATCCCCGGGTAACATCACATACCCCCATCTTTGAAGTAAGTCGAGTATATAATGCAACGAGAGCACAGGAATATGATATTTCTGGATACCAAATCATAGGTGATGGTAATACTGTTGATCTTGATGAAACTAAAGCTCAGAATGCTGCTATAGGTTTAGCTGCTACAGATGTAATAAAAGTCGATTACAAATTTAGGAGTTCGGATACTTTTGTTCTACAGAATCAACCTGTAAATGATATTGTCTCTATTGTGGGTCAATTATCTGGTACATTAACTTCTGATAACTGGGATTTAGTTACACTTGAAGATCCTTTGGCAGAAGGCCGGTCTACAATAGCACAAGATAGTGTGAGAATAAAATTTGCAAATAATTTACCTCTTACAGGTTTTCAAACAATTACTGATGAGGTTCATGTAATGATTTTGGGTAAAAATGAACCTCTTGATTTTTTAGGGGCTGACCCTACTTCTATTGTAGTTAAAAATTTGGCTAAGACTGTTACTTATGTATTAAATGTGGATTACAGAATCGATCCTGGTACTGATACTGAGGCTACTGAAATTATTATGATAGAATCAGGTAGTATCAGTAATGGAGAGCAGGTTTTAATAAATTATGTAGCAATTGAAAATTTTATTATAACTTATACAACGAATGAGTTATTAGAAACTGTTCAAGATGAATTGGATGAATATAAGCATGCCTGTGCTGATGCCATAGCAAAACAGGCCATAGAAAATGGTGTTGATTTTGCTTTTACTGTGGTACCGAAATCTAATGTGGTAGATTTTAACACATTGACTTCTCAGATTACAACCTCGATAGCAAATTTTATAAGTCAATTGGATATAGGTGTCTCACTTACTCAAAGTGATGTGGATAATCAAATAAGAAAAGTTGATGATGTAGATTATGTTGTCCTTCCGTTTACTCGTATGGTAAAATCTGATGGCTCTCAGATTGTACGAGATGATATAGGTCAAGTACAATTTGAAGTATATAATGATGGTGTTACAAGATCTTATATAACTTCAGCAACGGTCCTTTCTTATAATACTATTGATAAGGGTGGTGATGAGAATAAATTTAGAGGAGTATTTGAGAACACAGTTGCACTTATTTTACAGGATGATCCTCTTGATGTTTCGGGAGGTGCAGGACGTGCCTATATCCAGAGTGATGGAAAAATAATCGTAAGTACTATTGATGGTCAGTTACCTGATACGAAAAATTATGAAGTAGCATATTATGTGGAAGGGGAAACTGGTTCTGAAGATATTAATGTAGCAGCAGTTGAGTCTTTAAAAATTGGGACTCTAACAATTGCTTATGATACACCACGAGAACAACTTCCTTCGTTATAAGGAGCTTTATGTATGGCTGAGAATTTAGGAACGGGTGTTTCTTTTGTTGATGAGAGTAATGGGTATAATTATGATAAAGTTGTTTTCCAAAAACAAAAGCCACCTTTAGATACTGAATTAAATCTTGCTCAAGAGATACAAAATTTACTGGCAAAAAGACATATAAAAGGAATGCCTTCTGGTTGGTTAAATATAGAGGACTTTTATACAAGTTCATTATTAGAAAACCAATTTTATACCCAAGATCCGGACACAGCTATTCCAGAATATGCTGTTGTGAATGGTATGGTTCTTTATGTGACTAACACTGGTACTTCTGAAACAAATTCAAATTTGATCACTCTTACTGATCCTCCTACCTCAGGTAATCTTGTTAATGGTGTAATCCTAGAAGTATGGAGAGCTTTATTAGATACAGAAACCGATAATAACAGACCTGATTCAACAGTGGTTATAGATTCGTTAATGGCTATTGATGCCGTTACTGAAAATAGTGCCTGGACAGTCGGGGAAAATGGGCTTATTCTAGCTACTGAAAATGGTGGTCAAACATGGTCGGTTCAATTAATTGATACAAAAAAGAAATTAAATGATGTTCATTTTATAAATACAACAGTAGGTTGGGTAGCCGGTGATAATGGTGCCATAGGTAGAACTTCATCTGGTGGTGTAACTTGGCTCGTATTACAGAGTGGCTATACTGAGAATTTCAATGGGATTCATGCAGCTACACATCTAATTGCTTGGGTTGCTGGTGATGGTGGTATTATTCTTAAAACCGTCAATGGAGTTAACTGGTCGGCTCAAAATAGTAATGTTACAGCAAATCTTAATGATATTTATTTCTATGATAGTTTAGTAGGATGGGCAGTAGGAGATAATGGTACTATAATAAAAACCACTGATGGTGGATCCAATTGGATAACATTAACAAGTGGTACCACAGAAAATTTAAACGCTGTCTTTTTCTATGATTTAAATTTTGGTTTTGCTGTTGGTGATAATGGTACAATTTTAAGATCATCTGATGGTGGGCTGTCCTGGGTTGATCAATCTGGTAACATATACACTGGTTCTGGTTATACAAGTCTTTCAGTGAATTACACTGATGTCACAATGGCCCCTTCTCTTGATATCCACGTGACCAATGAAGAGGTAACTTCCCAATTTACAGGTTCAAATAAAAATTGTACTGTAGTGAATGTTCCTATGACTAAAGGTGATGGGTTAGGTACAACAACGAATAGCCCTGCTGATGTCGATGGTGAGGGTAATTTAAGTACTGTTGTAACTGTAAATGGTACTTCTGTTCTTATAGATAGCATTGATGGAACTACAGGTCAAATTATTCTTAATCAGGCTCCTCAAGCATGTGATACAGTCCTTGTCTCTTATTGGCATAAAGTCAGCCCTGATATTTTTACGGGTAGGGCATGGATTACAGGGGCATCTGGAACAGTGTTGATGAGTCCAGACATTGGTGCTAATTGGAATCAACAAACTCCAAATACCAGCTATGATTTAAATGGTGTAAGTTTTGTTGATCAAAATAAGGGATGGGTAGCTGGAGCATTTTCAGTGATGCGACATACTGAAGATGGTGGTACTACATGGACTACTCAAATCAGTGATACCGTTTCTCGAAGGGTGCAACGGGTTTATAATGAAGGTAATGTAGATACTGTTATCTTTTTGGATGATGAAATGATCCATCCTGACACAAACATAGAAACGACAAAAAGAGTTCAAATTCAATATAAAATAAGAGTTATAGAAAATGTTGATCCCTTTTCATATCCGGATGCGGGGCTAGGCTCAGCGGGTATTGTGGCTCTAGGGCCAAATGCTACAGGATCATTTGCTTATCAGAACATGGGTTCTACGACAGGTGATTATGGTTTATGGCAAGCGAAATGCTCTAATACAGTAGATGGGTACGCATGGGCTATCCCAATGTTTTTTGTCAATAGAAGAAATAGCACTACTTTTAATGCTGCCAATAATACAAATGGTTCTAATGCTAAAGGTACTTCAAATATCCGACCTGATCTTTTGACCGGTGTTGATGTTGTAGATCAGGATATTCTTGATGTCAGGAGACAAATATTTATCCCTTCAGTGACTGAATTACTAAATAGTAGTTTTGATGCCCTTATGAATAATCAGTTAAAAACTCGATTTTTCAGACAAACCACTGGTGGTGATAGTTATTCTGTTGAGCCTTTACAATTGGATTATATCGCGCATGGTTCTGGTACTGAAATTGATGCTACATTGAGCGAGGCTGTTTCGGGACAAGTCACATCAATTACAACAACGAGTACAATATCTCAAAGTGTTCCTGCATCTACTTCTTTACCTTTTGATGTGACATTAAGTATTCCAGTAGGAACTCGGGGATTATTTCATCCTAATTCTATTTATTATACAGCTCGTTATGTAAGTAATAGTGCCACATATGATGGGAAACCTATTCCGGGAGAATTTACTGGTATAGGTACAAATTCAGTAACGTTTAATTTTAGTGCAAAAGTAAACACTACAAATGAAGACACTAATTTAGTCAGTTATGATATTGTGGCTCATTATGTAATATTTAGTCCTAAGTCATTGAGTAAAATTCCTTCTACTCCTCAGCTAGTAGAAAATACAGGAACGGTAAGTGAACCTTCTTTTTTCTATAGAGGAGTATTTACCAGTGAAACTTCTGGTAGAAAGATTGAAGAATGGGATTCAGGTATTTCAGGATATCCGAGTTATACTCTAGCCTATCCTGTTATAGAGGCAGGAAGTACTGCACAGGAAGCCCGAGCTTCTTCGATTGAGGTACATTTATATATAAGACTAACTAGTACTGAAATACAAAGTATTAATCAGATTAAGATAAGTCAGGAAGTTTATCCTGATGTTGCAGATACGACTTCTTATTATAATCTTTACTGTGTCAGTGAAATAAATAATATCACTTCTGGTTTTAGTTTTAAGATAGATGATATTGTAATCACAGATGCCATTTATATTGACAGTGCTTCTGGTTTCCCCTTTATCGAAGGTAATGTCATTGAAATTGTGGGTATGGCATTGGCAGCTACCGGTAATTCTTATACCAGAAATGGTGCAAGTGTTAATTTTACTCAGGGTGAGAAAAAAATAAGCCCATTTGCTTATTCATCTCGTTTAAAAATAACTTCATTTCCTCCTGGGTCTATATCAAGTGTTCAGTTTACTAGCCTCGATGCTGATAGTGGTCAAATCTCCACAGCTTCTGGGGTATTTCTTGGTATAAGTACAACAGAAACTGTGAATAGTTTAACTGATCATTTTGCTTGGGTTGATGTTGGAGCGGGAGATGTTCTTACTCCAGTAACAGTGACAGGATTTAATACCACGACTTTAACAGTAAATTTCGCTACTCCTATATCACCAACTAGTGTCAAGATACAGGCTTTAATAAAACAGGCTAATTTAATTTATGGCACTGATGCTGATGATGGATTACAGATAGCTTATAATTTTATTCCGAGTCAAACTCCTACAAATCTTCCTTCCAGTTTAATAGTAGGGATGGTTACTAATCCTACAAGTATTTATATATCAAATTTAGGTACTGGAGGCAGTCTTGTAGATAAGGAACCTTATAGTTTCCCTATTGATAGTATCCCTGTAAATAATAGCTCTATTATTGATGATAATGAATTTTATAATTTAGATCTATTTAGATTTTCTAATTTCTCAGTAGATAGTGGGTTTGTTCAGATGCCTACTATTGTTCCTGGTTCTTTTGGGGAAGAGTTAACTTTTTCAAGTTTAACTACTGATGAGTTGTTACGTACTTTTTATAGTACATGTGATACAGAATTTGCCTTCAGAACAGAAGGTATAAAAATTGGAATACCGAGAAAGATATTTATCGCTACTATAGGAAGAGTAAAAGAGAACTCTACTCAATTATTACGAGGTGAATATGTTCTTATAATAATTTCCAGAGATAGCCTTACTGATTTAGAAAATTACACAGGTTGTGAAACAGGAAGTGGTAATGTTATCGGGATCTACCGATTACCGAATAAGCCATTGGTAAGAAAGTAAAGGATTTTAAATATGTTAACAACTACAGGATTTAATAATTTTGGATTTGAAGTATCAGATACTACGTTAAGTGTTCTTCCTGGTACTGCCAGAGTTGGAAGCAAATTATTAAAGTTTGATGGATCACGGGTTTTATTTGACAATATTACCAATTTTGGAGTGGAAACTTTTTCTTATCAGAATACTTTATTATATTTGCAGAATGTTGGTGACGTAGCTGATATGACTCAATCGAGATCTGATGTTACCAGTTCAGCATTATCAATAGATATCCCTGCTCTTCCTACTAATGCCAGTGGCCATTATGCTGATGAATATCCTTTGGGACTCTTTACCTTTTACAAAGATGCATCGGATGTAAGTTTGTATAAATATAACCAGATTTAATATTTACTTAAAAGATCTTTTTTAAAATCAGGAATTTTCTGGGTTATAGTAGGCAATAATTCTTTTATTATTGTACTGTTTAATTGCTGTAATTTCTCACAATATTCATTTTGAGCATCCAGAACAGTTTCAGTACATTCATCTTTTAGTGCCTTTTCTTTTTCATGATGTAATTGTTTTAATTCTTCTACAGCTTTATTGAAACTGTTTTCAAAACGTACTTTCATTTTAATTGCTAAACTTTCTAAGGATTTCTCTACAAAAGCATTAATAATTTCTTCGTAATCGTCATCCTCACCAAAACATTCCTTTATTTGATCACATACAAATTCTTTTTCATTTTTTATGACTTCATCAAGCCAACCATCATCAAAAGGTCTTGAGTATTCCATTTATATTTTCCTTTTTGTTAATATTATTTATATATTTTTTATAATATATTATTAGATTTACCATTGAGCAAGAGAAAAAACATTTTAAACCAATCAAATACTTCAGTAAAAAGAATAATACCTCGCGAAGGCCATCTTTAATAAAAATTTATCAATTATAATTTTCTTTTAATACTTGAGATATATTTATGACTCAAATATATCTACCAGATTCAGAAGAACTCGGAAGACGCCGATTCCATGATGCTAAAAGTGATCGTCGTAATTTAAAAAATCTCGCTGAGCAACGTCTCCTTGAGATGCGAACGTTATTGCCTTCTAATTACCCTAAAGATCCCTATAGTAGTAATCTTGCTTTATTCCATCGTTTTAATGCTCGGGAGCTGTCTCGAATAAGAATCTCTAATGATGATATATCAAGAGATTCTCAATACACTACGACAAGACCAGAGTATCTTCATCAGATTCTTGGTGAGAGGCTTTTTTTAGGCAATAGAATAGCTCCTCTTGGTTACAATGACCAGACATATAGAGAATTTTTAATAGCGATTAAAAACACTTATTTGCGGGGATCGCGGGTTGATGATATTGAAGCATTAGCCAGTCAGTTTACAGGTCAGGAAGTTATCATAAAAGAGTTGTATAGGGAATTAAGGAATCCTGATACATCTCTTGATGTCACTGACACAAATTACATGGTTGTTGAAGCATTGATACCTGGTCAATTACCTGCTGGTTATAATATAACTTCATTATTAAATGATTTAGATTTTTACATTAATTTAGTGCGGCCAGCGCATGTTTTATATGATACACGATTGATATGGACTGAGACCATTGATGTAAATAAGACAACAGATATCTATTTTGGTGATACCGGTGGTGGTTGTGTCCCTCTTTATATTTTTGACCCTTTTGATGAAACAACGCTTATGGCGTTGCAGGTATTTGTCCTTCCTACTAGTGAAGGAGCAACAGGTCGAATAGATTCCATTCATCATTGGGATTACCTTTTTTATTTGGAAGATGGCACCAGAGTATTAACTGAACCAGGTACTCAGGGAACACAGATTTTTGATGTAAATGGTCGTCAGATTAGTTTTAGCTCTCTTGAAATAGGTGATCATGTAAAAATAAATTATCAAATTATACCTGGTAATTTTCAATTCTGGTGGTATCCTGTAGGTTTGTTTCCTACATGGAGTTCACAGTTCTATAGAGATTATTACAGACTTCCCATATTCCAGGAATATGTAAAAAAACATATGGATTCTAAGGGGAGATTTCCTCTTCAGATAAGAACAACTGAAACGACCGTTTGTGATCGTTGGGTAACAGATGCTCTTCAGCCTTATTATGAAGATTTAAGAACAAATTGTTCCAGTGGAAGTGTCCAGTCTAAAGATTATTCTTCTACTCTTAACATCAGAATGGGAAGTGGTCATTTTGCCAATCCTTATGGTACAAACCAGACAGCTCTGCCTGGAAATGAATTTGCTTTTTTCATGGAAAACACTCCCTTAACTGATGGATCGAGTAATCCAGCTACAGTTTCAGATGTTTCTGTGATGTTAGATGGAAGTTCTTTACCTCCTCAACCGGTAGTATATGTCGATGCTAGTTCCGGGAAAGTGCAATTAAGTGAGGACCATGAATATTGGGATAATACAGCATTAACTTTTCCTATTCCTGGGGAAGAGTTCCAATTTGATTATTCTTATCTTCAGGATAGTACTAATTATGATACATCATCTATATATGTCTATGGAGTGGGTAGCTGGCAGATGCCAAATGCTCCTCTTGTAGAAGGTGATAGTACGGGTATTCTTGCGGATACAAGTGATGTAACATTATCTGTAGATGGTACAGTAATAAGTAATGCAATAACAGATGTAAATGCTTTATTAGGGCATGTAACAGTTAATCAACTTTCGAGCTTTTGGAATAGTTCTGAATTAGGACGTTTACCTCAGGTAGGAGATGAGTTTTTATTTAGTTTCTTTTATGGTAAGAAATATCAATATTCTTGTCTTTTTGATGAATTGGGTAGAACTTTTGATACTTATATAGGTCCGAATTCAACTTATGGTATTGTTTTCGACGGAGAATTAAACCAAAATCCTGAAACAGCTCCTATAACACCAGATGCAACTGCAGTAATAGGTTATCGTTATCGGGGTTATTTATTACATCATAGTTCGGTATTAAATTCTCCTGATACGTTACAATTAAATACTTTTCAGAAACCTGCTACTCGTGCTTCTATAATAAATCAGGCTAATACTATAAATCATTTTAATATTTTCTTTTCACCTGAATTTCTTTATGATACTACGGCATATGATTATTTAGATGATTCTTATCTTGAAAATGGATTAGACCCGATTCTGAAATTAAATGTAGGTACTCCTCCTTTTCAAAAGACATGGTCATATCATCCAGGATTGGTTAACAGTAGAAAATTACAAGATATAAGAACAAATCATCGTTTACTACTTTATTCTGATTTACTACTGAAAGAGTTCCAAGAAGGTAATGAAGACATACCTTTAAGTTCTATATGTGATTCAGAACGGGTAGAATTTAGAATACGTATTGATGGTGATGATATACCGCCTTTAGAAGAATGTCCTCCGTGGATTTTATTTGATTCTGTTCAGGTCGATGATGTTGAAGTTACAGTCCCGGGATTTTATCAGGGTGTACCAAATGTCAGAGTACCTGGAATGAATTTACGCGAAAGTTTTATTCTTAGGGAATTGGAATCTACTGGTGTTGGCGAATATACTTATACCTTTAATACTGATAGTAGTGCTACTCCTGAATATTACTTACCTGCAACATTTCCATATACGTATAATGGTGATACAATTAGCTTTCCTGCTTTACCTGTTATAGATATTAATGGTAATCCGGCAACGATTAGTGATATAGAAGTTAGGGTAAATGGAGTTTTATGGACTGTATTAAGTCTTGATCCAGTGACAGGTTTTGTACAGGTAAGTCCGTATCCGGCTGGTCCGGCTATTCAAGTAGAGACAAAATATTACATAAACAATGTTGTGACAATGCCTATGGCAAATTGGGATTGGTCTAGGATTCTTGATGACGATGATGTCTTTCCAGGTTATTGTCAGGATGGTGTAGGTATTACGCTAGGACTCAATTTTGATGAATTCTTTACGTTTCTTGATGATGATAGTGATGGTATTAAGATAGTGTTTTTCAATAAGGATACTTTAAATGTTGAGGAGCATATCTTTTCAGGACCAGTTTTTGAGTATTACAATATAGCTGATGACGAATTAGGTTCACCTGATAACTTTCCAAATGCTTTAGTAAGATTAGTAAATCCGATACACTTAACTAATCCTCTGAGTTATTCTGGTGATTATAGCTTTCTGAATGATAAAGTTGTGAGATTTAGGAAGAAAACATTTAAAGAGCTTCTTCCTAGTAAGACATTTCGAACTATAGAGTTGATGGAAATGATGCCTCTATAATATCTGTAATAAACTATTAATAATTTAAGTAAGAGAGAATAGTACTATAAGGAGCTACAAATGTTTTATAAAGAAAATCTGCATAAAACCGGTGATACATTTTCAGGGGGTTTTAAGTTAAGATATCTGGAACAATCACCTTCATTAAAAGGCGAGTTCTGGATGATACTTAAAGATCGTTCTGGACAAATAGTTGGTAAAAGACACGGAAATAATATTATTGTAAATTCCGCTTCAGTTTTAATAGCACGTTTATTAAAGGACAATAGTGAGCCTAGTGGTGGAATTACTTATTTGGCAGTAGGTACAGGTGGGGTTGGGTGGAATTTACAGAATCCTCCTCAGCCTACAACTACACAGACAACTCTTGAGAATGAAATAGCCAGAAAAGCTTTTACAACTGAGGATGTAACTTTTGTAGATCCAGAAACCGGGGATCCAACTATTGTTCCAACGAACGTTCTTGATTTCACCGCAACATTTGCAGAAACAGAAGGTGTAGGTCCTTTAGTGGAAATGGGTTTATTTGGTGGAGATGCAACAGATTTATTGGATAGTGGTACTGAAGTCAATTACAGAACTTTTCCTGTTCTAAATAAAACAAATTCAATGACTTTGACCATAATATTTAGGATAACAGCTTAAGTGTTCTTTGTAATATATGTTATAGCAAAGATTTAAGCAAGTAAAGGGATTTAATTCAATGTTTGAGAATCTTGGAGTATGTAAAGGACCTGGGACAATACTGGGTCAATTACAGATGGGTACAGAATCAATAAATATCTCTAAGATAGGCAGACATTTTTATGCGTTGTTGAATAACCGGGTTATAATGACAGCAAAATCAAAGCAGGTTTTACAAAATAGAGTTGTGCCAGTTCTTTCTCATATTGTAGAAAACATCTGTAAAACATCTCAATTGGATTCAGCTCGATGGAGGCCGGTAGATAAGAGATACACTCAATTAGTAATAGATACGATTGAAAATATAAAGAAAAATTTAAAACCGGTAGAGATCTATGTATTGAAAGCAAAACCAGATGAGACCCAAGATAATAGATCGATTCTATCAGAAAATAAACAAGGTATAATAGAAAAATTAAATGATTATCGGTTAAATCTTAAAAAGTTTGAAGAGACGAAAAATAATTTACAAGAAGCTTCTGAGGTGCTTTTAAAGGTTAATCTTGACAGGAAATTATGGGGTAGAAAAAATGTCATGGATATCATAAATGAGGCAAAGACTGGAATGGCTGAATTGTCTCAAGATTATGAAACTGTTGACAGTTGTTTGGAGCGATCTGATGAACAGGTTAATAAAGTACAAATTATAATAAGTAAAAAGATTGCTTCTAGAATTTTAAAAAGTACTCTTGGGAGTATCATTGAAAATTTTTCTATTTTAAAATCATTTTTATCAGAACTAGCACAAGTGTTATATAGGTTTTATGGTATTGATAACGTTTTTAAAAATCAAGTTGGTTATCCAGCTACATGGTTTTTAGATAGTGCGGTTTTTACAGACTTTCTTTTTGAATATGATAATTTAATCGATCAACTTATTAAATTCACTGAATTAGAATCAAATACGATAGAACCATTACTATTGTGGAAAATAAAGATGACGGGAGTATCAAATGTCTGATTATTTAGGCCCAAACCAGACCAGAGTATTGGATTACGACAATAGAAGTTTTGAAAAAGTAGTTTACCAAAGGAAAAAACCTCCTCTATCAAGTGAAGTTAATCTTACAGGTGATATTTCATCTGAACATGCCAAAGATTTAGCTCAGTTTTTACTTCCTAGTGGATGGGGAATTGTTGGTGAATTAAGAGATGATGTCACTGAAAGTAGCGCTGATGCTGGAGATGTGATTTGTTCTTCTACTTATACAGCAAATTCATTCAAATTACTATCTCTGGATAAAGGTGTAGAAGCACAGACATTAATAGCATATGTTAATGGCTGGAAGTTACTCGTTCAAGGATCAAATTCATTAGATGAGAATAATATAATTACTCTTTCTGCTCCTCCTTCAACAGGTTATAGAGTAGATTTTGTATTTCTTGAAGTTTGGAGAAAACTTATTACTATATCTGATGTAGTGTATAAATATGGCAATATCCTTTATGGTGGTACGAATCCTTCTAATGATCTTGTTGATCCTGCAATTAATATTGAAACTTCTCTTAGAGTTCAAATACAGTATCGTATTAGAATAGTTGATGATATTGATATCGAATCTTATCCCGATGGTTTTGACCCTAATAAAGTCTTTGTACAAGGACCTCTTTCTTCTCCATTAAGTACATGTAGCCAAGCTTATTTTTCCCAGGTTTCCGGTGATCCTGGCCTCTGGAGAGCAGGAGTAGGTGATGCAGGAGCACAAACAGATCTACAAACTGTTGATGGTCATACATATGCTATTCCTATGTTTGCTATTCACCGTCGAAATACCGGTACTTATAATGTGGAAACCCGTTCTAATGGTGCTGGAAAAAGTTTAGCTGATTATTTACTGGGTCAACCTTCGGATCGTCCCGATAACAGATATAACAATTGGGTAGTAACAGATGACATTTTGGATATGCGTCACAGAATTACTCCGGTCCAGAACATGAAAGAGATATGTGAGTCAGCTTTTGAAAAACTTACTCGTGGAAAAATCCGTCAAAAAATGGCAAAACTGACTTTAGGAGAAGATCATTTTGGAAAGATCCTTACTCAGGTTGATGCAGTAAGTAATGTGGATCTTGCAGGTTCGACTTTGATTGCCCAAGGTGATGGTTTAAGAAGAATGTTTTCTAATGCTCAGATATCTCAGTCAGATACGCTTGCTGTAAAGACAGTAAATGATAAAACGAGCGGTACTCCAGGTTCACCGTGGGCCACTTCAGATCAGGTACAAATCACAATTCCTACATATCCAACTGGTTCTTCTATAACAAGTATCGATGAAATTTATACTTCAAGTGGTGCTCTTACTTTATCTGTGGATTATACTGTTTCTGGGACTGGTACAAATACAGTAACGATAACTATACTTGTCACATCTTCATTGATAGGGACAAGTGTACCTATCACTATCGATTATACGGTTATGCTTGCAGAAGGCCCAAATGGAATGACAGCTCTCCCAGAGAATTTCCTGGAAGTAAGAAATGAAGGTGTAGGAACTCAAATAATTGCTCCTATTGATAATGATATCAGAGTAAGAAATGCTAATCCAGTAGTAGCAACTGATGGTACACATTTTCACATGTTGTCAAATCAGGGTGCCAATTCCACAGAACCTTATGATTTCGGGCATCAAATGATTTATCATGCTTTAGGTAATGGTACTCAGTATATAACAGTTGATAGAACTGCATTTGGTTATGATATATTAGGTGTAGCAAGTGTCTATGTGAATAGTAATTATCGAACACCTCTTATTACCAGGACTTCCACTCAATATATTATCAATATGCAAAGTCCTGCAGTATCGTTAAATACTGATATTGAAGTGAAACTTTATATAGGATCCAAGTTTTTTAATACAAATAAACAATCCAGAGCTGTAATCGATACTTATGAAATGAGTGAGCTTTCTCCATTACAGTCACCGAATGGTATTTTAACGACATTTAATATAGACAGTACAAATAAGGCTATTCAAGCAGTAGCTAGTGGTGCTGTTCTGGATGGGGCTGGTATCGCTTATGTTGATGGAACTCAAGTAACTCTTACTAGTACTAACAGTAGATATCCTACCGATTCAACAAAATCTCGAATTGAAATAGAATTTAGCTCTGCTCCTGCAGGTAGTACTACAATAGAAGTACCCTTATTGATGAAAAGTGCTATCACATCATCTGAAGGTTATGATTTCTTTTATCATGCTGTTCCATATCAAGGGTTGCTAGATACAACTGCTTTTGGTGTTATAGAAGAAACAGGACCGGCCATGGTGACTACTGCTGGTTCAGGTGGTATTACTGATACTACGTTTACGGATGGTGTAGCGATTTTTACTGCAGATAGTACTTCTGTAACAGGTGTAAATACAAATTGGCTAGCCGGAGTGAATCCTGGTTACGTTATCAGTGCTGATTCTACTCCATCGAAACAGTTTGAAGTTTCACAGGTTTATAGTAACACGAGTCTAACTATCACAGGGAAACCAGATTTCACTTCTATCGGTGGTGAGTCCTACACTATTACAGGAAAAGATATTCCTTCTTTTTCTCAATCTAATATTATCGATAGATTGCCAACATATGATAATACTCATGATAGTATGGGAAGAAGTGAAAATATTTCTAATGCGGTTTCAGATGGATACCCTGTTCTTGAGTCAAGGATAATGACCAAAGTACAGAATATTGTAGATGCTCCTCCAAATTCAGTGATATATGGTGTAAATACTGCTGATCGTGGGAGATCTACTATTAGTATTCCGAATGCTTCTTTGGGTTACGGTAATCTCGGTTTAAGATTTGAGAAATTGGATGCTACAGGTCAATACCAGAAGACTTATCAATCCTATATTTTAAATAAAGATAATGATGGTAGGCTTTATTTAATGGTTGTAGCTAGTGAAACAGACCAATCAAGTCATTCAAGGTTTTTTAATGAACGTTCTAATTTGGATACAGTTGATATTTTTGAAATGCCTGGACGTCCTATAACTAAACGGGGTACTAATTAATGTTAACAAGTTTATCTGATTATATGAGAATGATTATTTCCGCTACAGGTGATATTGATATCATTCGTGTTGTTTTCTTTTTTAAAGCTGATAGTATTGAAACTCTTCAAACTAAAAGAAAAGAACCTCTTTCAGATGATAGTGGAAATTTCCAGTGGCAAGCTTGTTGGATCCATTTCTCTCGGGAAGATAAAAATGGGAATTTAAAATATTATATATACAGGCTAGGGCTTCTTCCTAATGGAAAGAAATCAGAAAGTCATAATATTTATGATTCTGATCAGAACATGAATGTGAGTGAAATTATTCAAGCTGAGAAAAAAGATATAGAGCCAGCAAAAGATATTTTACCAGCAGACCTTGAAAAAAGCCCAGCTTATAAAGCCCTCTTTGGTAAACCTACAAGTGAAGGAATATTTAATTTTAGATTTAAAAAACCTGAAGCTGATTTTATAAATTCACAGGAGAATAAAAGTTATACTCGTAAAAAATTCGAAGAAGATTATGAAAATAATGTTGATGAAGGTTCTGGGAAATATTTTTATACTTTGTTCTCTGAAAGGGGTAATAAAAAATTAAGTCCTTTTGGAGAAACTCGTCAATTTAAAAAAGAGGAAAAACCTGTGGAAGAATCACCAGAAAAAACTGCTGTCAGATTGGCTATGAAGATTGCAAAAGAGATCAAGCCTGAAACCGGTGGTATGGATATAATGAAACGATTGGTTGAGAAGTTGCGTACTACAAAGAAAAAGAAGGATAAAAAAGATTATTATACCAATGGTTGGGGTATAATTAGAAAGTGGCAAAAAGAGCAACAACATCAATCGACAAAAAATAAACCAAATAGTGATGGATTTGATATCATGCAAGAGGTTGTGAAGCATCCTGAACCTATCAGAAAAAAATCATTAATGGAACCTCTGGAAAAAGATCCCCCCAAAAAACCCGGTACAAAACGGAAATTTTCTTAAAATTTTAAGTCTAATATTTCGAGTTACATAGTAAAAAAGTTTGGTTTTTCCAAATTTTTTACTTTCCATTTCCCCTTTCAAGTCTCGTATAATAGATGAGGAGTTTATATGGCAAAAAAATTTATTGGAGTGCCATCGGTTTATCCAAAATTACTAGAATTGAGAAAATCGAAGACGGCAAAGTTTAAGGAAAATAAATATTTAAAACGAGAAACTATTTTACGCTATTACCAGGTAATAGGATCTCTCCATCTTATGCTCTTAGAGCGTATGGTATTGGGAGATGCGACCGGACTTGGAAAAACTTTAATTTCAATTGCTGCCTATTCTTTCCTGTTACAAATGGACCCGACATTAAAATTATTAGTGGTATGTCCCAAATCGGCTACATTTCAGTGGCAAGAAGAGTTTGAGAAGTTTACCACCGGAATAACTACTAGGGTTATAGTTAATAAGGTCAAAGGAATTAAGGAAGGTTACGAATCTCGGAAGCACCAGTATGAAAGATTTAAAGAGAATGTATTTATTATTAATTATGCTCCAGTATTAAATGAATATGATACCATTAAGGAAACTCTAACTCCAAATTATATGGTAACTTTTGATGAGTGTGTTGCCTTTAAAAACCGAAAATCCAAGACTTATTTCGCATGTAAAGAGATTGCAGAGGGTTCTAGTAGAGCATATGGGTTATCGGCCACTATCATAAAAAATGACCTAGAGGAAGTATGGGGCATTTATAGTGTTATAGTTCCCGGCCTCTTTGGTAACATCACAAATTTCAGAAAAAATTTCTGCAGAACTGAATTAATGAAGATAAAGATCAAAGGGAAAATGAGATACATCCCCAAATTGATTGGATATAAAAACCTAGATAAATTCAAACAAACCCTTGATCCCTATTTTCTTATTAGACGTAAAGAGGAAGTGGCTACAGAGCTTCCAAAGCTGATATCTAAAAAAGTGGTCCTGGAGATGTTACCCGAGCAGAAAGAGCTTTATAAACAGGCTCTAGCGGGTATTCTATATGAAGAGAGAATCAAACAAGAATACTTTGATATCTGTGATCAAATACGTAATGGTGCTACTGGTCCTAAGATTGAAAAACGATATAATGAACTAGAGGAAAAGTATAACCAATTTTTATCTTCTGAGGGTAAGAAACGTGGGAAGCTGGCTGCTCTGACTTATTGTCAGATGGTCAGTAATGGTCCGGGTCTTATAAATGAACCTGGGGAATCCAGCAAAGAAATTGAATTTCTCCGTTTAATGAAAGAGGAATTGCTAGGTGAAAAAGTGATTCTATTTACTCGTTTTAAAAGTGGAATTCCAATTTTAGAATCTATCTGTGAAAAGAATGGTATAAAATATACAAAAATACATGGTGACATTACTAGTGACAGAGAAAGACAGAAAGCCCGTTTAACATTCCAGAACGATCCCGACTGTAATCTGATTTTTATAACAACTGCTGGCTCTGCAGCTTTAAATTTACAGGCTGCCAGTGTCATTATTTTCTATGACACTCCATGGTCATATGGTGATCTTGCTCAGACTATTGGAAGGGCACAGCGTATCGGTAGTATCCAGGATCATATTCTTCTTATTCATCTTGTAAATAAAAAATCTATTGATGTTAGAGTGATATCCAAGGTCTCAAGTAAAAAGAGTTTGAGTGATCAGATTATTGGTGATACTGCTGAAGGTGCTCTGGATTTTGCGGCTCATGAAAGTACTGTTATCAATGAATTATATGAGGATCTGTTAAAAGATGCGGAAGGAATAAAGTGAAATGACTGATGTATGTCCGATATGTAATGGAGAAGGAAAAAGAATAAAAGTTTTAAGAAGTTTTCATACGGGATTAATGAAACCAGTGACCGAGTGGTGTTTATGTTCGAAATCTAAGTTTGTTTCAAATACATATGAATTATTAAGACCGTTAGGTGATATCTATCTACCTCTTGAAAAGATAGATAAACGCATGTTCCTTGATTTGAAGGATTTATCAAAAAGTCCTAATTTATATATAACTAGTACTTCTATGGAAACTTTTTTACTCCATGTAAAGAGTGTTATTATTAAGTATCGATTTTTAAATAATCCTCCTTCTATTTATTTATGCCAATCAATTGAAATCCTTCAGAAATTTTTTGTCCAACAAGAGGATAAATCACAGACTCGGTTAACAGATATGAATAAATATGAGCTGGTTGTTTTTACTCTGGATACTAAACAGAAAAATGATCATTTGGGGACATGTATTTCACAGGTTGTTTATAACCGGTATCACAGTGACAAACCTACATGGGTTTATTTACCTGAATCCACAGTGCTCGAAAATATTCGGGAATATACAGATGATTTAAAAAAGTTTTTAAGTCCTGTTATTACTGGTGATTCAGAATCTGAGATATCAGAAAAGATAAAAAGTAAGAGATATAAAAAAATCAGTATAGCGGATGTAGGAATGAAAATTAAAGAGATTAGATCAGAGGCACAAAATGCAGCATCAAAATTTAGTCCATTTAGTTAAGATAAAAATTCATACAAATCAGAGGATAAAAAAGTGAAAAAGGTATTTCGTTCAATAATAAATATAAGAAAAAACAAGATTCCAACAATTCCACTGGATGAACTATCTAAAAATTATCGAGTATTTCTCACTAGTAAAATTCAACCGGAAGATCCCTCCTATATAAAACTGTATGAATGGATTGAGTCTCATTATCGGGAATTTAAGGAATTGCCTTCAATAGAACTTCTTTTTGAAAAGGCTAATAATGAGGGGGATGAAGTAATAGTATCTCATTTGAGTGATATTGTTTCTGAGATCCCATTTTGGGGTTCTGATTATAGAGCTATTCTAAAAACGAAATTTACGGAACAATGTGAGGATGAATTTAAAACAATTGTTGAAAAGACGTGGCAGGTAGCAAAGAACGGTTTGAAATTGAAGGGGAAAAAGAAAAAGGAAATAAAAGGTTTAAATGAAGCGGTTACTTATTTCAATAGTCAATCCAAAAAATTTTTGTTTAATGCCTTAGATATAAAAAATGAAGGTCAAATAAAAAGTAGAGAGGATAGTGCTGAAGTGATAGAGGATTATAATAGAGGAAAAAAAGACCCTCTTACAAATATAGGGCTATTTGTTGATTTGGAGAAAATTGATAATGTTTTTAGAGGCATAAAACTTGGTGACCTATTTATAATCGCAGCATTTGTAGGTCAGGGTAAATCCACTTTTGCTGTAAATCTGGCCTACAGTGGGATCATGCAAGGATTAAATGGAATGTTTGTTACATTGGAAATGCAGTATGATGAAATGAGAAATATGTTCTATGTATTACATTCCAGTTATCCTGGTTGGTATGCTTATCCGGAATATAAAAAATTTGTTGGAAAAATTACTTATGATAAAGTTCGTTATTCCGAATTGTCCCCAACTGAGGAAGAGTTCTTCAATGTTGTCTGTGAAGATTTTGGTTCAAATAGAGAGGATTTCGGAGAATTGTTTTTAGTTAAGCCTCCAGCAAATTGTACTCCTTCTTATTTAGAAACAACTTTAGAAGAATATAATAATGAGTTAAAGGATCGTGGGAAAGTTCTGGATTTTCTTGTTGTGGATTATGTAGGGTTAATGGTTCAGGATAAAGACCAGAAATACGGGGATTGGAGAGTTGATCTTAATAATATGATAAGAAAGTTAAAAAACCTGACTATCAATTTTGATAATGGAAGAGGGTTAAGAGTTATTACTCCATATCAATTTAACCGTCAAGGTCATAGGGATGCTGTAAAAAATGACGGTATTTATAACCTCACAGCTTTATCTGATGCAAATGAAAGTGAACGGTCCTCTGATGGGGTTATAGCTCTTTTCAATACCGAGGAAATGCGTAATAGTGGTATTGTAAAAATAAGTTGTCTAAAAAATCGGGACGGAGCGCATTTCGCTCCTTTTGAAGCCAATCTAGATTTTGCTACTAAGAAATTACGGGATTTCGATCAGACCGTTGAAAATTCGCAAGATGAAATGGGTATAGAAGATATATCTTCGGAGATTTCGTTAAATATATGAAAAGTCCAGAGAAATTGAAAGAGCTGATTTTAAGTGAAGTGGATCTCAGCAAGGTTATGATAGACTATGGGGTGGAGTTTGTCTATAACCCGGAGCTAGTGGATGAGGCACAGCTTCGTTGTCCATTTCATGGTAAAGATAGGAAACCTTCAGCCAGGTATTATCGGGAAACTCAGACAATGTTTTGTTGGGTTTGTCACAAATCCTGGGATGTGATAAGGTTTGTTATGGAAAAAGAACAGATGTATTATAAAACGGCTCTTTTACATATAGTAAATAAGTATCAATTAGATATTTCAGTAATTCCCGATGAACCTGAATTTATTATAGAGAAAATAGTGCCAATTTCAGATACATCTGTATGGACTTTAGATGCTGAGAAGAAAATAAAAGAATTTAGAAATAAACTCATTTATAAACGTTACAGTGCTTTAGTAACTGCTTATCATATAATAATGTTCAATTCATCAAAAGATATAGATATTTCAGAAGACATCCAAAAATTAAATAATAAATTAGATACACTCAAAATAGGATAATATTAATGGCACCAAAAAAACAATTTGTAAACACAGGATTTATGGAATTTGTGGAGGATACTGTTCAAACCAGAATAGCCGAAATGCCATGGATGGCTGATCGTACGTTTAAATTAGCCAAGAGCATGGAAGAAGTGGAAAATTACATTGATAGGGCGATAGAAGCGAAAAGATGTGCCCTTGATTTGGAAACGACAGGACTTAATACAAGGGTAAAAAAAGTAGATGGTAAAATTGTTCCTATTGGTAAAATAGTAGGTTTTGCTTTATGTTATGATCCGAAAGTGGCCATTTATATCCCTATTAATCATAGAGAAGGGATAGAATTTAATCTTCCAGAAGAGGCTGTTTTAAAGGAGATAAAACGTCTTTGTTATAATTGTATTACAATATACCATAATGCTAAATTCGATTTAACTTATTTAAAGAATTACGGTATTGTTCTTGATAATCATAATCAATTCGAAGATACACTTTTGCTGGCGTATTTGCATGATTCAGGAAGAAAAGCCAATAAATTAAAGGATCTCTCTCCAGAATTACTTGATCAACCAATGTTAAAATTTAATGAGGTTGCCAAAGAAGGTCATTTTGATCTTGTCTCCCCTGATGTGGGGTATACATATGGAGCCTCTGATGCTATGTGTACTATGGATTTATATATCTTTTTTACGGAACAGGAAATTATAAAGAGTCAACAGATGATATATAACTTAGAGAAACGGGTTGTATTTGTTATGATGGATATGGAAGCAAATCTAATAAAAATTGATGTTCCATATCTCAAGGACTTAAAAACAAAAGTTGAAAACCGTATAGAAGATATTAAAAAAGAGATACATCAATTGGTCGGTTATGAATTTAATTTGGGAAGTTCACAGAAATTAGGTAAAATACTATTCGATGATTTGAAATATAAATATCCAGAGAAAACAAAAACCAAATCTGGGCAATACAGCACTGATAGTAAAACCTTAAATAAAATAGCTGACCTTTACCCCATTGTTAAGAAGATCATAAATTTCCGTGGATTGGAAAAAGTTTTATCGACATATATTAATAATCTTTTGAACAACCACGATGAAGAAGGTTTTGTAAAACTTCAATTTAAACAGACTGGAACTGATACCGGAAGATTTTCGAGTCCTGGTGGTCAGGGTATTCATATAGATGGGTCTTCAGGAGTTAATGTCCAGAGTATTCCAAAGATGCCTAGTGAGGATAATCCTGACATTGATATGAGAAGGGCGTTTATTGCTCGTCCTGGTAAAACGATGGTAGCGATTGACTATGCAAATGAAGAGATGCGGGTAGCTACAAATATTTCGAATGAGACTGCCTGGATTGAATCGATTCATAAAGGAATTGATTTCCATACTGCTACAGGTGCTATTATCTCGGGAAAAGATCCTAAGGATGTATTAAAAAGTGAGAGGAAAATAGGAAAGACAGTTAATTTTTTGGCCCTTTATTTAGGAGGCCCATTTACTCTTGCAGGTAATGCTAAAATAACTGTACCGGAGGCCAAAAAGATTCTAGCCACATTTTTTGCAGGAGTTCCTAAACTGAAGAAATGGATTGACCGGGTGATCGTGGTAGCTAGAAAAGAGAAATTTGTTAAAACTATTTTTGGGCGTACTAGACCGTTAAATAAGTACTATGATAGTGGGGATAAGGGATTGGCTGCTCATGCAGATCGATGTGCAGTTAATACAAAAATTCAAGGTTGCCTTTGTCAAGAAGAGCGCTGTTTAACAACAGAAGGTTATTTATCTATTATAAAAATCAAAAAGTTAAAGGAATCAGGCCAAAATTTAAAAATATGGACTGGGGTTTCATGGGAGGATTTTGAAGTATTGGATCGTGGAGAGGCTCAATTAGCGATAATTGAATTAAAAAATGGAATGATTCTTCATTGTGATACACGGCATGAAGTATTAACAGTAAATAATGAAAGATATGAATTTAAAAAATTTAATGAATTAACAGAAGATACTAATATATGTATATCTCGCCCTCAATTATTAAAATTTGGGAGTTATCCTGAGGAAATTATTTTTGAGGGAAATGTATGGAATGCACAGAAATTGAAAGTGAGTACGGCAGAGGAGTGGGATTTTATAGCCTATTTATTAGGATGTGTTATTGGAGATGGCTCAATATACATTGATAAAAAGGCATCTAAATATGTTATAACATTAAATTTTGGTGAAGAAAAGATAAGAAGAATATTTCCTGATCTTAAGAGAAAATTAAATGATCTCGGATTAAATATTTCGGAACCTGTTTTAAATAAAGGTAGTAAAGGTATTTGTTATAAAACGAGTATCTGTTCCGTTACTTTAACAAAACTTTTTGGAGAAATGGGTTATCATTTTCATGATGCTCGTGATAAGAGAATCCCTCAACGAATTATGGAATCCCCTATAAAAATGAGACAATCATTTTTACGAGGTTATTTTGATACAGATGGATGTAAGAAAGAGGCCAATAAATATGGTTTCCATACTCCTAATAAAGATCTATTGAGAGATATTCAATTATTAGCTTGGACCCTAGGATGTCCCTCTACTATTTATGATTGTGGTGATGGCTCATCCATATTTAATTGGATGAATTATCGAATTTTTGCGGAATTAATGGACTTAACTTATAAAAAAGAAGAGAGAAAATGTAACACACAAAATATGCCTTTACCTGATTTTTTAAGAGAGCCTATATTAAATTCTTTAGGGAATTGTTATGTAAAAAATGGGAATGATCGCTCATATGTATGTAAAGTTAGGAAGGGTAAAAATGTTAGTTTACCTGGAATAGTGTCATTATTAGAAAGTTATAATTGTGAACTACCGGAAATTTATTATCATTCCAAATTAGAAAAGAAAAGAGTTTTAAGTAAAAAAGAAGTTACATACACTTTATCAGTAAAATCTCCTTTACATCGGTTTGATTCTGCTGGAATTATAAGTAAAAATACTTCGGCGGATATTATGAAGGCTGTCATGGCCCGGATGAACTCCTGGCTCACGAGAAATAATCTGCATGATGATATAAAAATATTGATTACCATGCATGATGAATTGGTTTTTGAGATTACAACTGAAAAATTGCAGATACTGGTACCAGAGATTTGTAAGATCATGCAGTTGAATGATATTATTCAGGGTCAATTGAAATGGCCCATTCCTTTGGAAGTTGATATACAGTATGGTGATACTTGGAGAGTTAAAGGTGATTTTCTTAAGGATTTTCCTGATTTGAGGAATAAATTAAGTGAGCCTTTAATGGAATTTGAATCTTTACAGAAGATAAAAGATGATGTGCCAAAAGATAAAAATGATGAACCTCCGGTGGAAAGTAATAAAATTGAAGAAGAAAATTCAGAGAAAGATTCAAATGAGGTACCAGATAACCAGATTATAGAGGAAAAAACTCCTTCTGAAATACAAGATATAGAAAAGTCTGAACAACATGATGTACCTAAAGATAAGGAGGTTTTGGAGAAAGTTGATAGTGGTACTGTAGATAGTAGTAAAATATCAGAAAAAAAAACTCTAAACGGCGGTGATATATCGGGTCAATATTTGATTTATACTCTGCGAGAATTGAGTACGATAAGTTCACGATGGTTGAATGATATTTTGGTTTTTTTGAATGATGAGGGCAATCGATATGAAGAGAAAGATAAAAAAATTTTAAAAATCCGTGACAGATCAGGGAACTCTTTATTAGTTTCAGAGTATAAAGTACACCCTGAAAGTTTTTCCCTTTTGGCAAGATTTTTTGGGATATGAGGGGATAAATTTTCTCTTTTGTATTAAATAAAAAAAGTTAAAAATATTGTTTGCGAAAAATAAATTTTTCTTTTATATTAGTTTTTGATTAAAAATTAAGCTGAAATTGGCTTATTCTAAGTATCTACAATTTATAGACTTACAAATATAAAAAGCTGAGTTAAATTCGAGCCATAAATTTTACGTAGAGACTAGGGTAAGCTCAAAAAACATAAATACTAAAATAACACAAATAAAGGAGCGTCCCTCAATGCTACCTACTAATGATATTGCTGTCTTTGCCCAAAAAAATGATGCAGAATTTCGTGCTCTAGTCCGAAAACAGTGCGAGTATCTTGATTATCCTGGTTCACCTGATGATGTTGTCCAAGAGCTTTATGTGAAGTTCTTAACAAAAAAGAAAATCATTGAAGCTTATGATCCCAGTTATAATGTACAAATATCTTCTTACCTTTTTAAAATTATCCGTAATTTTATAATCACCAGAGTGAAAAGTCACGATGGTCGATTTCGTCGGTGCCGTGTTTTAACCCCTTCTCCTACTGATGATACTAACGAGTTCGATCTTATTCCCGCTTATTATGATGTTTCAGATGATTTCTACGACAATCAATATTTTAACAATAATTCTTTTATGGAAGAATTCAGCGATTTTGAGCGTCAGTTTTCAAAATCACCTCAGAACATAAAATTTAAGTTACGAAAGAGACAACATAAAAATACTTCTCTCAATTTTTTAAAAATATTGGAACGTCTTCAAAAGCGTGGTAAAATCGGTGAAGAATTTAATGAAATCAAGGATTTAATCACAGAGATAGAAGAAAACGGGTGTACTCTATTGGACCTTTTCCGACTTCTGTATAAGGGATACAACAATAAAATGATCGCTCGGATTTATGGAGTATCAACAACTACAATAAGTGCTATGAAAAGCAAATTAGCAAAAGCCATGATTAAATACGGTATAAAGTATGATCGAGCTACGGTGTCCAAAGTGTCAATCCAAAGTTGAGATTGAAGACAAAACAGTTGAAGGGGATAAAAGGACTGCAGTTTTCTGTAAGAAAGAAGGATGTTTCTTCTATAAGAATGCATTAATCGGTTTAGAGAGGCTGGAGTCAAAAGTCTACATATCTGAATCCCTTGTTTAAAAAAATTTAATTTTCTTCTTATTGTGATCATCTCTTAATGTCGTATTATCTATAGGAGGTTTTTTGGAAATTGAATATAAACCAAGTTTTTATACTTTTGCTAGGTGCTTTGGCAATTTGGTTTTTAAGTCGAAAGGAACGGTGGAGTCGGTGGGGTTTTATTATCGGTATGATCAGTCAACCTTTCTGGCTTATTGAATCTTTTCAAAACAAACAATGGGGATTTTTTTGTTTAAGTATCTGGTACACGTATAGTTGGGCACAAGGGATTTGGAACTATTGGATAAAGGGTAACAATGAAAACAAAAAAGAAAAAGAAAAACAACAAGAATAAGCAAAAACCTAATTCTATTTCTGTGAAGTCAGAAACAGATAAAGTTTTGATATCAGAATCAGTTCCTGAAATTACTACTGATATAATAATTCTCCTTTATGGAGATCGAAAATATCTAGATGTATGTGTTGCATCCGTTGAAGAGCACTGTAATAATTATGTCTTGCATATAATTGATAACAATGAAGTCAATAGAGGTTTTACCAAGGGTGTAAATGAAGGTATTCTTGCCGGTAGTGCTCCCTATGTTTGGTTACTTAATCAGGATGCTGTGGTTCTTAAGGGAGCACAACAGGCTCTTATAGATCGATTTTCTTATGGGGAAAAAGTCGGGATTGTTGGATCTATGCAGATAGATCACGATGATCCTGATATTATTCGTCATGGAGGAACTATTCAGGCGTTCCCCAATGGAATCCATAAGGGGGGAAGAATCTCTATGGGGCATTGTAGAGTTCCTGAGAAATCCACCTGGATTAATTTTGCCTCAGCAATGCTGAGAAGGGAAATGATTCAACATATAGGACTATTGGATGAAAATATGTTTTTGATATGCTCAGACAGTGACTATTGCTACTGGGCGCGGTATCGGGGTTGGGAAGTCTGGTATGAACCTAGATCACAAGTCAAGCATCGTTTGGAGGCTTCATCAAAAGGTGTCTCTGAATGGCATCGGAAGGATACTCTCGCTTTTATGAATAAGTGGGGAATAAATAATTTAGGTCAGAAATCAGAATTATTTCAGAAATTAGATATATATCCTTAATATGGGAGATTTTTATGAGTGGTGTAAACATAAAATTAAAACAACAGTTGAGGGAACCTACATATTGTACTCCTCGTTGTAGAGCTTCTGATGACAATTGCATCATTCAGAAGCAAGATTATTATATCTCTATCTCAGGTTATGGAGCGAATGGCCTTGCTAATTTATGTATTTGTATGAAACATTCAGAAGATTTCTTGAATCAAGTGAAGCAATTGTTAAAAGATATAAAGAAACTGGAAAAGTGATTATGGGTAATACATATCGAAAACAAGGATATGAAGTAGTAGAAAATGGAATAGCTACCGGTAAAGTGGTGTTCAGTTATGACCCTGAAGAGTACGATGTCCATACCCTGGCTAATCCAAGAGATGGGATGCCAAACAAAACTATAACTTCAAAATGGTTTCGTTGTGATGTTTGTGGTGGTAAATTTCCCCTACAAGAATATAAAGATTCCTGGGATTGGGGAGGCCCACATTGCCCGAACCCTGAGTGTGGTAATGGGGGCATCGGGCTGTTTGCGAAGCGAGAAGGGCCAGTAAGAAATTATCGGGGTGTAATAATACATAAGATGAAAGAAACGATTAAATCTATGGAAAAAGCTATAAAAAAATATAGCTCTTAAAAAAATAAAAAGGTAAAGAGGATGAAAAATGAAAAAGGATGAGATTAATTATAAATATTTGACCGATCCTGAATTTTCGATAAAGGCAGATCTTAAAGCAATTGAAATTTCTAAAAAGATAGATGTAGAAAATATAGGAATAGAACTAGCTCTATTTGGTCAATGTTTACTTAATTATATAGATGAGGAAGTGGTATTGATTGATCCATTAAAATATGAAATAGTCATAAATAAAAAAGGTAAGGAGGATATAAATGTTACCTAATTCGAAAATTGTAGTTTTTAAAAATGGGAATTCAAAAATTATTGGGAAAGAAAAAACCAATGATTGTTACGAATTGTCAAATTTGGGACGGGATGCTGGTAGAGTTACTAAAGATGAAGATCGTGATCATGTACCTGTACATCAAGATGTACATAACTCAGAAAGGGGATAATCATGTCAAAAGAAGTACATGTTGATTGTGAGATAAGATCGATGACCATTATGGAAAATACATTGAATCAAATGAGAATCAGTTATAATGTAAAGAATGCTGATACTTTTACCATAACGAGACCTTATCATAATATTGTTATAAATGGTAAAAAAGGTAAGGTTTCATATGATGATATGGATAAAAAGTATGTGGAAAAAATTCTTCAGAATTACACGGTTAATTGGTACAAAGATCGTGCTATTCGTGAAGGTAATGAGATCCGAGAAGAAGTTCAGGCGAATGGGGAGATTCATATCCATGTCATTCGATAAGAAACCGGAAGTAGAGGAGAATAAACTTACTCTACGTATAATGCCCGATGGCTCTACTCGTATTGATTTCTTTCCCGTGTCTTTCAGTGAATTTATTATTGATAATGTTTACAATAAGGAAGATCGGGAAAGAATGAAAAAGACGAATTGCCGTAAAATTTATTGCGGGTAAAATAGATATAACAGATAGGAATAATATAAATGCTTAGTCTCGATCAATGTATTGGTGCAAATAGGCCATTGTCTTTTGTTATCGCTGAATCCGATATAGAAGTTTTAAAATACTTTCATGAGAATTATAAAAAAGATGAGTGGTTTGTTTATTCTCGTACTTTGTCTGGTGTTGTCCCTTTAAAAAAGTTATTGAAAGATAAATTTAATGTGCAGGTAAAATCTGCACGTAATTTTCGAGATGTTCTTGCTGAAATATTAACCAAAGACTTTAAGGGTAGAGATAATTACGAAAAATATATCTTCCTTGATAGTGACATGTATATAGAAGATAAACAGAATGTGCGAATGATTAAGGATTTGCTTTCTCGATATCAGCTAGATGAAGAATTCACTATGAATTTGGTTTTTGTTTCACAAATTGTTCGTGTCCCGATGGGTCTAGAACGGCTAGGTGAAGTTGTTTTCTTTGATTTACCTGATGATGATAGAATAAAAAGCCACTCTAATCAGGTTAGTAAAAAATTGGAATTAAAGGGTGATAAGAAACCAAGTGCAGAAATTCTCAATAATTTAAAAGGATTAACTTTATTTGAAATAGAACAGTCCTATTTGCAAAGTTATTCTATTTATAAAACGATTAATTTGGATTTCATTCGAGAGTTTAAAAAGAATGCTATCGCTAAGACAGAGTTACTCTCTTTATTAGAAACCAATGTTTCCTTTGATGATGTAGGAGGCATGCAGAATCTTAAAAAGTGGATTCAAAAATCTTATGGGGGATGGACTGTTGAAGGTCAGAAATTTGGTTTACCTTTACTTAAAGGACTCCTATTAGTGGGTCTGCCTGGATGTGGTAAGTCCCTGATTTTAAAGGCTTTAGCTAATGAATGGGGCCTTCCTGCAGTTTGTTTTGATCCTAGCCTAATTTTCAGTTCCCGTGTAGGTGATAGTGAAACAAACATGCACCGTGTTTTAAATATTGTAGAAAATATGAGCCCATGCATTTTAATGATCGATGAGATAGAGAAGGGTTTCGCAGGTTCCCAGTCGTCAACTTTTTCTGATTCTGGTGTCACTGCCAGGGTTATTGGAACATTTCTTATATGGATGCAGGAATGTACCAAACCTGTATTTACAATAGCTACGTCTAATGATATTAGATTTTTACCACCAGAATTGATCAATCGGTTCGATGAAACATTTTTTGTAAATATTCCACAGTCTTATGAACGTCGGGATATTTTTGAAATTCTTATTAAAAAGTTAGAGAGGAATCCTAAAAAATTTGATCTTCCTAAATTAGCTGTAGACAGCAAGGACTTATCTGGTAGAGAGATAGAGCAAACTTTACGTGAGAGTATGTATGATGCTTTTTATGATAAGACTGAATTGTCTACTGGTATTATTCAGAAAGTATTAAAGAAAAAGACGAATCTTTTAACCACAATGGCAGAACAACTGGACTACTTATATAAGTGGGTCGGTTGGGACGATAATAAAAAAGACGGTTTAAGAGCACGGTATGCTAGTCCTTCTGATGACCTGGATATAGGTCAGGTTCAGAATGAAATTAGTAATATTCTTAAGGATATCGAAGGTAAGAAGCCGGGTACATAAAAATGGATCGTTATCAAATAGCTGTAGGTAAAAAACCTGATCCAAAAAAAGAGGAGAAAATCCATACTTTTGGTTTTGAGAACAATAGTTTAAATAGCAAAGAATTAAAATTTGCCCTTTTTAGACCCCCACTTGATTCAATTCGTAGAGTAGGTATTGTTTATGAAGATCCTTCCAAATTATTTGTAGCTACAAATGTTCATTTCCATAATCGTTATTTCCTATGTAAATCCAAGAATGGTAGACAAGAAATTTGTTGTGAAAAAAAGGGAAAACCCCTTTTTAGAATGGCTTGCGTTGTTATTGACTATGGAATTCCTAAAAATAACCAGGAACTAAATGACTTTCAGGTTTTGCCTTGGACATTTGCTAAAATGTTTTATAAAAAACTTGATGATTTACATAAATTCAATAGCTTACACGAGAATGATTTCATATTGAGACGTTCTCCAAATGATCAGTTTAGAAATTATGAAATCAGCGCATTAGGAGGTTCCATCTGGCGTTCTTCGGATAGGGTTGATGAGATAGCTAATATGTCTGTTCCTATAAGAAATAATATGAAAAAGATTTTAGGAGCCGATCTTTCGGATTTTGAAATACGTCAGCTATTGGAGGAACCAGACAGATACAATAGAAGAAATCAAATTAATAGGAATATTAGTACATTTGAGTCAGAAGTGAGTAATATGTTGGATTCGATATAAGGAGGTTATATGTGGTGGATTTTTGATTTAGATGCTGAAAATCCAGGAATGTTATTATTGAAAATATTTCTCATGATCACTTTTTTAGGAGTTTCTTGGTTGAGTTATGAATTCTATCCAGATATTCTCGGTTTAAAAAGAGAAGCAGTTGTAAATAGTCATCAATATATTGAGGCAAGCAGAAGTAAACTTTCGAAACTGGCTACTGAGTATCGGTCAGCTTCAGTTGATATTGCAACTTATAAATCTGCTGAAGGTGATTTTGAGGAATTAATTGAACAATTAACTGCTCAGAAAATAGCCATTAAAGATCAGATAAAAACAGAAGTTACAAAAATACCAGAAAATGAAATTCCTTCAGAGGTAGTTAGAATATTGGAGGAAGAAGAGTGAAAAAGAAATGGCCTTTAATTTTAATAATATTTATGTCGTTAATGATGATTAACAGTGATAGTGACTGTGATTCTCAAGAACGTGAAGATAGAGCTTCAGTAAGGAAACAGCAAGAGCATTATCGTATAAGTCAACCAGTGCCTTTTTATGAATGGAGCATTGAACTTGATGCAGCTATCCAAATATATGATGCTAGGGTTCGGGATCGGGTAAGAACTTGGACAGTATGGCGTTCTGATTATGGTTTGATCGAAGGTCATTGTGCTTCTATTGGTTATCCTATTCCTTATGATGTTCAGTTAACCAATCCTCTTAAACCTGCTTATAATAGCAGTGGGTCTGTTGTAGAACAGGCAGAACCCAGTGGCCTTTATTCTTCTCATAATTCAATAGCTACATGGGTAAGAATGGTTCTTAATGTCAGAGGAAAAACAATGGTCACTCCTGTTTATATAGAATCAAAAGTAACTTGTTACGCGGTCCCTATAACAGTTGACTATGAAAAAAATAAAGTAACTATAATATCTGATGTAAAACCTTCTATTGTTTTAAAAGACAATGAGGCAATGTATAGAAAGAAAAAGTTAAGTGCACAGGATTCAGTAAATTTACAGAATCAGGTGGATAAATTGAAGAAAAAGAATAGTGATAAATAATTAATTATCTTTTGAAAATAGGAATAAAAAATGAAAAATAAGATCCAAATAATATTAGTAATTATAATGTCAATCTTTTCGATGAATTTCGTTTGTGATTGGCAGGAACGTGAAGATAGAAAATCAGTAATAGCACAACAAGATCATTATAGAAAAACGCAACCGGTGCCTTTTTACGAATGGAGCATTGAGCTTGACGCAGCAACACAAATTTATGATGCTAGGGTTCGGGATAAGGTGCGTACATGGACCGTGTGGCGTTCTGATTATGGCTTAATTGAAGGTCACTGTGCTTCGATAGGATATCCTATCCCTTATGACGTTCAATTAACAAATCCACTTAAAACATCCTCAGATGGGGATGTCATTGAGCAAGCTGAACCAAATGGCCTTTATTCATCTCATAATTCCACAGCTACCTGGGTAAGAGAGGTAATAGAGATTAATGGTAAAACAGTTGTAACTCCTACATATATAGAATCCAAAGTAACTTGTTACGCTTATCCTATAAAAGTTGATTATGAAAAAAACAGAGTTATTCGGATGCCTAATGTAGCACCTTCAATAATATTGAAGGATAATAAACCCAAAAAGAAATAGTGAAACAAGGTAGATGTAATGGTAAAAATAATTAAAAAAGAACCCGACAAATCGGTAGTAAAACAAATAATATGTAGAAATTGTGGTGCTACTCTTGAATATGTACCCAATGATGTTCATGAATCTAATGGGAGAGATATAAGTGGAGGACCTGATAATCAAACTTGGATTGATTGTCCGAATTGTAATAAAAAAGTAATAATTAGTAATTGGTGATTTAATTTAAAGGATTTTAAAATGTCTGAAAAATTTACATATTTCTGGAGTGGCCCATTTTCACAGTGGCACCCATCTCCTTTTGTTATAGAAGGTATTCAATATAACTGTGCTGAACAGTACATGATGGCTATGAAAGCTTTATTGTTTAATGATGCTGAAAGATATCAGATGATAATGAGTGCAGTGGATCCTTCTGATCAAAAGCGTTATGGAAGAAAAGTAGAAGGTTTTAATGAGGATGTATGGAAAAAATACGCTAAAAAGATTGTTTATGACGGAAGCATGGCTAAGTATACCCAGAATGAGGATCTTAAGAAATTATTATTGGCCACAAAAGGAACAACACTAGTTGAAGCTAGTCCTCATGACCGGTTATGGGGTATTGGACTTAGTGAGAATGATCCTTTGGCAAAAAGTAGAGCTACGTGGAAAGGTTTGAACTGGCTTGGAGAAATACTTACGGAAGTAAGAGATAAATTAGATATGGTTCAACGGAGAAATAATACTATGAACAATGAAAATAGGAGAAATAATACTATGAACAATGAAAATAAGAGAAATAATACTATGAACAATGAAAATATTGGAACTATTTATCTGAATATCCAGATGAAAAGTAAATTTGCTGATAAGATATTGGAACTTGCTCATAAAGATCTTCCTTCAGAGTATCAAATAGGAGGTATAACAAAACAACATCAAATAGTAAATGCTATGGGAAATATCCTTAGTGATTTAATGATTGAGGAAGATATAGTAAAAGCAAATGAATTTGGTGGTATAGAGGATCCTTCATTTGAACAGATATCAATAAATGGATTATATATTGATTTATATAATCCTTCAAATAAATGAAAAGATTATTGATCAATTAATAATCTTTTAAAACAAATAGATCCAAATAATATATAAAAGAGGAGTAAAGTATTATGGGTGGACGGAATTTTGATCAGAATAATTATCCTCCTGATTATTCCCATCAAGGGAATCAGGGTAATATGAGGGATATAGTTCTAAATCCTCATGAATATTGCTATATCCAAGATTTAAATACAGGGCTTATTAAAGTTATTGTAGGACCTAAAAAAGTAACTCTACAACCTACAGATAAAACAGTTACATATGATGATAGTACTAGATCATTTAATATCTGTAAAGACATAAATGATGCAAAAAAGATTTTTCCTTATGCTGATGAAACTAGTTATATCATACTTCAAAACCCTGAACCAAATAATGCCTATCCGATAGAAAAGATGGAGAATGAATCAAAAGCACTTAATTATGGTCGTACCATAAATTTGGCAGGGCCTATTACTTTTGCTTTATGGCCTGGGCAGAAAGCTGAAGTGGTGAAAGGTCATCGATTAAGGAGTAATCAATATTTATTAGTAAGAGTTATTAACGATGAGGTAGCTAAAGAGAATTTTAAAGAGACCGTTATTCAAGATACTGAAGGGAAAGCTAATACAAATTCTTTAAAAGATTTTAAACTGACAACGGGTGCCCTTAATATTATCAAAGGAACCGAAATTAGTTTTTATATTCCTCCCACTGGTATTGAAGTTGTACCAAATGAAAGACATGAATATGTAAGAGAAGCATTGACTTTAGAGCGTCTTCGTTATTGCATTTTAGTTGACGAAAATGGTAAAAAGCGATACATGAAAGGTCCTGATGTGGTCTTTCCTGAACCTACTGAACAATTTGTAGCAAAATCCGATGGTAGTCTTATTTATACTGCTATTGAATTAAATGATAACATGGGTATTTATGTTAAAACAGTGGATAAATATGAAGAGAGTGGTGAGAATTATAAAATAGGTGATGAATTGTTTATTACTGGAAAAGAACAGAAAATCTATTTTCCACGGGTAGAGCATGAAATAATAAAATATGGAGATAAGGTTATCCATTATGCTACAACAATCCCTAAAGGAGAGGGTCTATATGTGCTCGATAAAAATACAGGTGAAGTAGAGACTAAAGTAGGTCCTAAAATGTTTCTTCCTAATCCTATTGAAGAAGTTATAGTAAAAAGGGTTTTGGAAGAAAAACAGGTGAGTCTTTGGTTTCCTGGTAATGCAGAAGCTCAAACTTATAATGAGACTTTGAGAAAAGAAAGAACCAGATCGTTATCACAGAAAAAAGAATCCTATTCTGCTTATGAAACGATGGCTATTTCGACAGGTTTCTCAAGTGATGATATTGGGGGTGGTTTAGACCGCCCTACAGCCTATACAAAGCCCCGAACGATTAAGCTTGATACAAAGTATACCGGTGCGGTTGTAATTAATGTATGGCCTGGATACGCTGTTCAGGTTGTTGGTAAAACCGGTGTTCGTGAAGTAATTGTTGGACCAAAAGCTGTAATATTGGATTATGATCAGGTCTTGGAAGTTCTTACTATGTCTACGGGTAGACCTAAGAGTGATCATCATCCCGAAAAGACAGTCTATCTCAAAGTTAAGAATAATTCAGTAACTGATGAGATTCAGGCAAAGACCAGTAATCTGGTTGATGTCAGGATACAGCTCTCATATAAAGTGAATTTCGAAGGAGATCATTCTAAATGGTTTGATGTAGAAAATTATGTCAAGCTTCTCACTGATAATTGTCGAAGCATTATTCGAAACCTTGTGAAAAAATATGGTATTGAGGAATTTAATGAAAAAGCTGAGGACATTCTTCGTGATTGTATTCTTGGAAAATCTTCAGACGAAGGTCGTAAAGGTAAAGTCTTTGAAGAAAATGGTATGAGAGTTTATGATCTTGACATTCTCAATGTGACTATAGGTGATGACTATATTAATCGGATGATTACAGAATCTCAACATAAGGCTGTCAGGACTGCTCTTGAATTAAAAGATATGGCAGAGACTTATCGGGAAGTTGAAGCTCGGAATGAAATGGAAAAGAAAACCATTGAAAGTAATGAAGAAGCCGAATTGAAGCGGGATGAGAAACGCAGGAAGGATCTCGAAAGAAAGAGTATCATAAGTGAAATGGAAAATAAATCCAGGCTTAAAGAGCAGGATGATTTGAATAAAATAATGGATGAGGAATTGGGTCGAAAGAAATCAATTGCAGAATTAGAACAGGTTGTTTTGAAAGAGAAACTGGAATTGGAAGTTTCTGCATTTACCAAAAAATTTGAAGCTATAAGTCCGCAATTAGTTCAGGCGATGATATCATTGGGTGACAAACAATTAACCAGAGCACTTGTTGAACATCTTCCTGAAGCTACTGGTACTACTGGATTCCTTTTTGGTAAAGGAGGAGCTGATGGATTGCTCTCACTTGTTGGAGGTACGAAATTGGAAGAGACTCTCAAGAATGTTTTAACCCATAAAAATGGGGGCGGTAATTAATGGATGAACCGGTATTGGATACAATTAAACATATTCAGAACGTCCAATACTACTTGAATCTTATGGTACGGGAACTCTTAGAGAGATCCCGAACCCATGATCAGAGTAAATTGGAAAGTCCCGAAAAAGAAGTCTTTGATAAATACACTCCTTTACTTGCTGATAGTGTCTATGGGAGTGAGGAGTATTATCAGTTTTTAAAAGAAATAAAACCTGCCCTGGATCATCATTATAAGGAAAATTCGCACCATCCTGAGTTTTATAAAAACGGGATTAGTGGGATGTCTTTAATAGATCTAATGGAATTATTGGCTGATTGGGTCAGTGCTGCTCGTCGTCATAAAACAGGTGATATATTTAAATCTATTGAAATAAATCAGGAAAGATTTAAGTATACAAATGAATTAAAAAATATCTTTTTAAATACAATAAAGAGATTAGAACTTATTTAAAATGAAGCGTAATTTAAAAAATATTGAATGTGCCTATTGTAAAAAGATGATTCGACCAAAGAATCGTACCACAAAGTATTGTAGTCAAGAGTGCCAATATAAAGGAAGAAGAAAAGTTAGATTAAAAAATCCTCCAAATGAAAAGAGGTGCCGTAATTGTAAAAAAGTAAAACACCATACCGAATTTTATGCTAATAGATCAAGTTATGACTTACTGCAGTGTTGGTGTAAATCTTGCCAAAAGAAGAAAATACGGAAAAGGGTATATGTGAATTATGAATGTGAGATATGCCATCAACTCTTTAGCAGAATAGCTCTATCACCCAAAGCAGAAAAGACACGTAAGAATATATGTAACTTATGTGCAGTGAGAACAATTATTAAAAATAATGGTGGATATACTTTAAACTATACTGGTACAATGCATTTTTCTGGAAGGACAATTGGAGCCTGGAAACACAGTGCAAAAAGAAGGGGACATAAGTGGGAAATAACTAATAATGAGCTAGAAGATATTTATAAAAATCAGAAGGGTTTATGTGCATTATCTGGTTTAGAAATGAAGGGAGATCCAAAATCAAAATTTAGACCTTCTATTGATAGAAAAGATTCTGGAAAAGGTTATACCACTGATAATGTTCAATTTGTATGTTCTATCATTAATGTTATGAAAAACAAACTTTTGGATACTGAATTTATATCTTTGTGTGAAAAAGTAGTTGAAAATAAGGTTAAATAGGGAGTTTCTAATGGATTTAAAAATGTTGATTTATAGTAAAGGCTTCGGTGATGAACTCACACAGAAATTGCTCTTTATTGCTGATAGTAAGACAGTGATAGAGGACCTCATCGATCTTATAGGTGAATTGAGTTATGAGCCTGAGACAGATGATGATGTTTGTGAAGAGGATTGTGATCGCATCACTGAACTTGAAGAAGAACGAGATGATGCCCAAGCCGACCGAGATTTAATGTATGCAAAGGCAAAAGCCAAAATTATTGAATTAAGACAAAAAGCTGATATTCATTCTACTTGTGTAGATGAGGGTAAACACCTTATGGTTCAGCTTTCTGATACTATTGATATGTATATCGATTATCGAATACAGAAAATGGAGGAATTACGTAAATGAGATACGAATGTAATAAATGTTATGAAATCATTGATGAAGGTGATCTTATTACCGATAAGGATGATAATGCCAAGTTATGTCCTTACTGTAGAAACAGTAGTTTAACCAAATTAGATGACAGTGAGTACGGAAACTAACATGTTCGATTCTGTGAAAGGGTTACAGGAATTTCTGGATAATCCCACAGAGAATGGGTTTGAATTAAAAGAGGGGGATATGTATCATCGTGATAGTGATACTGTTTATCTCCCATTATTTAAAATAGGGCATATTCTAGATAATAAAGAATGCCTAGAATTACATGCTTGTAAGACCTGTAGTGTAAGAGGAGTGCATGTAACATCATTGAAAGATTTTTTCTATTGTAGTTCGTGTAAGAAATTGATTCATGTTTCAATGTTGAAACCTGTAAAATACAGTAATGGGACTTATATTGATGCTTGAAGAGGAATGGTCGAAAAGTTTATACAAGGTAATTGGTTATCGGATAACTAAAAAGAGACTTGAAAATAAATTAACGCAACAACAATTATCTGATAAAGCAGGATTATCCAGAACATCAATTACTCTGATAGAGCTAGGTAAGCAGAAACTCCCTATTGACAGGGTATATAGAATTGCAGAAGTACTAAAAACTGAACCACGTTTCTTTTTTCCTGATGTGGAAGATGTTTTCGGTATAAAAAAAGAAGCAGAGAGCTTTTTTACAAAAGAGGAAGAAACACAAATAGCAGGAATTTTAAGATCATATAAATTATATAAAACAGCTCTAAAAGACTTGTTGGAACAGTGTGAATAGATATGATATTATACTTGGTAAAGATCCACCTCCTGCGCCTCCTCCATGTTGTAGAAGGATGATTGTAGGTTCAAGGAATAGTGGGAAGACAACAGCTTTATTAAGAATATTAAATATCTATTTAAAGTTAGGTTATCCTTGTTTACTATGTATAATTAAATCACAAGAATCTTTCATTTTGAATATGTTAGGAGCGATGATTGAAAACAACCCAAAAAGGATGAAGAATTTAAAGACTTGTTCAATGTCTAATGAACGGTATATGTATGGTCATCCCTATCTGTTCTATGATAATGTTGATTTTTATATGGATAGATTTCAGATGTTACCACCGGATAAAATTGTCTATGCTACATGTGATGAGAGTCAGTTGTTAAAATACAGGGAATCTTTTGGAAGTAGAGTGATGAATATTTTAGGGTTGAAATGGGATGTTTTTTTGGCTGAAGAATTGGTTAATAAAAAGGTTAAGATTGAATTGATTTTTGAATAGGGGTATAAATGAATCGTTATGATATCTTGTTAAATAAAAAACCTTCTTTGTTTGATAAAATGGATCCATTGACATTGGAAACTTTTAAAGAAAGTATGAAGGATTTTCAATTAAAAAGTAGACCATCATCTTTATTATCAAATTTTTCTATAGGTCCACCCAGATATAAGAGAGATGAACCGATCCCATTTAGGGGTAGTGACCAAACAGGTAATGATCAGACTTCTCAATATCCAATGTATGAACTATTTGATATAAGTTTTGTGAGAGAAGGTGGTGTCCCTATCATTGGAAATAGCATAGTATGAGTAGATATGATATTATAAAAGGGAAAAAAGTGCCTATAAAACGTGATCAACCTAATTTAATAATGGGGGTTGATATAGGGAGTGCTGATTCAGAAACAGTTGTAGCTTTAATAGCGAAGCTTCAGAAAGAACAAAATGAAAATATTGAAATAGTGGGCATCTCAAGAGGGCATACGAAAAGAGGTTTTCTTCATGAGCATCCAGGACTTCAACAACGATTAAATATTGGCAATGATCATGTAATTGTGGATCGAGGGGATTGGGAAAGAGCTAGGCAAACTTTAACGGGGATTGATGGGACTTATACTAATCTTCCTCCACCTTCTTCACCTCCTTTACATAGAGGAAGGACTGTTCCTGATTTAAGTAGGTATAATCTTTCAAGTTTAAATATCAGCAATTCTTAAGGTAATGTATGGGGCGTTTCGACATAATACTTAATAAGAGATCTCTGAAAAAAGTTTCTGGAAAAGAACCTGATGATTTGAAAGAATCAGAGGTAAAAAGAATCGAGATAGCTTTATTTCAAGACGCTATTAATGTAAGATCTTCTCCTGAAGATGCAATGACTATAAATAGAAATATGAATGTAGCAGGAGCACCAGCAGTTAGTATTATTCAAGTAGAGATTGAAAATGAATATAATGTATCTGTTGGAGATGCGGTTGGTGTTAATTCAATTGGAGAAATTGTTCCAATTATTAATGAGAGTATAATACCTATTGGTATTATATCAAATATATTAGATATATCTTGTTGTCGTGGTGTACTTCATATTCATCCAGATACACAATCTCGATTAAATCTTGATGAAAATCATGTTATTGTAAATAGGGGTGATTGGGAAATAGCTAGAGAACTTCTTGTTCAAAATGGTTATAACAAAGATCTAGAAAGTAATTCGTCTCTTCCAACTATAAATCTTGAGTCAAATAGAGAATTTAATGATTCTGCTGATGCAAGTGAATTTGATATGAATTCGGACGATTCTAATGAGTCATTTAATCCTGATAATAACTGGGAAGATGATTTACCCTTTTAATCGAGAAAATAAATGAATCGATATGGTATAGTTTTAAATAAAGAGCCGAAAAAGAAAGAGTTAAATCAGAAAATTAATAATAGAGTTGATGGTCAAAAAACTGTGAATTATAGAGGAATTAGGAACATCACAGGTATAACAGGAGCTATGTGGTAATGAATAGATTTGATATAGCACTGAATAAAAAGAAACCAGTAGAAAAAACTATAAATAAAGTTAAAGGATCTTTATTAAGTAATATAGTAAATCGTTTTCAGAATAAGTCAGATGGTTCTAGTAATACTCAAATACCTCCAATTGGTCTAGAAAGACAAATAGAGAGAAATCCTGGTAATTGGGATTCTCCAGATAATTCTAATCAAACAAGAATGCTTCAAGGTCAGACAGGTACTCAGATAATTCCAGGGGTTACTCATATGTTCGGTGTAACTGGTACTCAAGGGGTTCGAGGACAGCCAGGTCTTACTATTTCTTCTCAAGGTCAACTTGGTATTGATATCTCTTCTCCAGAACAGGAAGAATCAGCTCTTGGAGAACAAATACATCGAGAAATGGCAGTACAAGCTGAGGAAGTTGCAAGGACTATGTTAAATATGGGTACTTCAGCTATAACTCATTCTGGGGATACTATGAGTTCTCGTGGACCTACTTCTAGGCATCTATTGATAGCAGGTCCTGACGGGCACCGAATAATTATTCCATTAAGATCTTTGGCTTATTCTATTAGTGAAAATGAAAATGGCCGTTCCACTCTTCATTTAACACTTCCTACCCGAGAAGCCCAGGCGCTTAATCGAGATATTCGAGCTGGTTTTCAAAGACAAGGGGAAGTTGATGGAGGTCGCTATGGATAGGTTTGAAATTGCAGTTCATTTTCAAAACCAAAGAAAAAAAATTAAAGCTTTTCGTTTTCCTTCTACCAGGTATGCAGGACAGGCCCTGAAATATATTGAGTATGCTATTACCAATGATGGTATCTATATTGCTGATAACGTACCTCAGGATGCTTTAGACAGCGCTGTAATCCAGGCTAGTAAAATTTATGATGCTCCTATAGTGATAGAATTGGAATCACAAGCTCGATTATTTTCCATATCGCATTCACATAAGGTTTATTCATTGGAAAATTTACCCAAACAAAAATATGTAATCTGTTATAATTGTTCTGAAAACAGCCTCCCTTATGATGTGCAGGTAATAGGTACCATTTTTGGGCATACCAGAAATATAAAATTTATTTGATTTTTGTAATAATCTCTTTATTCACTTTCATAGGTAAAGCTTCTTTTGAGGCAGGTGGTATTAAATTTAATTCTCTCCCAGTTTTAAGGAGGATAACTTATGAATTTCCTCGTTATTTTAATCCTTGTTATTACTCTCCTTTTTTTTGGTTGTACTTATAATTTTGAGTATGGTTCTAGTCTCGCAAATTTTCAAGAAAAAAAGTATAATGATTATTTAGATAATAAGTCTCTTACTAAAGAGGAAAAGAAAAGGCTCACGAAAAATATGTGGGTTAAAATGGCCGAAGGTGCAGCTCCGAACAATTTGGTTATTCGTCAATACTGTCTTATTGATCTCTATAAAGGACGGGCTTCTCATAGAAGACGTATAGGGGCTCAATTAAAATTATTGGGTGAGGATATATGGCGTGAGGGTTATAGTTATTGGCTCTATACAAAACCATTACTATTTGAATATTATCGAAAATTTGGTGCTTACGGTACATTTATCAGACAAATGGATAAGAAGTTCCAGGAAACTTCTTATTTATGGCAGGATGGAAAGCTTTATCCAGCTCCGTTTGGAGATATCCGTCACATACCATTAGAAGACAGTTTACAGGGATCGGCACCGATAAGTAAAAACCGTGAGATTTATCCTCTTATTATTACTATTGTAGATAGAGATACAATAGAATATTTTGTCCAAAAGAGTCCTTTGGGTTTTAATACCCATATTCCTCTTGAGACACGGACTGTTGTGGTGACACCTCGAACTATTTTTGTTCGAAATATTGATGGTAAAGAGGTTCCTTTCCAGTGGTATAAGGGATATGATAAAAAGTATGAAAGTAAAGGAGCTGAATTTAAAGATACTTTTAATTGGAAACGGTTAAAATCGCTGAGTCCAAAGGATATGTGGAAAATTTATATAGGTATATTCTATGAAAGTAAAGTTGAGTAAGACTTTTAGTATAAAATAATTACATTTAACTTTAATACTTCCAACACTATACATTTTTACTGGAAAAAATTATTTTCTTTGTATGGGGAACATTTTTTTATTGCCAAGTTATAATCCAAAATTATATTATTATTAAAACACCTCTAACTTAATTCATTTAACTAAGTTATACATCAACAAACAGATTACTATGAGGTCATCTAATGATCAGTATCTTTGACTATACTAGCTATAAAGATTTTATTTCCGATTACTATAAAGAGCAAAAACAATTAAATCCGAAATTTTCATATCAGTATTTTGCTGATAAGGCTGGTTTCCGGACTAAAACTTTCATACCCAAAGTTATTAGTGGAGAAAAAAAACTAGCTCAACGTAGCACCCATATGATTACTAAAGCTATGGAACTGAATAAAAGAGAGGAAAAATATTTCATAGCTCTGGTTAATTTTAATAATTCTAAGAATATCGATGAAAAAGAATATCAATTCTACCAATTACAATCACTTGGTAAGAAGTCAAAAAAATTTCAAACTTTAAAAAATGAGTTTGATTACTTCTCTAAATGGTATCATGTTGTTATTTATGAATTATTGGCATTTTATGATTGGAAAAATGATTATAAGATTTTAGCAAAAGCAGTAGATCCTCCTATAACCGAAGTCCAGGCACGGAAAGCGGTAACTTTATTAAAAGAATTGGGACTTATAAAAAAGGGATCATCGGGTAAATATGTGCATTGTAAATCTATTGTTATTAGTGATGAATTAAGAGAATTAGCTTTTAAGAAATTTCACAAACAAGTATTAGAATTGGGTCAAAATGCCCTTTTTAAAGGGATTGAAAATCAAGAACTTACTACAATTACAAATAGAGTTTCTATAAAAGCATTATCCTTAATAAAAGCTGAAATGAAAAATCTTCAGATAAAAATAGCTGAAATTATAGATGAGGATCAAGTACCTACCAATGGGGTATTCCATTTGAATTTGCAATTATTTCCAGTATCAAAAACAGAAAAGGAAAAGAAATGACAGATAATAAAAAAGAATGTGATGCTTTAAATGGTGATTTTGATGGAATGAGTGCTACTGATGGTAATGTTACATATACAGTAAATGGTACTTTTATGGATTCCAATGGATGTTTGAAAACCTATGGGGATGGGTATGATGAATCTTTCATAGTAGACACGGATTATTATTAAAAAAATAAATTTAAATAAATTTTCGAATAATGCATAATTTAAATAATAAGACATCAGTGATTTTAACTATTAAACAACTCTCTAAATGTTATGCTCTACATCATTTTATATATTGGTTTTGTTATTATTTTTATGCTTGGTCTTTATTTTATTCGAGGAATTTATACTTCCATAGGTTGTCTGGCCCAAATGTTATATACTCTTGAAAGTAGAGTAATAATGTTAGAAAGACAGATGGAAAGGTTAAATGAATCTAAGAAATCAGAAATAAAAGAATAATTTCTATGGGAAAAAAGTATTCTGGAATCTTTTGATACTATTATAAAAGAATGTGATGATATTGAAGAGACAATGAGTATAAACCCCGATGACCCTGAAATATCTTTCAGGGTTCAACGAAATTTCTCGAAACTAATATCAATACTAAATTTGTAGCATATTAATTTATGGTGAATTCCTATAAATGGCATATATTGAGTAGACATAATTTGATACAGTACTACTTCCGAAGTGATTTGGCATTCCATCAGACCACGATGATCCATTAACCAAAGCTCTTCCTGAATCATGTTCTTCATACCGTACTTCTGTAGCATTTTCAAATACCCATGCTAACCAGATCTTAGTTCCTGCTAAAATATTTACCGGTGTTGTTAAACTGATTGTTTGCCATCCTTCATTTGAATTTACATTTGTTTGAGGAGTGATGCCTAATAAGTTCTCAGGAACGTTATCTCCATCATATACAGCCAAAATAAGGTTGCCGGTACCACCACCATGGTAAATGGCTATACTGTCTATATAGTCATTATATGGCATTGTGAAAGGCATCGCACGTCTTGGGGTAGTTGTTACTTTCTTCGGAAAAATGGTTGTGTACCCTATTGTTGGAGCAACATGAGCCACGGCAGATCCCGGCACAGACCAATGAGTAATATTATAAGCTCTTCTAGGACTGTTATCTATTGCTCTTACCCTATAAGTACAGAGATTAGGATTATAAATTCCAGTATCAACGTAAATAGGGCTTTCTTGCCATTTGCTATTATGGCATGGTCCTCCAATACATTCAAAATGATATTCAACTCCATTCTCATCTGTGGCTTCAACAGCTTCCATCATTATAGAATTATGTCCCATAATTACCGGAGCAACTTCCCAGGATAAAGGGTTTGGTTGTGGTGGGGAATAATCGGGTTGTGGATTTGATCTTAATTCAAAAGGAGCCATACGAGTTTTATTCCCAGTTCTAAGATATATTCCAGTAACGGCTACAGGATATAATGTATCTATTCCTGAGGTAGTTGATACATCAATTAAATCTTTTTTAAGATCAAAGTTGTAGTCATGGATAAGAGTATCTGGGACAGCACCGATGCCAACCCGAGCTTCTTTTCCATTACTATACATTTTTTTAAATCCTTTATCATACCGAGTATCATAAGCAATACGGCATATTGTGTTTTTATTAGTTATTACTTCTACAAAGAGTCTAAAAGGATCGAATGATGTAATATTTGTGAATCCATAAAATTGGTGAGTATTGGGTAATGGAAATTTGAATTTATACAAAGTAGCCATACCACTATCACTGATAAATTCAGTGAAGACTCCAACTGTATTTAAGGAAGTTCCTTGTTTAGTTCCCAGTATTTTCCATACCTTGTAATGGTCAGGATGGTTAACAGATGTGTAAGGAGTTCGATCTGTCCATAATACATCTTTTTTTGTGTCGCCTAAATGCAAACCATAAAGGAGTATTTCTCGTTCTATTCTGAAAGATATTCCTAATACACCAATAATTTCCATTTTGGGTATACCTTCGGCTGAACAAACACTATCGAGATCTTCTTGTAAAAAGCCATAATAACTATGCCAATATACTCCAAATCGGCCATCACCTATCCCGATACGGGCATCTCGGCCTGAAACATAATGGGCTATTCTTTTTTCGGTCCAGTTTCTGGTATCATAAGCAATATCGTAGTCAATAACAGTATCATTTACAGTATCTACAACTAATACTTCGTAATACATTCTAAAATCACTGGTATAATTTTTAATACCAATATAAGAAAAGAATTGAGACACATTAGGTTCATCAAATTTGAGTTTGAAACTTGTGGCCATTCCATTAGTGGTGAGTAGTCTTGTACAATAGGTACTATCTTCATATTCATAGAATTTTGTTACGATGGCATTTGAATCATTGCCTCTTATGTCCCAATTAGCTAATACTATGCTGGTATCTCGAATATAAAATTTATCACTCATAGCATTAGTAGAGTCATGAAAAAATGTTGGTATTTCCATTTCAACGGTATCACATTTAAATCTAATTTCAATAAGTCGGGTGATTCTTTTGGGAACTTTTCTTAATGCTACAGCAATTTCATTTAAAGAGTGTTGTAAATGATGATTTACTCTTTTCCATGATCCATCATTATGTGGGCCTATACCATAGCGCAATTCACCATTTTTACTGATATATTTATCCCGATGCCGAGTATCAAAAACTAGAAGGATTGTGTCATTGTCTTTTGTTTCCAAATAATGAGTGATTCTGTAATGTCCCCATGATTTTAATCTATAATGGGCATCTAAATAAGGGGCATGCATATCGAGGTTAAAAGAGTCATTCATGAATAGTTTCCATCCTACATTGAGATTCCCTTCTAATCTGATTAACATATCCATAAAAGTATTTCCAATATTTACTTTATCGGTATCACTTTGAAGGATAGTATATTTGGTTCCCCGAGCTGAAGTGTAATTTCTCCAATCGCCATATTGTCTTATATCTTTGTAAAAATCCATTGTAATTATATCAGAGATCCCAGACATAGACCCGTTGTCTAATCCAATTACACTATAAGTTGAAATTAGCGATTGATTTATATTTCGATCTACATAGAATGTATCAGATATAGTATCAATAGGACTTGTGTCTTTATATACTATATATTGGCTTGTAGGGATACTATTCCAACGAAGCATAGCTGAATCTCTATCAGCTTGAATAACTATTAAATTTTTAGGGTATATTTGGGAAATATCTGTCTGGGTACAAGTAGCATCATAACATACTTGAAAATTATCAATATTAAATTGAAGAAGACTATCTCGGCAAAAGTGGGTTATACCATATATTTCTAAAGCTGAAATTAAATTGAGATTTTCAGCGAAACTTATAACTCTGAGAGGAGATTCCTGTTCCCAGCCATTGGCAATTGCTTCACTATCTGACCAAGTAGGATCTAATTTGACACTTAAGTGGGACCAGGAGTTAATTTTAAAATCTTCTCTTGTAAATATTTTTTTCCATGCTTTATTAATATTGCATCTTAATCTGACTTCGAAAAAATTCATATCAGGTGTTTTGATGTCGAAATTGATTCCGGTGATATTATTACAAGCTAAATTACCTGTATATCTTTTATCGACAGATACTCCGATTTCATCATGTCTGATATTGTTTGATTTCACTTTTAATGAGGCTCCAGGGTTTCCTTTATCTATGTCATATGAAATAGAGGATCGAAGGCTTTTCCAATTACTTAAATTATCGCTATTATTCCATTCTTCTTTAAAGGCTTGTCTATCACAATCAGTTGTATCTATTTCATAAAAATTAACTGTATCTCTTTTTGCTGGCATCAAGATTTTAATCCATCTGACTTGATACTTCTCTAATACGTCAAGAGAGACTTGTTTTACTTCCATTCCTAAACAGTCTACTTTATATACGTTATATTCATCTATGGAAATATCTCCTTCTCTAAAACTGTAGTCAGCATTAGCATTAAGAATAGGTAAATAGTTCCATACATCATTTTTATCTTTAACAAGAGCCATTACATCGGCGAGTTGACCGTCATGGAGATAAAGGGTATCGGTTGAGGGTAATTTTTTCATATAGAAATAAATAACAGATGAATTTGCCTGTGTTAATTCAGGGCTTATTAAACTGGTGCTAGTAGTATCCCATTGTTCACTGGAATAATTGCAGGAAGGCCCGAAATCATATTTATACAGAGTGGAATAGAATACTGAAGTATTTAACCAGGATCGGGGTGATTTGAAACCAGGATTAGGGAGTATTATTAAAGTATCTTGAAGTTGAATAATTACGGGAAAATCTAATCCTATGGTACTGAATCTGATTTTAGATCCATCTGCAGTAGCAATGGGGTGGCCTTTCTCAATCCATTGGCCCTCAGTGACAAATATGTCCTTTAATAGATTGTAAAGACCATAGTAATATGATTCAGTATCATTTTTATCATAGAAGTGTTTAACAATCACTACAAGATATTCATATCCTAACTTTTTTCTTAGACTATCTGTTAAAGCCATATCGACTTGCCCATAGCCAACAGAGTATACAGTATCACCATTTTCAGTACTGAAATAAAATTCTTCGTCTAAACCGAATCCATCTTTCCAGTCTGTACTTCTGTACCAACCATCTCCATCGATAGCAACATTTTTTAAAAGATATGATATTTCATCCGCTTGAATAGCCAACCCTGTGAGGAACAGGTTAATAATTATGATTAATAGATATTTCAACACTTAATACTCCTTTTTATAGATGATTTATATTCATTAAAATCTCGGCTAAAGAAGAGATATAGTTCTTTTCATTTAAGAAAATAGCTAGATCAATATTTAATAGCTCTTTATAATTTAGTACTTTTATATTTGTTATGGTATTAAGATTTTCAATTCTATTTTTTAGTATAGTTACATTTTTTTCTAACTCTATTAATCGTTTTTTTAATATTACCTGTATTTTTTTATATTTATCTTTCAGTTGTTCAATTCGAACAAGATATGATTGAAAATTTTCTTTTCTCCAGTCATCTCGATAAATAATAGCTTCTCTATTATATTTATTCTGAAAGAAACGTCCAAATTTAAAATGAATCATTAATTGACCTAGAGGATTAATGATTATTTCTTTGTTCTCATATTGTACATTTACTCCTCCTGAAGTAGTAATTGCCCAGGCATAGGATTTTCTTAGGTTTGCAGAATGAATCTCTACTTCTCTATCATAGATAATGAAATGTGTCACTAATCTTTCTATTTTTATATTACGCGGTTTTGGTAATTGCCTGAGTCTTTCTATTTCTAAATTGGTCTCAAGTTCGATAAGGTTCAGTTTTTCGAGTTTATTCTCAAAGCTATATAAAACATCTAGTGTAACTAATTCTTTCTTTAATAGGAATTCAAGGGAAATTAATTTTTTGGTGACTGTATCTTTTAATTGAATAATATTTTTGAGTTTTGTTTCAAGAAGAGCAAGTTTCCCTATATCTGTACCAATAGTGAGTACTTTATCGAGTTCTTGACAGACTTCATATAAATGGCATTCGGCTTCAGTTCTCTTTCCAATTATAATGCCTTTATATAGATTGATAAAATTATACGTTAATTCTATATTTCCTTCTTGGCTATCTGTATTTACACCATGAATCAATAGTTCTGGGGTTAATAACAAGATTCTTTCTGAATTCTTTGTGGCAGTAAGCCATCTAGAATAAGGTAATTCACTGTAGACCGAGATTAAAAAAGTTATTAGAAGTATCTGTACTTTTATTAACATCTTATATCCTTACAGAATGAAAAAAGGCTTCGTTCCAACATGTAATGATTTTGCTTTAGCCCAATCCATGTCCTTATCTTTCATATCAATAATAACCATCATACCTCTTAATTCTTTGTTGAATACAGGATGTTTTGCAATAATTTCTCCTTCAAGGACTTCTTTAACAACAGCGATTTTTTTACATAGAAATAAACCCAGGTAACACCCATAGATAGGATCGTTGACTTTTATATTTCGAATATTTGAATATGGAGCAAATGCTACAATTACACTCTTATTTATAGCTTTAAAATATGGGGATTGCTCTAATTTTTCACAGATTTCATTGTAACCTTCAAGAGAGCTATCAATTATCTCTGATTCTAAATTTAACATATCTATTTCATTTTCCAACCCATTGACATCTTGATTTAATATAAGATATTCCTGTTCTATAATGAGGACATCATAAATGGGTTCTGCTTTATATTTTGTATCTGTTTTTTTTATTTTATTATTGAATGATTCTAATGAAGAGATGCTTTTTATTAATCTATTTTTTTCTAATTTTAATTGTTCTTCTTTTTGTTTAAATGTCGCTAAATTCCTGATATTCTGATCTATACTGAATTTATTGCGATTATATGTCTGTCTATCTATGATACCAGCAGAAATTAAAGAACTGATATTAGCTAACTCTGATCTTGAATAAGCTCCATTCGCGGTGAATTCGATATCATCATGTTCTTTAAGGGCTTCAGAAATCAGATCTAATTTCTGTCTCATCATTTTAAGATCGCTTTTAAAAGCCAGTTCAAACCTTTTTTGCAGATCTTTTTTTACTTTGACTTCTTCTTTGAGCAGTCTTATTTTAGACTGCAGTCTGAGTTTTTCTACCATTGTTTTATTATAGAGAAACTTCTGTTGTATATGTTGGGAGTTTAATTTAACTACCTGTTCAGAGTGCGGGGATAAAATAATAGGAATCACCCATCTTTTATCAATAATATAAAAAAGAGATCCTGTAAGGTATCCAAGTATTCCTACACAGATAGCTGCCAAAGTTATGAATCCGATTATTTTATATATAGAAAGAAATAACCAGTTTAAGCTTGTTTTAATATTCATAAGGTCAAGTTATTAAATTTTCTATCCTTTCTATCGAGTCTCCCAGCTCCCGGAATCAAGAGTAAAAAGAGCTAGTGGTGTTAAAATCAAATATGTGACTGGCATTATTATAGCAATTGTGAGAAAAGCTAAAGGAAATTTAGCTTTTTTATTTATGGGAAGATTACGTGTGTCTATTGTATAAATAATTACGAATATGAATAGTAATAAAATATGAAACATTGCAAATTCAAAGAAATATCCGGACATGGATGTCTGTATAAGAATCATGGGATAGGATAAAAGCATAGCAAAAAGTCCAAGATAATGGATACTTACAATTGGATTGATTTTCCATATATGAGATAACCCGCAGAAAAAATCGATTAAATTAGATCTTCTCCATCGTAATTGTTGCAGTATATATTGATCTAAGTTCTCAGGGACTTTTGTATATGAATGAGCATCAAGAGTAAGAAAGGTTTTATAGCCAGCTTTAATTATTTGTCTTGTTAAGAATCGATCTTCACCGTATTTAATTGGAAGCCCGAAGAAATTCCTTTTTAGTAAAATATCTTCAAGTTCAATTAATACTTTAGTTCGATAAGCTGTTAAACATCCTGATAAGCACATAACACTGAAAAAAGATCTCTCTAAATTTTTTAAATGTTTATAACTGTAATAATATTTTACTGTCTGCATTTGGGTGAGCCAATTAACATTGTTGTTAACCACATCGACTCTCCCACCAACTGCAACTATGTCTTCTTTAGTGAAACGTCTAATAAGGCGAGAAATTGCATGTTTATCTAAAATTACATCAGAATCAATTGAAATAACAAATTCTGTTTTACAACGACGTACAGCATTGATAATACTTTTTCTTTTTCCTACATTATTTTTATTTCGAAATATTTGTGCATTAGGGTATTTAACAATTTCTTTTTTGGCTATTTCATAACTATTATCGGTAGAACAATCATCAATAACCATGACATGTAAATTCTCTTTTGGATAAACTTGTTCAGAGAAGCTACGGATAGTTTTGGCTATACTACCACCTTCATTGTACAAGGGAACAATAATAGTTATGGGAGGATGAAAATTTTCTTTGATCTCAGATAAAGCTTTTTTATTTAAATTAAGATAAAATCTTCCGAAGATATATCTATTAACAAAAACAACGAAAATGAGTAGATGTGCAATTATTAAGAGAATGCCAAATAAATCCACGTGTTTCCTTTGCTACATCATTCAAATACTGTTTTATATTTTAGTCCTGCTTTTCTTACATATTCATATAATTTAAAATCATCTGATTCTATAAGAACATGGTCTTCACTGCGTGGTCCTGGCTTATATATTATTTTTGAAAATTGATCTTTATCCATCATAATGATAATATCAATAGCACTATCAATATTTTTATACCTTTCAGGTGGTACTGGGAAATCTTTATATTTTTCAGGTTTTAAAGGATATCCATCCGTAACTCTCTTACCAGGCCAGATTCCTAAAAGGTAAACTATTTTACGAGTAGTTATTATTTTCTTCAATTCATAACGATTATAGGCCATTATTGATTCACTCATAAGAGGGTCATCGTTATCTTCTCTTAATACAGTACAAATAATAGGTGTATGGATAGAGATAGGAAATCCGCCATCTTCAAAATCAGTTATTAACATTATTCCTCCTTTGGTGCTTTAACAATAGCTTCACCTTTAATAAGTATGGTCCCTGTATTACTTTTATTATCATTAATACAATATGTATTTAATGTAATAATTGGTTTATCTTTTCGTATATGTATAATTTTGACTACAAATAATACTTGTTCACCTATAAATACGGGTTTTAAAAAATTTAAATTTTGGCCTAAATAAATAGAACCTTTGCCTGGTAATTTGCTCCCGATTAATCCGGAAAAGAAGCTGGCAGCAAACATTCCAGGGACAACAGGTCTCCCGAAAATAGACTTTTCTGCATATTTTTTGTCAGTGTGAATCGGATTATCATCATGTATGAGTCCACTATAATAAAGAACTTCATGTTCGGTGAAAGTATGGCGTATAGTGGCAATGTCATTAATATTAAACTTCATCAAAATTGACCCTTAATATTTTCATCATGGTAGCACTTACTTCATACATGATATTGTTGATATGATCTTTTGAACTTTTTTCATCAATAGTGCTTAACAAGTTGACTACATTATTAATTTCATTAATATATTTATCGATTTTTTCTATGGTTTTGGGTTCCTCTTTTACTTGTTTTTTAAGTTCTTCTAATTTACCAAGAGTAATTTGATAGTTCTCCAAAATAACTTCTTTAAACACATTAAAGTTTTCATAGGGATTCTTAGGGCATTTTTTAGGGTCTGTTTCATAAATTTTAGCAAAGATCATTTTGTGTAAAGGGTCACATAATCCGTTATGTAGGATTCTTGTAAGAGTATAAAGATGCCCTATTCGATCAGATATAGATTCCATTTTTTTATATATCTCAATCATCTGTTTATAGGCTTTCGTGATATTTTTAGTAGCTCTTAATATAAACCAGAAACTAATTGCAAATGCTAAAGGGAGGCCAAATTTTGCTATCCATTCACCCATCATATTTCCTTTAATAGTTCGAACCAACCCTTTTTAGATGCTGTAAAAAGTATCCTTTTGGCAAGTTCCATATCTTCTACTATTTCATTATTTATCTCTATTAATTCTTTTACCATTTTAAAAGTTTTAGAAATATTAGCTTCTGTAAACTTTTTAAAGAATATTTTTATTTCGGGCCAGTCCCGGTCGTAGACCTGGTATGTATTATATATTTTATTTAATTGTTCACGAAATTCCTCTATTGAAAATATTTGATTTAATCGAAAGTCGAACTGAAGATAGGGCCATTTATAGTATTTTCCCGTTTTTTCATATTCTTCAGAAGAGACAGGGTCAGCTTCTATATTGAAGAAATCAAATTCAAAATCGAATCTTTTACTTGTTTGACAGAGTATATTTAAAAGTTCGATGTTGGTATTATTAAAATATTTTTGAAATTCGTGTAATATATCCCAGGGAATATCTTTTTCATCTTTTATATCATCCATATGAAATTTAACATAAAAGCCTTTTTCTTCAATTATTATTAGTTTTAAATTGGAGAAATCAAAGACTTCGATTAAACCGTCATCCCTTCTATTTATTTTACGGTATGAATATTTCTCAAAATCCACCATAACTTTTATTGCATTTAGGTTAATCATTTTTCTTTTCCATCTCTATAGATAATAGAATTTCATAGTCATAAGTAGGACGTTCATCACTCTTACCTTTCATAACATAGGTAATAGGGTATTCAATATCTTCTGAATAAGGTTCGGTGATTACTTTTGTCATTAAAGGAGTATCTCTGAACATGACTTTAATTATTGAAACAGCATTAGATAATAAATATTCCCCGACTTGTTTCCAGATATCATTCGAATCTGAATTGGCCATTTTAAGTTTACTCTTAGCTATTTTTAAACCTTTATCAGCAAGATTGGTTAACAAATCTGCTGTTAAAGTATTATCTTTAAGTCCTCTTTGTTCCATACAAGTAATAATAATTGGTGTATCTTTTTCAACATAGCTATCAAAAATGACTTCATCTAAATCAAGACATGCCCCACGTTTTATACCTCGAATAGTTTGACTTACGATGCATTTTTGATTAACAGCAGTAATGAAATAAAGTTCATCTTTTCGGGGATCCTGGGGATCATTACATTTGATATTTGTGACCTTGATTTTTAAAGCTACCATAATTATTCTCCTTTTTTATCTTTATTTATTATTTTTATATTGATTAATGGGATATTGTATGGTTTGGGGCTCTTCTCCTCCTTTGAAGGGTCCCAATTTTAATTTGATTCATTAAAGATGTTTGTACCATTTATAATATTGATAATTGTTTCCCAAATCTCTCTCATTATTCTATTTCCCTGACTGCTTTTACTAGAGCTACAAATTTCTCACTTTTATAAGACATAAATACTTTTTTACCAACAACTCGTTTAGCTTCTATCTCATTATGTTCGGCGATAATCTCATTTTGCGCCTTTTCTAGTTGTGCTTCAAGAGCTAGTTGTTTATATTCTTCTTTAGTCATAATATTCCCTACTCGTAAATGTTTATGGTCTTCTTTCCAATCATTAAAACATTTTTTGCAAAGTGTGAGTTCAGCGTATTTTCGATATACAGCATCTTTGGCTTTGTGGATTGGTATAGCCCACCCTTCACATATCCCTTTATATTTAAATTTCATTGTTTAAATATTTTCAGGATGTCTTATTGCCAAAATCACTGTTATAAATGCAATGATACTAAAGATCGTGTGTCCTATGATTGATGTAATATGGCTATTTGTAATTAATCCAATTGTATTAACAATGTGAGTAATTACGCCTAGCCACAACCCATTTGGAAGAAGAAAATCTCCTCGAAACCACCATTTTTTCATTTCATAAATTTCCTGTAAAAACGTCCTCCGATTATTATTGATAAAAATACTAAAACCATATATAAAATTACATTCATTGTTTTTATTTCATGATAAGTATGAAAATAAGATACCAATATTGATATAAAAAGTACCTCATCCATTTCATCTCTTTTAAACAAGACCATTGATATAAAATTGAATATAGCAAAATTAACCATTAAATTACCTATATACATGAGATATATCATTAATCTTTTCCTTTATTCCTCTACATATTATTTGACCGATGATATAAATGAACATTGGTATAGCAAAGAAAAATATTTGAGCAACTACTCCTAAAATTTTCCAACCAGTAAAGTTTTCATCATATCCAAAGTTATCAATACTTTCAAAATAATCGGAAAACCAAACTATTAATACTATGAAATTTATCAGGAAATATGTGGATATACCTATAGTTATTAATGCATATTTAAATTCCATCAATAATGCCCTTCACTTTTTCTGAGATCTTCGATGTCAGTGTATATAACTCTTTGACCACATAATACACAATAATCATGCTCTTGAAGTATATGAGTTTTTGGATCTCTACCAACAAATAATAAACCTATATTACATGCTGGACAAATACTTCTATAAACACTTAAATTACTAGATCTTTTTAATTTCTTGTGAGGTATTCGAAGTATAGGAGCATTTATATTAGCATGTTCCCATTCCCTTGGGTCGTCTTGTTTAGGTATTTTAAAACCTTTCCAATCAAATGGACTTTTTCCATCCATATGTAATTCTATAATCTCAGTAGACACATACCCTGTATCGATAAATAAATTACTTCCTACAAAGGTAGAAAAAGAGATATTATCGACATCAACTCTATATATCAGATCATCAGGGTCAAATAATTGTATCCATTTGTTATCGGTGTTTTTAATTAATACATCGAAATAAATAAATAGTTCTTGTTTATTTAATAAGATATTACTGATAATACCTCGATAAATATATTTATTGGATTTATCAACAATCTCTGCATCGCCCCCAATATAATAGCTCAATATTTTATCATATTTATGTATATCTAACATCAACTTACTTTCCATAGAAGTATTATTATGAGTACTATAAATACAGCATCTATTGCAACATTGTTTAATGCTCTCATTGCTGTCCCCTGCCAGGAGAATGTCCTTCGAAATGGGAAGAATCCTCCATGAACAAACCAAAATCGGTCTTTAAATATCTTTTCCCATAGAAAATCCCATATATCCATAAGATTAGCTGCAACTGCACCGGCAAAGAGAATCCAATCTCCTTTAATAATTAAATAAGCTATGATGAGACCCGCTAAAAAACATTGTACTGCTATTAGTGTATATTCTTTCCAAGTATAATTCTTGAAATCCCATTTGCTTTTAAGACCAGAGGTACTAGAGGTCCATTCAGGGTAAAGATCAACAATAATATGGCTAAAGAAAGCAACAGGGATTGAAACCCATGGATTTGGAATTACTTTTGTGAGTGTTATACCTATAGTCGCGTGTAAAGGAGTGAAAGCCATAAATTTTCCTTTGTTAAGAGTGTATTAAGTGATTTGCTCAAATACATGAACAACTTCTTCAAAAGTAGTTACACTATTAATGTAAATTAAGGTATCTTCTTTATAGATTTCTCCACTATTTATGATAATAAATTTTCTAGTTTCCATTTCTTCAATATCAGTATTCTCCCGTGAATAAACATTAATAACTCCGTTTTCAAAAGCAGCAGAATAAATAATAGAACCAACAGCTATTTTGGTTTCAAGAAATTTAAAGCATTTCTTAAACGGGTGTCTTCTAATTTGTATCATAATAATTTAACCATCCTAATAAGTTTAATTCTTCAGTTGTTAAGAACCAGCATCCTCTGGCTCTGAAGATAATCATTTGATAATTATTTATAAGTGGTTTAACAGTTATTGCCCACCACAATCGTTTCCATATTGATATTCCAAAAGGAGAATTAAAGTCTGACCACCATTTATTGTTCACACCAAACCGTTTAGTTCTGAAAAATAGATGTAAAAATATTTTCCAGTTCCGTTTGATGTAGATAAATAAATCTTTATTTATGTTGTGCCACATAAAATAGCGTATCTTCCTTTTTTAGGTATACGTATTTCTTTTTTGATTTTTTTGATAGTATCGAATTTTTCTTCAATAAGACTATGAAGAAAATCTATCCTTTTTTCTCCACAGTGCTGACAATAGGATAATTTTTTATATACAGTTCTTGTTTTTCCCATTCTTATCATTTGGTCAGATAAAAATGTTTCGGATAAGCATTTACTATTTCTAGGGATGGTACCATTGCAACCTCGACATATGCGATTTCCTTTGGCTATCTGTGTTTCAAGTTTGCCGTAATAAGGCATATGAAAAAATTCTTTATGAGATGTAACAATAATATTACTCACTATATTTCTCTTTCATCCCATTCCCGGGTCAGTCTTTTCTGGTCTGATTCTGGTGCTACCATAAACCATTTTCTGTTATAACAGATATAATCAATTTGATAAGTGTTTTCATATCCATCATCAATTGAAACCATTGGATGATTTGATTCTTGTTTACTGTCTTCTTTGTTATCGAGAGTGTTACCAATAGTTCTTTTTTCGGTGTTTTTAATTAAATCTCTACGTTCAATAATCACTGTACTCATAAATTAACCCCCTGTAGATTCTCTTTTTCTTATAGTTACTGTAGCTACTAGTTCCTTGCATTTATGGCAATAGAGTAAAATTTGATAATTATCGAATCTTACCTCTAAACCCATATTAATAGAACATTCTGGTGTAGAGCATTCTCCAAATTCTGAGAATAAAAAAGTCGTTTCATTTTTATGAGATATATTTATTCTTTTATAATTTGTTATTGAATCATAGTATAAATTGACAACGGAAGTTTTGCATGTATTACAATTAATAAATAGTATATTTTCAGTAAATGTGACCATTAGACCACTTTTAATATGGCATCTGGCATGAAGCCATTCAGCTTTTTTATTGCATTGAGGATTGCCACAACCACAAGACATTCCTACAACAAGATCTTCATAATATAAAGCATTCATATACTTATTTCTCTTTATTAGAAAATTGAAAATTCTCCAACCAGTTCTCAGCTTTTTCTATAGCAATCCTTAGCGCCATACAGGGCTGGCTTGTAGGGCCGTGAGCATCGAGTATAGCTCGGATGACTGGTATAGCCTCAGATATGTCTTCGATCTCTTTTTGGGCTTTCTGAGCCATTTCAAAGTGTTCTTCAGAAAGTTCATTTTCACCATGGCTCCTATATACCTGGATGCATTCTAGTAATTTTTTCGCATTCTTAAGCACCTATTTGCTCCTGCTTCAATCCATTCATAATCATATTTTTGAATAGCTATTTCAGCTTCATTTCTACTTATAAATTCAGGTATTGCTTTGTAACATGCCTTTGCAAATTCTTCGGGTGAACCATGTTCTTCTTTTAATTTTTTTTGTTGATCACTAAGTTCAAAATTGTTCATACATTACCTTTTATGATATGATCGCCTGGGTTTCCTTAATACACATCTGGCTTCTTTAAAATCATCACATTCTTCATTACAATCTTCTTTTTTACTGTGTCTCGGATAATGGGGACAATTTTTTTTATTACATTCTTTGATGTGAGAGCATTGGTATTCAGTCCGTACCATATCCTACCTCCAATTATTCCCATACTGATGCAGCATCAGCCAGTCCATCAGGATATCCTTCCTCGTCACTATTTGATTCATCTTTTTGAGTGTACCGGCATTTCGGAAATCTGGTACATCCGAGAAAAGGAGATCCATCAATCTTATTTTTTCGTCTTATTAATTTTCCGTTACAGCCAGCTTCGGGACAGTTCCAAACTGTGATATCATCATCATTAATCGCCATTTTCTTTACCTTTCAAATGTTTTTCGATGTATTCCTTTTTCTTATCGATTATTTTAGTGTTTTCGCCAATATAATCAGATAATTCCTCCCGTATATCTTCTTCAGAGTCACCACATGAAAGAAGGATTTTACCTTCCCAGCCCGTTAGATCTTTAAGATCTTGATATTCTATTTTAAATGGTATCCATTCTATAAGTTTATTTGTATGGGATTCATTTATACCTATTCCTAGTGTTTTTTCTCCTCTAATAGTAAAAGAGAATTTTAATATTTCACCTATTCTGTCTATATATTTTATTTTTCCAAGAGAGGCTTGTTTTATTTCTCTTTTTATAGCTTTTTTAGTTTTACCGTACATAATGACAATGCTACCATTCCAACCAGTTAGTATTTTGAGATCTGGAAGTTTTACTAGGATAGGCATGCCCTTTTTTAATTTCTCGATATTCATATTAGTTAATCCTATACCTAATAATTTTCCATCTTTGATTTCTGCAGAATATTTAACCATTTCTCATCCTTATATTAGAGCCCTTCGAATTTTATTTGAACAACTTTTTACTTTTTGCTCGTATTTTCGTAATGTCTCCTCAGCTTTTAAGATTCTTTTCTCAAGCCAATAAGTATACTGAATCAAGTCACCGCCTCTTACTTTTCTTTCGAATTCTTTTCTTATTCTGTTTACTTTTTCGTAATTATAATTCCTGTTGTTTAATCGAGTTGCTGTTTGCAATTTATTTCTCTTCTCCTTCGTTTATTTCATCCCATGTCATATCACAATGAATACAATTTCCTCCATCGGATTCAAATTCATGTTTATGGGATTTCTTTTTAAGATTATTAAAATCACTGGTAATTTCACAATGGACTCCATGCTTAGTAAAAAAGTTTACAGTTACTTCTTCAAATTTTTCTTTTGAAACTGTATTATCTCCTTTTAATATCCTTGCCATTATTTCTCCAGGTGTCATTTCCTCCATAATATCTTTCCCCTTTTAATAGCCTGTTATTGCTGGCCAGTGACTTTGAAAAACTTTTCCACCATTTTTATATATTTGTTTCTTTAATTCCAACCATTCGGGTCTCCATCGGGTGATAGCCCGTCCACTATAATAATCGAAATTTGTATCAACTCTTTCTATGGCATTCTTTCGATCCATTTTCTCGCATATCATAGTAAACTCTATTAATACTTCCCGAGCTTCGATTGCTTTTTCTATCTCACTTCTATCAAGTAATTCTTCGAAGAACCAGTCCATGAGCCATTCTAGGACTATGGGCTTTTCCTTAGTGGGGTTTTTATTCCACTGTTTTAATTCCGATAAACTTTCTATTTTGATTGCCATTTGATGTTAATTCTTCGTCTCTATTTTAGAATTGCTAATATCTCTTGGTAAAAATTTCATAGTGACAGCACAATTGGGACATATCTTTTGCCTTATATAGCATGGATCTGGATCCTTATTAACTATCTTAACAGCCATAGCTATTATTCTTTCTATTTTTGAATCTGGAATTGTCTTTTTTCTTCCTATAGTATAGAATTATTTCAACGATTATACCCATAACAAATGGTATTATTGTGTATAAAAAAGATAATGAAAAATTTGGATTATAGCTAAATCGAATCCCCATTAAAAGCGCTGTACAAAAAAATCCGAAAAAAATCCAGAAAGCTCCTTTTGTTGAAAGGATTATACAATTATTACAACGTTCCCAGAAATGTGCGTCGTTTTATTTATATAATTTCACCGCAAATTTGACAAGATACGCCATCTGACATCTCAACACAATCATGTGGAGTAAATGACGCACTTTCTGTGTTGTTTGTTGATTGCGTTGTTACATTGTAAAACTTCTCTATAGTACCACTATTCTCATATGCCCTGAATAGTTTTTCCATAGTCACACACAGTTCTTTCAACGATTCATTACTACCATCAAATGAAATTTCTATTTTTTTCACAATCTCTCCTTTTAAATTAAGCAATTTTCAAACAACTAGGGCATATTATATATGATCCACCTTTAGATTTTGTTATATCTTTTGATATAAATTCCATATTAGAACCACAATTGGGACATATTTGGTATAAAATATGGGATGAATCAGGTTCTGAATGAATTAATTTAATAGCCATTATATTTCCATTTCTACATCAATTTTTGTGATAATGAAGATGTCATCAAAAGATAAGGGCAATGTAGAACATATTATTTCGAACTTACAGTCATCACAAGTTGTCCTATTATTACATTCATCATAAATTTCACCAAATGTGTAATCTTTAAGTTTTTTCATAAGGTCTGACCTTTTCTATTTATGTTATCATGTATTTCATCCACTAGGGGTTTGATTTCGTTCATCATGATTTTTCTGTACATATCTTTTATTTGTAATATGTTAATGATGATCTTTTTACCTTCTACATTAAGTTGAATCGCAGGTTTACAACCAGCATAGGTCGTATCCCATTGCATGTCTTCCAGATAAATAATATCAGGAACACTCATATTCATCCTCTCTGCATATTCTATAATTAGTTGTACATGGAATTACACATGCTTTTCCTATTTTAGGTTCATTTATAATTTCAAATTCGGATATATCTCTACCACCGGTAAATTCTTTTATTCTCTTTTTTTCATTTATACTGATAATAAATTTACTCTTCCCATTGGGATCATAGTGTTTTTCATACATTAAAATACAGTACCTTATTCTATATTTAAATTTTCAGCTATTTTTTCCCAGCTAGCCTCATTTCGAAATATTCCAATTCAAAAATCCTTTAAAATATCAAAAAATTTACTCATCGGTTTTATCTTCTTCTAATTTTTCTAGCTTGAAAATTTCTACTAATTGTTCAACGGTTAATCTTTCGTACATTTCTTTGACTATAGACATGCCAGCGTAGTCAGGATCGAATTTATGCTCAGCTACATCAACTATAAATGGGAATGTTTTGATAATTTTCAGGAGTGCTCTTACTTCAGGAGTATCTTTTTTCTTTTCTAGTTCTCCAATGGGTATTTCCAATTGTCTCTCTATTTCAGTATCTTTAAATTGGTTATCATTTTTAATGTCACTGTAAATTAAAGGATCAACTTTTACCTCCTCATAACATGATATTTGTATTTTCTTAAGATCAGTAACATCATAACATTTTGTTCTTGTACCACTCCATCCTACTGCAATATATTTTCTACCTTCATGTTCAAATTCAATTCCATACGGAATTTGTGCCAATTCTATTGTATTTTCGTTATCTTCCATCTTTTCCTTCTTGTGTAGGTTAGCCAAAGGATTTTCTTGCATCATTTTTGTTATCAAAAAATTCACAACCCCAAAAAGTTAATCTTTCTATGTTAATACAATCACGTGAATATTTATCAGTTAGTGAATCTCGGAATGCTATGACAGCATCTCGAAAAGTTTCACCCTCCCATTCTCCGTGATATTGGGCACCACTTGATTCTCCGGTTGCTTGATAACCCTCAGTCCAGAGTTGATACTTCATATTAATCCTCCTTATGAGTCTCTTCTTCAACAATGATTATATCTGGTGGAGTTCCAAACCATAGTTTTCTGGGAGTCTTATATTTCAGTTTAC